TCGTAAGTCCCGTCGTAAATCCCGGAAGAAGCGTCGTAAGTCCCGTCGTAAATCCCGGAAGAAGCGTCGTAAGTCCCGTCGTAAATCCCGGAAGAAGCGTCGTAAGTCCCGGAAGAAGCGTCGTAAGTCCCGACGCAAGAGCCGGAAGAAGCGTCGTAAGTCCCGTAAGCCTCGTCGTAAATCCCGACGTAAATCCCGTAAGCCTCGTCGTAAATCCCGACGTAAATCCCGTAAGCCTCGTCGTAAATCCCGACGTAAACCCCGACGTAGAGCGACAAGTAGACGCAGAACGGGTGGCAAGGCAAGTGGTTCTGGAAAACCAGCTACTCGTCCGCAAAGTCAGTCGGCTGGCTACATGGAAAAGGGGAGAGATGGTCGAATGTGGATAGTGGTCGAAACCAAAAAAGGTGGAAGGACATATCGGCATTGGTCATTAGACGTTCCAAAAGATCGACGCCAAAAAGGTAAAGGTATTGAAGAGTTTGTTGATGGTGAATGGGTACCTTTGATGTATACCCGAAATGCACGTGCCACTGCTCCAGAAATACGGGAAGAGATGCGAGAGGCTAAGAAAGCCAAGAAAGCTAAGGAAGTTAAAAAGACCACTACTACAATAACATTTCAACCTATGTTTCAAGATGAAGACGGGCGTGAAGATCTATTTGAGACCCGGGAACTTCCAGAAGTATTGAAATGGTATAAGAAACGATGGTCTGAAGGTCGTCTTGTAGAAGGTATAAAAGTAAAGAAAGCGAAAGTTGCCGGCAAACTTATCGAAGTAGAGTTGGAGAATGTCAAGCCAAACGAAGACGAATTGTTTTTGAGAGAGGTGGTCGGAGATGTTGATGACGATGGCAACCATCCGATGAGTCTCAGAGGAAAGAAAGTATTCGTCATGCCCAGAACGTAAAGTTTAAATCTCGACAGAATTGAGATATTTAAGCTTAGGAAAGAAAGGAATTTCTGTTATGTTAGTACAACCGTAACAATCGAGTTCAGTAAGCTCTGAAAACTCAGGAATCTCGGTTAAACTAGTACACTCACTACACTCGAGATACTTGAGTTTTGGTAACATGGGAATCTCAGTCACACTAACACAACCAGAGCAATAAAGTTTAGTAAGCTTCGGTAGAGCTGGAATCTCTGATAGATTAGTGCAATCACTACAATAAAGTGTGCTAAGTTTTGGGAGCAACGGAACCTTCGAAAGACTAACACAACCACCGCAATTAAGTGTGGTAAGTTTTGGAAGCACGGGAATCATGGTGAGGCTAGTGCAACCACTACAATTAAGTATGGTAAGTTTTGGAAGCAACGGTAGAACATCGACGTATTGACAGTTGCTACAATCAAGCTTAGTAAGTGAACTGCTAAAATTTCCCTTACAGATCTGACACATTTGGGTTCATCTAGCTTTCACTCGGAAAATCATTTTCTCAAACTGGCGAAGTTGTATTACTACGACAATTAGGGCAGTTCTGTTTCCTTATCAGCCAATTGTTGATACAACCTTTGTGAAAACAGTGAGAACATACGATCATCTGAATAACATTTTCAGTCAAAAGATCTAGGCATATCGAACACATTTCTCCATTTTGGGGCGCAATGCTGATGTACTGCCCAGTTATCGGTCTTGGAAAAAGAGGTATGATCTGGTTGTTTCTCGCTCTTGAATAACCTGTAAATATCAGAGCACTATAAATTATTAGAATGACCCAGAGCCATGAAATGATTCCCACAGTATTTCCATCGTTAACTGTGCTAACTATAGTTGTGAGACCACCTAATGCTCCTCCAAATGATAACAGCTTGGCATGAGAGACAATAGTGATGTCATATGATTTCAAAAGTAATCCAATACCAGTTAAAATTGCGATTATAATAATCATCATCACCCACGTTTCGACAGGTAAAAATCCCAAACCCGCTCCGACACACGCTCCGGATATATAATATCTGTTACAGAAGAATTGTTTGGTGATTCTTCCAACAAGATTCCAATTTGTCATACTGATGTATGTCAAATTGAAAGCCGAGTATTCAATTTTAGCGGAATCTCAACTTTTTTCTTCTACGTTTTTTGTGTTGTTTCTTTTTTGTCTCTTCCTTGGGTTTCTCCTCTTCCTCAGGTTCCTCAGGTTCCTGTTCCTCCTCTTGTTCCTCTTCAGGTTCTTCAGGTTCCTCCTCAGGCTCCTCCTCTTGTTCCTCTTCTTCAGGTTCCTCTTCTTCAGGTTCCTCCTCTTGTTCCTCTTCAGGTTCTTCAGGTTCCTCCTCAGGCTCCTCCTCTTGTTCCTCTTCTTCAGGCTCTTCATCCTCTTCCTGTTCCTCCTCCTGTTCCTCTTCCTCAGGTTCCTCCTCCGCTTTAGGTTCGATCACTATCGGCTTCTTCATAATGAATGGTAATTCCGTAGTCACTTTTCCCTGTTCCTCCTGTTCCTCCTGTTCCTCCTGTTCCTCCTGTTCCTCCTGTTCCTCCTCTTCGATGACTCCCAATTCTTCACATGAATCGGCAAGACTAACCTCATCTTCAGAGCCTGAAACGGGATCCAAATCTATCCCTGTCCTGTTGCCATCGTATGCTGAGATCAAACGACCACTTGGATCATCAGTATCGCTCCATTTGGGCATCCAATAAGGTAACGAAAGCTCGTAATAGGGAAAAGCTTTGTTAAACACTAGACGATAGTACATCGCTTCCTTGCTCGGAAATAAGGTTTTACTGTAAATTATATCAGGAATTATACTATCGACGCGTTTTTGCACATATGAGAACCAAGATTCTTTCACGCTGGACACTCCATCAGAAAATCCTTCCTTTCTTCTCCATAAAATCTTATCTGGAAGGTAGCCGATAAAATCATTACGCAAAATATGCTTCTCATAATGGTTTACGGGAACTTTCGCATTCGCTGGTATTGCTAAAGCAGTATCAACCACTTGTCTATCCAGAAAAGGAACACGAAGCTCTAGGCCATGATGGGAAACAGTTCTGTCAGCGCGTAACACGTCGTAAAGATGGAGTTGATTAATAAGTCGAAGACTTTCATTATCGGCATCCTCATGGGTGGGAGAGTTATGGAAATAAAGATATCCACAAAGAATCTCATCTGAACCCTCTCCCGAAAATATGACCCTGTCTTTCGTCTTCTCTGAAATATATTTACTTACCAGGTACATTCCTATACTCGCACGCACAGTTGTGATATCATAACTGCCGATAGCTTTAATAACTTCAGGAATAGCATCGAAACCCTCTTCAGGTGTGAAAATAACTTCGTGATGCTCATTGCCTAGAAAGTCGGCCATCTCTTTCGCATAGTAAAGATCGGTCGAGCCTTTCATTCCGACCGAATAAGTTCTGACTTTTTCAGCTCCCAGCAGTTTTACTAGAATACAAGCTACTATACTGCTATCTAGACCCCCTGATAATAGACAGCCGATAGGTCTGTCACTCATTAAACGTTTCTCAACAGCGTTTGATAACATCGAAAAAAGTTTTCCAGGAGTGTATGAACGTTCGATAGGTAGCTGAATTTCATCTTTGTGAATGTAAGACAGCATGTCTTTCCCGCCCTTTTTATGAATTGCACAGGAACCGGGAGGAAAATGACTAATGTTTTTACACCAACCGTGTAGAGCATTCGGTACCGAGGAGGTAGCCAGATAGTTATCAACCGTGATGCCGAAAAATAAAGGTCTCACACCGATTCTGTCACGAGCCATATACACAGTGTCGCCATCAACTAGAATAATGGCAAACACACCATCTAATTGTTTGACAGTCTCTACGAATCCAATTTTTTGGTACAACTTTAGAATAACTTCACAATCACTTTTGGATCTGCATTTCAGTTTAAAACGCTCTCGCAAATCCTTGTGGTTGTAAATCTCTCCATTACACATCATTACTATCTTTCTGTCGGCAGATTTCGAGATCATAGGCTGGTTTCCATGCCCACTGGTATCGTTGATCGCAAGACGATGAAATATGTATACACCATCCTTTTTAACTATGCTGTTGCAAAAGTCAGGACCTCGCGTTCCCAAATATTTTCCTCCCTCCAAAATCTGTTTGATCTGTTTTGGCGTCGAGCTACAAAATACTGCTAAAATTCCACACATTTTAGTAGATAATGAATCATTCTTTAAGGTAAATTCAAAGTAGGAATAGCATGTTCGGAAGAGTTAATATTATGGACCATAGGTGTTTCTTGACCACTACGACAGTTACTATTTTTGCGACACGCGAATATCGCACAACACAGACCAACAACTCCTCCAATAATAGCACCCACTATGTTATCGTCACCATGTCCGATATCGACAAAAAAGTAGAAGATAATACCGAATGAAACTATTCCCAAAATGTAGACAAGGACGGCTAAAAACATCAGGCACATTTTGGATTCGTCAGCGTACTTTTCTATTCCTCGCAAACATGAGAGAATATTCTTAGTTATATGATCCCAAATAAATCTACCGAGCCATTGCCCCATAATTAAACCGACAACGAAGCCACAAACAGTAGAAATGATATGAGGAGAATTTCCAGCCAGTTCCACCGCTCTAATATCACATGTGTCGTGGTCACGAATCTCACATCCAATTTCCTTACCCAAAACGCTTCCTATTGTTGTAGAGATAAGAAAGAACATTGAGCGAACAAACCACTTTATGAAGTAGTAGAATCCAGCATATGATTTTCTACTTATGTTAGAATCTTCTCGCCTTTCCTCTTCACCGCGCTCTAAAATATAATTTCCCCATCTAATCAAGAGATTACAACAGGTACGACGCTGTCTGACAGAATCGAAATCTGCCAACTCTTCAGCTCTATTATGATCTTTTTCTTGAAACTGATTGATAACCTCTTTACTATCTAGAAGTTCTTGTTGTTGCTGGATAAACTCTCGCTCTTTCACTTCATTCAGATTTTCTGGATAAGATCTAGAACGTCTAGGATTACTCATCTTTACTGAAGGTTAAAAATGAAATCCATGATCATTTTTAAATTTACTCTTATAAATGAGCTGCAAAGTGATAATCTCAGCAGAAAAAATTCATCAGAGCTACTGTATAGTAGCTGACGATTTGGAATGGATAAGTGATGATCTATACAAGCTCCCCGGTGTGGATATCTATGTAGATGATGTAAGTCGTGCTGTATTCAAAAATACTAAAGCCAAGGCCTTTGTCGCTATCAAGAAGAATGTTCTTATCAGAGGTAAAGAATTGTACTCCCTACGTCCACTTGGTAAAGAGTTATACGAAAAGTATGAACGCAAAGAGATTACAGATAAAGATATCGATAAGAGATACTCTCCGACGGAAGAGTTGGCAGAGGGAGCTTACGGCTTAGTAGAGTACTATCCGGAGGAAAATGTAGTTGTGAAAACTATCGAAAATGGGGATATTCCTCAGGATATGGTTAAGGAGATTGCCATATATAATTTTCTCTGGAAGATAGCCTGTCTTCCCAAGATGTATGGATTTTCTACCAAAAATAGGAAGTTAATATTTGAACGTGGAATCAGAACTCTTGCAGATATTCCTCCCAGAACTATACCTTTAAAAACACAGAAAGAAATCATGTTTCGCTTAGCTAAATGTATGCGTTCAATATCCAGCCAAGGCATTATTCACTGTGATTTGAAGCCTCCAAATATAATCGTAATGGATGATGGAGAAATACAGGTGATAGATTGGGGATTATCTGAAATCGATCGTACCGAAGGACAGATTCTCAAAAAGAATACAAGCATTCAGACTATACGGTATATGGCTCCAGAAATTTTAGTAGCAAACATATATGATCTAGGACCGATACAGTACGATAGTGGTGTCGACGTATTTTCTCTAGGGCTAGTGTTCAGCGAGATAAATACGGGAGAAGCCATTCAAGGCGACTCTTTTCTGCAACAGGCAAAGGGTTTGATGGTATTTTTAGCTGATATACCTAAAAAGAGCATAGACACCCGGAGTAAGATTGAAGAGAAGTTTAAACAGCTTGTTGAGGGACGACCCATGTATGATATCATCAGACATAATCTAATGAAAGACTTTATAAAAGATGAACTTTTGGCCGACCTAATCGCGCGCATGTTGGAGTTTAACCCTGAGAATAGAATCAGCTATGATCAGATCATCATACACCCGATTTTTCAGAATATACATCGAAAAAATGTTCCGAGGATGAAAAAATTCTTGAATAACATGCCCATCATTCCCGATATCTCTGTAGTTTGGAACCAATCCAACGCACGTGAAGAGGAGAAGGAAAGTCCTACACCTCAGCGTCCAATTCCTGCACATCGGCGACAAAATCCCAGATCTTGGGCCAGGGAGGATAAACCTATCAGTTTCAGGGTAAGAAAAATTTTATTCGACTGGGTATATGACACTGTTAGAAAATTTGGAACGGTTCGAATCTTATGTCTATCCCTACAACTTATAGATCTGTACATCGTGAAACGTGGAAGCGTAATGATGAGAAAAGATTTACAGCGTTACTGTTGTGCAATCATATATTTATCATCTTGTCTCATGATGGAATTTCCTCTAGAATTTGGGGACATTATTTATGCATCTTCTAATTCGATAACTTCGTATGGTCTTTTCAACGCTATTAATGATGTACTTAAGACTCTGAATGGCAATATTCTGATCGCCACCCTGTGGGATTATACTGTTTCCAGGGGTATGAAAATAGATTCTAAAATGCTATTGGAACAGTATCTTAAAAATGACATATACGCACAACATTTCTAAATTGATCCATTTTATTCTCCACATAAGAGAATAAAATGACAGAATCAGGATACGCACCTTCCAAGCTAGAGTTTATCGAGAATGAGAAATGGTCGTGGAAAGATATGGATCTATGGGCCTTTTTGGCTGAAGGAAATTACCCCAGATCATGGAAGAGCTTTTTCATAGAACATTCCCAAGACCTATATCTTATATCTGAACAGATTAAGAAGGAGGCCAATGGAGCTACCATTTACCCTCCGATTAATCAAGTTTTTCGTGCTTTCATCCCATTAGAAAAGATTAAGGTTGTTATATTAGGGCAAGACCCTTATCACAACGGTTCTGCGGTCGGATTATGCTTTTCGGTAAAACCTGGTAACGATATTAATCCCTCTCTCCGTAGTATTTACACCGAGTTGAAGAAGGAAGGATATACTCCTAAGGAAAATGGTGATCTAACCCACTGGAACGAACAGGGCTGTGTAATGCTTAATACAGCTCTCACCGTGGAAAAAGGATGTCCCGAAGTTCATCTCGCCTTTTGGTATGAGTTTATCAAAGAGGTTATCAAGTATATCAATCTTCACTGCAGAAATGTAGCCTGGTTATTAATGGGAGCAAAGGCGCTAGCATTCAAGCCTTATGTCGATTCCAGCCACCACCAGACCTTTATCACTTCCCACCCGATGCCATTATCAGCATACAAGGGTTTTCGCGGTTATGACGCTTTTATCGGCTCGAACGTTTTTCGTAACATTAACAGCTTTTTGAAGGATAAGGAAAAGAAACCTATCGAATGGTAATGAATTATTTTTCTGTTGCTAACCATAAATGAATTACAGCGTACATGGTATCGGTGTAGATGGCCAATATGGCCCTCAACGTTCGCTCATGGACATGCAGATGCAAAAAGAGTTTGGTAACCCCAATCTAAGTTCTCGCAAGGGTTACATAGGATCTCCTGTCGGAGTTATGGGAGAGGACGGGCCTCAACGTTCTGCGATGGATATGAGAATGCAAGCAGAATTTGGCGGATTGAACCAGGAAGGGTTTCAGTATCGTACCAAGAAGGATCGGATGATGCAACATGAATTCAATCCTTGGTACAAACAGAATAGAGAGGATTTTCACATGATGGAAGATCCTTACAATCCATACAGCAAGTATGCGACATATATTCCTCTATAATTCCTCATTCACTAGGTGATGTACTTGTAACGGCGTTTGACGTCCAATACGATTAGCTCTTCCTAGTATCTGAGTCTTACTATCCTCTCCCATTTGATGGTACAGGATAATATCAGTGGTTTCCTGCATATTGATACCAGAACTGTTGTATTTGGAGTTGAGAAAGATTACGTTGATCTTTCCTTCTTTGTATTTCTCTAACGCTTTGGTACAAGATTTTATAGACCCTTTAATCTCGGCGAACTTAATCTTATTCTCCTTTAGCACGCTACGTATGGTGTCAAATGTTTCGTCCCAGTCAGAAAAGATAATGAAGCGACCCTTTTTCCCAGAAATGATGTTGATTATTGTTTCCTCCTTCGTCATATTCCTCTCTTTCTCGAAATTTTTCCCCTCGCCGTTGGTTACGATATACGTCAACTCTTCATCTCTGACAGGACGTCGACAAATCGGACAGGAGTTTTTTCGCTGTAGCCATGTCAACAGACAATTGCCACAGAAAATATTTTGACATCCAGGTTCCATAACAGGCTTACTTAACTGTGATTGGCAAATGACACAATTATTCATAAGAATGTTCTCAAACCTTTTCGTAAGAATGTCCATCTGTTTTAGCACTTCAGACTCTCGGTCCTTCCATTCTTCGATCTTCTTTTCCTCGCTACGAAGAGACCATATTCGAATCTTGCTTTGTATCTCTTCTAACTCGAGATTCTTACGTTTCATGACAAGGTCTACAATGTTATCTGTTCTTTGACCTCCTAGAGACTGTATAGCGCCAGAAATATTTCCAGCTTCGATCATGTTCTTAATCTTATCACTCACTAAGCCATGAATAGTATTATACAGTGGAGAGTGACATTGGTGATACTCATGGTGTGTGGCAGGCATCTCAAACGATTGGCGAACAAAATCATCGTCATTCTTTACAGTAATATCAGTTCTGAACCGATCAAAATCATATAATCCTCCTATCAATTTACACATGTAACTAGTCGAGCAGTTATGATGGCGAGGAGCAATAGCTTCGGGCGTTGCTGTCACAAACCATGTAAAACCGGCACAAACCTTTCTCATCGCCGGCACGCGAAGATGTCCCGGCTCATCGAAAATAAACCTTTTCCAAGCTATGTTATGATATCGTTCGACAAACCTATTAAACATCGAAACAACAACGATAACAACGTCATAATCGTAAGCATCGACGTTACATGCCTCTCGACGAGTTGTCACCTTTCTAACGCGAAGTGTGGTGTGGGACAGTTCATCTAGCCATTGCTGATACACTAGTGGTCCAACTAGAAGTAAGGTAGTGTCTATTTTGATGTGACTTTTTTGAGTTATTTTTCTGATATGTTGAGAGGCAAATGTTGTAATCTCTTTCACTGTATGGTCTTCTGACATATCCCAGAGCATTTTGTCTCTAGCTATAAGAGTAACAATGCTCAAACTTTTACCAAATCCAGTTAGGTCAGCAAGTATACCCAAATCGGTTTCCAGCATGCAATCATCACTTTTCGCCTGTTGTTCACGCTCCAGCTTTTCCATCATGTAAACACTAGCTAGCTGATGTGGATAAAGATCTATCTGCATTTCGCTCGGTTGTTCGATCATTGGAATATGTTCATATGTTTCCATTTCTTTTCAAAGGTAAACTTTTAATTAGCGTAGAGCTCCATCTACGTGCGCGCTCCATGGAAGAAATGAGTTGCGTATACATGTTGTACTGTCTGGACGTTGTAAACTCATCGACAAACTGTGAGTATATCTTTTCGAGTTTCATTTCTCTTATCGTATACAGATACTGTAAGTAGGGTGAAATCTGTGATACAAATTCTAATGTGTTTGTAAATCTTTCGATCGCCTCTCCCGCGTTTTCTGCTTGTGGTATCGTAGTGCTAACGATTTGGTTAACGCAATCTCTTACTTGAAACTCGTTTGGACATGTTATAGTGTTATACATTTTCAGGATGGTTTTATCAGTTTGAATCAGTTGAACTTTATTTTTTCGAATCTTTTCCTGTAGTTTTTGGCTCATATGTTTCGAAGAGTACTTTTCCAGAATTCGTTTCAGATATTTTAGCATTATGTAAGAGTTTGGCGTGTCAGCGCAGTTCTCAGCCACTCGTAAAGCCTCTAGCCGACCATTCTCCTGAAAAATGCTAGCGTATATTTCAGCACTTGACTCATAACTAATCGGAGTGTATATATTTCGTTCTCTCGGTTGGACACTTGTAACGGGTTGTTCTCTAAGCAACCAAGTTACAAAATCAAATGGAGTATATGAGGCTACATGACTAATAGCGATTTTTTTGAGATATTCTTTGGTATAAGATTTTAGATCTTCATTAGAGGATACCAGTACTTTATACGGATCATACTGACCATAAAATAAAAACAGGTTACCAATCTGGCGTTGCATGTTTCCTGAAGCGTATATGTAACTGTAGAACAAGAGTTTATACATATCTGCTCCCTGAATAGGATAGTGTTCCATCCCATAGGAGTGATATTGATAAGAACCGATCGTTCTGTCATCATACTTTACAGATGTGATACCAAAATCGATAATCACTGGTAGATACTTCTTTACAGTAACATCATAACGCTGATCATTCAAAACCACTGTGTAACAATATGGTTTATCAAGTGTTCGTAAGATGACATTATTGATATGTAAATCGTAGTGGCAAAAGCTACAAGAGCGTTGTGCTACTTCGAGAGCAAGTAGAATCTGTATGTAGATATTTAAAAATTCTTCAAAAGTAATCTTGGCATCTCGAATAGCTTTTTCCAATGTTATTCCAGGTATCTTTTCACACGCGACGAATGCTGGACATGAATTATCTTCGGGTGGATAGATAAAAGCTCCCATAGTATACATGAAGTTGGGAACTTTGTATCGTAGATTATTCACTGCGGTGACTCCAATGAAGTATTCACGGATCAGATCACTGTATTGTCGCTCGTTTTTGGGTATCTTAATGACAATTTGGATGCCCTTGATATCAGAAAAGTAGACTAGGCCCTGGGAGCTCTTTACATTAACTTTATCCATGTTTCCCATCCATTTTTGTACACTGACGCCAAGACGATACAATCCTTTACACTTGTAAGACTCTAATAATGTGTCAAACATGCACAGAACCGCTTTCATGTCCGGGCCACTGGTAAACCTATGCTCCAAAATCTCCTTGACAAGGGGAACACTAACTTCTTCTCCCTTGGATTCTGCATGAGACATGGTACTTAATTTTTTGAATATAAATCTTCTCTGCTTTTTGTCGAGCCTTTCTCTACTCATGTCTTTAATATAAAACGATGTTTTATATTAGATTCTTCACTTCTTACTCCATTTGAGATAACCAGATGCCATGAGAGCCAAAACACCTCCGACTGCATTGAGAAACAAGCAATAATCAGGCTTAAGATCGACCTTCTTACCGTCAGAATCCTTGTAGTTGAGAAGCTCAGCGGACCAAACTATCGTAGCTACGATAGATGAGACACCTCCTAAAGCTAGCAATCCCATCTGCAATTTCTTATGCATCTTGCAGAAAGTCATGCACACCATGGCGAGAAAAACGAGAACGACGCCCATGATGGAGAGAACGCGACAAGCCACCAGACTATGCTTAGGAAAGTTCTTATTATCTCCTGTGGGGATATGTTGGCATTTGCTTGCTTTCTGCCCTGCACCAGATTCAGTAAGACACTTTTTCCACAATCCTAAATTAGCCTTGGCAGAGATTCCCTGCATATTCATTGAAGTTTTACCCCAATTGGGTTGAATAATCGAGACTAGTTCTAAAGCCATTGCACTCAAACATAGACCACTTACAATCACCGTTTTGTTCATTTATTGTATACACTAGAAAAAATTATACATTTCAATATCTCCCTTGTTGCATCTCATATACCCGTTGCCGTAATTGGCTACGTTCTAAATCAAATTGTGGCAAGCCTTGATTATAATCGATTGCAGGCCTGCCCTGATTGGGCATATAACCTCCCGGATTTACGGTTGGCTTAAGGTTATAGTCTCTGCTAGTGATCTCGTCGATAGCCTGACGATCGCGAACACCTGGGTTGGAAGTAGCGAATGCAAATGGGCGGTTCGGAACGTAGTTTCGTTCTTGAACCCGATCGGCAACTTGTTTGTAAATATTTTGACCGATATTAGTACGAGCTTGGTGTTGAGGTAGTCGGCGTTCCAGTTCAGGATCATCGTGAATGAAGTTGTATTTATTGTAACCAGTTTGATGAACTGTATGTGATATATTCATCGGTTCCTTGATCATTCCACTCGTATCGACATTGAACAGCTCATCGATGGATGTGACCTGAATATTTCTAGACAGATTAGAATCTGCTGGAGCTATTAGAGCATCATGAGTATACTTCTCAGTATCAAAATGTGATAGCTCGATATTCTTTTGCATACGACGTGTTCCAAAGTTGGCTTCAGCTTGTGCATGAAGAGGCTCATTGAGAATCTGCTGTGTAACATCCCCCATTTGAACCTGAACAATAGCTTGAGGTTTAATTCCACTATAACCTTCAACTTGAGTTGGATTCTTAATAACGTAACGAACCTCAAAAGGCTCAACTACCGGCGTTTCGATCTTGTACGTCGCATTGGGCCGAGCACATGCTCTCAACATTTCAGCATCAGTTTTGACTCCTTTAGTATCTTCTGCTGTTCCAGGACACATGGCTTTTTTCGAAAAGTCGGCAAAACCCGGCTGGGTAAAAGATGATGTCCACACACGAGGTAAGCGAGAAAGAGGGAGAAGATCACGTTGTCCTCGTGCAGGCGGACGAAATGCTCCTCCGTCCATAATTCTATAGGGAAGAAAAGCTTGCGTACCGCTATTACCCTGTCCACGTGATGTTACATTGGTTCCGCCGATACGTTGACCTCCATTCGTACCGTAATTACCGTAAGAGACAGCAACCATGGGATTAACTCCACGGGCATAAACTTTGATCGCATCGGTGGCACGATCACCTGACTCTTGAATCATTTGGGTAATTTCTGACGTTTGGCCAACTCTATCTATTTTCCTGGTTGTTATCGATTTAGGGCCATCCCTTAGTATGTTCATGTTAGCCCCCCATGTTTCAACACTGGGTAATGTTGCTTTAGCCGTATGTCCTACGACGCCATGATATGATAGTCCTCCTGCTGACATTTTATCTAATACCAGATAAAATGTTAAACCAAATTTACGATATAAAATAGGTAGCTAACTTTACTGATTGAGGACGTTTCATGTATTCAGTATATTTTGAAAAGAAGCTCGTGATAAAATAGCCCGCTAAAACCTGTGACGGATCAGTAGAAAACTTGAAATCCTTCATTCCCTCTCCTTCGCCATTATATTCTTGTAACTGCTTGACCAAGCTATTAGGAATGATCGGATACAATCGGTGATACCCTTTTTGCGTTGTGCGTTTTCCACCGATGAAGGTTCTGATGCCATCCTGTGTATCGTTGTAAAATTCAAATGGAGGTACTACTTCAGGCTGGAGAAAAAATTTTCTCGTCTCTGGGTTTCCTGTACCTCCTTTCTTTTTCAAATATGTCTGCATTTTATCAGTTATCTCTATAGGAGTAGGTATAACTTTTCCACTACTTTTCCACATTCTAAACTGCGCTCCTTTACTTTTACTTCCGTCTGACCATGTAATGTCGGAGCTATCCTCCATTTTACCATTAGCATCGGGTTCTTGAAAAGCTTGTAGAGGGACAAACTTTCCCCCCTGTATCATTGCGAATCTAGATCCAAGACGAAAGGTTTTGTCGTCTTTACTTTTGTACAGAGCTAACTTTGGCGACATGCTACGAGAGATACCAAAATCGTTCAGAATAAAGAGTTTGCCATAGTTTGGAACATAAAAGCTTTTTCCATGTATCTTATATTGCCAGTAGCCTCCAGGCTCGACATCGTAAAAGAGGATATTCTCTTTTTTGACATCAAAGTTCATAATCTGCCCATGAACTTGAATAGCATGGATAGCTGCCATAACCTGAAATAAAGCTGAATAAATCTCATTCGGTTCAGGCTTTAGTTCACGGAGAAAGTATTTTAGATCACCTGTAGCCAGTTCGACTGTCGTAGTTACACAGGGAACGTTAATACGCTTATCTTCTAGATTCAGTTCGCATTCTTTGCACGTAAAGGTGTTAAATATGAGAGGAAGATTAGGACAGATATCTTTTTGTATCAGGGGAAAAATAACCTTACGTAAAAAGTGTACCTCATACCAAGATGTAACATACTTACTGTAAGGCTTATCCAAAGCTTCAGGCTTGAGTTTTGATAACTTTACAGCAAATCGCATATCATCGACATCAGTCTTGTATACATTGCCGTAACTTCCTTTTCCTAGGAGTTCATCCAGTTTGAGGTGTTTTTGAGGACATTGTTCCCATGCAGGAAGATTTTCAATATCCCTTAAGGCTCTTCTAATCTTATTCGCGTATTTTACTCTTTCATTCGCACTAAGATAAATGTAAGGGAGAGGATTTTGCTCGAACAGGTTGATCGAAGCTTTTGGCGTCTTATACAACCACTTTTCTCTAAACATTCCACCAAAAATTATAATTGTTCCTTTTTCTCCATCCACAACTGTTTTCTCCTTCGTTTGCCGGTTTGTCATCGTCATTCGAGATTTAGTAAGGAATATACATGCCTGTGGACCAGGAGGATTTTGTTCACGCTTGATGCGAAATAGCTTTCCCGTCAGCTGTGCTAATCCGACAGAGATTGATGTGACAGATTTTCTGGTCAAGTTAGCACAGATATGGTCAATGATTTTCCCACTACATAGATCAGGATAGACAACTGCTTTGTTACTATAATTTTCTATGCTGTTGAAAGGCACATAGTTGTTCTGCCTAATGGTTATCATTTATATTTCGTATTATAATCGTATTTGTTATAAATAAAAATGGCTAAGAAAGCTTGGGTTATCTTTTCATTAGTTGTGTCAGTTCTTATGCTAGTATACATGTTTTTGGCTCATTTTGGATTAGTTCGATATCTACAATTGCATATGAGAGATTCTGAGTACTACATACAAAATTACCACAAACTACCTAAAGCTGACAAGAATCGCGTGGTGGTTTCCTTCACCGCTTCAGAAAAGGAATTGAGCCAGTTGAAACCCTTTATCAACTCCATACTCGATCAGTCTGTTCGGGTTGACGATATCGCCCTCACTATACCCTACAAAGATATGGGTAAAGTGCCAAAGAATCTGAAGAAGATTTTGGGCGTGTATGGAATCAGTAAATCCTACTCTGCCAACAACTTGATTCCAGCTGTGCTAAGAGAACCAGAAGCGACGACAAAGATCATTATCGTTGAGCCTAACATGGTCTATGGTCAAGACTTTGTTGCCGATATGGTCGACGCCAGCAATAGTTTTCCTGATGATATCATTCAAGCCAAAAACAGAAGAGAAGAACTGGTAAAACCGGCATTCTATAATGATGGACTGGCTAAGGGATACGCTATACAGGAGCCTCATCGTATGAAGATTAGTTGTTCACAAATATATAAAAGGCGCTAAATTGAAATTTTTAATTCCGTTCGAAATTAAAGTAGAAATGGCTTTGACAACAAGTTTTTACGATTATCCAAAAGTATCCTCTCTGTTTGCGGAGAGAATTGGCGTGATGAAAAAGAGGCTGTGGCAGACCGACGACGAAAAATGTAATCCCCTGATTTGTCATGTTTATGAAAGTAGTAGTGTGTGTTCTGTTAGTGTTCCAGTATTTGCCAATCTCAGCGACGATGCATGTAAGATTCTCTACGCGTTGGGTGATGACTCTCCAGTTGGCAAAGGAAAGGAAACCGTGATAGATAAGAAGGTTAGATCATCAAAGGAACTGACTGGAACAACGATCAAATGGTCGAGTGAGTTTCTCAACTATTGTGCATCTAAGGTAGATGTAATGGTTCAAAAGATGAATGCCGGGACTCTCAAAGAACTCAAGCCGCATAAGATCATTATCTATGGTCCGGGAGACTTTTTCGCCGAGCATATGGATTCGACTCACACGCCGGGACAAAACATGACTGCCGTGGTCGAACTGGCCACCAGCTGGGACACCGATGATCTTGGCGGTGAAGAATGGGGTTTGCGGGTTGGAGATAAAAAGTTTAGAACAGAGGAGGATGAGATCAACCTGTTCGTATTCGACCATGACATTCCTCATGAGGTAAATAGAATCAGTGCCGGGTACCGGGTGTCGATCACCTTTGATCTGATCGTTGATCCTCTTGTGAATGAGAAGATCGTTTTGAGCGATATGGTGGAAAAGATTAAGAAGCTTGGAGCAAAGAGGTTTGGCTTCTTTGGCACTCATCGCTACATGGGTGATCAAGCACTTAAGGGTGTGGATATCCGACTGGTCGAACTACTGAAACCCTTTGCCAAGAGAATTGAGCGGTTGAATCTCAGCACAGATGATACTCGTAATTGGTACCATCCAAAGGTATGGGAACTAAAGAATAGTGCTCCAGGAGTTAGCGAGTTGATGTATGAAGTCGATGACTATTCGGAGGAAGAAGATGTCTACCATGGTAATGATTACGAGGCGCCCAGTGGACTGCCCAAATCAAAGTTTCCTAGCGAGTGGAAGCCAGCGGATGATGAGCTGACCGAACTAATTAATCCCAAGTATTGTCTGAACGATGTATTCTGTTTGTGGACACCATACAAGCCCCGGCACAGTATGATGGCTAACGACGAGATACACTTGGGTAACGAAGGATTTTATGGGGACATTCATGATTGTACTTTCCTGTTGTTCGAGCTAGAGTAAATAGAAATTTTTATATGTCAAACATATAAAACTTTACAACTCTATAACTTCTGTGCTAACATTGCTTTGAAAGTCTCCATAATAAGAGCGGAAAAAACACATGTCAGGGTGCCTATTATAAACAAAACTTTTTCCCAGGATATTTCTCCTACGTTCCTTTTGGTCAACCTGCTGAATACGATTATAATACTCTCTCTCAACCTTATTGTAGTCAATCATAGGTAGCAATACGGTCCCTTCCCATTCTCTCCGCTTTCCACTCAAGTCTATTCCGAAGTTTTCAGGATAATATTCTGAAATGGGAGAGTTCTTTGTTGCCAGCAGTTTATCCAGTGGAAACGGTAGTAAATGCGCACTCGCAGGTGGTAAAACAGATAGAAGCTGTACAAATGGAACTGTCGGAATCGTCTGTCCGTAAACGGAAAATTTAAACGTTTTAATGTGCTCGGCGATCGTATAAGCAAAGGGAGCATAATGATGCGGAAAACGCCACCTCCAATTTGGAACTCCTCGAGTATAATACTCCAGAACCCATTGCATCCCTTCTAGATAATCATGACAAAGGGATTCCAGTTCTTTACATTCGGAAAGATTTGCCCGATAATAATCATCCCGATACTGTTCAATATCAAGTTCATAACGTACCTTGCCATCTTCCACAACCATTTCAGCGTTATCCTCGAGAAGAGGATCGGGAAAAAATTCTCCCTTATGTTTTAGCTTATCTTCTAAAACACCTTTTTCGTATTGTGAGAGAGTACCCATAAATGCAACGAGAGCCTTCTTTCTGAAGACGACACGACCGTTGTCTCTAGTTAGATGCCCGTATTCTCGACATACTGTCCTGTACACATCGAGCATAAAATCAATGCCTCCCTCGATGATTTCAACACCCGGAATATGGGGTAAAAAATCATTACCAACTGTGAAACACATAAAGATAAAATCATTGATCGCACTTCTACCGTAGAACTTACCTTCTCCCCATGACATCTTATCACATAGCGCACGACGAACACCGCCGATATCGATGACATGAAACTCAAAATTGGGATCACGAGGCTCCTCACGTAGAATGTAAAACTTTGGCATATGTGTGCCGAGAGATAACATGATCAGATCAGCGTCCATACCATGAATACAGTAAGATTCATCAGGGGAACCATGATGTCGAATAAAGTTGATTAGTTTATGCTCTCCTTCGCCAGGAGCTTTCTCATTGGAAAATATCACCTCGATATCAGTCCACAGCGAGTTAGGCTCGGACATCTTCTTACGAATGTACCAATCTATGTATTTAGTGAGATAATCCATAAATTTGGTTCCTGGTGTTAAGCAGTTACTGTCAAAACTCCGCGTTTTATCCTTTTCTAGCTCAATAGCACTTACGAAACGGCGTTGACGCTGTTGATTCTGTTTACTGAGTGGCGCAGGACCATCAACACAAAGAATCAGCCTTTTGCGAGGTTTGACAATGTTAAGACACTTGTCAATACTGTTACAAACATCCTTAAAGCAGTTAATCTGCATTTGAAGGCTTCCTCGCTTAGGAGGACATCGTTTTCCAAGAAGTCGTTGCTGTGGTTTGTACTCTCCGTATTGATAGATTTTTTGTGCTGAGGTGTGAAATAAGCCATTCATATCTATCATAAGGTTATCTATAATGACTGACTCGTCCAAAATAGTCTCTTCTTGAAGATCTTCAAATGTTTCGCCTCGTTTCAGCTTGCAAATGTCGTCAGCAAACGTTCGTTTAAACCATGTAAAAAAGTGTTTTATACCCATCCTATGTAGATGTTAATTTTGTTCTTAATTTCATTTTGGAAATCAAGGAACTAATAAATGGAAGATGAACTCGATGACATACAAGAGACTGTGAATAGCCTGCATGTGTGTGATGGGTGTCAGACTAAGCACACCTGTCAGAGATGTATCAAAACAACTCATATTTGTGTTAAGTGTGGCAAAATGTTTCACGAATGTGACATATGTGGTTCGACGTGCAAGAGTCTCAAGGACATCAGATCACACCAATCAACTTCAAAGATATGCAGAAAGGCAAAAACATTAACCCCAGTCTCTTTGAGTGAAACAATCAAGAAATATAATATACTTCAACAAGGTAGATCTAATCAGCGGAGAAAATCATGTCCGCAGATAGTTCCAATGCATCTACAGAGCGTATGTGAATAAGGCTCCATTATCCAAGCAACCTTTTACGAGGTTGCTCGTCCTCGTCGTCATCACTCACAATAACCACCTCGTCATCATTCTTATTCTTTTTCTTCGCGAATGACTTTGGCTTAAATTTTCCCCTTGGTTTAGGCTCAGGTTCATTCTTGTTGATGGCAAGCAATGTTACACGTGAGATAAAGCGCAATCGCTCTTTTGTAGTCATGCGTGCAAATAACTCTTCGATTTGGTCGATTACATCACCCTTATCCTCAGGATTTGGTGATACTCCTGAAGAAACATAAGCCAGAACATCATCTTCTCCACGCTTGGGAAAGATCCATCCCGGACCTCCATTACGAAGATATGGTGCAAATTTTCCACCTAGCGCTTTCAGTTGAACAGAATGGCTTTGTGTATTTCCACGGACAACAATACACTTTTCTGAATAGTCTTCGACAGTAAGATCAGTCATAATTACATGATTAACTTTTGAAATAAGGTTTTCAATTTTTAGTTTTCCAGTGCCGTTAACCGTTGCATAATATTATCAATCTGTGATTGTTGATCTCTATTCTGCTTGCGCAAACGTTTGACCTTTTCTATTAACAATGAAACCATATTTTCATACTGTATACCCGAAGCGGTTACTCCATCTTCCTCGTGATTGACAAAAATGGGATACAATTCCTCAACCTCTTCAGCGATCAAACCCATAAATTTTTTATCAGGATCGTCATGCTCGCATAACGATGTAAATGTTACTGGATTGAGAGAATCAAAATTGCTGTCGTTCTCATCGACTACTGTGGTGATATTGGTCTTGAATCTTCTTGAGGACACTACTTCGTATAAATGGTTGCCGTTAAAGTTGGCAGCGTTATTGGCCGCGGCGGTAACATGTGTAACATAAAATCCTGTTACTCCCGGACCATCATTTATAGCAGTACCAAGAACAACTGAACCTGCTGCGGTAGCGGTAGAATTATATCCGATACAGATTCCCGCCAATCCTGTAGCGACACACGTGTTTCCGATACTGATTGCATAACTTCCGGACTGAGAATTGCTCCCTAATACAATCGAACCTGTACCTGCGCCAGAAGTAAGAGAAGCATTTCCTATTACAACACCGTCTTGATGTGCTGCTACTGTTTGTCCTATAGCTACAACTCCACTCTTAGTAGCACCACCAGTATAACCTATACAAATCGAATTACCGATAGAAGCTGACGCGGTATAGCCGATAGCGATACAACCATCACCACTAGCTTTCGCTTCTGCACCGATAGCAACACTATATAAACCAGATGCAGTCGCTCCAGCAGATGCAGAAACCGATCCGCCGACAGCAACGGCTCCCGTATTGGTGGCTTGTGCACCAAGACTTGTTGCTGTACCTCCACACCCAATAGCGATTGAACTTTGTCCCGCTGCATATGTTCTGTATAATGTATTAGTCGCACACCCAAGCGCTATAGCACCAAGACCGGTATATGCAAATGAACCGATAGCGATTCCTGCTGGTACTGTTGATACTGTTACTGAAGATGTACTGGAATATCCAATACAAATTGTATAATCTCTGTTACTATCAGCGGCATTACCGATTGCGATACCATATTGTCCTGAAGTATCAGATGCATAGCCTACTGAGACACAATAATTCGCTCCTAAGGCACTTTGACCTACACAAACCGCTCCGGTCAAATCACTGACACTACCACTTAAATATCCTATTCCAACGTTTGAACTACCGGTAGCAACCTGATAAAGAGAACGATAACCAATTCCGACATTATTAGAACCACTTGTTGTTGCAAGTAAAGCATCATTTCCAATTCCGACATTGTAATCACCGGTTAAGGTTGCACCATTTAACGCTCCATCGATAGCTGCAAAGTTATAGTTTCCCGTTCCTCCATTACCACCACCATAAGAGTAGATCGAGTTGGTTCCTGATTCTACGAAAGCTCCACCCGCTCCCCATTCTAAAATAGCCGCTGTTCCCCCGGTATTGACTACTAATGAATTTCCCGCAACCGGGGCGGCCGCTGGTAAGGTCCATGACTGATCAACAAGTGCTGCATTTGATGGTAAACGAATTTTTAAAGTACGATCAGTTACAGTGTCATCTCCAATCAAGACTAGATTTGTTGGAGTGCCACCGCTACCTGCTGATATATACACGTCGGTGATACTTGAGTTTCCAATTATTGCTGTGTTTGCCGTGGTGGTAACAACTCCTTGTCCGATGGCGATCTGATTATTTCCGGTAGCTAAACAATCAGAAGATGCTCCTAAAGCAATGTTACCAGCGCCAGTAGTGATCGATCCTCCCGCTCCGTTTCCGATTCCGATATTATTGTCACCGGATAAGGTTGCACTATTCAGTGCTCCATCGATAGCTGAAAAGTTAAAGTTTCCCGTTCCTCCATTACCGCCACCATAAGAATAGATTGAGTTAGTTCCTGATTCTACAAAAGCTCCACCCGGCCCCCATTCTAAAATAGCTGACGCTCCCCCGGTATTGACCACTAATGCATTTCCCGCAGTCGGAGCAGCCGCTGGTAGAGTCCATGTTCTGTCAGCGTTTAGTCCCACATCCGATGGTAAACGAATCTTTAGAGTATGATCAGTTCCTAGGGAATCATCTCCAAACAAAACTAGATTCGTTGGTGTACCGCCACTACCTGCTGATATATACACATCGGTGATACTTGAATTGCCAATAATTGCTGTGTTTGCCGTGGTGGTAACAACTCCCTGTCCGATGGCAATCTGATTACTGCCGGTAGCTAGACAATCGGAAGATGCTCCTAAAGCAATGTTGTTAGCTCCAGTAGTGATCGATCCTCCCGCTCCGTTTCCGATTCCGATATTATTGTCACCGGATAAGGTTGCACTGTTTAGCGCTCCATCGATAGCTGAAAAGTTAAAGTTTCCCGTTCCTCCATTACCGCCACCATAAGAGTAGATCGAGTTGGTTCCTGATTCTACAAATGCGCCTCCCGGTCCCCATTCTAAAATAGCCGCTGCTCCCCCGGTGTTGACTTTCAATGCATTTCCCGCAGTCGGAGCGGCAGCTGGTAGAGTCCATGATCGATCAGCGTTAAGTCCTGCATTGGATGGTAAACGAATCTTTAGAGTATGATCAGTTCCCAGAGTATCATCCCCAAACAAAACTAGATTGGGAGGTGACGTTGCACTAGTCTGTCCGATATATACATCAGTGGTCGATCCGTTTCCAAGTAGCACAGTATTATTTCCTTTTCCGGTTGCCCCGTAACCGATAACAATCTCATTGGCAGTTCCAGATGATCTGGTTCCACTACCAATATAAATACTCTGTGCCATTAGAGTTCCTACACTGGCGGCATCGTAACCAACTGCAACATTGTCATCCGTAGTGGTCAACGCTGCTAGAGCTCCTGAACCGATTCCCACATTTTGGGATCCGCCGTTCGATGTGGTTAAAGTACCGACACCGATAGCAACATTATCGCTTTGGATAGTTGAGGACGCTAAAGCAGTGTTTCCTACCGCGATGTTCGAATTACCGGTCGTATTTGCAGCCCCCGCATCGACACCGGCAAAAAAGTTTTCTACTCCAGTGACTATGCTTCCACCAGCGTTAGTTCCTCCATAGATATTATGATCAGTGTCCACTGCTCCCGCAGAATCTTCAGTAAAAAGTCCTACATCAGTTCCCCAACGTAGGCTAACTGTTTGAAGATCTGCAGTTGAATCATACGAACTGGCGCTAACCTTCAGAGCCTCTCCAACAACTGGAACATCAGAAGGCCAGGTTATTTCATAGTTCCTAAAAGATATTTCTGACGGTCCCAACACCTTGATAAATTTTTGCACCCCCGTACTTGAATCAGATCCCGAAAACTGAAACCCTGTATCAAGAATAGAAATGCCATCAACGTTTTTAACTGCGTTGTCTAAAGGACTTTCGATAAAAAATCCGAGTGTTGCGTCTTGACTCATTTATTAGAGAAGAATTATTAATGCATCAGCATTAATTACTCATCTAGATTTTCATCTCGTGCATAGATTCAGTAAGATCACGCAGATCCAATTCTCTATCCACAGAGGCCGGATTTTGGAACATCTTTCTGATGGAAAAAACCACCTTCTCGAATGAGGACTGGGTTGGTTGATACAGAATACATGATTGGCATCCAAGTTGTTTTCCAATTCTCACGCTCTTTTTGGTAGTGCCCAGAAAGATAAAATAGTACCCGACACTCTTAGCAAGTGCAATTTGGGTAGCACAAAGGCCATCACTCACATAGCGACTAGAATTGTCTTCGCCATCGGTTAAAATGATACACACCGGTGGCATCGATTGGATCACATTCCGAAATTTCATCGAACGACCCAAAATACGTACCACGCAGTCATACAAAGCTGTTAATCCATCACAGTTAAGCTGTTCTGGTGTGATTTCCGGTATTGAAGTAACTTTCTCTCTAGTGCATAAAAACTTGTGACTCTTGTTAAACGTAACGAAAGTTAGGAGAGAATCCGGAGCTAGTTGCTTCTGAATACCGACAATGCCGTTTATCGCATCTACGTACGGTTTTATGTACGATTTGACAGAATAAGATGTATCGACTATAAATAGAACTTCATGTGACATTTTCTTATATTCAAGAATATGAGAAATTTCATTTTTCAATCTCTTTTTCTATCATTCGTTTACACACTCTCCCACCCCACTGATTCGGACTGTAGAACCATTCCGCGAACCCTCTTGTCTTTATCCATCTACTAAGACGCCAGTACTTAAGGTTATTTTTACAGAAATGCTGAAGATGTTTTAGCTTCTCTACGTTGGAGTCGAAGGATGAATTTTGAGATTCTATCCATGGACAGTTATGACAGTGATGTTCAGTGAGATCTGAAAGTACAGAAATCCTAGTTAGACTAGTACAACCACTACAATTAAGTCTAGTAAGTTCTGGAAACGCAGGAATCTCTGTTAGACTAGTGCAATCGATACAGTAAAGTTTAATGAGATTTGGAAGCGTAGAAATCTCTCTTAACCCAATACAATAATTACAATCAAGTTCAGTAAGCTGTGAAAGCATGGGAATCTTTGTTAGACTAGTACAACCACCACAAAAAAACTGGATAAGATTTGGAAATGTGGGAATCTCCATTAGACTAGTACAACCAGAACACCAAAGTTCACTAAGCTTCGGGAGCATGGGAATCTCCGTTAGGCCAGTACACCCATCACACTCAAGTCTAGTAAGTTCTGGAAACTTAGGAATCTCTGTTAAATTGATGCAATTCCAACAATAAAGTTTAATGAGTTGTGGAAGCATGGGAATCTCCCTTAGGTTGGTACAACCGCGACAACCAAGTTCAGTAAGATTTGACAATGTAGGAATCTCCGTTAAACTAGTAGAATCACAACAGTAAAGTATAATAAGTTGTGAAAGTCTAGGAATCTTCGTTAAATTAGTGCAAGCATAGCAACTAAGTTCAGTAAGCTTTGAAAGTCTGGGAATCTCTGTTAAATTAGTGCAACCACAGCAACTAAGTCCAGTAAGATTTGGAAACTCAGGAATCTCTGTTAAGTTGATGCAATCACTACAATCAAGTGTAGTTAGTTTTGGAATCATAGGAATCTCCGTCAGACTAGTGCAACCATTACAATAAAGTTTGATTAGATCTGGAAACGTAAGAATTCCCATTAGGTTAGTGCAATTCCAACAAAGAAGTTCAGTAAGATGTGGAAGCATAGGAATTTCGGTCAAATGACAACCGGAACAATTGAGAAAAGTAAGTTGCGAAAGCATGGGAATCTCTGTCAGACTAGTGCAACCATTACAATGAAGGTTAGTAAGCTGTGGAAGCATGGGAATCTCCGTCAGGTTAGTACAATTAGTGCAGTGAAGTTCAATAAGTTTTGGAAGCATGGGAATCTCTGTTAGCTTAGTACAACCACTACAATTGAGGTCAGTCATATTCTCATCATATTTTCCTTCACATATGATACACATTTCTGTATCATATACGTGTATGTTTAATTTTCATTTTGTGCCAAAGCTGTCATGTTCATTTTCAAATCGCATAGACCGGTGCCGATCGGAGCTTTCTTTCCGCATATGATAGATGCAGATACTCCTTGCGTCGGTTCGTCTTGGCCGAAAACGCTCGCTTTTAGAAAATTATCCAAGGTTTCCTCAAAACTACACTTGGAAAGTACACCAGAATCATCCTGACGCATTGTGTACCGTGAGATTGAAGAGATGGAACCGGCATGTGTCATCTTATCTACCAGAATCATTACATGACATGCGTTGATACCATCCATGATCTGAATAAATTTTTCGATCATGTATTCTCGTACAGCCTCCACTCCAAGAGTGTGATAGATATCCCAAATATTGTTTGAAACAGTTTTAGTCATGTCGACTGATGGGTGTGCCAAAATCTTCTTAAATCGTGCTACCGATTCGGGCAATTTTGCGGTCGGAATGTTTTCTAGTTCAACCATCCATGAATCGTTAGCGTCACGAAGAAAGTACATGTTCTCTACTCCAGGTATACCACAGACAACCATTTCCATCAAGTCTGGACATGTCACATCTTCCAGATATGCTTCTCGTGCCCCAACAGTTGTAAGATAAATGTTTTGTTCCTCGGGAAGATCGATTTCTCTGGTGTCTACGAAAACATCTAATCTTCCCAAACAATCGGGCGAGTATACACAGTAAATATCCGAATACTCTTGAGAAATGAAATCAGCGATGTCTTTCAGAGTGAGCTTATACATGTACAAAAGTTCCATATCGATTTGAAAAGAGATACAATCAGTGTAGTCTTCGAAATCATTTCCCTCGAATACTTTGTATGTTTCATACCAAGGTTCTGGCGTTTTATCTACATAGATTTCGTAATCTTTGGTCAATCTACCTAGAGTAAGTTGTACAAGTGAGCTACCGAGTGTCTCTCGCAATTGTGTGATTGTTTTGTTACCATGTCGAAAATGAACCATGCATGATGGAATTTTCGGCTTCTTAGTAGCATTCAGTAACTCAGAAAATGTTGATGTGACAGGTTGTTTTTCAGAACTTCCTGCCTTGTGAAAACTGTTCAGATTAGCCTGTGTCTGTTTCTCGCCGTTAGCCTGAGCAGCGATAATTCCAACGCACTCTCCAGGCTGAATCTGTGTGGCATAAAATTGTTGCTCAATCTCTTTTTTCAGCTTCGGAATCAACTTGGGATATATTGTGATAGCCTTTAGCTGAGTTTTCAGCTGTTTGATGATATTTTTACACATTGCGATAGAAGATTCAGAAGGAATATGTTCTGACGGTTGAATAAAAGACAAAACATTCCTAATCTCCTTTTTGGTAAGTTTTCTCTTGCTCATGACGAAATTTTCTACCGATTTGATTATTTTTTCAATTTAACTTAAAAGGAGATATAAGCTTAATAAACCATGTACAAAAGTTACAGTGAACTAGGAGCTCAACCCGAGAAGAATACTGATCAGTTTTCTGTAGTTGAGATTGCTAACGGACAACACAAGAATCAGATTATCTCTGAAAATCGCGTTGTCGTGATCGACATCTATGCTGATTGGTGTGGACCTTGTCGACAAATCGCTCCCGATTATTCAGTTTTGGGAGCTAAGTATAACAAGGTCGGAGAATGTATTCTGGTAAAGGAAAATCTTGAGAAGAAACTCACGCCTGGCATCACAGGAGTGCCGTCTTTCCATTTCATCGTTGAAGGGCGCAAAGTTGATGAGGTTGTGGGAGGAGATCTGGAGGCGGTTGAAGCAAAGTTGCTCCAAATTTTACAGGGAGGAGCGGGAAACCAAAGTAATGTTGGACCACAGTACAGTCGTAGCGCACTACGTAACCATGGACCTGTAGGACATGGACAAACCATTCCCGAAACTTATTCCCAGCCTCAACAATCCTATTCTCAACAGACTGGACCCATGTACCATCAGTACCAGTAAAATATTTAAAACCATCTTGTTTTAAATAAAATGCATCAGTTTAAGTTTCAGGCAACACATCCTTTCCAAGAACGTAAGAAAGAAGCTGGAAGAATTTTGGCTAAGTATCCTGACCGTGTTCCCGTGATCATAGAGAAGCATGAAAAGGTAGGAGAAATTCCGGAGCTAGACAAGAGCAAGTTTCTTGTCCCTGGTGATATGACGGTCGGTCAGTTTGTATACGTTATTCGAAAGCGAATTAAGTTGGGACCAGAGCAAGCTATATTCATGTTTGTTAATAATATGTTACCGGCAACAAGTAGCCTACTATCCACTCTTTATCACGAACATAAAAGTGACGATGGCTTTCTCTACTGTGCATATACGGGAGAGCCTACATTTGGTTAGATTATGGCTTGTCGATTTGGCGGATTGCTATTACAACAAGGCCAATTTGGGTTACAGAAAGATAAGCCGGCACATTTGGTACACACTAGCCACGGAATACATAGACACATACCTCCCGTTACTTTACAGTATTCGCAGGAAATCAAAGATATCTTACATACAGTACAACAACCTCCTGCACACAAATATGAAGTTTTACAATGCAAACACGGGATAATAAAATAATTGTAATCGTCTACACTACATGCACAACCTGACATTTTCTCATATTTTCGAGAATATGAGAAATTTCAATTTTCAATCTCTTTTTCTATCATTCGCTTGCACGCTCTCCCACCCCACTGATTCGGACTGTAGAACCATTCTGCAAACCCTCTTGTCTTTATCCATCTACCAAAACGCCAGTACTTAAGGTTATTTCTACAAAAGCGTTGAAGATGTTTTAACTTCTCTACGTTGGAGTCGAAGGATGAATTTCGGGGCCCTATCCATGGACAGTTATCACAGTGACGTTCAGTAAGTTCTGGAAGTACAGGAATCCTAGTTAGACTAGTACACCCACAACAACAAAATAAGGTAAGTTTTGGAAGCGTAGGAATTTCAGTTAAACTAGTACAATTTTCACAATTAAGTATAGTAAGTTTCGGAAGCATAGGAATCTCAGTTAAACTAGTGCAACCACTACAATTAAGTCTAGTAAGTTCTGGAAGCATAGGAATCTCAGTTAAACTAGTGCAACTACTACAATTAAGTTCAGTAAGTTTCGGAAACGCAGGAATCTCCGTTAGACTAGTGCAACCACTACAATTAAGTTCAGTAAGATTTGGAAACACAGGAATCTCCGTTAGGTTAGTACAATCACCATAATAGAATTCCCTAAGATTTGAAAGCATAGAAATCTCTGTTAGACTAGTACAACTCCAACACCAAAGTGTAGTAAGCTTTGGAAGCAATGGAATCTTTGTTATACCAGTGATAGAATTGCACTGAAGTGTAACAAGATTTGGAAGCACAGGAATCTCCGTTAGACTAGTACCACCACAGTAAAGTGTAACAAGCTTTGGAAGCACAGGAATCTCCGTTAGACTAGTGCAATTACCACAATAAAGTCCAATTAGTTGTGGAAGCATAGGAATCTCCGCTAGATTAGGGCAACTATGACAAGAAAGCCCAGTAAGATTTGGAAGCATAGGAATCTCCGTTAGGTTAGTACAAAGTCGACAAGAAAGTCTGGTAAGCTTTGGAAGCGCGGGAATCTTTGTTAGGTTAGTGCATCCAACACAATAAAGTTCCTTGAGATTTGGAAGCACAGGAATCTCCGTTAGATTAGTATTATAACAATGAAGTTCGACAAGATTTGGAAGTATGGGAATCTCTGTTAAGTTAGTACAACCATCACAGTCAAGTTTAATAAGCTTTGGAAGCATAGGAAGTTTTGTTAGATTGGTACAACCGCTACAATCAATCGATGAAAATACATCAAAATCTCTCTCATCTCCCTCACATATGATACACATTTCTGTATCATATAATTACAGGATTAAAATTCAATTTAATCGTTTAATACTCTCTTTCACACCCCATACTTGTCGCCAGCAGTCATACAACGCATGATGTTCCTTATCTTTTGGCAGATTCCACGGATGTAGATTTGCCAAATCATAGATCGTTCTAGTATCTCTTATATTCCAGAATTTCCACGGTATTTCTTTGTTGCATCGTTCGTATGCTTCTGTAAGAATGGGAACGTCAAAAGATGCGCCTTGACTCCAAATCTTATCGCAACCTTGAAACCATTTACTAAACTCGTCCAATGCTTGTTTTAGAGTGATTCTCTCTCCCTCGAACGCTTCTTCACGGATTTCTTTACTCTGCTTTTTCCACCACTCTACAGTGCGTTGGTCGGTGTGCATTCCACATTCCCGGCAAGAATTAATAGTTATCTTTCTGTAAAATTTATCCATCTTCTCCAACTCAGTTGGTTTAGCATGTCGATCGAATTTTACCGCTGCGATCACTAAAATTGCAGCGTGTGAGCGAGCACTAAGAGTTTCTAAGTCAAGCATAACCTCAGTCATTTTAATTTCAGATCCTGTCTTTTTAAATCTCGACCAGTTCGATGATCATTGCTCGTTCGCTATGTCTTAATCTCTCGATATCTTCATCCTCCAGACTAAAGGTATGTTCGCGAATATTGGGTTGTCCGAGAGCAAACACATCTCCCCGGTACCAGTTATTGACACGAAATTTGGTTCTGGGAAGAAACAATACCTCAGCATCAAAACCAAATTGAGAGTACTGTCCAACAAAGCGTCCGGTCTTTGATCTGATCGCAAAAATGGTACCCTTCTTAGCTTTCGTGGTGAATGAGGGACAGTTTTCAGTTGCCACTCTCCACAGTGTACTGCAAGAAACAAATCGTGGCCAGCAAAACTCTTGACCAATCTCGAATAAACGGCGATCAACTTTGTCAACTCCCATAAAAACCTCTCCCACATAAGGAGGAAGACTTTGCAGAGCAGAGAAAAGATGTTTAGTGTATTCTTTGACCTCTTCTGTGATCAATTCAGTGCCGAGAAGTACACCATTGATCGATCGCGGTACGATAACATTATTAGTGAACAAAGTGATCGCCATCGCTTGAGACGGATCGATGAGATGTTTCAATGAATCTTGTTTTCCAAACACTGAGATGAGATGCACACGCGCATCCCATACCGTTTGCTCATCTAACTCTAGATAATCACACCTGAACCTTGGTTGCTCCTTGTGCATAATCAGATTGGACCAGATCTGTGCATAGTCTTCATTATACACCACAGCATTAGCCAAATCGGACATTCTTACGCCGATAGTGTTAGTTCTGGACGGTGTATATTTTGGCGGTCGTCCCAAAAACAGAATATTAGAATATCTACGTATTAGGCTCAAATCGGTATCAGATTTACCAACGATCTTGATGATACGGGGATTATTAACTACCGAAGCCCAAAACTGCGCCTGACAAATATTGGCACCAAGATCGACCATAGTTTGTACCACGTCGAAATTAGAGTGAATAACAGCTTGAGTTAGCGGTGTGGTTCCATCATCTCCAAGAATATCGATTGCAGAGGCCGGAGTACAACAGCCCTCCACACCGGTGTGATCACGAAGAAGCTGACATGCGATAACATTTTCTTCTCGATCGAATCCTCCCTTGGAAAGTTTCATTATAATATCTAAAGCAGGATCAACCAAGACACGTCGAATGTCTTTTCGATTACGACAATAAGCTTGTGCGCGATTTCCGTATTTATCGACCACTGTCTGATCGATTCCTGCTCGGCGTAGACTCTTAATCACACCGATATGCCCCTGAATTACTGCAGTATGAAGAGGCGTTTGTCCGTGTGCATCAGTGACATTAAGGTCGGCCCCAAGCTTGATCAACATTTTAGTAGCCTCTTCTCGACCATAGTAAGCAGCGATGTGAAGAGGAGTAGCATCAGCGATAATCTCGTTATTCGAATCTGTTTTCTGATTAAGATCAATACCGTATTCGAACAATACACGCATACATTCGGGACGATCTTGTTCAGCTGACGCCATAATGGCATTAAAACCATCGATATGTGCTTTGAAGTTGACAAACTCTTCATCTACATAGTTGAGTAGAAACTGGAGAGTCTCGTGTTGACCGTTACGCGTGCAGAGAAGAATTGTTGTATCACCATTAATATTTTTGTAAGTGATGTCAGCTCCACGAGAAATGAGCTTTTCAGCGATTTTGACTGAACCACGTTCACAGATTCCATAGATAGGCCGATTACCCTTTTCGTTAGCTCTTTCAATATCAGCACCCGCATCTAACAGTTCATCGATGATACAAGGATAACGCTTGAAAGTAGCGATCCACAAAGGAGTATTTAGCTTCTCATTCGGCTCATCCACTTTAGCTCCCAGAGACAAAAAGTATCTAACATGAGGTCGACTTCCTCGATTAGAGGCTGTGAGGAGAGGAGTTTCCATATCGGGTTTCTTCTTTTCATGAATCAAATGAGGAAAATGGTACAAAAGTAACTTGGCCAACTCCAAATACCTATCGGTTTCGGGATCATCAGCCTTCTTGGGAATACAATAATCATTGAGCATATCAACAGTAGCTTGCGCGTTGTGTTCAACGATCATCTTTTCAGCCATATCCTTATCTCCCTTGGCTAGAAATACGTCCAGATACTGTTCAGGGTTGATCTCTTTTCCGCTTTTCATCGCTCGCTGATAGGTAAACTTCACGTAAGAAAGCTTCATGCTGTGATCAACCGTGGTAGAAGTTTCTCCCATGCCACTAATAATTTCGGCGGTGATAGTGTAATCATTCTCGACTGCAAACCTTTGTAGCGATTTACGTCTCGGTAAAGTGGCTCCAGCATCTAGTAGAAACCCTAGTGTGAAGTGAAAACCGCGTTTCTTGATCGCTATCGTAACAGCTGTTTCTCCCTGACGGTTGGGAGTGTCGAGAGGAAGATCGGGAAATCTTTTGATCAGTTCCCTGATCACTTCGCTATGACCGCAGTAAGCAGTCAGATGAAGGGTATTGTTACCATCGTGATCGACATGCATCATATCATCCATTGTGGCATTTTGAATGAGAGCCTTGAGATTATCTGGAACTTTGTTACATTCCAAGGAAGTAATAGCCTTTTGAAGATCATTTCTTCCACTATCCTTATTGTTACGATTGTAGCGGGGAAGATGCTGTTCATTGTAGGCTTCCTGTGTAAGTTTGGGTTTAGATGGTTGCGGACAAACAGTTTGAACCTGGGGAAGTGGTGGTACTTGATCTGAAAACATGCTACCAAATCGCAGATCACTTAGTTTTCCAACATTGATAAGCTCACCGTTGGAAAGCGCAGAAACCTGTTGACTCAGAAAGGTCAATCTTTCTGTTAATGAGCTTTCAGTAGTGATATCCATCAGTGTTTCGATTTTTTGGTTGGTAAGTGCACACCATAGTTCCTTGATGTTCGGTGTGAATGAGCCGTTAGAAAATTCTAGGACAGTGGAGGCGAGTTGATCAGTCAACTTTGCCAACCACCTCTCCAAAACAACCTCCGAAGGAGAATGAAACTTTACCGGAACTACTGTATCATTATCATGCTGAGAAGAAACGGTAATGTGTGGAGGTGAATCGAACTTTTTCCAGAATGAGTGACAACCGTATTTTTCACTATCTACAGGGAGGCGAATATCTTGCCTTTCACCGTTAATAGTAAGACGAATCGGCACAGTACTAGACTGGCTACCAATGTTGAACACGCCGGTTAACTTGTTACATAGCTCGTCATCGTTTTCTCCCGGCTCAGCATAACGAAAGGTGCCGGGAATGTTGCCCGATTCTCTCATTCCCTCTAGCAGGTCGCGATCACAATTTCTGCTAAAGCCAATAGTGTGAACAGAAAGCGGATTGTCGCCCCACCTGCGTCTTAACATCTCGCGAAACTCCGGCACCAATCGTTCTCGATTATAGGATTGGTCTTGGCCATCGGTTAGAAAGGCAATCGTCACACTGCTAACATTGTTCACGGCGTGTTTATTCTCATCAGAGCAAATGTAACGAGATAAAAGTTGGTTAACAGCTTCAAAAGCTGCTCGAAAGTTGGTACCACCACAGATTTTATACTCTTCAGGCGTATTAATAATCTTGGCGCTACTCTCATAAGAAATCATCATCAACTTGACCGATGAGTTATGTTGAGAGAGGTGATAAATGTGTCGCAAAGCAGTCAACACCTGCTTGTAAGGATTACCACTCATCGATCCCGAACAGTCTACCACTGCGATAAATAGACACGGACGTACAGAAAACTTGGCATCCTCAACGTAAAGTTTGACCTCGCACATGTCAGTGCTATCCGATACCTTAGTGACGTCACAACTCCACCGGTGTTCCTTGAGTTCGACAACAGGAACACGGCCTTGTATGGTTTCAACCATGCCGGCAAGCATAATATCACGTTCTACAGTGGCAGGATCAATTCCCATTTCACCGTTACATGAAGGACAGCGTCGAGAGTTGTAATCGATCAGCGATTGTCGGCTGAATGCCTTACCGCAACACCGAACGCGAATGGGGTCTTGTAGCAACTCAAGAGAAATAGGACAAGATAAATCGTTAACCAGATTTTCCATTTTGATGATTAAAATGGAATAGGATTATATTTTTCAATTTATGAAATCTTTAATCTGTTCCCAAGGAATTTCGGGATCGTTATGTGATCCTTTGGTGCTGATAAAAGTTGTTGCGAGATGTTGAAACTCATTCGTTAAGGCATAGGGTATTATCTCGTCATGAACAGAGTGAAAGATCAAGCTTTGCCCTTTGTATCCTTGTAGATATTTCAGAGTATTAAACTCAGTAAAGATGGGAACAAATATGATTAGAAAGATATTCCATGATCGAATCAGCTTACTTATGCTCGGCAAACCAGAATCGATGACCAACTTTGGTAGGTTATATCTTCTAGCGATATACGAAGCCACAGCTGCGCCCATGCTTTCTCCATAGGGAATAATGTTTTGTTTCTCATATCCGAGAATTCCAAGGTATTCCACGAACATGCATGCATTGTTATAACATAACTGTTCGTTGGGAATTCCTTTGCTCCGTCCAAAGCCACTATAATCAAAAATTAAAACTGAATGCCCCATCTTACTGAATTGTTGTAGCTTATCCTGGCGGTAGGACAGATTTCCCGCATTGCCATGACAAAAAAGGATAACTTTTCCACTCTTTCCTTTCTTGTACCAGGCATGCAGATTACCTTCGTAAATGTCTTTGTAGTTATCACGAGGAGCTAGAAACTCATAACTAGGTTTGAAATATGCAAATCTCTTAACGACTAACATTAGTATGAATAGAATCGCGATAAGAATGAGAAGAATCTGAAGCCATTGCATTTTATTTGTGGTGATAGTATTATTAAATGGACTTTACGGTCTCCAACGATAAACGGTAATGGTTTCATCAAAGATAACTATACCACCATTAAGGGTATCATTGGGATTACTGGAACGAGCATCTCGAGAAACCTCTATGATCAGATTTTGATTTGGAAACAGAGATGAAACGTAAAAGGTAAAGTTTGTTTCGTATAATACCCCGATGGTTGATGAGGTGACGGCAGTGATGCTTGTGTCGGCGGTCTGAGTTATTGTTCCAGCATCGACATTATCACCGGTGGTAATTCCTGTTGTGTGTATAAAGGTTATTTCCACATTTCCAGCGTTATTGGTTGTGGGAGCCCAACGAATCTGCAGAGTAAATGCTCTTGACGTATCAATACCCTTCTCTAAATTAACCACATAAGCATGACCGTCAAATGAGCTATTGTTAAACTCTGAATAAGGTCTTGTAAGACTGGATATGCCGGAAGAGACGTTGAGAGAATAAGAGGAAGGAGCTCCCCGAGATAGATATGCTGTTCCTATTCGTAGATTACTAGTAGCCTCGCCATTTCCAAAAGACTCCATAAAACCGTCCCTGTTAATTTCTGTGTGATTGGTACTGAGTTTAATCCTTTCTAGTACTACGCTTGTGGTGATATCCGAGGTGATGCGAAATCTTAGCCAATAACCTGATTGGCTATTAACCGTAGTTGTTGTCCACGTGGCTAGAATACTCGTGTCTATTCTAACCTGATGGTCAGCAACAGTTGCTAATAGCGTGCCATCGTTTTGTGTGTAAGGATAATCTGCCAGAGTGTCCATAAAGTGAACGCTGGTCCACGCTCCGTTCCAGTATTCCAAAACAATGGCTCCGGCTCCGATAGCCATTGCTGTACCGGAAATATTAAACTTCATACTTGGAAACTGCCTTCCCGAATTACCAATGTAAGCAATATTTCCGGCTGTCACAGCTGAAAAGAGAGGAAAGGTTGAACCGGTTCGCGAACGGGCAGCTGTCGTGTTATCAGTATAGGTGGAACCGTTGTAGCTAAATACAAACATATTTTGTACAATAGAGTCCCCTTCTCCCACTGCAAGTTCAGAAGGATTTTCAACAGAACCTATCTGTGTCTCGCCATCGATTACATAAGAAACATCATTATTAGTACCCTTATCAATGGCTGCAGAAACAAAAACAGCAGTTGATTTATAACCACTGGGTACACTTATCTTATCTCTTATCAGCTCTCCTATGATAGTAATTTGGCTTCCTGTTCCTGTAAGAGCTGGATCTACTAGTATATCATAACCACCACTGGCCGTATGAAAATGAGTACCAGAAAAAGCTAAGTTTACACCATCGCCGGTGATATGCAAACCGTTAGTAGCTGGCGAGTTATCGCTAACTATCCAGCTATCGATTTCTAATTCTCCAGTTGAGGAACAATTTAACATATCTGTACAAGAATAAGTTGCGTTAGAAGCTAACTGCATGACCTGTCCTTGAAGATTAGCCGCCCCTGAGTATTTAATAACAGCATTACATGCTCCCGCATACGCAATCATTTCCTGAAAAATTAACAATCCGCCAGATATATCTATCAAGTTTTGGGTCAGTGTTCCTCCGTTATGGTAAAGTCCAAAGATCACTACCGTACCGCTTCCAGCACCAGACAATCAACCTGATTACTTCCGTTAACATAAATGTTACCAGTTGTTCCAACCGTATTAACATTTAGAGTTCCTCCCGATAGTGTTAAACCGTTACCGGCTGTAGGAGTAGCACTGTACTGAGTCCAATTGACAGGATCGACCCCCACCGTAGTTACTGTGTCAACCAAGATATAGCCATCACTAATATTAATAGTTCCATCTGTGATTAAAAGAAATAACCCTCTCGTAATGGGATCCACTCCAGGATAAAAATCGGTGGTTCTCTCGAAAATCCCTGGATTAGAAACATCTCCAGTGGCTTGAACTTCATAAATACCATTTTGAAGTGCAGTGGTCTGATCCTTGACTAAAATACGATCTGCTACAACAACAGCGACACCGTCTATAGAAACTGCTCCATTGCTACCAGCAGTGAGAGAGCCCCTTCCGCTAGCTCCACCAACATTATTATAAGTCCAACCAGCCAGATTAGCAGTCGTACCCAACCGTGCTGCTTCTGCTGGGACACTACCTGCTCCAGCTACGCTATCGACATAAGTCTTATTAGCCGCATCACCCGCATTAATAGGATTAGCCACGTTAATAATATTATTTGAGCTCATATTCACATTTGCGGAAAATACTCCTCCCGCGGCGGTTATGGTTGTGGTCAAATTAAGAGAATTATATGTGACATCCGCAGTAGTTGTACAACTCTGATCAGTTGCTCCCAAATATCCCCACTGTGTGGAGTTAATAGTCGTTAGTCCGATATTGCCTAGTTGGGACATGATAGTGCTGGTAAGACTGGTGTTAATGCTTGTAACACCAGACATAGCACCAGCAGATACAGTCACATCGGTACTCTGTAGTTTTCCAGAGATGTTTTGCCATGTGGTTAGTCTATCAACTGTCGAGCTATCGTATGTGACCGCACTGATGAGTGTGGCTAAATTAGCTGCTGATGTATTGGGTAAAAGAGACGTCAAACTGAAACTAGAAATGGTTGCAGATGATAGACTGTCTAGATTACTGTTATAAGCCTGTACATCTGTTCCTATCACCAGACCGAGGGAGCTTCTGGTTGTAGAGGCACTCGTATTGGTCAATAAGCTTCTTCCATACGCTTGTGTAACATCAGTCTTGGCAAAAGCAGATGAACTGGCGGCGTAGATCATTTCTCCCCCGGTTAAGCTTAGACTATTCAGAGATTCTATAAGCGCAGATTGTTGAATGAGTGCAGCCTTAGTTATCTTCTTATTAGTCGATACAGACACATCATAGATGAGAAGCTCATCATTGTCTTGGGGATCAGAAATGGTTGCTAAAGAGTCAAAATTAACCCCGGCAGATTCAATCTGACTGGCAAGATCGTTAATGATATTGGCCAAGTATGTATCAACATAAATGCTAAAATCTGTCGTTGACATTTTATTTTAGATAGGAATTTTTATACGACAATTTAGATCTGTTTTGCCACCGATTGTAATGCTTGGAGAAGGTTGCGAGCCTTGTTATGGTTTTCCAGAATAGAGGTAAGAACTCCAATATGAACCACCTTGTACAAGACAGGTTCAACCTTTTGTCCGACACGATTAATACGACCTCGAAGCTGGTCACGTGTGGCGGTGTTGCTGGGATAGACGGATGTGAGCATGACACTGAGTCGTGTCAGCGTGTAACCTTGAGATTTATTCTTTGGTACAATAACCACTTTGTAATCCGGCGTACGCCCCGACTCTACAGTTTCGTCGGTAAGAAAGATACTCTTATCACCCTGAATTAAAAATATATCCTTCTCGGTTAACGTTGTGTTTTGTAGTAATAGTTTATGTACTCTATTCTGATGTTTAAGGTTGCGAACAACAATCATAACTCCCCGCTCCTTTTTCAACATCTTTTTAGTAAGACGCACAAACATACGATCACACGCTTTGTAACAGATTTCAGCGGCTCTTAGCCAATCTCGGCTGTGAGGATTTGTATTGCTACCGCCCAAAGCAGGAGGAACGAGTTTTTGGTATTCGTTCTGTTCCTTTTCATCAAATGGCGCTACAACATTAGTGGTTTCTGTTCTGATGCCGGTAGTGATCTCTTTTGCAATCATGTTATTAGCGGCCGTCCAAAAGTTACGCTTGTTGACTTCAAAGGGTACAATCTGTTCTAGCCATCCGATAAGCTTTTCAGTCTTATTATCAACAATGGGAGTACCGGTTAGGCAAATAAACTCTCGAGCAAGGCGAGAAAGGTTCATACCCATTCCAGTTCTTAACGTCTGATTCAGAAACAGATGCACTTCATCAAAGATAAACACGCTATCTCCCGCATACATGGATAACTCGTCTCGACAGTTTTTGAGATGATCATGAAAAATGAGGTTGATGTGGTAAGGTTTTGGCTCACAACCTTGCGTAACCGATACTCCCACCTTGAGAAAAGGTTCCTTCTTTTTACTAATGTTTTTGAGAGGAATCATCACATTGGTTTTGATGTCGAAATACTTGATTTCTTCGATGATCGACATGGCTGATTCGGGTGGGAGAGTATAAATAATGTACTTGGGCAGTTGCTTATTCTTTCTGAGCCAACGAAGATAACTCAAAATTATTCTACTTTTACCAGAACCCAATAGAAGCCATAAAAACGAGCCACGCATGCCACGTTGATGATTACTGATCATATCCTGTAATGCAGTGACTTGGTACTCATAAGGCTTACGAGTTATGTCGCGAAATCTCATCTGCTTCCATCCCTCAACGTCTTTGGAAGAAATTTTTCCGAACAACTTTTGTTGTAGATGTTCACGTATCGTCCACAACAGTGGACCATTGGGAACTACAAAAGTGGCAGTGGTATTATTTGCCGGTCGTAATCCTCCCGGAATGATTGTACTGAGTTGAAGAAGTAGTTGGTGCACCTTTACATCATCGAGATTAACCGACATGTTTGTTGTACTACCTCCCTCGCGAGAGATTCTGTTCATCTCAAATTTGCTATTTGCTGTTGTGATATAAATCACTACCCGTTGTAAAACATGCCTGGAAACATCTTCAAACAAATCATCTACTTTTTGAAGAAAATTCTCTTCCACTCCGTCTCCAATGTATAGGATAGCTTTTCGCATGCTTCGCTTCATCTTTGAATGAATAGGAAATGAAATTGAGACATGGCGTGCTACTTCCCACTCTACAAGTTCATCACTGCCCTCATATCTGATTGCATAGTAGGATTCGTCGTCTTCGGTGACTAGATAAACACTCGCTCCTTTCAGACTGCTATCTGGACTTGAGGCTTGGCTTAGTGGTAGTCCACTGGTTAGGCGTTTGCGAGCAACATCGATCGCTTCTTCTTCCTGTTGTGCGGTAAGAGGTTTGTATGATGTTTTTCCACGACGAGCTAAAGGTTCGCGTGCTACCACAAATTCGAGAGGATTATCTGTTTTTAATGTGACTATTGTTTTAGCTCCTTTTACCATTATTTTCATCACACCGACAAGACCTGATAGCCACGAATCTGGAATCTCATATTCGAGGACATACTTCTTTTCCGAAATAGTAGCACGCTTCTTCTTTTCGATTTGGAGAGATGCTAGTATAAGTTTTTGTGCATATCTTGTCGCCTTAACAAACGGTCGGTCTTCAAAGTCTGGCGTGTAACTGCTTCTGATGTGACGAGGATTTACACCGGTTACCTCGAAAAAGATTTTGTGAAATAGGGGTGCAAAAGGTTGTCCGATCGTCTTAATATCATTGCGAGTCTCATTCACAACATCAGAATCAAAATAATATGCGATGGACGGAAGCCAATGTTGATCAATGCAATGATAATAAGGCATAACTTTGGGACGGTATTTTGCGACGTTTTGGGTAATTTTGCTTGCCCATCCGCGAGCCAATCCAAGATCGGTCGGAAAACTCCTTAATTCATCTAGCATAACGGAACAACTTTGTAGAATATCTTGTTCATACTCAAGCGTGTATGGTTCCACCCCAACCTTCTTCTTATAGTCGACGATGTTGCCGATCTGCGTTTCGTAAGCGTATTTGGCAACATCGAGCCAATCGTCAATAACCTTTTGAGAAGGGGACCACTCCTTTACTCTCTGTGCAAGCAGTGCGCCAGAAAGTAACGAGAATAGCTGATGATAACGTTCTGATGGCAATGAGCTATCTTCATAGATAGAAACGGCTAAACGTTTTGCTGATGATTCAAGACCTGATACAAATCGCTGAATATTTGGCACAAAAGCGCCAGGATGTTTCATCAGAGTTAGAATAATCCATTCCAGCAATTCATCACTCTTGACTAATACATTTCCACCCATATCGACCTGTTCAGGGGTGAAGCGAATCAGCTTTTGCAGAAAAGATTTGTAAGCTCCAGCAGTGAATCCCTTCGTTTTAGCTTCAAATAGATCATTATTCGTGTTCAGCTTACTCAGGTGAACCCTTTTTCTCGAGACACGAAATCCGACCTCCTGGGTATCTTTTACTTGCCAAACTTTCTTTTCTTGTTCGTATGTCTTGACGATGCTAGGAACAACGAGAATCTCTTTCTTGCCTCCTGTTCCGCCTTTTAATAATTTTCCCTTTCCGACATCTATAATTAGATCGTCAAACTTTGTTACTACCTTATACGAGGTTGAGATTTTCCAAAACGTCTTCAAAATAGCCAGCGTCGATGTCTTGCCGGTATACTCGATAACAGTGTCATTAATATAAGACGGATACAAATATTCGCTAGACATCATTTCGTCCAACACGTTTGGTGGAAGATATGCGACGAAAATACTACCCTGTTTTTTGCTGGCATCACCTGTTCCGGGCTGAAGGAGTTGAAGCTGATCCTTCTCTTCGAAAAAATCGTTATTGTTTTCGCTAATTTTCAGCCACAATTCCCTACCTTTTACGGACATGTTGGAGAAAAACTCTATCCCACCTAGTTTGATCAAAAACTGCTTCCAGATATTGGGAAAGGCTCTCATACGATCGAGAATACCTTTTGATGGTGGTACATCTCTGTTCATAATCCTTATTACGGCATCTTTTGTTCCCGCATGTGTTCCGATCAGCACGTCGCCCTTTCTAGCTCCCGATGAACCGACAGATACTCGTTTCATTTCCATCTCTGCCTTTTCTTGTGAGATATCACGTGTGATATCACTTTTTCTGGCAAGTCGTTCAGACATATTCTTGTCTAGATATTCCGGTTTCAACGTCTCGCAATACAGCTTTACTTGGTCGGTATTCATGGTCATTTTGTTTTGGAAAAGTTAATTAATAAATTCATTTTTTATACTGTTCACAGCTTATATAAGTTGGAGTTAACTTATATAAGTGAGTTAAATGCCGGCCCACCTATCATATTCTTCCTTCGATGGATGATTTGGTTGATTTGGATGAGAGAAATTCGAATCCAACTGTAACTGCCCTTGTGAAGGCTGGTTTTCAGTATACTGATAACTCTCATGGGAAGAATTAGTCTTAAGTTGCTGAATTTTGCTATTCATATGGTCGTCTTGATAATAATATTCTCTACCACGGTATACCGGTTTATCGCTCATTTATTACAAGCAAGAAAAAATTATGCTGAACCGAATCCGGCAAAGTCCCACTCCGCCCATGATTTATAATGGGGACAGTTGGTGGGAGGAAAATCCATGTCTCCGGGACTAATGGTGGTCCATTCTCTATGTTTAGGCATGGGAGCGTATTCAGTCAAGCCATTCTGATAGTTTTTCCATACCTGTTCTGTATCTTGACAGACTTGACGACGACCTGCGTCGGCCTGAGAACAGACACATTTGCGGTATCCCTCTCCACAGTTCTTCTTCTTGGCTACCAGAACGATCAGAACCACGATGGCCAATAACGACAACACGACGTATAAACCAACAGCTCGTTTTTCGTTTGTGTTCATTTTATTTACAGTTAACATTTTGTTCACAGATTATTATTTTCCATAAAGGTATGTTTCAACCATTGTGAATCTGGTTGATAGGGTTTGAGATTCCAAGACTTGTTCTGAACAAAATGGTTGAAGTACATTGTGTCCTTAACCGATCGTTCCTTGTTGTTACGGTCGATACACGTTGGACCACACTCGTTGTATGTGGTACCCTGTAGAGGCGCATAATCTGTTTTAGCTCCACAGTCCGAGCATCCTGTTTGATCATAATTAGACATTTATTGTGATGAAGATAATAAATGAGCATTGTTTTGATAATGTTGGTTATTTTATTCGTCTTATTTTTAGTGTATTGTCGAAGTAAGATTATGCTAAATTATGAAGGATTCAGACATAGTTATAATTCATTAGCAAAGAAGCTGTTCAATACACTCAACGAAGAGAGACTTGAATGGTGGCCTGCTGAAGGTACATTAATCGGCATACTAAGATATGGAAAAAACTTCGAGAACCTGCCTGATTTTGGCCCTATCGGTACAGATACAGACATAGATATCTTTGTACGTGCTGATACGGATGATGAATGGCTCAATATCTGTACAAAAGTTGTAGAAGCATTACAAAACGTTTGTTTTACACATAGTAGCACAAGCGGTACAAATGTGCTTAATAAGTGTTGCATCGAAACTGATAAATTTCTAATACTAGATCACTATCCCTATTTCGAAAAGTTGCACATCGATATGCACCGATATATTGTAAATGAGGAGAATAACACCGCTAGTTGCACCACGCATTATACTGAAAACAGCTATCCATTTCAGAAATGGGGTGGGGCGGTTCCCTATCGGGGTATGATCGTGTCTAATGATGGATACCTGGTTAACGGCCGTTTTGAAGATATTATTGTACCCTGTGCGTATGATTCGATAGGACTCCTTTCACAATGGAATCGTGCTGAGTATGAACCGTCTACATTACGATTGCCGATTGGAGGAATGTACCGCGCCAATATGGGATTGTTTATAATGTCAGAAAAGACACCACAGTTATCACAAAGAGATAAAGACCATATATATGATCTGTGGAAAAATTTGCAAGCAGAAGGATCGATTTGTTTTGTTTTGTAATATAAAATATGTTTTCAGTTACATGTAGATTCTGTCATCTACCGATTCAGAGGAGCAGAGTTACTCCACATTATCGTCGACAGCACAAAGCTGATGACCTACGTAGTTTCAATCCTTCTATTGAAGAAGAGGTAGCAACGGAGTTAGATATAATGATAGAACGTGTTGTTAGTGAAAGCGCAAGCGAGAGCACTAGTGAGAACACGAGTGAGAGTATGAGCGAGAGTGAAAGCGAGAGTGAAAGCGAAAGGAGCGAGAGCAAAAGCGAGAGTAACGATTGTATCATGTGTCTAGAGTCTCATGACACATGCTTATTTCCGTGTAATCATACTAGTTCTTGTCGTAACTGTTTGTTATCTTGGTGGAGGCAGTCTTATTATTCTCCCAGATGTCCAATGTGTAGGGTAGAGGTGGAAGAGATTTACGATAATGGAGTTATCGATACGATTACACTTCGCTTCTGGCAGAGATGGAGGGAACAACGTCTTGGAGGAAACCGTAGGAATCGTATGCCCTCATTTATATAGTTTTACGGTTACCTGTTCCAAAAAAGTTAGGAAAGATACGCGTGTTTTCCGAAATCCTAGCCTCTAGAGCGTACTTGTGTGCGACCTCTTCTAAAGCTTTTGGGTAATCATCATCCGGCACATCATCGATAGAGTACAATCGTAGAAACTTCATTGTCATCGGTCCGTTGATATACCCCAAAATGTCTTTAGCCGAAGGACGATCTTCCCAATCATTTTGCAGAATATAAGTGACCAAATCACAAAATACCTCATTAACAGGACACTGCACTACGTCTTTGAATATTCTTCTTCTAATCCATTCTGGACTAGATACAGCAATGGTTTTAATTATTCGCTGTCTTGAATCGGCACGTTCACCGCGTTTTTGAGGCAGAAGCCAAAATTCCGAATCCATTAACATCTGGGACTGATCTAAAAAAAATACATCCATTATCATCGCTCCCAATGCCCAAATATCGGTAGCGCGACACATTTTCCACGGTTTACGAACACGAGTTAGATCTCCATATATCAGTTCTGGAGACATATATATGATCGTTCCAGCAGGTTCTCGTTGACATTGTATGTTAAATTTTAAGCATGACGATCCGTAGTCGATATAACGTGTGTTAAGAGTTTCAGGGTCGATCAATACATTATCAGGTTTAATATCCCTATGTACAACTCCCATGCTATGAAGAGCATAAAGACCTTCAACAAGCCTTTTAACGATGAGCATCTTCATCGCTGGTGTTATATGATTATTTTGCAGATAGCTAAATAGCTCAAATGTACCGGGGATGTATTGTATCATAATGCCACGAACTTTGTGGTTGCGAAACTGAATGTTTTCCACACAGACCAAATAAGGATTGCAGTGTTTCTTGATATGGCGCAGAACATTAGCCTCGCGTCTAGCTTGTTCTTGACCTTCCTCGCCTTTAGGAATCTTGACAACGTATAGCTCTCCCTTCTTATTCTCAACTAGGATAGCTTTGCCGAATCCTCCTTCTCCGAGTTCTTTGACTATTTTCATTTATTCCAAAAATGAAAATTATTGTTTACCCCAATTTGTTCAAATGCAAATTCACACGATCCTATGTAAAGACACATTTCCTTTTACTACCTCTGTTTGTGGCTGGGTGAAGACTTGTCGCACGCAAGGAAAGATGTCATTTATCGAGTTGGTCGACGGTTCCTGTGACGATCATCTTCAACTGGTCTACAAAGGACGCACGTCTGTTAGCACTGGTTGCGGTTTGAAAGCGAAAGGAGAGATCAAACTAAGTCCTGCTGAGGGCCAAAGGCTAGAAATGTTTGTTACAGAGTTAAAAACTTATCCTCATGATTCTTCAACACCGATCGCTAAGAAGGACATTTCAGACGACGTTTTGCGCATTATGCCTCATCTTCGCACCAAAACGTCGACCTATTCCGAAGTGGCACGCGAGCGTCATCGAGCCATGATGAGGATTCATAAATTTATGGATGATCAGGGTTTCTTCTGTGTTCACACTCCAATCATCACCACATCTGATTGTGAAGGAGCTGGAGAAGCTTTTCGTGTTATGAGCGATGATGAGCTTCTCCAGCAGTGTTCGGGGAAAGCCGAGGTCGAAAAGTTTTTCAAGCGTGATGCTTTTCTAACAGTTTCGGGACAGCTACATGTCGAAGCCAGTTGTCTAGCGCTATCTAGAGTCTACACATTCGGTCCAACCTTTCGTGCCGAACACTCGAAAACAAACAGGCATCTAGCTGAATTCTGGATGGTAGAGCCGGAAATGGTTTGCCAAACTCTGGATGAACTTCTTGACTTTACCGAATCCTTTGTTAGAGCAGCAGTGGGAAAAGAACTACCGGTGTTTGAGCGTATCACTTACTCCAAAGCGGTTGAAATTCTCACTGCCACGGACGAATGCAAGACTCCCATCGTGTGGGGAGAAGATCTTTGCTCTGAGCATGAGAAAATTTTGACGCAAACAATGCCTTTCGTATTTGTTACCCATTGGCCCAAGTCTCTGAAATCTTTTTATATGAAGGCAACCGATGAGACAGTAGAATGCTTTGATCTACTGGTCAAGGGAGTCGGTGAGCTGATCGGAGGAAGTATGCGCGAAGATGATCACGATACTCTTTTGCAACGCATGACCGAGCTGAAAATGGATATTCCGACCTATCAGTGGTACCTGGACCTTCGCAAATACGGTAGCCTTCCTCACGGCGGATTCGGTATTGGGTTTGAACGACTTATGATGTATCTAACTGGGAAACAGGCCCGTGACACGATTCAGTTTCCTCGCACATATCAACATTGCGATATGTAGATGTGTTTACGATTACAAATAAAAAACTATGAATAAATGAGTATGATAACGCGTTTAGGTCGGCACCCAGACAGGGAAAAATACGATTTCAACGAACCGTATGAATCACGCTATTTTAGCGGAAACGATGTTGTTAAGCAATTTGTGGAGATCGGAAAAGATATTGCCAGTGTCAAATCCAGTATACAGGATATGAAAGATGATACAGATACAGTTCATACACAACTGAACTATGTACTTTATCTGCTTTTACGCAAAGCATATGATGACTGGTGGGGGAATGACAAAGAAGCGGAGACTATACTTCCTATCGCTGTCCCCATTCTTCTCAAAGCCGGTGCTGATCCTCGATTAGTACTTGATTGGAAGTTTATAATCTATCCAAAGGGACCCAAGGATCAAGCCAAAGTAGATTACTATAAGGAAAAAATTCTGCCGAGTGTCATAGCTTTTGCTTCCCGCGTCGGAAAATCCATCGCTCTTCAGGGACGTCTTTCACAAGGATCTAGACTTCCTAAAGCGATCGCTGATAAGATAGCAAAAATGGCATATAGTTCCAGGTCTCCTAGATCTTCTAGACGTAGGTCTTCTAGACGTAGATCCAGGTCTTCTAGCCGTAGATCTAGCCGTAGGTCTTCTAGCCGTAGGTCTTCTAGCCGTAGGTCTTCCAGACGTAGATCTTCCAGACGTAGATCTTCCAAACGCAAATCAAAATGAAATTTCCTTCCTTCTTTTATCTCTCATCGAGATGCCCGATTGCACCTGCAAAATCACAGATTACTTTATCTTTCCTCTTCCCTGTGTATACAGCAACGTTACAGCCGTGTGTAAAGGATGTTGCTGTTGTGATCAATGCCAAGTTGATTTTGGCATGTGGTTCTTCGTTCCCTGTGTGGTTTGTCACGATTGCGAGAACGAGAGCACGCACTCTCCTTCCCAGCAGAGGATGGTCCGATAACTAATTTAAAAATGTTTTTGAAATGATAAATGTCTGACATCAAGCAACTCTGCCGAAACATAGATAACAAACCGAGTCCCGTATCTGAATTTGAGTGTTTGTCGATGGAATTGGAGTTGGTGAAAAAGTCCACTCCGAGGCTGAATGGTCTGTACAGCTCGTTGGAGCGCATACCTGGTGGCCGAAGTAAAAGCGATCAAGTGATGTATGAGATCATCCCAAAGATTTTGAGACGAAGGAGATGATTATACTTAATTTCCCTTCTGCTATTGCTGTGAAAGTTTATGAATAAATTGAAATTAAATTCTATTACAAACGTAATTAGAAATGCAACACGATGAAGAAATGGGCATCCACGGTGTTTACATCGTGGGAGGCTATGTAAGAGATAAGTTTCTAGGTGTGAAATCGAAGGATATCGATTACGCAGTCGAAGCCGACTCTTTTGAGGCTATGGAAAAGTGGGTTGGCAAGTATGGGAGAATCTTTGTATCCAAACCCGAATATCAGACTATTCGAGCTTTCATGGCTGGGGAACCTCGTGATTTTGTTCTGTGTAGAAAGGATGGTCCCTATTCGGATAAACGTCGACCAGACTACACTGTACCCGGAACGTTGTTGGATGATCTTGCTCGACGAGATTTTACTGTTAACGCGATGGCATTAGATGTGAACGGTGGGTTGATCGATCCGCACAACGGTGAGAAAGACATCAAGTCTCGCTTATTAAGATGTGTAAATTCTCCACAGGTTCGTTTTCGTGAAGATGCGCTACGAATGTTGCGTGCAATGCGTTTTCACATTACCAAAGGGTTTGTTCTAGATAAAGAAATCATAGATTGTCTAGAAAGCGACGAGTTCTGTGATCTGCTAAGTTCTATCGCTGAGGAACGAATTAGAGAAGAGTTGACAAAGTGTTTCCAGCACTCAGTTCAGAAAACGATCAATTTTTTACATGATTATCCAAAGGTGATGTCAGCTTGTTTTGCGGGAAATCTCTGGCTTCTTCCCACTAGTAAGAAAAATTGAAATTTTATTCCAATTTTGGGAATAAAATCGACATGGACAACGATCGAGTTCGTCAAACTATACTTGAAATGTTTGAACAGCGAGGATACACAGATATCGATGACACGGATGAGAATTGTATTTTGGCTACCAAGCCGGATGAAATGAAGATCTGCGCGTTTCCTAGTATCATAACAAAGTTGAATATATCTGAAATACATGCACATATCGCAAAAATGGAGGAAATGAAGATCAAACATTCTCTAATCGTGCACATCGGTACTCCTACGTCGGCAGTAAATAATATCGTCGATACGGTGCCGAACATGCGAATGACCATTGAGCTATTTCACGCAGATGATTTACAGTTTAACATTACTAAACATTATCTACAACCTAAATTCGAACTTGTAAAGGGAGAGTTCAAAGAAAAGAATAAACTCCCTTCTATGTTGCGTTCAGATCCGATTGCGCGTTTTTACAACTATCAGAGGGGATCAGTTGTTAAGGTAACTCGGCGTAACAGCACCGTATCCTTTCGAGTCGTTAAGTAACATTAACATCCGATCCATTCTACACAATCGGTATCTTTTCCTAACGGACAATCTTCGGCCGGAACACAATCAGACTCGGGAGGTTTGTCAAATCCATAGTCTCCATCACACATTACATCATAAGCTACATTCCAAAAATCGTTATGAGTTCGTTTTCTTCCCGAACAACAACAGGCACAATTAAAGCAATGACAATCATTCCATAACAAATGAGACTTGATGCGAGTACCATCACCAAGGCAAGCTACTGCGCATGTCGAACCTGACCATCCTGCGAAAGGTTTACCAGGCACCTTTTTAACCGACGAACAGTCACATTGTGCATGGGTTCGATTGTGGTTCTGAATATTTAGGAAACAGACATTGCGTGAAGCATCAAATTTAGTGCCGGCGCACTGATATTTTTTACACAGTTCAGTACATTCTTTCTCAGACTTGGCTGTATCCGGTATCCATTGATCAACATCACAGACCGGATCTTGAGCCCACGTGTCTGGACCGCAAGAAACGCATAAAGAACCATTTTCACAGGTGGGCTCATCAGGTCCTCCTTCACATGGATTAATACATTGAGATCCCAATGCATTTTCTTCCTGTAAACAAACCGGAAGTTCAGGCTTATCCATATTGACTCCTGTGTTTGGATTTCGACATTCCTGTGGCCAGAAAGGAGAAGGACACGTACACTCTTGTTTATCCTTATCATAACCAAAGTGACCACAAGAGTTGGAAATCAATGTACAAGTTCCCTCAAAGTCTCCACCGGGAGACTTTGCTACGTTGGTACTATCACAGTTGCATGTGCAAGTTCCAGGAACAACACAGTCTCTGGTACAGTTATCTATTCCTCTTGAATTATAGGATAATGAGGAATAGCATGGATCTAAATGGCAGGTGAAGGGATCTCCTGGTAACTCCGAGAAAAACTGCCCACCAGCGGTAGAAGGACACGAACAGCTAAACCACGGATTTCCATTCTCATCCTGATCGTACGGGGTATACTGATACAGAGAGGATGTATCACATTTTGCTTGCTCCTTGGTCGGATCCCACTCACATGATTGGATTGATGATGGAGAGCATTTTGTCGCTGTAAGAGTATTTTCCGGCTGAGTTAATGTATGAGAACTTACACTATCGTTCTGACATGCCAAACGACTGGTACAACCGGTTGAAGGATCAGCAAACAGATTGGGGTAAAGACACTCACACTTCCAACATTGATTGTTGCCGGGAGTAATTTCATTACAGTATGCTGGGTCGAATACCCATAGATATCTACCAGTATATTCGTTACACACCTTTCCGGCTGGATTTTTATCCTTCGGTAGACACCAATTTCCTTTTGGAACATTGATACCGTTAAAATGTCGGTGTCCATCAGTTTCAACTGTAACACACTCATATTCCCCCAAGGAACATGCAGAACACTCGTTATCGCTTCCAGGAGTACATGGAGTAAGCTTATTCCAACAGCCATCAGTGGGATGGTTCGGATCCGGCAAAGATGTGGGTGCGATTTTTGGAAACGGATTAAAGTTAAACTTCACGCTCTTTTCCGGGGCTATGATTAGTAGAACAGAAATAACGATAGCTCCCAAAATGACTACAGCTAAAAAAACGAACACATGCTCATTAAGTACATTAAATGTTTTAGTCATTTATTGTACTACACAAATATTTTTACCTACTTTTGCATACGGTCAAGCTTTCGCTTGTTGTTTAGAGAAATAATGAGGGCTACGATCGCTAGAATTAGGATGATCACACAGATGACTACCCAAGCGATGAACATTTTTTGTATCGTGTCCATTTATCCTTAGCGGAAAAATAACTTTACTTATGTCTTACATTCACATCGATATCAACGTGTCTCTCTCCCGTGTGACTTTCGCTACCGCCTTCAACTTCTTTTTCTCCCCAGCCCAGCAGTTTCTTAATTATCCATCCACCGATGATAAGAACCAGTAACCCGATGATAATCCACACTAGCACTTTCTTAATATCGTTCCAGAGACCGCTCGGGAGAGAAAAAAAGTGTCCAAAGGTTGCACCCACTGCACAACCAAAGTTGCACTTGTTACAGCCTAGCGATTGTCCCTTTGCCGTCTTCATAATCTTTCCACTACACCATTCAGAACAATCATCTCCTTGGCTGTTAGCACAACCAACACAGCGAGGAACGCAACCACTGGCATTCTTGCAAGCGGGAACTCCGCTGGTGATAACTTGTCCATTCTGCTTGCACTGATAGCTATTTGGCTGAACAGGGCATGCTCCCGGATTTTTACCCCCACAATCATTATAAAGTGAGGTTGCATCAACGTCATATGATCCAGGATAGCAGTTTTGTGGATCTTTTTCACAAGTTGCATCGGTTGCATTGGGATTACATGCACATGCGTCGGAGAGCTTTAGCGGAAGCCAATAACCAGCGCTATTAGAAGCATCGATAAAATCTTGACATAACACATCTGTACAGGTATCACATTCGGCAGCTGATGAAATAATACTTTCCTGTGGTTGAAGATCATTATCATTACACGTAAGAGCACGTACTTTACACTTTTTTCCATCGGATGTTGTACTAAAACAACCGCTCATAGCGCTTTCTACTCCTTTGACAAAATCATACAGGTCCTTAGCCGCTAATACGATCAGAAATAATACAACCAGCTTTAGCCAGTTATCTTTAATCATGTCGGCGAGCCATTTGCACTTTTCTTCCAGCCAACCCATTGCATCTCTCATCACCTGAGAAACTTTGTCACTCCACGCTTCTTTCTCCGCCTTTGGAGCGTCAGGATCAGGTTCGGGTCCTGCACCCTCATTTACCTCATCCACGAGCCGACTTTTAGCATCCATAAACTGTTTTTCGGCGCCATCGATATCCCATCCATTTGCTCGAGCTTTATTCATAAAGTCGTCATAATTGTCACAACAACCGTCAAAACCAGAATCTTTACCAAACTTTCCCCAGTCATCTACGGCTGCCCTAAATTTACCCCGTGGAGAGTCATCAAATGCCTGTTGCGACTTGTCTAAAAGCTCCTTTCCGGCATCTGTGTCTAGTGCATCGCCAAAGATGGGCTTATATGCGTCTTCTAGCCGTCCGTTAAGCTTGTCATCCTGATAATCTTCCACATCTATGTCTCCATTTGGTCCCTTCATCGTCCAATGACCATCATCACTCTTAGCGAACTCGTCCACTGTTATACCCTTTAGATCTAATTCTTCTTTCAAATCTTGGAATGCAGCTCTAGCAGCGTCTTCACTCTCTTTCGTGGCATCTACAAGAGCATCTAGTAGATCAGCGATTCTGTCGAAATCTCCTGCTTCATCCATATTTATTTAGAGTATCAAAACTTTTTCAGCTAAAATAAAATGACAACAACTATTTCCCCCGATCAATACTGTAAGAACCCACAAGAATATGCCAATTTTCCAGGTCTGACTGAACAGACTAAAAAATATTGGGCCCAATACTGTAAACTTAAGAAGCAGATTTCAAACCAACCGATGCCAAGTCATAAGGATCTCGCTCAAGGAACGGAGGCCGCATTTAAAGGCATGATCGAAGGTTTGTTAAGTCCGTCAGCTCTAGAATTCATCGGCATTCTTAAAGGAACAACTATCTTGTATAAAACGGCTAAAGAAGCGGCCGGTAAAATGATTCGTGATGGTCTATCGAAAGATACATTAGAAGCAGCTGAAAATTTCATCCAAGAGGGAGGTGATGAAGCGGTAGCAAATGCGACTGCAGTTACATCTGAAATGATTAATGACATAGCCTTTGTTGACATTGAAGTGGCTCTTGCAGCCGGTTATGATACTAGTGATATGGTGCTAGCAAGCTTATTCAAGTTTTTTGATATGATTGGAGATATCTTTGAGGCTGCCATGATTGTTCAGTTGATCGGTATGGTTCTGGATGCGTGGGATCCGTGCGACCTTGATTCACAGCTAGATAATGAGCAATTGGCGATTTTTAGCCAAACGTTTAACGATCAGTTTCGCATCGCTGTGCTGGGACAGATCGGCGCTACCCGAGATTCTTACGGCACGACAGTGTTAAACGGTGTTTGGCCAGTAGAATACTATCCGGACCAAACAATTCTCCAACCATACAAAAAGGAGTATTATAAGAAGGTTGGAACACAGCTCATGCTTAATTACCTAAACAACTTGCAGTTCAACAGTTGTGGACAACCGATACCAAAAACACGTGGAGGATCAGGAAAGGTATTTAGCAATGATACTATCACCAATTTTGATAAGAACACGCTCATATATTTTTCTGATAATAATACGGTGGTAGCCAACTGGTTATACAAGTGGTGGCCAATTCTTGCAGGTGTGATTATCGTTTTAATTGTTTTGTTTCTGGTAATAAAAAGACATGAGCGATCAAACTGATTGTCAAGAAGGATTTACAGCTCTAGATTTATTGCATGCTCAGGCTTATGCCGACGCTCAGATAGCAAAGATGAAGTGCACTGATCCTGAGATTGTAGAAAAGGTCTGTGCGGGCAATGCTGGAGGAGGTCAGTGCATTACTTGGAACCAGGATAATCAGGCAATGACATTTCCGAAACCGGAAAGCTATTATATTAACAATAGTTGCAAAACTGATACTGATTGCTATCAAGGAAAGTGTGTCGGTGGAAAATGTATCTGCCAGACAGATAGCGATTGTATACAGGGTAGTAGCTGTTTATCGGATCCTAATGCTCCGCAGACAAAGGTGTGTGCATATGCTCCTAGCGATGTAGCAGCCGGCCATTGCTTATTCACCAATGCTAACGCTTGCTTAACCTATGGAGACGTTCCTTACACGTGCAACTGCGGAGCATATGGAAACTCGCCGGGAAATTGTGAACCCAAACCGAAAAAAGATCTTAAACCGTATTTAGAATGGCACCTAGATAAGAATAACCAAGGAAAATGCATTCTGGGAAACTTCACTCTACGACAGTGGTGTGAAAATCCATGCACTCGTTGTGTTAAAAATAAATCAACAGGAAAATATCCTCCAGCATGTTACTCTGGACCTAACAGTAGAGGTGTTACAGACGTTCCACCTTTCTACTACGATGCTAATAAGAGTGCTTGTTATATGACAAAGGATTACTGTGACTGGTACGCGATGGATTATAATAAAAAGAGCTGTTCTAGCAATGCTGACTGCCCGGGCAATGATAACTATTGTGATACGCGTAGCGAACAGCCACATTGTACTGGACCTGACGCAAAATGTTACTTACCGTCGGGAGACAAGCTAGCTGAGTTTATTGTCGGTAAAACCCTTTTTTACATGATGAAAAAGGGAACCACCTGCCAGAAAGAATCCTATCAAGGTCCTGAGGTGAATAAGCTACAGGATATGACTAAAGAGATTGGTAAACAGTTTAGCCAGACTTCTACCATCGCATGTGGCATGTACGACAAAAAACTGATTAGATCTCGCAAGCTGGTTGGTAAAGATTTTGCTGGACCTGGTATCAATCTGTATACGTTTCAGAAAACAGATGACAAGTTTGTAACTGGATTTGATCCGGATGAGGTGGAAAAGAAGTATCCAGACTGCGTTGAAAGACATCCTGACGGCTCAGTCTTCATCTGTGTTGATCGTAATGAGATCAAAGGTGATAAGAACCTAAAAAGAATCTATCTAACATTAAATTCCGGTGATTGGATGTCAAAGATGATCTTTTGGGGAGTACAACTTGGACAGATGAGGAAGAAGAATAATATATCTGTTAATAAATGAGTGGTCTAGATAATCCTCAGTACGAGAAATCTGTGGTAACAACATCAGTGATAGGATGGATCGTGCTATTCGCCAGCGCGATCGGTTGTTTGACTTGGTACACGTCAAAAGGAACAGGGCAGATATCCAACAACCAGCAGTCGGAAGATAAGATCACTGCGATCGACGAGGCGATGAAATCATCCTTGGGTCCTAACTGGCCTTATGTGGTTCTTGTACTGGTTATATTCATAGCTGTGATGCTGGGTGCATTATATTATGCAGGGCAGAAGGGGCAGATTAACATCACATTGAGTGATACAGCTGCTAGCCGACTTAACTGGATTTTCCTCGTATTCACGATAATTTTCGGTATCTTTATGATCATATTGGCAATCAGACAATGGACAAACTATAAACGAGAACAAGATAATGGTGACACACCCAACTACCAGCCAAACATCAGTCAGAAGAAAAAGGATAATCAGATTTTGGCTATCATCGGTCTAGGACTGCTGGCTTTGGTGATAGGAGGATTAGGAATTTGGTACGTATTTTTCAGATCAAAATGAAAAAAGAGTGAAAATAGAAATCTTTATCGAAAAATGGAAAGGAAATGGCTTGAACAAGTACAAACCAAGGTGCAGTTCTACTACCATCTCAATAAATATATTGATAAAGATTACCAGCTTGATGATCACATTTATCTATTCACTTTCCTCCTTTATGGACAGACAGCGATAAATAAGAATGACATAGACATATTTGTAGAGGCGCATTTTTCTAGCGGTTTTGGGGATGTTTTTAACGCTATCAAAACCTGTGATAAACTTCGTAGCTTATACGGATACAATGCTAGATTGGTGACTTTTAATGATACAGATGGGAACGAAGATGATGATACGATCAGAAACTTTCTCCGTGGTTCTTCCTACAATGTTTCCATTATTAAGGAAAGCTCTCTGACCCGTTTGAGAAAGAAAAAGGCAAGATTAACTTTCAAAGTAGCTCTCCCTGATAGAACTAACGAGATCGAGATGGATTATTACATAAGAATCGATGAATATAATGGTTGGAGATTTATGAGACATGGAAAAGGGCGGATACCACATCGTTCGATGGTGATAGAGATGTCTGCCGGTATCGGCACGGGTAGATGGAAATTTCCCTCCACAGGCTTACTACTAGGCTCAAAGTGTGCCGTCGAGAATTTGGACGGGTACTTCTATTTTGCTTATAACTCACAGCCTGATGATGACTTTTTCAATCTCGATACATTGGCTAAATACTTTTTTACTATAATCGAGAAGGAGCGAAAGAGGGAAACAATCGCTATCCATCTTGTTGGCACGTCAGCGAAGTGTGTACGGTCTCTAAAGTGGGATGAGATTCAAGGTAAAATTCTTCCGGCATCAGACGATGGCCAGGTTGTAGTGGAGGTGAAAAACGGTCCTTTGGTTACGATCATTATCCAAGGTAAACTTGTACATAAAGATTTCATATCTCTCTTAGCTAGAAGTCAAGAACCAGTGCTTGTCAGTGGCGACCAGAGTTTCACAGAAGCAATCGAATTCAATAAGCTATTCTTCTACCAGCTCCAATCTTGGAAAGAGGACTTGTACAATGCATATCTAAAAATTTGCAAATTGGTGTCGGAGGAGAAGACTGTAGGAGTGAAAAGAACAAGACATGGATCTGTTACACACCCTTTCTATCATTTTCAAACTAACACAGTTCCTTTCGATCGGCTCCTAGACAAACAACCGGAAATGACTCCTGCACAATTGGCAATGTATCTGAATACTAACTGGGATAAGATTCAAGAAGAAAAAAGGGTAGTTTATGACACGATTAAGGAGATGTACGATATCTCTCCCGCCATAGACTCTGTTTTGAAATTCACTATCGTGGGCCAAGAAATGTTCAAGGAGTTTATGAAGTTTATGCAAAGGTTGTATTCGACGCCAAAAGTTACAGAAAAGCTTGTGAACGAGTTTCAGATATTAAAAATGAAATTGGAACGTAAACATCAGAAAAGATAAATGCAAGCTGTTGAACTTCAGAATAAGATCGAATCTTATCGGCCTAAAATTGCGAGCGCCAAAAGGATGCTCAGCCTTATGATACCGAATACAGACATGTGGAAAGTTGCTCTTAGACATCTATATCAATTAACAAAAGAGCTGGAAGAGTTAAATGAGCGTTTGGATCGTTTACGTCCGATAGAATAATTTTGTTTTATAACCGAAAACAAAATATAACAAATGCAGTGTGCTATCTGTTTGAATAAAATCGAAAACGTTCTATTTCTCACATGTGCACATGGATTCTGTCGAAATTGTGTTATCATGCTGATTAAGAAGAGAACAAGAAAATGCCCAATCTGTCGGACCAAAATAACTTGGACTATCCCTCAGATCAGCTGTTGTGCAAGATAATGATAGCTAGCGTGAGAGCTACTGCCAGTCCAAGTAGAACCACGTAATTTAACATTTATTGAGCCTAATATTAAATTTCCAATACACGATCGAACACTCCGGTGGTTACCTGATGTGCAATTACGATAACAATTCTGTTGCCAAAATTATTTCGTATTCCCCCTATCACTACCTCGGTCAAGCCTTGATCGATTGAAGCTGTACACTCATCCAATAACAACATGGGAGAGTTAAAAATTTCTGCCAGTGCTAGCGTATAAGCCAGTACGACACGACTGAGCTCTCCGCCACTTAACATGTTTATGTCGGCTTCCATTCCTTTGTAATCGATTTGAAGATTGATCTGTGGCTTAGTACTCTTCTTTGTCTGTTTAAACGGCAATAGCCTGACCACAATAGGATCAGAAGGGAAAAAGATGTCCAGATATTCTTGCGCATGGGCATTGATCGAATCGATAATGTTCATAATGGCGATGCTTTCGGCTTGAAGAATTTTATCCTTGAGTAAAGTGGACGCTGCGTAACGGGAGCGACAATCCTTTTCTTCTTCCTTAAGGTTTTCAACCTTATCTACCCATTCCCGATAACGTGCAAGCTCTTCTCGGTAATGCTTATATCTATCGATATTGGCTACATTTTCAGCATAGCGAGAAGAATCTGCATACAATTTTTCCAACTCTTCCGTCTCATTTGCTAGTTCTAGCTCAATTTCGTCCAAATCACGTACTGGTCCATATTCTTTCACATATGTATCTTCATTCGTAACGATAAGCTCCTTATACTCTTTTAATTCAGCGCAAAGGGTGCGGACTCTTTTCTTACATTCGGCCATTCGTTCCTTATTGCGTCTCTGAATTTCTATTGTTTTTCGAAGTTCTTGTTCATCAATGCTATCGGCGTTGCTAGCTTCCTTTAGCTTCTTTCTCAGAGTCTTAATTTTAGTTCGCTGTTGTTCTAAGCTGTTTTTCATCATAGTGAAAGACCCAGAATAGTTTTTATCTCTAATATTTACTTCCAGCTTCTTGATCTTTTTCTCCAATTCACATTGCGTACGTTTATACTCTGTCAGATCTTCAACAATCTCCTCTGCATCATCCTTGGTTGGTAGTTCCTCTTCATATTGCGATTCTATGTTTCGAATCTCTTTCTGAATTTCTTTACGTCTTTTTAGCCTACTTTCAATATCTGGTACCTGGCATTCTAGACGATTGATCGTACGATTTAGACGACTGATATCTCTTTTTACGTCATCAATGTCTTCATCCTCATCTTCTATCTCATTATCGAAAAGATGTAACTCATTATTTTGAAAACGTAATGAAGCTTCACATGAAGGACACGTATATAACTCTTGTTGCAATAATAATCTTGATAATCGCGCCTTCTTTTCATCCAATGTGTTTCTGGATTTTTCCAGCTCGAGTTTATCGTTGGAAAGTCTTTCTTCATCTACTTCATACTTTGTTAAATTAGACTTTAATCTTTCATAGCGTTCGGCATCCTTAACAATTTGCTTATAATCGCTGAGCATCTCTTTCGTTTCCTCTTCAGTATGTTCGCCCCAAAGTTTCTTCTTAAGAGAAGAGATCTCATTCTTCATTCTGTCGATTTCATCGGACTCCATTTCCTCTAGACGAACTTTATCTTGACTATACTTATCACGCATGATATCTAATTCACGATGTGCCATAACTGATTGTAAAAGTTTCTCATACTCGTATAGCTTTTCATCTCCCTCATAATCGAGTGAATCGAGCTCTGATTGTAATGGTGTTAGCTTCTTTTCGATTCGATCTATCGCTGATTGATTAGCCTCTAGCTTGGTTAAAAAGATCTTGAGTGCGTTTTCTTCCTTGCGTAGGCTGTCTACTCTTTTTTGTACACGTTTTATCAGTATTTTACTATTCTTGAGACGAACCAGTTCGTTTTTAATCGCCTTTTCTTTGTTTTTAGCCTTAAGAGGAAAAAGAACTTTTATAGGTTTGGATAGACTTTCTAAATGTTGTGTTGCCATTTCGAGTTGAGATGTTACACTGATAAGATCTTCATTACGTTTTTGGGTAATAGCCTTGCACCGAGCCTTAATTTTACCTAGATCAATTCCGTTAAAGGCAAATTTTTCCAGAAAGCCCAACTTTTCTAGGGGAGACATCATAATAAACGATCGGTATGCATTCTGTTGTACATAAGATGTGACATCAAAAGTGGTGCCGAATCTCTCATTGATGATACTTTGAGCAGCTGCATCCTCGTACTCTTCGTTGGTTCTAAGGTTTGTGACGACAACACGATTCGGCCGTTTTGTACGTATTATTTGTAGCTCATCAAATGTCAGTTCAACTCGGCAAGATGTCTTTCCAAAAGTAACCAGCTTTGTTCCTGTTCCATAAAGGGCAAAGTTGATAGCAGAAAGGATGGTGGTTTTTCCCGAACCACTCGGGCCTGATAAAAGAAGCATTCCATCGTTGCCAAAGTCGAATTCCTTATCGAGATAACAGCGAAAGTTTTTCAGTCTTAATCTCATCTTTGTTAAGAATGGATATTCAAAGCTCTTTTCATTTTTAATCCAAAACACCGATTTAAAATCAAGCTTCTCGATTATAAATGAGTGATAACCAATTGGTGTACGAAGGATATAACAAGAACTCTTTTATTATCCAAGGAGACCGGGAAAAATTTGGTAGCCTTATCAAAGCGATTGGGGGACGCTGGAATCCCCGTCTCAAAAAAGGACCAGGTTGGACTATTCCCCGAACAAAAGAGCCTGAACTAAAGCGTCTGATTCAAGGATTCAATGGCGAAGAAGAGGCTGTAGAAAACTCAGATTCCGATGAGGAAATGCTCAGCAAGGTTAAATCCAGAAAGGAACAAAAGAAGTATCATCGTGCCGTCAGCGCATCCGAAAATAGCGACACTGAAGAGTCTGACTCTGAAAAAAAACCTGAATCTGAGTCAGGATCAGAATCAGGGTCAGAATCAGGGTCAGAATCGGGATCAGGCTCTGAATCGGGCTCAGAATCGAGATCGGGCTCCGAAGATGAAGAACCAGAAAAACCGATTGACAAAAAACATGAAGACGAAGAGATAGAGTCACGCAAGGAACAAGAACGCCTCAAATTTGAGAAAGAACAACACGAATATGAAAATTTCCGCAGAAAACAAGAAGAAGCTGTTAGCAAAATGGAAGAAGATAGAGAGCCCACCCGATCGGAAAAGAGACCACCACGGGAGAAGGAATCACGACGAGAGCCTAAGGAATCACGACGAGAACCCAGGGAATCACGGCGGGAGAAGGAATCACGACGAGAACCACGAAGGGATAAGGAATCACGACGAGAACCACGAAGGGATAAGGAATCACGACGAGAGCCTAAGGAATCACGACGAGAACCCAGGGAATCACGACGAGAACCTAGAGAATCACGACGAGAACCTAGAGAATCACGAAGAGACAGGGAATCACGAAGGGATAAGGAAACCCGACGAAGGTCCCCCAAACGGGAGTCTTCTCGACGGGAGTCTCCTAGACGAAAAGAAACTCGGAGAGATCGTTCTCACAGAAAGGATTCTCGCCGAAACCATGTCGTGGAAAACTTCAAATCGTTTTCAGAAAAGCCCAGTAGATTTCGCGAGCTATATGAACCTTCTTCCGATGATGAAGAATACTCCTCTTCTCTTGATGAATACTCTTCGTCATCAGACGATTTCCCTATGCCGGAAACTCCCAAGCGTAGAACTAGGGGTCGCGAATCGGAAGATTTTGGTCAATTGTTCAATAAGGTTCGAGATCTGCAAAAGAAACTGTATGACATTGAAAAGAGACGATAAAACGTAGTTATAAAGGGATAATACGAAATAATAAATTATGCGTACATTTCCGTCCGGATTGAAGCCTAAAAATAGAGAACGATTTCAACAGATGTTTTATGAGCGGATGAAGTGCTATCTTCGCCGTGACATATATGAACATGTACTCTCATATGGAGAGAATGACTACTTCTCTCTTGATAAGTTCAATGAGCATGTCAGAGATATGGAATCTGTTAAAAAGATGGTTGAAGAGATAATTCCTGAATTGGAAAAGCTTGGCTGGCATTGTAAAACATCATATGGAGGTACAGCTCTATTCATCTACAGTACAGATACACCACCTCCTAGCTGTTGGGAAGAAAATGAGATTCTTGTCTAATTTATATCTCTAAAGGATACAAATTAATTACACGAACAGCTGAGACGCAAAACATCGATATCCATCATGTTTCTTGGCTTCTATTTGACGTTGTAGAAAATATTGTATGTCACCCTTGACATCTAATTTTGTACTTTCACATATCAGTTCCTTGTTCTGATACACACCGGAGGTCATAGACAAATGATCACCATCCACCTCGTAAGCCCAAAATTGTTTGTCGTCCTTGATCCAGAGTTCTTGTGCGGGGAATCTTTTCCATGCTTTGGACTGAATATATTTTTCTGTCTCAGTTAGGTTAGACATTTATAATCATTCGGAAGGATGAAATTTTTCATTTTTAATAATTTTGCATGAGCTTGCTCACAAAATTGAAAAATTTAAAAGATGAATCATTTTAATCAAATGAGTCTGTACCTGTTAGATCACGATGTGACAGTGAATCTGTCGGCTATCTTGTATATCCAAAAAATAAACAATGCTTGGGGAACTGATACGTATTCCATCGCCTTTACAAATAATGAGTTGCAAAGTTCTATCGTCAAAATACTGTATGAGAATAGGGAGAATAGGGACCAAGATTATCAGAAGATTATGACAGCCTTAACTGGCAAAACCAAGACTACTACGAGATTCTTTACCAGAAAGGATTTCCCTTCTGCTGTTAGTATGGACATCTATTAAAATGATACTGGTAGTAAACTTAACTTATTCAGTTTTAGAGAAATTCCTTCATAACCGACCATGGGGCAGAATGGTACATTATCTCCAAAATTTCGCATCGATTTCTCAAATTCTACCTCTATGAACAAAGGAAATTCATAGTTTCTATACAAAAACATTGTATCGAAAAAGGAAAACTTACCCTCGACATTTTTAACCGTCTTAATATGTTGAAAAACCTGTTTACCCTCCACACTCTCTTCTGTGTACAGTGTAACTCGCTTAACCTTCTCTCCCGGAAAGCAAATGACCTCGAATGCTCCATACGCATCGAACGTTCGGTCGAGCTTCAGTCTCCCGTTTTGTGAAAGCTTGTTATACACAGTGCCGATAACTCCATCATAACAGTGTTGATTGCACTGATCATCACAAGAGATGGCCATAATATTGGTCGCAGAATTTTCGATATAGGATAACCGATACAAGTTAAGCGGAGAGATACATTTGTGTGCTGCTCGGTTATATTTATCCATTTACTTTCTTACTCGTGTTGTTTCTAAATATTATAACAACGAACATAATCAGTAATAAGGAAACAAGAGCTGTGACCGTAAGATAAAATGGATCATTCTCAAATTTCTTCAGTGGGTGTCGTCCTCGAACACTACGTTGAAAAGCGTAGCGATTCGGTTTCGATGCATCTACTCCAGCAACAAAGTTATTCCAATCCGGTAGCAATTTGTAATCGATAGGAGGAGTCAGATCTATCCACGGCTTTGAATTGGCAATGCGACGTGTATATCCAGTGGTTGGATCTATGCCTCCTCCGGTTATATGTAAGTTCGTATCGATGTCCTTTCGTTCCTTAATATCTAAGGGCGTCTCTGCCCATACAAAGCTACTCGGATTTTTGACACGAAACAGTTCGGGATAAAAAAAGTCCGGAACACCAGTGATGATGTTCTCTTCGATTTTACAGTCATTAGTTCCTCTAATCATGCGGAAATAGCCATCTATTCCCCAATCAGTTCCCCATGAGTTTTTGATCCACCAAAAGTCTTTTCCGTTATACTTTCCCCATCCGACGATTTCTATCGCGTGACCTCCGACCGGATCTCCTATTTTATTCCATTCGTACACCTCTGTTTTTGGATCAAAGGTGTAAAAGTCGGGGTATACTATCATTCCAGTAGACAAAGGTCCCCAACAATACAGATTATGTCGAATATATTGTTCATTACCACCATCTTTCTCGGTTCCTGCAATAGAATAATAGTGATAAGTGCGATAAAATCTAGCAGGAGTTCCATACTCTTCACCACTGAAATCATCTACAGCTTGGTCAGCGCACATGTCTCCGATCGGTCCGGCTGTGCTAACACACAACGGCAATCGTGTAGTTTTGCTAAACTTTGATAGACTATCAAATTCATATTCACCACCAAGAATCTTATTATAAGGAATACATGACTCCAAATTGGTTCCAATAACGTACAAATACCGCCAAGCGTCATACAAGGTATTTCCATGACACGCACCCTGTTTAAGAGAGTTGACATCGATCTCATTAAGTTCTTCTGGATTGGTCTCCGGATGTGCAACGGTAAATTCCTTACCCATGAAATCACAGAGAATCATCTTTGTGGGAGAGAGCTCTATATGTATCAAGCCACATGATTGAATATTAAAACGATCGGCCAACGTTGATGTACTAGCAAACGCCCAGCATGAGCCACATTTACCTTGGTTAGTCACAGGTGAAAGTAAACCTTCCCACACTTTTCTCCCATCAAACTCATCTGGGAGAGGAATGTCTCTCCCAGACTTTGTCTTGGGAAGTTTAGCGAACTCGGTCTCCGTCACAGCACTATGACCACGTAATAACGTCATCGTGGGTCGAGCCTTAATTTTAGCCTGTAAAACAGCTCCAAGCTTCATTTAATTATAGGCAAGAGCTTATAATTAGCATTTATGGAAATTTTGACCAGTTAAAATCACACCAATACCTATCTGAGTCACAAAGAATGGAATAGAGTAGAAGAACATCTTGCTGTTATATGATAACGCCCATATTATCGAGATTCCTATAAGGACAATGTGAATATAACCATACAGTTTCCACTTATTAGAAAGGCTTTTCATGCCGTCAGGAGTATTTTCGGCACTTCTAGCACTAGTATTAAGCAAAAAGCAAAGAATAACGATCCAAAGAGCCAAAAGTAGACCGGGAAGACGTCCTATTGTCTCTAAACCTGTTCCGGCACTTTTGGCGATATCATCGAGCGGTTCATCAGTTTCACTACTGGAACCACCGAGAAAATGTTGCATATACTCGTCTCGGACATTTTCAGACTCTTTTTCCTCACGTTCCAGTTCTTGGTTTCTCTTGAGTCTTGCAAATTCTTCTGCCTGGCGTCGCAGGCTTTCTTGTTCTCTCCTGTTCGCTTCAGCCTGTCTCTGTAGATCCCGTCTCTGTTGTTCCTGTCTCTGCTGTTCCTGTCTCTGCTGTTCCTGTCTCTGTTGTTCTTGTCTCTGCAGATCCTGACTCTGTTGTTCTTGTCTATTCGCATTACGTTTTCTTCTCCTTCTTTTGGGTTTAATAGAACTAGGTTCAACAGGACCACCTCCCCCAAACTTTGCTGAGTCGAAACCAAATTTCCAGTCATCTTTCTTGCTAACCAGAGACCAAAAGCCCCAAAATATCGCAGGTACCTCTATGACCGAGATGGATATTGCTAGCAACTTTGCGTTCTCGTTCATTTATTAATCCTAAAATGAAAATATTCACAATTATCCTCCTCCAAAAAATGAGTAAACAGGACCTAAATTACTTTACCAAGCGCATTAAACAAATAGACAACAGTCTTCCTGCCTACATGCGAAAAAATCTGACCGAGATGCCTAATAACAAAGGATACATCTGGAAAGGATGTTGGTATCTTGGACATAAGAATGAAGAACCTAATCAACCCGTAGTTATATTTGAGAAGTGTAGGGGAGGTATTTTACGTATACATGAATATAGTGATACCGAATATAAGCTATATGAAAAACAAGGTAAGAATCGAAAAAAGATAGTTCGACGAAAGAGACGCGTCCGTCAGCTCAATGCTCCAAGCAAATGGGTCGATGTGTAATTGTTTCGTAACATACATACTATGTTACGATTCACTTTAGCAATTGTAGTATACGATCATACTGTTCATAGTTTTTCTGGGCAACTGCACAATCACCTTTTTCTTCAGACAATTTCTGTGCAATATGTCTAGAGTCTGCGCTGTAGAGTAGGCTGGCAGTATTTCTAAGGGTGACTAAATCAGCGATTCCAGTTTTGATTCTGACGGTATTGCCCTGCAAAAGCTGGGAGAAGTTTTTCGTGTAATAGCTACGAATTTCTGGTGTTAAAGCGTAAGTACTGGCACTGGAATACAGAAACATCTGTTCTATTATCTCTTTGTAGGGTGTAAGATCGACAGGAACGATCGTGTCTTTGGTCATTTCTATCATCTTGTAGATCTGTTCCGGAAATAGGAACGTGTGCGCGTGATAGACGATAGGCGGAACCTTTTCAAGAGTATACTCGATTGGTGCTTCCTTACTTTCTACTGCAAACCGCTTGCGAATTCTTTTCATAATTCTCTTATATTTTCTAACATATCGATCTGATTCGATTCCAGTAGCTTGCAAGAACGATATCATAATGTTATACACAGATGTTAAATTCGCCTCCAATGATTGCGCTGTATAGTAAGCAAGAAGTAGATTACTTGGTTCAGGGATGTCACAATCTTTGACACGATGAAACACAGACGCAAAAGTCAAAGCTCTCTCTTGATCAGTAGAACAGAAGGCATAGTCAAAAACTTGTCGCGCGTTGCCATGGCTCATATAATTATTGAGCCGATTTGTGCGTTGTACTGGAAATCTAATATTTTTTAGCATATATTCCACAAAGTCTAATGGTGTCTTATTTTCAAGATCAAACTTGTTTCCGGATATTAATTCTGTGTATCTCTTAGCTTTGCGGAAAAAGAAACGAATGTCTCCGAGCCCATTTTTACCGGTAGCTACAAAAGGCTTTTGGCGGTATTTAGTTCCCGATAAAAAATTGGCGATTCTGATCAAGATGTTGACGGCTTTAGGAGAAATATTGTCCTTCACAGCTACCTCATAGATAGAGGTGGTGAGTATGAGAATAATATCCTGTATAGTGCTCATTTGAAACATATTAATCATGCCGTAATGGTTATTTTTGTAGATAACATGTGATCGTCCCATATCAATGATGATTGGAACCAACTGGGTAGTGACTGTGTACACTGTCTCATGATCGATGATGTAATCAAATTTGACCGGCTCGGGAAGGCGTTGAATGATAACATTCCAAGGAGTTAAGTCATGGTGAACTAGGCCACATGTTCTTTGGGCAACGTGTAAAGCTAAAGCAAGTTGAATTAAGATGAGTGAAAAGTCCTCTATGTTAAAGTTTGGACCTCTAATATACTGGGTAAAAGTCTCTCCCTGAACGTGTTCAAGTATCATATGCATTCCTGAATCGTTCCAGTAAGCTCCAAACACATAGACGAAATTTGGTATCTGTTTTAGCAATTCATTGGTGACTTTGGTGGTCACAAATATTTCGTGAACCATCTCAGTTTTTCGAGAAGGAATCTTACTAGATTTTCGTACTAGGGAATATCCAGCTAACTCGTACTCTCCAATAGAGCTGATTCCGTTGTCAAAGATTTTTCGCTTTCTGGTTGCTACCTCCGTAAAAGACGATTCTTCAAGAACTTTGTTCACTATCCATTCAACACCTTGTAAAAGTCCATAAGATCGATGTTGTTGCGGAATTAGAGAAAGATCATTTAGCGTCTTGCTGGATGGAGGAACAAAGCGGGCAACTCCATGTGTCATGTCATACTCGTTTTTATACTGCAGATCGATGAGAGATACGCTATTGTACAGATACACTCCATTAACACGTTTAACTGCGAATAGAAGTCGTTGCAAATAGTCCAATATTCCTTCCTTACTCAAGTAAGTACGTGCAAACTCTTGGGCATTAAGAGCGATGCGTTTACACTTTGCGTCATGACGCTTACACCACTTGATCTTGTCCAGTAAATCTGATAGATCACTCTTGATGGGTACAAAATGTTCATAGGGTTTAATAAGCTTTGCGAACCAGAGCTTATACTTCGAAGCTGCGAGAAGAACGCAAGCTCCAGATTCGAGCTCAAAGCTTAGCCGATAAGCAGAGACATGTCCATCAACGTCGACAACATACTTGTATTCGGCCTGTTCTTGGGGCGAAAGCCTTTCCACCAACCCGAATGGCAGCTTCTTAATGTCGATAGTTTGTAGATACTTCTGTCCTTTAAGTTTTCGCGGTCTAAGATTCCAGTTGGTTATACCCGCATCGAGTAATAGTTGACCATTCTCATCAGTAGGTTTAGTTGAGGATAGAAATGCCAACTTTAGGCGAGGATTTGTCTCAATTGTTACTCCACAACCGGTAGAACCTCCGCGAAACACTGCCATCGGCTTTCTATTTTCCCAAGGAACCGGTGTTACCTCAAAATCACGTGTGCATGTTTTTGGGAAGTATTTGCCCTCCCGACGACAGACCCGTGCCCAATCATCCCCGGTAGGAATAGGTAAATCGGCAAAATTTTTCGCTGTTACCATTGATAGTATTGGGCAATAGGTATCATAATTGTGAGACAGTAGTTTCATGCTATTGGTGTCGTACATTTGGCTATATGGTTCCGTCCCATCAGTCTTTAGGAGAGGAAAATCTCTTCTGTTGACGAAGAACTCCATATCAGGTAGCTTACGTTCGGCACATAGTACAGCAAACATATCACTCATGTTGGGGTTGTTAGAATCCCCTTCACCGATCGGAAACTCGTACCGAACTAAACAGTTATTTGAGTACCAAGAATCAATAAACTTGTTAACTCTGTTAGGAAAAAACCGCCTGCCCTCCATTGTCTGTGTATATCGAATAAAACCTAGAAGATTGCCATATTTCGGATCGATATGTATTCTTCGTGACCATTCATTCGTGAAGTTCTTTTTGCTAAAGGGTAGAAAAACGCGAAGTGACCCGTTCTTAATCTTGATAAAAATACCCTTTTTAAACTTATTGAACAGATAGTTGAATGTGTTGGTGACAGACATCGCATCAAGATCGCGGTATTTTTCCCAATCGATCTCCCCCAATAAGTCTTCTGCACTGAAGCGGTTTTGACTCATGTCGATCTCGGGGATGCAAATACGCCCGTTACTAGCATCTCTATGCTGCTCAAATTGGTCAATATCCCCTGCAGTGAAGTGAGTCTGATTAAAAAACTTGTACCGTGGGTTCGTATTAACCTTTTGTCTTTCTGACTGTAAGCAGTCCTCCGCACTAGGAAAGTAGTCCGGCTTTTTTTGATACTGATTCGTCGTTGTTTCGCTCATTCGATTTATTAGGTGTAGTTTATTATTAAATTCATTTTAGCTTTTTGGTGAATCTTAAAACATATGTTTTAAGAGTGATTTAGGCACATATTTCTTCATAAGCTTTTACAGGATCGTTAAAGTTGTTACAAAGAATTGCTTGTACTTTAGCCGGTGTGAACTCCTTGGATGTCAAACTTGCGAACTTGTGCTTCGTAGAGCCAAAAAAGCCTTCGAACATTTCCTTAATCATATTATCGTCACAATAACCCAAGTGGAGATTGATATCGACACGGCCAGGACGGATTAGCGCTTTATCCAGCCGATCCGGGTAGTTAGATGTCATGACAAGAATACGTCCGGGAGTTTCTAAGACTCCATCAAGAAGATTGAGAATAAAAGACAAAGTAAGTTTACGTTCCTCCTGATTCTTTTTCTTATCCTTAACAGCTGTGCTACCAAAGATTTGACGCTCTGAAAGACCTTTTTTGGAGTAGCTTCCACATGAGTATTCGTTAGGTTCATCAATCCTGGTAAATCGTTCGTTAATTTTTTGTTCCTCCTCTCCGTCACTATCATTATCCTTTTCCTTCTCTGTCGCAAGGCTACGCTCCAATACAATGTCTGTCAGGCAATCAATATCCTCAATAACGTAGATGCGCTTATTCAAAGGGACAACGACGGTCTGATTCATATTCATACCAACCTTCAGTTTAACATTCTCGTTGTAAAATAGATCATTGAGTTGTTCAGGAAGAGTTGTGTCTCTCAGCTTGATGTTAAAAATGTGACGTTCGGTATCGTTGGCGATAGCCTTGATTAAACTAGTTTTTCCTGTTCCTGGAGGCCCATGGAGAAGAAGGCCTAACGTATGAGGAATACCTTTCTCTTCGTACCATTCTGGATGATTCACAAACAGATCAACACGCTCCTTAACGATTCGCAAATGTTTGCCGTATGTGTTAGACAAACTTTTATTGGTATGAAATTCTGTCATCGTGAAGAAAAGGTGAGGAGCTACGGGCATGCCGATGTTTCTCTCTGGAATATACTCATCAAAAAAGTATCTCTTATCTCCAAACTTGTTCTTCTTCTCGATTTCGTACTCCTTATTGATCTTATTGACCCATTTCTTCATTTTAGTTAGCGACCATGTGTAGGAAAAGACTTCAAACTTCAGAGACAACAGATTGCCTTCCTTAGAAAACGTCTTTGCGATTACCTTTACACTTAGATCCTTTGTCAGCTCAAAGACGTCCTCTTTGTTAACTAAGTAGAAGTGATTGTAGACAAGATCCATAGCTTCATCCTGCTTACACACATAGTTAAGTATAGCATCTGTAATGTTATCATCGCTCTTTTGAGTATAAAACCTTTCGAATACAATACGACTTTTAATCGCCGGAGATATTGTTGGTATGATAGCGGATTTTTTGTACTTATGTCTAATTACTTCTCCTACTGTAGCTACAATAGTAGGCAAGCTCTTAAAAATGTAATCAAAAATCGTTAATGCAATTATACTCCACACCAAAGTCATCATCGATCCACCACCGCTATCCTTAACAGCGAAAATAGTCATTAATTGAGATTTAAGTTGATCCAAGCTCATAATTTAGTGTTTAGGTACAAAACTTTAAACCATTCTAAGTTTACTTTGCAAATTGGATGAAAAATGAGCGAAACCTTTTTCACCCTTGAATGTAGATTCCATCGCTAGCTCAATGATTTCCGATGAGGGAATCTTAATGTCATTAATAGGGCCGAAGGAAAGCTTTTGCTTGAAGTAATGGTTGGAAAGCTCTTGTAGCGACTCCCAGTCCAGATATCCAAATTCTACTGGAGTTAGACGACCTGGGCGAAACAGTGCAGGACATGCTTTTTTGATCTCTTCGTATTTGTTTGTAGTGGCGATTATTATGCTACCATCAAGAGGAACACAACCTTGTAAAATTTCTAGCAGATCTTCTATTTCGAAATCGCGCTCTGTTTTGTAACACAACGGCGTAATTCCGCTTTTTTCCTTTCCATCGTCAGCCCTTATCGGTGTGCTGAGTTGCTCCTTCTTTTTCTTAAGAAAGTCGATCGTGATATCGAATTCTTCGAGAAGAAGAATATACTCATCAGTCGGTAATGTTTGCCCTAAGATGGACGGACGTTGCACAACCTGGTAGATTAAGGGTCGATTGTTGCAAAAGGCAGAGATATCTACACTAACAATGTGTCTTCCCAATGACAGAGCCAGTCTGTGTACAAAGGATGATTTACCCGTTCCAGGAGGACCGTGTAGCAACAGATTGCATCTTGCCCCCTGTCCAAACTGGTGAAACCGTTCAGGATGATAGTGAACGTTTGATAACAGAGTCCACAGTCGTTTCTTCTGCGAAGAGAAGAATGTACCAAACCATTTCTGATATCTTTCAGTATCATTCTTTCTCTTTCCGCTGTATATTTCGACACAGTGATTGGTACATTTCTCTTCCTTTTTTACTGGCGCCAACACCTTTACATACCGCAATATCATTTCATTGTTGGATTCGCGCGTTTCGGTCTGGTATTTTTGAAGTGATTCAAAGTACTCTTGAACTCTGATTTTGCTTCCTTTTTCTATGGCGATCACCATACATTTGTGGTATCTTTTCTTCTCCTTTTCTGAGGAGTTATCTGACGTCTCAACAGTTTCAAATGTGACGTATCCTTTAACACCGAATTTCGTATCGTTAAACCTTACCTTCTCATTCGCATCAGGAAGATAATCATAATGTATACATGCATACTTGGGATTTGCATACTCCACGTTATAGTTTTTGGAATAGAACTCTGGATGTTTTGCCATCATGAAACTCATCGTGCGTGTCTCCATGTTATTATAAAGCCGAAGTTGATTGTAACCCTTCGTCTCTACTATTTCCTTGTGAGAACGGTATTGCCAAAATACAAGAGGAATAATGAGCGGTAAAAGATAAACACCTCCTTCGCTAACGTAAGATAAAAGAATATGGCGACTGAGAAACATGGAACTGACCAGGAGAGAAATACCCATCATGTAGTTGGGATTCAGCCGAAACTTATCTACAACAATGTTGGCAACAAGGTTGCCGATCATGTTTGAATTAAAGTTATCCATTCTATTTCAGAATGGATAAACGGAAATAATTTCAATTTTTTACGATCTTATCCACGTACACTTGCGCTTCAGCCTTGTCGAGGCGGTTATTATCTATTACATAATCTGCTTCAATCTGTGACATCTCTAGTTCTGATTTATGCACAAACTCTTGACCAGATTGTGAAGAAACATTATTATCTCTGATAGTGCGAATTATGATTCCTCCCAAATCCTGAATAGCCTTAGCTTCATCGAGAAAACGTACATCTGAGATGACGTAAAGACCAGGTTTCTGCTCATACTTGAGACGAAAAAGATCAACCCAAACCGTGCCCGTTAGCTCCATCTCTGGGAGAACTTTGGGTAAATGTTCTCTGAACAACTCTGTGCCAACCTTTTGCAAAAATTCTCTAGCTGATATATTCCAATATGAGTGTTTTTCAAGCTTTTGTTCCTGCGTTCCGTATAACTGTTCATGTGAATAGCCAAAAATTCTTCCAATCTCTTTGAGAGGTCCTGCCATGCTATACTCCTGATACCCGTGTTCTTTGACTAGGTAATCAGCTATGGTTGTTTTTCCGGATCCAATCTTTCCAGTAATTCCGATAACAGTAGACATTTTTATTCCGTCGGAATAAAATCTTAAATCAATTCCTATTTTTGTATTTTTTAATTTTAAGCTTGGAGTTTGGTATGGGTTCGCCCTTTCTCGCTTCCATGAGTTCCTTAAGAACACGATCAGGTTCTGTTATTCCATATCTCTCCAGAACACATTTAGCATCGGCATCTCTTATTTTATTCGATTTGGAAGCGCGTTTTTCCTTTTCTTCTACTAAGATTGCAGTTCCTTGGTATTTTACCCCTGTTTGTTGCTTACTTCTAAGATAGTCTTGGATACGGGTTTCCGCTTCACGCTCCTTTTCTTTCAGTTTTTTGCGTCTGATATTAAGCGATGCGAGTTCTGCGCGAATAGACTCGAGTTCTAGAACGTCACTTTTAATTGACATTTATTTTCATCTCAATGATCTTTAATTTAACTTTTTTGTCCAGTATAATAAATGCCGAAATTTGACATTGAGCGTTGGGATGCTGTGATACCAGGAAACAATACCTATCCTTTTCCCATGATCTATTTCAGGCCTGACAAAGACTTCGTGAAGTACGCGGAAGAAAATGACTATCAGGTTCTAGTGGAAATTGAGGGCACCAACTCGATCTACGATGGTAAAAAGGTAGTCGGTACAATAGATAGTAGCGGATACTATCCTAACTACCGTCCCAATCTGTATAACAAGACAGGTTATTTTACCATTACTTTGGCATCGGGTTGGTTCGGCTATCCGAACAGTAACGGAAAAATTCTTGTCAGAGGAGTAACAGGGCCGGATAAGGTCGTACCTAAAGAGGTACCATATGTTGCTCCTAAACCAATTCCTCAGGAGTTTGAATACTACAAACAACAGAGCTCGAACAAGGATTCTGGTCTAAGCTCTTCCCAGATTGGATGGATTCTGATCGCCATTTTGATAGTTTTTTGCGTATTGTTGTACATATCTTCACAAAAATGAATTATCTTTTAACATGTACGTATGATACAGAATGTGTATCATATGCGAAGGAAAATATGATGAGAATATGACTGTTCTTGATTGTCGCGGTTGTACTAGCCTTGTGAAGATTCCCATGCTTCCAAACCTTACCACACTTTGGTGTATTGATTGCACCAGCTTGACAGAGATTCCTGTGCTTCCAAATCTAGTTGATCTTTGGTGTACTGGTTGCACTAGCTTGAGAGAGATTCCCATGCTTCCAAAACTTGCTGAACTTTCTTGCTGGGGTTGTGTTAGCCTAATGGAGATTCCTGTGTTTCCACAACTAGCTAAACTTTCTTGCCGGGGTTGTACTAGCCTAACAAAGATTCCCAAATTTCAGCAACACGTTGAACTTTATTGAGCTTCCAAATAAAATCTGATGAAAAATAAATGGAGAACACAACTATCGCGGGAATTCTCATTCTGTGTTCGCTCATGCTTGCAGTTATGTCTGCGTGGTCGTTGAACACATTTATTCGTCTTAACAATGCTAGAAAGACATACAACAGTGGAGACGCTTTCGAAGACGCTACTCACATCTCTCCACTCTATTGTAAAGGAGGACTAATCATTGCCAGCGTTATGCTAGTCGTATCAGTCGGTATTTTCGCCACGACATTATACCAGATTAGGTCGTATCTGTATCGTCGGTAAAGTAAACAAATATGCCGACCAAAAAGAAGGCTGCGAAATCCATATCGATGTGAGCGAAATAAGCGATCATGAATGCTACCATCGCATGTCGTACAGTATTTTTCACCCGTTTATTGCCATAGATCAGGCCTGTTACGGTTAGAATGGTGATTAAAATAAATAACGCTGAGAAGCCCCAATTGGAAAAGTCATTCTTGATTATCTTTAGCTTTTCCTCGTCTCGTATGGCTATCACTGCCACGACAAACACCAGAGTTAGTATACCGAGATACAAATCCTTGTTATCTATTTTGGGCATAGTTTTATTAACTCTAATAAAACTAAAATTCGAGCGACTTCTTTATCTGTAGTTTACACGCTTTCCCTCCCCACTGATTCGGACTGTAGAACCATTCGGCAAACTCTTTACTTCTTAGCCACCTTTTGAAACGCCAATAGCGTAGATTGTTTCTACAAAAGCTTTGAAGATAAATAAGCTTTCTCATATTAGAGTTAAAGGAGTCGTCGTATCTGATCCATGTGCTGCCACCGTTGAAATAATGATTAATTCGTGAGGTGTCGCAAATCTTTGTCAGACTAGTACAATAGCCACAATCAAGTTGCAAAAGTTTTGGAAGATCGGAAATCTCTTTTAGGTTAATACAATCAAGTGTAATAAGCTTTGGGAGCATAGGAATCTCTGTTAACCCAATACAATACTCACATTGCAGTGTAGTAAGCTTTGGAAGCATAGGAATCTCTGTCAGATTAATACATTTAGAACAATTGATAAAAGTCGTATTCTCATTGTATTTTCCTTCACATATGATACACATTCTGTAATTAACTAGAATTACAGAATAAAATCAATTTAACACTTGCCATATTTACTACGCAAGCTTGCCGCCTGAGACTTCTTAACAAACTTACAAACCGTGATGTCGCATTTTCCACAATATCCCTTCAACATTGGTATCTTACGACGTTTGCTGGACTTGGCCTCGCCATAACAGATGTCATCAGCGGGAATCATGACTTTTTTACCACACTTGACACAGTAAAACTGTCGCTGTTTCATTTATTTTGTGCCATTATTTTATTTCGAATTTTATGTTTTAGCTCGTCGTCTTCTATGTTCCACCTTCACAAAATCTGAGCTGCGGTAAACACGATTCATGAATCTTTTAAAAACCGCCTTACAATGTTGGTTCAACACTATTTTACCGGCGAGTATGCAATCTTGAAGGCAATCCAACTTGATCCAAGTGATTCCATTGGCATCGTTAGCTTCTTCGTTCTCATGCTCCTGCACTTCTACATCACAAGTCTTTCTCTCGACATAGTAGTACATTGCTCTGTTCTTAATCTTGGTCGCTCGTGTAAAATCTTCCACTTTAACATCTAATCCAGTCTCCTCTTTTACCTCCCGAATGGCGCATTCGACGCTTGTCTCATCGCGTTCAACCTCTAGTGTACCCTTTGGTGGTCCCCACAATTGTCCACGTGACTGCACGAGGAGAATACGCTCTTCTTCAGGATCATAGATGAAGACACCCGCTTTTCGACAATTTCCGCGACGACGACGCTTAAAACCTTGTGGCTTGCAGATTCTAACTTTGATCGAGCAACAACCTTTTTCACACGGATAGACTCGTATCATCTCCTTTGTTTCAGTCAATATTTTCTTAAATGTTGTTATCTGGCTCACAACAGCATGATCTAGGTAATTGTTTACAATCACAGATATAAATACTCTTTTCATCCTTGATTTTATTCATTTTTGTAAATTCCAATTTGTACATGTTAAACTGGTCTTGACCAATTCCCGCTACTCTTACAGGAGATTTAGGCTTGAGCATTACCTCTTCATCTATGAAAGACAAGATATTATTCATAACGTTTTTCGGCAACTTTTTTGACGCTAGAATTTGCGATAGAAACGACATTTTATTTCAGTTTGGAAAAATTCTTTTCGAGCGTGGTGAAAACCCTTGCATCCAGGAGCGTACCAGATTCTCTGAATAACAGGAAGATACCTCTTGAAGCGAATAATTGGACATACCTTTCTGATCCAGTCTCGTAGCCTGAGTAAGAGAAAGTACTCATAATAAGTGAATTTTTTCCCCTTAAGGTACCAGTCGTGTTCCGTTAACTGTCCAAACTGATTAAATGCCATCCACTCTCCATCCTTTTCGTCCTGAATATACACTCCCGTCTCCGTTTTGAAACCGTTATTCCACCATGTGTCCCAGAGTCCTTCCTTTTTATTTTGAACAAATCTACCTCGTGCACACCAGCTTCCGTCTTGAAACCATTGTTTCCATTCACCTTCAAGTTTGTTCCGAACATATGTGCATTCTGCCCGTTTTTCGCCTGTCGGGTACCACAACGTGGACATGCCGGTCTTCTCGCCCTGAACATATTCATTCTGTATCCATAGAGAACCGAAGCGAAAACGTTTCCAGATACCTTCTTTCTTTCCACCCACATAAGACCCTTGATAAAATTCGGTCACGCCATTTTCACAAAGTTGTTTCCATACCCCCTCCTTTTTTCCCTGAACATAAGTTCCGATTGAACTACACATTCCATTCGGCCACCATGATTCCCACTTTCCTTCTCTCTTTCCATTGATGTACAAACCTTGTTCAGCTAAATGTCCGTTATCATGCCAATATTTCCATTCTTCCTCGGACTTGTCTTGAACATAAGTTCCCTTTGCACGTAAGCAACCGTTCTCATGCCAATATCTCCACTCTCCCTCTGCCTTGCCTCGAATGTAGCTACCCTGTTCCTTAAGTTTCCCATTTTCGTACCAGCGTCTCCACCATCCTTCCTGTTCGATCTGATCGTAGATATACTGTTGCCGTATTTTTCCATTGTCATAATAGGATCTCCAGTCACCATCCCTGTTCCACCTACTAGTAAAAATTCCTGTTTCTTGTTCCATTCAAAGATAAAATTCAGGAACACCAAAAAATCAATTGATATTTTTAACGACTAGTATTCTAAATTAAAATGTCTGATAAGCAAGATAGTGAACGACGCTTCCCTACAGTAACATCCGTATGGAGTGAAAACATCGAAAAGGTGATTAAAACTATTGGAGAATCATGTGAAGGGTACAAATGGATGAATATCTTCGCAGCCAAGAAAGCATCCACTAGACACAATATTCTGATGTATGCGTTGATATTTATCGGTCCCATATCCGGAGTTTTATCAACTGTGTTATCTGTAAACCAAGAGGATGGCTCAGCAACATTGCAGATTTTGGTGATCATATTCTCTTTTCTATCAGGTGTTATATCAGCCATAATCAAGTTCTCAAAGTATGAACAGAAAACGACATCTTACAAAAGTATTGCTGCTAAATATGCCAGTCTGGAAGGAAATGTTCGCCGACAGCTTTCCTTATATCGCTCGGAACGAGTTAACGCTGGTGATTATCTCGACTGGGTATCCACCTCCTTCGATGATCTGTTTTCATCGACACCGCTCATTCCTGAAGACATATATAAGAAATGGGTCGAATTTGCTAAAACGAACGGATTAGAGATTCCCAAGCGTCTCGGTCAGACTATACAGATTGCTGACGAAGAACACATCACACACCTTAGTAATGTGGGTGAAATCGGCGTGAACACTGGTAGCGCACGCGATCGAGCCATGACAGCTCCCAATCCAGCCACAGATACGTTTGAGGTCGTTGTACAAGGTTCTGGCACTATACAGAAGAATAAGCGAAAAAGAAGCATCATGTATAACTCTACCGCTGAGTTAAACAGGTATACCGATAGCGCAATGCAATATGAACTTCGTAGACTATATAACTATGACTGAATTTATTATGTTTCTCATAATAAATGCGTGGCTTGAAAATTGTTATTGTATTAGCCATCCTCATTGTTATCGCTCTTGTCGTGTATATGATTGTACATAAAAAAGGTGGCCAGTCTGGTAATGGCAACAAAAAAGTATCTATCACATTGCAGGAGCCTGGAAAGACCAAGAATGCCATTGTATATATTTCAAACGATAAATTAGATGGTATAACAGTTGAAGTATTTTTCCAAACTATTTTTGAGTTGGCTAATGATCTGCCTTGGAAATTCTCTTATGTTTATTGGGACACAGTTTCGATAAATGGAAACAGCATTACAACTGTTAATGGATCAATACCGGCCGAAATCGGCACTCAGATCCTTTATACCTGGCTGAATTCTAAACCGGATGAATTTAACGTTGTCACAAAGATGCATCATGCGTGTATTAAATCGGAATGCGATGCGATCGCTCCATCATGCGATCCGTGTAAAGGAGAGATTCCCAAATGTACTGAAACCGGTTGTGAATGTGTTCCCGGTTTGCAGTGTCCAACTGGAGATGTGTTGGAAAAATGTTGTCAGCAACCTGGTTCCCCCGGTCCTATTGGTCATTGCGAGATTAAAGATGGGCACTTTAGTTTGACGTGTTCTCCCTGTCCTCCTAAAGACTGTGGAAAGCCTGGTTGCGATTGCGTTGGATATGTATGTACTTCCACCGGTCCTGTTTGTCGCAAAGGAGTAACATGTCCAACTGGTGATGACCTACAAGCATGTGCTCCTCCAGGCAAGTATGCAACTTGTAGCAATGGTGTCATTTCATTTCATGATTGTAGCGGATGGGCTCCCGGAGAGGAAGACAAGTGCAAAGATTATAATTGCGATCTTAGAGGTCCTGTATGTGATTCGGACGGTAAATTATACTGTAAACCAGGTGTCAGATGTCCACCTAAAAATGTTCTGCCTGATTTGAACTGTTGTGCGACCAGTAAAAATGGCCCATATGCCGCCTGTTCACAAGATACTCCATCCTCAGCTTCTCTATCGTGTACCAATTGCGGTATTGTTGGTGGTAAACCTCCTTCTGATCTAGATTGTCCCCCACGCTGTAATGGTCAAGGACCCACATGTACTTCCAAGGGAGCAATCTGCTCGCCGAATTTAATGTGTAGTGGAGGTTTATATACTCCAGAAATTATTGCCTCACTAAAGTGTTGTGACGCTTATCCTCATACCAGCGCTGTTTGTAAATCGGATGCGCACGGGGCTTGTGTAAAATGTGCATGCACCGATGGAAGAGAGATGTGTGGACCCGAGCCTTTATGCTCAGCGACTGGCGTTCCTCATCCACCCCAATGTTGTCCAGCCGGTTCTGGTTGTAGTCAAAACTCAGTTACCCATGAGTGGGAATGTTGCCCTGCAACACAAAACTGTTATGTTGATGGGAAATTTACCTGTTGTCCTGCAGGAACTCAGTGCGCAGAAAATGAGTGTCAGTCCATATGTGGTCCTACGACATGTAAAACAGGAGAAGAATGCATGGTGATCGAAGGAGCAACGGACGCCACTAAAGCTCGGTTAGAAGCTGAAGGAGGAGTTGTTGATCCGCGGACTGGCTATGTTTATATCTGTAAGCCTCAATCGGATTGTGAATTTGGAAATGAACTGGCGATTCCCCCTGCCACAGCTAATTATTATCCTTGCTGGGCATTTCCACAGCATGCCGATAAAGCTGGTTTTGGTTATTGTAGTTACAGTACCGATAAAGCAAATTTATCTGTTTGCTTTAACAATGATAACGAAACATCTTGTAACACTGATTCACATGGCTGTGAGTGGATCGATGCTTTATCATATGCGGCTGCTAACGGAGCTGATCGTATCAATGAAGACATGCAAAACCTGAATCCAACAGATCCTGATGGTTTCTACTGTCAGGGAAATGCTGGAACAGCCTATCAACGTATCGTTTCTTTTCCGGGGGATAAAACTGCCTGTTCATGGAAAGATTGCTGGTCACATATTGCACAGCCGGGAATAATTGATGTCTTTTATGATGCGACCAATGGTAACTGTGTAGCATTACAATCCTGTAATGAGCCAACGTCCGGTTTGCAGAATAACATTTGTACTAATGATGATACTGGTAAACCAACTTGTAAACCCAATCCCGGTATTACACCTCCAATCACTGCAAGTAGCACGTTTGGTACTGATTGCAAAACCGATCCATGTCCTGTTCAAGGTAATACTGGCTATACTTGTTCAAGCGATGATGGATCGATTCAAGAGATTACATACGACTGTGTATATGATGCCACACAACCGAGTAAACATGCATGTCTCATGGTAAAAGGCGGTAAGGGAAGATGGAAAAATTCCACTTGTGAGGGCAAATGTGATTGTCCGATTGGTGACGACAACAAGGCTTGCTCTGGAAGTCACGGTAGTTGTCAGTGGGACTCCACAAATAATCAGGCACATTGTTCCTGTGTCGGTCCGCAGTTTTCTGATCCTGCATGTAAATATGATGGAGTACCCGTATCTCCCTCTAATTGTTCTTATGGTAACTGTGGCTCATGTTCTTGCCCACCTGGGTTCGCGGTTGCATTTCAAAATCCGGAAGGAACATGTCCAGGAGAGATCTTGTGCAACAGTGTTGGAAACGGAGTCTGCTGTAAAGTAACTCCTACATAAACTATCTTTTTTGAGATAAATGGAAAAAGACTTGACAGCGCAATATTTTTTGTCCAACCTGTCGCATGAGATTCGCACTCCATTGAACGGTATCGTCGGATATACGCAACTCATGCTACAGACCAAACTCGACTCGACTCAAAAAATGTATCTTACCTCGATGAACAAATGCTGTCTCCAACTGATGCAGCTGATCAATGACATACTAGATTTTTCCAAACTAGCAACAGGTAAGATGAGAATACATAGCGATTGTTTCGGTATTCATGCTGTAATCGATGAGATTAATTCGACTCTTGGTTACCGTATCAAGGAAAAGAAGCAAAAGTGTCGATATGTTCTAAGCAAAGATTTGCCCAAGTTTATCATTACCGATAAGGGTAAACTGGTTCAGATCATGGTTAATCTAATTTCGAACGCAAACAAATTCACTTCAGTCGGGGGACAGATTAACGTACTAATTTCTCCTAAAAATGATAGTCAAATAGAGATTGCGGTTGAGGATAATGGTATTGGAATTCCTGACGCATGCAAGGAAGATATATTCAACGCTTTCTATCAGGTTAAACAATCTTACACCAAGATAGGAACGGGATTGGGATTAGCTATCTGCAAAAAACTGGTTGAATTATTGGGAGGAGAAATATCTTTCAGTAGTGTGGAGAATGAAGGGTCGATATTTACGTTTTCTGTACCTTACGAAGCATATGAAGTGTTTCGCCAGAAAGTGGAAAAGAATAGCAAGACCATTAAGGGTAAATTTGTGCTTATCGTTGACGCCGACGTCGATAATCGTGTCAATTTAGGAGAGATGTTATTCGAGTGTCACATGAGACCTATTATTTGTTCATCGGCAAAAGAAACTATACGTATGGTTACTCAAACAAGTTACCCTTTTTCAGCAGTTTTACTTGATATCTGTATGCCAGATATGTCTGGAACCGATCTGGCCAGAGAGATTAAGAATATCAAACCGGAGCTTCCTTTGATAGCCATGTCCTCGATAGATGGCCCGATAGATGAATCTAACTTCACTTATGTGTTGAAAACTCCAATCGATAAGGTGCAGTTGCTAGATTACTTAACAAAAGTGATAAACATCAACTCTATTGAGGAATGCCGTTTAACAGAGCCAGAAAAAGAGATCGAGGAGCCCAAATCTCCCACGACACGAACCAGCATACGCATTCTGGTGGCGGAAGATGTGGCCACCAACCTGAATATTTTGGTCAAAATGTTGGAAAATATCGGCTACACCGATGTTGATACAGCAGAAGATGGAGAAGAAACGATAGCGAAGATGGACCAGCAGTACAACAAGGGAGAACCGTATGATATCTTATTGCTAGACCTTCGCATGCCAAAGTTGGACGGTTTTGCAGTGGCTAAACACATAAGGGAAAAAGGGTATACGTATCCTAAAACGGTTGTACTGACTGCTTCTGTTGTTGATAGAGATCGCGAACAGTGTAGAGAACTGGGAGTGAAGTATTTTATGCTCAAGCCGATTAACATGTCTCACTTGAAAGTTGTGATCAAACATCTTTCCTTTGAGATAGAACCTACAGTTACAGTTAAAAAGTGAAATTAAAGGTATGATTACCAATTTAGAAATGACAACAATCGTACTTGCTTTCGATATTGAGCGTTCTGGAGCTACTAATGATCACCACACGATAGGGATAGGAGCTAGCGTGGTTAACGGGAATTTCGAGGAATTGGACCAGTTATTTCTTCCGGGACACATTCCTGATGAGACTAACTTTGAACAGCGTTGTTGGGATGAGTTTTGGTCAAAATATCCTGATAAACTTAAGGAACTAGAATATCATGGTGATAAAGATATGCAGAACCGGCAGGAAGAGATGATTACACAGTTTCAGAAGTTTCGAGCTAAATGGGAAGACATAGCAAAGGAAAATGGTTGGACACTTGAGCTAGTGTCCGACAATAATGTTTACGACGGTGGTTTCATCAATGAGATGCTCTTTACACATACAAATGAACTACCTATTCCCTACAACACCAAGGGCAAATACAAACCTTTCTGGGAAACACACTCTGAGCAACGAGGCTTACTCATGGCAGTTGATCCATCATTCACTTCTCCTTGGGGTTTTACGAAAAGAATTGCTGAATTGTACGATGTTCCGGAAATGAAGGTTTCACACGATCATAATCCAGCCAACGATGCATACACAATCGCGTTTGAACATCAGGTTCTATTCGGCATTCGTGATGGAAGAATTAAAAGGCGCTCATAGTTTGTAGATTGTGGCATCGATATTGTACTTCTCGACAAAGTGTTTTATCGCATCAAAATACTGATTCCAATCTCCTCCTGCTAATCCACAACCTATTTTATACGGAAAGGCTACAGTGATATCTTCCCCTTGTTGACAAAATCGCCCCAACTTTCTCAAACACGATTTAAACTTTGCCAATCGTTCTTCTTTTGTGTCTATCTGCCAGTTGGGATAGGAATGATAGTGTCCAGGTTTTCCTGGGCAGAGTTGAGCAAATAAACACACTACACCACCTCCATTAGGCCCTTGTATCACCTTGATAGAGCCAAACTTATCACGGTCTTCTTCAATAGCTAAATTTCTCCTTCCTAGTCTTCTTCTCGTCGCATAGTGATTCGCCCAAGGAAAACAGTCAGCGATAGTTTTTGACAACCCGTGAGAGGTCACGGTGTAACAGTTACATTGATGAACTATGTAATCCTCCTTTGCTTCTAGTAAATTACCTGCAACAGTACGTAACATTTTTTGTTTATCGTTGGTAAACAAAAAATTCATTTGGTACAATAACCAAGCGGAGAGGGGCAAACGATAAGCCAAAATAGTCCAACTAGAAGTAGAAAGATACCAATACTGATTCCTAAAGCTGTCCAGAAAGAAAACTTATCCAGTAACAATTTTAGAGCAATTATATACAGTGCCAGGATGATGGCACTGCCAATTGTTTTTGACACTAAATCGACTGGTTTCTTGTCTGCCTCGTTACTCATATGCAGAAATATCAGAGTTGGCATCAATGTATAAGGAAAAGCCCAGAACATGGCAGCTGTCTTGGAAGAAAACTTGGTCGCTATCATTGTTGTTCCAGCGACGACAAAACCTCCGACCAGAAAATGAGACAATAAGGTTGCCATTTATGCTCAACAACATTTTACTTTCCTTTCTTGTGTTGTTTGGCACAATCATTGGAACAATAGCCACGTGCACCCATCACACGTCTACTGCAATCACGATTACGGCATGGGCCGAGAATATATTGCTTAGCATCCTCAAAGCATTCATTGCAGTAGTCTCCGTTCAAGGTGTATCCTCGACAGGAGCCAGTCTTTTTCGTGTAAGGATCATAATGGTTGACGCACGGATATCCTTCTTCGTTAAGCTTCTTCTCGTAGGCAGCTTTCTTTGCCTCTCGTTCCTTTTTAGTACATTTGAAACACAATTTATGTGTTGTATAAACATCACAATCCTTCTGTTGACACTGATTGGTCGTGTGGGTCCATTGGCACCCATCACCACGCCTGCACTTTCCCAAAATAAAGAACTTACATATATTTCGATCAGTTTGCGGATTACTCATATTGCTGATTGAAAATAAGTCAAACATAAATTTTCATTTTTGAAATTAGGTTAAAATTTGTGAATCGGAAAACTTGCGCACAAAGTAGTAGTTAACCAGAACGATTACCGGAGCAATGAAGCTAGTGCTCCAACACCATACGCTACCCACTGTATGCGGATAAACCAACACAGCTACGATAAATGATAGAGAGAAGAAGGCTAGAAGAATAAATTTGCTATCGTGTGGCTTGACCCAAATAAACATTAAAATCACGGAAATAATGTATGAAAAAAGGTACCATGCGTGCGGATAAGGCCATTTTAGCCTATTTTCAGGGTTTTGGCACTTTTTGTCACACGTCTGTTTACGGGGAAAGGTCACGTCAGGATATTTTTTGGGTAGATAGATGAATACGACCACACCGATAAAGAAGAGTAGACCCACTACTGCTGGAATAAAGTCAACCGGGCGAAGCTTTCGCTTAGAAATAAAGATGATCGACAGTATGATTCCCAAACCGATAGCAAGATTGTGTGTTGCTAACAGGTATTTTCCAAATGTTGTTCCTCTTCGATTCCACGTAAGATCTTTATTATCGATTCCATGCCATATCATTAGTTCTGAGAGTTGCATCTGTGCGTATGCAAGAATTAGAGATCCTAAGACGATTTGTCGCGTGCACAGAGCGAAAATAGCCGACGATAACCCTAGAATATAAGATGTTAGGGATGTTCTGAATGAGTAACACATTTATTCCTTGTAGATTTTATTTTCTCCAGACAGGAGAGCAATGGAATAGAAACAGGAAAGGTCGCTGCGATGAAACCTTTAACGCTACCAAAAGAAAGAATGTTATAACACCTGGTAAAGTAGTTATCAGTCTCCTTTTTAAAACCTTGGTACATGCCATACAAGGTTGCCGAACAAATAATTCCTCCGTATAATCTTGCTCCCAAATTATTCATATATTTTAACCCTATATGAACAATAATTCTTCAATTTCTATTTTTCTACTCGGCAGTCTTCCTTAGTAACGCCAAGAACCTTGCCGATGACTTTTACTCGGCCTTCTGCTAATAGCAGGCGAAAATCTTTCTTGAGATACTCAGGCTTGTAGCAGAAACGAAATCTTACATTTGCACGATCTCCTGTTCTAAGTACATTGTCATCGTATTGCTTACCCTTACGGTTACAAACCTTATCTCGAATTTCTGTAATGCGAGCGGTTTGGCGAATAGCACAAGTGTGTAAGACAGGTTCATAGCCTGGCTTGATTGTTGTTGAGTGCGACTTGAGAACCGATATTTCAGCCTCAAATTCCTGAACTTGATAGTGATTATCCACCGTAGACAACAACACGTTACCACGATGAATCTGTTGGCGATCAATCTTAGATAGAGCCAGGCAAACGTATCGTCCCGATTCAGCTTCATCCACCGCAACTCTCTTCACGTGTATGCTTCGAACCTGTACGGTTTTGTATCCGCCATTGTTTGGTCCGAGTAAAAGCTTGTCACCGGTTCGTATGGTTCCTTGTAGTAGTTGTCCACCGACAACAATGCCGATGCCGGGAACCTGAAACGTTTGCTCGATATGATACTCGATGTTATTCTCATTTTTGATAGTTCTGGGTCTCTTGATGAAAATATTCAGAAATTGTTTCACAAAATCGATACCCTCACCAGTCACGTTGGATACGTAAAACATCGGCGTGGTAGAAAAGCTGTTAATATTCTTTGCAGCCAATACCACATCTTCTTCAGTTTCAACGTCGCAGGGAATACGGCGAACTCCTGGCAATTTGAGTAGTTTTTTAACATTTTGAACGGTTTCCTTCATGATTTTTTGACGATTACCACACAAATCGATCTTGGTGATGATGATCGCAAATGGAATGTCTAGAGTCAAGCAGAGAAACATGTGCTCCTTGGTCATTCTTGTTATTCCCATATTAGCTCCAACCAAGATGAATACAACGTCAGGAAATTGTGATGTCAGTCCCATAATGGTTGTCTTGAGATAGGGTTCATGGCCACAGAGGTCAAAAAAGGTAACAATCTTTGACGAGTTTTTGACAATGTCTGGCCATGTCTTTTTGCGTCCGAAGTGCTCATCATGGTTAACGATCTCACCGTGTTCATCGAAGCCCAGAATATGCTGAGCTACTGAGGATGTTTTTCCGGATTTTACCTCATGAGCAAAGTTAAACACACTCAAACGCGCGTTTCCTCTTCCGTCGTCATTTTTACCTGACAAAAGTACACCTAGCATTGTGGTTTTTCCACTGTCCACATTTCCGGCACAAGCAACTTTAATATCGATGTACTTGGTTGGATTGTACTCCCGAATGAGAAACTCGTACATCTTTCGTGACTTATCGACTGATTGTTCAGCGAGAAGAGTCATAACATAGTTGTTGCGGTTGCAGGTCTGTTGAAGGACATCGTGGGATTCCTTATACTCTTCCTCTGTCAAACCGATAACACCACCGTTATCAGTTACTCCCAGAGTGTACACACACTCTCCTTGTCCCTCATCCATACGAAATCTCATCTGTGTGGCCATCTGCTCTATACAGTGTTCACTATGATTGGTTAGTTTCAACTTGTACTCCTTGTTCCCATCGTCCTGTTCAGGCTGGATATGCGATGTTGCATTCTGTTCCAGCTTGTCGCGATGATTTTTTCGAGTTGTCATAATGTTATTATAAACATTATGGCTGAAAAATTTTCATTTTTAATAATATGCTCTGAGACATTCAGCTAAGCTGGAGTAAAATACGCCATCGATACAAACTTTGTTCACAGATGGAATGTTTATGCGAGGCAGAGTATGTATTCCGTTTCGCGTTTCCAGTGTAAAAGATTTCACAGATGGAAGATTCACCACCCTCGCGTTGAAAAGGAAAGGTCTCAATTGGGAGGATACGTCTTTTCCGGAGATCTTGAGAATCTCCAGTAGAGGGCATTTTTCAAACCATGACAAGCAGATAATTCCACTCTTAATAGATTGCATTATGACATGCTTTAGGGTAGGAGCCATAGACCAATCCAGTTCTGATTCGCTTTCTCCAAAAATCCGGTTACAATTCAGTACCAATTTCTCGAGTCTGAGAAATTTGGATATTTTAGACATCAGAGTTCGATCTAGGGTACAGTTCGTTATAGTAAGGGAAGTTAACCCAGGCAAATAGTTTGGCGAAAAATGGCATCGAATAGAGAATGCCGTAATGGAAAGGGATTTTATGTTTCTCTGAGGCTTCCTCATATCTACTGTGACATAAGAAAAGGAATCAAGCTTTATCGTCTCTACATTTCCGAGTTGAACGTGTATTTTATCGCCATGTATAACCTGTTTCTTAAGATTGGGGAAGAAGTGAGTTGAAATATAGTTCGATGTTGTTAAGAACTGCAACGATGTTTTTAGACAATCAACATTTTTAACGAACCACTCGAGAGGAGGATCATTATCATATATGGTCAGAGACTTCCATAACCTAGGTATCTGTCCTACTCGACGATCTATCAACACTAGCTTAGCTCGGTCACGCCTGTCACAGAACTCAGCGATAATACAAAGAAGCTCTTTGGGAAGATTCATCGTCATGATCTATTAGATTCTCAAAAATTTCAATTGAAATGGGGACGAGTTTGAAAATAAGTTAAATGGAAGAAGTTAAAACCTATTATGACAATGGGCAACTGTATTCTCAAGGTTCCTACGTTCAGGGGAAAAAAGAGGGCAAATGGACATATTGGCGCGATAATGGACAACTGTACTTCCAGCATTCTTATGTGCAAGGAAAAGAAGAGGGAGAATGGACATTTTGGTATAGTAATGGAAAATTACATTCTAAGGGTTATTACGACCAAGAGAAAGAGGGCATATGTATAATATATGGGCAAGCCACTATTTATGTACATGGGAAACAATTGACTGAGAAACAATGCAGATCACTGTGCCAATTACAAGCCAGAATCAAGAGAATAATTCCAATTCTTCGTTTTAAAAGGTATCTTCCAGCTATTCTTGAGATTTGGTATACTCCTGGATGTAAAGGTGCCTGGAGAGTGGAACAATCGTTCAAGCGGAAAATTAATCGATAGCCTCTTCTCCTGCTTTTGGAATTGAGACATCCAGGACGTCTCGCAACTCCTTTGTAGGGTTTTTAACTCCCTTTTTCTTCATGTATGCATACACCTTTTTCTGACGAGAGACTATCCAGAGAGCAAATCTTTTCACGTATTTATCAAGCAACTCTTTGTTCTCGGGCCATGTATTAGCACGACGACCATGTAGAATGCTAGCGACCCACATAATGTTTCTGGTTGTTTTGAGAACCGTGGACGGAAGTTTTTCATATATGGCATTCGGTCTTAATCCCTTTTTTATAACATAGGTCTTATTTTCATCAATTACAATAGGAACATTATCAATTAAGCGAGCAGTGGCAGTGGAGTAACTATTGTGGCTTACAATGTCGTCGATGACCTGTTTTTGATACTTTCGTACAGCTTGCTTATAAATTTGTAAAACGCTTTTTTCGCTTCCAAATGACATCGCGATCAGTTGATGACGGGGAGGACGCGATTTTTTCATCTTGGATTTGAACAATGGTTTACGCACAATTGGTCGGTGTCTTTTGCTAGAGATTTCATCCTCTTCACGAGATTGTTTCTTCTTGGGCGGAAAGAGCATCATACTGATGTTATCTCTGAGTCCCATCAGTAGATATCGAGCGATAGTTGATAGCTTCTTAGATGTAGTATCCTTATTGTATTGTTCCCATCGCTCGGTAAAATCTTTCTCCTCTTTTTCTGTAATTACTCCTTCCTTTTGCTTCATGGCTAGTGTTTTGTACCACATACGTAGCGCCAATTGCTCCCTCGCGATTCTATCGATCTCTTGCTTAGTGATATCAAACTCCTCCTTTCTGCTTAATAGCTTCTCTCGCGATTCTGCAATACGTCTAAATGCATTCTCATCCTCTTCAGAATATAATCCCTTTTTCTTCAGGTCTTTCACAAGTTTAACCAGAAATTCAGGTTTCTTTTCATCATACGGGTACGGTGCACACATATGATCGACGCAGAAATCGGACAAGCAGTCGTCATCTGAGTCGCAATACGATCCATCTCGTCGTCTTCCCCCTCTCTCTACTTTTTCTTCTGAGGGAGGCGCCTTCTCTTCTGGGGAAGCAATTTGTTTCCCCAATAGTCGGAGAGGAATGTTAACAAACTTACTCCAAGGACCCATAGTTCCAGTAGATTTTGTTTGATAATCAAATCCTTTTACAGTCAGAGTGTCACATGCATATCGAGCATCATATCCTCGTACATACATCCACATCGGTGCTAAATAGGTGAGATGCACCAATTTACTCGGTGATAAATTCTTATCTAGTTTACCTTCTAAAAATTCCTCGTAGGCCTTATCTAACATTTCGTTATCGACTAAAGACCATTGCTGAAAGGCCGTTTTGCGTCTTAGTAGTTGTGGTGAAAAGTTTAGGTTAAAACCCATTCGACTATACAAGGGGGCTTGTACACCTTGTATTCCCTGAAAAGCTTGTATAAAGATATAATTAACCTTGAATTGTTGCGCCATGAGTATAGTAGCGACTAGAATCAGTTTACCCATTCCTCCCGATCGAACAATTCCGCTACTGCATACCAATTGGCCGTAAACATCGTAATCCGGCTTGTCTTCGACCGAGTTCCAACCTTGACGAGCAGCGATAAAATTAGTCAGCACATAATCATCCTTGCGAAGAATTATTAACGCAGAAGACTTTGGAAACTCAGGGCGCTCTTCCCATGGAGGGAGAACTTTTGAAACACGCAACCGTGTTCCTTTTCGTTTTCTCCTTTTTGAATCTGCATACAACTTTGGAAAAGCTTCAGCGAGATTATCATCTACTATCTCTTTTATATAATTAGGGCTAATATTTATGTCGTGCTCGGGTTGTTTTCCCTCTATCCATGTATAAGCTAGCCGATACGCTTCGGTGATATTTTTACTAGCGAAATCTGTATCTTTCTTAGACATATAACATGTGTTAACAAAATACATGATCAAAAAGTGTTCGAACACTCTTCTTAACTCTACATCATTTTGTAAGGCATGCCAAGCTCTGGGAGTATAGTTATACTCATTTACCACTTTCTGCGTAATTCCATATAGATCATTCATTCTACGTGGAATTCTTCCGATCAGCATTCTTAGAGCTTCGAGCTCCAGCTCAGTAGGCTCAGCATCACGATTTTTAGATAGTTTTTGGTGCAATCTGTTGATGATAGAAATAGCCTTTACTTTAGCCGGAACGATATAGCCATATTCGACAAAATCTTTCTCATATTTTGCCCATAGTCTAGGCTGGTCATGCTGAATATAATTTTTCCACATAACACTACGCATGATCAATTCACATCCATGGTGCATGGTGGCAAGAATAACGCCTGATTTCTCGACATAATCTTCAATGCATGGGTGCTGCTTGTATATCGTCTCGATAATATTATCAGATGGCATTTATTGGAAGGATTGTTTTTTATAACTCAAAGAGTTACAAATGATAAAGCCAATATGTTAGTAACAACCCAATACAACCGATCGAGTTCCACATATAATCACCAAAGTCAGCATCAAAGTAAGCCATATTTTTAAGGTTAACAATCATGTACACTGTTGCATAGCTACTCAATAACCACCAGAAAAGGATTATACACCAGCTTGGCTTGTCGTTCATATTGGTAGAGGATGGGGGAAACGGAAATTTTCATTTTTAACGCGAGGCTTTCCTACGTCTACGCGAAGTCCTTCTACGCGAAGCTCTCCGGCGGGACGTTCGTCTTCGCGAAGCTTTCTTTCGCGAAACCCTACGACGAGACGTGCGTCTATGAGACGATCTACGACGGGAAACCCTACGACGGGAAGCCTTTCTTCGCGAAGCTCTTCGACGTGACGTTCGTCTTCGCGAAGCCTTCCGACGTTTACTTCCGAAAGAAAATCCATACCTACTCTTTTTGTATGAAATAAGGCCGAAAAAATTCATTTCCCCGACACCGCTAATCACCTCGAGTAGAACGAACAAAATTACGGACATAAGTACGATGACAAGCCCGATAGTGGATGATGATCCCACTTTAACAGCCGAAGCTCCAGCAGAGAATAGACCACCCACCTTGCCTAATCCTCCACAAACGAGTTGTCCAGCTATGCCATATCCTGCTCCATCTCCTTTACAGTATCCCATCGGATTTGTAACGGTAGCTGCAACAGTTCCGATACTATCGGCGAGAGTGTTAGGCATCATCATTGCTAGCTTGTATGCTCCGTATCCAGCCCCCATGGTAGCGATCAGGTTTCTTAGCGAACGAGCTACCATGGTCTTTCGCGATTGTGATGCTTCTTCGCGAATTTTTGGCACATCAGATGCAATAATCGCCATCTCTTTTTTCAGCTCTCGTTCTTTCACCTTTTCTCGAAGGGCAAGGTGCATAACTGAGATAGCCATAACCCAACCAACAAGCATCGTCCGCTGATTTTCAGGCATATCAGCATCCATAACAGCTTTTCGTATTTTTCCAAGCTCGCGAGTCACCTGTCTGATGTCAGTTTCTCCGATATTTAGTACCAACGTTGCTAACGACCACGCGGCGTTAGCTGCTTCTCTACTCGTCAACTGAGGCATGCCTTCCTCTATCCGATGAGATAATCGTGCGATTTGATTCATCGCAACTTTAGACGATGGAGAAACAGCGAGTTCATCTGGTTCTTCAACTTCGTAAGACATTTATTTATTCATGAGAAATTAATTGTAAAACAGTTTCGATTTCCCCCTCATCAGTATAATATTCCAATTCTATCTCGGTGGGAGGAACCATTCCCTTTCTGACAGAGTCAGCTCGTATTCTAGAACTTTTAGCCTTCCTTTTTCTGAGTTCACGACGGTATTTTTTACTCCACTCCTCTAACTGTTGTTTTGAAAATCTGTTTTCCTTGTAACAGATTACACATACGCCGTTGCTTTCCGCTACATGATAGTTACAATAAGGACAAATAGGTCTAACCACTTCTGGATCATCAGGAGCAAAGAATCCGGTCGTAGTTATAATACCATCATCAGTATAACTGCACTCACGACTGTCAAAATTATCGATGTATTCGGTTCGACAAAAGGAGTCAAAGATGAGTTCTAGATCATTTATATGTTTTGGCAGAACCTTATAGCAGAGAGTGATCTCTTTTTCTGGATCGCGATAGGACATCTTTATTTAAGACCAAACAAGGAAGGAAGAATTTTCAATTTTTAACTCCATACTATGAATAGTATGGGGTAAGTGTCAAAATTGTTCACTTTTAGTTAAGGCGTAATACTACATATACTAACACGAATGTCCAGGACTTGCACCTGATTCTCCCCCATGGAACGCACTCTTGTCGAGCAAACCTCAGCGAACTACGGCTTTGACCTCATACTCGAGAAAGAGTATGAGGAAGTATCAATGTGTCACCCTTAAGTGGAATATAATTCTTGTCAATATACCCATGGGGAACGGTGGCTATCCCTATACAATTATGTATAGGGATTTCTAATCATTAGATTCATCCTTTTAAGCCGATTTTTCTAGACCTCGGCGTCCACGAAAGCCAGATCTCTAGCTTTGAAAAGAGCGCGAAAAAGATGGAGAAAAGGCTTATCCTGGTTGTAGCAACTCTTGGCTGATAGATCGAAATAGAGAGTAAGTTTGTCACTCTTCTGCAACGTGATATCTGCTCTATTTATCCTGGCGCCAAGATCGCACTTATTGCCACACAAAATGACCGGAATATTGGGACATACAAAACGAAGCTTTTTAAGCCACATTTTGGTGTTGGCGTAGGATTCGGGATTAGTCAGATCGAAAAAGATCATAGCCCCGTTAGCGCCAACCCAATAGGCGTCTTCCAACATTCCGAGTTCCTTTTTCCCGGCACAATCCCAAACATTGGCGATCACGTAGCCCTTGTTAGTGAAAAATCCGAGAGGAGAAACTTCCACACCCATTGTGGGTTTGTGTTCTTTGAGAAAGCTCCCCGACTTGAATCTCTCTACATAAGAGCTTTTCCCCATTCCAGAATCACCGATGATAACAATTTTGAAAGTTGTTTTAGCTTCCATATCTGTCTACGATTTCCATCTCGTTTAGAAAAATCAATTTATTCCACACAGTGAGGAAAGTTTGCTTGAATCCAAGCATGATCCGGATATAGCCGCCTGATCATCGATCCACGAACCCAAAGGCTCAATCGCCCATGGGTTATTCTGCAACATGAATATCACTCTACCTCCAGTGAATTTAGCGGGATGAGTACCGCCTTTAACTCCCTCAAAGGTCACAGATGACTCATTCCAGTGCAGTTTTTGTCCAGCCATACTACCAGTCATGACTCCGTGAAAAGTTTGGCTGGATTTGTCGAACGTAGCGTTAATCACGGTCAAACCATTTCGAGTAGCAACGGATTTTCCATTTGGACCGATACCGGCACTGCCCTCGTTCGAAAGTACATACTGGTACGTACCATTGGCTTTGAATCCTTCCTTACCTTTTTTGCTTACCTTGTTAAGGATAAGAACTGACAGCACGACTACAACAAGTAGTGCGATACATGTGAACCATGTACAGATGTCTTGAGTTTTCATTTTCTTGAAGAAAAGAAAAAAATTATTAATTAGTGCGACATCCATATGCTTCGCGCATGGCTTTGTTGGTAGCATCACGGGAAGCTTTGTCCACGGCTTCTTTGATCATTTTACGTAGCTCTTCCTTCGAAATTGTGATTTTATCATCCTCACATTCGCGCTCTTCCGGCTCTTCATTCTTAATTTCGCTCAATTCTGCCAACATGACATCTAATTTTCGCAGATCAGGATTACGCTTGGAAAATTTGTATACCGAGATGTGTGCCTCGAATTGAGCCGGTGTTAATATATGACGGAGAGCTTTCGTCATATCTCCATCATACATAGGAGAATCGGTAAAGGTGATGAAGATACACTTGGCAGACTTGTTCACACGATCGATATACTGTGAAAACATGTTTGCAAAGTAACCTCGATCGGTCAAGTCGCTAGACCAGTTGCTGGTTGGTTCGTGCGAACCGTTAGCGAGCGTATTCTCTTCCTCATCGGTAACAACAATGAAGGTTCGTACAAATTTACGATTGTCCAGGTAAGGTTTGAGAGACGCCGCTGGAGCGGTGCAAGAATATGCTTGCATATTCCGTCCGAATCGAAGAGCTTCTTTGACCGTATGAGGAGGATCGTGAATGAACTCGTCCTTTCCTCGAAATAATCTTAGCTCGGCTTTACACATTGCACACAATAGTGAAGTAACAATTCCGGACGTACGGATAGCGACTTGCATCGATGACGATGCGTCTCCGAGAACAACGACCGGAGAAGGCAATGTAAGCTTATATTTGGCTAGCTTTTTCTCCGCAACACGGACTAATTCTCCTTCAAGACCGAGATGACGAGTACTGTTGATTAGATCAACAAGCTTTCCATATGGAAGATCAACCTCTTCATCTGTCATCAAACGCTGGCATAGAATCTCTTCACACCCCGGCAACTCGTTAGCATACCATAGAACGGTGCGAAGATTTTCTTTAGCAGCCACAGCACGACGTAGAAAATCATTAAGCAGATGTGTATTCAAACGCAGATACTCATACGGAATGGGATTTGTTTCGTAGAGCTTTCCGATTGCGGTCACATCACCATTTTTGATCTTGTATAGAAGTGAATCTTTAGGAAGGTCAGAGACCTTGAAACAGTACTTCAAAAACCAGTCTAGTGCAAAGTCTTTGGGATTAAAGTGGCAAAGATCTGCTAGTTCTCTCCAAGGTTTACGATGAAATATTAGCGCGCGATACATAAGTTGATCGGAAGTCAAATTGCGAACCCATGCTCGCACGAGCTCAATCTTTGATGAAGTGAGAGATAATCCTGGCTCACCTTCATACAAATTTTCCAGCTTAGATTTACGATCCTTAAGATGCTTACGACGGTGTTTTAGTTTGCGAGCATTATTCTTGGGAGCATCAACTATTTTCGCCTCAATATTTCCAATCTTTTTTGCAATCTGCTTGATTTCACGCCGAGCATCCAGCATTTGGCAACCGAGCAATATCTCGGGCAGATCAAATTTTACGGCTCCCCTAAAAGAAGCATTATCCTTATGATGAAGTAAAGTAGCTACTACTCTACCCTTATTAAGATTCGAAACCGAGCGATTGTATTCAGTGTTCGCGAATACCTCACGAACCGCGGAAGTATAGGTATTCCTGTCTCTCTGATAAGAAGAGATATGCTCCTTTAGAGGAGTATCATTTAGAATTGTCTTTCGCATATTTCTTAGCATTACTATGCTTTTAAAATAACAATTTAGAGTTTTACGGCCATACATAAATGGAACACTTGGATCAGAAGACGAAAGATATAATTAACTCTTTGGACATCATGCTTGACGATCTGACCGACGAGCAGAAGCAAAAGCTAGAACGGGTAGGAAGAATGGTGCGCAATCCGAATCATATGTCTGCCAATGAAGCGATGAAAGTGGTTAAAGAGTTGGGAATCGACATAGATGAGATGCAGAAGAAAGCACGTAAGTTTAGGGCACAAAACATGCCTCCTAGGCAGAAAAAGATTCCTCGTAATGGACCCTGTTCATGCGGTAGCGGAATGAAGTACAAAAAATGTTGCTGGAAGTGAGTATAAATTGAAATTTAATTATATATCATACTATAATTAAAATGGGATTATGCGAAAGTACTACTAACGAGCCTGAATGCGAGTATTTCAGTGAGCGTTATGTCGGTAAGTTTAAGTATCCATCAACAAATCGGTGGAATGAAGTGGTTGAGGATGAAATAGTGCATCAAAACAGTAATAGAGCTGGTTATCTTATTCACGGAGATGTGATTTATGGAGATGGAAGTAGTAAAAAGATTATGTTAAAAGAATTTCAACGTAGTCATTGTGGTTCTATATCATATACTAATCATCTTTTTTTAGGTGTCGTTGGAGACTGGGTTGGTCTTTACTGTGCTGAATTATCGCTAGGGACATTTAAACCGCCCACGAAAAAACCCGATGATTTTATTCCTATCATAGTATACAAAAATAATGAGCAAGAATCTCCATGGAAGGGAACATGTGTCCGTAACAAGGATAAAGTTGCTGAATTATTAGAGCTTGTACAGAGTTGGGAAAATGGAAGAATCATTTACCAACCATCATTTTCCTTTAGTTATACAGTTATAGCAAACCGGCATCAAGGAGCTGGAAAGCATACTGCTAGACGACATTATTCGTCTTTTAAGAAGAAGATTTTGCAAGTTATTATCAACAGACTAAATGATCCTCAATTTGAAACAAAGGATGACGTGGAGCTATAAAAGAGTCTGAAGCGCTGTGAGTATATTTAAACCATTCTGGTTTGGATTACATAAATCGGGCCCTACGTGTTCCAAATCATCCGCAACGATGCAATAGCTTATGTGAACCTTATCTGCTAAAATGACAATCTTGCAACTCATTTATATCTTGTGGTTAATTATTTAAAAATTCAAATGGAAATATAAAATGAGTGAGAACAAGAGTGAGAGCAAGAACGAGAACAAGAGTGAGAGCACGAGTGAGTCTACGCCATGTACTAAAACGTTGCTTAGAACAGACGGTTGTTATCTACAGAAAGGAACAAGAACTTGGTGGAACTGCGGAGGGAGAGATACCAGTGATGAGTGGTACTGTGTGATGAGAATCGTTGAAAAGCCGTTTGCAGACGAAGATCGTGGCGCTACACACGGTTTGGTCTGGATCGGAGATTCAGCTTATCCATTATGGGATGCCGAATACGATGATCCTAGTCGTAAAGCAGTCCATCCCAATACGATCAATGCTTCTCCCAAAGACGTTGAGGATATTAAAAAGTTTTGGCATATTATAGGCCTGACTAATCCCCGTGATCCCGATCAAACCTGTCGAGAGATTGCAAAAATGGATGTGAATGAACTTATTCGAATCGGACAAAGTATGCAATTTCGTAACATTGTTTCAGACTGGAATCTCTGGACTCCCATTGAATCTGAGAATAAGGATGAGTTAGGTTGGGCTCAGTCGAACGGCTGTAATGATAGTATGACTATATACTGTAAAAACAATGATCCTCTAGTCTTATGGGATCGGGATTCCCCCTGTCGTGTAGAAGCAGATATCAGTACCGAACCTGACTTTATGTTCGGTTATAGTTACGATGACCATGATTTTCCATACACATTTGTGCCCTGAGTAGTGTTATTTATTCATTATGAATAAATAAGCCCTTTACCTCCTATGCTTACGTATGCCAGGCTCAGTAACCTCCCATTTGCCACTAATCATGGGTACTTTATTCTCAAACCGTTTTTGTATCCTCTTTAGACTTTTGCTAACGTATCTACGTAATTGACTGATCTGTATTAGAATAACAGGAACATCGTTGGACTCAGTAGCTACTATGTTATGTAAAAGGTCGTCGATGGTGTCGCAACACATCCGCAATACTAGATTGATGGCGCTATCCTTCTCGCGCTTCTTTTCTCTCCGTTTAATTTCGCTAAGCCATCTCTTTTCTGTGAGATCCCCTAGTAGGTATTTGATTCGCAGATCTTGATTGTTCGGTTCAGTGCCCGGATATTTGGGAAGCACAACATGTCGAATGTGATACACGACACGATGAGCATTCAAAACCCATTCACGAATAGACTCTTCTACATCTACTTTTCCCATCTTCTCGATTAATAACGCTATCTCCACCGGACCTCCGCAACGAACCTCTCCAACACGACGAGGAGCATGACCGCCATTAAGTTGCTTTTGCCACGCATAGTAGTGAGGATTGTGAATAACACCTTTTTCGATCATGCCGGATTCCCAGTCGAATGCCGTGTGACACGACACGCAAAACATTTGCGAGCATCCATCGATCTTAAAAATAGGTACAGAACAGGAAGGACAGGGTTTAGTACCCTTTGCGAGTAGTTTAGCAGTTTCAACGTCATCCTTGTCGCATTCATTTTTGTGAATGGGTTGACGACATGTCGGACAGGCCTTCTTTCCACAGATGCCACAGTTAAACTCATCATCCAGATACCCCTTACACTCTTTTGCCGGACAACGACCGATAAAACGCTTATTTTTAGATGCTTCTTCAGGCTTTGTCGGCATCAGGTTTTTACCATTCCACAACACTCGCTTTCGCTTTCGCGCTTCGCGTAAAAGATCCTCATACATTTTAATATCCTTGTTAATTTTTTCCAACTCGTTTTTCATATCTCGTTTACATCTTGCTTCCGCAACCAACGGCTGGGTACCAGGAAGTAGACTACGTTCCCGTTCCATAATCAGCTTTGCTCTCATATTGCGATACTCATCGTTGTGAAACTTTATGTCCGTATTCTTCGCCACAAACTCAAAGTCCCACTGTGTCGAACAGCTCATACATTTTGGATTGATATCTTTCGAATCGAGCAAATATCTTTTAGTACAGCTTGCACAACAGGAGAAGTGACATTTCGGACACGATATCCATGATGAAACACGTTTACGACATACACAAATTGGACAATCATCCATGTTACCTCTTTATCCGGTAACATGGTTGAATTTTCAATTTATCCTCTCGACCCTCTCAGGTAGCTCTAAATTCTTAAAAAACATATGGTAAACAATGTCTGGAACGGGTTTAGGTCGCATCTTATTCCATCCGTAGCCATCGCGAACGAAATAGAAGTATCTTACTGTATAATCGTTCTGTTCGGCCATATCGACAAATGCCTGTCGTTGTGACGCTTTACCGTTTGTACGATCAAGACAGATGTCTTTACCACTAGACATACTAGATCTGACAAGTTTCATCACTTTAGCTTCTGTTTTGAGTGCGTCTTGATTAGCTTGAACGTATCCAAGTGGCTTGAGATGCTGTAGAAAAAAGCTACTCTTGCCTGTTCCCGGTGCACCGATGAAAATGATCAACTGCTTGCCTGTGTTGATCTTTGGCAATTTAGGTCGAAAAACTTTTTCAGGTTCTGCCCACCTTACCTCAGCACTCTCAGCAAATTTTTTATCACTGTCACTAAAGTCTTGTGGCCTTCCTAGAGCGTCACCGATATAATATCTGAACTCAGTGTTAGGTATAAGTTGCTGACACTTTCTCCACATACCCAATTCAGGTTTGCGATATTGGTCCTTTCCTGTAGCAACAAACGCACCCATATCGACGCCGACTTTTTCCAGAAAGTTCTCAACACGCTTGACTTTGTCAGCAGGCTTTTTAGCAAACTGATTGGTAAAGATGATGAGAGTGTATCCCTCTCGATACAGTTTTTTGAGCTTTTTAACTCTTCCCGGAAGAACATGAATATCATCCGAATTTTTCGGATACAGATGTTGCTCTCCGTGAGCCAACGTCCAGTCTAAATCGAACCCAATAGCTTTTTCAGTAACGCGTTGAGGTAGTTTGTAGTATAACGTTCCTTCTCTGATCATAATCATAAATCTTTTTAAGATTTGTGAATAATTTCATTTTTAGCGAGATCTGCTACGTTTACACTTTCTGTTACTAGGACAGCGTTGTTTGCTACCTCCCTTGGACCACAAATTTTTACAAGCCCAGTACCGTGCTGAAAGCTTATTCTTTGCACTGCTACAGTGGTGACGAGCGCGAAAACTGCGCCTTGCAGCTGGACTATAATTATGTCCGTATCCAGTGGCTCCAAAATGTATAATCTTGCTTTTTCCATTTGAACATGCTCTGACGACACGTTTCTTTCCCGGGCGCCATGATTTCCTCGGTCGATTACACGACATATCACGATGACGAGAGTTACGACGGGAGCGCCGACTACGACGTCGTGATTTGCGTCGGGAGCGCCGACGGGAGTTACGACTACGATGACGGGAGCGACGACGGGAGTTACGACTACGATGACGGGAGCGACGACGGGAGTTACGACTACGATGACGGGAGCGACGACGGGAGTTACGTCGTGATTTGCGTCGCGACTTTGCGAAAGCCATCTGATAGTTTTTTCCACCCTGTTGCTTAGCGATGTACAAGGTGCATCCTTCTCCCTGCTCGCATATGAGCTTGCCTTTCACGCAGTTTGACGAGTGTACAAAACTGTCACACGCTCGTTGTGGAAAATATTTTAGCAGTACGCCATTCTTGAACACACGACGGAAATGATATACTTTCGTTCCCTCCCCTTCTGTTACAAAAGAGATTAGACCACGATAATAGTCTTTTCCGTCGTTAAAGGTGATTTCTCTTTTGACCTTTTTGGACATTTATTGATCAGAAAGATAATTATTAAATGAGAAGAACCGGTTGCTGTTTCCATCGCTGGGACTTTACAGCTTCACGAACTTGCGCTTTGCTGTAACGGGGAGAAAAATGACATAGGACTAATATACCCTTGATTTTATTCTGGTGTGCAACAAGTTCTGAAATGTGAATATGTCCTCTCTTCTTTGCCTCCTCTACTGTGATATCATCGTCGACAAAAGTGCATTCGGTTACCAGAACCTCTGAATTAAGGAAATCGGGTTCGGCCAGCAAGCCCTCGATAGTGGTATCTCCTGTATAAGAGAAGATCGGCTTTCTAATCGCGTAACTAAGTTCTACTCCGTGACGCTTCCATTTTCCAAGCAGTTTTCCCGGAAAGTTGTGAAAGCATTCACGCAACTTTTCTCTAGTTTCAACCAGAGTGTAACCCAATGATTTAACACGATGGATAGTCTTGTGTGCAACCACTGAAAGATGTTTAGTCAGTTTAAACTCATCTTTGTCCTCGGCTCCTTTAACAAAGGGGACATAAGCATTCGAGCTTTTACCGTTAAGTACGTTAAATCCTTTTGCAATCCCCAGCCAAGGTTTTACGCAACATGATGGCATAACGTAGTCTGCCACCTTAGCAGACTTAACTATTCGATTGTGGCCATCCATGTGGAGAGCAGAGATGTGATCGGCATGTCCATGAGTTATACAAACCATTCGACATGAGCATAGCTTTCCAACCATTCCTTCTGGTATTATTCCACAATCAAAGGCTACTTTGTGATTTTCTACCACCAAAACAGATCCATGTGTAGATATACAGTGTCCTGTTAAGATTAAGTTTCCGGCTTGTACTGTGCTGTACATTCTGTTTTAGAATAAAGACTGTTTAAATATTTTCAATTGTTTTACGCAAACAATTTTTTGCTATCCGCCCTCCAATCTGATTCGGGCTATAAAACCATTCCGCAAACTCTCTTGTTTTTATCCACCTTCTAAAAATCCAATAACGCAGGTTATTTCTACAAAAGCGTTGAAGATATTTTAATTTCTCCACGTTGGACTCGAAGGATGAATTTCGATTCTTTATCCAGGGGCAATTCCAAGAATGAAATTCATGGAGTGTTGAAAACTCGGGAACATCAGTTAGACTAGTACAGTCAATACACCAAAGTTCACCAAGATTTGGAAGCTCAGGAATCTTTATCAAGTTAGTACATCTACAACAATTAAGTATAGTTAGCTTTGGAAGTGTAGGAATCTCTTTTAGACTAGTACAATCGCGACAATAAAGTATAGTAAGCGTCGAAAGCTCAGGAATCTTCGTTAGACTAGTACAATCGCGACAATTAATCACAGTAATTGCCGAAAGCATAGAAATCTCTTTTAAGCTAATACAGTCAATACAAATAAGTTCAGCGAGCTCCGAAAGGATGGGAATCTCTTTTAGGCTAGTACATTCACAACAATTAAGTCTGGTAAGTTGTGGGAAAATAGGAATCTCCGTTAGACTAGTACAATTACGACAGTCAAGATAAGTAAGGTTTGGAAGAGTGGTGATCTCCGTTAGATTCTTACATCCTACACAGTTAAGTTCAATAAGCTTTGGAAGCATGGGAATCTTTGCTAAACTCGTGTAACAACAATCGAGTTTAGTAAGATTTGAAAGCACTGGAAGCTTTGTCAAATTAATACATTCGTAGCAGATTAATAAATCAAGCTTTGGAAGCATAGGAACCTCCGTCAATCTAATAGAATTCGAACAATTAAGTATGGTAAGCTTTGGAAGTGTAGGAATCTTCATTAAACTAGGGCAACCACCACAGATTAATTTAGTAAGGTTTGGAAGAGTTAAAATCTTTTTCAGGTTTGAGCAACCAACACACGAAAGTTCCTCAAGTTTTGGAAGTGTGGGAATCTCTTTTAGTTCGCTACAACCTATGTAGTACGGTTGTTCATCTACTACACTAACGACCTCACTGCAATCGATAGTTGTTTGTTGTGAATATCCACCAGTACAGAAAATACACATTTGTCATGTGTATTTTGCCGTCTAAATTTTCAATTTACGATGACGCGATCTACGGAAACCAAGTCTTAGCTATATGTTCCCGAATGGGAAACTCTTCTGTGAACTCTGCCTGATTAAGTATCCAACGCCGTTTTTGTTCGTTGGGTACTTTTTTCCAATAAGTTCCTTTATTATTGTGTAGATTGCGACAGTCGGTTTCAGCTTTGTCTCGTACTTTTGCATAATTTAGTTTCTGCCCAGGTGGCAACCTTCTAGGTCCAATCCTAAGAATAGGCTGTCGTTCCTCTTCGTCATCGCAGTTACAGCAACAACGGAAACACCAATAACCTGATTGTAATGCCATTTTATCTACGATTATCTAAACTATAAGATAAGTTTCAATTGAATTTTTAAAAGATGCGTATCTTTCGAACAAATATGAAAAGAGTTCATCTCGCATCTACATGTGTCACGGGTCACGTAGCAGTTAAAGCTGTTTTTCCGCCGTCTTGGAAAATTGAGACGCACAACTGTTTACCTTATAGAGAGTCGTTTGGACGCCATAAAATTCGATCAGCGACTCTCGACTGCCTGAACCAACTTTTTACATGGCCTGCTATCGCTATTGAATCTGGTATTGTTCAATGTGGAAAAGATTATGTGAATATCGCATGTGTACTGTTACGAACACGATTCGGCACCTTTGAGGCTTGGAGTGAACCCGTTAAACAGGATTCGGCTGATGTTGTCGCTCAGGCCGTAAACGAAGTTTGTCGTCAATGGCGAGTGGCTCAGGAGAGCTTGCCCTTTCCTGTTATTCCTGCCACCAGTAGTCGGTTCAAGGGAGTTTCATTTCTTGATATTCAACATCCCTTATTCCATAATTCTCGAAATCTTACCACTGCAGTGAGAAGACTTGCAGATCGATTATTGTTCGACACGGTTATGGTTATGGATGCACGGGGTTTTCTAATGTGTGCAGAATTCGCTCATGAAGAGTATCCTATCGTTATGGCTCGTAAGACTGGAAAGCTACCCAATGAAGAGATTTCAGTTGAATATAAGAAGGAATACGGTACAGATACGATATGTGTATCAAAAGGAACGATCAAGCCTGGTGCACGAGTTATCGTTCTCGATGATATCATTGCTACCGGCGGAACGATGATGGCTGCCGATGAGCTGGTTAGAAAAGCGGGAGGAGAAGTTGTTGCTTTTATCGCACCATTTGCTCTCGAAGCTGACGGCAAATTAATGGGAGAATGTCTCGGACCACGAATGAGATTTGTCTGTACGATGTCAGAAGCTGAAAATGGATCGACCTACGATCTTAAATTCAAAAAGCATGTACGGCATAATCACCTTCTCACACTAGCACCACCGTCTCTCCTATCGATGACCGTGACAGCTATGAACGTGCCGGTTAAATGGGGACGTTTTCACCATAGTTCGAACATCTGGTTCGATCCAACGTTAATTCCAAACAAGAATCTGTACGTTTTTCTCGATCCTAGCAATCATAGAGAAATGATAGATGTTCTACACATTTTGTCTATTTTATACAGAAAAGATCCTAAAAAGATCATTGTTGTTATTCCCTTTTTGGAACAAGCTACACAGGATCGAGTCGAGTATAATGGCGTTATGGAAAGTGTCGCCGAGGTTGACACACTTGGAAAGCTGATTGGTAAACATACGGTATTGACATTTGATCTTCATGCCGAACAAAGCCGTTTCGCTTTTTATGACCTACGTTTTAGTAGTCTGGTAGAAAGACTATGGAAAGACTTTCATCTTGAGAACCCAACAGCGGTACCGGTTTTTCCTGATGATGGTGCAGCTAAACGGTTTGGAAAAATGAGTGAGATTCACAATCCAATTGTCTTTCGTAAACATCGCGAAGGGGAGAAAAGAATAGTTAAAACAGATGACAAAATTTTACCTGGGACGAGTTATGTTGTCATCGATGATCTGGTTCGCTCGGGAGGAACAATGCGCTCAGTTGCACAATACCTCAAGGATAGGGGTGCTATAAGTGTTAACGCATTATTTGCGCATGCACCATTAGAACCAAAAGCGTGTGCGAATATGGCTGTTTTCGATGATGTGTGGACATCTGATAGTTGTCCGCGTCTAGTTCCATCGGAATGGATTCGCATTCGTGTTATGGATATGTTATAATACTTCCATTTATAAGAAACGGCCGGACTATTAAATGAGAAAGTGTAAAACATGTCGCGATACCATTAATCGCTACGTGGAAAAGAAATCTTACTCTCCGATTAAGAAACGTTCCCAAGATAATACACACTTTCATCATGGCGTAGCTTACTACAGATACGGCATGTGTCCACGCCATCACATGACGAGGTTTGGTAAGACAAAGATAATTTGGGATCCCTGTTTGATGTGTAGATTTAAGTGCACAACCAAATATAAGATTCCAAAAACAGATGAGGAAGAGATTGGCACGCTTCGTACTGAGGTTGCTGTTCTTAAGGAAGAGATGAAAAGATATAGACAAGAACATCATGAGGAGTTGTCACAACTCAGAAAATCGATCGCACCAAGAGAACCGGTAGATATTCTTACCACAGATCTTTTAGAAATGTTGGATGTGAATGGTGATTGGGAAAGGGTCTCGGAACTTTCAGAAAAGGATACAGAGGTCACTAATGCTACTGAAATAGGATGTGTGTCGGATGAAGAGGAAGAAGAGACACGCGTAGAGGAATCTGAGAAGGAGAAGGAACGCGTAGAGGAACCTAAGGAGAAGGAACGCGTAGCATTTTCCAAGTTCAAAAAACCCACAAGGTTGTAATTTTATATCTCGATCGAGATATAAACTTAGTCTCCGCTTTTCTTTTCCTCAGGGATCGAGGGAAGTGATCCCTTAGCACCTTCGGATTTCTTAGCTTCCTCAGCTTTCTTAGCCTCTTCTTCTAGCTTTTTACGATGTTCGTTCAAAATATTACTAATCTTCTCAGCTAGTTCACCTACTTGTCGAGCTTTTAACGCTCTGATTGCTCCGCTGGCAAATGCGGCGTCGATAACATCTCCCATTATGACGATATCATTGATATTTAGTGACATTTATTATGTGGAAGAATTTTTTAAGCTGAAATAAATGGCCTCTGAGAAAAAGAAAATTATCCTTGCAGTAGTTATTTCCCTAGGACTAGTTGCCATAATTGTATTTTCGATGATAGCTTCACGGAAATGCAAACCACATTGCTCAGGATCTTTCTGTGGGCCGAATACGGATGATGGATGTGGTGGTACATGTGGATGTAATGAGGGCGGAAAATGTATACAAAACAGTAACGGCCTACATGTTTGCTGTTACCCAAACTGTAACGGCCTACACTGGGGTGATGATGGTTGTGGAGGACATTGTGAATGTTCTTTCCTTCCTTGTTACGATAAAACTGCTAATTGCCAGAAAACAATACAGGCCAACTGTGATGAAAATTGTGTAACACCGTGTGAGAATGGAAAATGTACTAAAAATGTTTGTTGTTATCCTCAAGATTGTAACAATGTTTTTTGTGGACCGGATGGATGTGGAGGAACATGTGGGTGTCAAACAGGAGCAACATGCTCTGCACAAGGAGTATGTGCTAATGCGGGAAAACCCGGTAGTTATAATATCATCTCATCAACAGGAGTGGAACGAACCAATGTTGCAAGTGCTCTGGACTGTGCTGGATGGGCTCCAGAAAATGTGCAACTCAATCTATCAGCTTTTCCCTGTGGAAGCTACAAAGACTGCCCTGATGGTGATTACTTGTATAAAAGATGTAAAACGGGAGAAGATTGCGTTTGCGTTAAGAACTCTTCAGGACAAGGCTACTGTGATCGTAACAATGTGTACCAGTGGTGGTATTATGATCCCAACGATTCTTCCGGCTATAATTGCACAAAGATTCGACAGGGTTCTGACGTATGTGGCCTCAATACCGCTGGAGCGGTTGGCTTTGATATCATCGGCAATGATGGGCCAACCACTGCTGGATCTTGCGGAACTAACTGTGTAATTAGTCCACAATGTCCTAGTAGCGGTGCAGGATCATGTTGTCCAGGAAACCTTTCACAATTGGGACAAACATCGCAGTGTGTGGATTCATCTGGTATCACTAAATGTTGTCTTAACAATCCGAATGCGACTGGGTATGCTGACTGTATCAAGTCTTATCCCGATTGTACAAAGCTACCGGGAGCCTGGTGGAAAGGAAATCTGGGAGAGATTACCAACGGTGTTTGTGGCGTGAAGTCAACTGGTCCTGCGATTCACATCAATAACCAGACGCTACAAAACCCTCACTTTGCAAGTGCATGCACGAACGCACAACCAGGACAAGAATGTACATACAACGATGGAACATCTTCTTTTCAAGGGTTGTGTAAAACATGCTCTGATGGATCATTGAAATGCTTTCCTGATGAAACATGCGTGAGAATCTCTGAATCGTCTGCTGTTCCGGGAATGTGTTCAAGTAAAAATTTATGTTCAAATTGATTTCTTTCTGTGATTGTCAGAACCACAGAAATGAGTTGTAAAGTACTTGGATGCCGTTATGCCGATACTCATGTCACTAAAGGACATCGTTGTGGTCATTGTTATCGGTATGGACATGGTAGAGCTGAATGTAAGGATATGAGAATGAAGATGAATCTACGACAGTATTATAGTGATGTTTTACCATCTGAACGCTGTTGCACGATCAACTATTGTGCTTATAAATCATTTCACACTACGGAAGGGCACTTCTGCCATCAATGTAACACTTTTAACAAAAATTGCTCATGCAATATGATTAAGATTAGATGTCCCTTCTGTAGGGATGAATGCGGTTTTAGCAGTTGGGAAGAGGTTCGATTGCACGGCCTGACGGAAAAGTGCAATATCTGCCTTAACAATACTATCGACACGCGTTTAACCTGTGGTCATGTTATGTGCGAGCATTGCATTATGCAGATGATTAGAAATTGAAATTATTCCCAAACTATATTCCCAATTTTGAGAATGTCGGAACAACGGTTGACCAAGTATGAAATAGTGCGTATAATCGGTGTACGTGCAACGCAGATTGCACAAGGTGCACAGCCTTTTGTGAACGTCAGCGAACTCATCGATCCTGTAGATATTGCTCAAAAAGAGTTTGACGAGAAGAAGATTCCTTTCACCGTGATACGCAGGTTTCCTGATGAGACTGCACAGACTATCGATCTCTAAATTTTGTTAAAGTAACTTTATACTTTAACAAATATAAGTAACTTGTGTATACTCTATTTCCGGTTGGTAATCGTGTTGTTCGACAGCTAACTCGAGTGTTTCGATATGTTGTTCAATATAATGTCTAAACACGTCAAGATTTTTCACTGTTTCAAAATCTTCCCATGTTCTGCTCAAATCTCTCCATTCGACCAGCCACTTTTTGGTAAATGGATGTCCACCGATCACACGAGATATCGTCATAACTCTTCGCCGTTTGTTACTATCCATTTCGCATCAGAAAATTTCAGAGAGACTTTTTCAATTTATATTCTCAATCAACTCTTGCGCATTTGTTCCCAAGCGCAAACAGCGTTGATAAACCCAGTTATAAGTGTGGTAGACTGAAGAAATCGCTCCTCCGATCAATACTGTCCATGCGAACGTGCTCTTACTCTCGTATCGAGCTACTCGTTGTCTCTTTCGCCGTCTATCTTCATCCTTTTCTTCGGGAGATGGAGGAGGCGGGGGAGGAGGTGAAGAATAATGGTTTATCATCACAGTGGGTTGTCGACGAGGCCAATTAGTGAGTAGATTCGCAGTGGCATCGATGACAGTCGGATTTACATTTATACCGTGATTATTATTACACAAGCTACGCAAAAACAGTGCCAGGCCGGGAACACCCACCCAAAACAGTGCGTGAAACAGAGTTTGAAGCCTGTGCGGTGTTCGGTATGACATGTGATGAAACCAGTAGTAAACAGTATTGTAACTGGATGCCGAACAATAACCACTTACTCCGCCGAGAATGACAAGACCGGTTAAGCTTACGGTTCCTACCACAATAGGTCGCGTGACCAGGTTACCCCACCAGACCCTCGAGATTCTGTACCTAAAGTGACACGTAGGACAACGATGATAGGCTTCTTGCGTTTGTTCACGCCAGAGGTTTAGGCAATTTCGGTGAATAAACCTCTGGCTACCATTGCACAGGCAGGGGGAAATCATCTCTTCAACCCTATCTGTATCTAGACATATACGACATTGTTTTTCGTTCTCCATGTATTAATTCTTGATCGAAAGATGAAAAAAATTCATTTTCAAATTGAAATTGAAAAGGATTGAGAGATAAGAAGGAAATGAATTCGGAATCGCTTAAATTCGAATTGGTACAAAAGTGTCAATCAACCTTTAGTTCAGACTTCTGTCCTCTTGAATTTGATCTCAAAACTGTACTACCAGAAGCTGAGTTGATTTCATGTATCGATCAAAGTAACATTGTTTATCATGGAAAAGAGTGTAGTTTCTCGTTTAAACAGCTTTATAGGTACAAAGGGTTTTGCATCATTTACCGCGCTGATGGAGAGGGAGAAGACACTGATATGTATGGAATTGAAGCGTATGTACTACCTATTCAGCTCGGAGCACCTAAGATGTCTGGAAAGCAATTGTCACAACTGTTTTGGTCGCGTAGCCTTCACGTGATGAGAGAGGAAGATTTTGATAATGATCGCTACCTCACGGGCACCGAATCGATCGATGATATCGCGACATTTTTCGCGAAATTCTACCATTCATGTCCAGCGCCATTTCTAGAATATTGCGGTAGCATATTTGAAAAATGCTGTAATTAAATTGAAAAAGTATTTGTAACTTTTGGATTACAAATATGCAACGAAACGTTCTACGAGCAGTAGTACTTGATTGGAGTGGTACTCTTATCGATCGTTATTCACTAGCACCGAAGCACGCGTTTCAACGTGCTTTTCAGCTTCATAACGTACATGTATGGCCAGAAGATATAGTAGCGGATATGGGCATGCGAAAAGAAAACCATTTCGCTAATATAATTAGTCGTTATGCAGTAGTTAGTCAGTTTGAAACTGTTCCTACTAAAATGAAAGCTCAGGAAATCTTTCAGAATTATCTTCAAATCCAACGTGAGCTTCTACGCGATCCAAAATACTCTGAACTAATCCCCAATGTGGTTGAAGCGTCAAACTATTTCCGCAAGCACTTCAATCTCAGTATTGGTGTGACAACGGGATACAGCAAAGAGCTGGTGGACTTGTTTATAAATAACGTGAAAGAACAAGGTTTCATTCCAGATGCAATGATCGCTAGCGATGAGATTAATAATGGGACAAGACCAAAGCCTTTTATGCTTTATCGGTTATTGGAAATAATGAATTCCCATCCGATCAAAAGTGTGCTCAAGGTTGGAGACACGAAGATGGACATTGCTGAGGGGCATGCAGCCGGTTGTTGGACATGTGGAGTTTCTCGTTATAGTGCTTACATGCTTGCTGAAAACCACGATGATGATCCTCTAGATTATATGCATGAGCAATCGGTCACAAAACTTAAGTGCTCTGATGCTCATTATGTTATTGATTCTGTTGCCGATTTACCTTGGGTTATTGTGGATATTAACAAAAGATTGGCTAACGGTGAAAGTCCTTAAATGTTTAAAGAATGCTTCTTTTAACATAAATGAGTAATCGAATGAACAATCGCATCATGGTGAAAGAAGTTCTACGTTTTACCGAGGAGCTACATGAACGTTATCCGGAACGAATTAACAATTCTATTAGAAATACTGTAAAGTATGACGATGTGCGAGAACTTGATCATCCCAAACCAGAGTATAAGGAACCAGCTATAGTCAGTGTTGTGTATGAAGATAGTGCCGATACGGCTTTTTTCATGCAACAGCGAGGTCTTAATCCCGTCGCTATCAATATGGCTTCGAATAGAACTCCGGGAGGAGGTTGGAGAAATGGTGCCATGGCACAAGAAGAATCCTTATTCTATCGCTCTTTGTATTATTTATCTCTGGAAGATCCATGGGAACTGAATGAGAATAGTAAAAACTACTATCCCATTCCCGCATACGGAGCTATCTATACACCGGACGTGTTTTTCTTCCGCTCAAAGCAACTGGATGGCTTTCAAATTCTCCCTTATGACCAATGTGCATTTATATCTTTTCTGGCCGTGGCAGCCATTCGCAATCCTCAACTCAAATCCGACGGAACATATCGTCCCGCAGACTACAGACGAATGAAGGAAAAGGTGCGCGGAATTTTCAAGATTGCACTCAAACATGGTCATGATTCTATCGTGCTTGGAGCTTTCGGCTGTGGAGCATTTCATAATCCTCCTGAGCAGGTTGCAGACATAATATGCGAAATAATCAAGGAATATCGCTACAACTTTCGAGAAATCGCGATTGCTATTTTGGACTACGGTCAATCAAAAAATTTTCCCATTTTTCAAAAACTAATTACTTCTCATTACTAACCATCCATATATTCCATCGTTCCATCGCGCTAGACCGGAAACAGCGTTCAACCTCTCCGATATACTCTTCATGAACCGTTTTAGTTTTTCTCCTTCTTCCAACCCTGCTTTTATGTCCGTTTGATAGATCAGAAAGCCTCCCTTTGCTACTCGTGTAATCAATCTAGATAATACGAGGGTAACACGCTCCCTCGAAACAGGAGGAATGTGGTTGAAGTAAACACCAGACCACATAACATCGGGTAGCTTACAATCCTCGTCCCAGATGTTACAAGCGATCACTCGTCCCTTATAATCTCGTAGATTAACCACTGTATCAATTTTCCTAGGTGATACAATGATATCGGCATTGATGCCTAAGCGAGCCGCAAGCAACCCTTCTAGATTTTTCGGTACACTGGGAATAGTACCAATAAGTAGAAAGGGTCCCACGCCAAAATCATCCGGAGGACGAGCTACTACTCCAAACTGCATCAGCTTCAACCCCATAACAACCGGTGGAGAAAGTCCTCTCGTCTTGTAAAAGGGCTGTTGCTCATGACGAAGTTTCTCCCACGGTCCCAGATTCGAGTACATTGTAAACAGTTTTCTAATATCCTTATCCAAAAAGGGTTTCCCTGTGTAAGGGTTTCTGGTATCACCACTAACTATTTGATTATAAAGTTTCCACAGAATGAAACAATAGGTGGTGGTGTCATCATCCTTGATAAGACATATTTTCTGATCAGTTGACATTTATTAAACGGAAATAAACAGTAAAGTCGAATAATAAAAATGGGGATTTAAAGGACGAAAATTTTTCGAAAAATATGATTTGTGGTTTAAAGGATAAAAATTTTTCGAAAAAAATGCCACTGACTGTAAAGTGTTACGACTGCCATGAATATGTTTATGACCTCAAAACTCACAGGAAAATCTGTCCAAATTCTAGATACACTAAATCTAAGATGAAGCATGAAAAAATTAACCCGTTCGGAAGAACGCGAAATCTTTCACACACCACAGACTATTATGCTCTTCTGGATGTATCTGGAAGTATGTACGGAAGCAGACTTCAAAATGCGAAAGAGACTCTAAGCAAAGAAGTCTTTCCAAGAATGAAGGATAACGATCGTATTAGTATTGTTACTTTTGATACTCATGCATACTTTAAACTTAAACCTCGACCTGTAGGTCAGATTAGAAGACAGAATGAACTACCTGCATTACTCGACCGTATTTTCGCAGGCAATTTTACCGCTATATGGGATGCCATTCATCTTACTGTTTCACAGATTAGGGATAAGAATAAGCGTACTGTATTAGTGGTATTAACCGATGGAGAAGATAACTCTTCTTCCCATACGTATGAACAAGTTCGAGCCCTTGTGAATGAGTACAACAATATTTCACTAGATATTATTCACATATCAGACAAACCATGTACGCAATATCAAGAAATATGCCAAGACAAAGGTAGTTACAAACTAATTGGAGAAGTCGAACTGAGTATCACATTTTCCAAACAGTTTTTAGAAAGGATGGAGAATGTTATGTAAGAATAAATGAATTGTACGGATTGCATAAAGAAGTGTGGCCCTTCTAACGATGACGACGGAAATAAGTGTATGTTGTCTAACTGTCCCAAGTGTCTAACTTGTCAAGCCTGTTTTGTCTCTTGTCGCGATTTTGGGGACCCCAGAGATCCAAACATATCTTGGGAAAAATGTGCGGAGCATTTTTGCACTCAGCCTGATGGAACGCCTTGTCATGTACCCCATCCGGTTGGAAATACCCCAGGTATCTGCGCTAATCAAGACAGCTTTAATAATTCGGTTCGTAGCGCCATAAAGTATGTTCGCAAGAAGGAAGAGGGCCCTGCATGGTCTTTATGGGTTGCTGTCGGTATTTACACCCTAATTGTTGTCTGGGCTCTCATGCTTGTAGCAAAGTTGCCTCCTGGCTACAGACGTAAGGAGCATTATCTACTAGCCATTGTCTTTTCTCCCATGTATGTAATCGCACACTATCTCGGAAATAAGTAAGTTATATTAAACTGGTTAATATAAGTTACACAAATTTTCCCGTCTCGTAGACAGAAATAGCAGCCCGAAAGTACAAATCGAACTCGGTATTCGTAATGTGTTCCTTAAACTCTTCATACATTTCTTCTCGAATGGGAAGGATATTCTTACGCAAAAATTTGAGAAAGTGTTTTCTCTCGGCATATTTATCTGTTTCTAGAGTCATCTGCTCTAATATCTTTTCCATCAAGGTGAGATTATCCATGTTTCGAATTCTGGCGTTTAAGCGACCGGTCAAGTTGGCAATGATCTGATCTCTCCATGAAATACGCATGGAGAAGTCGCCAAATCCTGAAATGGTATTGATCAATCTAGTAATAAACCCAGATGAACATGTGCCGGACATTTCCTCTAATTCTTCAAGCATGCGCTTTTTCATCTCATCCTTATCCTTGTGACTGGCGATGTAAGTCCATACTCTTAGCAATACATTCGCAAGTGAGCAATTATATCTACTGTAAATTGCACGATCCATATAGATACGATTGATAGCCACTCGTATTTTGTCCTCTTTTTCTTTATTCGTAATCAGCTTCATAATCTCTTTTTCCACATAAGGCATGTCGATCTCTTTTCCTCGAATCTTCATAATACTAAAACTATGTAAAAATTCTACCGCTTCTTCTACACTCTTTTCAATAGCTACGCTATGAACATTTTGAGCATTCTCATAGATGGTACGATTGGTTTTTCCCAGTTCCATGATGATTCGCTGTGCTTCAGCCTTTGTTTCTCCAGTAGAAAGCTGTAGAAGAACATCGGTTGCATCTGCCCGCAAGTTATAATCGTTATTGGTATCTCTTGCAAAGTTGAGCAACACTTCTTCCACCTTTGCTGTCGTGTCTTTATCCAGTTCGCAGTGTTGCAATAGATACTGACCGGAAAGAATGCGGTACATAGTCTTATTTTTGCTACACTTTAAAAACTCTAAACAACTCTCGCGTATAAACCATAGCATCTTTTTCTTCTTTTCCTCATATTCTAATCCCAGTATAGCTTTGTATCTGTAATCACAGTTGATTTCCTGATCGTTGATCGTGTTGCAAAAATGATTCCTAGCCTTTTCCTTATACTCATCGTTCTTCATGAGAATCTTGAGAAATTCTATCTTGTATGGAGTTCCAACCTCGGGTCCTAAATTGGGATAAATAATATCTACAGCTTTGTAAGCCAGTGCATCCTCTTCATCATGACCGTGAATAGATTTGGCTGCGATACTCTTGAGAAATGCATTTAATTTGCTCTTTTCACAGATCGTGAATAGATATTGCCGTAGTAAGCGTGTTCCTGAGAGTTCATACATCATTCCTAGTTTATTTAAAAATTCTATGACCTCATCTTTACCGAAGAGTTGACAATATCTATTTACAGCCTCAATTCTCGTCTCAAGAGGAAGAGAAAGATCGACTATCGCCTTGTCTAAATTATCATCATTGAGCGTGAATGTCTCTCCTTCTTTCGTGTCAGCCAGTATCTGGTCAGAAAGTTCCGTTTGGCGCGACATTTTAGTGTTGAGTTATTCTTGTTTTAAATAACTCAATCGAATATGGTTTTATTGTTCCTTGACCGCAAGAACTTCTCCCAACGGGGAGTTGTGAACATGTGGGAAGGCTATCCGGACTGTTATGGGATCTCCCAACGGCCGTTGATCGGAATTCTCCACCACCTCCTCTTCGGAATCGGATTGCACCCTTGATCCCTCTTCCTCCGGCTCCTCCTCGGAATCAGATTGTTCCCGCTCTTGCTCCCTCTTTTTCACCTCCCGCTCCCACTCTTCATCTTCATCTTCCATTTCCTCTTTTTCCCGCTTTTTGCGAACAATTTCGCTCAACTCTTCATCATCACTGAAATGATTTTCAACAAACGGAATAATGAAGCTTTCTGTTATCTTGTAATTGAGAAACTCCAAACACTTCTCTCGTACAGTGTTGCGAAATTTGGGATAATCATTCATGAAATACGATTCACTTTCAAGAATCACAAATATCACTCGAATAACCTGTGCCCTATCTTTCATGTTTTCGGTTCGTTCAGCCTCGGAGATTAGATTTCTCAATATACGGGTTACCAATTTAACCTGCTTAACAGGTCTATCAGATTCTTTTAGCTCTTCCTTCGGCTCTTCCTTTGGCTCTTCTGGTTCCTCCTTCGGCTCCTCCGGTGCATCATCTCTCAGCGAGATGATACAATCATCCTTGAAGATCAACGTATACTTTTTGCGATTATCCATTTTCAAATCTAGTTTGAGCATTCTTATTCAAGGTTATGATTAAGAATAAATTTCAATTTGTAATTCTACCATCTCCATTCTTTAGTAATCCAACCCCCTTTAATCGTAGAAACTAGCCTCATTCCCGGGCAAGGAGCTGTTTCAGGTGGTTCCTGTGGTCTAGGAATAATCTGTTCACTAGGAGGGGTTGGTGCCGGTGCCGGTGCTACAGGCGGAGGTGTTAGTGGTGGAGCTGTTGCGTTAGATTTCTCCAATTCTGCCAGACTGGCGGCGATAGCTTTTTGCAGATCGTGATCGTTATCCATTTCTACTTTCCCCAACCATTATATTTGTTTTTCAATTTCTATCGTTCAATGTCTTAGTGATGAAAGATGTGTGTGATGTGGCATGTTTTACGCAATCTTTGGCGAACTCGGGCTTCAGCTTGAACAAGGCATTCTTATAATCCCAACGAGGATATTCTACGGGCTGTTGATCCGGTTTTCGATACACTACCGCCCGATACTTGATCGGACGAGATGGATCAGCTACTTTTATGATAACCTGTTGAAAGGGACAGTTTCGCAATAATAGAGGTTCTTCTTTAGTAAAAATTGATGGAATAAGCTGGTGTTCACCTATTTCAATACACTCTACGTTTTCAAAGTCATAAAACGCGTCTGCGTGACGACTCAATAGAATTGTATCGGTAGATACCAGTTCGGATGTATATTTATCTTTTAATTTTACCGGATCCATTTCAAACTCTTTCTCAACTTGAGATACGTCATTTCCCATTAGCTCAGATAGCAACTGAGATTCTGGATATTGTTGTAGAACATATTGTGTAGGACTCTCTGTATACGAGGTAACATCAAGCACTGCGAATCCATCCTGATTTGTAAACCAGCTCGTCCGTTCCTCCATGGTTTTTAGGTCGGGAGCAGAAAAGCAGTTCATGGGTGGAGACGACAACGCCCAAGATATTTTCCCCGTCAGCCAAGGTGGGGTAACGAGACGGCTAAGATTGTCGATAACTCTAAACTTGTAACACGTAGTTCCTACCTTATATGTAGGAGTATAGGAAGTGTCGATGTGGTTGATAAATTTCATTTATCCTTTCAAATTAGCTTTTAATTGGCTTTTTCTTCCGTTTTCCGTACCGTTTCTTGTGTTCCCAAACAGCAGCAATGGCTGCAAAACGTTCACTTCCCCGCATACTTTGGTATTTCTCCTTTTTGCTCTCTTCCTTCACAAACTGCTGGTAAGAGTTTAAGGATTTTTTCTTTCTGGCAGTGGAATCTTTGTGTTTGTGTTCAGGAGTATGATGGTGATGCTTAGAGAAGGAATGGTGCTGGTGCTTAGAGGAGTGCTTGGGACTACTATGTCTGGTACATTCTCGGTAGACAGACTCGTACTTTCTGAGACGAATCGAACGAGTAAGTCGCCGGTCTGTTTTTTCCTTCGTTCTACCCGACATTTAAGAAAAAGGAATCTATTTTTATATGATAAATGTGGAAGGGTATGATAGCTATTCTTCTCGTCGTGTTCGCCCTTTTGGCAATCATTATGGTCAAATCGGGTGAATCGAGCGAAAACTATACGAGCAAGAAGTTTAAGTTTTTGACCAAAGAAAATCGACACCCTACAAAGGGACCGCATCATGGTGTTGACACCGGATGCTTTCCTAGTTTTCCCCGTCCATTATACGATAGTTATCACTCAAAATATATGGCCGAAAAGCTGGATAAGATGCAACAGTGTGATAATTGTGAGGTTATTGAGAAGCAATTGGTAGAAATGGCTACTGAATTGTTACAGTCTGGATTTTCACAGCCGTTTCCCGATTTGAGCAAGTTTCAGCCTTCATGTGAAACATGTGTTCTACTGGTACAGACGTGGGAGCGGTATTTCAGCACTGTGAAGGCAGTAGTGGATTTTCTGTCCACCAATAAGCTACCAAATCCTCCTAAAACTGATCGCGGATGTAAAAACTGTGGCGACATGGAAAATAAGGTTCGCAAGTATTCGGAGAAAGTTCGTAAACAGACAGAAACTATTATTAAGAACGAGACCGTCTCTTCTGTAGGAATTCCTACACATAAATATAAGGAAATAAAAAGTTGTTGTGAAGACATATACAATAAATGGACCATTTATACCTTCAAGTTGATAGCTATTGGACACTATGTTAATTGTACCAGACGAAACGAGGAACATAGTATTTAAACGCTATTATTCATGGTATAAATGCCTACGACACTCAGCGAGGAATCAGGCTTTGATAAGCTTGTCGCTTACTATAAAAAAAATCAGGATCGTCCATGGTATGATTGGCTAGAAGTGAAGACCGTTTTTCCCCGCCCAGGCAAACAAGGCCTAGTCGGTCTTATGGTAGCGAAGGATGACCCGAATCTTATTTTTGTTTTCAAAGTCTCACAGTACATCAATTACCTTGTTCAACATGAGCTTTCCGTGATGAAATCTCTGAATACGCTTGCAAACTACTGCCCACACTTTTGCAAATCCGTTGGGGGTATATTGTGCGAGGTGGATCCAACAAGTCGCAAGGAAGGCAATCCATTTGAGATGAACTCTCCCTACATCGTAGAAAAAGAGGTTCTGCTTATGGAATACCTCAATAAGAGCTATAAGTTTTATAACTACATTCGCTCCGACCGGGTAAAAGAAGAGGCGCTATATTCTACGATCAAACAGACTCTACTCGCCATTGCCATTGCTCAGAAAACCAAGCGATTCGCGCATTACGATCTTCACTCTAATAACATCATGATGAAGCGCTGTAATCGAGATTTGGTCTTTCTATACATTCTAGATGAGGAAAACCAGTTTTGCGTAGCCACAAACGGCTGTTATCCGGTGATAATCGATTTTGGCTTTTCGTATATCGGTGATATGGATGATGGACCCTTATGGCCAACTTTAGGCCATACAGAGGTCGGTTTTATGAGCAGTGAGTTTGATTCGGTAGCTGATCCGAAGCTATTTCTTGTTACAGCGTCGGGAGAGATTCACGATAAACGCCATTCCAAAAGAAGTCGAAAATTATCCAACATTACCAAAAATATCTATTCAAATCTGAATATCGATTGGGAATCCGGTTGGGACCAGGACGCACACAAATCGGCATCAGACTACGTTATCGACGCTCTGGCTAAATACAATGACGAGTCAAAGCTGTTCAAGGAATTCGACCATTATTGCATCGATATTTTACAGACTCTGGTCATTCTTCCGCTACAGAAACAGCCATTCGAAAACATTAAAACCGCTTACGTAACATTTATACACGAATTTGCCAAGATTGAGCATGAAATTAGTACTCCATTCTACTGTATGTATATTCTCAAAGGTCTGGTCGATGCAGCTCGTATGGTTCGCGCTGATTACCGCAATGTGAATACGAGAAATCACGCAGTCGACTTTTTTCGCCAATCTCTCCATGAATATATTAATGGCGTAGCAAAGTTCTGCCGTCCTAAAGATATTCACTATGAAAGAATGCTATGCTCTCTGCTCTGTCTAGCTCGCTGTATCGAAGGCGTGCTATACCAACATGTTCACACCAGAATGAAAAAGAAGGGCAAAATGTACAGAAAACTACCCCTTAAAACAGTCGAACAGATCGTGTCTGTCATCGATATCAACATTCCCGATACGTACGTGTTCAATGCTGATACCACTGTTATGGTTATGGACTGCGTGAGACAAACGTGTTCAACATTTAGCCTCACTGAGGAAGAGCGGGATGAGATTAACGAAACTGAATCTATTTCGCGCGGAGCAGAACTGTATCAGATGTTAAAATCGAAAAAATAATTGTGAAAAGAACCTTGATTGTATAATAAATGTCTTGTGGTCAAAGAGAATTTCCCACTCTGAATCAAACTTGGAGCAGGCAGACGAGTCTTAATCCTGTCAATTGGGAGCCTAATCCTGAGCTAGCCGCTAACTCTGGTTGTTATGCTGGAGGCCCGGCCAAATATCCTGGAGTTACAGAAATGTTTACCGATTCATGCGGTGCATATGCTACTAACAGCACTTCGTATACTGGAATGCAAAATATCGGCCCACACGCTACACAAATAGTTAACTTTAAAGAGGGTTTCTCTATCGTGCAATATAACCGTTACAACAAACTTGGAAATACATGGAAGAGCCAAAAACCTTACTCGTTGTAATTTTTTATACTCATAATGGTAGTATAAAAAATTATGTCTGTAACTATAAATGTCTGACAAGGCTGCAAAACTGAAGGAAAAGCTTAAAAAACAGAAGTCCAAGGACGTGAAGAAGGTTCGTGTCGTTGTTAAAACGCGTAGTAGCAAACCGATTCAGAAACTAAAGCGAAAGGTTCGTACTATACCTGTTGAGCTTCCTGTCAAAGCGAAAAAGGTTAAAGACCTCTTTGTTCCCACTACTAAAACTTTGGAGAAGAAGAATGTAGAAGAGACGAAGATTCGTGGCATACTGGAAAAACTTCAGAACGAAGAGTATGACATGTCAACTCCATTATTTCAACATGCTCTTGCCATATATCGTGATGAGATGAGGGAAGTCTCTCCTGAAGAGAAACCAGAGGATATGGACGAGAAATGGGAACTGCTATCACCAGCACAAAAGAATGACTTTATTTTGCGTGCTCTAGCCAAGCAGAAAAACGCTCCCTATGGGAGAGAGGAATTTATTGAGGGTCTGATCAATCTTCCTGACTATTATAGGATGGATTTCATTCAAGAATATTTAGCCGGAACTAAAACTTATGTTAAGGCTTGGCACGAATGGATTGCAGAACATGCCCAAGAGCTAGAAGAAAAGAAACAGGAAGAAGATAAGAAAATTGTGGAGTTGTCCAACATTTCTAAACGCACGGGAGAAATTAGAAATGCCATGCTTGAGCGTGCGCTAGATTTTGCACAAGAGCATGGCCGTGACGTGAGTGGAATTGATCGTTACCATGATGTACTCGATCTGCTCGCAGGTAAAAACGAACAGAAACGCCAAAAAGTGCATAAGAAAATCGTATCCAAGTTTATTAATCTGGCCACAGAGCTTGGCTTCAAGAATGCCGACAAAATGTCAATGATCGAGCTAGCTAGTAGCATTGCTCGTAGAGAGGATGAGTTACTCTCCCAAGCTGATCCCGCTTTTCTTAGAAAGGTAGAGAGAATGAGCCGTAAAAAGATGATTAAAAAGGCTTTAGCTATCGGCGTTGAGAACGCTGAGGAGTTGGAGAGTCCAATTCTTCTAGCTAAACTTCTCCATCACAATATCAAGAGTAACAAGGGTCCAGCCAGTAAGTCTACCGCCGAGCTACAAAAGATTGCTAAACATATGGGCATAGATCCGAAACTACCGAGAGAAAAATTAATCATTGCTATTTCTGCCAAGAAGGCAACTCAAGGTCGAAAAACAGTTGGACGGCTAGTTCCTTCTGGGTGGGGTGATGAATCTTCTGAACATTTAGAAATGCGTAAAGAACAACGTCGCGAGCAACTAGCGACCTTTTATCCTAAGTGGACTCCAGAAAAGATACAGGCTCAGATTGATGAAGAGTTTGGACACCGGAGAGAAGATCTGGTCGATTCAGAGAAGAAACGTCTGGTCGATAAACTTGTTCGCATCACCGGAAGGCCGATTGATGATTTTCGCTATAAAACGATGGACGATCTGCATAGCGAATACGAGAAATTAGAACAGGGTGACGAGTATTGGACAGAATTTGTTCGTGATACCATTATCGAAAAACTCGCAGAAATAACCGGAAACGATCCAAGTGTTTACGTTAGTCGAGATACCGAAGATTTGGAAAAGGAGCTAGAACGTCTCGAGCTCTCGGCTTTCCACGATGAAGAGACGAATAAGGTTCGTAAAGAGTTTTTACACGCTAGGAAATGCGTTAGCGAGTTTCGAGAATACAACTGGATCAAAGGTAAGGTTACTGGCGTGTGGATCTATCCTCTCAACGATGAGGATATTATTCGCTACACAACTATTCCTCATAAAAACAATATGAATGTTCTCGGTGAAGAAAGAGTTGAGGAAAAGGTACAGTCTTCGTCATCTGAAGATGAGGAGGAAGTGAAACGCACGATGACAACAGATTTTGTCAACTATGCACCGTATGTGACTGGAATTCATGGCAAAACTTATGCAATTAGATGGTACAGAGCTAACAAAGCATGGTTCACAATGCAGTGCAACAAGTTTGCCAATCGTCGCATTCAAGAGGGTAACGTGCTGACATGCTTCGACACATTTGGCAAGCCACATCAATTTGTGGTTGCATATAGTATGATAGTAGTGGTAAACTATACGGTAAAACAATTTGGGGCCGACGCAATCAAAATTATGGGTGGGCCTTTCATGGGGCAGAGACTCATTGTTCAAAATGAAGAGATGTTTGAAGCTTCTAAGCGCTCAGCTAGATCTAGAGATCTTTCTCGTGCCGAAAAAATACAAGAGCTTCTGAATCATAAAGTAGATAACGACTCGATTCATGTCGCACGAAGCGAGCTGAGTTTTGCACTTTTGCGCGTAGCTTCCGATAAGCCTGATTATGGAGCAGGAGATGATCCCAACACGCCTTATCTTAATATTGCCATTAATAGCGTTAGAACTGGAGCTAATCAGAATAACCGAGATTTCTTTTACAAGGTAGCTACTATTATCACGTTTTTAACTTTTAAAGAAGCAGTGATATTCAGAGCTCGAGTAGCTTCCGAATACTATCTTCCAGATGTTCTAATGAATCTTGGAACTGCAGAGATGCTTCCTGAAGTTTTTGACAATCCTTTATACACAAGGGAAGATGATGAAATCACTTACATGGATACAGTTATCTCTCATATCATCTCTAAAACGAACAGAATCGTACAAAAGATGGGACAGCGCTTGTTTCAAATGAAGAATCCCACTTTGCCTCACGTTGCACATCAGACGATATTCGAGGATCTACCGGTTCCCAACTATGAAAAGACGATCTGCGCTAACAAAGACGAGATGGGAGATATACCGAAGGAAAACCTTACTTTCTACTATGATGAGGAAAAAGATGCAACCTATTGCTTAGATGTGGAGAATATTATCAAGAGAATGAGCGAGGGTGATTTTACCAACCCTTACACAGGTAAAAAGTTTCCCAAGGATTTTAGACGACGCGTTACGGTTACATATATCGATCACCAGGGAAGAAAATTTATTCTACCTTACAACAAGTTACAGAGACAGTTCGCCAAAGGTAACTACATGAATCCCAAAACGGGAGAGGAATTTGACATCGGCTTTGTGAAAAAGGTGCGCACCAATAAGATCGTAAAGGACTTCAAAAAGCTGGATGCCCGTTTGGTGCGTTGTGAAAATCCTCAAGATGTTGAGGACGAACCGCCATCCAATGTCATCTTTTACAAAGACTCTGTCAATGGTAGAATCTACTGCTTTGCTATCGATAGGCTTTCTGATTCGATTATACAACATGGACGAGGAGGCGTGATCAATCCTTACACCAACCGACACTTTTCAAAGAGATTCATCAAACAGTTTCGTAAGAAATATAATGTAGCGCTCAAGCAAGGTGGACTACGCCAACAACGCTTTCAGGATATATACGGAGAGAATATGATTCCAACTCTTATGGAAAAATCTAAAAAAAGTGAAGAAGTTGCGGAGAGCAAAGTTGCTCCGCCTCCCACTCTTCTGATTCCAAATCTTTGGAGCATGATTTCAAAGGATGTAACTGCTAGAGAAGGATATGGGGAACTGGGGCTAGATTCGGGAGAAGAAGTATCGGAAGAATCTAGCAAATCTTCCTCAGTCTCTTCTTTCAGTATGGGAGAATCGAAAGGGGAGGAGGAAGGAGAATCCAATGAGGAATCAAAGGAGGAGAAAGGGGAATCCAATGAGGATGAATCAAAGGGTGAAGAATCCAAGGCGTCTTTTGGTATGGGAAATGATTCCTGCTCAAAGTGTAGTAAGAGTGTTAAACCGGATGTGCATCTACGTACGATTCGGTTCACCGATAACGATAACTTTCGGGATGAAAAATACTGCTCGATAGCATGCTTTGAGGATGATAGATTCAAATGGCACGGTCGTAAACGTAAGAAATAACTTAAACATTGTAAGACCTTATAACATATGTCTTACAATCTGGAAAAATATAAGCTTCCCGATCTTAAGAAAATGGCTCAAAAAATGGGTCTTCCTCTTAGGAGAAGCCGATCTGAGATGATCAGCGACATCACCGCTGCTTTTCAAGAATATGAAGATTACAAGAAGGATAAGCTTGATAAGTATTCTCGTAAGCATCAGTTAGGGCAAAAAGGTAAAGAGGGTACAACGTACCTGGTAGTGGACAAACATGGACGAGAATTAGCAATGAAGACATTTCGCAAAGCAAAGTCTTCCAGAACTCTGAAAAAAGAGTACACGCTACAAAAGCGTGCTTCTGAAGCTGGAATCTCTCCTAAAGTCTACGATTACGATACTGTATCAAAGTATATCGTCATGGAAAAAATGGATTGCCATCTATACGAGATAATCGAAAAACAAAAGGGAATTTTACACAAGTATCAACAAAAACGTATTGTTGAGATATTTTCAAAACTGGATGAGTGTGGAGTGTTTCATAATGATGCCAATATCTGTAACTACATGATGAAAGGAAAAGATATTTATATTATCGATTTCGGTTTCGCCAAAGAGATAGATTCTCGATTGTGTAAACAGCTAGGCACAAGACGTCCCAATATGAAACTTATGTTACTGGGCTTTATCTTAAAGCTTAAGGAGTTGGGTCTACCGAGAGAATCGTATACTGTCCTTAAGCGTTATGTTACAATAGAGGACTGTCAGCGGTTTCAGCTTTAAGGAGTGAGAGTGTGAATAAAATGTCTAACGCATGGTGGAATAAGAAATACGGTAAGGATAGTATTTGTGCAATTACACAAACCCGATTACGGCCTGGTAGAAATAAGTACGGTCAGAAAAGATCTATTTTTCTAGGTTGTCATCATGGTTTTAATCGCGTTGCACTTCAGGACTGGATAGTCTCATCCATTGAGCCGACATGCCCTTTATGCAGAAAAGAGTTCGATCCGATTATTGCATTTATAGCTAAACGGTAACAATATATAGCTTAATAAATGAGTGTAGACGCAACACTTGGATTCTATGTCAATGATCCATTGGACAACCTGGTTCAAAAAGTTGACGGTATTTCTATACTTGATGATGGCTACCGTTTTACTGGAACAGACACGAGTACAGATGTCAAAAAAGATATTACGATAACAGGACCTTCTTCAAGTGGCTTTAGAAATTTTGATATCACATGGCCATCGAATATTCCGAGCACAAGCCAGGTATTATCCGTTCTCTCCAGCACATATAACTCAACGACTGAAGTTCAGGAAGTTGAACTATCGTGGGGAACAGATGTCAATTTATTTGTTGAGGATACGGCAGGTTCTTCTATCATCGATCATAATATTTACGGAGGAACCGGTGCAGGGGCAGCTGTCACTGCCGGTGGAGGTACTGAAAACTTTTTTGCGGGAGTAAACGCAGGAAACGCTGTTACAACTGGAAGCTCTAATATCGCCATAGGTAATACTGCTCTGGCAACAGCCACTACGCAGAGTGATAATGTTGCTGTCGGAGTAGGAGCTTTAACTGTTGCTAGCAATACAAATTCGCAGAACGTGGGAATAGGTTCTGGCGCTTTAGGAACTCTCACGGGAGCAGCGGGAGTATCGGCGAATAACGTCGCCGTGGGACATAATGCTGTTAATACAGTCACGGAGACTTCTTTGAATCAAAGTATTTATATCGGTGCCGAAACAAAAGCATCAGGATCTACAGCTACTAATGAGATAGCTATCGGCTATGGAGCGACCGGAAAAGGCAATAACACAGTACTATTGGGAAATTCGTCAGCCACAGACGTATATGTCGGCCAATCAAATAGCACCAACTTGGTTCTGACTGGAAATAGCTTTACCACAAAAATACGTGGATCGACCGTAGCAACAGATAACGTTGAATGGATATTGCCCACAACTATTCCATCTTCAGGGGATTTTTTGGGAGCAACTGTTGCTGGAGCGATAGCTACTTTAAGTTGGCAAAGTATTAGTACTACAACCGATCCGTTAATCTATCTAGCAAGTTCAAACACTGGAGATACGTATGATATCGGATTTTATGGTAAATATGTTAATGCGGGGACTAAATACACCGGCTTTTTTCGCGACGCCACAGATGGAAACTTCAAACTATTTGCAGGGTTACCGACAGCTCCCACAGCCACTTCTGTTGGCGATGTATCGGCATACTATGCAAATATGGACTGTAATGCGATAACACTAACATCTCTCACAGATGGTACCGCTACGTTAACAGGAGGAGCATTAACAGGAGCAACGCAGATTACGGTAGATCAACTTGACTTGAACGGTAGCAACATTACCTATTCGGGAGCTACTGAAACGAATCTAATCACTGTGCCTGATAACCTTGCGAGCGCTTTTCTTATCACTGATGGAACTCAAAACTACATTCAGCTGGTCTCTACGACCGGTTTAGATGAGGTACAACTACTTCAAAACACCAACGTTACCGGTACGCTTAGCTGTGATACCTCATTCACTATCGATGCCGTATCTGTTACAGCAAGTAATCTTACGTCACTACTAGCTATGATCACTGCGGGAGTACAAAACTTAACCGCAAGCGAGGTAACTCAACTAACAAACATAGATCTAGTCACTATTTCCAATACCCAATGGGGGTACTTAGGGGCTATGAACCAGGGTGTAAGCACAGCAGATTCTGTTTCCTTTACCTCAATCACAGATGGTACCGCTACGTTAACGGGAGGAGCATTAACAGGAGCAACTCAGATTACGGTAGATCAACTTGATTTGAACGGTAGTAACATTACCTACTCGGGAGCCACTGGAACGAATCTAATCACTGTGCCTGATAACCTTGCAAGCGCTTTCCTCATCACTGATGGGACTCAGAACTACATTCAACTGGTCTCTACGACTGGTTTAGATGAGGTACAACTACTGCAAAACACCAGCGTTACCGGTACGCTCAGCTGTGATACCTCATTCACTATCGATGCCGTATCTGTTACAGCAAGTAATCTTACGTCACTACTAGCTATGATCACTGCGGGAGTACAAAACTTAACCGCAAGCGAAGTAACTCAACTAACAAACATAGATCTTGTCACTATCACCAATACCCAGTGGGGGTACTTGGGAGCTATGAACCAGGGTGTAAGCACCGCAGATTCTGTTTCCTTTACCTCGATCACAGATGGTACTGCTACGTTAACTGGAGGAGCGTTAACAGGATTAACTTCATTGGGTGTTGGTACGGCTACTGTACCGTATGCTGGAGTAGGAATGGCTAAGGTAGCCGTCGTCGGTACGGATTCTTCCACTGCTGGACCTCACATGCAGTTTAACACTTCTATCGATAACTATCCGCTGTTACAGTTTGCCAATTGGACTCACGATAATGTGAATATCAGTTTTGATTGTTATCAGACAGCTGTCTCTTCGTGGCTATCATCCGATGCGGGATCGAACTTTGTCATACGTAAAACAACCGATACACTCCGTTTCCAATATGATAGCGGTATCGCTGTCGGTTTAGCCGTTACGCTAAACGATGGAATTATACTAGATACCAGTGGCAACGTGAACATTCCCGGTTTAACAGCTTCGCGAGTAGTGTCTACCGATGCCAGTAAAAACCTAGTCAGTAGCAGTTTCGCGAGTTGGATAACTGGAACGGCAAACCAAATCATTGTAACCGATGATGGAGATGGAACCATTACTCTTAGCACTCCTCAAAACATCGATATCAGTGCCAATGTACAATTCGGCACCCTGTCATTGGGAAGTGCTGGAAGCGTGGCTTTATGGAACGACGCCACGGTAACAGGTTCAGGAAATCTGTTCAATACAATTTCCTATGGAAAGATATCACACACTGGTACTCCAGGCACAGATTATGCCACTGGACACAACTTTGCATGTGATTCAGCTGTGGCTACGGGATTCACGATTTCAACTCTAAAAACGGTGAACATCGCTGCTCCAACTAAATCTGGATTGGGAAACAGTCCTACTGTGGCGTATTCATTGTACGTAAACGATCCCACAGCCGCAACCACGAATGTATGTGCATATTTTGATGGTAATGTGGGTATCGGCAATACACAGCCAAGTTCCAAGTTACATCTTTATAACTCAGGTGCAACCTCTACCCACTTGACGGTTGGAAATGGTAGCATAACATCGCAATTCGGTGTAACCTCTTCGGGAAGTTACATAGGTACGACAACCATTAGTGACCTCAATCTCTTCACCACTAACTTGACTCGTCTTACTGTTACCTCAGGTGGTAGCATAGGTGTGGGTACATCCACTGCGCCACATGCTGGCATTGGATTAGCTAAGTTTGCTATCGACGGTCAAGATTCTTCTTCTATTGGGCCTCACGTGCAGATCACTACAGATCTCGATAACTATCCATTGATGCAATTATTTAATTGGAGACATGATTACATGGCCATTACATTCGATTGTTATTCTACTGGACCTAGCTTTGCTTCTTCAGACATTGGGTCCAACTTTCTCATTCGTAAGTCTTCCGATTTGTTTCAGATTCTTTATGATAGTGGTATCGTTGCAGGTTCGACTATAACTCCGGAAAATGGCATTATTTTGAATACAAGTGGAAATGTAGCTATCGGTACTAGCCCAGGATCGACCTACAAATTGCAACTCTACAACGCGGGAACGGCCAACACTTATCTTAGTGTAGGTAATGCTAGCTTATCATTGATTTGTGGAGCTTTTGCTGCAACATCGGGTTATATGGGCACATCGACTAATCATGATCTCGCGATCATCACCAATAACGTAACTCGTATTAACATTGCTTCCACTGGAGCGGTCGATGTTAACAGTACGCTCAGCTGTGATACCTCATTCACTATCGATGCCGTATCTATTACAGCGAGTAACCTTACGTCACTACTGGCTATGATCACCGCAGGAGTACAAAACTTAACCGCAAGCGAAGTAATCCAACTAACAAACATAGATCTCGTCACTATCACCAACACCCAGTGGGGGTACTTGGGAGCTATGGACCAGGGTGTAGCTACGACAGATTCTGTTTCCTTTACCTCAATCACAGATGGTACCGCTACGTTAACGGGAGGAGCGTTAACGGGATTAACTTCGTTGGGTGTTGGTACAGCTACTGTACCGTATGCTGGGGTGGGAATGGCTAAGGTAGCCGTCGTCGGTACAGATTCTTCCACTGCTGGACCTCACATGCAGTTTAACACTTCTATCGATAACTATCCATTAACACAATTTGCCAACTGGACTCATGACAATGTCAGCATCAGTTTTGACTGTTACCAGACAGCTGTCTCTTCGTGGCTATCATCCGATGCAGGATCGAACTTTGTCATACGTAAAACAACCGATACACTTCGTTTCCAGTATGATAGCGGTATCACCGCCGGTTTGGCTGTTACGCTAAACGATGGAATAGTATTAGATACCAGTGGTAACGTAAATATTCCGAGTTTGACAGCCTTGCGATTGGTATCGACCGATGCCAGTAAAAACCTGATCAGTAGCGATTTCGTGAGTTGGGTAGCGGGAACAGCGAATCAAATCATTGTAACAGATGACGGGGATGGAACCATTACTCTTAGCACTCCTCAAAACATTGATACCAGTGCCAATGTGCAATTCGGCACCCTGTCCTTGGGAAGTGCTGGAAGCGTGGCTTTATGGAACAATGCTACGGTAACCGGTTCGGGGGATGTGTACAATACGATTTCCAACGGAAAGACATCTCATACCGGTACACCAGGCACAGATTACGCCACTGGTCATTACTTTGCATGTGATTCAGCGGTGGCAACAGGATTTACTGTCTCGATTCTGAGAACGGTAAACATCGCTGCACCAACTAAATCAGGGCTTGGTAACAGTCCCACCACCGCATATTCTTTATACGTGAGCAATCCCACAGTCGCAACCACGAATGTGTGTGCATATTTTGATGGTAATGTGGGCATTGGTACAAATCCGGACACCAAGTTTCACGTGCAGGTCAGCGATGCTTCAGCCGGAGTCTCAGCACTGGCCGTTGCTCATTTTGAGAAGAATGATGACTCGGCTATTCAGATTACTGCGGGTATCAATAAACTGTCGTACATCTTGTTTGCAGATCCGGCGTCCAGCTCACCAGGACAGATCTATTATGATCATTCTGCAGATGCCCTCACCTTACTCACCAATGGTAGTGTAAATAATGTCATTAGATTGGATTCCGGTGGTGGCGTGGGTATTGGTGGGACTTCGGACAGCGGTATCGCCATGACTATTCAAACCTTTGCAGGTGGAGGTGGCTACACTATCCAAAAGATAACGGATGGGCTTATATCCTCGTATCTGTATTCATCCTCTACCTCTTCTGGTTTTGGTTGGGTTGGAACTCAAACTACTCATCCTTTCCTTATTGGCACTGGTAATGCCACGAGAATAACAATAGATACATCTGGTAATGTGGGTATTGGAGCGACTCCGGATTACAAGTTTTGCGTAGCTTCTTCTTCAACAGATTATGCAGTTATTTCATTGGGTGACCAATCGGGGGCCAATCTTGCCAATGCATCCGTTCTCTTTCGAGATCAAGGTACGGCCAATGGGGCAATCAGATACGATACTTCGGGAGCCACGGCCACCCTGGTTTTGGAGGATGCTTCCTCGGGTGGAAGTAGTCCCACTGGATGGTACAGTGGGACTGCCATGAACATGGTGGTGAGAAATGGTAATGTGGGTATTGGAGGAACTCCGGCTGAAGCTTTAACTATTACATGGCCATCTGGTAATAATGGAATTGCCTTAAACGCTCCCAGTTCTTTGGAACAAGCATATATTATATTTGTTAGTGGTTCAACCCCAAAATTCCAACTGGGAAAGGGAGTAGCTGATTACTTCTTTATCTATGATGTCACCAACGCCAAAGACTGTTTCCGCATTGAGACTGGTACAGTAAAGATTCAACCGAGTGTTGGCAACTTAACGCTGTGCGAAACGAGCACTGGAAGTGTAAGTATTGGTACCACCACCACTCCCGGGGCCAATACCAGACTGCAAGTGGAACGCAATGCCAATGCAGATTACTACAATATGGTACAGATTCGGAACACGGATACGGGTTCCAGTGTGGCTGCTGGATTAACCATTTCCGCGGGTAGTGCCGAAATTGGTCAAATCTTTTGCTACAACGCAGCCCACGCCACTTATCCCAGTTCCATGGCTGTGATCAATGAGCAGGCCGGACCCTTGAGATTGGGTACCAGTAATGTGGAAAGAATGCGGATCGATTCGGCTGGTTATGTGGGCATCGGTGTCACACCGACCTCACGACTCCATGTGTATTCCCTCAGCGATACAGTTGCGTACATTTCACGTGTTGGTGGTACACATGTGGGCACCAATGACGCATCCACAATGGCCTCATTTTTAGTGGATACAGCACTGTCTCCAACGTATGCGGGTACAAAAGGACTGGGTATTTCACAATGGCTTTACCCCAATTTTAACCCCTCAAGTTCAACCACTATTACCAGTGCAATTGCCTTATTTATCGACACCCTGATCAAGGGGGCCACTGGTACAATCACAAATGCGTACGGACTGTATGTTAATGCTCCCACAGGAGGCTCTAACAACTATTGTGCATATTTGGCAGGACCGGTGGGGATCGGTACCACAACGCCCGGCTACAAGTTGGATCTATCCGGAACTGGGGCTACTTTACAACGAATAGTGGGTAGTAATGCGGATGGTCCTGTTATTCGCTTTGAAAATACTGCTGCTTCTGGTATAATTTATCACGTTGGTTCTACCGATAATACTAGTGGTGCTGGGAACGGTTTCAGTGTTTACGATATCACTGCCGGAGCTCGAAGATTTCTTATTGATCCAAACGGTCACGTTTTCATACCTGGTATTCAAGCTGGTGCCGGTACCTATCCGGTTTATTGGAATAGTGGAACGGGAGAGTTAACCTACAATACTTCATCTCGCCGTTTCAAGACTGATATTCAAGCCTTGGGTCTATCTGAAAGCCAAAAGATACTCAATGTCGAAGCAAAAACCTATATCCATCTAGCCGATACTGTACACGATGTAGGTCTAATAGCTGAGGATTTTGATGACGCCGGAATGAATAATCTGGTAATCTATGATGAAGAAAAAAGACCTTCTGGTATTAGATACGATAGAGTGGCTTGTTACCTGTTGGAGGTGATCAAGAATCAGGCTACTGAAATACAAAGCCTAACCACCCAGGTAACCAATCAGGCTACTGAAATACAAAACCTCACCACTCAGATGACCGATGTGCTTGCTCGTCTGCAGGCTTTAGAAGCTATCTAAAATAAGAATAATTACTATAATAAATGGGTTTTACAGTCAATGAATCTATCCCCACCAAATACGGCTTTTCCCTAGCCAATCAGTTTTGTACTCTCAAAGGAATTCATGGAGGAGTAGTTAAATTTATGGATCATTTGGGAGTTAAAAAATGGAAAACCGATGCCACTTATTATGTGTATGTATCCACTGATACTAGTCAGCAACCATTGTACACCGAACGTATTTATCTCGAAGTAGCTGGAAATGATCCTCCAACCAATTGGTTCACTCTATTGTATGATTACATCAAAGCCAACCGATTCGCAAATTGCACTTTCGTGGATGATAACACAGCTTAAGTCATAATAGATAAATAATCTATTATCACCTTTTACTTAATTCCCCACCACTTTTTGATGTTTTCCATATCGGGCTCGAGCTTCGGAACGTTTTCAAGAATCGGTAGCAATGGGCGTAGAGCTGTTGCAACCTCCTCTACATCGATGCCGTTGGTTTCATCGGGAGAGGACTGGACCATAATCAGATCTCGAACCACTCTGGACAGAGTATTGAATCTACACTCAGCGACATCAAATATGATCAGAAGAATGAAATCGTCCCAAGACAAGGGTCTGATTCTCTCCACATGGCGATACTTGAGGTAGAGCTGGCCGTCTGTGAATAGGAACGTATCATCCCCATCGGTATCCCTTATCTTCAGACGGTGAAAACGCTCGTTCCGTTGTGTGACGGTACAGACTGCATCTGCAGGATAAGTACTTTTAGACACGCCCTTATTGTAGAGAGTACATTTTCCTCCCTCTTCTCTGACCCAGAACCAATCGCCGAACAAGCCTCTTCCCTCGAATTTAGAACCGCCTTTACACGTGCCATTAACCAATATGTTGTGTAAAAACTCTCCCTCCATCGTTACATCCTTACCCTCCTCATCCCGGCTGATTTTTCCTTTTCCGTGAAGTTTCCTATCCTTGAAACTTCCACAGATCCAACGATCGATCGTTTCGTTGTATTCCTTTCCCTGAACCAGATAGTTGTCCTCAAATGTTCCTTCTGATACCAGTCTCAATCCCTCGGCATCATAGGTACGTCTGCCCTTTCCATGCATCATATTGTTTTTCAACTCACCACAGTACCAATTATCTTTCGAAAATTTTATGATACCGTTTACCAAATAATTATTCTCAAAATGGCCATTATGCGTGATCTCCCCGTCGCAGGTAATTTTTCCAGTTCCATGTAACTTATTTCTCTTGAAAGATCCACACAACCGATATTCTTTCCCATTCTTAATCTGGTTCTTATGTCCAAATGCCAGATGTTCGTCTTCAAATTGTCCCTCTTCGAGAATATCCTTACCCTCTTCGTCGCTGGTAATCTTTCCATACCCTTGAAGAAGTCCATCATTTTTAAACTCTTCCCAGTACCAATGTTTGCGATAATGCCATTTACCTTTGATCAGTTTCCCGTCATCGAAAATTCCTTCCTTGTAAATAACCTTACCCTCTTCATCCTCAGTGATCTTTCCCTCTCCTTGAAGGACGTATTTGTCAAACTGTCCCCAGTGCCAATAACCAGTACTATATCGTGATTTACCTTTGACTAGTCTTCCGTTGTTAAAGATTCCTTCACTGATAAGAATCTTGCCCTTTTCATCCTTAGTAATCTTTCCCTCTCCCTCCAAAATTCCTCTTTCGAACTGTCCCCAACTCCATTTCTCACCGCGTCGCTGGTGTCCTTCTTTCAGCGAAATCCTATAACCCTTATCAAATCGGATTGTAAACCATCCGACACAATCCAACTGTTCTTTCTCGTTCTCTTTAGAGAAATAACGACCATAAACTCGATCCCCCGCCCTTTTCTTAACTTTTAGAAAATCATCTTTTCCGCCATAGATAATACCCTTCTGTAACTCACCTCCTTCGAAGGTTCCACGAGCAAGAACCTTCTTTCCTTCTCGATCGGAAGAAACAAAGCCGTCTCCACTGAACGAGAGTGTTAGTTTATGCCAGTATCGTTCTTTTGCATGTTGTACGTTCTTAGCCATTGGTATTCGTGTGTCTCGCGGTTCCACCATATCAATCTCGGTGGTAGACACCGGAGAGTAAGAGTTTGTATTTCCCATGATCTAATTCATTCATATGAATCAGATAATTTTTCAATTCGTTTCAAAAAGGTGCAGTCCGTTCAAAAGCGGTGAATCTGTCCCTGTCATCGTGTTTCGGTGTGCATGAGCATGAGGGCTTGTCCTCGCAACGCTCATTCTGCCATGAGTCGTTCGAAAGGGGTGTGTAAGTAAACGGAATCTTCGGTGTGCCCTGATAGCCGTAAGGACAGGAGTAGGCAGCAATTTCACACTGTCCTTCCGGAGTGCTGGCTAACTTACGACACATTACAGATGTTGGATCATCTCCCTGCCACATGTACCAGTTTCCATCTTTGCACTGAGCAGCCGGGCTAACGTCCCAAAAGTTTTCCTTGCTATTGCTATTTATGCCAGCCAAGTAGTAGATTCCCGCTAATAATAGTGCGTAGACAACGGCTGTTACTACAATAACCGTTTCTCCTCCTCCAACTCTAGCCATTATGCGGACAACTAGGTAGAAAAGCACGGCCATGAGCGTAAAATACAACATTTCTCTGACGTATTTCTTGACCATTTTATTAGTAAGAAATATAAAAGTTAAATCGGAGAATCGATATCCGCGGTCTGAATAACCTGACGAGAATCGACGTAAAGTGAACTGGGAACTATTTTCGCGTCCTTGACGATCATTTCCAAAACGTTGGGAGTGGAGAGTGAATCCTTCAAAGTTTCATAAAACTGTTTATATTGTTCTAACTCACTGGTTAATGAACGGACGCGCATCTTTTCATTGTATAACTCGAGCGCGGTCGACTGCGCTAGATCTCTTTGCTTATTAAAGATCTCTCGAAACTGTTTTTTTCTGACTGCGTCATCTTCTTGTAACTGCTTCATTCCTTGCAACTTCTGCTCCAATTGCTCACATTTGGTCTTTGTAACAGCATCCGTTTCTCCCCCTTCCTCCACTTTTTCTAGAATCGCTTTCGCGTCATCATACTTAGACTGTAGTTCTGAAAGCTGGCGGGTTAAATTCGCTACTGTTCTGACCAGATTAGCGTTACTTTGATTACGATTAACTGTAGGAATGTTTTTGATTTCCTTAGCTCTCTGAGCGAATTTTAACGTGTTGAGAGTCTCAGCGTAAGCAGAAAAATGAGGCGTGGCTGTCGTGATCAGTATCGTTTTTGAGTTTCCTCCCAGAGAATCCTGTAGCAGATATGTCAAGCGAGAGTCGCGATAAGGAACGTGGTCTCTTCCCTTCTCTGTTAAAGCATAGATAACATTTCCTAGAGAAGATAAAGACTTATTAATCTGTTGAGCCTCTAATAGGGTTACACCTGATGCTTCTGATTTTCCCACGTTTTCCGATCCAGCAAGATCAATCATGTGTAACTTACTCAAAATTTCTGTACCGTCAGTCAGAATCTGAGTTATATTTAGAGTCAATACAGCATGGCTTCTCGATGAAACGTTATTAAGCGCAGTACTAGATGTACTGCGCTGTTGTGCTCCCTCTTGAATCGTCTCAATAATTTCTTGCGGAGTGTAAACGTATTTTTCAATCAAGCCTTGAACGTATACTCCCTTCTTTTGGTGTTGACGGATTCGTAAGCTGGGGACATAATCTTCTTTCTGTTTTAACAGATCACGGATGTGCTCTCTGTAAATCTCTAAAAAAGAGCATTTTACATTGGCCTCAATGACATCCTCATTGTCATTGATGGTATGAAAAAGATGGTCACACGCTCGAGGAATAACTCCCTTATTCTTACCTTCTCCAAACATTGTGTAAGTTTTTCCCGATGAGGTCACACCATATGCAAAGATGGTAGCATTGTATCCCTCTGCGACATATTCTACCGACTCTTTTGCCACCTTGTTAAATAGCTCTTCTTGTCCTACCGTCTCGTCCAATACATAATCAAAAACAAACTCGTGTCTTTCCCTCTGTCTTGATATTCGAACCAAATTTTTTTCAGGCTTGACAACAAGTTTAAAATCTGCTCCACCTTTTTCCTTCTTTTCTCTTGCGTTGAGGGGACGAAAACGGGCCACAACATGAACATTTTCTCTCTTCGTATGTGCCATTTATACTTGTGGCGAAGAAAAATTGCAGTAGGGATGGTTCAATACCTCATCGATTGTGAAACGTTTTACTGAATCGATGCAAAGCATTCCTGCGAGTAGATCGCGAGCGTTTTTATCTTCAATTTCTTCAATCCTGCTTTTTTTGTCATCCGTATTCGGTGCTCGAAATAGGTAAAGATAATCCTTTTCCAGTCTCAGATCAACAATCATATCAAAGTGATCATCATCACTATCACAGGGAAAAAGAACGTGACCAGTTAGCATCTCGAAAAGAATGCACGCCAGGCTCCATATGTCGCTACATTTATCGTACATTGCGCTAATGATAGATTCAGGAGCCATGTACCACGATGTGCAACCGGCTGTATCACAGATCTTACCTACCTGTGCAGAGTTGAAATCACTGATTTTCACGGTCTCTCGTTTGTGACTCTTTCTATACAGAATATTTGCCGGTTTGAGGTCACAGTGAACGACATCTTTACTATGAAGATACTTCAAGCCGGAAGCGATCTGAATGAACAGATTTCGCGCATCATATTCTTGCTTCTCGATAAGAGTGTTGAGATCGCATTTCATCAGCTTCATCTTCAGTAGCAACTTATTCTTTTCCAGAAGGATTTCCTCGCATCTGGTCACGTTGGGATGGTTAATCTGTGACATAATCAGTGCCTCTGACAATAGTCCGGGCAATTCATCTGGATCAGCTTTACAGATCTTAAGGGCATAGCATTTGCCATTACGATTGTCACGGACTTTGTGCACAGTACCAAAAGTGCCCTTACCGATACGTCGAATCATTGTAAAGTTATCCATTTCATTCCTAAATGAAAGTTGATTTTTAAATTCATTTTGAATAAATGGACAAATGCCCGATAATGATTTTCAACGATGATGAAGGAGTGTGTTATGAAACGTCCGACGCAGTAGAATTAAAAGGGTATCATCCTCAGGCAAAAAGATTGCTCGAGGCTGGAAACTTTAAAGCATTCTTCACTTATACTGATTCTAATAGAGGTAAATGGCTTTTACCAGCACCATACGATCTGGCTATTTCGAATAGCAGGGAAGCTAAAAAATCTGCCATGAACTACTATACCGAGAATTATGGCTACAAATACATAACTCTACATGGCACTGCTTTCAGAAAATTGAGTTTAATCGGTAGTGGAGCTTTTGCCAACGTGTACAAGTGTTACCAACCAAACATAGATCGTATGGTAGCGATCAAAGCGATCAAGATTCGTAAGCGCGGTGATAAGAGAACACTAGAAATGGATAGAACGAACATATTCAACGAGATTACCTCTCTCCGCCTTCTTCGTGGCAAGCCGGGAATAGCCGCTATTAGTGGCATCGGTGAAGAAAGTGAAGGTGATCACACGACCATCTTTCTAGTATTTGCCCTTTGCTCCTCGATAGGAAGATTTCGAATCAGGACACAAAAGCAGTTCATTCAGGTACTGAAGCATTTGCTAGGCATTCTATTGATTCTAAAGGAGAATAAGATTGCTCACAATGACATAAAGCCTGGCAACTTTCTTCTCTGCGACGGTAAGCTAGTTTTGACTGATTTTGGCTTGTCTAGGCAAGTAAAAGAGCCGTTTAAACTTTATGCTGGTACACCTTCTTACATCGCTCCAGAGATTATTAGAGACAAGCGACGAACCTACTCAGCAGATCTCTGGGCCATGGTGGCTACTTTCTATTACTTTGTCTACGGACACAATACGTTTCGAGCCATGAATCGTAGGGATCTATTTGATGTGATTAAAAACTTTGACTATCGTCTTCCCGATGTAGACTTTCTAAGCGAAAGAGTCATGGCGCTATGGAAAAAGCTTTGTGATCGAGTTTTTGTCGTCGCAAACGTTCGAATCGATGCAGAGGAAGCTGTAGCTATCGCAAATGAAATGTAATTTTTTTTGTGTGACATAATAAATGTCCACACAAGTTGTCCAAAAAATTTTGGAGAAGATAGCCTCTGGAGAGGCGAAATTAGATGTTTGTCACATGTCCAAATACATACGTAACGTAAAAAACATCAATAAGAAATCTGCTTCTCCCACCATCGTTGCTTTCGGCGACCTGCTTGTTGAAGCATTAGGAGAGCGAGGAGAGATTGGTGTGGCTTTGAAAATCTTTCTTGATACTTCTGAGAAGCCGATGCTGGGTTTGAAGTACGAGATATCTGTGTACAAGTACATCGTGGATCAAATTCTGAGCAAAGGGTACTCTCCCAATTTCATACCTTACCTCGGTTTTGGACGGTGTAGCTATTCTCAGATTAAAGATCTCTTTCCTGATCCATCAGAAGTGGAGTATATAGACAAGTATATGAACGAATTCTTAGCTCATCCTGAGATCAGTGTCAATATGCTGGTCACCGGACGTCCGACCAGACCTGTTAAGGTAGTATCATTTGCTGATATTCTCAGATCCAATGCGACAGACAGGAATATGGCTCAGATAATGTTACAAATTTTTTATAGTCTATACATTATGGGAAAATTTCGTTTGGTTCATAACGACTTGCATTATCGAAACGTTCTGGTGGCTGTTTATCCGAAAAGAATGAAAATGTCCTTTGTTATAGGTGAAAAATCATGGTTTGTCAAAACTCGTTTTATACCTTTATTCTTTGACTGGGATTTCGCATACGCCGAGCCATTGGGAGACAATCCCAAATTAGATAGCCGTTGCAAGGATACAAACATGTGTAACAGATACGGAGCAAAGTTTGATATTTATACTCTATTATGTTACACAGAGGGTTCTTACATGCCGTATAAGTTTCCCGTATTTCACGAATTTGTGCGTAACGCGTATCACACACCTAGCTTTAATCTACAGGAAAATGAGGAGACTTTCACGATTCCAAAAGAGGAAGCAGAAGCTGTAGTATCTCAATTCAAGCCAGATTTTTCCAATGTCTATAAAATGAGTAGGTTTCAGCTGGTTACTTTGGCTCCTAGTTTGGATGGCCGACTTCCGAAAAAGATAACATCGATAATGTTCAGCCTCGACAAATATGGGGATGAGATAACGGTCTTTAAGGGATTTAACTGTCGTCCAACTGTGTTTGACAGCACGATACCAACTCCGGAAGAGGTTTTGTTTAGAGTGGGTGACTGGATGGAAACTCCTGGTGCCGTAACCAATTACTTTCGACGGTTTGAAACCAAAGAAGTGGTGACAGGAGATGATGTTTCTGTCTATCGTGCTCCAGAAAGCGTAGGCCATATAAGCTCTAAAATCTATATGGATCCAAGTATAAGAAGTACAAGGGAGAAGATTCAGGGTAGACCTCGTTTTCCTCCTCATCGCTCCGTTAGTGCTTATGTGGCTAAATCCAGTGTTGCAAGAGGTAGGGAGCTTTATCCTGTACGTATAGCTCTTTCTAGACCACTGTTGTCCGAGAATATAAACATTAAAGAGAAAGCGATCACGATGAGACTAGCGATACATGAGCTCATGATCAATTTGATCATGAATGTCGCGAAATTTCCTCTACCCAACCGCAAATTTTTGTACGATATCTATTTCAATGCGATGGCGATCATGGATCTCATTATGAGCGATATGCCTGGGATAGGTTTTTTGGAGTTATCAAAATACGCAACAATAGTTTTACTTATTTCAGCTCGCATATACACAGATGTAAAACAGCAAAATTTAGACACCGCAGTGGCTATAATTGGTGTTTCCGATAAAGAAACTGTTAAAGCGATCAAAAACGACATATTTAAAAGGTATCCCGAACCTCTTTACGGAACTATCTACACTTACATTAAACACAAATACCGTGCGAAAGGCATATCGATCAAAGATCTGATTCTTTCCGTGTGGAATATGAGTGTCTATAAGATGGAGAATGCTGATATCGCTGCACAGAGATACATTAAAGACCCAAAGTCTTTCACCAATCAGCTAACCGGAGTGGCTGAAATGCAATACACTAACAACGCTAAAAGGCTCGAAGATAATTTTAGAAAGTGGGAGATGTTTGGAATTGCCTCATCCTACACGTAGATTTACTTATACTAATCTAGTATAAGTAGAGCTTACTCATCGATGGTAGCTAGAGCTTCCGTCTCATCCTTTTCTACATCAGAAACATCTCCTGCTTCACTCGTGGCAAGACTTTCAGCTTGAGAGGTTGAACGAGACCCAGCACCTTTCTTATGAGTGCGACGCTTGTGAGCTGTGATAGATGGGTATAAGCCACGCATGCCAAGAGCCTCAAGCAAAAGCTTGGTATTAAGAGTTTGCACCTTATGCAACTGAGCACAAACAACAATATCGCGCATGTAGTTTTCTAGAAACTCTACCAATAGATCGCGATAAGCCTGAGTGGAATCATCACCATAGCGTTTGATACCAGCACGCAATGCCATCTTTCTCAATGCAGCTTCAGGGATGTTACTCTGGTAGGAAACACTTGACGTACGAAGTTCGGGTTCGATCAAGTCACGGGTCAACTTCACATCTCGCGCGTAGACAGTTTCGCGATTGGCATGAAGAGCAACGCGATTAGCTTGACGCATGACACGAACAACACGGTCCTCAACAAAGGCCTGAAGAGATGTTAGAAACTCTCCAGAACAACGGAGCTCGGCCTGAAATCCTTCTCCAACTTCTCTAGCAAGGCGATTAAAGGGGGCATGTTGCATGAGCAAATCGCTAGACTTTTGCAAGCGTTTCATGTCCATAATAGTCTTGGTACCAGGACGCCAGCGATGAGGACGCTTTATTCCGGTTCCAGTGGGTGCAAGACGCTTGCGAGGCTTCTTAGTTAGAAGCTTATCCTCAATGTGAGCCTCGACACCAGCCTCGAGAAATACGACTCCGAGATTGTCAACATAGCGACGAAGCTCGGCATCAGCAGTTACAGCAAGAAACAAGTGTCGAACAGTGATGGTAACCTTTTTAGCTTCACGAGCTTGGTTTCCAGAAAGCTCCAACAGCTCAGAGGTCAAATATTGGAGAACTCCAGCCAAATATACGGGTGCAAAGGCTGCAATGTGATAGTTATTTTGACCAAAGCAACGAAGGTACTTCTCGGTAGCAGAGACCGAAAAGATCAATCCGGCGCGAGACTCGCGAGTCTGAGCCTTCTCAACACGGCCGGCTTCAGCCCGTTGAGTTTCTGAGTCTTGGAATTTCTCGAGTGCAGAGGTACCAGCGATAAAAGAGGCCTGAGCCAGATCAGTGGGAAGAACTAGACGGGTCGCTGCCTGTAGTTCAGAGCAACTTACCGTTTTCTTATCACTTCCCGTAGTTAGTGACAATGCGCGCTCAACCAAATGGTTAGCGGTGACACGAACAATACTATCAACTGCCTCGAGGGCAACTTTAGTGATATGCAGATCAGAACCTACTGTTTTCAGGGTTCTGTGAATGTAGACACGAAAACTCTTTTCTTTCATTGATTTTCTCTAAAAGATCTTGTCTTTAATTTCCAATTTCGCGAATAAGATTTTAAGAGCATTGCTAGAATCTACGGTAGCTGTACCCGTGTGTTATCATCATGTACAATTTCCCCCAACGTTTGCACACACTGTAAGCACAGTTGTAATGGAGGATTTTTACACAGCTCATGTCCCCCCGGAAGGGTATGAATACCAAGATGATGAGGTCCATCGAGCCAAGATGTGATCGCCTGAATCGGTGCGCGACTGTCACTAGATCCAAAGATAACCTGTCGCGCGTTATTGGGCTCCTTAACATTTCTCTCACACTTTCTCATATTATCAACAGAGTGGAAAAAGTTTAGTTGCATTGTCTTAAAATTTTCCTCCAAAGAGGTATAACGTTCAGCGGGTTTGAGAACAGGACAGAGTAGAAATGCAGGCTTATGAAGAATATTGGCAGCCTGATGTGCTAGCATTCCACCCGAACTGACACCGCCAAAGATGTACGTATCGCTTCCACAAAGCACAGCTGTCTGAATGATATCTATCAAGGCTTCTTCCCATCCACTCTTGTTAAACTCGACTGAAATAACTTTTACACCGTGATTAGCTAGATAGTCTCTTAGTTCCAAATCGTAAGATGCATTTCCACCTGAAAAACAACCTCCATGACACCAAATTAAAGTTAACATTTTATTTACAGGTAAATAAAACATTAAATCATTTTAATTCCTCCAGTATTCTTTTCATGTTTCGTTTCTCGGCCCTACCACCCCATTGATTCGGACTGTAAAACCACTCTGCGAACTCCTTTGTCTTTACCCACCTTTTGAAGCGCCAATAGCGCAGATTAGACTTACAAAAGCGTTGCAAGTAAATCAAGCTTTCTAGATTCTCCTCTTTGGGACATATCCAAGGGCAATTTTGGGAGAACAGATGTTCAAGTTTTGGAAGCTCGGGAAATCCTGTCAATCCCATGCAATCAGAACACCAAAGCTCGGTTAGATTTGGAAGAACAGGGAGTTTCATCATGCTACTGTTGTTACAGTAAAGACGGTAAAGAGCGGGAAGTACAGGTATTGTCGTTATCTTCGTGGATGAACATTGGAGTAATTTTAGTTTCGGAAATACGGGAATCTCTCTCAGACCGGTGTTGTGACAAGAAAGCTCAATGAGTTGCGGAAAAGCGGGAATACTCGTTAGATTAGTACAATCATTACAAGTAAGTTCAGTGAGCTGTGGAATCATGGGAAGCTCCTTGATGGCACAACCGTAACAATGAAGCCTAATGAGCTGTGGAAATGCGGGAATCTCTCTCAAGCTAGTACAATCATAGCAGTCGAACTCAGTGAGTTTTGGAAGTACGGGAATTTCTATTAAATCAACACAACCATGACAATAAAGACTGGTGAGTTCAGGAAGCATGGAAATCTTTCTCAGGCTTCTTGAGTATACTTGAAGATATATAAGGTTGGGAAGCTCGGGAATTTCTGTCAGAACATTGCAGTGCAAGATCATACTAGTCGCCCGTAGATCATATTTTCCATTGCAAATGACACACATTTCAAACAGAAAAATAAAACATGTTTGAAATATCAATTTTTTATTCATCGATGAATACTTGTATGTAAAGAAAGCGTATTGCACCGATGAATAGGTTAATGATGGCTATGACTGCCATTCCCTTTCCATCGGCAACGCAATTGTTATTCTCATTGGTAGCAAGGATGACAACTCCCCAAACCCACCACATGAGCCAAAATAGCATGTCGATAATTAGAACAATGATTCCCACTGTCATAAATCCTTCCCATTTTGTAGCCAAAGACATAATGGATATAATCCAAGCCCATGCGGTTACCACAACCGCGCTGAGACCCTCCCATTTCACCCAATCACTTAGGTTGATTCCTCCTCGAGTACCTTCCTGACAAGTGGAATCTTCTCCTTCAAATCCATAGTAGATAGTTGGAATGGCTAGTCCGAGGACGAAAATACTTGCACAAAAGAGCGAATATAATGATGCGACTTTTACTATCATCTTTAACAAAGATTTTCGCACAGAAAGATTTTCATTTTTTACATTCTGGGCAGAACCACGGCCACGGTGGCAAGACTCTGTTTCCATAAGTACAATAGGTATGATACCCATGATTGCAGCCATCGCACAGTATGATAAGCTGTGGATCATGCACTCCGCCACATATTTCACACTGGCACAAGCCAGAATTTTCGCGACAGTCTTCACAGTACCACGAACCATATGGAACCCTATTCAAGGGAAATTCCATACAGCCAATGTGTTGGGCACAGTCACAGCCATCGCAGAGTAGCAGAATCGAAGGTTCTGTTGTCTGGTGACAGGAGCGACAAGAATAGTCAACCTTGTGAGTAAAGTTTTTACGACAGAGAGGGCACGTTTTTCGCATCCTAGCCCATCTACTAATACATGGAACGCAAAAGCGGTGGTCACAGCCATTAAGCTTTGCGAGATCAGATTTGTTTTCGTAACATATAGGACAACGTGTGGTGGTGTCACTCATTTCAATCTAACTTGGAAATAGGATTTGCAATTCAATTGTTCGAAAAATTGAAAATTGGTTGGGTTTTTACCTTATTTAAAAGATGAATAAAATTAAAGGTGATTTGAGAGGATGGTACTGGCCTGCTAAATCGTTGGAAAAACGAGATTGTTATGTACATGGGAAACTAGTGCATGAATGGACAGCTCAGTATGATGATGGACAACTGCAATTTCAAGTCCATTACGATGATCAGGGAAAAAGGGAGGGCGAATGGAAAGATTGGTATGACAATGGACAAATGGACTCTCATTGCTCTTATGTGCAAGGTAAAAAAGAGGGCGAATGTAAAGAGTGGTGGAAAGATGGAAAACCACGACTTCACTGTTCTTATGCGCAAGGAAGACCGAAGGGTGAATGGAAAGATTGGTGGAGAAGTGGACAATTGAGATTACATTGTTTTTATGCACAAGGGGGTCTGGAGGGTGAATGGAAACGGTGGCATGAGAATGGACAATTAGAGTCTCACGGTTTTTATGTGCAAGATAAAAAAGAGGGTGAATGGACAGAGTGGTATGAGAATGGACAAACATTAACCCATGGTTTTTATGTCCAAGATTCCTTAGAGGGTGAATGGTCAAAGTGGTTTCCGAAAGGAGGATTGTGGTGTAGTGGTTATTATCTTCATGGGAAAGAAATGAACCACAAACAATACCAATCAATCCTACGCCTGCAAGCCTGGATTAAGCGTCTAACTCCAGTCCTACGTTTGAAAAGATATCTTCCGACTATTCATGAGATCTGGTACACACCCGGTTGTAAAGGTGCTTGGAGAGTGGCACGATCGTTCAAGAGAAAAATTGCAAATTAAATTGGCTTCTTACACTTCGGACATTCTCTCTTACGTCTTCTCCACTCATTTAAGCATGTCGCATGATAGAGATGAAAACATTGGGTAAGGAACCCATCATCTTCCACATTATCGGTACAGATTGCACATACTTTATCATCCTCCTTCAACATTCCAAGGAAATATTATGTAGACGGGCCAGTCGTTCATGTGTTTCGTCATCAAGCTCTACACATAGCATTGGAGGTACTTGATCACCCAAAAGTCTCATATATCTACATTTGGCATTTTCTATCCGAATTCCGACCTGCGTGGAATTGCCTCCGTCCAGATAAGCTATCTTCTCCATCTGCACAGAAAAGTCAGCGTGTGGAATTCTTAACTGATAAGGTGTGAATCTGAATGTATCTAAATTCAATCTATCGTTCAGTAACGCTAGGTTCATGGTCTTAATTTGTTTTTGAAACAAGTTTATTTTCAATTTTTCGTCTGAACGCTTGTTCAGCCCTCCAAGCCCCTTTATTTCCAGGCATGTACCAAATCTTCAGAATAGTCGGAAGATACCTTTGCAAACGGATAATAGGTACTAACCTCTTAATCCAGGTTTGCAACTTGAGGAGTAGTTGGTATTGTTTAGAGGTTAATAGTAGCCCGTGAAGATAATAGTCTCGTCTTTCCAATTGTCCATTTTCATCCCAATTCAGCCATTCACCTTCTTTTTTTCCTTTCACATAGCTACCTTGAATATATAATGACCCATTTTCAGACCACAATTTCCATTCACCCTCCTTTTGCCCCCGATTATAATAGACTTGAGAATACAATCGTCCATGTTGATCCCACCTTCTCAATTCACCATCCTTTTCTCCTTGAACAAAAGTACCTTGAAATCGTAATTGTCCATTTTCATGCCAATGTCTTATTGTTCCATCTTCTTTCCCCCGTACATAATGAATCTGGCAATTCAGTTGACCGTTTTCATGCCAGTACTTCCACTCACCCTCCCTTTCACCCTGTACATAATGACCCTGAGACTGTAATCGTCCGTTCTCATGCCATTCTTTCCATTCATCAGACATTTCTTGCAAATTAAGATCAGTTTAGATTTCAATTTAGTGTAAAGGCGCTCGGAGCGAAAATTGAAAATCAAGTCGAGTTTTAAAATCGTTGTAGCTATGAATTTCGTCTACAAGTCAAAATGTCCTGATCTGAAGGAAAGGTTTGAAAAGACTATTGTTCTGAGAAAGTCTCATCCTGACCTATGGCAAGAAATCAAGAAACCCGAGTTTGAAAAAATCGCGACGACAGCGATCTCTATGTCCGAACTGGTTGAGGAGAGTAAGAGATACCGAGTCAAAGTCGATGAGGTTTTCCACACAGTACACACATATGGCTATTATGGCATCTTCAAACCTAGTCTTGGAGAAGTGCTATCGCAACTACCGAACCATATCTTTAACCGCGAAAAGGTTTATCTCAGTATCGATCTGGGTAGTCCAAACATGATTCTGCCACAATATGTCTCAGGACTGGAAGAGGATGGAAAAAAGTATTACTCTCCCTGTAGCTTTCATCATGGGATTGTTCTAATACTGTCAGTAACATATTAAAGATAGTTTGATGATTAACTAAATGACACAGTTAATCATCACGAACCAACCAGTGCTAAAAGTTGGAACAGATTGTTCAGGAATTGAGGCTCCCATTCAAGCTCTACGACAATTAGCTATTCCGTTTCATCAAGTCTTTTCATGCGACGTGGATAAGTTTTGTCAACAGAGCATCAAAGAGAACTACTACTGTGACAAACTTTATACTGATATCACTACTCGAAATCATGCTGATGTTCCGGATATGGACCTTTACGTAGCCGGATGGCCATGTCAGGCATTTTCCACCGCCGGTAATCGACAAGGATTTGCTCACAAATCTGGTAACATCTTTTGGCACTGTTTAGACGTGATTAAAATCAAGAAACCGAGGTATTTTCTGATGGAGAATGTCAAAGGGCTCACATGGCACGATAAAGGACGAACGTGGAAAATCATCAGAGAGTCATTGGAAAACCTGGATGATTATAACTTTCACTGGAAGGTACTAAACACCAGAGACTATGGCATACCGCAGAATAGAGAGAGAATATACATGGTTGGCATACGTAAGGATCTGAAACAAACGTTTGAATGGCCAAAGCCGGTGCCGATGAAACCTTTATCCAATTTTGTTGACTGGGACTACACCGTCCAAGATGAAATCAGGCCAGACGTTATAAAGTCTGGCATGTTAAATAATATTCCTAAAGATGCAATATTTGTAGATTTTTCATTTAAGAAACATAATTATCCAAATTCGGGTAAATATTGTCCCACAGTGGCCGCCGATAGTAGGCTGTGGTGCGTTCCTCTTCATCGTTATGCAACACCTGGAGAGCGTCTAGCTCTTCAGGGATTCAATTCATTTTATAGTGGTAGTCCGGCTAGGCAGATTAATAAACAAGCTGGCAATAGTATGAGTGTTAATGTATTATCCGCTATCCTCACAAACTTGCTTTAAAGTTGAAATACTTCTCGAAAGCTTCGACCAAACATGGATGTAGCCGGTAAATATTTCCAATCTGTTGAAGTATGTTACCATATCTGATTCTCTTTTTACCCTTGGAAAAATGCAAGTCGGTGATACGGACTCCCGCACTCTCGGCTTCCTCTCGTATTTCTGTTTTGGTGTATTTCTTACGAGGATCTAGAACATCACGCATAAATCTAGCGATATTATTATCTTTCTTCGCCCACCTAGGAAATAATTTTAGCAAACGGTTGTATTCGACAGAATCGATGCCACTTTCCTCCTGCTCCCTGATCGTTTCCGCTCTCTTGACCTCTATATCTTGTCTTAATCTTTCCCGTTCATCATCACTGATGACAGTTTTGGGAACCTTTGATCGTTGTCCGTCACCGAATTTAGCATCAGATTCATTGTAAGAGTAGCCCTCTACATTCCAATCGAAACCGCCATGTACAAAGTCGTCAGCGACTTTGTGCAACCTACAAGGAACACGCAAAGCCGTAATTCGACGACCACTACACTTTTCCTGTGAGATTGCTAGTTCGGGAATGATTTCTTTAGCTAGTCTAGCTACTTTGTTGGCGTTTCTGGCTCGCTCGATCAACTCTTCTTGCAACCCAAAAGCTCGAAATATGTCTTTTCCCGCGTTGGTGTAAAGAGTGAGCGGAATATTATCCGGATAAACTCCGCATAGTCTTCCAGTTGCTTGAAGTAGGTTGGCTTGATTCATACTCTTCGCGGGAATAAAGTACATCTCTGTCAGATGCCATGGGTAAATTCCTCTGCTGATACACTCCCCCCATTCAGAGGTTCCAAATGAGATACCGCGATCTGCCAATGTTCCAGCCAAAACCATGATACGTGGATATCTATCGGTACCACCATTGTTCTGTAGCCAAGCGATGATTTTACCGATGTGCAGACCGCCGAAATGATGCACTCCATTCTCGTATTTAGACTCGGTATTGTCTTCTAAAAATATCGACTTTTTCGGTAGCATGTTACCCCGCAGTGTGATGCCACAACTGCTACCATTATAGGTGATGGCGATGATTCGATCGCCATGGTGTCTGCTGATCCATTTGGCTATGCGAAGTTGTGGCTTGATCACCGAACCTACTCGAACAAGGCTGTAGTGTGGATGAAACTTTTGGCCTTTTGTTCTATGCGGTTTCGTTTTGGCGAAATCGTTAATATACTCTTTCAGATTTGGATCTTGCACGAAAGGATTATTATCAACGCCGTTACAATAGGTGGCCGGCTTTTTCAGTCCATGGCATCTGATACTTGTGATTCCCTTGTAGCCGTCAGGTCTCGAAAGGACGATGACATTTCCTGCATCGATGTCCTCCTTCATAATCGAGGTCATCGGAGTAGCCGTTACATCATACACCACTCCCGCACGCTCTTTGAAGGTTTCGATTGCTGTTTGAACGGACGACTTACTTCCGGAATCGTTGAAATCCGATTCGTCGATCATCACCACGTAACGATGGGTATATAGCTTTTCGACCATGTCGTTGATCGGCGTAATGTCTCTAACATTACGAATAACAACGAAAATACGAGGACTGCAACCGTTAACAGCCTTTTCTAGTTCGTAAGCATTGACAGTTTTGCCACGAGCACAATCAAGAACTCGAAACAGCTTATCAAACTGCTCCTCTCTCTTTTCCCGCCTAATGATGCTCATGTATTGCTCAAAGACATCTTTGATTCGAGACATGAGTTGTTCACATGCGTCCAAGCTATTTTGCACAACTATGAACGTGCTCAACCTGTAGCGTAGGAAATAATACATCGACGTACTGATAATAGCCCATGTTTTACGCGATTGCATAAAACCCTTGATGATTCGATAGCGATGTTCCGGCTCCACTACTGGATTCCACATGCGAATTGTTTGGTTATTAGCCAGTAAACCGGACTTTGATGTGCGATGAAAGATGCGTACATCCATGGGAACAATTTGCATATCTCGATCGATAATTTCCTGCAGATCCTTAAAATCTGGACAAATCTTGCGTAGGAAATCGACTGTTGTCTGATTGAATGCTTTTTGAACCTGTAGCGGAAGCTGTTTTATACACTTTCTTCCGGTCAATGTTGTTGGATTTTTCACCCGAATATAACTATCGTGATCTTTTACGAACCAGGAGACTTTCCCATCTCGAATCACGACGTACAGCTTGATACTGTTATCTGTTTTTTCATCATAAACCATCACTTTCACTCTCTTCTCGGTCTCAGGAATGTCATCGAGACCGATGATATTTTCGTTTGCTCCAATCCGAACGCTGAACATTACAATTTTAATCTGATTTCCAGTTTAAAATTTCAATTTTCAATCACTTTCGCTATAATTGTTCCAAAGAGATTATTAACTCTGCTTTTTTACCTATTAATTGGAGAGCTTTATTCATAGCTATTAAAAGGTTGCTCGCGTTTTTCCACAGTCTTTTATACGATAAAGGACACCATGATGGCATGTGATCCCTTCGATCTATTCTATACACAATGCTATACACAATATCTCCTTGCGCTAATTCGTTCAGGTCTAATGGACAAGTATAACCTAGCATCTTTCCCATGAGAATATGTTTATGACCATTTTCTGCCCTGAGTTTGGCGATTTCATCCATTATTGGCAAGAGGTATGGTATTTTCTTTGTATTTACTAGTACAATGGATTCTCCAACATCATAATAAGGACCAATCATAACTGTGATATTTGGAAGAGTGCCCATGTTTTGCAAAATTCTCGTTCCCTCTCTCGTCTTTGTCAGTTTTGTAAACATCTCGTCGCTGCTGATTCCGCCATGTTGAACCTCTCCATCAAATGGAATACACGCAGGACGTACTCCTTGTATCGTTAGATAAATATCTATTGCACATTCGTACTTGCTATCTTTCTGTCTAAATAGAGAAGGAGGAATAAAAGATAATATCTTTTCATATAGCTTTTTCGACATGTTTATTATGATACCAATTATTTTGTATTTAACAACAATACAGAATGATTTCTTTAGTACTTCGCACGTTCCTCAGCACTCAAATTACTCCATCTACGTTTAACCTCAGTGACAACCTCTTTTACGCTCCAATCGGGATGTTTTCTCTCGATTTTGGGACGTATTTTATGTATGTAGTTAACCATGGAAGATGATGTACTCTCATTCTCACTCTCGTTTCCACTCTCGTTTCCACTCTCACTCTCATTCCCTTCCTCACTCTCGTTTCCACTCCCACTTCCATTCCTACTTTCCTTTTCTTCCTTGTACCGCTCCTTCTCCTTCGACGACAGATCCATCCATTTCTTCCTTTTCTTTTTATCGCCATAATCTTCTCTCCACATTCTTCCAAGTTCCTTTCCCACCTCAGTAAACTTCATGTCTGGATTCTCATCCTTGATCTGCTGTCGAAACTCCTGGCAAAAGAGCAAATAAGCCGACAGAGGTCGTTTTGGACCTTTGGGTTTTGCGTACGCCTTCTTTTCTTCACCATATCGTTCCTTATCTTTTTGGGACATTTTCTCATACTTTTTCTTTCTCTTCGGGGTGACCGTTTTCCATCTCGCACCCATTTTGGACATGATTTCCGGTTGGCTAAGACCAGGAAATTCTTCTTTGACCTTTTCCCGTTCATCCTTGCAAAACAGAATATAAGCTGACCGAGGTCGTTTTGGGGCGTTGGGATCCACTTTTCTAGCCTTCTTAGGCTTAATCTCTGGAAGATGTAGTTTCAATAGCGCAGCAAGCTGTTCCTGCTTATCTTCACTCTGCCATTCCTGTAGAAGATCGGCAACCTTAACTTTACTCCCACCACTAGACTCAAGAAAATCGCTGATAAAATCAGCGATCACTTCAGTATATTCGGCAATCTTTGTTGCTCGTGACATTATCAGTATGATTTACAACTCGGAATTATTTTTCAATTTTGCTGTTTTCCTGTGAACCGGAGAAACAGGGCTAAAAAGCGGTAAAATGCTGTGAATCATCCGACATGATAAATTTCGACCATCGCGTCGAATTATAACTCGTTCAACGTTTCTAGTATTATTTTGTCGTTTTAGCAAGTATAACCAATCATTGCATTCTCCAACCCATTGGATAAGGCTTTTGCTTTTCCACATCACAATCTCGGCGGCCTGCCAATGCTCTTCGGTTAAACTTCGATACAAACCTCCGGAAACAATCTGAGCACTTCTCAGAATCTCATTCAACATTTCAGGAGGAGGAAAACTATTTTCTGTCAAAGACATTCTATCTTTCTTTTAGAAACAGAATTTTTTTCATTTTCCCGCTCGCCATGATTCCACCTAGCGTGCGATCGTAAAGTTCCATCTTCATTCCATTCATGAACATCGCCATTAAACCGTCCCTCGTCATCATAACAGGCGCGAAAACGCAACACGCCATTTTCCCACCACTTTTGAGCTTTTCCATAGATTATAGTGTTTCTAACGTACATTTCCTCCTTCAGTTGTCCGCTTTCGTACCATTCTCTGAACGTGCCGGTCTGTTTCCCTCTCATCCATGTTTGCAGTTTTTTTGATCTGCCATTTTCCCACCACTCTAGCCATAATCCATCCTTCTTCCCCTTTGAATAATGTCCATAACTTTTCAGCATGCCATTTTCCCACCACTCATTATGATGGCCATTTTTCATGCCATTTTCCCAAAAGTATTGGTACGCCTGTTGACCGTTGTCGTACCAGCCACACCACTTTCCAACCCGCTTGTTTCGATTCCAAAAATGTCTGTACTTTATCTTGCCGTTATCATAATATTTGACCTTTTCTTTCATCTTTGCTCAAATCAGTATTATTTTTTAATACTGATTATTTTATGCTTCACAAGCGTGATGAAGGAGAAGTATCATTTCCACTTCTCCCAAAATATCGTATCCTTGACAGGTGTGCTTCAGCTTCTCATCCATAGAATTTCCGGTCTCTATGGATATTTTCCGATTCAGAGTGTCTTCTGGAGTGTATTTTTGTAGACAGGTGCCGATGATGTACCTTTTGCCATACAGGTCAGAGCATTTTGGCCATGAGAAGAGATTGTATTTCAGAGTGTCCTGAATCGTTTTCACTGGTTGTAGCTCACTTTCCTCCAGCCAACAGCTAAAACCATTATCATCTCGCTCTTGCCAGTTGACCCAATCCTCCCAAAGAGGAATGAATCTTTTTCCGATTAGAACCCGTAGTTCTTGTTCTGAGACGGTGATTCCGCGAATAATGGAAAGTGTTTCGAAAGACATGATCACAAAGGCGTAACGAGATGATAATTTTTTCAATTTTGTCGCCAGATCATTTCCGGGCCGTCTTCCTCAACATATTGGAACCCATTCTTCACGTAGATATTATGACTCTTACGGTAGTGATCGGACATATCGTCGAGCGTGATAGACTTCGACTCCTTTTTCAGCATGTTCAAAAGAGTCGTTGCGTGACCTTTACCCGGTTGTATAGACTGTAGGTTAGTAACAATGGTCTCTCCATCCACCACTACATATTCGATCCACGCCACTAGATGTGACTGGCTCCAAACTTCTATCTGCATGATCACTTCACACCTAAAAGTCTAGCTGAATTTTCAATTTTCATTCTTCTTACAGACTTCATTTTTACACAACAATATACTGACACACGCCCATGCGGTGTAGAAAAGAACAACAGCGGAAATGATGAATTTATTGTAATGGATATTTAGTTTCCACTTGTGACACATCGTCTCTGATAGTTGACAATCCATGCCACCACCGCAATGATTTCTACAACTGTAAGAGTCGTCGACATAACAGGAATCGTTTGGTTGACAGTAGTAGCAGTTACCTTTTTCCACTAAAGCGCAGTGTGATAGGTTTGGATAATAATCGGTCGTATAACAATCAGGTTCGTCACCGCGAATACAGTCGCCATCGTGATGCGTTTTCGGTACGATAAGAAAGGATACCAGTAGAATAGTAACAACATAGCTTAGAAATAGGACTGAGCACTTTACCTCCTTCCAGCAACAACAGTTGGAACGGTGCTGATTAGGTCTCAAAATGGGAGTGGTTATCATTTTGAGAAACGGTACAAGAGGAAGATTTTTTCAATTTATAATGGTTCATACCATTCTTGAATCAGATCATCTAAAACGTAACAGCAATCGCCACCTTCTTCTTCTCCATCTCGGAGAAGTGTGATTTTACGTACGCTGAATCTTTGAGTACCCAGATAGAACTTGACACTGGCATGAAGTTTCCCCTGTTTAGCAAGTTCTAGCTCTTCTTCAGTTATCTCGACAAACAATTCATCCTTTTCACTGGTACTAATATTCATAACCAATGGAGGGTAGGTTAGGGAAATAAAAACAGTCATTGTTTTATTTCCCGGAAATCGGGATCGAATTTTCATTTTTCTTACTCCTCAAAATAAATCTTAATAATGACATCATCGCCATTCACGATGAGATTCACTCTCCCTGGTTGATGATCCTTAGTTATAGCCATATTTGGCTTTATGACTCGAACTCTCTCATCAGGATGATCTTGAATATACTGCTGATATGTTTTACCAATGTAACTGAAATGCATTGTTTCTTGTTTTGATTAAGGCTTTAAAATCGAATATGCCTGCTCGTATAGGTGCATGTTCTTGAACAGCTCAGAACGAACAGGTGTCACGAGCTTAATAACATAGTCAGCCAGATTGCTCTTCAAATCGGGCGAAGCTAATTTTCCATCGATCCAATCATCCTCCAGTTGTTTGAAATCTGAATAGACCAAATCGCCACCCCATTTTTCATCGCGTTTGATCTCTACGGTGCCGAACACCGGAAAAATGATTAGCTTCATTAGAGCAAGTGGAGCATTCGTTGTGGTATCGCTGACTTTCTCGATGCAGAAAGCTTTGTTGATCTTTTTACGAATGATCTTATCCGTGTCGAGAAAGGTGATCTTTCCCGCATCATCACTGGCACTCATCTTTCCTTTTCCAGCCAGACTGGGAATCAGAGGATTGATCAGGTACGAACATCGTCGATGAGATGGACCCATCTTGACGATGTTGTCTAGTGACATGGTGAAGATTTTTCGCTGGTCTTGGCCACCCAACTGGGCATCAGCATCGAGAGCAACCTCATCCAGTGCCTGCATGAGCGGGTAGATCAGCGAGCTCACCCGTGGATTCTGCCCTGCTTTAACCACTTCAGTTCCGGCCTTTTTAGCATCGTGAAGAGTGATCAGTGTGGAGAACTTTAGCAGGTCTCTCATGTACGTTGGAGTGAGCTGAATGTTGTGACCGTACTCGATTGTGTACCCACTGTTGACACTGATTGCTTTCAGCATGTTACGCAGTACAAACTCATAGTATGTTGTGCGCGCATCCACGTTGCTGACCGAGTCAAAACCCTCATCGAGATAGGAATGCACATCGGCAAGTAGAATGGTCACGTTGCAATCGGCAAAAAGAAAGTCACGAATCTTTAACAGAGGCAGAAAATAGCCTAGATGAGGAGACTTGGTCGGAGCCGTACCCCAGTAAATATTTAACCGTCCCTTTTCTTTCAGAGTCTTGCATAGATGCCCTACATTAAGCACCTCTTGAAGGTTGTGAGTGATCAGATCATACTGATTCATTCCTTCTTTTTCTTCTTCCGATCCTGCCAGCATCAGAAAAGGGTGTGTACCATTTAGTACCTGTCCCAGCCAGTTCAGATTGACTCGTGGATAATCGAAAGGGCATTTTGGACACTGATCGATGATACCACCGACGTGATCGGTTTGATTGTGATGTTCATCCATGCTCCACCGTGTCCACATACTGAGCGATGCCCAGTCAAAAACCCATAATTTTGCATCTGGACTCTTCTGAAACAGTAACAGAATATTGTCCATGTACCTATTCTTTTTTGGAGGATCCCTGGGAGAAAACCATTTTTCCCATTGCTTTTTCGCTATTCGCTCTCCGAACGTTCCCAGTCTTCCATGAAGATGAATGGCTATTCCACACCTTCCACCCCAGTCCTGAAACTTCATGACCGGTTTGGTCATATCAGTGGTGCGAATGTGTACGATTTCTCGATCGTTTAGGACAAGCTGGGGTAATTTATCGGCCGAATAGCCGGCTTGCTCGAAAGTATTTCGGTAGTATTCGGGAATAACAAATGTGCTCATTTCTATCCTACTTTCAGGATAGAAAAGATTTTTTCAATTTAATCCGATATGTCGTATACAACGCCATCGGCATCGATGTAACAAAAGTCGAACATGGTTTGTTCATGGCCGAGGATTTTGGAAACGTCAAAGGAAAAAATGTCGATGCCATGTTCATTGAATCTCTCCTCAGTAGGGGTAGAATCACACATGGGCAATGCACTCATAATTAGAGCTAGCTCACACACAGCGAATAGGTAGTTTTTATGATGTTCGATCACCTCTTTATGGTCGGGAAAATCGCGTAAAACATCCTCATATGAACGGTGCATAATCGGTCGCTTGCCTATTCCCTTAAAGCCACAATCGTCACAATATAAAAATATTCCTTCTGTTTTAGTTTCATAAGGCTCGGCTCTTTCATAACTACACTGAGGACAGATGGAGTATGTCGTTTCATTTCCGCCTTCCCCAAACACATACTCCATCTCTCCCCCTATTTGAGTCTCACAATCATCAGGATGTATAAAAGTTAGAAACTTCATTTTACTTGTAAACATCGTGTTTTTAAGCTCATTCATACACCATATCGATTTTATTTTCTAATGCCCATGTTCCAACCATATTCAGATTTTCTAAACCGATGTAACCCGTACAGATGGGTGCGTGGCGATCTTTACAGCATCCTCTATCACCCTTGGAGTCGTTAAAGTGAATCAACCGAATGGGTATGTCAGCCTTCACAAGTTGATTGATAAACTCTTGTGGAATATGTCCAGCAGCCCAGACATGACAAGTATCCACGCAGATGGCAGTGTGAAGCCTCGTTTCTTTAGGAAGAGCGTGGTAAAAGGCAATCAAATCTTTGGAATCTGACAGCAACGATCCTGTTTCTCCAGCTGATGTCTCGATCAAAAGAGGACAATCGGGAGAAGCTGAAACAGCGATCTCTACGACCGACTGGTACATGTTCTCATAGGCAACATTATAGTCGACTCCCTTTGCTTTTACTCCACAGTGAACCACGACTCCTTTACAACCCATTCTCACTGCGACACTAAGGTGGTTGACCACACATTTCACCACCCAATTATCTTGATAGTGGCGTGAAAGGTTTAGCGTGTGAGGAGAATGAACGTATAGCCGATATCCCTGTTCTGTCAGAGTTTTTGTTCTGACTATGTCCCGTTCAGATATCTTGAACTCTGCTTGACAACGGCCGGCAAAGTAGATCTGCCAAGGTTGGAACCTTGTCAAACCTTTCAGTGTTGCATAGATAGTGTTCTCTTTACTGACATGATACCCGATAGACGGCTGGACAGATGTCTGAAATAAGAGTAGATTTTCCATACTCGGAAGAAGACGTAGTTTAATCTGTAGAGCGCCATTCATTGCTTCCCAAAATGGAACCCAGTTCCATCCATTCATATCGACTCGCATAACCTTATTTTGGGCTGGAAGAACGACTCCGATCGCTGTTATCGGCAACTCTAGCAATTGTGCTAAGCAGTAGTAAGCCAAAAGCTGAAAAATAGTTTGTGTCCTCATACTGTTGAACTGTCCAGTTGTTTTGATATCATAAATAGTGCCATCAATAACTAGGTCTGGATGGCCAGAGATATTCTCATATGTCCACTCAGGCTCCATTTTCACATTTTTAGCTCGGCCAAAGTTCTCCTGAACAAATTTAGCTATGTTGCGATAGTACTGTTTATCTAGGTCAAACACGTGTTTAGAAACTGGAATATCCCCAAAATAGTGTTGAACTGTCCACACATATAGATCATACGCTGGCACATCAGCATCAAACTTTTTCGACAGCTTTATCCTGTGATTAATGGCGAGCACCTTGCGAATAAACCAGTCCAAAAACATGCCAAACTGGGCATAGCCAATTCTGCGCGCCAATCTGGGCATATTTCCACCACGTTTGATTCCCGTAAACATAGCTTTCTTTGGAAGAGCGCTACGTAGAGGACCATATTCTAGATAGCGAATGATTGTTCGCACTCTATGAACCATTTCTCTCACTATTCTGAATTTCCGAGATATTTTTCAATTTTACATAGGATAAAATGGAAAAATCTTATGATACAACTGTAATGCGAAAGATTAACTGGGCGAAATCTAACCGCATACCCTATTGCGTCGTTTCTGCAGGAAAGAAACCGCAACCCAAAACTATGAGCGAATATCGCATGGTCATAGTTGTCAACAACCAAGGACGGTTCGTCAGATTCTACTATGATTAATTATGCAAACATATCTCTCCCGCTGATCATTTTCACATTGTAGGCGACGAGATTATTCTCGGAAGCAAAGTTTTGCATCATTTCTATGAATGATTTTTTGGTCAACGGCACAACCTCATCATTCTGCTTTACCAAAAACATCGGTACAGACTCGCCATCATCATCCATTTGAATTCGATCATAGTTTGCCGATGAGTTAGCATACCAGGTCAGATTGAACGAATCCTCTCCAATGTAAAATCCTTTGTAGTTCTTATAACTCTTGTTCTGCGTAATCATTGCACAGATGTCATAATAGTGGTGGTAAGGATGACGTCCGCGAAGTTGTGTCCCATACATAATCACATCGTCCAACATCAAATAGATACCGCCATTCTTATCTACAGCGTGAGGATAGGGCACATCGTTGTTTCCTACTGAGGACTGATAGAATACAATAGGAGATAAAGCAGTGAATTCCTTGACGCAATCACCGATAAACACGTACTTTAGATCATCGATATGTGCAAGGATGCTATTTCCATCGAATTGTGATCCATAACCTTGACCCCATTCACTCATATCGTCTTGTGGACTTTTTCCGATGAAGAGATTTGAAAAACTGGTTTGGTAAACCTTTTTCTGATACATTTCACGATTGGCATAGTCTTCATCTCTAACATAGAGATCTTCATCATAGCCGGGCTTCTTGTAAACAGTCAACACTTTACTATCTGATATATAAACAACAAAAGGCCTACCGCCATTATCATGAGTAAAGTAGTGTGTCTGATCATATTCAGGAACTCTCATCGGTTCTACAAAACGGGCATCGGGATTCCAACAAAACTGCTTGATCCATGTCTCACTGGGATCATCATCAGGCTCGCAATTAGGAGGCAATGGTGTAGCTTCTTGTTTGTATTGATTTAAGTCTACATAAACATGAATGTAACCTTCTCTGTCAGACTTGACACCATATATACAACGATGGCTGTTCGGACTGAGAATCTGTTTGTAAAAAACAAGATCTTCACGCTTAATCTCTTTAGGGTTGAGAAAAACTCTTTCCATATTTCTAGTTTACGGTCAAGGTTTTAAATGCTTCTTTTCGCTCCGCCATCATATTCGTATGCAAAGTTTTCATCGATCATTATCTGATTCACTGAGATATGAGTATTAGCATACACTGTTCCGAGAAGTCGGCCATATTTGTCCCACCCATCACAATGAACACGAACGATCTTATTCAAACAGAGCTCAACCATTCTTTCCTTCGCTCGTTGTGCGCGTTCTATTATCTCATTGCGATTGGGAATGGATTTTCGAGGATGTAGCTCGGGTGTGTCGATTCCTGCCAAACGTAGCTTGTGAATATATTTTGCACCATGAAACACGAACGCTACAGTGATCGTATCACCATCATAAACGTCTACAACCTTCATAAACTTTTTTTGACCCCTTAGCGATAGCCAAGGAGTATTTTTAACTGTACAGTTTCGCAACTGGTATGTGGAATAGCAAGAACCCATTCTTTCTATTGGATAGAGTTCAATAGAAAATTCAATCTGGAGGTATATCGACTTATGTACCAGAGCATGTCCCCAGTTTAGCAATTCTTGTGCTTTCCTTGAAAAAATAACCATATGAATTGACGTTTGGATGCTCTCTGGGCCCGCACAATACAACACCAGGAACGATATCTGATTTGGTCCAAGCGACTTTTGCATACCGCCACTTTCCAGTACTATCTCTGAACTCAAATTCAGCACCGTCTTTGACAATTTCTTCGCGCCATTCTCTCTCCTGGAGCATTTTTGAAACCTCTTCCGGAGTAGCCCCATCTGGGTTTTCGCCATCCCGAAAGCGATATGAATCTGAGCAGGTGACAATGTAGTCATTCGCGCCACGAGAGTCCGTAAATTTACATGATACTAAATCATAAGGTAGTACATTAATCGGGATTACAGGGCGAAAACTTTTCAGGTAAAAATCAAAGTAGAATTTAGTCTCTTCTTTTGGCTTTGGGAAAAATACTAAGTGGCTGTCATTAATTTCCTCTATTTCCTCAACACTGTAGTAATCAGTCATTTTGTTAGTTTGACTAACAAAATATCTTTCAATTTTTTATTTGATAATCTTTCCACTACAATCAAGAAAATCGTACACACTCTCCTTCACGAGTCGTACACCATAGTTCCTTAACAAAGTTGCACTCGGATAAAAACTTTCTACAGTGTTTACATGGTTCAGAACGACGGATGTGGCCACTGTAAGTAAAGGCAAGGTTCACCATTGTCACACCCTTGCGAAATAGCTTTGGATTAAGCTGGCGTCGTTTGTTCATCATTTTGCGTATCGCGTTGACTTCGCTATGTGTACTGGGAACAGCACCGTTGGGAGTATCTTCGTTTATGCCGTAAGAAATAATCTTTCCGCTAAAAGTTAATATCACACTCAGGTGGTAGTATCTGAGGCGATCATAGTTTACGCCGGCGAGCCGTAGCTCGCACAGAGTCAACAATCTTATTCAGATCCTTGCTAAAGAGATCCATGGTACACATATTCTTCAAAGTTACCGAGTTTTTCAATTTGTCATTCACATACTTTTTCTAGCATCTTTTTGATGATTTTTCCTCCCCATTGATTCGGACTGTAAAACCATTCTGAAAATTCCCTCGTCTTTATCCATCTTCTAAAGCGCCAAAAACGTAGATTGTTTCGACAAAAGAATTGTAGTCGTTTCAGCTTTTCTACATTGGAATCGAAGGACGAATTCTTATTCTCGATCCATGGACAGTCATGACAATTTAAATCGGTGAGTTTTGGAAGCTCAGGAATCTCTGTTAGACTAGTACAATGAGGACAATCAATATACTCAATGCTAGGAAACATGGGAATCTCTGTTAAATTAGAGCAACCCCAACAATAAAGTTTAATAAGCTTTGGAAGCATAGGAAGCTTAGTTAGACCGACACACTTAAAACAGCAGAGACACAACAAGTTTGGAAGCATAGGAATCTCCTTTAGATTGTTAGAACTAGAACAATAAAGTCTAATAAGCCTCGAAAGTTCGGGAATCTTCGTTAGACTGTCACATTCAGAACAAAGAAGCTGGGTAAGATTCGGAAGATTTGGAATCTCTGTTAGGCCAGCACAATTACTGCAATAAAGTTCAGTAAGCTTTGGAAGTACAGGAATCTTCACCAGGTTAGTAAAAGTACAACGGAATATGGTAAGCTTTGGAAGTACAGGAATCTCTGTTAGACTAGTACAGCCAGAACAATAAAGTTTGGTAAGTTCTGGAAGCATGGGAACCTCCGTTAATTCCTTACAACCAGAACAAAAAAGTTTGATAAGTTGTGGAAGTACAGGAATCTTTGTTAGACCAGTACAACCAATACAATAAAGTTCGGTGAGTTTCGGAAGCATGGGAATCTCTGTTATGTCAGTACAGCCAGAACAATCAAGTTCGGTGAGCTTCGGAAGCATGGGAATCTCTGTTATACCGGAACTTCTCAAACAATCAAGTATAGTAAGATTTGGAAACTTGGGAATCTCTGTTATGTTAGTACAGTCACCACAATTAAGGTGAGTAAGCGTCGAAAGCTTGGGAATCTTCACCAGGTTGGTACAACCATGACAATCAAGGTGAGTAAGCTTTGGAAGCATGGGAATCTTCACCAGACTAGTACAATAAGAACACCAAAGTTCAATAAGATTTGGAAGCATAGGAATCTCCGTTAACTCTGAACAATCATTACAGTGAAGTTCAGTCATATTCTCATCATATTTTCCTTCACATATGATACACATCTCGTATCATAGGTAAATACAACAAAATATAATCAATTTTTAACGACGTAGGGCTTGGATCACGATAAAGAGAAAGACAAGAGCTATTATCACCGCTACAACAATCATCACAATCTTGCTCGTTTTCTTATTAGTAGAGCTATTGGGACTGGCAACTTTTTCATACTGTTCGATTGCATTATAGTGTAACTGGCACTTGTTTTTGCACTCTTCTACCAGGGTGGGAACGTATTTGGCACACATCTCCATTCCCTGTTGGAGAGCCTGGTTCGGGCTTACTCCCTTGCGAACAAGATTAGGAACAAAGTTTGGGACCTGGTTCCAAATGACCGGCTTGTTTGGAGCATGATGATCACACCATCCTACTCCATAGAGTGTAAGTCTTCTCTGTTCAATGTAATCGTCACAAGCCTTGGTACAGGCTGGATCCATGTTATACGGATCTGTTGTTCCACTAAAGGCTGCGCAGATCTCATAACAGGTATTATTAACGTCGGCCATTTGACAATCGCTACTTTCGTACTTAGCGCGGGTCGCTTTTACTGGATTGATTTTGACCATTTTATTGTTCAGCAACAATAAAATTTATGCCATTTTTTGGTGTCGTGCCTTGAGATTCATCACCAGCGTAACGACAAAGCCAATAAACAGTAAAATAGCGAGTACAGAGATTAATAGAGGACCTACGTGGCCCTTTGATTCGCAGTTACCACCTTTAATTTGCCCCTTGCGACATAAATCATCATCCCAGACAGCACAGTCTTTGGGATTCTTGCTGTTAACTTGTCGGCTCTTGTTAGCACAAGATGCCTGGTCTTTGATGTGAGGATACATATAATCTCTAGACCATAGAACAGCGCCGACAAAACCCGCTATCGAAAACATTAATAGAAGTAATGGTACAGCCCAATGCATTTTTATTATGGTGTACAAAAATTATCCTGTGTATTTCCACTTGTGACCACAAGTCACACAGCGGGAAAAAGTGGTCATCATTTCGTCACCTCCTCTGCACTGTTTTTGCATAGACCATGTTTTCTTTCCTCCACATTTGAGACACTTAACCACACCTTCAACAACCTCGAATGGCTTGACAATGTAGTTATCGTGCTCTTCTAGTTTATCAGCAATAGTTTCATAACAGGGATCCTCCCATCCGAGTTGCCCGTTTTTCAAAACCTTTTTCACATCCTTTCGATCGGTTAAAATCATCCCTACTGTTTGGTAGACGAACCATAGATATGTTTCGATTCTCTGTTCTTCATCAATTTCCTCTGCATGTTTGTAAATGTACTCTTCATAAGCGGTACATTTTTTCTTGTTCTTCATCACGGTGGCAAGCATGTTAATTCCTGTTTGACGTGTGTTGTCCATCTCGAAATTAGATTACGAACATAATTTAAAATTTCATTTTATTCTCGAGAGTATATTCCACAAATATCATCTATTTGGCTTGGTCTAATGTTGGCGGATTCATTTGACCTTGGTTGAGTCTGTTTCAATTTCAGGAACTTGCCAGGTCAGCTCCAATGGAACGGAACATTTGCAACGAGCGCAAAAATTACTAGGGAAATGCATTCTATATCCGCAGTTCAGACATGTCTTGTACAAAAACTCGCTCTTCATAGCTAGCTTAATAACCTTATTGATGTAGATAGTGGAGAGAATCTCTGTGTCAAAAGCCGCACAAACAAGCTGACAGGTTAAAGACTCGTAGACAACATAGTACTTATTCTTGTGCAAAACGGTTGAGAACACGATCGGGTAGCGTTCTCCCCCCGGAATGGCATCGAGATAAAATCCTTGCCTGATTCTTTCGATCACAGCAGGAAAGGTACCGAGAACGGTAATGGTGAACACTGTACGCATCATTTCTATTTTTGATAAATAGAAAGTAGATTCAATTTTCAATCACGTTTTCTATCATTCGCTTACACGCTCTTCCTCCCCACTGATTCGGACTGTAGAACCACTCTGCAAACTCCTTTGACTTTATCCATCTACTAAAGCGCCAGTAGAATAGGTTGTTTCGACAGAAGCGCTGAAGGTGTCTTAGCTTCTCCATGTTGGAGCTAAAGGATGGATTCTGTTCTATCCATGTACCATTACAGAGAAGTTCACTAAGATTTGGAAGCTCGGGAATCTCTGTTAAACTGGTACAATTATGACAATCAAGTTCAGTAAGGTTTGGAAGCACGGGAATCTTCGTTAGGCTAGTACAAGCGCCACAGTAGAGTTCAATAAGCTTTGGAAGCATAGGAATCTCTGTTAAGCTAGTACAACCACCACAGTAAAGTTCAACGAGCTTTGGAAACTCGGGAAGCTCTGTTAAGCTAGTACAACCAGAACAATGAAGTCTGACAATTGGAAGCTCGGGAATCTTCTCTAGGTTAGTACAGCCATTACATAAAAGGAAGGTAAGTTTTGGAAGTTTGGGAATCTCTGTTAGATTAGTACAACCACAACAATAAAGTGTAGCAAGATTCGGAAGTTCAGGAATCATCGTGAAACTACTATAACTGCAGTAAAGTTCAACAAGTGTCAAAAGCTTGGGAATTTCTATTAGATCGGCACAATTTAAACAATAAAGCTTAGTGAGCTTTGGAAGCATGGGAATCTCTGTCAATCTAGTACAGTCATCGCAGTGAAGTTCTGTAAGCTCCGGAAGCTCAGGAATCTCCGTTAGGTCAATACAAAAAGTACAATAAATTCTGTTAAGTTTTGGAAGTTTAGGAATCTTCGTTAGACTAAAACATCTTGAACAATAAAGTCCCATAAGATTTGGAAGCTCAGGAATCTCTGTTAGCTCAGTACAACCATCGCATTTAAGGTAGATAAGATTTGGAAGCATGGGAATCTTCGTCAGGTCAGTATTATGACATTCAAGTTCAGTGAGATGTGGAAGCTCAGGAATCTTCGTCAGATTAGTGCAATTACGACAATCAAGTTCCACAAGGTTTGGAAGCATGGGAATCTCTGTTAAGCTAGTACAACCACAACAAGAAAGTTCAACAAGGTTTGGAAGTACAGGAATCTCTGTTAATTCTGTACAACCACCACAATCGAGTTCGATTGTTTTCTCATCATATTCTCCATCGCATATGATACACATTCTCAAAACTAAGTATACAATAGGTTTTGAAAATCAATTTTCTGAATTAACGTGAAAAAAGCCCCCAACCGAAGCTGAGGGCTTTAATCATTTGACGCGTCGTTGCCGTGGTAGGCGCACTCGAAATAGATCTCGCGATCTTGGGTGTCGAATCCTACCTAATAATTCTTCACTATTCAGGTGGCAGTCGGGCTAGGACTGGGTACCCCCACACCCTCACGGTTTGTCTGAATTCCCTCGCGGGACTGTGTTTTCTTCATCTAGCTATCAGAAAAACACAGAAGATCAGTTTCACTAGGCGTTTATCCGACTCGTTATGCTTTCACATGTAGACTTATTTCAAATTTCAATTTTTAGAATTTGGTCAGGATGATAGTGTCCATCGCAATCATAGCCTCTGGCATTGGAGTAGATTCGTGTATCACGATGCGTAAAGTCACAACACCAGTGTGTATGTCCAAAAGCCCATAGTTTGACGTTCTCTTTCATCAAACTTTCTAAATTAGTGGCAAAGCCATGATTAGCTAGCCGCGTATCACTGTCCTTACTTTGTTCGTACTTTGGATCGGACGTGCCATGCATTAGAGGAGCGTGATGAGTCAGAACGACAACTGGAAGAGGCGATTCGTCAATGACCGTGTTAAGATAACGAACAGCAGTTTCATGCCAGCTATTGGTTATCTTTGCATCTATCATTCTCTTTCCAGTGTAGATACTTCTGTAGTCATTTATATACCATTCTACGTCAGCAACCGCATTTGCAGGTACATGTGTCCATAGCGTGGTGCCTACAACACGTACTCCCTCAAGATCAATGTAGCTATTCTCGAGAAGATGAACGTTGTTAAACTTGCTTATCACCTTCTTCTGTTTTGCTTCTAGTTTTTCCTTGTTTTGACGAGGCTTGTAACCATAAAACTCATGATTACCGTTTAGAATCAAAATGTGCTCCCAATGAGGAGAGATCGCTTCTAAAAAGTACTGAAACAAACTCATATTAGTGAGCTCACACGTGTCTCCCAGGATAGCTAAACATGGAGCTGATGGTGTAATGATTTCTCTCCAATTCTTAATTGGATGTTTGACAAAGTCTAGATGTAGATCAGAAACTATTTGTATTAATAACATTTGTTCAATGTTATTATGTCTAAAAATCGTTTTTAGGGATTCAATTTCTTCAACAGGTACTTCAAAGGTAGCTCGAAGTTAGAGTTGCTTTTGGACGAAATAGGATAATACTGCAAGCCGTGAAAGTCCACAGCGTGTGACCAGATTTTGCACTGCTGTTTCATGTCGGTCTTGTTTCCAACCAGCACGATGGGAATATTTCCACAGACGCGACGAATGTCACGATACCTTTTTTCCAGGTTTTTGTATGTGGATGTGAACGTGACATCAAACATTAGGATAGCAGCATCAGCACCGATGTAGTATCCTTCCCTCAGCCCTTCGAACTGCTTCTGTCCTGCGCAATCCCAGAACACAAACGGGTAGATTTCCTTCTCTGGATAGGGCGTTGTTTCCATCCCGTTGGTGGCTACATATTGTGGTTTGAACTCGCCAGTGGTATGGCGACGGATAAAGGAGGTTTTGCCCACGCCTCCTTCACCTACAACTATGATCTTGTGCATCTTACGATCCATCTCACCTTTTGATGAGTTCAATGTCCGATTTTTCAATTTTTTAAACGTAGTACTGCTTGTTTTCTCGCTGTTTCTGATCCTTTTGCGAATCCGCTTTATTGATGCGGGGACGAAGATTGCCAGGATCTCTTCTCATAGTGATGTCTAGCTCAGATAGAAAAGTGTTCATTCCCTGATCAACTGGAGCCGGAGCACTCGCTGTCGAGAGATTACCTTCCTTGTGAAAAACGATTATACGATCAGCTAGATAATTAACCATCATTATATCATGTTCAACGATGAAGCCACTTTTTTGGCGAGAGTAGAGAAACTTCTTGATCACTTTTGAGGCTGCGAGTCGTTGTTCTGAGTCCAGATACGCGGATGGCTCATCGATCAAGTAGATATCAGCTGGTTTTCCAAGTGCTAGTACGAGCGCCACTCGCTGTAATTCTCCACCCGATAATTGGGACACGATTCTATCGTAAAGGTGTTCGATTTGCAATGGACGAATCACGTCGGTGATGAAAGTCGCATCCACACATGAAGTGGGAATCTTGCTCATCAACAGTTTGCTAACTGTTCCTTCAAACTTGGGAGAGATCTTTTGAGGTTTATATGATAGTTTCTCCTTTGTTAGGAAATCGGCAACTAGACGAAGAAAAGTGGTTTTTCCGGCGCCGTTTTCTCCCAATAGCACGGTGATTTCGGGACAGTTAAAACATCCTTTCTCCACACGCAGTCTAAACTCGCCCAACTGCTTTTCGAGAGGCGGATACTCATTAGCAAACCGCGTCACCAACTCTTCATCATTTTCGAAGCTTAACTTGAAATCTAACGCAAACGGACGAAACCTCATATTCTCTTTTGGATTGTAACCATCCAGAAAAACGTTAATACCCTCTCCAACTCCGAAAGGAAGAGTAACAACTCCGTATCCAGATGGCTCTCCATAAGTGAAGCAGATGTAATCACTCAGATAATCTAGAAGGCTGAGATCGTGTTCAACCACAATGGTGTAGGTATCGGGGAAGCAACACCACTTACGAATAGTCTTGGCGATCATCACCCTCTGTCTCACGTCCAGGAAGCTAGACGGTTCATCGAATAGATAGATCTGCGCTTTACGGCACAATGTGGCTGTGATGGCTACTCTCTGCAGTTCACCGCCGGAAAGAACGTGAATATCTCTCTCCCAGATGTATTCTAGTTCTAACTCTTTTATAAGTTCGGGTAAGATGCCTCTTTCATCTCTTGGAGAAAGAAGCTCCTTCACGGTCTTTCTTTTCTTAAACGCTTTAGGAATAAGATCGACATACTGTGGCTTCAATACGGAAGTCATCTCTCCTGAATACAAGCCTTGAAAATAGTTTTGTAGCGAGCTACCACGATAACGTGTTATAATCTCTTCATAGGCAGGCGGTGAATCATATTCTCCCAAGTTGGGTCTTAGCTTGCCTCCTAGAATTTGTAGTAATGTGCTTTTACCCGTCCCGTTAGACCCTACGATTCCTAAAACATGATTGAGTCTAGGAAGCGGTAGGCGGTGCAGTTTGAACCCGTTAGCTCCGTAGCGATGCGAGGTTTCAGATTCTATTCCACATGGAAGTTGAATAATCTTGATCGCTTCGAAAGGACACTTTTTAGTGCAGATTCCACAACCGATGCACAGCTCTTCAGAAATTGTAGCCTTCTTCTTCCCCACCTCTACACATTTCTTTCCCACCCTTTCAACAGGACAATATTTTCGACACTCTTTTTGACATTTATCCGGTTTACACCGGTCTGAATTAACGATTGCGATTCGCATGTGTTATTTTTAGGTGTAAGTTACATCTAAAAATCAATTTACTGCTACAGATACGATCCAATGGTGTCACAAACATCATTGCAAAACAAGCCACTGTTTCGAATTATTTGGCGTGCTTTTCGCTTCTTGTGAACATGTAGACGCCAAATTGGAACAATGAGCTGAAGAGCTTGAAGAGCCTTAGTCAGAGAAACACAGCCAAATAATTTCCCTTCGTGCCAGTAAAAATACTTCCTGGGTCTGTGATAAGATCTTCCATCGGCTCCCGTATACGTCGTTTGAATACCATATTTCGCACCATGGCCATGAATACTATGATAAGACTTGCGTAAAATCTTTTCACCGTTGGGTAGAGTTAGGTATTCATTCCACTTCATCAATTTTTTACCCTTGCTATTCACACCAACATTGATGACGTTAACGTACTTGGATAACCTATCATCTCGATACACAGTGTACAAAATCCGGTTTGGATAGTGTTTCCAATGTTTAGAGATAATATGATTACGTCTGATCGTTGTTTCTCTAACTATTGTTCTGTTCTTTCTAACCGTGATTCTCTCATTTATTTGAACAAGGTCTGTCGTATCGATCTTTCCGTCTTCACCAGTTTTAACCTCGCCACGATAAAAGCAGAAAGTCTCCACGCGCTCATCATCATGATCAGCAAACGTACAGATAAAGGCGTTCGGTGCGAATTGCATTCGCGATCGTCCCTCTCTGTAGGTAATTTTTCCATTCTCAACCATGTACCGCAAGTCCCATACGTCGTTTCCACCACTTTCAACACTACCCACAACACACCAGTAAACTCCTTCGCGAATCTTGGTGGAAGTACGGAATTTTCTGACATAACAGTTGCGTCTCCTAACTAATTCCTCTTTCCGAGGAACATCAAGATCTTTTATGGTTGTCATTCCATTTCCTTTTGTCATTCCATTTCTTTTCCTGTTGTCGAATTATTTTCAATTTCCCGTGCAATGCTTCTCTTAATTGCTCTTCCACCCCATTGATTCGGTCCGTAAAACCATTCCGCAAACCCTCGTGACTTGATCCATCTCTTAAAGCGCCAGAAAGTGACATTTTTTCTACAGAAACATTGCAGGTGTCTCAGATTTTTAATATTTTTCTCATACAGTGGATCATGCTTGAGCCATGGACAGCCATAACAGTCAGTCATAAAGAAGGAATTGGGAATCTCTGTTAAAATCGGGCAATATTTGATAATTAACATTACTAGCTGAAGATTCTTGGAAATTCTCCTCAAGTTAGGACAGTCGACACAATTAATTACCTTCAAAGAGGGCAAATGGGGAATCTCTATCAGACCGGTAGATATACAATCGAGATCAAACAGAAGTGGAAGATCAGGAAGCTGTGTTAATTTGTCACATCTATTGCACTCTAATTTGGTAAGTTTTGGAAGATCAGGAAGCTCTGATAGATTAGAACAATCTCTACAATCGAGCCTCTCGAGGCGAGGTAGCTCAGGAATCTTTCTCAGGTTAATACAGCCATGACAATCCAGTTTTCTAAGCTTGGGAAGGTAAGGAATCTCCAGTATGTTGGAACAACTTTTACAATCTATTATCGAGGATGATGAGACAATATATTGTTTTCGACAGATGATGCACATTCGATAGTTAATTTTGAACTTGGAAATTCTTTCAATTTAAAAACCCTTACTAAATTAGTAAGGGTTTTAAGTTTTTTGCCTTTACACCCGGCGGTCTCTGCTATCGTCTCGTCCGGTAAGCTTATCGCAACCTGCACGACATAGTATTGCAATCTCTTCAGGTACGTTTATTTCCTGCAGATTTACGCATCCATTGCAATAAAGCTTCACCAAGCTTTTCATGTCCGAAATCTTCCTCAAACCGGTACAGTTCCAACAGTGAAGATCTTCAAGGTTATTCATAGAAGGAAGTTCGACCAGACTTGTACAACCCGAGCACCAAAGCTTACGAAGGTTGAGAAGACTGGGAATACGCTTCAGATTAGTGCAGTCGGTACACCAGAGTTCGGTCAAGTATGGAAGCTTGGGAAGATCAACCAGACTCACACAACCATAACAAATGAGAGATCTCAAACTCTCAAGACCAAATGGAATTTCAGACAGTCGTGTACATCCCTTACAATAAAGGGACCTCAATTTTGGTAGCCTAGAAATCCTTTCTAACTTTTCACAGTTTTCGCAACTGAGAGCAGTAAGGTTTGGAAGTTCAGGAATCACCACCAGATTGGGACAATTGTCACACACCAGACTGGTCAGCTTTTCAAGCTTTGGAATCTCAGTTACATTAGTGCAACGAGAACAGTTAATGATTCTCGTTTTGTTATCATATTTGCCTTCGCAGATCAGACACATCTCACAGAGATGGAGAGAGTTGAGGAATATTTTCATTTGTTTTAGCCTTGAACCGCCGTGTCACCAAATTGGCACCAGAATTACCTGGGGCGTAAAACCACTTAGAAAAGGATTCTGATTTCAGCCATCCCAGCAACCTCCTTTTTCTGGCACAAAAAAGGATAAATTTTTGAATCTTTTCAACGTAGTTTTGGTGACCGAGGCAATCACATTTTCTAGCGACTTTGCGTAACCGTCTCTTTTCACAGAAGGGACAGTCACAGATTCGCTCTCGTTTCTGACACTTTTCACACACATAACAGTAATGATCGTGATAGTTGTGCCAGAAGTCGTTACAAACAGTTTCAATTCCATTATGGATAACCCGAAGGGAAAGAGTGTACCACTTTCCGTTTTTCACGGCATCACTGAGCTTTCTACCGCTTGCCTTTTCTATCTCAGGAAAGAAATAACTATCAAAGTACGACGAGTCAACTTCATCTAGATATATAACACGAGGCTCCTTACAGTCCGACATATCTTCTTTGTACACAGCATCATAGATTTCTCCCATGTACTCTCCCCGTTTTCGCGCTGTTTCCAGCACCTTTTCGTATGTCGGTTCGTAAAAGATATCTTCAGAACTTTTCATAGGTTCACAATAGTATAATGCTATGCCACCTCCCTCATAGAAAATATAATCGACCAGACCATCACTGAAGCTTCCTTGCGCAATGATTGTACTCATGACATTTTATACTGGAATAGTATAAAAAATTTTCAATTTACGTGCATGTAGCGTTTCTATTCGATCCACATGCATGGCAGTGAATCTGAATAACTTTTTTGCTTCTTCCTGTCGTTGTTGTGTCTATGCCATGGCATTGATCACAGACAACCTGCTCGATGATGAATTTTCGTAACACTGTCTGTAGCTTAACCTCATTTAACCTCGTCTTGAACAAACGAAGTGCATTGCCCAGTCCAACTTGACAAATGGCAACATCCATACATAACTCCTGTTTAATGTAGGTACAAACTTGGTTCGGATCACGCTGGACCGTTTGGCAAAACATCTCCATATTTCCCCAGATCATATTTCTATTTTCTCTCATCATTTGAGGTACGGGGATGGTTATCTTTTTCCTTTCAACTTTCTCAACTCCAGGAAGAAGTTGCTGGTAGTCTTTCTGCCTGCACACAATTCTGCTTTCTCTTCCGAAGACAAGCATGTCCAACCACTCTCCAACCTTCCGCACGCATAGTGTTCCACTTTTTTCTGCACTGATCTGTCGGAGATAGATTTTGTCCAAAGCCTTTCCCACCGTTTGGCAGTCTTCATAATGAGTTGGGTAGGCACGTATCTCCTCCACATCCTCTTCTGTGAAGATGGAGGGTGGAAAAAACGTCGTGTCTTCTTTTGATTCTCTCTTTCCTTCCCCACAACACTGAATATACTTGTTTAGCTTTTCCGTTGTTAGAGGGGAGAGAAAATCAAACATGCCGAAACCGATGAGCGTAAACGAGGTGGAATAGATCAAACATCGTCGTTCCACTGTGCAGATGGGGTGGGAGAGCTCCATCGTCCATGTTTTTCTAAGCTTATTCTTTCTTGCCACCCCTTTCACGATGTTGTTACCGATGATGAGGTTGTATGTCTGGCCTTTGCTGATTTTGGTCTTACTCTCACTCAGCTTCATTTTAACTACTTTCATCTCGATTTCAGTAACCACATCAGGAAGATCCTCTGGTCTACCAGCAAGACAGCCGACCAAACGGTCTCCTTTGGTCAACGAAGGATCTAGTTTAGTTCCCACCCCATATAATCCTCCTCGAGCCATGTCTTTACATTTTGTTCTCTCGGAGAAGATAGTTTGAATCTCAGTTTCAAGAATGTGGTAGCTATTCTTACCTGTGATCTTCCCTGGACGAATCTGAATTGAATCACCCACCTTATACCCCTTTTCTCCACGTACTGTACCTCCCAGGACTCCGCCCTTTATCTCGTTTATTTCTGTGTAGGGTTTATTGATGTCGAACGACCGGATAATGGCGAACACGTTGTGTTTAAATTCTCTCATATTGGCAAGCGTATTTTCGACCATGCGATAAATATACTTTTGAACGTGTTCGAGACCTACACCAGACTGAGCTGAAATGGGCACGATGGGGGCTCCTTCAGCTACTGTTTGTGCCAACTCTTGTTGCAACATTTCGTAGTGTTGATGGCATTCTTTGTCGCCGACCAGGTCAACCTTATTCTGCACCACGATAATATTTTTCACACCTAGAACCTCGAGAATGGCCAGGTGTTCCATAGTTTGTACCTGTAGCTTATTCTGGCGAACGTCTGTAACGACGATAGCCGCATCAACAACTGTAGCACCTTTAATGGCGGTGTGAATATATGAGTGATGTCCAGGGACATCAACAAAACTAATATACTGTGCTGGCTCCATGGAGAAGCTACAGCACTCCTTTGTCTTCTGCGCTTGTCCAGTGGTGAACACATCTCCACAAATTGAGCATTTCCATACTAGACAGTTAGCGTAACCTAATTTAATTGTTCTCCCTGATTTTTGCTCAGCGCTATCACGCTTAGTGCACACACCAGTCAGACGCTCGACAAGGGTGGTTTTTCCATTTGCAACATGCCCAACGAGAGCAATGTTGACATAGCGTTTCTCATTTTCACTCTTTGACATCTTACTATTTAAGTGAGATGTTTAAAATGTTTTCAATTGCTCTTTTTAGTCACCATCTTTGCAATCTTTGGGAAGGCCTTTTCCAAATTTGGACTGCAATGCTAATGCAATCTCTACACGACCAGTTTCGTCCCCACAGTTGAATTTATCACAGAGAAAAGATACACATTCACGCGCTTCTCTGGCCGGAATTTTTAATTGATTGTGAAGGAAATAATAAACATTCAATGTGTAGACTCATTTATCTTGTTTCTTTTTATTATAAATAATGATACCCGTATTTGACAAGGTTTCAGTCAGAGAACGAGATTGTTTAGCAATCTTGTTTGCCACTTTGCAGATCTTTGAGCGTCGTTGATGCCTTCTTATCGCCTCCTTAGTATGAAACCCTTTCTTACCACAGCGCTCACAGGATAAAGTATTGTTCATTTATCAGTGTCGCCAGCATTTAAAATCACAAAAGGGTACCCTAATTTAGGGTACCCTTTTGTGATTTAATTTTACTCCTCTTCCTGCTTCGGAGCCTTGATCGCCTTATGTACGAACTTGTTGAACACTTTGAAACCAACAGGCTCGGCCTTGTCGTAAAAGTGTTCCAGGAATATTTCGAAGCAAGCCGCGATAGACTCGGCGGAAACACCTTCTGTGTGGTTCTCGAAGATGTAAGACACTGCATTCAGATTCGGTTCAACTTTGTAGCTCGTAGGATCTGAGGATGCTTTTCTCGAAATTACAAACTCCAAGACTGTCCCCCAATTGGTTGCTGGAAGTTCTTCCAGCTTCTGCATAATTCGATACGTGTCCTCCTTGGACATGAAATTATACTTCAGCTTTTCCATCAATATCCAGATTTTGCCACTGTCACTCATGGTCGATTTACCACACAGAGTCAGTCCGATTTTTCAATTTGTTAAATCTGTCCGTATTCCCTTGTACACAGGAGTACGCGGTTTTCCATTCTTTCCCATCACCTCGTAGGTGTAAGTCACGACTGTGCCGATTGGAAACCGTTTCTCGTAGTCGTACCTGTGCCTAACCTTCAACCCCGTTCCGATGTTGAAGGTGATCTTTTCGTTCGGTTTGTGGTTGTGCTCCTTCAGCGGGTGTACAACCAGGGACGCCAAACGCTTTCCAGAATCGTCAGTCCTGTAACCGATAACTATCGCTTCACAGTCATTCAGAACCTTGTACTTCAGAATCTGTTCCACGTGTCCATCCTCGTACATTCCCCAAGGACTGGCGAGAACCACTCCTTCTCCACCCTTCTCAACGACTCGGTTAAACTTTCTCTCTAGATGCTCAACCGATCTAATCTTTTTCCACCTGACTAGCTTAATATAATCATTGCATTCAACCTGTTCCTTCAACTCGGCTTGTCGTTCGATCCATGGCATCTTGTAGTCGATCAGATCGAAAACGTGAAACTCGACATGTTGCCAAGACGACGAGGAGCTACGAGAACGAAGGGAACCAGTCTTGTGAAAGGTGTTACGACCGAAGTAAAGTTCTCCTTCGATGTCAACTCCTTTCGGTAGCATTTTTAGAAACCATTCTGGCGCGTCGATCGTTGTTCCAGCTCTGGTTGCAAATTTACCCTTAATCCATCTACCCTTCATTCCATCAAGCTTTTCCGACCATTTCCAACCGGTCGGATCACATATTCGTTTGCCCGTTCGGGACTTATATGCACTAGGCTGCATCAGTATATTTTCATATATACTGATGAATTTTCAATTTAATTCATGTAGCAACTATAACATGACGGATACGTTTCTGTTTGGACGTGCTTTTTGTAGCTCGGGAAAAAGACCAGATTGGTCTCGAAAATCTTTCCCTTCAAGAATGATCCACAATCACGGCATGCGGGGGTGAGTTGAGCTAGCTGGAGATCCAGTTCGCAAAACTGCCCATTCCGATACAGCAAGTGTTTGGAATCTCCATCTCTCTGGGTTTCAGGACAGAAGACATATTTCACACCATCATGAATCACACTCACGTAGCGCGAAAAAGTTTGCACATAAAGTTCACAAACCTTCTTCCAATCATCGATCAGGTCAAACGGATCGAGCACTTGTTTCAAACAACGAGCACTCGTTTCACGTGCTTTCTCATCCTTCAGACCATCATCAGGTTGGAGACAAGAGAAAAGGCTTGTCCGAGGAATGACTTTGTAAACAGAACGGTAGGCCGAACCCTGTTCAAAAGTAGCAATAGTATTGTTGTCGAATTTGCACTCGATTTGATTCATGATCATCACCACTCATCGCTAAGATGTTAATTTTTTCAATTGGGGAATATAACGCAACAAAGTCCGACAATAATTTGTCGGACTTTGTTGCGTCTACTACTGTTGTAGAATTAGTTTGAACATGCAAAGCACATTCCATCTCTTTCCCTGTTGTAGATTATGAGACGTTTTGCACAGTTCGTGCATGTGAAGCTGTGTTCATCACATGCATAGAACCCATCTGACATTTTGTGGTCGGCGTCTCTGGTGCACCGTACTGCATCACACAAGTGGGTGGGGGCGAGGCTGGGGAGAGGGTCTCTCAATTCACTCAAAGCCTCAGCTATTGAGAGATCCATCGCTTCTTGCAGATCAGCCTCTTCCAAAGCGAAGAGTTCGGCTTCGCGATCGGCTTCGCTTTTGGCTTCACGATTGGCTTCACTTTTCTTTCGCCTCTTCGGCCTCGGGCCATCCCTTTCAGGGATGGAAATGGGAGGCCTGCGAGGCCTGCTTCGCTTCTTTTCCTCTTCATCTTCCTTCTTGGAATGTTTCTTGCACATCATCATTCCACACTCATTCCCCTTGTTTTTCCCACTTTTGAACGTGTATTTGCAACGCATATCGCCCAAAAGCTTTTGAAAGAGTTCATGCGTTTCTGTGGGAGGGAGAGTCATGTGAGGGGCAAGCCACCGCATCATAGTGGCCATATATTCTTCAACGGACGCTTGATTCGCCATCGCTGAACCGATAGAATATGTTGGAATAATTTTCAATTTAGAACCATTTCAGGCCAATCTCTCCTCCAAAATCGTCGAGAAAGTAGTGGTCGAGAACGATTATCTTTGTTTTGCCGTTCTTTTTCCATTCTTCTTTGACCCAAACTTTCTCTAGATCGCCACGATCAAAAGCGCTACGAACCTCAGCTCCGAAAGCGAGACGATCCGGATCGAGTCGCAGTAGTTCCTGTATCTCAGCAATGCTTTCTTTCGCATCTGCTACTTGGTCTTCTCCTAGGATATCGGTTGTGAAGTGTTCTAGCGTTTCCTCGATCGTCAAGTAGTTAAGTAGTATAACGTCGACGCCGAGATCACCACACCGATCACGAACCAACTCTTTCTTCTGTCCCGGACCGATTAAAATAAGTTTCTTAATCATCGTTACACCCTCTTTCGTGTATTGTTTGCGACAAGCTTCTTCAACCATGGTGATGTAGCGATGGATATGTTCGTCACGAAGACGCCCGATTCGCGCCTGTGACTGTCCACCACGACAATGGTTAGAGGGTATGCGATGTTTTATTCTGGCAAGCCTTTTAGTGCGTGAATATTCATCAGTGACATAGAGTGACGCTTCTTCTCCCATCACCATCACCAAACCGTACGATAGCTTTCCAAGCGAGAAGAGGTTCTCGACCGGTTCGATGTGAAAACGTGAATCGCAAAGATAACAAAACCTGTCTATCGCATGAGGTGGAACAACCTCAACCACATCAAATATACTGCTCAGAGAAAAGAGCAACTCCTGTACTGGGTACATTCTTAAGTCTCTTCAAATACTCACATAATCCACCGATCGCACTTATCACGCTCTTGCGATTGGTATTGTTCTTGATGTTCGTTGCAGTCTGACGTTCTCGTTTCATACGTTGTAACAAGCTGGCGATATCATATCTCGGAGGAATGATTAGAGTCACCATGCTAGTGGCGCCCGATTTGGGGCGATATTCTCTCAGGAAGTTTAGTTGTTCCATTGTTATATGTATGTAACAAACATATAACATTTTCAATTTTTTAAGTGAACACCTTGAACAACTTTCGCAGTTGTGTCAGGTCCGAGGCATGCTTCTTATGCACAGTGAACCGTACGATTCCATCATCGACCTGCCCAGTCCATGATACACGAGTTCGCAGATCGGTTCGTGACTGTCCCTCTTTCGCCGGGTAACATGTGGCTAGATGACGGTCGAGCATCTGCTTGAGCTGTTGCGATCGTGCTGGATTACCGTACCGATTACCGTCATACTTGCGACACCAAGCCGATTGAATAGAGTTGTCTTTGTTCTCCACCATCATCTTGTGAAGCTGTTGACCGTTTAAAATCCCTTCTACATACACCTTAGAACCATGTTCACCCTGTTGAGGGTTTTGACGTAACTGACTCATTCCTACGTAAATTACCCCTTACATAATTGTAAGGGGTTTTTAGTTTCGCCAGCACTTGGCAGTATTATCCCAACGATAAGCGTGAATGCTAACACCCTTTGGAGGTCCTTGGCGTTTAGAATAGCAACCTCTACTATTTAGATGTTTTTCACGTCTGGTTGGGCAATTTGGGGTTGAACCCAAAGGAGCAATATCGGTTGAACAACACAATCCCATGATCACTCTTTTTAGAGTTAGTTAATTTCATTTTCAATTTACGCAAAAAAGCTCTACCGTTTTGGGTAGAGCTTTTTTGCGCCGTCTGTTTTAGTCGGAGTCGGAATCGGAATCGTCGGACTCTTCCACTACTACTTTTCGAGATTTCTTGCGAGAGTCCTTGCGTGAGTCCTTACTTGATTTCTTGCGTGCCACCACCACCTCCTTTTCATCCTCTTCACTCTCGGAATCGGAATCATCGACTACGGGCTTCTTGCGAGAGTGAGAGCTCTTGTGAGAGTTCTTGCGCGAGCTCTTGCTTGATTTCTTACGCGCCACCACCTCCTCTTCACTCTCAGAGTCGGAGTCGGAATCAGAGTCCGCGGGCTTGCGCGATTTCTTACGAGAGTCCTTGCGAGAGTCTTTGTGCGATTTCTTACGAGAGTCCTTGCGAGAGTCCTTGCGAGAGTCCTTGCGAGAGTCCTTGCGAGAGTCCTTGCGTGCAACCTCCTTGCTCTTGCTCTCGCTCTCGCTCTCACTCTCAGCCTCAGTTTCGCTCTCACTGTCTTCCTCGAGTGCAGCCAATCGTGAAAAGGCTGTCACTTTCGGCTTCTTTTTGGTCTCGAAGACCTTTCCTTCCATCACAGCCTCGACCAACTCTTCCAACTTCTGCCCATAGTCGTCTTGAAGATCCTTGACAATGATCTCCTCCTTTCTCGACCTTTTGACCAGACGATCGAACAACTTGCCCTTATTCTTCTGCTTACCCACAACCTGCTCTTCCTTGCGCTTCTTTTGGTAGTCAGAAGCGATGAGGTTAGACATTCGCAACCCACACTGATCTGGGTAGATCACAGCGTACTTATTCGTGTTCATCGCTGTGTAGCGAACCAACAACACCTCGTTGTTACTTCGCAATCCCGCATGCACCATGTCATACATGGCCACGTCTTCCGGGTTTGCTGTTCGCACCTTACCTTTCTTGACCTTCTTCACGTTGAGAAAGTAGTGTGTCCCTTGCATGTAGTGGAGAGGAACACACGATGAAGGTACGGTTCTCAGTACCTTCATCTCTGGGACGGATGGGAACATGTTCTTCAAGCTTGTCTTGTCGATGACCACGTAGGTTGGATTGCCGTTGGCGTCCTCTTCTCCAGTTGGGTGTAGACTCTCAATCTCGTGAGGTTGCACGATGTGAGCGATTTCCTTGCGTGATGTGATCCTCTGAAGGTCCGGATCCTTGGAGGTGACCTTGATCCATTTCAGAGGCTGTCCTTGATAACCTGTTTTGAATGACATTCTCTCCCCGTGGCTCTTCTCAATTTCCACAGATATACGAAAGTCTCCACGCTCGGTGGAAAACGTTAATTCGAATGCACGTCGCATAATTCACTTTTTCTCTACGAACTCGTCTGATTTTTCAATTTCTTTAGCTCTTCCATCCTCTTATGAATAACCATGAGAGTATTGAGCTTGAACGAGTCTGAAATATACGCATTGAGAATGTGGACAGCTGATAGTTCGTCACAACTGTGACGTGGTTTTCCCCATTTGGCAAAGTGCGTGTTTATGTACTCATCGAATAACTCATCAACGTCATACGTTGGTTTGCTTTGTTTCTTTCCCATTTCGATTCTTTATCGAATAGATCGGATTATTTTCAATTGACGTAAAAAAGACCCTTTAGGGTCTTTTTATTTAAGAATTTTTGATGTTGCTAGTCCCCCTTACGCTTGATCCTTTGCCTGTTTTTGAACTTGGTCCTTGGAAAAGACCCATGCCTTGAGAGATCCGTTCCATCGTCCCTTGAGATCCCGGAGAGCATTCCTGTATGGCTTCGTGTTGCCTTTGAGCATCACAGCCTTCTTGTACGTGGTGGTGTCGATGGTCAGTCCCTTGCGCGGAATGTGAGCCCTTCGCATCAGTTTTCGCAATGCCTTTGCTGATGGGTCCTTGTTCTTCGGTGTTGCATCGTCCTCGGTCGAATCCACCTCTTCCTTAGGAGGCTCCGTCTCCGCTACCTGCTCCGCTACCTGCTCCACCTGCTCAACTTGCTCAGCTTGCTCCACCACCTTCTCCGCCTGCTCAGCTTGCTCCATCACCTGTTCCGCTTGCTCCGTTGTCTCCGCCTTCTCAACCGCTTGCTCCACCTTCTCCGCTTGCTTCACCACCACCTTCTTTGCGGGTAGTTTGCTACCCAGCTCTTCGGTGGGAATGCGAATTTTGGGACGAGCCGAGCAAAGATCGGTCAAAAACTCCTCTTTCATCTCCACATGCTTAACCCGAACCACCTGTGCCACCTGTTGCTCCGCTTGCTCAACCACCACATCTCCACCATCTCGCTTCACCTCTTCCACCTCCATCTTTGTCCAAGCTGACAAAGGTCGACCTCCCAGGGATCGTTCTCGACGATCGTTGCAGACAAAGTAAGCAAAGGTCTCGAACCGGAAAACGCGATCCATCATCCCTTCATCAAGACCCAACTTGGCTGCGATCGCCCCACGGTACGCCTGCAATTCAATTGCGAGAGAAGAGTTCGCAAGTGACATCAGAATGTCACAGACCGCTTTGCGATCCATGGCCTCCATATTCATGGTAGCTTGTTGTTGCTCCATTGCGATAAAGAACTGTAAGTTATGATCAAAATTCAATTTACGTAAGAAAGCCTTACCGGAAATTTGGTAAGGCTTTCTTACGACGTTCCACCCGTCTTTTTACCACCAATCTTCTCGACAAGATCGGCACATGAAGTCGTCGCTTTCGAAACCACAGTAGTGACAAGTTTCGTAACTGTAGCACATAGGACATGAGTACAACTTGTTGAACTGAAGTTTGTTATTTTCATCAAAGTACGGTTGAGTCACCACATACGTATCCTTTACGGACATGGTACCACAACAGTAGTGACATTGATTGAGAAGAGGTGTGGTGGTTTGTTCCTCTTCGTCGTCGCTCTCAACGACTTTGCTCCTTTTCTCTCCTCGAGGGTAAGCTACTTTCCTCCTCTTGGCTTTACCCTTTCCCTTCTTCCCCTTCTTTCGCTTACGTTCTACTCGCGTTTTGGGTTGTCGAGGCGCTTGTGCCGGTAGTGGTGGAAGCACCTGTGCCTCCTTCGGCTGTGCCCGCGGAAGGACTTGTTCCTCTTCCGCAAACAGTTTGGATTGGGCGAGGAGAACATCGTCGAGTGGAAGGCGATGTTTAAATACCTGTGCCCAGTTTTTCTCTTCGTTGTTGACATTGTAACACACCTGTGAATCAAACACGCAAAACTGTCCATCATCCTTGAAACCAGTGATGGGACGAGACATCATATTCTTTTCATGGGTTCGAGACGCCATGGTCGTTCAGTTATCATTGATGCTAAAAATTTTCAATTTAACGCAAGCAAGCCCTTAAGAAATTCTTAAGGGCTTGCTTTTGTGTTTTTTTATTGATGTTCATTCGTTCAGTTGTGGTCGCGGACGTAGATCACCATCGTTGCTGTCCAGGGTTTTCCACGCTTGTACACTCCTTCTTGGTTGAGTTGTTCGGCCACTTGTTGACACGTGTCTCGAAATGTGCATCCACGTCGTCGTTTCATGGTGGACACCTTGATGCGATCGATGATCCCTTGTTCGTCACGATTCGGCACCTTGCGCACAATCTGCGTGTCGGGGTCGCGAACAGTGCGAAACCCATAAGGGACTGAGCCGATGTGGTCCCCTCGGTTGCGACGATGTTCGATGCTCATCTTCACACGCTTGCCGATGTAGGCGCCCTCCGTTTGTGCATCGAGAATGCGTCGCAGGAAGTCCAACTTCACATTGTGGTACCACATGTTCTCATCTTGAGCGTAGATGAGAACCCCGTTCGCATCCATGGACTCGAGAAGGTCCAGAAATTTGATGATGTTGCGGGACAATCGATCAACATTGTAGGTAACCAAGATGTCCCGAGGGCGTGCATGGTCGGCGATGTATTGGAGTTTCTTGGGAATGCTCTTGTAGGCCGATGCCGCGATGCTGAAAATTCTCACTCTCAAGATCTCTTCAGGTCCCAACTCAATGGCCTTTGCGGTCTGTCGAATGCGCGCTTCTTGCGCAGCCAGTGACACGTGAGTGGGGCCGGTTTGATTTTTGCTCGACACTCGACACAGCCCGAAGACAGTTCGCACTTCCGGGACGTTGTCCGCAAGATACTGTTGGATAAAGGCCTCGCAGTTGCATTCGCTGTCATGTACTTCCCAGCCCCCTTGCCAACCCTTGAAATGTACCGTCCAAGTGAAGCTTCCGTCCGCGTTGATCCGGTGATCGCTGACCCCTGTCACCTCGTATTCAAACTTGCCGTCTCCCTGCTTCTCATTCAGAACTTCATTGTCCTTCATGTCCAGACGCTCCATCAAGCGCCGAACCTCTTCGGCCCGATCTTCGGGAATGTCCATGGTGGTAAAACGACGGCGACGCTTGCGCGTTCCATATTCTTGTGCAGTAGCTTTGTTAGCCATGCTTGTTTCAACTCGTGATGTTGATCTAATTTTCAATTTTGAAAACGCGAAAAAGCCTCAACCGTAGAAGTTGAGGCTTTTTCGCGCGTGCTGTTGATTTACCCCATTTTAGATATGAAGTTTCGGATTCCTTTGTTCAGGGTTTTGGGAAACATGGATCGAAGTTCGAAAAGTGATACCCACTTTGCAGCGACGATTTCGTCCCGATCCTTTGGATTGAGAGCCCATGATCCGCAAACACTTCCAGGGCGGAGAAGGTAGTAAAAACAGTTGCACGAGATAAAGTACGGTACATTGCCGTTCGGAATGCGAATGTCCAATCCAGACTCTTCACGCATCTCACGTGTGGCACATTGATCTAGACTTTCGTCAGGTTCGAGTCCGCCCTTCGGAAACGACCACTTCATGTGGGTCCTTCCAAGTACAATCAAGTACTTTCGCAACGGGTTCTGCAGAATCACTCCCGCTGTATCGATTCCGGTTAACAAGCGTCGATTGTACTCCTCTTTGGTCTCGTTAGAATGAATGAACACGCACATGTTAGTGCAGTCATCGAATGAGCGCGAGCACTTTTTGGGGACCAATTCATCGAACGAGTGAGCATAAGTGCACCTCGATCGATTGCACTTACCGAAAGAAATGTTCCGGCAAAACCTAGTGCAGATTTTGCCGACTTTTCCGCCACCATATTCTTGTTCAATAGCCTTTTCAGCCATTTCGTCTTTCCACACCTTTCTCTTCGAATTTTCAATTTAAAATAAGTTAAGCCCTTACAATTTGTAAGGGCTTTAAAGGGTGGTCGTTGCTGATGGTCATCGTTAACTTAATCCTGGTCGTCGTTCAACCTGTTCAACCTGGACATCATCTGAGCGATCTCGTCCACGCTATCGTCCTCGCTGTCACTCTCGCTGTCGCTATCGTCCTCGCTCTCGTCGTCACTCTCGTCATCGTCCTCCCGAGTGATCTTCAGAACTCTCAAAGCGTGATAAAAACGGTATGCTCCTCGACAGTAGCCTGAACCAGACATGCTCGTGCATCCGTCCTCGTGAAAGTTCAACTGTGAGAGACGCTCGATCGGTCCGAGCCTACGAGTGACAACCACAATCTCGTCGAGATTCTCCATGTCGTCATCCTCCATACCGGAACAGTAACCATCATGGTCCTTTCCGGTCATCATATATCGAACAGTGTACTTAAACATCATGATCGTTACACTGTACAGATTTTTCCCCATTTTTCAATTTGAACGCAAAAAAGCCCTACCGTTTTGGTAGGGCTTTTTTGCGCCGATCGATCTTAGTCCGAATCGGAGTCGGAATCCGAGTCAGAATCGGAGTCCGACTCCGATTCCTCCTGCTGTATAATTCCGTCCTTTATGGCATGCGAAACCACTTCGTTAATGTTTAGATCAGTGTTTGGGAAGTGCGTTTCAATCCATGAGGTGATGGCTTGGGGAGTTGATTCGCTGCTTTCGTCCAAAGCCCTGATGACTTTGACGACCATCGGAAGTTGCATCTTCCGTTCACAATACCGCACCAGGAAGGTCGGAATGTAGATGTGCGTGTCGCGCATAAAATCCTGCTCTTCGTAGTCACTTTGGCAGGGCTCAAACAATTGGCTCTTCAACGGCACGATAAACCTGCAATTTTGAACAAACATACACTCCCTCTCTTCAACTGGGAGTCCTTTCCATCCCCGTTTCACAGCCTCAATGACATCCTCCAGAAGTTCCTTGCGCATGTCGCTGTAAAATACTTCTGCATTGACCCAACGGGGAAGAGTCGGGTAGTGGTCCTTGATGACCATTTTGCTCCACCGATTAAACTTTTTGACCTCTTCACGAGGCATATTTGCAAGATAGTTCGTCATGACTATGGTGATTCGATCCACCCACTTGAAATTTTTTTCAATTTTTACTCACGCTTTAGCCCAAACGTGAAAAAGCCCTCAATCAAGTTGAGGGCTTTTTCACGGTCGGAGCTACGATTCTGGGATCGTAACCGAGACAAGCAACTTCGGGTACCTTAACCCATAACCCGGTCTAGGGGAACGTAACCCGTTCAAGGGGACCTTTCTGGTCGTGTTGCTGGGATGGTGAAAGCACGTTCTGTGCAACCAAACCCAGTGTAGGGACAGGAACCAAGTGTTAGGAGCTCACACGGTTAAACCGGACCACTCCTCAGGAGCTCACACGGTTAAACCGGACCACTCCTGTTGTAAGGGACGGGAACAGAGGCATGCAACTGGAACCAAGGGACAGGAACCCAAAAGGGGCAGGAACCCAAAGGGCAGGAACCCAAAAGGGGCAGGAACCGCGGGGGTGTACTCTTATAGAGTCTCTTCAGGCTACACCCATCACCCGTGTGGACCACATAACCCAGTGGTCAAAGGGGACACTAACCCAGTCGTCAAAGGGGACACTGACCCCGTCGAGGGGACCACATAACCCAGTGGTCAAAGGGAACTTGGTCTTGGTCTTGAGACTTGGTCTTGGTCTTGTCGATCGTTTAGAGCTCACTTAGTTTAGTTTTTCAATTTTTTGCTGTACAGTCCTGGACCAAGCCCCCAGGAGGTGGGCGAGTAAGCGGGTCCGAGCTTACTCCTCGTCGTCACTGCTGTCCTCGGCGTCCGAGCCGAACAGGACCTTCTCGGTGGCAACCACCGGCTCCTCGTCGCCGATCGCCACCTTGGTGCGGCGCTTGCTCGCGCTCTTGCTCTTGGAGCTCTTGCTCTTGCTCTTGGAGCTCTTGCTCTTGTGCTTGCGCTTCGGGGTGACCTCCACCACCTCGTCATCGTCATCGTCCTCAACCGGCTCGGGCTCGGGCTTCTTGTTCTTCGAGCCCTTGGGGCGACCGCGCTTCTTCTTGGGCGCCGCTGCCTCCTCATCCTCGTCGGACGTCTCCGCGGGGACGTAAGCGGCCTTCTCGCGCTCCCATCGAACCTTGTCCGCTGCGGCCGCCTTCATGTACTTCTTGGCCTTCTTGGTGTCCTTGTACTCCTCTCGCCACACTCGCCCCACCTCGGTGCTGAGCTCGACCCCCTTCAGCCCGGTCTCCTCCCCAATCTCCGCCCGGTGGTCCTTGGAGAAGTAGAGGAAGGCGGAAGTCGGGTGCTTGGGGGCATCGGGGTCCTTCTTCTTGCGCTTGGTCCCGCTCTTTCCGCTCTTACCTTGGTTGCAGGGCAACTTGGCCAGCTCCTCGTCGGAGGGCTTCTTGTACCCGGCCTTGGCCTCGTCATACTCATCCTTGGCCTTGGTGGCCAGCTTGACATACTTCCTGCTCTTCTTGGCGTCGTTCTTGATGGCGTTCCACTCGTCGGCCAGAGCGCGGGTCACCTCGGGGAGCTTCGCATCCGGGTTCTCTTCCAGGACCTGCTCCTTGACCCGCTCTCGGTTGGCGTCGCAGTAAAACATGTAGGCGGACTTGGGGCGCTTGGGGGCCTTGGGGTCCTTGAGCTTCTTGGGGGAGTTGCGCTTCTGCTTGGGCAGGTTCGCGCTCACCACCTCCTTGAGCTTCTCCTGCACCTCGTCCTCCTTGAGGGCCTCCAAAAGCGCGGCGACCTTGACCTTACCCTTACTCGCTGGAACCTGTTCGATGAAGTCAGAAACGAACTGGTTGATGGCATCCATCAGACCAGTGATATTCTTTGTGGTGCTCTTGGCGGGCATCCTTGCTAAAGTGGGTGCTGTTGGTTCGAAAAATCATTTTGCGTTTCGAAAAAACCGCGCGTGAGAAAATCGCCAAGTGCGTGAGCGGGTCGGGTCCGAGCGGGTCCGAGCCCGTATAGCCTCGGACCCGGGCGGGAGCCTGGGATCGCGAAAATCGCCAAGTGCGGGAGCGGGTCCCGGGTCGGGTCCGAGGCCCCCTAGCGGGTCGGGTCCGAGCGGGTCCGAGGCCCTTAGCGGGTCGGGGCGGGGCGGGGCGGGTCCGAGGCTATATGGGCACGGACCCGCCCCGCCCCGACCCGACCCGCGCACTTGGCGATTTTCTCTCCGCCCCGGTCCCCATCCCGCCCCGGTCCCCATCCCGCCCCGGTTCCTCGCTCCCGCACTTGGCGATTTTCTCACGTGGGCAAGGGGGACCCCTACTCCCCTGCCCAAACACAAATTGATTTTTCAAGCAAACGAGAAGAGAAAGAGCGACCATGTCACGAAAGACTGTTTACGAATATGATTGCTCTGATGTCGAAGATCAGAGTATCGAGGAGGAGTTTTACCTCTCGGAGGGGGAGGTGGAGGAATATGAGACTCGCAAGGAGCGACAGTACCGCGAGATGCTGGAGGAGCTGGAGGGTGAGGCGAAGGATGAGCGAAAGAACCAGGAGCTCGACCAGTGGTGGGAGGAGAACAAGGATAAGCTCCGCACCGCCCCCAAGCCCACCGAGGACGAGATCCAGAAGGGATACGAGGAGTTCCAGAAGCTGGTCGAGGAGGACCGCAAGCGCGAGGCCGAGCGCAAGGCCAAGGAGGAGGACGACCGCATCGCCACCATCTGCCAGTGGTACGAGTCCCACAAGACCACCGGCATCAAGCTCGACATGACCCTCGACGAGCAGTGGAGCCAGTACGAGGTCGAGTTTGTGGCCGAGGCCGAGGCCAAGAAGGCCCGCGAGCTCGCCGAGGCCAAGAAGGAGGCCGAGAAGCGCCTGGCCAAGATGGCTCGGGCTGAGCGCAAGGCTACTATCGCTCGGAACCGCGCCAAGGCCAACCGCCCCAACTGCAAGGGCAAGGACCAGGGGCGGGCGAAGAAGGAGGCCGAGCGCAAGGCCAAGGAGGAGGAGGTCAAGAAGCAGAAGGCCCTCAAGGAGTCCGGGTTCGAGTCGACCTACATGGGCAAGCGGGCGATCCACCGCGTCAAGAAGCAGAAGGAGGCCGCGACCATCAAGATCGTCCCCCGCGACATGACCGCCGAGCAGCCCTCGATCGAGGAGGATGAGGACGAGGTCGTGGAGGAGGTGCCGGTGCCGGAGCCGGTCGTGGTGGTGCCGGTGGTGGTGCCGGAGCCGATCGTGAAGGTGGAGGAGCCCCAAGAGGAGGAGGACGATGAGGAGTTTGCCCAGGCGATGGCCAAGGTCGCCGGCATCAAGGTTGCCCCCAAACCCGCTCCCAAGGTGGTGATCAAGCGGGAGTGCAGGCCCAAGGTGACCAAGCAGGTCATCGCCACCCAGTTCAAGGGCTTGATCGAGCAGCGGATCGAGGAGCGGGAGGCGGTCGATCCCCAGTTCAAGGCGCGGATGGGCGGGTTCAAGGTCCTGTCCGGAGACAAGAAGAAGCTCGACAAGATGCTTAAGCGCACTCGCATGTGCAACTCAGTGTCCAAAGGCGAGAAGTGTCGCCATGGTGCCAAGTGCCGGTTTGCCCACTCGATGGACCAGCTTCAGCGACGAGAGTGCGCCTTCGCCCTCGGTTGCCGGTTGGTGAAGATGGTTGGGGAGGGTGAGTACAACAATTGCTCGAAGAGTGACAAGCTCTGCTCTTGCTGGCACCCGAATGAGACCGAGGCTTCCTACTGTGCTCGGCTCAGCATTCCCATCACCCCCCCCCCCGCTCCCACCCCTGCCCCCGCCCCAGTGCGATTGGCGCTCAAGCGGGAGTACAAGGCGCCCTCTGCCCCTTGGGCCGGAGTGAAGAGCACTCCCCGACCCGTTGCCCGACCCACCCAAGTTGCCCCCCGACCCGCCTACCGTCCCCGTCCCCAAGTTGCCCCCCGACCCGTTGCCCCAGAGACAGTTATTCGTTGCACCGCGGACCAAGTTGCCACCATCTCAGCGGCTCTTGCTGGAAAGACCAACTTCAGGATCGAGGTTCGAGACTGAACAAACTGAGACTTGAATAAAGACCAAAAGCGAAAGGCACCCTATTTTTAGGGTGCCTTTTCGCATGTTCGGGCTCAAGCCAAGTTAAGCCCAATTGAAAAAGGAGTGAAAGTACACAAAAAAGGTCATCCTGAAACATGAGTCGAAAACTATGTGAACAAACCCTTTCTATGATGAAAGAAGTGCGGAAGTCATTCCGTAAGGAGGTCAAACACTCTATCCTCGATACCGTCAAATATGAGAACGTCCGTACCCTCAAATCCGATGAGGAGTTCAAGGACTTTGCAGAACCCGCAGAGGTGCAGGTTGTCTGCGAGGATAGTGTCGATGCAGGCTTTGCACTGCAGAAAGAGGGGTTCAACCCCCTCATCCTGAATATGGCTTCGGAACGGAAGCCCGGAGGAGGTTGGCGAAATGGCAAGACTGCTCAAGAAGAGTCTCTCTTCTATCGTAGCACCTATCATTTGGCCTTGGAGGACCCTCTCTCCGAGAATCCCCAAAGTGGGGATTACTACCCGTTATCTGTTTACAGCGCCATCTACACACCGGATGTCTACTTCTTCAGAGACAGCGACTACAAGCAACTTTCCTATGGAGATTGTCGGTTTCTCAGTTGCGTGGCAATGGCAGCGATTCGCCACCCCAAATTGGATGGTGGTAAGTACAAGGAGAGTGACCGAAAAAAGATGGAGAGAAAGATCAAGGGAATCTTCAAGATTGCTCTCAAGCATGGTCACGATTCTGTCGTTTTGGGAGCCTTTGGCTGTGGCGTCTTTCGTAATCCGCCCGAAGAGGTTGCGCAGATCTTCTCGGATGTGATCACGCAGTGTCGTCACAGTTTCAAGCGAATCACTTTCGCCATTCTCGGCGACGACAACTTTTCAACATTCAAGAAGGTTTTGACCAAGTAAACACCCAACCCCAACCCGCAAAAAAGCCCTACTGTTCTAGTAGGGCTTTTTTGCATGTTAATTTACCCACTTGACCAATTGAAAAATGTTCGAATCATGTTAGACGTACATGATATGGAGCAAAAACAAGCTACCATGAATATGTTTGTCGCTGACTGGAGCGACTTTAATTTGAGTGTGGACGAGCACACACACTGTGTACTGGAGTGTGTATCGGTTTTGAACTTTATCAAGTGCAGTGTGAGTCAACATCAAAAGCTCTTTCTGGACGAGAACATTCCACACAACGATGTCGTGACGCTTCTGAAGTTCAAGAGGAAACTACTCGGTTCGGTAGTAGGAACGCCCCTTTGTGAGCATGTGGATGACCAGGGATTGCCTTGTTTCTACCATTGTGCCCGTGGTAGAAAAATGTGCTGTACACATATAAAAAATTGAAAAATCGTTCCAACTCACCGGTAAAAAGTGACCATGAGCGACTTTGTCTCTCGAACAGAATATGATGCCCTTGCCAAGCAATTTCAGCAGGCATTGCAGGATATCGCCTACCTTAAGGGTAGGTGGGAACAGTGGGAAAAGGATCACGCGAACGAGGATGGAAGTGAGAGTGACGATGAGAGTGGAAGTGAGAGTGACGACGAGAGCGGAAGTGAGAGTGACGACGAGAGTGGAAGTGAGAGTGACGACGAGAGTGAGAGTGACGACGATGACGGTCCATCATGGGATGTCATTTCATGGGAGTGCTGGGATCATCAGGATGGTGTACAGAAAAACGATCTGCAGGAGAAGTGCAAATGTGGCAAGTGGATGTGCAAATGTACGATCGTTCATCGCGCGGAGACGAAACAGTGTTCCACTTGTAAACGCTACAAGCCGGACAAGCGACGCAAAATGGTCGCAACACCCACAAAAACATGGGAGTGTTGCGACCAAGAGAACGAGCCCACTGACAAGTGCGAGTGTGGCAAATGGTGGTGCAAATGTGAGATCGTTCATCGCGCCAAGACGAAACAGTGTAGCAGGTGTCGTCTTTACAAGCCGGACAAGCGACGCAGAACAGAGAAAGAGAACGAGAACGAACAATAAGTCGTCGACAAGCGACGTAAAGAAGCTCTTCCAACTTGGAAGAGCTTCTTTACGTTTGAAAATTGAAAAATCTTCAAAATCTTCTACGAATGAATAGGATGTGTCGCATCTGCAGACGCGAATATGATGAGAAAACAGAGTTTCTCAATTGTCGTAATTGTACGAAATTAACAGAGATTCCTGAGCTTCCAAACCTTACTGAACTTTTTTGCTGGAATTGTACTAATTTAACGAAGATTCCTATGCTTCCGGAGCTTATTGTGCTTGATTGTCGTGGTTGTACGAAATTAACAGAGCTTCCGGAGCTTGTTGAACTTATCTGTAGTCGTACTAACTTGACGAAGATTCCCAAGCTTCCGAAGCTAGTTGAACTTAACTGTGGTCGTAGCAATAACCTAACAGAGATTCCCGAGCTTCCAAAGCTTGTTAAACTTAACTGTAGTCGTGCCAGTAACCTAACAGAGATTCCCGAGCTTCCAAAGCTTACTGTACTTCGATGTGATGGTTGTACTAACCTAACGAAGATTCCCGAGCTTCGGAAGCTTGTCGAACTTAACTGTAACGATTGTACCAATCTGACGAAGATTTCCATGCTTCCAGATCTTGTTGTACTTGATTGCAATGGTTCTGGTCTAACAGAGATTCCCAAATTTCCGGATCTCATGGTGCTCAATTGTTGCAGAACTAACCTAAAAGAGATTCCCATGTTTCCAAATCTCGTTGATCTTTGGTGTAATGGTTGCACTAGCCTGACGAAGGTTCCCGTCCCGAGAAAATCGTATATTTGTCGCGGTTGTACATGGTTGGAGGAGGAAAACAAGAATTTTGATGACAACATCGAGAAGCTGAAACGACTTCAGCGTTTCTGCAGAAACAATCTCAAGTACTGGCGTTTCAAAAGATGGGTGAACTCAAGGGAGTTCGCGGAGTGGTTCTACGATCCGGAGCAGTGGGGAGGAAGAGCAAGCAAGAGAAACATTGAAAAATTCTTCTCAAATTGAAAATTTGAAGAAAAAGATATGAAAAGGTGCTATGGATATCTATCGTGAATTCATGAAACCAGGTCCTAAAAATCAGGACTTGTTCAAATATGTTGTGCCCGGCATTGGGAAACATGAGGCTGAACAATGTCACAAAAGGCACATTAAAACTGTGAACGAATTGATCGCACAGTTTTGGATCAATGATTGCAACTTGGAAGAGTTTCAGATTTTCCTTGAGGTCGACATCGGGATCAATCCCAAACGTGCGAAAGAGTGTGCTCAAGCGATGTGCATCAAGTTTGGTTTCTAATCGAGAAACACGCAAGAAAGCCCTACCAACTTGGTAGGGCTTTCTTGCGTTAGGTTTGCCAACGCAAATTTTTCGAAATTGAAATTTAGTTTCAACTGCGCCTGAAAAAGTGATTATGGCTACCATCAGTATGCCTATGAATATGGAGTTCACACCGGTCGTGAACAAGAAGAGGGTCAAGCGAGAAAAGCGCAAGCTCGAAGAGATCAAGGAACCTTCTATCGAGGACCATTTGCAGTCGATCAACGAGGACGAAGAGGTGGCTGACGCATGGGATGATGATGTGGAGGTGGCGGTGGAGCAACCCGTTACCTTTGGGCAGATCATCGTGGAGCAGGAGGATCAGGAGGATCAGGAGGATGTGGAGCCGGTGGAGGATCAGGCGGATGTGGAGCCGGTGGAGGATCAGGCGGATGATCAGGATTGGCCATCGCTCAATGCCTCTGCAAAGTGGGTTCCCAAGAAGGGAGGAAGAAAGGGAACCAGCACCTTTGTCGTTTCTCACTCTCGGATCGAAGAGCTCAAGAGGAATCGGGCACAAAAATGGCACCAGCACGATCCGAACGATCCGGTCAGTCGGGCCTTTGCAACACTTCAGGACAAGAAAGCCATGTCTGAACGCCTCAAGGGAACGAAGCCTTGCTACTTCGTTACACCCAAGGAAGAGGGTGGTGACTTCGGTGTCTGCTTCCGTCACAAGTGCGATTTCGCGCACAGTCTGGACACGTGGAATCCCCCCTCTTGCACCTTCGACAGTGTCTGCAGGAACTTTGGGTCCGAAAAGTCGTGCAACTTCTTTCACCCATCGCTGGAAAGCGTGGACGAGTTCCTTGATCGCACTGGACGCGAGAAGCCAAACCTTCCTCCCACTTGTGAGCACTCTCGCAAGCCCAAACCCATAGTCAAGCCTCTGGGACGAGCACCTCAAAGCACTCTTCGAACTCCGGCACGGAAGTTGGACCTGGGCAAGTCGAGCACGCCGAGCGCGCCGAAGGTTCCTTCCATCCTTGTGCCAACATCGGTTCTCAGCGCAACGCCAACCAAGACGGTTCTTCGAATTCCGGCCACGAAGCTTCAAGAAGTCATCGACACTCTCAGCAGGAGCGGATCCCTCAACAACTTTGACCTTGTGGTGGTGTAAACACCCACCACCCATTCAATCTTCTTAATAAAAGCCCTTACAATTTGTAAGGGCTTTTTCACGTTTGAATGTCCAGGCAATGGCTCTTCCGTTACAATTGAATTTTTTCCTAACTCTTCATTCAGTTTTGAGAATGTCTACCAACATTTCAATTGATAATATGTTCATGGCGGTTCTTCGCCAATTCTCCAAGGAGCAGGAACGCAAGGAACAGGAGCGCAAGGAACAGGCGCTCAAGCAGCTGACCAATGAGATCAAAAAACTCTTTCAGGAATTTGAGAAGAAAAGGGAACGTGCACTCAAGAAGCAGGATCCCAACTTCCCTAAACGCCCTCGTTCAGCCTATTGTTTCTTTTGCATGGAGATGCGATCTCAGGTTCGTAAGGACAATCCTGGTCTACATCCAAGGGACACCACTAGAAAACTCGCTGAAATGTGGAGGGGACAAGCAGATCGTGCATGCTGGAATGAAATGTACAAACAGGATTGTGTGCGGTATCAGAAAGCGATGGATGCGTTTAACGAGAAGTGGGAGAAACGGACCGACTAGTAACCTAACTTTCAGTGAAAAAGCCCTTACAAATTGTAAGGGCTTTTTCACGTTTGTGTGAAGCCACAATTGAAATTCGCTTTCAAGTGGAAGAGGTAAACTGATTATGCTTTCTCTAAACAAATTGAACAATGATGCTGATGTGGAAGATCAGCATCCCGAGCTCAAAATTGATGCGACTGGGTTTAAGTGTACACGGTGCAACATCGTGTTTGATTCGCAGATAGACTTCGATTTTCACTGTACGAGATGGTATGATGACAAGGATATATTCGCCGGAATAAAACAAAAGGGCAAGACGTATGTTCCAGTTTACATTTCTTGTTATCAGCAACGTCTGTTTGACTGGGGTTATCTACAACACTGTTGTTTATCGGATGACCCAAACAACGTGTTTTATGCATTGCGAGATGGTCATTTAGGATGTGTACAACGTCTTCTTCCCATGTACAAAGGGAATTGGGAGGATATCCTCGCATATGCAAAATATGGAAAACACAAGAAGATTCTCGACTATGTTAACCGCGAGACGATAGTTCAAAAAATTTCAGCGTTGTTCGTAGTGTACCATAATATACAACGGTTCCCCAAGTTGTACGGGCTTAAAACCTCCGGCCCGATCGACTTCGGTCCGTTCAAAAAAGCTGTGGACGGATATCTGAGTTACTGGGCCAAAGTCGGAAAAACTACGCATACAGTGACCTATGAGACGCCAACAGGACTACTTCAAGGACAATACCTGGTGAAGGACGGAAGCGAACTACAACAAGATGTCGACAACTATGTTACATTGTACAACAAGTGTTGGGGTACCAACTGTACCATCACATCCCTGACGCCGACAGCTGGACGGAAGAAGTGGCATTGTGTTTTCAATTAAATTATAGCCCTTACAAATTGTAAGGGCTTAACTTATTTAAAATTGAAAATATCATCACGCTCGCGATCCTTCAAATGAGTGACAGGTGCTACTTTGAACACTGTAACAACGTTATTTCGCTTGAGCAGAGTGATGATATTTTCATTGTCGGAGGACTGAAGGGACGTCCTGGTCTGAGAGGAGAGTGTTGCAAGTGCAGACTGCTTTTTTGCGATGAGCACTTCAACTATACTGATCAATTCGGACGTAAGTATTGCACATCTTGTTCTGTAGAGCGTCAAGAATTCGAGGAGATTCTCGACAAGGAGAGGAAGAAGCTTGAGAGAAAGCAAGATTGCGATTGCGATTGCGTGATTTTGATTTGCATATTGCTTTGGGTATTGCTTCGGGTTATTATCCATCTTACTCCACCACCCGCCGATCCGCCTTTGCCGTCCTGGTTTGTACCTTCGCCCGAACTTTCAAATTGAAATTTATGAACAAAATCCACATCATTATAGCTATGACAACACTAGAAACATTGAAAGGTATCTACCTCGGTGATCGAGGCAAAACCTTCAAAACCCTGATTAAAAGTGTTTTGAAGAAGGGAAAAATCAAGAAAAACTATGTAGAGATTCTGACCTCTCCTGAATCTCTACAAGAATATGGTGCGGCTTTTACATCCGAACAGATCGATCCCAACAACAATTATCAAGTCTATGAACAGTTGGGTGACCTTTCTGGAAACAAGTTTATCGTCTGGTACATATATCGACGCTTTCCACAACTCAAGTGTGCAGAAGGTGTAAAAGTTGCCGCTCGTCTACGCATCAACTATGGAAGCAAAAACTCCTTTTACAAGATCGCAGAGGAGCTTGGCTTTTGGGACTTCATCTCAGCTACCAACGATCTGCGTCAGCGCAAGATGAAGCCTTTACTGGAAGATGTTTTCGAAGCTTTTCTCGGCGTGACTGAAACCATTCTTGATGAGCAGACCATGTATGGAGTGGGTTACGCGTGCGTGTATAAGATTCTCACGGCCATCTTCGACGACATGGACATCTCATTGCGATACGAAGATCTGTACGATGCCAAGACTCGATTGAAGGAGTTGTTCGACATCCATGTGGATAATCTCGGTCCTCTTGTCTACGAAGAGACAAAGGACGATCTGATCACCCACTCAGTCGCATACCGATATGATGGCGGGCGATATGCGGAACGGCCGGACGGTACTATCAATACAAAGAAGATCGTTGGCCAGTACCGTAAAATTAAGATCGGAGAGGGGTCTGCGGCTCTCAAGGCCGACGCACAACAAGCCGCGGCCGCCAATGCCATTCAAAATCTCGCTAAACAGGGTTATGTTAAGTACGCGCCACGAATCTACGCCAAGTTTGCTGGAGACTATGAAGAACCTTCTTTGACCACGGAAGCCGATGTAATCAAGATCATCGGCTCAGTAGAAATGATCGATGAACAGTTTCCCACACGGGGAAAGAGTAAGTATCAGAGTAAGTACACGTCAACCGCATTGGCTCACTATTGTCGAGAACGGGATTACAATGGCATCAAGGCTTGTCTTAAGCTTGGAGCTGATCCTAACACTTTTGACAGTGAAGGACTGAGCTGTCTCGATCTTCTTCTCATCGGTAAGGTTGACGAGGTGATCGTGAAAAAGGTGATCAAGCGCTTTCTCAAGACCGAGGAAAAATTGTTCATCTCCGAACCTGTAAAACGAGTGTATTTGTCGCAATACGACATCAAGTTGGACGAAAATAAATTGAAAGTGAAAGAATAAATGGCAAGGATTTATGCATGGATGAAAGACATCACATCACTTCCCGGCTTGAGTGACTACCAGGAGGAAAGATACGCAAGGCTACTACAAACGTCGGAAATCTTTGAACACGATTTTGTTGGGCGTTCCATCATTATCTTTTTCAAGAACGGTGAGCGCATTCAGTTTCGCCGAGAACTACTTGGTCGCATCAAGAACCTCATTCAACCTCCGCAAACAAAAAGGCCAAGTTCAATCTGTGCTCATTGTGCTCGTGGACCTCACCGAAAAGGCTCAATCACGCATGATTGAGCCTTTTCCACGTTACAAATGATTTTTGTGGACAACATGAATGGATTTTGTAGTATGTCTGAGAATAAACCACTTTGGGAAATATGGGACAAGTATATTCAGTCCGCATACCCTTCTGGAAAGCGTTGGGTGTTGGGGGAAATGGAGGCGGAAATGGCAAGTAAATTTCCAGATATGTACAAAAAGCTCTTTCCTGGCGATAAAAGCGCTGAAACATGGAGACGACTCGAAGCGCTAGCACTTCGAATGAAGAAAAATGAACGCGCTACTGAAATGAGCAAGTTCCTCTCTTTCAAAACCAGACTTATTGAGTTGGGTTATCAGCCTACAGATTTTGCTTTGAAACAGATGGTTCGTCCCAGCTTCTGCATGAATGAAAACTGTACAGACAATGAACTCATCACAACGCATAATTTTATTGATCCTCTAAAGAGCCCTTATACAAAATTGAAAAAACCGATCATCTTCCACATGAAAGAAGGATGTCTCGCATCTGCAAAGGAGAATATGATAAAGTGAAGGTCGAAAGGAAAGAACCCACGTTCAATCTCATAGAAGCCTTCGGTAATCTTTGGCTGGACGGACCAACTCTGTCGAACTACCAGCGTCGCCATTATCACGACCTCTTGTACAGCTCTAAACTACGCAAGAGCTATCGGCTGATGAGTCGCTCGGTCATTCTATACTTCAAGAATGGAAAGCCCATTCAATTCAATCCGCCGTTGTTGCCAGAGGTGGTTCGACTCGTGGAAAACGCTCCCGAAGGCTCAGTGGCTGCGTTGAACCACGATGTCTTGAACAGTGTATGGGACGATATCAGTGAGTAAAGCAAAAAAGCCCTTATCAAAACGATAAGGGCTTTTTTGCTTGTGTGAAATTGAAAAAATCATCAATCTTCTACGAATGAATAGGATGTGTCGCATCTGCAAAGGCGAATATGATGAGAAAACAGAGTTTCTCAATTGTTATAATTGTACTGATCTGACGGAGATTCCTATGCTTCCAAATCTTACTATACTTTACTGTAATCGTTGCAGGAATCTAACGAAGATTCCCGCACTTCCAAATCTTACCGAACTTGATTGTGACGATTGTACTAGCTTAACGAAGATTCCCGTTCTTCCAAAGCTTACTACACTTACATGTAATGGTTGTACTGACCTATCTGAGATTCCTATGCTTCCAAAGCTTTTCACACTCTATTGTGATGAATGTACTAGTCTAATAAGGATTCCTGCACTTCCAAACCTTACTGTGCTCGATTGCAGTCATTGTCCAATAACGGAGGTTCCCGTATTTCCAAAGCTTGTCTCATTTAGCTGTGAAGAATGTACCGGCATAACCAAGATTCCATTACTTCCAAAGCTCATTTCACTCAGTTGTTATGCTTGTACTAATCTGATAGAGATTTCCACGCCTCCAAATATCTCATTTCTCAACCGTAACGGTTGTGCATGGTTGGAGAATGACAACATCGAGAAGCTGAAACGACTTCAGCGTTTCTGCAGAAACAATCTTGGGTACTGGCGCTTTAGGAGATGGATAAAGACAAAAGAGTTCGCGGAGTGGTTCTACGATCCGGAGCAGTGGGGAGGAAGAGCAAGCAAGAGAAACATTGAAAAATTCTTTACTACAGTATAAATAAATAAGCCCTTATCGTTCTTGATAAGGGCTTTCCACATAAATTGAAAAAACAATCGATTCTCCATGAATGAGAAGAGATGTGTCGCATTTGTGATGGAGAATATGATGAGAAAACCACCAAGGTTCTCGATTGTAATGGTTGTACCAGCCTTACGGAGATTCCTGTACTTCCAAAGCTTACTAAACTTTTTTGTAATGGTTGCACCAACCTTACAAAGATTCCTATACTTCCAAAGCTTACTAAACTCTATTGTAGCGATTGTTTCAACCTGACGGAGATTCCTGTACTTCCAAAGCTTGCCAGACTTGATTGTCATGGTTCCAACCTAACGGAGATTCCTATGCTTCCACAACTTGTCAAACTTCATTGTTATTATTGCACTAACCTGACAAAGATTCCCATGCTTCCAAAACTGATTAAACTCTCTTGTTGGCATTGTACCAACCTAACGGAGATTCCTATGTTTCCAAAGCTTACTACACTTAATTGTTATGGCTGTATTGGCATATCTGAGATTCCTATGTTTCCAAAGCTTACTACACTTAATTGTTATGGCTGTACTGGCCTATCTGAGATTCCTATGTTTCCAAAGCTAACTTGGCTTAGTTGTAGTTATACTAATCTGGCGGAGATTCCCATGTTTCCAAAGCTCACTAAACTTAGTTGTTATGGCTGTGTTGGCCTATCTGAGATTCCTATGTTTCCAAAGCTTAGCGAACTTTATTGTTCTAATACTAATCTAACAGAGATTCCCATGCTTCCAAAGCTCACTAAACTTTGGTGTGATGATTGTGCTAATCTAACGAAGATTCCCAAATTTCCAAATCTTATTGAACTCTGGTGCAATCGCTCCAACATAGTGGAGATTCCCATGTTTCCAGAGCTCACTTTTCTTTGTTGTTGTGGCTGTGCTAATCTGGTGGAGATTCCCATGTTTCCAAAGCTTACTCAACTTTGGTGTGGCTCTACTAACCTGGTGAAGATTCCTGCGTTTCCAAAGCTTGATCAACTCAACTGTGAATATTGTACTAGTCTAACAGAGATTCCCACGCTTTCAAATCTTAATGTTAATGGTTGCACGTGGATAGAGGTTTACAACAACGATTTCGATGACAACATCGAGAAACTGAAACGACTCCAAAGGTTCTGCAAGAATAACCTTAAGTATTGGCGCTTTAGAAGATGGGTGAAGTCAAAGGAGTTTGCGGAGTGGTTCTACAGCCCGAAGCAGTGGGGTGGAAGAGCGTGTAAGCGAAACATTGAAAAATTCTTCTCAACTTAAATATCAAAGCCCTTATCAAGACGATAAGGGCTTTTTACTGAAATTGAAAATCTCACCAATCCTCTACGAATGGGTAGGATGTGTCGCATCTGTGATGGAGAATATGATGAGAAAACCAAGATTCTCGACTGTAGTGGTTGTGCCAATCTAACAGAGATTCCTGAGCTTCCAAACCTTACTAAACTTGACTGTTATAGTTGCACTGGCCTAACAGAGATTCCTGAGCTTCCGGAGCTTACTTATCTTAATTGTTGTAATTGCACTGGTCTGGTAAAGATTTCTGTGCTTCCAAAGCTAAGAACGCTTTTTTGTCGCAACTGTACTAATCTAACAAAGATTCCCATGCTTCCACAACTCACTAAGCTTGACTGTTATGATTGTACTAATCTAACAAAGATTCCCGCACTTCCAAAGCTTACTGAAATTGATTGCAACGGTTGTACTAGTCTAACGAAGATTCCTGTATTTCCAAGGCTAAGAATACTTTATTGCCGTGGCTGTACCAACCTGACAGAAATTCCTATACTTCCGACTCTCACCGAACTTGGTTGTCACGTCTGTACTGGTCTAACAGAGATTCCCATGCTTCCAAATCTCACCACACTTTGGTGTATAGGTTGCACTAACCTAACAGAGATTCCTATGCTTCCTAGGCTAGAAGTACTTTATTGCTTTGGTTGTACAAGTCTGACGAAGATTCCAAAGCTTCCGCGACTTATCGAACTTTATTGTGGCGAGTGTATTAACCTGGAGAAGATTCCTAAGTTTCCACAGCTTACCGAACTTGATTGTTATGGTTGTACCGGCTTAACAAAGATTCCTTTCCTTTCGAAGCTGAAAAAACTTCATTGCTCTCGCTGTACTGGTCTAACAAAGCTTCCAAAACTTCCGCAACAACTTGTTGAACTTAGTTGTAATGAATGTGTTCAGATAACAAAGATTCCCGTACTTCCACAGCTTAGAGAACTTTGGTGCGGTAGTTCTGGTCTAACGAAGATTCCCATGCTTCCAAATCTTCGGTCGATTTATTGTAACAGTTGCACTAACCTAACTACGATTCCTGCGCTTCCAAAGCTCGCCATACTAGAATGTTCTAATTGTACTACTCTAACAGAGATTCCTGACATCTCACATCTCGCTTATGCCAACTGTAACGGTTGTAAATGGGTTGAGGATGGTTGCGATGACAACATCGAGAAGATGAAACGACTTCAGCGTTTCTGCAAGAATAACCTTAAGTACTGGCGCTTTAAGAGGTGGGTAAAGACAAGGGAGTTCGCGGAGTGGTTCTACAGTCCGGAGCAGTGGGGAGGAAAAGCGAGCAAGAGAAACATTGAAAAATTCTTCTCAACTTGAATATTAAAATTGAAAATCTCGTCAATCTGCTACGAATGAGTAGGATGTGTCGCATCTGTGATGGAGAATATGATGAGAAAACCAAGACTCTCGACTGTAGTGGTTGTACTGGTCTAAGAGAGATTCCTGAGCTTCCAAACCTTACTAAACTTGACTGCAATAATTGTCCCAACTTGATGAAGATTCCTATGCTTCCAAAGCTTGGTACACTTTACTGTTGTAATTGCACCAGTCTGACAGAGATTTCCAAACTTCCAAAGCTTACTAACCTTACTTGTTTAAATTGTACCAGCCTAACAAAGATTCCTAAGCTTCGACAGCTTATCGTTCTTTACTGTGGCGACTGTACTAACCTAACAAAGCTCCCCAAGTTTCCAAAGCTTATTGAACTTAATTGCTATTGCTGTACCGGCTTGAGTGAGATTCCTTTCTTCCCGAATCTCAGAGAACTTTATTGTTATCGTTGCACTGGACTGACAAAGCTTCCAAAGCTTCCTCGACGACTTGCTAAGATTAATTGTGCCGAGTGTGTTCAGATAACAAAGATTCCTGTGATTCCAAAGCTTCAAGAACTTTCGTGTTATAGTTGTACTGGTCTAACAGAGATTCCCGCACTTCCAAGGCTTGTTGAGCTTGATTGCGTCGGTTGTACCAACTTGACAAAGATTTCTGCGCTTCCAAAGCTAATCATGTTAGATTGCCATAATTGCACCAGCCTAACAGAAATTCCCACACCTTCACCTTGTCTCCTTTATTCTAACTGTATCGGCTGTACGTGGGTAGAAGAAGGCATTTGTGAAGTGAATATCGAGATAATGAAACGACTCCAACGTTTCTGCAGGAACAATCTACGCTATTGGCGCTTCAGAAGATGGGTGAGGACAAAGGAGTTTGCGGAGTGGTTCTACAGCCCGAAGCAGTGGGGAGGGAAAGCATGTAAAAGAATGATAGAAAACGTGATTGAAAAATAAAGTACTTATTCCCATACATTAATATGTATGGGATTTTTTAATGTCCGGTTTCATAAATGAGGAAGACACAATACTCCCTATATGTCATCGGTTTGATGTTAGTTGCCTTTGGACTCGGTTATATATCTGTTCTTAGGGATAAAAAGAGTGGTAAACCGATAGCTAAAAGTGGTAACCAAGCGTTGTATGCTGGTAGCATGTTATTGTACTTACTAGCCATCTATCTGTTATTGTTTTCAGGTAAATCTTCCGGCAAGTTTATGACAGTGATGTTCATTCTGTTGGCGAATATTGTCGCCAGTGTCTGGTTCGTTGTCATCGGCTCGAGACAGAAATGGGGCAATATGAAGGTGGATCGAGAAGTAGCTTTAACGTACGGTGGCGTTTTAGCAACCTTTGCTGTTTATCTTGGGTATAAAATCAAATCTAACTGGTAACACAACCGCACCAAGGAGAGTTACGCTCGTTTCTAGAAATACTCAGCGGTTTGGGTCGTACGCGGTCACTAATATAAGAGAAAATCTCGTCACGTCCAGCTTGTGTAACAGCCGAGGTTGCAAAAAATCGTGCTCCGGTTTTAGCTTCAAAATCTATTCCTGGGAGAGTATATGCGGTGCCACGAACGCTGTCGATCTTGGTAGCTACAACGATCACTGTTTTATCACGTATGTACCCTTTACGCTTGTGTAATCTGTACATGTCCAGAATTTCATCGTAACTTCTCTCATTATCAGCGGAATAGCAGTAGATTGGAATGTCACACTCGTTGATGAAGGATTTGGTGATCTCGGAGAAACGAGGTTGTCCCGCTAAATCCCACAGAATGATCTTTACCTTGGCGTCATGAACGTATATGAATCGTATATCGATTCCTATTGTAGATACATAGGACGAATTAATAGCCTCGCGATTTAACATGGCAGCTAACGAGGATTTACCTACACCGGGTGCTCCTATCAAAGCAACCCTAACTTGTTTGTATCTATTCATTTTATATTGAAAAATATAATTTTCAACATTCATGTAGCGATAAAATGGAAGAACTCGATTACGATTACCACATTAGGCTGACAGATATTCCAGCCTATCAAGGAGCTAAAAAACTCAGTTGTTCTGGATGTGTCAATCTGAGAGAAATTCCTATGATCATGAGCTTGACAGAAATACACTGTTATCGTTGTGTCAGCCTAAAAGAGATTCCCATGCTCCCAAACCTTGTTAAACTTAGTTGTACTGAGTGTTATAACCTAAAAGAGATTCCCATGCTTCCAAACCTTACTAAACTTTATTGTTGCGGTACAGGTCTTAAAGAACTTCCAAGCCTTCCAAAACTTACGTTTCTCGACTGTCAACGTATGCGCAATCTCATTGAACTACCAGAGTTAAAAGAGTTGGAAAAACTCATATGTTGGGGGTGTAAAAATTTGAAAACGGTGCGAAATTTTCCCAATCTCGTTGATCTCAGCTGTGGACATTGTTCACAGCTAACTTGTATCAGTGACCTTCCTAAGGTGGAAAAAATTTCCTGTACATCCTGTCCAGAACTGAAACAGATTGAAAATGTTCCCAATCTCACTAGTCTCGGATGTGCATATTGTGGGAGCCTAAAAGAGATTCCTATGCTAATTAAACTCACCAAACTCGATTGTAGTTGCTGTGTAGAGCTACTAAACTTGCCAACACTTCCAAATCTTACCAATCTAGATTGTTCATGGGGTCCACAAATGGAGCTTCCCAAGTTTCCTAAACTAAGGGAACTAAGGTGTTGTTGTGTGAAGTTTGAGATTCACCCTTTTCCTGAATTGGAAAAACTAGATTGTTGGGGAATGTCCATTTCTTTCTTACCTGCGCTTCCAAACCTTATTGAACTCAGGTGTGGCTATTGTAATTATCTGACTGAGATTCCTGACCTTCCTTTACTTACAAAACTCGACGCTGACAGTTGCAAAATGCTTAGAAAGATTCCCAACCTTCCAAAACTTGTTGAATTAAGATGTGGGGATTGTCCAAGTTTGACAGAGATTCCTGACAGCCCTGAACCAGACGACGAAACAAGTTCTCCGTGGATAAAGTATCATTCGGAATATGAAAACAACATGAAGAAACTGATGCGATTACAACGGTTCTGTAAGAACTATGTGCAATACAGACGCTTTAGTAAATGGATAAAGTCACGAGAGTTTGCAGAGTGGTTTTACGGCCCGAATCAACTTGGAGGCCGAATCGCAAAACGGGATCTGGAATATCTCCTGCAACAATTTTAAATTGAAAAGTATGAGAATTATCCTCATACTTTAAAATGTCACGCATGACAGTTTCTGGTTTTACATCGGAGAGAAAACCGGTTGTTACCGGAGTGTTCCGATTATATGATACCATCGGCCTTCCACTAAACATTATATTAGACCAGATCATTCTTAATGGATGGGTGGTAGATTGGGAGGTTTTCTACAATGATGCGATGAAAGCCGGATGGAAAAAGACAACCTTTCGCAATCGCGTATCCGAGGCGTTACAGGATGCAGGACAAATAGATGCTAAAAATAGAAAAGACATACTGGTTAGATTGGATCTACTTCTTAATCATTCTCAACAAGTCTAGCAAATGCTTTACAAAGATAACGATGGCTTTCAAGTAGTTCTCGAACTGCGTCCAATAGCTTGTCTCTACCTACCGCGCTACTAGTTGAATCACTATCTTCATCATACTCACTCTCACTCTCGCTCTCACTCTCATCCTCCTTTTTAGGGAGAGATTCTAGCATTTGTTGCAATTGTGAGAGATCTGGAAAGGGACAAGTGCCACAAGCATTGGGAGCGCAACAAGTGGGTGCAGGATCATTAGTTTCGTTTTCGGACATTTTATTAATGTCCGAATAACACTTTAAATCTAGTTTTCATTACTTCTCTTTCTTAATTTCCTCTTCCTCCTCATCATCGGAGTCGATAATCTCATCCTCTTCATCATCCTCTTCATCATCATCCTCTTCTTCCATATACGGTTCCCAATTCTCGTCCGAATCATCGTCCAACTCCTCTTCGTCACCGCTAGACGCATCAAAATCGAACTTGGATGGTGTGCGTTTGCACTTTCCACGACGCTCGTACCTCATCATACGCAGATCGATAGCATCGTTCATCTCGAGCAGTTTGTCCAGATTTTTCTCGTCTTTACCATTATCGGTTAGAAATCTGATCCAGATCTTTACATTCTCGTCGATCTGTTCGAGCTGGTCTTTTTCCATCAACCACAGCTGACATAGCTCGATCTTCGGCATCGGTACATTAGGAGTTTTTTCAGCTATTTTCTCACACAACGCCCTTCGATCGTCGGAAAAATTACACCATCTCTTGTTCAGTTTCAAAGATATTTCTGCCGGAGTGAGATCGGGATGGCGAATTTTGATTTCTCGTCGGTAATTCCTGCTGAAATACTCGTACCCCGGCGTGAGAAAATCCCCGAAAAGTTCGAACATCCTTTCATAGTCGGCATCTTTGCGTGATACCGTGAGTTGCAACTTTTCCTTCAGTTCCGCATTCTTGCTTTTGAGCTCGCTGATCCGCTCCAAGAGAATACGCTGAATACGCTGATCGTCGCGAACAACCGGTTTCTCATTCTCCTCCCGTCCCTCCTGTCCCTCTTGTCCCTCCCGATCCTCCTCCACCACCGCATTCGACCTTAGCAAGAATCGAATGAGGACAAAACAGGAAATGAAGACCATGAATGCAAACATAACGATCAGGTTATGCTCATCATTGAGCCAATTCTTGACCTTAAACCAAGTCCCGATCCATGTCTCGGACAAGGTTACCGACAAAGTTTCAGTCCATGTCTCGGCCAAGGTCACTGGCAAGGCTCTGGTCCAAGTCATATTAATTCCTGACCAATTTCCAAATATCCACTGTTCAAAGTTTTCGTGAAACATCCTATGAGGATAAGGTAACTTATTTTCAAATTCAATTTCTCACAGCTAGGACACTCCTTACGCTAACGTCTTGAACGTTTTGATCTCGATTTTGTTCGTTTACGGGAACGCTTACGGGAACGCTTATGGGAACGGGAACGCCTACGGGATGTGCTACGTCTACGGGAACGCCTACGGGATCGTGATCGCCTACGGGAACGCCTACGGGATCGTGATCGCCTACGGGAACGCCTACGGGATCGTGATCTCCTACGGGAAGTCCGTCTACGCGAACGCTTTTTCTTCTTGCCTTCTCGCTGTTTCTTAGCTTTAATGGTTTTGCCCACACCCACCCCCTTTTGTAAACATGATCTCGAGCTTCCTAACAGATCGTATCCATCTGGTAATTCATCGCTTTCTCCGCAATATATTTTTGTTCTATCGATAGGTACATATCTCGTGGCATAGGAAGGATCATAAGGTAGATTGAGTCCAACACCGATTCCCTTTTTAAAACACTGGTACCGTGTTCCCATCACCTTACCGTCGACACGTATAGCTAAGCTTCTTCTATTGTTTCCACAGTACATTTATTATACGTGAAATAAAACGCCAAGTTTCCCGATAAAATAAAATTGGATTTAAAGAAATATTTCCTTTAAGTAGCAAATTATCATGAGTGATATGCAAAGTGTAGACGAGAAACTGACGTTTCCTGAGTTTGACGATATTCCAGTTAGCACCAAGACGTTCATCGTCATGACCAACATAACCATCGACATTAAGAAATTGTTCGATTTTTTGCCCATAACTGAGTACATAGTTGTGCCGAAGCGGAGAGGACGTAAGAAAAAAGTTACTACAGCAGATCCGAATCGGAATATTCAAGACGGTTCTATCATCACGTTAGATCTTGCTAACAACGTACGTGGTGTATCGTTAAAGAAAAAGAAGAAACAAGGAAAGGGCAATAAGGACTATTTTCGCAATTCGGTCACCGTGGTTATGATGATGGGCGGAAAGCAGATCAACTTCAAGATCAGCCGAAACGGAAAATTTCAGATGACTGGATGCAAGTATGATGAACATGCGGAAAAATGTGTTAAGCAGATCTGGGAGTACATTAAGGATACAGAAGACATCTACCAACTTCCACATCTGAGCTCTAAAACAAGCCATCCATTCCGCGCAACGTTCATTCCAGCCATGCGTAACATCGACTTCTCTCTAGGATTCTTACTTGATAGAGAGAAGCTGGACGAGTACTTCAACCTGAATACGGATTACTATTCTCTACTTGAAACGAGCATCGGATATACGGGGGTTAACATTAAAATCCCTGTTACCAAACCGATCACCGATTTGAAGATTAAGCAACTCGTCCATAAGCGGGGAAGATGGCTGGAACCGAAATGGGTGTCGTATCAGTATTACCTGGACACGTTGAAGCCTAAGGATCAACAGAAACGATTGGATAAGCAAAGATTCAACACCTTTTTAGTTTTCCACAGCGGAAAAATAATTATGTCGAGCATGTGTGCAGACTTTGCTCGCGACACTTATTACACGTTTTTAGACATAATCAGGCAAAATTACCAAATGTTTAGAGAAAAGCTGAGCAATTCCGAGTAAACCCGTTTGGAATGACGGGAAAAGATAGAAATCCCAAATCTGTTCATGATTAAGCGGAATTTAAAGATATTGATGTTAACCATTAAGATAATGAATACTAGTGATTTTTGTCCTGGATCGTGTGTATCGTTCACACCAACCACTGAAGAGCTACAAGAATGGAAGGATTTATGGGAACCATGTAAGATGCAATTGCGTGATGGTCATAATCGGTACAAGATTCCCGGCCTCAAGATCTATCGGAAAGACCGCGTTTGGATGAGACACTCAGGTTCATCATATTTTAAGGAGAAGGAATCCACCATTGTGATGTAAGGTGATATAATCACATTACATCCCATCAAGATTAAGTACACTTTAGTCCAACACACTTGTTACAGCCCCACCGCTGACAATCAGCGTCGTTATGGCACTGGCAATTTCCACAGCCTTCATTCTTACAGTATTCCTGATCGATAGGGCCGGGAGTAATCACTCCGCCTTGATTCTCATAGTAAAAAGCACCCTTGTCTATCTCTACCGGATCAGCGTCCACATACTTCCCTGAGCTATCCTGACATTTTTCACAATGAATAGTTCCGGACATCGGAACTAATGCTTTGCTACCTTTATATTCTAGCCATGTGGGAAGAACTAGACTGCAATTTAAGCATGTTTTTTGCGTCGGTACGGTTCCTTCCTTGCAGAAACGTCCCCACGTATCAGCAAACATGGTGTCCAATCCCTCTCCCATAGAGTCACAGATATCATTGTACACACATTGCTTTGACTGACAGCAAGAGTCTTCTAAGCAGTAATCATTGTTACATGTACATTTCTTACCACACTTCACATCCGTATCACATATTCCGGTCGAACAGTCATCAGGCGTGCAACACTGACCGTCGACACAAACATCACCCTCGTTGGGACACGGACAGGGCTTTCCACACTGTAACTGGCAGGAACCGATTGGACAGTTCGATTGGTAACAGCATGTTCCATCGCTCTGGCATATTCCTCCCGATGGACAGAGAATCTTTTCGCAAGACTCTCCACAGCCGGTCTTATCCTTGCAGGTTAGACCATCACAGCTATTATCACAACACTTTCCATTAACGCATTTTTGATTCTGTGTAGCATCGCAACATTGGTTTCCACAGCCATCGTCAGCTCCACAAGCCTTTCCAATACAACTACACTTTTTCTTATTTTTGAGAATAGCAACAAATACCACGATGAACGCTACCATTGCTACCAATACAATCACGATCGCGATCATTTATTATGCTCAACTTTATTCTATTCCCTACTTAAATGAACACTGCTAAGGGCCGACTTTTTTGCACGTCGTTCCTCGTCCAGTTGATCACGACGGCGATAGACGAAGATTCCTAAGGGAACAACGATTCCCAGTCCTGCTACACCCATGGAGAGATAAGCAGCCATTTTCCACGTGTCGTAGTGGCCATTTTGGCAGTCTTTCTTGCTATCCAAATTCTTGAGCTGAGACGATAACATGATGATGTAAGTCAGTCCGGTCAGAATGGTGAACCAAAGCATTCCTGTCGGAATTATAGGGTCTTCGTTCGCCTTGAATATCTTTCCTTTCGAGCCGGAAACACGTTTCATGCATTGAAACTTACAGAATGCAAACGCTGCGTAGCCTATGACCATAACACATGTGATTATGATCGTGTTACGTCCTGTAGTTCGAATATCGTCGTCGATACAGTTTCCAGGGAGAATCATATACCCCCATAGAGTTATTCCGAATAATATTAATGCATAGACCATTAAAATAACGCCGATGGCGATATCTGAGTCGGAACTCACTTGCTTCGCTAGATGTCCACTAGTATTACCCATTTACTTCATTACAAGAATTTTTACTTATACCTCGACATCATCCAATTCATCAGTATCGTCCGATTCATCGGATTCGTTACCCATCAAAAGCTTGAGAAATCCAGCCGGCTTCTCCCTTTTCTTTTCGTCTTTCTGTCCTTTATCTTCGCTGGCAGCCCAAGAGGGGATATGTGAAACGATGTACCATAAACCGACGATACTGAGAATAAATACGATCATATACAGAGCAAACATGCTCCAAACATAGAATTTTAGCTTTCTACCCTTTCCGTCCTTATCATCGCCACAATCACTCTTTTTGGACAAATTGATACCCATAACCATCAGCAGAATCGACATCGAGAGCGAGATAAATGCACAGATAGATAGATAAAACTCTCCTGCCGTATCCTGATTATCACCCTTCTTCTTTGGGTAACAATCATGTCCGGATGAGCCGAATGGAAGGCCAAAGTTGCAGATGATGTAAGATATACCGATAGTAAGCAAGATCGCAGATACTATTGTTACAGTAGTCAAACCATCGCGAATTATATTGGAAGAGCAGTTTTTGGGAACGTTGGAGTGAGCAGCGGTGGACATAATAAACACAATGAGACCTATTACTGCAAATAGAACCATAAAGCGTGTATCGGTTGATTTTCTACCCATTTATGTTAAGGCGACAAAAATAATATTTAATACCCTGAGTATTAAATCATCTACCGATACTGCACGACGCAAGCGTTATTAATCATGACATCTAAACGATCTCGGTCTGAATATTTGGTAAGATATTGGGGATAGCAGGGAAAAACCGTGGAACAAGGAGCCTCATAACAGTGTTGAGGCATTTCCTCTTCTTGAGGAGGTGCATTCAGATTGTAGCAAGCATTGTTCACGTTACGCCATCCAGCTTCTCGCTCAAAAATGATTGGGTCGGGATAGTAGTATACACCACGGTAGAACCGAGTGTAGGGATGATGATCCATATCGGTTACCACCGGTAGCACAGACTTATTATTAGCAAGATAAGGAGATGACTGGGTTTTGTTTCTGATCATGCTTCGAACATGCTCGATACTTTTCTCATTTCTCTCGGCTGTCAACGACATTTATTGTTGGAAAGATTAGTTTTTTCTTCCCCACATTCTGCCCAGCCAGAGACCCAACGATAGGAAGAATATGTAGAGCAAAATGTAATAGGCCTTTTCCGTCCCAGACTGGTTCTTAAGATTTAGCTCTTTCTTTTTAGAGATTGCTAGCGCGATAGCACTGACAAGTGATAGCACCATCACAGCATACAATATGTATACAGTTTTCATTTTATTCTGTGGTAGAAAAATTTTAGCCTTTGAAATTATATTCTGCTCTCACGTTGTAAACAATCTGCACGGTCTCTCCATCGATTTGTCGACAGATCATATCGGCATCTTTGTACACATCGGGAGCCTCGTCTAGTCGATTTTTGTCTACACAGGTTGAATAAACCTTTTCCATCTGTTGCTCAAACTTTCGCAAGCTGAGCATCTGTTTTGCCTGCCCTCTCGACATAACTCTCCCACTGCCATGAGGAGCAGAGTAGTTCCAATCAGCATTACCTAGACCCTTTCCAATGATAATTCCGCGCTTCATATTCATTGGAATAACTACATTTTGATCCTTGTGAGCTGAAATGGCTCCTTTTCGAAGAATATTATCATCAAAGTTAATATAATTATGAACAGAGCGAACATAATCCTCAGGTTTAGCGTCAATCTTGAGATGTTGCAATATCTGGTTTAGCATCACTTCTCTGTTCAACTCGGCAAACTGTTGCATCAGTTTCATATCCCGTAGGTAATTCATTCCACCCAGATGGAGAGGAAGAAACTCAGCTCCCTTGGGAGGATTGTAAAGCTTTTGCCATGTCTGTTTTAGCTTTTCCACTTCCTTTTTGATATAGTTTTTGGGCTTTCTTTCCTCTCCCAACTTCTTTTGTAGCGCATGTATCTCCTGTCGATGTGTATCCTGCGATGTGATTACATAGTTTTTCCAGTATTCTTTAGCTATGTCCTGATAGTGTTTGGCAACCTGAAGACCCGGATTTCGTGATCCGGAATGAATCGATAGCCAGCGATTGCGATTTCCCTTCTCATCCTCTTCGTCAGCCAATCCGATTTCGATGAAATGGTTACCTCCTCCCAGAGTACCGATAGAGCGATAAAATATGTCCGGATTGACACCGATACGTTTGCACAGCTCTTCAGCTTCGTTTTCAAGATTCTGATAGTACTTTCTACGTTCCGACGATAAAAACTCAAAAGAGAAGGGGGATGGACGTTTGCTAAATCCTGCTGGAATATGGTGGTGAATGTATTTATCTAGACTCTCGTAGTCGAGTTCTCTTGTGCCGAGATTTACAGACTCAACACCACACCCGATATCCACACCGATGATATTAGGAATGATTCCAGTTTCTTCACTATTTTCATCGCTATTCACGATAGGACTCATATCAACTGTGGTTCCGATGACACAGCCAGCTCCTGCATGACAGTCTGGCATAACAACAAGCTTCAAACCGGTGAACGCTTTGTAGTCGGTGAGTTGTTTAATCTGTGATAGAGTATTCTTATCCAAACTGCCGTCCGGTAGATAGATCGTCGCAGTGGTGTATTTTCCTTTTAACTCAAAAGACATTTGTTTCTATTCGAATTATTTCCTCTTTTCATTTTAAATCTGAAAAGAGGATTATAATTAACCTGCAAAAGCCTTAACTCCCTGAAAGCCGATCAGAATACTTCCCGATAAAGTCTTGGGTATGATGAGAGTACGATTACCGAGATCGAGATAGCCTATCCTTCCCTCTCGCAAAGGAAGAGAACGATTAGATTTTAAAACATCTCCCACGATTAGATTGCTAGCTTGAGTCATACGTCCGTTATCCTTAAACAATGGATAGTTCGGCGTCATATCTAAATAGTTAACACGTAACAACCGCGTTTTAACACGTTTTACTTCCAGATCGATGATCATGGTCGATAGCCTATCACCATCTAGAACTAGGTCTCCGATATTGATGGAATTAAGAAACCGTGGCTGGTTTTCAGCTACGTGAACCACAGTGTACTGATCTAAGCCATAATGGATTGGAGTATAGTTAAAAAATAATACTAATCCCATAACAAGCAGAATGATGTATCGCATTTGACACGACCCAAAATGAAAAAGATTATTCATTTTGAGTCATGTCAAATGGATAAACTAAATGCCCTCATAACTCCAGACGTGTACAGCGTCGTTCAGATGCGAAACCTAGGCTACGATAATCAAACTATCGAAAGGTATTGCCAACAGCGTGTGTACAAATGGAATATCGCCACTCAAATCTTTCGAGAACTATTCAAACCTCTCGACGTGCTAATTATTCACAAGAATTATGATCCGGATAAACAAACTATGGTCGTAACTGTTTATAACTCTTCATACGATGTTATGATAGAAAAAGAGCATAACGATCCTCTCTTTGCCTTGGCAGAATGTGCTAAAACTCTCAATCGCGAAGACGATTTTCTATCTGAACTTATGACTAAACTGAATATCTAAATGCCCTCACAATCCTTTTCGTTATAGATCATTCGTTTTGGAAACCTGTCCGCTATAACAGGATTGTTACTAGAGTAGAACATGTAGTAGACCATAGTCTTATCCTTTTCTGTCCATCTTTTGTTACAGAGCTGGCGCAAAACCTTTACAAGCAATTTTAGCCTCATTTCCCTATTAACTTTTCCTCTATCCTTATCTATCATATAAGGATCTGGGTTCCACCTCACGAAGACTGCTCGAGAGTCTTTTACCTCATCTAGAATCTCGTCCATTCTCCCGGCTTCACAGTCCGGTACATACCCTCTATGTTGGCTTTCATCACACTCTAGAAAGATCAATAGCTCTGGAGAAGAAGAGATGAGAAGATCGGGCCTTCTTTTTGTATCACAGCTATCACCTCTTATTATTTCATTGGTCAGAACAATGTAATCCTTCAATTCGGTTTTCTTAATGTAATCGACCATTTGCTTCTCTTTGCTCGTACTATGTCCCACAGCCTTCTTATAGCACACACGACAAACCTTGACCTTACCCACATTGGGATCTTTGTAATCGTTAAGTTTGAACACATTTTTGGCACACAAACCACATTGTAGATCGCCGACATCGTGCACGTTGGAAAGATGTTTTTTCAAAATACTATTAGTCTTAAACTTCTTTCCGCACTCCGTACACTCATGCCACTTTCCATCCCCTATGGTGTGCACTTGCCAAAGGTGTTCTGTCAAATTTCCATTAGTCTTAAACTTACTTCCACACTCCGTACACTCATACCACTTTCCATCCCCAATATCATGCACGCCCCAGAGATGCCTCGTCAATTTTCCATTAGTCTTAAACTTTTTCCCACACTCCGTACACTCATGCCACTTCCTATCCCCTATGGTGTGCACATGCCAAAGATGACTTGTCAGATAACCATTAGTCTTAAACTTTTTTCCACACTCCGTACACTCATACCACTTTCTATTCCCGATATTATGCACGACCCAAAGGTGTTTCGTCAGGCCACTATTAGTCTTAAACTTACTTCCACACTCCGTACACTCATGCCACCTTCCATCCCCGATATCATGTACACCCCAAAGATGCCTTGTCAGCTCGCCATTAGTCTTAAACTTACTTCCACACTCCATACACTCATGCCACTTTCCATCCCCTATGGTGTGCACACCCCAAAGGTGTGTTTTCAGCTCACCATTAGTCTTAAACTTCCTTCCACACTCCGTACACTCATGCCACCTTCCATTCCCTATGGTGTGCACACCCCAAAGGTGTTTCGTCAGGTCACTATTAGTCTTAAACTTCTTTCCACATTCCGTACACTCATACCACTTTCCATCCCCGATATCATGCACCTGCCAAAGGTGTGTTTTCAAGGTACCTTCAGTTGCATACTCCTTTCCACACTCACTACATACCGGTTTTTCCCGTCGCTGATAAGACTCTCTACTCTGTTTATTATTTTGAAGCCTACATTTCATACAGGTTGAGTAGAGATCCCCATCTTTCTTCATTTCAAATTTTGATACTGAAATAAACTTCTTACATTTAACACATGTTTTACAAGTCATTTTATGGATAGTTGACAGATCTTTAAATTAAATCATTTTCGTTAGAATATTTCTAACGAATTTTTAGAAATTTAAAAATTAATACCTTTACCAATCTCCTCCAAACTGCATAGAACCAGATGGAGAGCTCATAACCCCACCTCCTCCTCCTCCCAACGCTCCCAAATAGTAGGCAAGAACGTAGGCCGGTCCAAAGACCAAAGCAAACACAAGATGCTCAACGCGTTCCGGGCCCGGTGGTACCTTCATCGCCAATAGCAGGGCCCACACAACGAAGATCATATACAAAACAAGGTAAACGTACAGCCAAGGACGCGCTTTCTTCATATCCTCCTTATTGTTGTACTTAATCGCTTTTCGCAAAGCCTGGTTAAAATCTGACTGATTGTCGCAGACAGGTTTGTTCGGATCGTAGAACTCGTATTCGCTCTCATTTTTCGGCATTCCACAAGACATTTATTCTAACAGTAGAAAAAAATCAAAATTCGAATTCGGGAAAGCTTCGCCGAAAGTCTTTAACGATGCCACCATGTTCGAGATAGACAGCGTTACGGGTTCGAAAGTGTTTCTGCAGGAGAGAATAGTCGTCAACGATGTCGAAGATGAACGGTTCAACGTCTTCACGACGAAACACGCGTCCCAAATACTGTACAAAGTATTGCTCCAGATCGGAAGCAATGATCAAGCTGTCTAAACGAGGATGGTCGAATCCGACTCCAACCTTGGAAGACGTTCCAACCAAAATGCGAGAAGACTGCTCATACTCCTGTTGATTTCCGATCAAGCTGGTAACATCCTCTCCCTCCTCTTTGAGGCGATCGACCAGATAGTTAGCCTGACTAACACGCTTGCATAAGATGAGAAAAACTCGATCAGAAAAGTGGCCAACAAGCTTGATGATCATCTCGTTGCGTTCCACATTGTTTGATTGCGATTCTAGAACAGAGCCCCAGTCGACCTTGCCCATTCGGTTGAGTTTGACCTCTGGTTTGATATTTGTGTTGATACGAAAAACTGAATGCCGGCGCCACAGCTTGCGAATAATCTTGTTCTTACCAAAGTACATATCAAGCAATCCGTTCAAGCCATCAGTTCGATAGGGAGTGGCTGAAAGGCCGATTACATAACGGGGAAAAAAGTAACGCATGCACTGGCTCATCTTTTCTGCCATGACGATATGTGCTTCATCGATAATAAGGGTACCAATCTCCTTGTAAAATGTGCGAGGATGTTTAGGTACATTGGTGGCATTCATGATGTAAAAATCTACATCTTTCATCTCGCTCTTTGCTGTGATTACCTGAACGGTCGCATTGGGACAAAACTTTTTAATAGACTCTTTCCACTGATTAATCAGCACGACACGATGGCAGAGAATCATCGTTTTTAGCTTAATTCTGGTTGCAATGTAGATAGCGGAACAGGTTTTACCGTAACCTGGGTAAGCTGCGATAATCACAGATCCATACTTATTCAATAATTCGATCGCTTCATGCTTGACCTCCTTTTGATTCTCGCGCAAATGGCCATGAAAGTGTATCTCTTGCACTGGAAACTCTTTAGCCGGTGTGCGAGGGTATCTTCGTGTATAGGCAAACGGAACGTATAAATCGTTACCTTCAGCCTCGTATAGACAAATAACAGATGGCTTGGCACTGAACGCGTATTTGGACGGTTCCTGAGCAAGTTGTAGTTCTTTGGAAACTTTTTTAAGCTCTTCATCGGAGAGTGAATCGATAGCTACTTTTCTCGACATTTTATTCTTTATGGCTTTAGCTTTAAAGAATCATTTTACGTTTCTACCGTCATTTTGGGAATCTGAGTGTAACACCACCATCCCAGAATGAGAAACTTTTTAAAGTCTTTGTCATCCATTTCTACACTCTTAGCCTTGCTTCCATTGTCGGCTTCGACCTGATCCTCAAATAGATAGGACATGAAGAACTCTCCCACGTGTTGTAGCTCTCTCGGCTTCATCTCTTTGTTCTCGATCTTTTCAGCTAGAGATCGTAGAAACTGAGGAAGCAGGTCGTCGACGTTATCGGTGTCCAGTTGACCATCCATTTTCTCGAAAAGTTTTTTCTATTTAAGCCATACAAATTTTTACCTTTCAAAATTTGTCTTGGTTATAATAAAAATGTCTACTTCTACGTTTACACGTGTCGAAAATGATCTCGTTTCTGGATCTTTGCTGTCGGGTCTTACAGGAGACAACGTAAAAGCGCTTAACTTTCAGGCTGCACTAGCTCCGAATGCGCCGATCGTACTCACAACCGCTAACTATACGATGTCTGTAGATGATTGGGTTCAGGCGGCTATTAGCAAACAAATAGTTGATGGAACTGGATTGACTGCCACCAGGACTCTAGTCGTTGGACCGGATGCTCAATCGCAGGCCGCATCATATGTTGGTCTATTTAACCTTTCTAGTGGAGAACAGTCTAAGGTTGTTCTTGATTTCCAACTCGGTGGTGGAGATGTTGCTGGTGCATTTGACGTTGCTCTTGGAAACTCTTCAGGAACTACAACCTGGGTTTCTACTCTTCTCAACGGTGGTGGTGCTGCCGCCACCAATGTTCTCTTTGATAACAGTAACGGTTTGAGTGCTGGTTCTCGCGCTGTTTGCGAGGTTTGGGCAACCAATACGACATCTGGTTCTGAAACTGTTGTCTTTAACGTTCAGTCAGTCTTGCAAGGCTAAATTCTTATACACATTACTTGTATAAGATTTAAACACAACTGGTTCTAACACAAATGAAACCTGCACTAACGATCTCAATAGTCTGTAAAACACAGATTTATGCTATGACAACAGCATGTGTAGCTCAGTTAATTTCATCGGTTCCTATTGCTGATAAAGTGACTTTGAAGCAAAGTTTATGTATCGGACAGAGTGATTTACCCAAAGCGCGTTCCCGAGAACTATCTCTGTGGTATGAAAAAGCTGGCAAGGATGATTTGTTCATGTTTATCGACGCAGATCAGATATTCACAGCAGATGATATTCTTCGCTCTCTGGCCTTCATTCAAGATCATAATGTTGTTTGTGGGGCTTATCCACGCAAGTCTGGTACAATGACAGTCGAGCCTGAAGATGTTGTCCAGTTTCACCTCGATAAAGAAGGAACGCTTTACTATGGAGCTACAGGGTTTATGATGATACGGTATGATATTGTGAAACAGATGGTTGAACATTTTGGAGGTAAACCGATTCACACATCTAGAGATGATATGGCTTATCCTTTTTTCTACGAGAGAATCGTTGATGCTAGACCTCTAGGTGGAAAGACTCCCACATTATGGCTTGGAGAGGATTATTCCTTCTGCTGGCTAACGAGAGAATTGAAGGGAAGTGTTTATGGATACATATCTCCTACCATTGGTCATATATTAACGATGGAAAGATTTGTAGAGGTAGCCACTCCAAAAGTTTGGCCAGAGAAAAGTATTGTCGTTTATTGTGGACGCACATCTGAAGCTTGGTCGCCACTCAATCTAGATAAAGGTATTGGGGGCAGTGAGACAGCTGTGATACATCTAACTAGAGAATGGGCTAAACATGGGTATGAGGTAACTGTATTCTGTACATGTGATAAGCCTGGAGTATACAGCGGTGTCACTTATAAAGACATTGTTAAATTTGGCATGACAGATAAGTATGATATCTTTATTCTTTGGAGAAATGTAAACATTCTCGATAGCTTAAATTTCAAGGCTCGCAAATGCTTTCTTGATCTCCACGATGTAGTAAGCCCAGAGCAGTTCACAACACGTGTTACTAATAATGTGACCAAAATTTGTGTTAAGAGTAACTATCATAAGTCTCTCCTAGGAAATGTGCCGGAAGAAAAGGTTGCGGTTATTCCTAATGGCGGTTTTGTACAGATAGAGGAAAAAGTGGAAAAAGATTCCAATTATCTTATCTACTCATCCTCCTATGATCGGGGTCTACCTTACATGTTGAAGTACGGCTGGCCTTTGATTAAGAAAGCCTGTCCCGACGCTTACCTTAAGATTTTCTATGGTTGGGAGGGTTTTGACGCTTTGCAAGCCAAGACGCAGGATACCATCGCGTATAAGAAAATCCTATTAGAACTGATGAAACAGGATGGAGTAAGTGAGTGTGGACGCATCTCTAATGCCGAACTTCTCAAGGAAAAGGCGAAGGCTAATATTCACTATTATATAGGAGACTTTCAGGAAATCGACTGTATATCGGTAAGAGAATCAGCTTGTCTAGGAGCTATACCAATAGTATCGAACTCTGTCGAAGTCTTTGCTGAAAAGCCCTATTGTATTAAAATCCCCGGAGATCCTCATGTTAAAAGGATACAGGAGAAAGGTGTGAAAGAGATTGTTAAAATTTTAAAGGACAAGGAATATGCGGAAAAGTTACGTACCTCTATGAAAGTTCCCGAAGACGAGACATGGGAAATGGTTGCTAAACGATGGCAAAAGATGTTCGATTAGTTTAAAAAAATATTGTCGGAGATAAAATGTCGCAAAATACGATCTCTGAAGAGATAATCAGGTCAGTTGAAATATTCGACAATCTGGCTGAGAAACTAGACGAGAAAACATGTCTGGAAATGGATGAACAAAAGGGAAATAAGATCTGGAAGTTTATCAATAAAAATGGCGTCTCTTCCTTGTCGATCTGCAAGAGTGAGAAATTCTTCGAATATATTGGAAAGTGGCTGGTACAAACCGAATCTGTAGAGAACCTTCGAACGATCCTATTCACTGTCAGAGCTCATAAGAGCTTTAACGGAAATGTCTGTCCACCAGAAACCTTTCAGCGATACAAAAACTACGGATACAACTTTGAGAAATTTTTTTCCAATGAGGTCGAACCTTGTGTGAAAATATGGGTTTCACGTCTCAATGTTAAAGATATTGTACTGGGGTTAGAAAAAGAGGACATAGACTTATTTCCCCTGGTATTTCCACCTGAACCAAAGGCTAAACCGCCACCAAAATCAGCCAGGCCCATCGACTCGGTAGCTCCTGCTAACGTCCGCCTAATCAACAAGCAAAATAGAATCGAACAGCGGGAGAGACGTGCAAAAGCGCATGAAGATGTTATTCGTCGCCAGCGGGAGTTACGTCTAGCTAGAAATCCTCCAAAGGCGCCTCAGATTCCTGAGCTACAAAAAACCGGCATTGGAATGCGTATGAACAACAACTCCAAGCCTAAATCTGTAGGACAGAATATGGTAAGAAGCATGGAACAGCTACGAGCCTATCGTATATAAACTATTTATATGCTCAACATATAAATCTATTTAGAATCCACCAGCAGCTTGGCGATTAGCGTAAGCCATGTAGCCGTTGTTCATAGCAGCTTGCTGACGGTTTCCTTGGGCCATTTGAGCCTGTGCACGCTCATAAGCTCCGACAGAGCATCCCATGTAGTTAACATGTGATCCAAAGTCGTTACCAAACTGGCCAGTACCGAACTTCTTGTTGGTGGTAACTTGACCAAGCATCTTTCCGCGGGCGTTGGACTCCTGCCAAGCCGTCTTGTTTCCATAAATGCCACCATTGATACCACTGGCACTGAGAGTGACATAGTTAAGATATTTGGGACGTAATCCATTTTCTACCATAACACGATCCTCGGCACTGTCACACCCAGGCGTCTTAGTGTAGAAAGAGTCAGGGCAGACTTCCTGACCCTTATTGTTAAGACCGTTCCAAGGGATACAAACCATGTTTTGAGGATTGAAAAAGCGGTCAGACTGAATACGGTTGGCCTCGCCGACATTAACGTCGCACGTACGGACCGATGCTTCAAGAGATATTGCTCCTAGACTTCCAGACATTTTATTATTCACGAGAAAAAATTATTCTTTCGGACATTTTTCTTTTATAGACAAAACTTCGAAAAAGAAAACATGGACCATTTTATAGATCCTCCCAACGCGACAGAAGTCATTAACGGTGTGTTGGCGCTCTCGCAACCATCCGAGATACAGGCCTACATCGAGAAAACATTTCCTGGTTGGCTGATATTCTCTCTTGAAAAATATTCTTCCGATTATCCTCATCTACAGAGCAACTGGCATAGAATCTGTGAAATGAATAATGTACAGCCACAAAAAATCGTTCTGGTTGCTGATATTATTTTCGATGATGATCATAAGGTTGTACGAGCCTTTTGCGAGTATATGACTAAAACTGGTTACGTGGTGAGACGTTCGGGAGAATTTATCGCCTGTGACAAGTGCATGTCGGCTATTCCATGCCGTGAAGTTCATCACCTACTAAAAGAAAAGGGGTTACCGGTTCCCGGTGTGTGGAAAAATAAGTGCCGTACTTGTTAACATCTGTTGTATTGTCTCCCTTTCAAAGGAAGACAATATATGTACCAACATCTCTTGATTGATCTGCACTTCTGATGGATAAGTCGTAGCCATAAACAGAGCAGAAAAGAAGTTGTGAGCGTTATTTTGAGCACGCTTTTTAAAGATGCACAGAACGCGATCCATTTGTTCATTAGACAAGGATCTTTCAGGCTCATTATTATGAAAATAGTCGTGGAGATACTTGGAGAGACTGTCAGCGGTAAAATGATGCTCTTTCATCTTCTCTCCGAGTGCTAAAATCATTGCTCCCTTAGTTAGGGGTTTCTGGTCTCTGAAACGTTGCAGAATAAAGTGTATACGGTATTTTCTGGATCTGAGCCATGCTCTTTCGATCATTCTTCCTGCGTGAGATTCTATTCTGAATCGAATGTCGTCCGGAATACTCTCCCGTTGCTTCACCGTGCAACGCGAATAGACGAGCTCAAGTAATGTTCTCATTTTATTTTGCGAATTGAAATTTTATTCTGTATCCTCTTTCTCTCAAGATGTTTGAAGAGCTATTGTCTCAAGATAATGCTGTATGTGTATTTCATTGTAAGGCTGACCAATCCAAGTACTATTCAGCTGCATTTGATAATGTAAACAATATGTTTTACTATGACTTTTTCCCCACCAAGAGAGAAGCAGTGGATCACATCTGTGAAAAACTGGGTTGTAACAAGACGGTAAAAGATTTCGAGGAAGATGAGAGCCATGGCAATTTCACAGAAGAGAAGGATGGAAAGTTGTACTGTCATTGGGTGTACTATGAACACACTATGAACAATCTTCTTTTTGACCCTGTAAAGTATGTTAATCCTCCAAAGACGAAGGATGAGCTGAGACAGTATTTCGAAGACGGTAACCAAGTTACTGCCCACTGGGGTACTAGAGCACCCGTAGACTGTTGTGTTAACAATATTCTACTAAAAATGGAGGGACCGAAATCGGTCTATTACTATACGCCCGACTTTGAATCTAGTCTTAAAAGAGGGATGAGACGGGTACTAGATCATGCATCGCTTGACGCTTCAAATGTATATGAAGACGAGGAGGATGGGCAAATCTCGACATTCACATATGTTAGATTGTAAGAGCAGTTTAATACACGCATTGTATTAAACAGAATCATATACTTTTTTATTAGTGCCAAATGAGATACAGTATCTAGTACCACTTGTAACCGGCAAAACACAGTGTTTCACCCTAGGAAAAACGACCAATTGCCCCGTTTCGGGTTTAATACTTGAAGCTCTGGCAAAACAGAGTTCTCCTCCTTCAAAATCTTTGTTAAGGTATATACAGAGGGAGTAATCGTCATCATAATGCCAGCCCATGCTAAGTCCGACGGCGTACTTTAGAATGGTCACGTATTTTGTGGTGAAAATAGGAATTTTTTCTCGTATCATCGACATTATTCGCTTAGCTAGGCGGTTGTTGAACAATATCCGATTATTACTGTGTTCTAGCGGATCTTCGATGTCGAATGTGTTTTTACCGTTACGGTGGCATATCATATAATAAAATGGTAACTTTTCGTTGGAAGCATCGCAGAAAGTCGTAGTAGAATAGAATTTCTCCGCCTCACGAATGATTTCACGGCATTCTTGCTCAGAAAAAAAGTTCGAAACTATCTTTGGCTTATTCATATCTTAATTAATTATTTTGCGACTTTAGATCGATACCTTCTTCTTAGAGATAATAGTAGAATCAAACCTAGAACCACGATGACTATAAGCGCAATAAACCACCATTTAGAGGGTTTTCCTCCCCCCTTATCCTTGTTCTTATATTCGTGGCCCTGATTTGCTCCTGAATTGAGATCAGGATCAAATACAGTTCCACTACCGAAACCGGGGTAGCCGAACGTGTGCATTATCTCTCCAGTGCTAGCTTTAACAAGTTGGCTCGTTGGAACATCAAACCCAAGATAAACATTAAAATTCTTATCCGAATCGTTCATAGCGATACGGAAATATCCATCTTCATTCCAGTCCGGTCCCCACGAGTTTTTAACGATCCAATAAGCTACGTTGCCGTACTGTCCAGCATTTCCAGTTCCCCATCCGACAACCTCAACTGCGTGAGCTGCGGGAGCTGGTTGCCCTCCCGAGTACCCTTCGATGATAACATCTTGCCATTCGGCCGGTTTAGAAACTCCTAGCTTCTCTTTGGTAGCGTCGGACACCTTGCTATATAACTCGTTGTTATAAGCTCCATTGATGTAGATTCCATTAGTCTTGTTCCATTTGTAACCCAGCGCAGGTGCCATAAAGTCGTTGGCAACCAGGAAACACGCGGGAAACGGGCCATCAGACAGCTCGTGCTTCATTCGTGTGATGGTGGCCGACTTATCGTACGTTCCCATACTCTGTCCGGCAACAGCAGTTGTGCGAGATCCTTGTTTGGCATAGTAAACGAATCCAGAGTTCGGGCCGGGCGTACCGGGATATTTGACAGCTTTTTGTTTGGGAAAACAATTACTAGAAACAGTATGGCAATCGGGCAGTTTTGGATTACCAGACATACCGGCACCACAGTTAATATCGGGTTTACACAATTCATCCCAACTTACACAAGGAGCTGATGAATCAGTACAACCGGTTTGAACAAAGTAGTCGGCAGCCTCAGTGGGAGAGCCTCCTCCACAACCTTGATTCACCGGGTTAGATGCACATTGAGTGGTGAGAATTGTTGCCAGCTCTAGGTTCTTAATTTTTTTCTGTATGATGAAGCGATCTGTTAGAGCTGATGTTGATGACTGTGCCCAACAGTCTCCGCAGTTAGCTTGATTTTTGACCCAACTGATCGGCGGTAAACCCCGCTTTGATGTTTCACTTCTCCAATCAATGGGCTTGAGATCGCTTGCAGTCAGCCCCATACGTCTTAAATCCTGTTCAACCTTGTTCGCGGTCAATAAAGGCGTTTTAATATGACCATCGGCTCTGTTAGGAGGAAGGCCTAAAAATGTTAGATCAACTGGTTTGGACATTTATTCTACCGAAGAATAAATGAAATCAAAGTTCTTTCTAGTTGTCATGATTATCGTGGCCGTGCTATTATTAGCGAGTAACCTTATTTTGATCGTAACACATCCGTTTCACATGATCGCTAACACCATTTTATTAGCTATTCTCGTTTTATGTGCTGTTATGTATGGTAAAAAGAAGTCTGAAGCGTATGATTACGAACAAGAAAATCCCAATGCTCTAATACAAGGAAGAAATGTGGCCGGAACTGTTTATTCTGCTGATCCCGATAATGTACCCGGCTTGGGATGGATAATATAAAACAAATTGAACCTCAATACAAAGACATAAAATAAAAAGAGAAATGATTGTGGCCGTCTTTGATTTTGACGATACTCTATATGCAAGCTCATATCTGAAAACAGAAACTGAGAAAAAATCGCAAGAACTTGCTGACAGTATTCTGCTACTGATGGAAACAGCGAAAAAGTACTGTAACAAGATATACATCATCACCAATGCTACAAAAGCCTGGATAAAATTGTGCACAACAGAGTATCTTCCTGGTTGCGAATTACTCTGTGACAAGGTCGATGTGATATCCACACAGGACAGCTGGTATTCAAAAGGCGAGGAAAAGTTTGAAACGTGGAAAATCAAAGCCTTTGACGATGTGTTAAAACCGCTGTTTCAGAATCAAGAGCAAAAACATACTTTGTTATCGTTCGGAGATGCAATGCATGATCGTGCGGCTTCAGCTTCTCTCCGTAACGAGCACATCACGGTTAAGAATATCAAATTCGTCGAAGCTCCCACTCTGGACCAGCTGTTGTACCAGCAAAAGATAATTTGCCATGTATTTGACCACATTTATAACTTTGAAGGGGACTTGGACTTAATGATGACCGTTTCTACCAAAATAAATCTTGGTGAGGAATAAATGGATCCAGCCTATATGCCCAACCTTTCGTCTTGTAACTGCGCGAAAGGATGTAATTGCCCTAACGGTTATAAATGTTGCACTGAGAGTAACAATCCAGCTCGTGCTCGTCCCACATTAGGAGTATGTTGCAAAGATAATGCCAATTGCGATACCAGGAGAGGTATCTGTAAATCTGGCGCTAATCTACCCACCACCAGCACACGTGAACATTATTCTGTCAACATTGTTGAAGGTTATGATGACAACGATAACTGTGATAACTGGAAGGGGGCCTTTTGGTACCTCATTGCCATCATTGTGCTAATGTTATTTTGCATCGTGTTTATGGTTCAAAAATAATAGACCCCATTGATGTGAGGTTTCTGATGGGAAAGACGAATGTTCACGACGAAAATCTGTGTAGCAAAATCCGAAACCAAAAATTGAAAAAAAATTTATAGGCATAGATTCTCTCAGAATAAAATGACTACTAAACTTTGGAACAAACTCTCTACCATGGTTCAGGAGACTTCTAAGGAGTCTCTCTCTGACAATACTAATTTTATGGATGCGTGGAACAAGAAAAAGACTGATGTTATGAAGCTTTTTGGCAATGAAAGCCGACCGAAGCGTAAGAAGGACCCCAATGCGCCCAAGAGATGGAAGACTGGTTACATTCTCTTTTGTGAGGATGAGCGAGAAAAGGTTAAGGCTAAACATAAGGACATGAAGAACACTGATGTGACCAAGAAACTCGGCGAGATGTGGAACAAGCTGTCCGACAAGGATAAGGCTCGTTACAAAAAGCTGTCCGATAAGGATAAGGTTCGCTACGAAAAGGAGATGGAAAGCTACACCCCTCCTGAGACTACAGAGGAGGAAACTACCAGCAAGCGTAAGCCTAAGAAGGAACGTACCGGTCCTAAACGTCCCTTGTCTTCTTACATGTACTTCTGCAAGGAAGAGCGTGATAGGATTAAGGAGGACTATCCTGACATGAAGGGACCCGATGTCACTAAGGAGCTCGGTGTGCGATGGAAAAAGTTGTCCGATGACGATAAGGTTCCCTTCGAAGAACTGGCCAATGTCGATAAGGAACGATACAGGAGTGAGATGTCGGTGGCTTCTGAGGCTGAGCCCAAGAAGGAAGTGAAGAAAGGAAAGGCGAAAAAGGAAGTCAAGGAGTCTAAGCCTAAGGAGTCCAAATCTAAGACCAAAGAGACCAAGCCCAAGGAGTCCAAGTCTAAGAAGGAAGTCAAGCCTAAGGAGTCCAAGCCCAAGAAGGAGTCCAAGTCTAAGAGCGTTAAGAAAACTCCCGGATATCAATACTTTGTGGATGAGCAACGCGAGGATGTTGAACAAGAGTTTCCCAAGTATAGCACACGCAAGGTCACCAGCGAGATTAACAAACGTTGGCAGGATCTCACTGACGATGAGCGCGATGCTTACGAGCTGGAAGCATCTCAGCCTAACGATAGTGATCATGATGCTTCCGATGCTGATTCCGATCTTGTTGCGGAATTGGAGGATGATGAAGAGTAAGAAAATGGGTTTTATACTGCTAAACAGTATAAAATTGAAATTAATTCCAACCTTTATGTTAGGTTAGAATGTGTCGCATTTGTAGAGGAGAATATGATGAGAAAACAACCATACTTTGTTGCGATGGTTGCACTAACCTTACAGAGATTCCTGCGCTTCCAAATCTTATTGAACTTTCGTGTGAGGATTGCACTGGTCTAACAGAGCTCCCCATGCTTCCAAAGCTCGATGCACTTTATTGTAATCGTTGTACTAGTCTGGTGAAGATTCCCATGTTTCCAAATCTTACTGAACTTAAATGTTATAGTTGTACTAGTCTAACAGAGATTCCCGACCTTCCTAATCTTATCGAACTTAACTGTTGCAATTGTACTAATCTGAGAGAAATCCCTATGCTTCCAAACCTTACTGAACTTCGATGTGATCGTTGTACTAATCTGAGAGGAATCCCTATGCTTCCAAACCTTACTGAACTCGATTGTCATAAGTGTACTGGTTTAACAGAGATTCCCGATATTCCTAATCTTATCAAACTTGACTGTGGCAATTGTACTAGTCTAACAGAGATTCCCATGCTTCCAAACCTTACTGCACTTCACTGTTGGAAATGCGCAAACATCACAGAGATTCCCATGCTTCCAAACCTTACTAAACTTCACTGTTGGAAATGCACAAACATCACAGAGATTCCCATGCTTCCAAACCTTACTGTACTTAAATGTAGTAGTTGTACTGGTCTTGCAGAGATTCCCGATCTTCCTAATCTTATCGAACTTAACTGTTGCAATTGTACTAGTCTAACGAAGATTCCCAACCGTACAAATCTTGTGCGTGATTATTATGGATGTCCATGGATAATAGACAAGAATGTACCTGTGGATCGTTATCGTCTCCTACTCTTAAAGCGACTTCAACGCTTCTGTAAGAAAAATCTACGATATTGGCGTTTCAAGCGATGGATAAAGTCAAAAGAGTTTGCAGAGTGGTTCTACAGTCCGAATCAGTGGGGTGGAAAAATAGCAAAAAGGATCATTAAAAACGAGGTAAAATCCGATCAACTAACACTAAACATCAGCTTCAGTGAATCGCCAAACCAATGGCGATTGTCCGAGCTTCTTTCCTATCTTCGAGACCTGCCCGTCACGCATGTCACTATTGCTACAAATTGAAATTAATTCATCCTTTACTCTCTTTTTTCGAATGTCACGACTACACCAACAAACATCATCTATATGTAGCGTTTGTAACAGTGAACTGCAGGCTGAGAATGCAGTTGTCCTTCATAAGACTAGGCGACAGACTCATGCTCTATGCTTCGATTGTGCACAAGGATATTTTTCCGAACCGTTACAGACAATGATTAATAATTTGAGAAGAAATATTCGCTCCAATGTGCACATCCGTTGTCCGGGAACATACCACTCCAATGTGAGAAACCAGTGTAAGCATAATATCGATGTCACTAAGCTAAAGATACCGGAAGCTTGTTCAGAGATGCATTCGGACCTATTTCGAATTTCCTACGTTTTACAATCTCCAATAGCTTTTCTATGCCCAAATCTGCAGTGCAAAAATGTTGTTGACATAGATGATACATATGTGGGAAATCGTGTTTCGTGTCTGTTCTGTTCAACAACATGGTGTCGTCAGTGTCGAATTTCTCCCTACCACACAGAAAAAACCTGTCTAGAGTATGAAATAGAGGAGAAGAAAGGGGAAAACGCTAAGATGATCTGGGAGATGAGTCAGCAGGGAAATGTCAAGTTCTGTCCCAATTGTAAGTCGCCCACTCTTCGTCATGAAGAGCGTTCCTGTAACAAGATAACGTGTACTTCCTGTGGCGTGAAATGGTGTTGGTTATGTGGAAAAGGAGGAATAGATTACGATCACTTTAATGATCCAAATAACAATTGTAACAACAAGTTGTGGGAAGGATCTAGTATAATGTAGCTGAAATATTTCCATTCAGAAGCTCTTTCTCCACCAGTAGCCAATAGCTATATCCGAGAGCAACGCCGATAACAGCTCCAACGGTGACCTGAAACATCGTGTGGCAATTGCGTCTCATTCTATCGATCATGATTATTAAAGCCAATAACCATATCGCTATTATAATACCCGATTTTGAATGCTTTTTTAGCATGTACATTGTCCAGAATGTCGCTGAAAAGCACATCGTCTGAGAGTGGCCAGAAGGCATGCCGATATGCCGTTTTACAGCTAATTTATCCTTCCCGCACAAAGAACAGTCTGCAAACAATCCACACCCCTCACATGGAATGTTCGACGGACGGTATTTCCAATTTCCCTTCATGTTTCCAAAGATCAGCTTCTTCAGAATGAATGTGTTAAGGATCTTATCTTGTAAAAATACTCCCAAAGTGAAATAAATAGCTAGCTTACTATTGCCAACTAGTCCAGCCAATAAGCTACCACCTCCGATTATCATCGGCATCGATGCCGCGATTCCTGATAGTTCGTTACCAAAACCCATTTTATATTCTATCCAGAATAAAAAATTACTCTACCCATACAACTCGATCGATCTGCTGTTTTATCTCATCCCGTTCGATGTGTTTAATGTACATTAATCTTTTGTCAGGATCGACATGAGGCCAATCTCTGATGTAGATCTTGTGTAATAGCTCCGGACACTTGTCCTCCATCATACAATGAATCCTGTAATCATCAAGCTTCAACCAGTTATCCTCAAACCATTTTCCAGTGATGTTCAATCTGGTGATCGCCTGACGCATAATATGCTCAACTTTCATCACTGTTTTGTGACGACAGATCAGAAGCAGTAGCCTCTTTCGAGATTCGTACATCATCTCGATTTCAGGACATGCTTTACGTCGGATAGCCAAACAGTTATCTCTGACTGAAATACATTCTAGAATGTAATCGGCCTGAAAGCATGGGGATCCTGTATGGTACATATCTCTTTGTAGATAATCCAATCTGTCAACGTCAACCCCAAACGCTTTGTTGTTAACGATCTCAAACAGGAACGGTTTACTTTCTCCACGTGTGTCACCCTTGATCATCTTGGCGACCATTTCAACCTCTCGTGGAGTCAGTAGCTTCTTTTCCGCGTTGATCTTTTTCAGAATGTGTACAGATCTATCCTCGTGATGAGCAATATCCTTGTTGATATTCTTTTCCTCCAGAATGTAGTCCATCAGGTGAGAAAAGGCCACGTGGCCAACATCATGAAGCAACCCTGCTATCTGCAACAGTTCTTTCTCTCTAGGAGATACGTAGTCATGTAGTTTGTCAGCGACCTTACCGGCCAAGTGCATAACTCCTAAACAGTGTTCAAAACGAGTATGAACAGCTCCTGGATAGACAAAATAAGCTAGACCTAGCTGGCGAATTCTGCGCAACCGTTCAAACTCTGGCGTATCCATAAAAGCAAGACATGGCTTCGGCACTCTAATAAACCCATAAATGGCATCTTTAATGATCGGCATTTAGTTTTGTTTTCCAGTGAAATTCTTTTTCAATTTAAATTGAAAAAGAAACAAATATTTTATAGCCTATTGATAAAATGCAGACGGTTCCGATTGGAAAAGGTCATGAATCTGACCCTCATTATAGATATATTCGCCCAGTCGTGGCGATACATAGTGAAAAGGATAAAACTGTTATAGAGAATTTGGAGAAGATTGCAAATGCTCTTCACATTCCATCCGAAACATTGATGGCCTATTTCAAGTGTAAGCTCAACACTAGAGTAAAAGGCACGGCCATAACAGGAAAGATTTCGGCATCAAAGCTTGAGAGCTTGATTAATGAATTCATAGAAGAGTATATCCTCTGCCCTTCCAAAACATGCCGTCTTCCAGAACTACACTTGCGCGCTAGTAAAAAGAAGAACGAAATAGTTCTACAATGCAAAGCGTGTGGCCATAAAGGTCGCATCAAAGACAATGGAAAAATAACAAAGTGCGTATATAATTCTCTCCCTAAGAAGCAGACAAGACAAGTGAAAATTGAGTGTCTCGAGTGTGGCAATACGGACGAAGTAGATTATGCGATTCTGAAGAGTGGATGGTCAGATGAAGTAAAACTAGGCTAAATAAAATTGAAATTTCGACATACTATGAAAATAATTATAAGAATGTCGAAATTCGTTCTCAAATTTATTAACGAGTGCCAAGACGAGTACAATAAGTCCGCTCCTCCTATGGAAAGATTGTATACCATCAGGGAAGATCCTGAGAGGTATGCATTGCTCAAGAAACTAGTTAGGGAAAATCCAACCGATCCTGACAAGTTGAATTACGCGGTTAAGAACTGTGACGTGTTCCCAACTGATTTTGAGAAGTGGAAGGGTTTCATTGAACTACTGCGGACTGTACCTAGAGTTCCCAAAGATTCGGTCGTTATGGACATGACTAAGTACATTCACGATAATATTTGTCCCAGTTGTCAGAAACCCCGAGTCGAGACATCTCCAGGCTACGAGAAATACGTCCAGACTACTAAAGAACGCTTTGGTGACATGGCCGCTCCTTTTTGCCTTGATTGTAGGCGACGATTTTGTGACTCATGCCACTTTTGTCACCTTCCCATATCTCTCGCTTTTTCCAACGAGGTTGGGCTACACAATCTCAGAAAAATGACTCTAGCAACAGAACAACCAGGAAATGATCATATCTGTACCGTGTGCCACAACAATTGATTTTTATATTCTGCATTATCTAGAATACAGAATGTGTATCATATGTGAAGGAAAATACGATTTGGAGCTTACTTTTATCGATTGCTCCAATTGTCCTAACCTAACCGAAATTCCCATGTTTCCAAACCTTACTAAACTTAACTGCGCTAATTGTCCCAATCTAACCGAGATTCCCATGCTTCCAAAGCTTACTAAACTTGAATGTTTTGATTGTACTAATCTAACAAAGATTCCCACACTTCCAAATCTTATCAAACTTTTTTGCTGGAATTGTACTAGTATAACAGAGATTCCTGCGCTTTCAAAGCTTACTGAACTTTCTTGTAGTGGTTGCACTAACTTGACGAAGGTTCTTTTACTTCCAAAACTTATTATATTCCGTTGTTTTAATTGTCCTAACCTAACTAGGATTCCCACGCTTCCAAAGCTTACTAAACTTTATTGTTGGCGTTGCACTAGTTTAACAGTGATTCCCATGCTTCCAAACCTTACTAAACTTGATTGTGCTACTACTAGTATAACAGAGCTTCCCATGCTTCCAAATCTTACTGAACTTGATTGTCATTGTGCTAATCTAACAGAGATTCCCATGTTTCCAAAGCTCACTTTTCTCGATTGTAGTGATTGCTCTTATCTAAAAGAGATTCCCGCACTTCCGGAACTTACTGTACTTTATTGTAGTGGCTGTTATCTAAAAAAGATTCCTATGCTTCCGAAGCTTAATATACTTCATTGTCGTGATTGCACTTTTCTAACAGAGGTTCCTAAGCTTCCGAAGCTTTATGAACTCTGGTGTGCTAATTGTCCATGGATAAAACCCCAAAATCCATCCTTCGACTCCAATGTAAAAAAGTTAGAGTGTCTTCAAAGGTTTTGCAGGAACAATCTACGCTATTGGCGCTTTAGAAGATGGGTAAAGACAAGAGAGTTTGCGGAGTGGTTCTACAGTCCGAAACAGTGGGGTGGGAAAGTGTGTAAACAAATAATAGCAAGAGAAATAAATTGAAAATGTTCTAACTATTCTTTCTATTTAGAACATGTCTCACTTTCGACGATTGTCATCACCTCTGCTGGTGATAAATATCGCATACATCTACATCTTTCTCATTGGTCTCATTCTGTACGGTGAAGGATTTTACGAAAACAGCACCTTTTTTAACTGGGGTCCGCCGATCAAGTTTTTTGGCCATGATATCACGTCGGAAAGGACTTTTTATGCCCTTCATGTATTGATCTTTTTTCACCAACTGATCAACAACTGGGTGAACTCCGTTGTGTATCCCTGGATTCTCAATTCTGTTCAGGATCCAAAGAATAGGAATATGGAGTACTCTAGATGGACCTCGTTGCTCATTATCAACGAGTTTAACACCTATAGCGAGTTTGATCTTGTCTTCATTCTGATAGGATTCACATCGCAGATTTCTTTCGTAGCGACGATAAATTTGGCCAACATGATCACATCGACCATCATCAACAACAGATACATTCTGGAAAAGATGCGGGAAGAACCCTTGATAGAAAATAATGAGATGTATACAGCTATAAATGTTGTGTGAGATAAATGTCGTTGTGTAAATACAGAAATGCATTGGGAAAACCCGGTAAAGGGGCACATTTTCACGTTCTCGGTATCGCTATCGTTGATCTGTTACTGACCATAGCACTTGCATTTGGTATCTATTTTCTAGCTAAGAAGCGGTGGAACTTTTGGATCATCTTGTTATCTTTACTCGTTCTTGCCATATTGGTTCACAGGCTTTTTTGCGTTAATACAACCATCAATAAGCTAATTTTTGGAAAAGTATAATTGAAACTTATTTTCGCCTTAAAATAAGTTAAATGATTCGTGTCGGTCGAAGAAAGTATGGTTGTGGAGATCCCAGCTATCCAAACTTTAAACAGATTATCTGTATGACGAAAAGTACTGCTTACGGTGAGCTTTCTCCTTACTGTCTTAAGAATGAGAAGGGGCAGATTCTCGAGAATGTTTGGCAGTTTTCAAAGCTGTACGATCATGTTCCTTACTCTCGACAAACCTACTCTAGATACGATTCAAGGGTGATTTGGGAACACAAAGCTGAGCGTCATGTGAATGATACCGGTTCTCCGACACAGGACTATTGGCGTTGGAGAGAACGTGGAATGAATGCTTCCGATCCGATTAGATATCCGGTTGGTTTTCGACATAGGACACATGTTAGAACAGCTTTGCACAAAATCGGCGAGAATGAGTATCTAGAGTTGGATTATATTGATGCTAGAAAGGAAATATATCTTCCTTTATATCTTAACGCTGTTAAAAAGGAAGCAAAATTTGCCAGACTCAAAAGAATGCTGAAAGAGGGTCAAAACCTGCTCATTATCGAGGTTGACGGACCACACCAGGAAAGTATGTTTTACTACCAACAGAAGTACGGCGTGAATGATGACTTTATCGTGAACGATACAATGTTAGCCAGCGAGGAAAATCTTCACATCATGCTTAACGATGATAAACATCCGTTTGGACACGGTTATTGTCTTGCTTGGGCATTACTATTAGATTTATAGAATTGGGGCTGTCAATAAAATGTATTTAGCCATTTTATTGAGCGTTGGATTACTATTTTGGGCCTTTGATGGTCATACTATCGTCTGGAAGAAGTGGAATGATTTTCGCCGTGTAAATGCCCTTGTCGAAACAAAGTATAAAACTATTGGTATGATTGTTTGGATCAGTATCAAAATGATAGCTAAAATGTATTGGATAAATTTTCTCCAGTGGGCTAATAACACGATACACCACCGTGACAAACATACAGTAGAGATAAGCTATATGCATAAAGGGCGTATGTATACAATCTCGATTACACCACATCGTGGACCGCCATCGGTGTTGCTAGTTACAGATGAAAACTGGGAAGATGTTTCTGACGAGGTTTTACCCTTTCTAGGAGCAGGAGAAGACTGGCATGGCAACGAGTTCACCCCTAGTTACTGGGGAAAGGAAACTCTGACGTTCGAGATGGCTATGGACGGATCAAAAACTTTTTCAAAGGACGAGGTGATTAAATTGAAAACTGGCTAATAAAAATATAAACACGCCTTCGCAAGGATTAGCAAAATGAATTTTTAAATAATTCGTCGAATGAAAGCAATTATGACTGAAACAACACGTAAAGCAGCCGATATTGTCGGCGTACTTGATTGCTCTGGAAGTATGGATACTATGGGTTCGGAGCCTCCGCAGGCGTGGAATAACTTCATTTGTGACCAGCAAAAAGTCGGTGGAGATGAGTCTCATGCGTCGTTTTACACGTTTAATGAGAATGTGACTACAGTGTACACTAACGTTCTACTTAAGGATGTTCAGGAATACAAAAACTACGTTGCTAACGGTTGCACGGCTTTATACGATGCGATTCGCCTTGCAGTGAAGAACCAGCTTGCCACCGGGCGTGACAAAAACGTCGTCTTTGTTATCATCACAGATGGCTTGGACAACTCGAGTGATGGACCCACGGACAAAGAGTTTCGCACCTCTAAACAAGAAGTGGCCCATCTTCTCGCGAAAATGGAGAAGGAAAACAACTGGCAGGTGGTGTATCTGGCTGCCGACCAAGACGCGTTTTCTGTTGGGTCAGGCTATGGAGCTAAGGCTCAAAAGTGTGCCAATTTCGGTAAGTGTCGTGGCGGTCTACTGACAGCGATGAGGCAACTCAGCGCTACCGCATCAGCTTACCGTGCAACATCACGCCACGTGGATGTGCCGGACGAAATCGATTTGACGAAATAAGCTTTGAGTTTTTAGATAATTTATTATGTCTAAAAACTTTTTACCTTCTCACCGCATTGAGAATAGCTAAAAATGGAACATCCGGTTCGTCATCATGTCCAGTAATGGACACAAATCTGGGTTCCTTGTCAGTAACATTTTTCCTCCACTCTCCAGTATGTGTCTTAATATACAATAGTCGTAGTTTTGTCAGGGGAGAGAAATCCGTATCGACAAGAGAGTGGACAGCCATGATTACAATAGATAGATTGGGAAACATTTTCCAGTCTATGCGAAATTCTCCACGTTCATAGGTCTTGTAGACCAGTTTTTTCGTATCAACCTTAGTTTCTGGTGTAAATATAATTGGGTATCCACAATGAGTGAAGCACATTGAACGTGTCCATGCGGGAGGAGTGAGAGAGCGAGTGACATGAATACAGTCTACTGTTTCCTTGTGCTGTTCATAATCTTCAAAGCCTGGAAAAGATATACGCTTAAGATATCCACGCTCCTGACCGATTCGGTACAGTTTCTTACTCGCCTGAATAAGAGAGCGTGATTCTTTGTTGCTCGCTAGGAATCCGATAACAGAGATAATCAACTCGTTTGGAAGAAACTCCATTTATAGTATGAATGGAGATGAAATGTTTTTCAATTTACATTACACGTAGAAAAATAAAGTTCCATTTCTCCTTGGATCAGGATTATGTCTAAGCATTTTTTCGTAGGAACCGATATGTTTGATTTTATGACTATGGCCTCCCGGATTATCATCGTACCAAAACCATCTCCTTTCACACCTAATATAACAAGTATAATGGGCGGGAATATGTGTAATTATAGCATGGAGAGATAACTTGCGATCTCCTACCTGAATAGTTTCTGGACAATCTACACGCGTGGTGGCCCGCTTTTGATGATTATGTACATGATCGTAGTATACTCTCTGTGCATTAAACACGATGTACGAAGCCGAAACTATCACGTCTGTCTCGATACGTCGTCTATACAAGTTTCCTGTCGTGTGCTCAGTATACAGATTATCATCGCTAAATATTGCATCATCAATATGCTCAATAAACTGCCGTACGTTTACGCTAGACGTTCCGACCAGACTGCGAGGATGAATGTTGATCAATGGCGTAGATACATCAACAGTATCGTTAACCGTGAGTGTATTTTCTGGCGGATCAACAAGAGAGTTGGTTACCATCGTAACTCTTTTCTTTACGATGGTGTTGACCTGGAAGAGGTTAAATAAGTATAACATAAACTCTCCTGCATCCTGTGTTCCCGTACCGTGAAATTCCTGTTGGCCTGGACACCTTTGAATCAGTCTTCTAAGATTTGAACAATAACGAGTCTGTTCTAATCCTCTTAAAGAGGCGGTTATGCGGATGAGTTCATTCTGTATAGCGTGACGTCGTTTATAATCGATCCTTTCATCATCTGCACATTGTATCCACTTTTTAGCCGATGTGCTAATTTTTCTGGTGTCTTTTTTAAGAATTTCTCTTGTAATGACTTCATTAGAAATAGCAAATAACGCCAAAAGAACGCTGTCTTGGTAACAACTATTTCCTGTATAGTCTAAGCCTCTAAATCCGGCACACGCTTGTTGAAATGGAGAATCTTCATCGGAACTATCACTATCAACGACCCAGCCTCCAAACTCGACATCTTCTTTTTCGGAGCTCGTGGAGCTCGTAGAACTCGTGGTGGAACTCGTAGAACTCGTGGTGGAACTCGTAGAACTCGTGTCATCTTTTAACTGCATTTCGTTAATATCATATCTATCACGGTATTTTCTTAGATAGGGTTGTGTATTCATCCACGTGGAAAGGTATCCCATTTTTTTAATCATTTTCCGAAACTGAAGATCATCCTGCATAGCATGGCATAGAGCTAAAAATACCAGTGCTGATAGTTCATTCATGCCTATCTCAACCAGGAATCGCATTATGTTAGTTAGGCGAGGATAGTTTCGTGGAGAGTACAAACCGATCGTATGCCCGTTCTCCGAGCGATGCAGATTTTTAACCTGCTTTACGCTCCAGTTATCAACATCGATAGAAAAACCGAAGAAAAGCAACATTCGTATGGTAGCTCCGATTACACGTTTACGTAGTTGTTCATTATGTTTGTACTCTTTCAGCTTACGTGATGACAGGTTACTAGGAAAGAGTTGTTGAATATAATTGTGACGTGTCTCTAACTCGTAATCTGTCCAATCCATAATGTTTGAAACACTCATTCTTTGTTTAAAACAAGACAACTATAAATAAATGCTTTCTCCGGCCAGTTATTTATCAGCTATAAAACTGACTCAAGTCGTTTCCATCGATCTGGTGGTTAGGGACAATAAGGGAAATGTTCTTCTCGGTAAACGTAGAAACAGACCAGCACAAGGATACTATTTCGTGCCAGGAGGTAGAGTGTTCAAGAATGAATCCATACAAGACGGCTTAGCACGAGTTGTTCACAGTGAGCTGGGATATTGTGATTATACAGCAAACTTTAGGTGTATTTCCGATCATATTTATGAGGATAACTTTCTAAATGCTGTGGACAATTATGGCAAATCTGTACCTACACACTACGTTTGTGTAGCATTTGATCTGGTCGTTCTCGGTCTCGAAGAAAACGTGTTCAAAATCCAGCATGAAGATATCAAATGGATGACCGAAAAAGAGCTAATGGGCAGAGACGATGTCCACAAATATACGAAGTATTACTTCGATGTGAATGCTCCTAATAGAATAAATTGATTTTGATCCTGTATTGTATAGAATACAGAATGTGTATCATATGCGAAGGAAAATATGACGAGAATACGACTTCCATCAACTGTTCTTATTGTACTGATCTAGCCGAGATTCCTATGCTTCCAAACCTTACCGAACTTTTTTGCTATAGGTGTATCAACCTGACAAAGATTCCCCAGCTTCCAAAGCTTACTAAACTTGATTGTGATTGTTGTATTAATTTACCGGAGATCCCTATGCTTCCAGAACTTACTAATCTTAATTGTCGTTATTGTAATAGTCTAACAGAGTTTCCTGTATTTCCAAAGCTAACTAGACTTGATGGTCATGGGTGTATTAATCTAACAAAGATTCCTGAGTTTCCGCAACTTACCGATCTCTATTGCGGTTGTTGTACTAGCCTAGCGGAGATTTCTATGCTTCCAGAACTTGTCAGTCTTTACTGTAGTGACTGTTTTAAGCTAACAGAGATCCCTATGCTTCCAAATCTTATTTCGTTTTGGTGTTGGAATTGCACTAAGCTAACAGAGATTCCCGAGCTTCCAAAGCTTGCCAGACTTTTTTGTCGTGGTTGTACTAGTTTAACGAAGATTTCTGTTTCGCTTACTATATGTTGCTGTGCTGGTTGTCCATGGATAAAATTTAATAATCCATCCTTCAACTCTAACGTGAAGAAGCTAAAATGCCTTCAGCGCTTTTGCCGAAACAATCTTAAGTATTGGCGCTTTAGTAGATGGATAAAGACAAAAGAGTTTGCAGAGTGGTTCTACAGTCCGAATCAGTGGGGAGGGAAAGCGTGTAAGCGAATGATAGAGAGATCACTTGAAAATTGACAGGTACGAAACAGGACAAACAATTTATCAAATTTTTTAATTTGATAAGCATAGGCAGGTCTACATATCAATAATGGTTGCTACGATCACGCGAATCTTCTCAACTGTCTTCAGACTGGGGAACTCTTTTCGCAGGTTGACCAACAAGTCTTCTGCTCGACGACGGTCGCTTTTGCGCAGAACTTTGGATTCACATGGTTCTGTAGGACCGTCACCAGTGTAACCCATCTCTGTGATAGGTTTGTACACTATGTAACCTAATGCATTCTGGACGCATTCTTGTTCGAATCTTCCTCCAGGGTTAAAGAAGCGGTTGTCTTCAACACCAATCTTATGTAGATCTTCTTCACTGATGGCAGTGATTGGATATCCATAGAAAACTTTTGTCCAGGAGTTTACCATTATTTTCCACTATATTCTAAATTAATATGGTATTTTTCAATTTGATAATCATGGGCAGGTCGAAGCGGGTGTAACCTTTGAAAATGATTTTTATTCTGTATTTCACGAGTTACAAATGTGTCGTATCTGCGAAGGAAATTATGATGAGAGAACAACAATAGAACTTTGTTGTACCGGTTGTTTGGAGTTGACAGAGATTCCCACACTTCCAAAACTAACTAAACTCTGGTGTACGGATTGCACTAATCTAACAAAGATTCCTATGCTTCCAAGACTTACCATACTTGATTGTCGTAACTGTGTTAATCTAACAGAGATTCCTATGCTTCCACGACTTACCATACTTGATTGTCGTAACTGTGTTAATCTAACAAAGATTCCTATGCTTCCACGACTCAGTAAACTAAACTGTGATCATACCAGACTAACAGAGATTCCCGCACTTCCAAACCTTACTGTACTTTATTGTTGGAAATGTATTAATCTGATAGAGATTCCCATGCTTCCAAAACTTATTGTACTTTATTGTTGGGATTGTACTAATCTAACAGAGATTCCTGTGCTTCCAAATCTTGTTACATTTTCTTGTAGTGGTTGCACTAGTTTAACAAAGATTCCTGTGCTTCCGGAACTTTACGACTTTTATTGTAGTGACTGTCCATGGTTAATATATAATTCATCCTTCAACTCTAACGTGGAAAAGCTAAAATGCCTTCAACGCTTTTGTAGAAACAACCTTAAGTACTGGCGCTTTAGAAGGTGGATAAAGACAAGAGAGTTTGCGGAATGGTTTTACAGTCCAAAACAGTGGGGTGGAAGATCTGGAAAAAGAGAAATGAAAGAGATGCTCGCCCTTATAGCCCAAGAAAAATAACTAAAAATGAAATTTGCCAAAAAAATATGTTGTTATATCAAACTTATCACAACATGTCAAAATTTACTCTATTTAAACAGGCACTTCAAGAATATGAGAAGACAAAAGTCACCAATGGTGTCTCAGTCGTAAATTCTTTGTCTGAGGAAGAGTCGTCCGGCTCTTCTTGCTTTCACGATAATGTTATCACCGAAAAAGGCTCAACGGTGTGTGTAGATTGCGGAGAGGAAGTACCGTGCAGACAACCGCAAAGTAAATATACTCAAAATGACTCCAAACACGTTTCTGATCCTAATCGCGTGCAAATACGCAAGAATGAGGAACGTAGCATTTTCAAAGATGTAGAAAATCTTGGCTTTAGCGAGAACATCATCGCTAGAGCTAACAAAATCTATGCCGAGGTTACTAAAGGTAAGATTTGTCGCGGTAACTCTCGCAGAGCGATAATTTTCGCCTGTATTTTTCACGCCTATAAGATCAGTGGCAAACCTCAGACGCATGACCGTTTGATCAAGATTTTTGATCTGAAACGTAAAACATGCCTGCAGGGCCTCAAATACGTGAACTTGTACGCCCCAAAGAATTCTGCTATTCGCACCACTTATATAACTCCCATTAACCTTGTTGATGAGATCATGGATCAGTTCTGTGCAACTAAGGAACAGAAACAAGAGGTTATTGAACTGTACGAGCAGATCAGAAACAAATCTTCTAGACTAAACAGAAGTAGACCCGGTTCAGTCGCGGCAGGAATAGTTTACTACTGGATCTGTCTCAGAAAAAAGGACATTTCCCTCAAAGAATTCACTGAAAAAGTTACTCTGAGTGAACTAACAGTGAACAAAATCGCTAAAGAGATTGCAGAGGTTTTGGACACTCCCGACATTGTCTGAATCTAAAATAGATTTAGAAATTGAAATTTTCTTTTCTTCCTGTTTACAATCAACATGAATCAACTATCTCTATTCTCTAATGTAGTTTCCTTGAAGAAGGATCAGAACGTATTTTTAAGCCCATCATCCATTATGACTGCTCTAGCCATGCTTAAAATGGGAGCCGACCAAAATACCTACGCTGAACTGGATCGGGTTGTCGAGGATCGTCCTTTAGTTTTATCCACGTCGAAAGAAGTCACGGCCAGAGTTGTTAACTCTATTTGGTCTGAAATGAAACTTCGTGACCAGTATGTAACTGATTTGGCCAGCTTTTTTAACGCCGACGTACACAAAACATTGGACTATAAGGTGATCAACGCATACGTTGAAGCGCATACTGAAAACATGATTAAAAATTTGCTTAAAAATCCTTTGCCCGATGATATGGTGGCAGTTCTGATTAATGCGATCTACTTCAAGGCACAGTGGAAAAAGCCATTCAAAAAATCTTCCACGCGGATCGATGCTCCCTTTCTAACAGAAGAAGGGAAGGCAAGCGGAAAGACATGTGAACTAATGACGACAACCTATAATAGTCTACGATATGCGAAGAAGGAAAAGTGGACTGCAGGCTCTCTGCCATATAAGGATGACTCTGTCTGTGCTACGTTCGTGGTTCCTAACAATGGCTTTAGCATCGACGAAGTCCTTTCTGAGGTACAACTTTCGGATCTAACTCAACTTCCCTTCGCCCACGATGTGGACGTTTCTATTCCCAAGTTTAATATCTCATGGGGAGACTCTTTGGTCGAAACTCTACAAACTATGGGTATTAAAAGTATGTTTAAGGAAGCAGGCTTTTCCAAGATTCATCCCGACATGTTTGTCACAGATGTTATTCACCGTGCTGTCTTGGAAATGGATGAAGAGGGTACAGAAGCAGCAGCTGCTACCTTTATTGTACTCGAGAATTGTTGTTCGTTCGCTCCTAGAGATTCTCTTCGTGCCGATCGTCCCTTCATTCTTTTCATTCATCAGGGCAATAATGTTCTATTCGCTGGGGCCATTCGCACCATTCCTTAATCATCCAAAATTGAAATTTCGAGCGAAAATGGTGTGTAAAATCAGTATGGGTCAAACCGAAAGCCAACCGGAAAAATATGAATACAGAACCTGTTGCAGGATCACGTGCTGTGAACGTCCTAAGAAGCCAACTCAAGAGACTCAGGAAAGTCAGGAGACTCAGGAGACTCAAGAGACCAAGAAGAAGCGACATCGAGTAGACTGTTTTTATGTCGACTGCATTTATTCCCACTAAAACTAAGTAGAAGAAAAGCCCTCACACATGGTGAGGGCTTTTCTTCGTTCCATTTAAAAAGAAATAATCCCGTATAAAATGTCTAGTCGAACACAACAAGAGCCTGATACTGAACTTGTTGAGAATATGAACAAGATTCTTGACAAAGCCTTTGCCGATATTCGTAAAAGAGTTCTTACTTTAGTTACTCGTCACGAAAAGAAGATTATGCGTATGTCTAAGACCGTTCCAAAACCGAAACCTGGACGTCCTAGCAAGGCCACTCTCCATAAGGAAGAGGAACGATTGCACCGCCACAAGCGCTCCAGCTATCATCGAAGTAAGAGCTCAACCAGCGATACTGATTAATTTTATACTATACATAGTATAAAATATGCTACTTTTTAAGAATCATGACCTCGAGAGCTACAAGAGCGATGGCAAATAGACATGCCAAGAATCCAACCCATCTGTTCATATCATCACTATCAAATCTGAATCTCATTTATCATTCCCAAGACGTTTTAACACCTCGTTTTCCTTAACCATTCGCTCTAATTCTATTTCTAGCTGTTCCTTATCTAGCTTATTCTGTGCATAAGTCATCTCAAACTGACTGCGAATTTGTACCAGATGTTCTATTTCCAAACGCATTCTATTATGAGTCTCAACCATACGCTCTTTCTCCCTAACCAGCTGAACGTTATAGTCGCGTATTTTTTCCAGATCCTTAATCTGCTGGGTAAGTCGTTCATTCTCACTCTTAAGCTTATTCACCTCTTCTGTATTGTTGTTTGCGGTCTTTTCCTCCAGAGATTTGATATGTAGCTGTAACTGTGCGATCTCATTGGACATGAGTTTATTCTTACCGAGTAGTTCATCGATATCATGCCCCTGTCTGTCTTTCATACGTGATTTTCTAACCTCTAGACATGTATCACATAGGATATTTCCTCTCTGTGAAATCGTTTCGTTGCATCCCGTGACACGAGAATTGGAACATAGTCTTTTCATGACAGAACTCATTTTATTTCGGCCAATTTCTTTTTAAGATCATCCATAATTTGCTTTTGTTTTTTAAGTTCTTCTAACAGGAGAACGCTAAGGAGAGAATAACGCACACTCGCTGGTCGACCTTTATCGTCTTTGGGAACTATTATCGGTAACTGCTCCTCTACTTCTTCTGCAATTAATCCTATGTGTAACTCCTCAATGTTTCCATGACCTTCGGCCGGATTGAACGTAACAGGTCTCAAATTATAAATCTTACTGGTATCAATCTTTTTACCGATCTCCTCAATGTTTTCCTTCCATCTATTTGATGATGAGACAGGATACAGACAGCCACCGTTAGCGGATGAAAAATTGACTTCCGTGCCATTGGGAAATGTTCGCAAATTATTTGGAAAGGTAACGGTGTTATCTCCCGCAGATACAACTCCTTGTCCAAAAACGATCTGATTCATTGGTATTTCAGAGCTTGTATCAGCTCCGTCACCAATACATATACAGCCATTACCGGCTACATTAGTTATTCCGGAATTTGCACCGATGAATATGAGACTGGAACCGATTTCATTGGAATGGCCGGAAGATTGACCAAGAAATACGTTCCAACATCCTTCGGTATTTTTAGCACCGGCAACAGCACCGGTAAACACATTGCCAAAGCCACTCGTATTATTAAAACCTGCTTCTGCGCCTGTAAATGTATTATAACTTCCTCCAGATTCGTTAGATGCACATACGTTATTTCCAAGATAGGTATTCTGTGTACCGGAAGAATAACGACCGGTATCGGTTCCTACACATGTATTCATACCTCCAGAATGGACAGAACCTGTATTCTCTCCGATGCATACGTTCTCATCACTAATGTCATTCTGTCCAGACTTGACTCCGATGTAAACACTGGACTTGCTAACTGTTCCCGTATCGGGACCGATATAAATACTTTTGTTCTCTACATTTGCAACTACACCGGGAGGTCCCTGTGGTCCAGGAGGTCCCTGTGGTCCGGCTGGTCCTTGTGGTCCAGGAGATCCATCATTTCCGACTGGGCCTATCATTCCCTCGGGTCCCTGTGGTCCAGGAGGTCCAGGAGGTCCCGGAGGTCCTTGTTCTCCCTTAGGTCCTTCAGGGCCGGGAGGACCACGATCACCATCTTCTCCTTTGGGACCGATTGAACCGACCATTCCTTCATCTCCCTTTGGTCCTTGCTCTCCGGGAGGTCCTTGAAAACCTTTCATACCCTGTCTACCTTTGGGACCGGGAGGACCTTGATCTCCCTTTGGTCCTTGAGGTCCAGGAAGACCTTGTTCTCCCTGATCTCCTTTAGGACCTTGTTCTCCTTTGAGTCCGGGAAGTCCTTGTGGGCCTTGATCCCCTTTTGGTCCGGGAAGTCCTGGTAATCCGGGTACACCTTGTATTCCCTGTTCTCCTTTGGGTCCGGGAAGTCCTTGTGGACCGGAAAGTCCCCGTATTCCCCGTATTCCCTGTGAACCGGAATGACCGTGTTTCCCCTGTAAACCCTGTACTCCCTGTAAACCCTGTAAACCCTGTTCTCCCTTGTTTCCCCGCACCCCCTGTAAACCCTGTACTCCCTGTTTCCCCTCACTCACTTGATTTCCCTGTCCCCCCTGTCCTACCTGTCCTCCCTGTCCTACCTGTACAGGTCCTTGTCTACCCATAGGAACTAGATCGCTTGCTATTCGTTGTTCTACAGCGCGATATGTTGCCCAGCGTTCTCCATCGAATCTGAAAAATCCTTTGTTCCTACTTTTAGATATCTGCACTAGCTTGTCTAGAAGAGAATTTTCAGCCTGTTTTTTCTCATTTTTTTGATAGGTTGTACATATCTTAAAATGGTGGGCCATTATTATTTATTAAGTCATAAATAATAATTTATCAGGGTGATCGAATAAACTGCGTACAAGAACAATCTTCTGCCATCTTTGTTCCGTAGTCGGGAGACAGATCTTGAGGAGGATACAAGGCCTTGTTGTCGCAAAGATTAGACGCTAACGATGGTTTTTCCGTGATTACACCGATTTCCCATTTTTTGGGAGAGATATACGTGTCTTTACGATTGTAAGGTGGTAGAGGAAGTTTGGTGGATGGAGAGTTGTTATGGTGAGAGTTTGATCCCGGGGTTGAAGACCTGTTTGATTTACTGCCGTGTCCTTTGAAAACACCGAGAACAACGATGGCTATAACTACTCCAACCAACGTCATTGTTGCTACAACCGTGAACACTAACATTCTAGTTGCCATGTTTATCTTGATCAATATATTTAAAAATACATAACCGGAAGACAAAATGGCTCATTATGGAGAGACGATAAATGATGGTTATGATCCCACAAGGGAAGGACTGTATCAAGCGTTTACACAATATTTTGCTAATCCTACAATGAAGAAGCTTAAGGATGTTAATGGATACAGTATGTATATCGCTAAAACCGATTCGCAGTTAGGAATCGAGTTTAGATATATCATTGTATTTATTCCACAGGATGAAGCTCTAGTAGGATCTGCGGAGAAAATGGATAAACTTCGATGGGTCTCGTTACAGACTCGCATGCTCAGAGAAGAGCACCGGCTTCCTATCCATGCATATTATCCGGAACGTTTACCTATACTGGACAAAAAGATAATTCTCACATATAAGGATGATAGACAATATAAGTATAACGTGACTGATCTACCGCTCACTGTAACGCTTCTACCAGTAGGCTCAACCAAGGGCGCAGAATATGTTTCGACCGGTAATCTTGTATCAGCTTTGGAGACTTATCAAACAATCGTGTCGCTATTATAAAAATGAAATATGTATTAAAAGCTCGTCACAGTTGATAAATGAGTGACAAAGACTCTGTTTTAGAAAAGCAATATGTAGAAGCCGAAAGACCCTATTCGCAAAAAGAGCTAGAAAATCTTCGCCAACGAATGAGGAGGCGACTTTATCTTGGCACAGTTCTTATCGAGCATGAAAACTGTGGACACTTTTATTATGCCCGAGCAAACAGTCGTAAGGAGAGAGAAGCCCGTGAGACTGGTCAGAAAAACGTGGGCAATTGTTCAGTTTGCTGGAAGATCAATAGAACTCCTCGTCGTCTCAAAGGGCGGGCTAAAGATCTAGTAGATGAATATTGTAGGACACTGCACGAAGATCCACAATATTGGACCTACTATCTGCACGATTTGGAAAGTGATTTCTACTTCTGGTTGTACAACGAATTTAATCCTAAAAAAGAACTTAAGGAATAAGGTTGTTACGATAAATGTTTCGTGTAAGAAGCAATAAGCCTCAGGAATCGGTTTACAAAAAATACCTCCCCGAACGTGATGTCATAGTTTTTGACAAAGAGACTGGACTGTGGAAAATTGTTAAGGAGAAACCCAATCCACCCATTCCACCTAAATCTTAAACTGTTACCAGTTTAAAATTACTTCTTATTGATACTCTTAACAGTGCTGGCGATCTTATCACCCTTGCCAACCTTTTCGCCGAGCTGAGTTAACTGGGGAATCAAACCGTTGAGAAAATCATCATTCTCGCTACCCTCTTTTGTAAACTCGAACGGCATTGCAACAATACAGTTACATGGCTGTGTCTTATGTACCTCATCATAGTCATCGAGGATAACAGTGTTATCCTTTGAATACCCATCGATCTTGTAGATGTCCCACAACATACTTAGATCTTTACTACCTTTTTTCTTATCCTTTGAGATATCACAATGGTAAGAGAAGAAGATATAATCGATTTTCCTATCCTTTTTACCGGCTAAAACGACCTTATCGATGATGAACAACGCATAATCTTTGCTTGCGGCTGTCCATATCGATACGAGATAATTCTGAAACAAGAAGTCCAAAAATTTTTGCAAATTAGGCCGCTCAAACACGATATAATACCCGTCCATATCGTGATGTGCGAATTTTTTTGATTTAGCCTTGTTCTTCTTGAAATCATACTCCTCAGATGGTTCAGCCGAAATAATTGTTTGATCCAGATCGAGTAAGATGCGTGGTTTATTACTCATTTCTTATCGATAAGAATATTTTTAATTAAGGTCGCCGAGCATCCATCGGTCTCTGGTTCGGAGGAGCAATCTGTGATTCTGTCATTTCTCTCCCTTGGGCTAATGCCTTTGCTCGCGCCATAGTCCCATGAGGATCGTCTGGGGCTTTAGCTGTTACCGGACCGGTTCGAATTACATTTCTAGCAGGGCGATGAATATCTGGCAATTCTCCTCGAAAAGCGGTCGGATCTTCAACAAACTCGTGTCCCTGACGTATTCTACGAGGTTGAGGTATGTTGCGATGACGATCATCTTCATATGGAATATCTTCTATCGAAGTTGCTCCTCCTCCCTCTTCTTTAATCGGTTGCATTCTTTTGGGAACTGGTTTACGCATAGGCTCTCGCATAGGCTCTCGCATGGGCTCTCGCATAGGCTCTCGCATAGGCTCCCGCATGGGCTCTTTTCGTGGGAAGCTACGAGGAGCTTGTATAGCAAGATCAGGTTCTTCTTCGGGCTCCTGTTCATAGGGCTCTTCAATCGGTTCGGATAATTTTGGCGGAGGTGGAGGGGCTAGACGCGAAATTATGTTTTCCACCCAGTTGAATGCGTATGCGCCATCATACTTCTCTACTCCTCCATTGGCATAAACACATAAGATGCATGGTACAATGGTCACCTCGATCTGTTGATTCTGTTTGATACGTTCCCGCACCTTTTGATTGTCAATAGATAACAGTTGTAGACGTAACGCAGAGTTAAAGTCTAACCCACTCGTTCGCATCATATCCATAATCCTCTTACATCCCGCAGAGTATTTGCTGTACACCAATACTGAATATTGTGGGTCCATTTACTGAAAGTGATTTTGTGTTTTAAATAATTTATATGTTCCAATAAACATGGAATATGGCCAAACAGTATGCAATGGAGAAGTCTGTGACTTTAACTATACACGCCACGTTGGCTGGAGTGAGGGTAATGAGTGCATTCGTGGCTATTATTCTCCTCAGACAGTCAATCTAATTTCTCGTAAAGTAACAGAGCTGACAATGGGAGTTGATCCAAAGAATAGACCGATTATCGTGCCAAATGTCCGTATATGTGAGGTAATGGATGATGTCTATCAGTCATTCACTCCTTCAGTTGGTGATATCTATTCTAGGTATATCGTACCAAACGGAGAACAAGAGGATATGGTACAAAGCATGATTGACCAAACTATCGAGATAATCACATCATCCATCCGTAACGATCTAGGAATACAACAAAATAACCAAAAGCTATCTGCCTGGGTACAGGTGCTAGGAGACTTCAACCAAGATGGTCTCCGATCACATGACATAATTAAAGTCAGAGAAAAGAGACCTACTCCCATGCAGTTTCATCTCAATTACTAATTCTAAAATCTTCAGATTTTAGAACTTGATTCTATCTTCAAATAGGCGACCAAGAGAAACCATAGTGATTACACCATGATCAATGTGTTCTACTTTGTTGAAACTGTTACGAAACTCTGCAATCTCTTTATCCCCTCCATATTCTTTTAACTCTCTCCAATGAGGCGCTGCTAGAATTTCATCGATATACTCACCGTGGATATCGTAATACATCTTTTTAGCAAGGCTTTCCGAGTACCGATAAAGAGGATCACGTTTGTTTTCCTGAATAAAATTCATCATACAGTTGAAGGAGCAGAATGCGCCGTCAGTCTCGTAGTAAGACTCTTCATCCAATGTTATACGGACATCCTTGTTTTTCTTGAGTTCTTCTTTTCTTCCACGCGTGATGTGTTCGCTGATGGTATAACGATCCTTAGTTATCTCAGAAAGGTAAGATTTGGTTGCTCTGCTTGGTACAAACCTGATCGGACAGCCCAACGGTTGATACTCGTCGGGTATAAAATTGCGATCCCAGAAGCACTTGTATTTGTGTGATGTGCGGATGTTTTTTCCAGTTCGAAAGTCTATCATCGATACAGTACACTTTCTAATCTGTTTAGATTCATCGAGAAAAGATACCACCTCGGGAGTTTTCTTGACTATGTCTAGATCGTCGAGCTTGGTGGTGTTCTTCGGTATGTCCTCGTCGAGCAGGATGTTGCTAGAACCTATACCGTATTTCTGCTCTACCTTTTCGATGTTGACACCGTAAAGGGAAAACACATACCTGTTGGACCTTTTAGATCTGCCTGACATTTTGGTAAAGACATCTAAAATAAGATATTTTCATTTTTATAATAAATGACTTGTGTTGACAAGAAATTCTGGTTAGAAAACCTTGGAGCGCTGTTCTCATCGATTCAGGTTGTTCCAACACATACCATGAATCTGGCTCAACAGTTGAATTCGATAACAAGGTTACTATTAATCGTTTTCATCATCATGCTTTTGTTCAACTTCAAGTATAGTGTTCACTTCCTAGTAATTTCCATAGTTTTCATAATTATTATTTACTATATGCAAAGGAAGACAATGAGTAAGTGCCAAGAAAAATATTCTAACCCTACTGTAGTTGAATACTACAAGCCACCATCCAATTATCTCTACGCAGGTCCGCAACCTTCCATCCCACAAAATCCCAAATCTGTTGCACCTCCTCCCGATATGCGCAAGTATGCACAGACACGAATGGCGAATAAGGGCGGTAAAGAGTTTGCCGAAGCAATCATTGAAACGCCAGAAAAGTTACCTTTCTGCAATGACGTTGTCGATGTCAATTCCAGTTTTAACTTTAGTATGAATCAAACGTTAGCGGGAGGAGATTATGGCGGAAAATACCGCCCCAATCCTAAAACGCTAGTGGCACCGATTATAAAACCTCCTTCACACGATTTGAGTTACTGGAGAGATAATAATCTTACCACATACTCTGCTATTAATAGCGAACCGGGCCAGATTGATATGTACGCTTCTGGCTATGCTGTATCTACCTGTTGTGGATATCTGAATGAAGGTTCTGAGCTTGTCCCCGAACCAAATCAACAGATTCCACAAGCTGTCGGAGGTAGAGCAGATTACAAGGAAGGGTACGGAATCGTTTCTCCCGTTCCTACCGTGGATAACGTTTTTGTACCTACTTTACCGGTGAAGGAAGGGTATGCTGAAATCGTTTCTCCCGTTCCTACCGTGGATAACGTTTTTGTGCCGACAATGCCTTATATTAAAGAAGGATATGAGCGTAAAAACGAGAAATATACGCCTCTCAAAACTGTAGAAAATCCCAACTGGGCAGTAGTTCAACCTAATCAGCCTGGCTGGGTAAACACATCCTGTGGATACAATCCTGACCAGTTGTTTGAGGCTGGTCTGCCAGCAAATCTTCCTACTGGCAATTGTGAACAAGATCCTGTTTTCAAACAGTATAACGAAAACTTGTATACCCAAACTGTAACTCCCGGAGTTTACACGAGAAATCAGGTTAACGAACCGATCAACTCCAATATCGGCATCTCTTTTCAGCAACAATTCGAACCAACCACCTGTAATCGCAATGATAAGGGTCTAAACTATCTTCAACACGATCCTCGTATCATTGAGCCGGCCATATTTGAACCGGTCACCAGTGTAAAAGAAAAGGCTGTATATGATAATGTCTATGACCCAAGATTTTACGGCTACGGTACCTCGTATCGTAGCTATATCGATCCAGTAACCGGTCAACCCCGTTACATGTATGACGATATCAACGCTATTCGCATGCCCAACTATATCACTAGAAGCAAAGTGGATTTTCTTCCTTATGCTGACAGCTATGGTCCTGTACAGGCTGGTAGCGAGTTTGGCAACCGTCTTAATCCCAACATTCGCGAACTAGCTCAGGATAGCTGGATGCGAGATTCTCTACAATTCAGAAATGACATGACCGAGAGACGAATGAGAAAGATCAACTCGGAGATGTGGCAAAAGAGACAATTTCCACACGGTCCTGGTCAAGCTAACAGCTATAAGTGTTAAAAATTGAAAATCTAGGCAATGAAATCTATCATTTTTGCAAATGACAGATATCGATCGCGAGACGAAGCGGAATGAATTTTATGCTATTCTGGATGAGGGTAAAGGAGTCCATAAAAAGGCTCCCGCAGGAACCAGAGAATGGTCGGATCGCAGTTATAATATTATTAACCCTAGATATCTTTGTCCGAATGAGTGTGCCTACTGTTATGTTAAGCCTATGTCGGTAAGATTTGGAAGAGGAGGAGGTGGCTGTGGAGAAGAGGACATTGAAGATTTGGGTGAAAAAGGCCGTAAAAAGTTTGTCCTCGCCGAGAAAAAGGTTGAGAAGGCATGGGGCAGGCCGAGAAAACCTCACAAATATATGTTTCCAACTTCTCACGATATTTTTCCTGAAATTATGGTCGAATATGTTGAAGTTGTTAAGAAAATGTTGAATGCAGGCCACAGTGTATTGTGTGTCACTAAACCACGATTGGCGTGCATAACATACATCTGTGATGCTCTTAAAGATTTTGAAGGTGCAACAGATCGTTTTTTCTTTCGATTTACGATCGGAGTTAAAAATCGCGATATCGCTAGAAAATGGGAAAAGTTTTCGACCCCATTTAGTGAGCGTTTGGATGCTCTAATGTATGCTTACGGAATGGGTTTTGAGACAAGTGTAAGTATGGAACCTTACTTGGAAGAACCGGACGAGATAATTGAGGCTATTCAGTATTATGTGACTGATAGCATATGGCTTGGCCCAGTAAACCACTTGAATAGGATGCCAAAACCGGATGATGTTGACGAAAAAGAGTGGGACGAAATGAGAGCCGAGATGGAAAGCTTTCACTCTCCGAAGAAGACTCTTGCAAGGGTGCGTAGATTGCGACACAACAAGAAGATTTACTGGAAGAAAGAAGCTGTGGAAAAGGCGATATTCGCCCTTAACAAGGAATAAGATTGAAAATGTGAATGAAATATTCTCTAAAATAAAATGCAGTTCAAAAAAGACACAGTAGTAGACAACGAAGAAAGTATTTCTCGTATCAGTTGGAAGGAAAAACCAAATGGCCCGATACTAAGTTATAAATATCGTTTACCAAAGTCTAACCTAAATTGGGATGCGTGTCTAGATCTCTTCTGGCTTGAATGGACATCACACGAATCTACACGAGACCCCAAAACTGGCCTCAAGCATATAAGCGCTCTTTCTAAGCCGGTTCAGCAATCATGTCTGATGGTATATGGTACAACACAGAGTGACAAAGGAGAGGATAAAGGTGTATACTTTCACCGAGACTTTATTCTCAATCTTACCAACGAAGATATCGTCTATGGACAATACAAGCCGTCCAGTTTTATGGATCCTAAATCTGTGGTTGGTAGAATAGTTGGAGCGTATAAGAGAAAAGGAGTATGGTATCTGTTACCACTATTCACTCATTATAAAGTATCACCCTTGAAAACGGTTTATCCAAGGGAAAAGAAACGTATCAATTTTAAGGAAGATTCTAAAGCTAGTGTGAGGCTTCCGCCTCCACAAATTGAAATTCCTTCAAAATGAGATATGATACAGAATGTGTATCATATGTGAGGGAAATTATGATGAGAAAACAACCGAACTTAATTGTTATGGTTGTACTGATCTGACGGAGATTCCCATGCTTCCAAATCTTATTATACTTTGCTGTAGTCGTTGCACTAATCTAACGAAGATTCCCGTTCTTCCAAATCTTACTAAACTGATTTGTGAAAATTGTACTAGCCTAAAAGAGATTCCTGTGCTTCCAGAACTTCTCGAACTCGATTGTTGGAATTGCACTAATTTAACGGAGATTCCTACGTCTCCGAAGCTTACTAAACTTTGGTGTGGTTGGTGTAGGCTAACAGAGATTCCCATGCTTCCAGAACTTACTGAACTTTATTGTGTTAGTTGTACTAATCTAACGAAGATTCCCATGCTTCCAAAGCTCACTATGATTAATTGTCACGCTTGCAATAGTCTAACAGAGATTCCTGCACTTTCGACGCTTACTAGACTTTGGTGTTGTTGTACAAACTTGATAAAGATTCCTGTTCTTCCAAATCTTACTGAACTAGGTTGTCGTGAGTGTACTAACCTAACAAAGCTTCCTATGCTTCCAAAGCTTATTAAACTTTACTGTAATCGTTGCACTAATCTAACGAAGATTCCCGTTTTTCCAAATCTTACTAAATTGATTTGTGATGATTGTACTAACTTAACGAAGATTCCTATACTTTCAAAGCTTGTTACACTTGATTGTAGGAATTGTACTAGCATAACGAAGATTCCTGTGCTTCCAAATCTTACTGAACTCCATTGTAGGAATTGTACTAGCATAACGGAGATTCCTGCACTTCCAAATCTCATTTACATTTGGTGCAAAGATTGTACATGGCTTTCTATCCATAATCCACGCTTCGTCTTCAACATAGAGAAACTAAAACGAGTCCAACGTTTTTGCAGAAATAATCTTACTTACTGGCGCTTTAGTAGATGGATAAAGTCAAAAGAGTTTGCAGAGTGGTTCTACGGTCCGAATCAGTGGGGAGGGAGAGCATGCAAGCGAATGATAGAAAATGCGATTAAAAATTGAAATTATTTTCATCTGAGATTAACAATCTCAGATGGGTACTGTAAACACAAAAGTTGTTCATAATGAGGGTAAAACTACACACGTTCAAGAGGTTAAATGTTGCTGTTTCGGAGTCTCTGCTGATGAAAAAGGGAGAACTCAACACTGTTGGCCCCTGTTCTGTCAGTGGTGGACCGATGAAAATGTTAACAGGTGCTATACTTGCTGTAAAACAAGTGAGAATAGGCAAACCGATTCTTTCACACTAACAACTCCTTTAGTAAGATATCAAAAAACGGGAAGAAGAGATTGCAATACTCTTTGTCCCGGATTTTACTGTGCACGGAAGGCTGGTGATTATACAAGTATGACACCATGCTGTTGCGTGATAAATGGTGACGAGAGTGTGCATTGTTGTTATGCATGTGGTAGAAAACACGATTGCTGTTGGATTCCAGGAATAGTTTGTTATGACGGTTACTGTATCGTTCCGGGATGCATGTGTGACTACAGAAACGCGCAACAGCCTTGTGGCAATTGTAGTAAGTACGATTTAGATCCTTGTCGGTGTTGTTACTGGATGTGGTGTTGTTGTTTCCTATGTAAGTTGTACACTGTTCCTGAAAACTGCTGTATATTGGGATTTGGTTGCACACGTGATTATAATATCACTCCTTGTGTGTGTAAAGAAAAGCATGGAAACGGAATTTACAGCATCTGTGGATGGGGTGATGGAAGGGACGGCTGTATTTTCTGTCCTCCAACTAAGTTTAACACAACAGAAAGTGGAGAACAGTTTTCACAAAACTTTGATCTGAACAGAAGTATCGTTGATTATAATAAGAAAAATCCCGAAAATGTATTGGTTACACAGGATGTAACACACTTTAAAGGTTGTCTGAATGGAGATTATCATCACGCCCCATGTGTCCGTAGATACGGTTCTCTCGCTGAAGTCGAAAAGTTTTTAGAAAGAGAACAGGAAAGAGAGGGTGTAAACAAACTGGAGCAAGATTGTTATTATCCATCACCACCCGGGGGTCCGGGAGGTCCGGGAGGTCCGGGAGAACAAAAGATGGGTTAATTAGCCTCGGTCGACCATCTGGTTTCCCATCTCTCCTGATTACGCTTTCGCATCTGATAAGAAAGCAGATCTTCCCTATGAGATTGTGTATCCTGTATAAAGGACAGACAATAAGGATATTCTTTTGGCTTAGAAACGGTCGGATTGTTAGTGTTAACAAGAGGGATTCTCGTATACTCAGGTTTATTAGATCCCATCGGATCTTTAAAGAGAACAGAAACTTCTTTAGCTTTTTCAGCAAACAAAGGATCAAAGTATGCATTCTCGATGGAGCGATCTACATAATATTCGATCTGCCCATCATTGATCTCTGTGTATGGTTTCATACCCTGGCCATAGTTATCCCATTTTCTGTCGTACACATCTTTGAGACGTACCTTACCATCGATGGGAGGACGATCGAGTGGAAGATAATTAAATCTAGTCGTACTGTAGAGACGGGGATCCAAACTCATGTAAGCTGGATTGGGGCATCCTTCCTGATTGCATGGTATCTTTCCAAACCCTTCCGTAAATTTTTCTGTGTAGACTTGAGGATTTAACTGAGCCCATCCCTGCTTATTGTCCGGTTCGATTCTGCTACCTAGAGTAACACGATTGTTACATTCCATACAGCTTGGCAATGCGCAACCTCGGACAGACATATTTGTACGAAGTCCTGACGGTTTTTCACACACAGCGGTGCATTGTTCGGCACATGGACATGATGATTTTGGATATAAATAGACGGTATCTGCCATTTATATTTAATCTGAGAATTTTTATGCCATAAATTCGCATAAAAAACTTATCACAACATGTCGGTATCGGGATTAGTCTAAAAATTTAGTATGTGTACCACGTCCAGTCCTGCTCTTCGAGGTTTTAACATTGTGACCGGATTCTTTCATCACTTTTGTCATATGTTTTGCCTTTCTTGTCACAGCCTTTTTCTCCTTTTTGGTCGGAGGCTTATTAGCTAGTTTTTTTTAGATTTACGACGGCGGGACTTGCGACGGGACTTACGACGCTTCTTGCGGGACTTACGACGCTTCTTGCGAGATTTGCGGCGAGACTTGCGTCTCTTCTTACGGGACTTACGGCGAGACTTACGGCGCTTCTTGCGAGACTTGCGTCTCTTCTTACGAGATTTGCGTCGGGACTTACGGCGCTTCTTACGGGACTTACGGCGCTTCTTGCGAGATTTGCGTCGGGACTTACGACGCTTCTTACGACTCTTGCGTCGGGACTTACGACGCTTCTTACGACTCTTGCGTCGGGACTTGCGTCTCTTCTTACGAGACTTGCGACGCTTCTTACGAGATTTGCGTCGGGACTTGCGTCGCTTCTTGCGTGACTTACGGCGCTTCTTACGAGATTTGCGTCGGGACTTACGACGCTTCTTGCGAGATTTGCGTCGGCTCTTCTTGCGACGTCTGGACTTGCGTCTAGACTTGCGCCTGCTGGCCTTGGGTTTCTTGCCCCTCATGACATTCTTGGAAGTATAAACACGCTTTCCACCCTTCGTGTAATACCATCCCTTTGGTCCTTTGTGAACAGTGTAATACTTTTTGCCAATTTTGACGTACATTTTTTATTCATAACAAGAGAATAAAAAATTTTTAGTTTTTTCGTTCATTCTTCTCCAGCCTCAGAATTTTTCTTATCGTTTGTCTCGATCTGTTGAGGAAAAAGAAGTAGTTTCTCAGCGATATTTACGTATCCAAGAAGAATCCTCCGGCAACAATATAATTCCACATTCAAGGTTTTAAGTGCACTTTCATAACTCTCCCCTTTTTCAAGTAGATCAATGAATTTTTGTTCTAATTTTCCAATTACATAGCCACATGAAAAGCATCTGACCGGTAAAGACATTCTCAATGGAGATTAAAAGATGTAGTATTTTTTCAATTTTATGCTGTGGCACGAATGAGTATTTTGAGACCCATAGCAGTAAGTTCTTGTGTCAATAATTTTGAAGCGTAAGGAAAGTTGCATTTTGATATTCTATCTCCATGGCATACTTGGCACTCACTCGGCATACTGGTCATCACACCACACTTATCACACACGGTAATCGTAAAGGGATCAGAAGCGATGAACAAGCGTTCTCTCAAAAATTCTGATGCACCATGAGAGATCATACAATCCCTTTCCATCTCTCCAAACCGTAGACCGCCATCCCTGCTACGACCCTCAAGAGGCTGATGAGTCAACATGGTCACGTGTCCTTTTGCTCGCGCATGCATCTTATCGTCGACCATGTGCTTCAATCTCTGATAATAAGTAGGACCGATAAAGATCTGCACCTTCATCTTCTCTCCTGTAAATCCATTATACATCGTTTCGTACCCGCAGGAGTCCAAACCATGTTGCTTCATTATTTCCGCGCTTTCAGCAACGATTTTATCGGCAACGTTGATACTCTCCGATGTAAATGGAGTAGCATCACCGTATTCTCCTTTCACACAGCATATTTTCCCCAATGCACACTCGATAAGCTGATTAACTGTCATACGACTCGGCATACAAAGAGGGTTTATCAGCAAATCGGGGATCAATCCTGATTCGGTGAAAGGCATATCTTTTTCAGCTAGTATACGGCCGATAGTACCTTTCTGAGCTGCTCTAGATGCTAATTTGTCACCGATTTCTGGATATCTCGTTTTTCGAATAACGATCTTGATCAGTCTGTATCCGTCAGGAGTGGTATGAATATGCACTCGATCGATTATTCCATCTTCGCCATCTTGAACCACCCGACTTGCATCGATGCGAGTTTCCTCACCCTTTTTGTTTCCAGAAACGATAATCTTGCCAATGAGAACATCTCCTTTTCTAACCGGTACTCCTCCGCCTCCTCGAGATTTGGTACTCTTTTTTCCGCAATCAGGACAATACCCAAAATCAGCGTCAAACCATGTTTTCGCACAGTCTTGATTCATACAACGAAACTCATACGGAATGCGAGCATGAATGATCCCGTTTTTATCTAGTAGACTGTAGTTGGCATGCTTACGCTTGAAATATCCTGGTTGTCCCTGTTTGATAACTTTGTCGCTACTTTGTGGAGGTAGGCAAATCTGCTCGTAGCTATACGTGTCACGTTTCTTTTCCTTGTCCGAAATGGTAAAATCGGTGGTCAATCCAAACATTCCACGTTTAATCGCACTTTCATTCATCATTATCGAATCTTCTTGATTATAACCACCATACGGTACAATTGCAACGATAGCATTGACTCCGGACGGCATATCGTTGAAACCAAGCATGTCTGCTGTTTTTGTCGAAACAATCGGTCGTTGAGAGTAGTGAAGGACGTGAATCTTCGTATCTGTCCGTAGATTGTACGACAAAACAGGTACACCCAATGCCTGTTTACCCATAGAACTCTGATACGTGTTTCTGGGCGACTGACTATGATCGGGATATGGAATAATCGAAGCCATAATGCCTAGAATACAGGAGGGGTGAATTTCACAAAAGTCACTTTTCTGTTTGGATAGACTATCCAAATTCATAGCGAGCACATAATTTTCGATCTCAGTCGCGTCGATGAATTGAATCAGCCCCTTACGAACCATCTTTCCCCAGTTATTCTTATACTTCCCAATCCTTTCTAGATCAAGCTTATTGTTTTTGAGAGCAAACAACGGTCGAATCACTCTACCCTCATCGCAGTAGATCTGAATCTCATCGTCGATCGCGTCATAAGTGATAGAAACCTCTTCATCCAGCAAACGCTTCTTTCTCATATGGCGTAGCGTGCTGACAACAGTTTCAGGATCTTTTGTGTACCCGACAGGAATATTATTCAGGTAAACAGTGCTTTGTTTAGAGATAAGAGCAAGATCAATGTCATCCACGGACGTAATGATTTCAATTCCATCAATCACTTCTCTAACTACAACAGGAGATATTTTTTTAGAGACCTTGGTCATGAGAGCAAAGTTGAGCACAATGCCTACTTTACCACCTTCCGGAGTTTCACATGGGCAGATGAAACCAAACTGCGAAGGATGAATCTGTCGCATGGCAGCATTCTTTCCTTCTTTACCCATCGGAATGAGAATACGTCGAAGATGCGACAGTGTGGCGCCAAAGGTCATACGTTCAAGAATCTGTGATACTCCTGTGCGCACATAATTTGCATTCTTCTGTACAGTCCAATTTCCCGTGGACAAACACTGGTGCAGATCCTTGGTGATCTTTTTACTTCGCGTGATAATAGCCATGATGTCGGGTCGTTGCTTGCGTTTTTCCATCTGAGTCTTGATCGATCCAGTGTACTTTTTGAAAGAGTTACGGAAAATTTCATACATCAAGGCACCGGCGACATCAATGCGTTTGTTAGAATAGTTATCACGATCGTCTTCTCCTCGCGATTTGCTTTCGTTCTCATCATCTTCATCCTCATCCTCAATCAAAGCTTTCTTGAGTCCAATGACAGTTTGAAGCAGTTTGAAAATAATGTTACCTAGAAAGCAGGCCTGTTCCTTAATGGAACCGGAGATTCCAAGATGAGGAAACGACTCTGTTTCAATGACTTGCCAAGCGTATTTTTCCTCCTGATTCTTATTGATAATATGAATGGCTGATTCACCAATATATTTCAACGCTTCTTGTTGTGTCTGACAGATGATCGCGTCGCGCAAAATATGCCGTACAAACTTCTTGTACTTTCGCGTGTCATCAAGACCAAGGATATTGATGATATCCTTATCTTTTGTGAATCCTAGTGCTTTAAACACGATCCCAGCCGGAATAGGTTGTTTTATAAATGGAAGGGAAAATTTAATATGACGATGATCATTGTCGATCATCGCTTTGACCAGAATAGAGTGACCAGTTTCTGTGGACATGCTACGAATCTCCGCGACATAACTATACTTCTCGTCGGGCTTTTGCTTGAGAACAATAACCTGATTGTACGCAGCGCGAAGTTGACTGACCAAAACCCTTTCATTTCCCTTTATGATAAAATATCCACCCGGATCGTTAGGGCATTCACCCTGTTGAACCCGTTCGTCATCGCTAAGCTTGGAAAGATTACAAATGGACGACTTTAGCATCACCGGCATACGTCCGATAACTACTCTAGTGTGTTCTTTTCGATCTGATTCTTTACCGTCATTATCGTAAAAGATCTCGGTAACATCACAGTGAATAGCGGCGTCGTAATTGAGATCCCTTCGACGAGCATCAGAAGGATATGCTCCGTGTAGTTTTCGATCTTCTTCGATTACCTGTGGAGTGGCAAGACTGACCTGTCCAAAGATAGCCTTGTACTTATCACCGATCTGAATAGTTGATTCCTGATCGATGATCTCTTGAAGACCGAAGGTCACAAAATTGTCGAATTGTTCGATCTGTGTGTTAGCAATATCATTCTCCTCATAATAAGACTGGAGAATAGGCCATATATACTCATTTTCAAAAGTTTTGACGTCCATGAAGCTCAAACAATAGTAAAATGTTAATATTATTTTCAATTTTTGTTTCAAATTGAAAAATTCGCTGAAAGTAGATCAAAATCATGCACCATGTCTCTGACAATTTATACAGATGGATCATGTTCTCCCAATCCCGGAAAAGGAGGTTGGGCATATGTAGCAGTGTTTGGTGATGGAGAGATATCTGAGAGTGGAGGTGAAGGATGGACAACCAATAACATTATGGAAATGACTGCTGTGATCAAAGCGCTTAAAGATCTTTCTCAATGGGATAGTTATACGATTCACAGTGATAGCCAGTACGTTATCAATTGCGCTAAGGGATTGTGGAAACGAAAGAAGAATGTGGAGCTATGGAAAGAGTACGATAAGTACGCTAAAGGAAAGAACATTCGTTGGGTATGGGTGAAGGGACACAGTGGTATCCATTATAACGAAATGGTCGACGCGCTTGCGAAACGAGAAATTCGTTAAATTTTTTATTCTCTTGACTTGAATAAAAAAATGTCTGCCGAGTACAATAACAATAGCACAGGTGCTTCATGCAACTATGCCAATCTTGGAAACTACAATGAGGGCTACTCGATGAATATTGCTCCTCAGGGAAAGGTTACCTCTGGAGCATACATTGTCCCTACCTGGAGTCCTATCTCCTATGATTCTCTAACCGGAGAGGTTCCTTCCTGCTCTGGATATTCTGGTATCAACGCTGCTTACTCTGGTGCTGGCGGAGGTAAATGCCAGACTACCTACCGTACTTCACTCTGTGGTGGAGGTAGCCCATAAATCTATTTGTATTACCAGTAATACAAATTATTGTAATCCGATGGGAACTCGTCTTCTGTTACTATCAATATATTTGCTATCGGAATATTTTTTGCTCTTGGAATTGGAAGGTAGCCTGTCCACTCTATCAGATGGGTATTTAAAATGGTAGTCGTTGTCTGTACCCATTTTTCCTAAGAGTTGATAACTCTCTTTCTTTCTGGTGAGTAATAATCCCATCAGACAGAGTAACAAGGCTACTACTGCAACAACGTCGATTAGATCCATTTTATATAGCCTAATAAAATCGAAAACCGAAACGTTGTTTTCGTGATCCGTAACCGAATCCAGCTTTAGCTCCATATTTCCTCTTTTTCCACCACATCATGAGCAAGAGAATTAATACCAGAAGGCCGACACCTCCTACAACATACCAGACCCATTTCGAAGACTTTTTCTTGTCGTTATAACCCTCACGAGTGTTGGCGAATCGAACCTTCTTGACCACCTCATCCTTTCCCATTGGCATCTTTTTACCCTGATCGTTATACTTGAACATTTATCTCTAACAATATTTTTTAGCAAAATCCTTTTAACTTGGCAAAGTTCTTGATCATACAATCGAACATCACGGCATTATCAAACATAATCTTATCAACCGATAAGATAGTATTCTCCCTCTTGTTTCTGACAGCAAGCATATTCTTGGTTATCTCTGATTTCAGAAAGTTAATCCTGTCAAGCTCCTTTTCTAGGCGCGCTTTTTCATGCGCATTAGTTATGTCGCTGGCTAAACCTGGTCTGTTTTCCTGTTCTGTCTGGTATAATTTTTCCATCACTTCTTTTTCCGCATCTAACATGGTTGCGAGCATCTCTTCCAGGTCAGAAATGATAGAATCATATTGTAACTTCTTTGCCTGCGCTTGTTGAGGAATCAGAACTATGTCTTTTCGATTGTTGGTCATCTTATCGATCACACGTGTATGCATACCTTGGTTACGTTCTAGCACCTTGTAGATACTGGAGCGAACAGAGTGAATATCTTCAATCAGCTTCTCTCCCTTCTCATACAACATCTCTAGATCAGCCACAACTAAAAGCTTTTTACAGTCCACACGAGGAAAATGCTTGATCGTCATGCAGTCGATACTATCATCCCTTCGGATGGCGCAGAAATAGTTCTTGTACAATACTGCTAGCTTGTACTTAATGTTTTGTACACAATAGCGTAATCTTCTCATCTGTCTGTACAACGCCTTTAACACGATGGTATCATCCTTTGAAATATCTTTGAGAGATACTGGGTGTCTATAAGCGTCCTCTAGATGTTCTTCCAACTTGTTCTTGTCTGGTGACAGCTCAATGTTAACATCTCCGTATGTGGCTTCAATGTCAACATTATCCGGTGTACCGGCATACTCATCCTCCACTGTCTCACTGCTATCCATATTGATGTACTTGATTTTGAATACGTTTTCTCCTGACGATGAGACAGAAAAGTTATACTTGGAGGGAATGTATAAAAGGAAAATGTCTGCTGTTTTGATCGCGAACAGCTCAATGTAGAATACCATGTCGTCCATGACGTAGTACTTGTTTGGTATATACCCCTTGGTATTTAGAAGATCCTGCAACTTTGCTATACTTAAAGGCATTTTACTTATACATATGTTACTTAAAATGATATTTTGAATCAACAAAATGTCATTACAACAAGGTATCACAGCTAATGATGTCCCAGGAGACGTAATTGACGACCTTCCAACAGACCAGACGGTGCCCTCCAGCAACGAGATGCAAATTCTGGACACGCTGTTTCGGCAAAAGCAGGGAACCGCACAACACATTCTGCGCCATTCCAGAGACGTATTGATCGTTGGTCTTCTTTTTCTAGCTTTTTCTCTCCCGCAGTCAGATCAGTTGATAGTAAAACTTGTTCCAGCTACAGGAACATCGCCTTACATTTTGATCCTCATAAAGTGTTTTGCATTTATGCTTCTCTATTTTATTCTAAAAAATTGGTATCTGGGTAGAAAGAAATAATGCCCATACTTAAGTTTTGGTTTCGAAATGATCAGGTTGTACTGGATAACTACCGGCTGGAAAATATCACGTCAGACCGAAGGACACAGCTTCTGGACAAAAAGAGTTTTATGCAAGATCACTACAGAATTGGAAACAAAGTTTACATGGTCTTGAACGATCTCTTCTTCAAGATGTCTAAAATATTCAACCGTAACAAGACTCCTATTAGCGCTATGCTTATAGAAGAGGACGGATCACACATTATCATCGTACCATCACGTAGCTACGTCTTTTATGAAGGAAGGTCGGTTGAACCATGTGAGTATCATATTTTCCGTCCAGAAAATGAGATACGACAGTTACTCAGATGAGCGTTTCTTCTTGTAGTTGTAAGCAAACATACCAATAACCACGATTAAGGAAGCGATCAGCCAGTACATTAACAGTTTTTTGTATGAGAATTTACGGATAACGTTGCCTTCCGCATCTCCGTCTTCATCATAAAGGAAATTAGGGCGCCAGAAGATTAATATAATGAGTATCAGAACTGGAAAAATGTAGTAGAGCTTGTCAGAGGAGAACGTTATTCCCCCTGAACTTTTTTTACCCTTCGCGTATGGTTGAATCTCTCCACGTAATTCTCTAACGCGATTCTGTATCAAAGGAGTGTCTGCACCTTCCATTTATAAATCGCGAGATGATTCTTTAACCTTTACTTTTGTACATTTGGATCCCAATAGGTCGTTCTTCCATCAGTAGTTTTTGTTCTTTCTGCATGGCTTTGATTGTAGATTTTGAGATGAAACTCCTGGTATCCTTTCTTGCCATTGGGATCAGCATAATCCCTAATACTTAAGCCTTTATAGTTGTAGGCTGTTCGAGGGATAATGCGCAAACCCTCAAAAATTTTCGCTGCCTCATTCTCGGTAAGGGAATTAACCTTGCGTAGAGGAGAGACCTTTGCATAGTATAAAACCTCCGCTTTAATGTAGTTTCCGCACCCGCTGATGATGCTTTGATCCATAAGAAAGGCAGTAATATTCTTGTTTCGGTGCTTGGTAATCAGCTGTTTCCACGTGGCAAGATCAAATTCGTCGGTTAAAATATCAGGGCCAAGCTTGCTAAGTGTCTGACGAAACGTTGGTTCATTTTTAGTAAAGTGCAAGGTTGCCAGACAGCGAGGATTGCGAAACCAAATACGCTTCTTATTTTCTATCTCAATATACCATCTACAGTACATATCTTGTTCCTCTTGCCAACGTCCCGTCATTCGAAGGCTATGAAGAATGTAGAAACGCGTATACTCGTTATGAAGAATAAAAAATATTAGCTTTCCCTTACATGATACCTGTTCTACGATAAGGGGCAGTGCATTGTGAAATTCCTCAAATCCTTGTGGACAATTGTGTTCATACTGTCCACTCAAGAAACACCAATCGGTGATAATCTTGTTTTCTAAAGTGCTAGCAAGGTATTCGGCAGTAAGTTTAACTTCGGCTGATTCAGGCATGTTTTATTTCTGTTCAGTAGAAATAGAACTTTTAAATTCAATCTTCAGATAGAAACTCGTCATCGTCATCCGAATCGACGCCGAGGGCCTTGGTTACCATCTCAACCTCCTGCCCATCGCCGGAATCGTCATCAGATTCATTCACTCCCTCCTCATCCGATTTCTTTCCCTCGTCCTTATCCTCGTCTTCCTCCTCATCATCTTCATCACTCGAATTATCCTCTTCCTTCTCCTTGTACCCCTTTTTGTTCTTTTCCTTGATAAGCTTCTTCATTTCCTTCTCTGCAAGTTCAGGACTGTCATATTCCTTACTGTTTGTTTTCCCATTCGCACCGACCTTGCCATGACGTGTGATTAGTTTTTCGCCATCCTTTGTTACTTCCCAAAACTTACCTCCTGTTGCTGAATCGGCAACAAGATGTACGACAGTTTTTGCATCCTCTTCTTTCGCAAAACGGAAGCCAAACTTCTTACACGTCTCGATATCTTCATCAGTTAGGGGACGAATCTTTTTCTGATGTAGTTTTCCAATCGCTACCGGTTCTTGGGGAGATTTGAACACTAGGCCGGATTGTGGGTGACATAGCTTACCAATATCCTTGTTCATTTTGAGAACGAGATTTTCTTCTGACACTTTTCTGCTTGTTTTCTTTGGAGCGGGAATCACCTTTCTTTCACGCTTTTGCTGTCCTTCATACTTTTTGTGGGTCGCACAGTAGACAGCTCCATCCTTAGGCTTCACTCCGCACAGTGTTCCTTGTTTCTTTCCCTTTGTGTACTCATAAGGACATCCGTCAGACTTTGCACTGTGACTTCTCTTCTTATCACTCTCCTTAGTCTTCTTCCCTCCTTCCCACATAACGCGCAATTCTTCCTCGTCAAGATCATGTTCCTTAGACACGTTTTTAATAAAGGCGTAGACGGTTTCTCCGATTAGTTTGACAATGTCTTTGGACAGTTTTGTTGAACTCATACTTGTAACAAAATTGGAAACGATGTTTAAAATTCATTTTGAAAAATGCATTTTACATCCTTTCCCTTTCTAATCTTGCCTTAAAAAAATCTTGTTGTTAATAAATGTCGAAAAAGTATCTTGTTAACGTTCCCTATCTGGAGGACTCTGATTTCAACCCTGACAACTCTCTCAAACCGTACGTCGGCAACGGTAAACCTGTAGTTGTCATGTGCCAAGGATTGTTTTGTGGTTATTGCTCTCAAGCGAAGCCAGCATTTGAACAATTTACACATAGTTCTAATAATGTTATTGGTGCAACGCTTCAAATCGATGGAGGACCGTCAGAAAAAACAGCTTCCAAGCGTATCTCTATGCTTGATAAGTCTTATCGAGGGGTTCCGACATATTTGGGATTTGGCAGTGATGGAAAGTTTCAAAAGGTTCACAATGGAGGAAGAGATCTCAACGCGCTTCGCTCTTTTGCAGCAAGCTTGAACTAAGTTCTTACTTAACATCGAAAGATATTAAGTATAAAAACTATGTCCGAAATAATAAATGGTTCTAGTTAATGATGAAGAATTTATCACGTATGAGCTGGATACCCAACAGAGCATCTTGATTCGCATAGCATCTGGTATGGATACGCTACCTAAATATCTGTATTTTCCAGAAGGGCTTCCAGATAATATTCTCACTGCTGAAAACATTCGGGTTGAGAATCTTCTGCAAGAAATCAAGGATAATGCGCGTGATAGTGTGGATTTTGGCGCCTTGTTGAATTCCTTGCGTGATAAGATTCCAGCTGAAATGAACATTGAGAAAGATGTGCTTTATCCTTGGCTGGCATACAATAGAGATCTGGAACGCATGTACAACGTAGGTCCCATCATTCTTAAACAAGAGGCTAAGACATTTGTTGATGCTGGATACTTTGGAGATGAGGACGAGTTTATTCGCTTTTGGAAAACCAGTCGTGATCGTGTTAAGTATGATCTGACCACAGCTATCGAGAGTAATAAGCGTGAAAATGAGGATATCGAAAAGCTTTACAATACCTTTCAGGAAATCGATGAAGATGATGCTCTGGCTTATACAGAGTTTGTTACCGATCGTGTCACGATCGAGTTCTCCCTGGAGCTACATGACATAACCTTATTGGAAATTTTTAACCATCTTGTGATGAACGAAGCGGTACCATTCGCGACTTGCAAAGATTATTTCAAGATTCTCAAAGATTTTATTCCTCCAGAGGAATGGGCTGAAAGTGTAGAAGACCATCTACTTTTGAAAGTTAACAGCAAACGCAAGATTTCTGAGTCGAAGCTCAAAGACTATATTGATGTCCAAGTCAAGGTTGAGGGCGACATTGGAGAGGAACAGGTTATCGCGGCGATGAAAATTAACACGATTCCCGGCAACCTTAAGCGTGATGAGTTTATCCAAAGGTTTCTCAGTATCTTTCAAGGTTTGGGTAATGTATCATACACAAATGTTAAAGAAACTGGCGTCAGTGGCAATTTCTACTTTCCGGCAGAAAGAATTAACACCTATGTATTTTCTGATTTAGTTATGAACAATCAGCTCTTTTCTTCTCTCATCAACATCGACGAGAGCAATAAAGCTACGAAAAAAGATACTGCTAGCGGTCAGCCATGGCTTCACATCATATTTAATCATCCCAACACTGGGAGAATCTCTGCCGGATTCACACAAAAGCAGGTCAACCGATCAGATAAGAATTTACGTGAAACTGACCCAGAAATCTTCGTCCATGGCACACCATATATTAGCGTGAGAGTTTTACGAGGTTATGATCGCAAAGCAGTCGAAATCTTTCAACTGATGTTGTCAAAGCTTCTTGTGATATATGGACAACAGTATAATGAGATTGTCGAGTTTTATGAGCGGTTTATCCCCGACTTTGGCGTGGTGGAAGAGCTTGAAGTCGTTTCACAAAAGTCGAAACCGGAGTTAATCGCTCCAAATATCTTTGTTAAAAAGTATTCTCGTAATTGTGCTCCTCCAGAGCGTATTCCAACCATTCTTGTATCAGAACGAAAGGCAAAGAAATACGAGTCAAAAGGTATCCAAATAATGCCATTTCCTCGCCCCGAGCAAGCCAAGGAGCCTCATTATCCTAGTGATGGAGAGCGACAACTTTATTATGTGTGTAAAAACCCCGAATACCCCTTTCCAGGATTACAGAAAAATAAATTGGAAAATGCTGATATCTATCCTTATGTACCCTGTTGCTTCAAGACAGATCAACGGGAGAGAGCTGGAAACTATCGTGAATATTATCTTAACGAGTTTGCTGAACCGGTTGAAAAAAGGCAACAAGGTCTTATCACGACAAACAAGATTCTAAATGCTGATCAGTATGGAGTATTGTCTAAAGATCTGGAGAAAATGTTTTCTACCATCGAGAATGAACCGAATCACCGTTTCGTTCGTGTTGGAGTGCACAGAAATCACTCCAGTTTTCTAAATGCAGTTATGGTTGCTCTCCATGACCAAACAGGCATTTTGGATCTTACGAATGACGATGAAAGAGAGGCATACCTAGTTAACACTCGTAACAAGCTGGCGTCACCTGATGTTGCTATGTTAGCTTCTCAATGCTGTTACGATATGACTCTAGATCAGATACAAAAAGAGATTTCCGATCCAGTTATCTATTTAGACCCTAAAAAGTATATCCAATTGCTCGAAGGGTATTTCAAATGTAACATATATCTATTCAACTCGGAGAGAATGTTTCTGCCCCATTACATTCAGAGTTACTATAAGAATAAAAACTCTGCTCCATGTATCTTCGTATATGAGCATATGGGAAGTGAATCTGATCATGCTAAATACCCTCAATGTGAACTCATCATTAGATGGAATATTAAGCGATCTGACGACACGCAATTTATACTGGATTTTGATAATTCAGTATCAAAGACTGTAAACAAGATTTTCAAGCTCATGCGCCAGTCATTTGCGCTTGATCGCCAGATTGTAGAAACCGTTCTCCCTTGGAATGATGACATACGTATTGAAGGCCAGAGTGTTGACGGATATGGCAAGACAAGAAGAATTGATGTTCGCTACGAAGACCAGCGAGTGACACTCATCACCAGTCCCATTCCTCAACAGGCCATAAAAGAAAATAAAGAGAAGAGAATCGCGCTTGTGAATGGAAAATTTGCAATGAAAGTGTTGAAGAAGCTAAAAGCTACCATAGTCTCACAAACGATTAATAAGGGAATAGCTAAGGAATTGAACTCTACTCTAGGCACGGTATTCATCACCATACCCATCATAGATCAAGCGCCTTTTGACGGTATTCCTATCAGTGAATCGGGCATGCATTATCCGGAGAGTAACCAGTCCGATATCAACATATACAACCAAAACAAGAAACTGGCTCGATACATTACAGAATACGTGTTCTGGGTATTCTCCAACTACATACAGCAAAAAGGAAAAGCTGTTGACATCACAAATAAATTTTTAGCTAAATTCGCTAAGAAAATGTTCAAGATAGTACCCGCGTTTCAATACGGCCCTGTTCCAAAAATCTTTTCTACCTCCAGCACGATAATGGATGGAGGAAAAATTGTTGTCACATCGGAGGATATGCTAAAGCGACTGATGTATGTGTTGAAGTTATACATTATTCGTGACCTTCGTTCTCTGATCAACTATCACACTCGAAATGTTATCACCCATTACTATATGGATATCACCGATTTCTCCCATAACCCGCGACAAGTTATTCTACATGGTGACGACGCTGTGGATAAATGGATTCAGGAGAATCGGTTTACATATACTCTTCATGACAAGATAATTAACGGGCAACGAAGTCCTTACTTTTTCAGAAATAAGCTTGTCGAAAACCGCGTTTTTCTAGCTCAAAATGCCAATTCGCTGGCCCAGGCGCTATCGGTAGCGATGACATGGCAACGCAAGGGCTACAATCCTGGCATGGATGTTAAAAAAGCGAGTAGTAACTATAACTTTACCTTGTACTCCTATGTGAATGAAAATGACATCTCTGTTCGAGATGTCGTTGGAAAGAAGAATCCCAGAAACACTATTCGCATTCTAGGCTACAAACTTGGTGGCAAACCTTATTACACTACGTTATTAGAGATCTAATTGACATAAAATATTCTGTCTAATAAATGTCAAAACCTCAATTAGATCTTCAAGGGTTAAAAGACCTGTTCAAAAAAGGATTACGGTATGCGAAAAAACAGTTCTCATCTACACTCATCAGTGGCCATGACGATCTGATCAACTACCAGCTACAACTTGCTGATAAGGCCACAACCTTGCAACAACTGGTAGCTGTGTCGCGGATCGTGAATCCCGTGTTTGCGAATGCTTTTTGGGATCCAAAACCGGTTTGTGATGGCTGTGAATTGCAAAATACGGGAATACAGTTTGGCGTTGGAACCACAGGTTGGTATTTCTTAACCGCCGTCGTACAAGGATGGTGCTATAATTTGAGCATTTTTCGCTTAGAACTTGCACCCCCACAAGTTGTTGTCACAACCGATCGTAACCAAGCTGTCCGCTGGCAAATTTTTGGAGGTTATGGTAAAGTAGGTGGAAAATGGTACACTATGCAGGATGAATCGATCTATATGAACTATACTCAACCATCTTACTCCACTTTCTCCCTCGTCGGAGCAGGAACAACAAAATCACTTTCATTCTCGAGCACACAACCGATGGTGTTCAATTTATCCATGTCCTTCACCGATACAAATGGAGCCAAGCATAGTTTTCAAAGTACTATGACGCCGAACGTCGGACCTCAGTCTAATGCTCCAAACTCTTGTCTGGGATGTGTACCGGGTATGGGCTCGATGTACTATTCTTATACCAGTATGAACACGACATTTCAGATCGGGCAACAAGCGTTTACAGGAGGAATCGGCTGGATCGATCACCAAAACGCCAAAGTCGGTCAACTAGAAAATCTTTATGAAAGAGCTTTGTTATACTCAGTCAAACCTAAAAAATCTAGAGGATGGCTCTGGTTCGCCATTCAGGATAAAGAGTCTGGAATACAATACATGTTTACTTATTTCTATCCACCACAAAAGTTTTACATTCAGGCTGTGAAACAAAACACCGTTTTGGAAGAAAAGGACATACAGATCATCAACGTGTACAAAGAGGGAAAATCTTATTTCAAGCCTACCGACACGGTGATGGATGCATCACAGACGAAAGTTCGAGTATTAGATACGATATTGGCCAACGGAGTTAATCTACCTTCCAAGTATGCCATCACCCTTCCAGGGGGTAAAAATGTTATTCTTGTCAACGCGTCTGCACCGAATGTGTATCCGGTGGCGCATGCACCTTATGAGTGTCCTGCTTTACTATTGGATGAGACCGGAAGCCGTGTGATCGGAGCTGGACTGATTGAAGCTAATTTCTACCTCGATAATGAGACATATGCCAAAAGAATGATCGTTTCCGCCGGTGGAAATTACAACAATCAGGGAGAGCTACAGATGGTTATGAATGGTCTGGTTCCCCCACAGACAGGTTTGCAAAAATTTTTAACCTACATGATTGTATTGATTCCTCTGTGGATTCTTATAGCTGTACTGGTATTTACCCTGTACAAAAAGGACCAACGGCATGTTCGTTTGATTATTGCCCTTCTCGTATTGTTCATAAGTTATGGAATTGCAAAGAAAATATAACTAAATAAATGGCTGAATATAAACTGACCGACGAAGAGGCGGATTTTGCAGAAATGCTTGTAGAGTCAGACTGCAAACGAGAAAAATATGAGTTGGACGAACCTCTGGATTCGAGCGGCGATCCTATCCCTTTTTATAAGTACAGAATCAAACCTCTCAACTATAAGGAACTACTTCAATACATGAGAGAGCAAAATTACTCTATGGAAAAATTGACAGGCATGTGTGAGAAAATGGCATTTGCGTGGATGACGGAAGATGCGGTTGGATATTACAAAAAAGCATCACCCGTGTATCTAGATCGCGAGATAAAAAAGCTAATCAAGGGCGCTGAACTTTTTGCGATCTTTGGAGTAGATATGAAGATGGTTGTAAAAATAATGAAGCGACAGTTACAACGAAATGTAGATAGGTTCAGACCAGGTAGTATTGACAATAGCAAGGCAAAACTTTTAGCTTTTCAAAAAATAGTGGCTCCCGCTTTACTCAAGGTGGCAAATGAGAGAAGACGGGATATTGCTCTTTCATTGCTTGGAAAGAGAGAACTACCGGTAAGTGTGATCAAATACATCAGCACATTCTCTTTCGGCGGTTCACGACAACGCTCTCGTCGTCGCTCTGGATCTCGTCGCTCTGGATCTCGTCGACGCTCTCGTCAACGCTCACGTTCACATCGTAGACAACGCTCACGACGCAACTCAAAACGTCGTTCCCGTCGCCGTTCTAGATCAAGAAAGAAATCAAGGTGAATAAATTTTTGAATTCAAAATGAATTTAAAAGCTCACAATCAACTCGGAAAAATCATGCCCAAAGCTAAGCAACGTTATACTAGAATGGATCCTGTCGAACACGTTTTGAAGCGCCCCGATACTTACGTGGGTTCCGTTCGAAGCAGAAGAATAGAAGAGTTCGTAGTAGCCGACGAGGAATATCATATCTCTAAACAGAGAATTGAGATCTCTCCAGCTATTTTACGTATTTTTGTCGAACCTTTATCGAATATGATCGATAACTGGGCTCGTAGTAAGAAAGGTAAGAACAAGGTTACCGAAATGCGTGTCACTCTTGACTCGGACACAGGAGAGACCAGTTTTTGGAATAATGGCAACGTTATTCCTATTGAAATGCACGAGGAAGAGAAATGTTACAATCATTCTCTAATTTTTGGCAATCTTTTGACAGGCGAGAACTACGATGATGACGAAGAACGCGAAGACATTTCTGGTCGTAATGGTATCGGTATCAAAGCCTGTAACGTGTTTTCGAGCATGTTCATGGTAGAGGGAGTTGATCCCAAGAAGAAAAAATACCTTAAGCAGGTTTGGACAAAGAATATGACCGAGACGAGTAAGCCAATGGTCACAAAAACGGATGAAAAACAGGGTTACACCAAGGTTACCTATGTTCCAGATTTCTCACGCTTTGGTCTTGAATCATACACTGATGATATCGTATCCTTGTACAAGCGTTATCTTGTAGATGCAGCCATGATCACGAAAGTACCCTTTTTCTTTAACGATGAGCTAATTCCGGTAGAAAATCTTGAAGACTATGCTAAATTATATTCTAGTATCGAACGAGAGATGTTGCACATCAAGACGAAGAACTGTGAGGTTCTGGTCATGGAGTCGAACGAGTTTGAGGTGATTTCGTTTGCCAACGGTGTTTATACGCCTTTGGGAGGTACACATGTAGAGTCTTGGGTGGAGGGACTATTTCGTCCCCTTGTGCAAAAGCTAAACAAGCCGAAGAAACCTCAGCTGAACATCAAAGATGTGAAGCAGTTTTTTCGGCTATTTGTTGTTGCTACTGTGGTTAACCCAGAGTTTAATACGCAGAGTAAGGAAAAGTTAGAAGCTCCCACACTTACCGCAGAGGTGAAGAAAACACATATATCCGCCATCTGTAAATGGCCTGTAATGGAAAGGCTTGAGGATATTATTCGCAATAAGGAGCTGGCGGTGTTGAAAAAGGTTGAGCGTAAGCGTAAATATGTGAAGGTTGAGGGTTTAGAGTCAGCAAATAATGAAGGCGGTCCGTTGTCACATGAATGCACACTGATTCTCGTCGAAGGTCTTGGTGCGAAGGCTTACGCAGTAGAAGGAATAAGTAAAGGAGTTTTTGGAAAGAAAGGACGAGATTGGAATGGCATCCTACCATTGAGAGGTAAGATTCTCAATACTCGTAACGCGGCGACGAAGACGATCGCCAGCAATGCTGTTATCGGCAATATAATCAAGGCTTTGGGTGTTAAGACTGATGTTGATTATACTATCGATGCAGAATACAAAAAGTTGCGCTACGGAAAGGTGCTAATCATTACAGATCAGGATTACGATGGGTTACATATTTCCGGCCTAATTCAGAATATGTTTCATTCCCTTTATCCGTCTCTTTTGTGTCGAGAACAGCCTTTTTGTGTCGCTATGAACACGCTGATTGTAAGAGTTTATCTTTCTCCGACAAAGAGCCGGTTGTTTTACGATGAGAACGAATACCGTCGATTCGTTGTTGCTTATAACAAGAAATATCCCGGCAAAAAGATTAACAAGAAGTACTACAAGGGTCTCGGTTCTAATAACGAAGATGATATTGAGGAATCGTTCGGGCGAAAGCTAGTCGAGTTCAAGATGGATGATAAGACTTTTGAAACTATGACCAAAGCTTTTCACAAGAAGCATGCCGAAGGTCGCAGACAATGGCTCGCAAATTACGATCCGAATAAGACAGTTATCAAGTGGAAAGGAAATGAGACAGAAGTAGCAAAGATTACTTTTTCGGAATTTATTGATACTGAACTAATTCGCTTTTCTCATGATGACTGTGCTCGTAGCATTCCGAGTCTAATGGACGGATTGAAGTGTGGACATCGTAAAGTATTATATTCCTGCTTTTTACGTAATCTCAAAACTACTGGCAAGACGCTCAAGGTCGCTCAGCTAGCTGGTTACGTTTCAGAGAAATCAGGCTATCACCACGGTGAGCAAAATCTTCATGCTACCATTACCGGTATGGCTCAGTCATTTGTAGGTAGTAATAACATTCCTCTTCTATTTCGAGATGGCCAGTTCGGAACTCGTCTCTCAGGAGGTAAAGATGCAGCCCCAGGCCGTTATATCTGGACGCGAATGGAGCCTCTAACTAGGTTGATCTTTCGACCCGAAGACGATATTCTTCTTTCATATCGTGAGGATGACGGTGAAAAGGTCGAACCATACTTTTACGTTCCGATCTTACCGATGATTCTGGTCAATGGCACTGTATGTGGTATTGGAACTGGGTGGTCCTCAAATGTTCCTTGCTACAATCCTCTAGATCTAATCGCAGCGATTAGAATCTGGTTGGAAAATAATGGCAATGTTATAATCAAAAATGAGAATACTACTATCTCTCTCCTACCAGATCTCGTACCTTGGTACCGCGGTTTTACAGGAGAGATTGTGCTCGATACTAAGGATTCGCACAAGTTTATCTCTTGGGGTCGAATCTCAAAAAAGGGAGCAAAAACGGTGGTAGAAGAACTGCCTGTGGGTATGTGGACGGATAACTTTATGGAGAAGTTACAACAGTGGAAGGTAGATAAGGAAATCAAAGACTTTAAGAATCACTCCACTGTCAAGGATGTTAACTTTGTTATAACAGAGTCTGAAGACGGCATATCTTGCACGCTCGAAAATCTGAAACTGTACAAGGGAATACGTACCAGCAATATGTGTTTGTTCAACGAACACGACCAGCTTCGTAAGTTCAACAGCGTGGATGAAATTATCGATTCTTTTTGTACAGTGAGGCTTACCTATTATATTAAGAGAAAACAGCACCAGCTGAAAGAGATGGAAAAGAAGATCAAGATGATGGGTAACAAGAAACGATTTCTCATCGAGGTACGGAATGGCCAGTTCAAACTTTTTGATGAGATTAACGGTAAACGACGGTCACGTAAGACCACGGACATGATTGCTGAGCTGGAAGAAAGAGGATATGATCGTGATGGAGAGATTGATAATGACGAGGATGAAGATGAGGAGGAAGAAAAAGGTACCAAGGGATACGATTATCTTCTTCGTTTACAGTTTCGCAGTATCACTGAGGAAAAAATCGATAAGCTCAAGAAGGATATTGCAAGTCTGATTCGGGACAAAGACATACTAGCCGGTACAGCCGAAAAGGACTTGTGGCTACAAGACTTGAAGGAATTTGAGGACGCGTATCACAAGTGGCTCGAGGCCATTAGCAAAGAACGTGTCAAAAAGCCAAGAAAGAAAGACTAGTTCTTTTATAACACCTATGTGCTATAAAATGTTAGAATTTATTTTATTTAATAAATGCCTGAAGAGACTAAGGAATCGTTTTGTGGAGCATGCGTTGCCGGCGTTGCTGCGTTAGTGGGAGCTGGCACTGCTAGTGCTACAGCTCAGGACCGGAAAAAGAACAAGAAGAAGCAGAAGATCATATTCTGGATCAGTGTTGGAGTTACGATCCTCTCGATTCTTATAGCTATTTATATTCTATTTATCAGAAAGTGTAAGGAATGTGAGTGAAAAATAAATTGAAATTCCATTCTAGATTTCAGTTTGTTTTAGGAATGTTCTACTATTTTGCATCGCTGTTTTTCGCAGCTGTGGTATATCAAACTATCGCTAAAAAGACTAATCTTCCATTGCTTTCTAACGGGCTTGAAACGATGCGAGATAACGCCATTAAATTTTGGGATTGGCTTGGAGAAAGGTTTGCCAGGCTATTGAACATTGAGAAATGGTGTAAACAAGTGTGGGACTTTATCGTTAAACATGTGTGGGAAAACATTCGCATCTTTTTGGAATCCTTCTCCGAGGTGGGAGAGCCTATATGGCAGTTTCTCTTCTCATGGGGATACTTTTTCGTTGGTTTTGCTCGCGCTCACTCGATCTTCTTTTCCTATCTGGGAAGTGGAATCATTATATTCACTGTCGGTTACTTCACGTACGACTATTGGACCAAACAACGACTCTTGTATTTGGCAGTGAGTATGCCGGTAGGTTTGATCGGTGTTACAACAGCATATCCCAGCATCATATCACAAATATTCCCCAGGACATCAGAATTTCTGGAAAAACAATATGAAAAACCTACAAGAGAATATTTCACAGGGTTTCGCAAAGACGAGTTGCATAAAATGCTAGTAGATAAGGGTCTGCGAACAACCGGCTTGAAAACAAAAGAAGATCTGATTCAAGCTCTACTCTCTCAATCAAATACACGTAAAACTCCAGTGATATTTTTTCGACATTGCGGACAGGATTGATTATTTCTAACCAGTCGTAGAGTACACGTTGCACACGTTTGGCGGTGTCCGCAATGAAGGGCAATAATTCTTTCATTGATCATACAGATAGAGCAACACTTACTCTCATCCTGAGATTCCGTATCCCGTATATTCTCCAATGTCTTAATCATAGGAGGAGGTACAGGTATGAACGGTCGTGGTAGTTGTGTTATCTGTGAAAAAGGGGACGTATTAATATATTTGTCATAAATGTTGTAAGACATTTATGATCAGAGATAAACGTTTAAACTCTTATTCCTCTCCGTACAAACGCTTGTACTCGGCATCGACTTCCGGAATGACATGATCCTCGACTAGATACTTCATAAAGCTTTCCTCGGTGTCTACACCATCGGTGGGCAAACCAGCACGACGTCTAGCATCAATATACTTTTCCATATACTTTTCTCTCAGTTCTGAATTTTCCTGGTCGAGAACATTGATTTCGTGACGAGCCTTGGCGATGAGTCCAACCATCTGCTTCAACTTCTTGCTTGTCTCAACGAAAGTCCATGTCAACTGCGCCTTCTTAACATGTAGAGTAGTATAATGATCATCAATATTTTCCTTATCCTTTTTCACATCTTCAAGAAGCTCTTTCTCCCTCTCCTTAATCTCTTCAATCTCGCGTTGCTCCTTTTCTCGCTTTTTCTTTACATCTTCGGCGATAGCTGAAGCTGTTTCTTTACGAAGGTCGATTCGTTCAACCTCTTTCGAATAATCTGACGAATTGGTCAAGGGAAAGGGTCGACCGACAAAGGTATGGTAGATTTGGTGGTAAGAATCGACGTTACGAATCAGGTGTTCTGCACGCTCACTAGCTTCTTCAGGAGTCGCGTAGTTACCACGTAGCTTGGCAAAGCCATAAACACCTTTTTCGTTAGGCTTAGCGCCCTTAGCTGGGACAAACGATATTAGGCCAACCTTTTGCATGTCGATGGGAGGATCGGCATAACGTCGTTCTACGGCAGGAAACCTTTCTACAAAGCTGGTATCACTCAGTTCTTTCACAGCTTCTTTTGCCTGTTCATTAGTAAGGGGAGGTAATCCTTGCTCGATCTCAAGTTTGGTATCGGGATTTTTATCTGATGGCGCTGTAAGAGTATTTTCTTTACGCCATTCTTTATGCTCAGTGGGAGTGGACATTTTTCTCATTTCCTTCACAGTCTTTAAATTTTATCTGCTCAATCTTTTGCCATCGAAAGTAATATACGATCTCTTCGTATTGGGTAATCCAAAAATTATAAGTACGCGTTAGATGTAGTTCATTTTCCTCTGCTCTTACTGTGTAGTATTTCCAGTCAGGGTGAAGACGTCTAACATAGTTAATAAGCTTCCAGATGGTTTCGATTGCCTCTTCCTCAGTGGAGGTGTAGAATCGCGGACGATCGTTAACTAGAATCACGTATTGTTCACTAACGGCAAACCAAGGTTTAGTCTCAACTGCCTCAGTCTCAACTGCCTCAGTCTCAACTGCCTCAGTCTCAACTGCCTCAGTCTCAACTGCCTCAGTCTCAACTGCCTCAGTCTCAACTGCCTCAGTTTGTGCCTCTTTAGATTCCGTTTCTACTGCTTCAGTTTGTACCTCCTTAGATTCCGCTTCTTTAAGAGTCTCTCGTTGGGTAGGAGAGATCTCTGGCTCTGTTTTCCCCCATTCTTGGAAGGAAATGAGTTCAGGTTCTGCATTCAAGGTTGACATACTTTATATATACTAATAAAAGTTTTAAATGGATTTTAACCTGACCTCGCTTGGTTCTGCAAATTTAAAAATGACAAAAAAATTATGTGGTGGTAAATTAAGACAAAATGGATCCAAAAATTCGCAGCATCTTAAATAATAATTACGTGGATGGTATCTTTCACACCCATGTTAGCTTGATTCGTCCTCGAGGCAAGTTTCAGTTTAACCGTCAGACTCTTGAAGAGTTTTGGAAAGAGTATTGTCGGGTTATTAGTGAGAGTGAAGATCCAGTTGTCGGAATAGCCGAAAAACCTCAGTACTATTTACCTATTCTGGTAGATGTGGATCTACGTGTTCGTGATGAGGGGGATGATGGATTCGAAAACGGTCTCTACACCGAGGAACAGCTTAAGGCGGTGATCGAGGTCTATCAGTCTGTTCTTCGACAGATAGTAGAGGATTGTAATGATCGTGATTTAACCTGCGTTGTCTTGGAAAAAAATATGTATATGCAAACTAAAAATGATATTACTTATTTGAAGCATGGATTTCACTTACATTTTCCCTTTTGTTTTCTAAGTAAAGCCGATCAAGAAGTACAGCTTATCCCACGTGTTAAAGATGCTCTCAAAGAATTGGGGACATTTGCCAATCTGGGTTTTGAAGACTCAGGAGAAGTTATTGATAAAAGTTGTTGCAAAGTGCCTTGGTTGCTGTATGGTTCGCGAAAGGGTGAGGATCATCAACCCTATAAGGTAACCAAGGTTTATAATTCTGAGATGGCAGTAGTCAGCTTAGAAAGAGCGTTTAAACACTACCAGCTGTTCGATCATCGCGAACAGCTTATTTGCATTAAAGGAAAAGTAAGAGAGTTACTGCCACGCATTTTGTCTATCGTACCCTATGGTCGTACTGTTAAAGAAGTCAAGCGAGGTCTGATCTCTCCTCTCAAGGAGAAAATCAAACGTAAAGAGCGTAACACCAGTGTCAATCATCGCAAACTTACATCTGAAGAGGCACTTGAAATCGCTAGAAAACTGCTTCCCATGTTGAGTGATTTTCGTGCCGAGGATCGTAACGAGTGGATGACGATAGGTTGGATCCTGTACAACGTGTCAGATGGGCATTCCGACGCATTGGACCTATGGTGTGAATTTTCGTCCCGTTGCGAAGACAAGTATGATGAAAACGAATGTATTCACCATTGGGAACGTATGACTAAGAAGGATTTGACATTGGGAACCCTGCGGTATTATGCCAGCATCGATAATCCTGGCGAGTACAAACGTTTTAAGAATGAAGAAGCGAAGAAGCATATCAAGAATTCTCTCGAAGGAAGCCATAACGATGTAGCTAAAGCCTTGTACGCCGAGTATGGCGATGAGTTCGTGTGCGGTAGCATTGCTAACAAAGTTTGGTTTCAGTTTGTTGGTCATAGATGGGAACAGATTGAAGAAGGCATATATCTTCGTGAAAAGATCTCTGGTCGTATTATTAACAAGTATTTTGATGCTATACAAGAGCTCTATCAAGAGCTCAGAGACGAAAAAGGTGATAAGGCTAAAGATGCGATGACACAAGCCAAGATTAAACAGGTCAATAAGATGATTGCAAACCTGAAGTCAGCACCGTATAAGAACAATGTTCTAAAAGAGTGTATGGAGGTTTTTTACGATCCTCGCTTCCGTGAGAAGCTCGATGCTGATCCATACATAATTGGATTCAAAAATGGAGTCTATGATCTGCGTCTTAACATCTTTCGACCCGGAAGACCGGAAGATTTTCTATCCAAAAGCATGCCCATCGAATATGTCGCTTATACTGAAGATGATGAGGCTATCGGGGATGTTCATACATTTCTAGAACAGATCTTTCCCGACAAATCTCTTCGCAAGTATTTTTTAGACATCTCTTCAGATGTGTTTGTTGGAGGTAACCATGAGAAGATCGTTGTATTCTGGACTGGTGACGGAGACAATGGTAAATCCATTATGCAAAAGTTTTTTGAACTCATGTTGGGTCCTTTAGCTATCAAGCTAAACACCAATGTTATCACCGGTAAGAAACCATCAGCAGGAGCAGCTTTTGCTGACTTAGCTCGTGCTGGAGGAGGAGTTCGTTGGGCAACTCTTGAGGAACCTGATAGTGATGAGGTAATCAATATCGGTGTCTTTAAGCATTTGTCAGGAGGTGATTCTTTCTACGCTCGTGATCTCTTTGAGAGAGGTAAGGATGGTCGAGAAATTGTTCCAATGTTTAAGTTAAGTTTTATCTGTAACAAGCTTCCACGTATGAAATATGCGGATAAGGCTGTGTGGAATCGCGCTCGTGTACTTCCATTTGAGTCTACGTTTTGTCGTCCTTCTGATCCTGCTCCGGAGTCTTACGAGGAACAACTCAAGCAAAAGAGATTTCCCATGGATAAGAATTTTTCTAAGAAGATTCCCGGAATGGTTTCAGCTTTTGCATGGATACTTCTCCAACATCGTCTGAAGATTAAGGTTCGTATCGAACCGTCCAAGGTTATTGCTGCAACCGAGATGTACCGTAAGCAGAATGATGTCTATCGTCAGTTCATCGAGGAATCTATCTGTGAGGATCCAGATAAGTATATTTCGCTCATCGAGTTGTACAATATGTTCAAGGAATGGTTTCGAAACTCTTTACCCGGACACACAGTTCCAGTTAAGAATGAGGTCGAGGAGTATTTTATCAAGCTCTGGGGTACACCCGAAGCAGGAAAGAAATGGAAAGGCTTTCGTCACCGTGTTATTCAGGATGACATTAAGAATGGCGATGCAGTTGTGCTCACAAAGGAAGATCTGGTTGATTACAGTGATGAGGCTGGTCTGCCACCCATATAAACATTTTTAATTAGCTTGTAATTAAAAACTTAACGACGGTAAGTGAAACCTAGACTGACTCTAGGATTAGAAGGAGCTTTTCCAAAATTGGATCCGATACCAGCTCCGACCGAGAAATTACCTTTTGAGAAGATTGTCGTTCCAACAGAAACATGACCGGCCTGAGAATTACCACCACCAAGAGCAACCGTTTGCCCGGTAGACGTTGCAATATTAGTCGCTGTAACCGTTGTATTAGGAGTAGACTGCTGTTCGTTTGGCATTTATATTATAAAACCAGCTCTTTAAACTAAATTTAAAGATTCCAGCCCTAATTGAAAACATGGATCGCCCTAATTTATTCAAACGGTTTGTAGCTAGCTATAATTATGTTCAGGCGTTACAGAATCTTCCTCCGACCTATGAAACCGGAGAAGTTGCCAAATTTAAGCAGGTTATTCCTGATCCGGTTTCGGAACAGAATATTCAGATCCGACTTAATGACGTTGAAGCTGCACAAAAGAAATTGAAGGAGATGAATGAAAAGAAAAATTGAAAATGGCAAGCACAAATTACTGGGAGCAATTACGTGAGGCGTGGATTGAAGCATTCAAGGATGCTCATATGAAGGTTCCCACCTCATCACTAGCACAGGAATTGATGCGGACACATAATGTCCGTACATTTGAACGCCTCGATTGGGAGAGCAATGCAACACTGTGGTATCGTTACGACTTGGTCAAGTGGGAGCGTCACCAATTTTACCGTCTGTGGTGTCGCCTACGGGAAGTGATAGAACAGAGGGTACGCGAACGGGAGGCGGCAAAGCGTCCTTTACCATGTGTTCAACAAAAATAAAATTGATTTCACCCTACATTTTGTTTCGAAACAAAATGTACTTTATTTACGTCATTGGTATCGTTTATGTAGCTCTTTCCATTTACTTTCGTCTCAAAAAGCCTAAAAGCTTGGTCGTCATGATTGAAACTCCATATTCAGGAGATATCGATCGTAATGTTCGCTATCTACTATTGTGTATGGCTGAAGCAGGTATGCTTTACAATGAGTTGCCATATGCTACCCATTCTTACATGACACAACATCCTCGTTGTAAAACGATGTATGTCAGTGATTACGATCCTAAGTGGAATGTCTGGACACGAGAATCAGCCATTGAGGCCGGACAGAGAATGAGACATCGCTGTGACAGAACAGTGTTTTACATAGATTTAGGCTGGAGTAACGGAATGAAAGCAGCGCTGGTATACTGCCAGCTACATGGACTACCGTATGAGATACGTAGACTCAATTACAAAAATCTCGAGTGGAAGATTCCCTTTATGAGCGAAGAATTCAGTGAAGCGATCATAAATCTTGAAAATTATGAACATATGTTGGAATAAATTTTCTAGCTGATTACAAGCTAAAAAATAAGGAGTTTAGACGCTTGGGAGAAGAATAAATTGAAAAATTAATTCAAAAACTATCAAAAGTCGACGATGGATGTTAAAGACATTTCAAGAATTGAGTTTGGATTATATTCTCCCGAAGAGATTAAGGCAATGGCGGTTTGTAAGATCGACAACCCCAAACTTTCCGGTTTTGATGAGATGCCTCTTCCAGGCTCTGTTTATGACCGGAGAATGGGCAGTATCGATTTTGAAACCTGTCTTACATGCGGGCTTAAAAAAGCCTGTCCGGGACACTTTGGATATATTGAGTTGGCATTGCCCATTCTGCATCCTATGTATACTAAAATGATCGTAGCCTTTTTGCGCTGTTTTTGTAAGAAGTGTTATCGTCTCTTACTGAGCGAGGAGCAACTTACTCTTGCGGGACTAACACGCTACAAGAAAGAACGGCGTTTTCTCAAGATTCTTGAAAAACTAGAGAAGAATGACATGTGTTCCCACTGCTCTTCTCCGCAGCCCAAGATCTTGAGCAAGGCCAAGACTAACTCTATTGTTAAGGAACATAAGCAGAAAAAGACTGAGGAAAAGAATGCCAAGATCAGTATCGAAATTTTGCCTGAAGAGATTAAGAAAATATTTGACAATATTCTAGACGAGGATGTCATCATGCTAGGATTTGATCCCGAACGTATCAGGCCTCGCAACCTTGTTCTCACTGTTTTGCCAGTTCTTCCCCCCTGTTCACGTCCGCCTGTACTCGCTGATGGAAATACATGTGATGATGATCTGACGTTCCAGTACAAAGAAATCGTTAACATCAACAATCAGCTCTTTCCCAAAGACGAGAGTGTTACTGCTACAGCCCCAACACGAGGAAAAAATAAGCCTATGACGGAACAGGACAGACAGAAACTGATTCAGTCTCTAAAGTTCAAGATTCTAACAATGTTCAATAACAAACAGGGAAAGGCTAAACGACCTACTGACAATCGGCCAATCAAATCTTTGAAGGATCGTTTGGCTGGTAAAAAGGGTCGTATTAGGTGTAACCTCATGGGAAAGCGCGTTAATTTTTCAGCTCGTACAGTCATTGATGCCGGGCCAGAACTGAAGCTAAACCAGGTTGCTATTCCTTTTGAAGTGGCTAGAATTTTAACCAAGCCAGAGACTGTTAATCGATATAATATCGCTTGGTTGCAAGAAGTTGTCAACAATAACGAAGCGAACTTTATTATCAAGAGGAAAAAGGATGGTACCGAAACTCGTATCAATCTTCGCTATGCGATGTTTCGTCGCGGAACAGACCTTCTTTATGGAGACATCATAGTGAGAGGCAATGTTCTTTTTCAGGAAGACAAGTTGGGAAACGTTATTCTTCCTGAATCGGAAGATGAATTAGAGGTTATTCATATTAGTGAGGCTAAGTCTGTTCTACTTTTGAAGGGTGATCAAGTAATTCGTAAGAAAAAGATTGTCAAAGTCTCCAAAAACGATACACACAGTATGAAAAAGGGTGATATCATTGTGAGAGGCTATTCTCATACCATACGAGATTCCACCGCCATTCCTGAACCTCACGGGCCGATCAAAGTTATACACGTTATCAACAGTAATGATGTAACTCTAAAAGAAGGAGACCAACTTGTACGAGATGGAAAACTCGTCGATGTTACTTATCCTACTCCTAAGAATATTAAGCTATGTCTTGGAGATGTGGTTGAACGTCATCTGCGAGGTCCAGAGATACGCAATGGAAGAATGGCTCCCGGTGATGTTGTGCTATTCAACCGGCAACCTACCTTGCACAAAGGTAGTATGATGGCAAAAGAAGTGGTTCCAGGTAACCACAAGTCGTTTAGGTTTAATTTGGCGGCTACAAAGTCATTTAACGCTGATTTTGACGGGGATGAAATGAACATTCACGTTCCGCAGTCCTATGAAGCAGAAGTAGAACTACGTATGTTGTCTGCCACACAACATAATATGATCTCCGGACAGGAAAGTAAGCCTAACATCGTCATTGTACAAGATTCTCTTCTAGCAGCCTATATGATGACGATTAAGAATGAGAAGTTGACAAGTGACCAGTTTCACGACGTCGCATCGAAGGGTACACGGGTTGACGGTTCGCCACTTTGGAATGAGCATCGTAAAAATCATATTCAGCGCATTTTAAAGAAACATGGTAAAGATCCATGTGTTTATAATGGTCGAGGATTGATTTCGCTCATTCTTCCAAACACGCTTTACTACGAGAATAAAAATGATGCTCATCCGAATGAACCCACAGTAAAGATTTACGCAGGAGTTCTCGTCGAGGGAGCATTCAATAAAAAGATTCTGGGAGGTTCACATAACTCTTTGATTCAGATTATACACAAAGAATATGGTGTAAAAACAGCTGCGAACTTCATCGACAACGTGCAGTTCATTACAAATAACTGGCTGATCATTCATGGATTTACAGTTGGGCTGAAAGATTGTATGATCACATCTGAAAAGAGTACAACTGCTATCAAAGATGTTTTGGCGAAGTGTTACACAAAAGCGCAAGCGATCGAGGAAACTACGCAAAACCCTGGTATCTGCGAGGTGCGAGTAACTGCAGCTCTAAACGAAGCTAAGGATATCGGAATGCGAATAGCTACGGAGGCGATGTCGACTGATAATAATTTTCTCACCACGGTAAATTCTGGTGCCAAAGGAGATTTTTTCAACATCGCGCAGTTGACCAGTCTACTAGGACAGCAAAACTTGGAAGGCTGTCGTGTCACTCCTGTTCTGAATCATGGTAGACGATCTCTCCCGCACTATCCCTTTGGAGAGCTAGACAAAGAGCGAGATTACGAATCACGTGGCTTTGTTCGTCACTCATTCATTCGTGGATTGTCCCCTGAAGAGTTTTACTTTCACGCTATGTCCGGTAGAGAGGGTATTTGTGACACGGCTATGGGTACAGCCAAGTCTGGTTACATTCAGAGAAGAATTGTTAAGGTTTGTGAAGATATCCAAGTACGATATGATGGCACAGTGAGAGATGCAGCCGGAAAGATTTACCAGTTCGCGTATGGCGATAACAATCTCGATCCGACTCAAACCGTACAGGTTAATGGAGTCCAACAGATCTGTGACATTGGTAGAATAGCTACACGGCTTAATGCCAGCGTAGAAGATGAACCAGAATCGGAGGATGAAGAAGAGGAAATAAAGGTGGAACAACAGGTTGTACATTCACGGGCGAAAGAAAAGCTGATTAAGAAGATTCGGGCCGAGTTTCCCCGAGAGTCTATCGATGAGACGTGGAATCTTCGTCAGTTACGGCAAAGACTTCAGACTCTCCAACTTGCGAACGAAAGTAGCGATGAGGAAGAAGATGAGAATTCGGACGAGGAAGAGATCATGGTTGCAGAACCGGAAGATGAAGAGGATGGAAATATGAGTGATTAATAAACTGGGTTTTAATTTTGAATGCAAGAAATTAAAACCTATCATGTGGGGATGGAAAGAAATTACCTAATGGTGGCGAAAAAGTTGATGCGATTTGTCTTCACTTGTGGGGACATTTTTGTAGTCTTAACCAACCTAATCATTCCTAGAAAGTATCTAGCAAGATCATCTATGTCTACGACATCCTTTTGAGATATTTCACGCAACAGAATCTTGACCCGTTCCACCTCTTCGATATACTTCATGCCAAAGTTGGCGGAATCAGCAGCAGAAGAAACATCTTCATAGCCCTCGAACTCTCCGATGCTAGACATTTCTTCCATAGCAGCCAAATCATCCTCAAATTCAAGCTGTGACTCTTCTTCCTCCGGCTCTTGAAACTCTGGTGCCATATCTTCAACTTTATTTTCATTAATCTCGCGATTTAGAATAATACTAGCAGCTAGATTAATGTCGTGCTTTCCCATGGGAATATGCTCTCCATACTGATACTTGAACGCTTCGATTCCTACGAGAAGGTTTCCGAGAGCAGAAGAGATACAATTATCTTCCTCATTATCTAGATTATGACTTAAATTTTCGCAAGATACCTTTTTAGAGTTGAGCATCTCGACAGCAGCGATCGCACGTCGAATATCCTGCGTATTCGCATCCCTAATGTGTTGCATTAGGAAATAGATCATAACCACAATTCTATCCCAATAGATCTGGGAAATAGAGTTTATAACTATTTTATGATGCTCAATCTCTTTTTTGTATCGTGCAACAAGGTCCCTTTTACGCTCGTTGAAGCGACGAAGCTCTTCAGTGTGGCGAGAAACCTCTTCATTGGTGCGTAAAGATGTATTTATGTTATAGTATTTTTTATACTTTTCATCAAGCTCTTTACGTAAATCCTCTATCATTTTGTTACGTTCCGCCATCGATCGTCCAGGACGCATAAGACGTGAACGGTTCTCTGCAAACTCCTTTTTCTGCTTATCTTCAAAGCTTTTACGGTCGCTTTCCGAAGCAAATCGCTTTTTCTTCAGACGCTTAAGCTGTTTAGCCCTTAGTTTTGATAGCGTTTCTTCAATCTCTTCCAAGGGAAGTTCTGGTTTGTTGATCTCCTCCATCCCCTTTTTCCATCGTTTGCGCTGGCGTTGTTCAAACGATTCTTTCTTCTTTTTTGGCTGGCTCTTTGTAAGGAGCTTAAATTCGCGCTCCTGACGCTCTTTCAGCTTGTTAATCTCTTCCGGTGAAGCTCCACTTTTTTCCAGCTCTGTGATCTCCTTATTCTGATCTACAAGAATTTGAGCAAGATTTGGGGCTTTTTCACCTGTATCTTTGTCTCTTTCTTTAATGTTCCAGAAATCGTTATCCAACTTTTGTCTCTCGTTATCCAACTCATCAATCTCCTGTTTAAAATTCTTACTGAACTTGATGTTCATTCCCTTGCATGACATCACCATTCGAGTAAAGTCATCTGGAACAGGGATGATAATTTCCTGACTGAACGCGGTCAAATAACTACAGGGCTGATAAATAAGATCCAACACATGTGTCGTAAACCTGTCATCGATTTCTTCATCCTGTTTATCTGTAGTCCACAAATAGTGCTTTAATCTCCATACTGTGGTGCACATGTCGGTGAGTCTCATTTGTAACCACGTTTCCATGAACTTATCTCCTGTGATGAAGCGAGTGATATCGCTAGTGCGAATAACAGGAAAATTCTCATTCTTTCTCGCAGCCATAATGTCAGCACGGATACGCTCGAGATTTTTGCCAGCAAAGTTCTCTCCAGGCATATTTTTCATTCCTGTTCCCAAAAATAGATCATGTGGATCTGTCCACAAAATCTTCATGTTTCCAGTCATGAGAAGTAGGTTCTGCATGTTGCGGTCAGTAAACTTTGTCTTTTGAGCGATACTGCAATAAGTAGCCATCAGTTCCTTATGTGACTCTAGGTTACGTTTAGCGAAAACCTCATTAGCTTGATCGGGATGGAGAAAATCTTCTACCGTAGCTTTGCGATCTCTACCTACATCAGACTTCATTAATAAACGTCTAGCGACCACAGTGGGTGTTCCGCGATAATATGTGCCACCCTTGTTCCTCAAATTTGTCTGTACGCCGGTGTGAGTGATTAACATCGTCGTTATGTAGATACTAACGCTAGGATAAGTCGCTTCACCAACATCAAACATTTTTTGAAACAGAGGGGAGAATTCACGCCAGTCGGCAGGATTTTGGTCCACGAGGGCACGTATTTCGATCGGTTTTCCGGCCGGCTTGACGTAATCGACTCCAATCTCATCCTCTTCTTCCTCTTCCTCCTCTTCCTCCGAAACATGAGCGGGAACCCATTTTACGAAAACTTGTCCCAGACTGATATCAGTTCCTCTCTCAGAGTTGTATTGGTCGAGAACCTTTTTTCTATTCGGTTCGCTTCCACGAAACTCTCCAATCTTCTCTCGGCGGCCAACTCCTTTCATAGGACGTTTATGACTGATAAATACATCCCAATGTCCAGCCTTTTTCTTCGGCTTCTTAGCGGGTTGGTCCGAGCCAGCTTTAGGTTCATACCTTTCCAAAGCAGCTTGTAGCTCTTCGATGCTGTATTTTCGATATCTATCACTGGATTTTCCTGTATATTTTTGAATACGTTGAATTAGAAATTTTTTCTGTGCCTTGTCATCGGTGCTAAGTAGTTGTTTGAGATAGTTATCATCAGCGTCAGAGCTGTCGGTAGACTTATCAGATTCTTCCTTTGATGCCGAACGACTACTGCTACGCAACTCTTCTGCATCCTTTATTTCCTTCATTGAAGGTATGTGCAATGTATCTAATCGTTCTTTAATCATGTCATTAAGTTGATCAGAAAACTCTCCTTGGTTATACAAGGTTACTACCCTGTTACGTAATTTAAAATACTCCTCTAACGAGGGAGAAGCCTGTTGTAGCTGTAGAGCCGCTTCCTGCTGTTGTTCGGGTGATAATTGCGGAAACTCCTTGTTTATCTGATACACAGTATAAAGTTCTAGAATGGCATCAGCACGCTTGTTTTCCATTTTCGATCGTAGCTCGCGAAGACCACCGATAAATTTATCGCCATTTTTCATTCCTCTGCGCATCAGAAGAACTAATGAGCCGGGCTTTTTAATCTCCCGATCGAATATCTTGAACTGCCCACGGTTATACATTTGCACAACACCTTCTTTGCTTTCGCCGAATATGTTTAGAGACTCTAGAGTATCGTCTGGATGCAATTCTTTCCACGTGTCAACAATCTCTTTTGCTGACATACCCATGTATTCGGATAAGTCACTGCCATTACCGATCTCGCTGCGTAAAATTACATACGCCTTGTAGATAACAAAAATACGGTTGTCACGTTCTATGTTTTTCTGTTCTCTACTTTCTTCTCGTTCCTGAGCCCGTAGATTATGTCTAATCTGCATTAATGTTACTCCGATAAGGTTTGCCCCTCGTCCATCAGGTCCTGTACCAAGTTGCGCATTACCGCTTATGTAGAGAATAGGAACGTTGCCAGAATCGATTAAAACTTGAGCTAATGCGGTGTCATCGGCGACCTTAGCATTATATGCGCGTTCAACAGCTGATCGTACGTTGGAGAAGTTTTCTCTGTACAGAAAATGGTTGTACATCTGGTATATGTCCATTTTCTGAATAGCCACTTCTCGAACGATCATTTCACGAAAGTGATCTATCTCAGCCATCGTTAACTTACTACGCTGTTTTGCTTCCACGTTAGCTATAATGGCCTTAACCTTGTTATCAATGTTGGTCTTTTTAGGACTTCCTCGGATAGTAACTATCTGTAGAACAGCTCTGAAAAGAGGAGTGATCAGCATATTCGACAGTATGTAGTTGGTAACTGTTCCCCATTGTTTGCCATCAATTCGCATGTAGTGTAAATAATTATTACTGAGAGGACCGAACGGGATATCGTAAGGATTATCCAAACGAAGTACCACCTCCTTATTCAGCGCTTGCTTTTTCTTTGGCAAAGTACTCATTTTTATTTGGCATCAAGATTTTATAAGTCTGATTTAAATATTAGTGTCAGCTGAAATAAATGAGCGGATTATTGTTTCTAACGTCAGAAGATTTTGATCTCCAGAGAGGTACCAAAGGCAATATCATGTGCCACCGCATTCAGGGCTTCTCGCTAATTCTATTCTACTCAACCCATTGCGTCCATTGTCAAGGCCTGATACCAATCTTCAAAAGCTTGCCCGGTACTATTGGAGGATGCCAGTTTGGTATGATAAATGTGAGCAACAACCGAGCAACTGTCGAGATGTCCAAGCAATCGGTCACACCGATCAAATACGTGCCTTACATTGTACTTTATTTCAACATGAAACCGTTCATGGTTTATAAAGGGCCTTATGTTGCTGATGAAATTCGTCGTTTCATTATCGAGGTAGCTAATAATATCCAAAAGAAGCAGCAATTCTCCAAGGCACAGATCAAACAGGATGATCAAGAAGGAGGCATTCCAGCCTACACAGTAGGTCGTCCTGTTTGCGGAGATGATAAAGTTTGCTATCTAGAGTTTCTGTCAGCTTATCAAAAATAATATTCACTTCCATAAATGCCAAGAGGAATTTATAAAGGATTATCATGTAAAACAGATGGACATCCTCCTTTTGTTCCGACCGAACACCAGAAAGATGCATTGGAAGCATTTCTCAAAAGTCCTTACAAGGGGATGCTCCTCTATCATAAGCTCGGCTCTGGTAAAACCTGCACCAGTATAATGATCGCTGATGCTTTACTCAGAAAGAAAAGGATTGCTCATGTTTATGTGATGTCTCCTGGAAGCTTACGATCTGGATGGCTGACAGAATACTGCAATGTGTGCGGTTATAAACCCAAATACATCAAAAAATACTTCACATTCATCACGTATAACTACATGGTCGGTCGCAATCTTCCAGACTTCACTAATTCGCTGGTGATCATTGACGAGGTACATAACCTCGTCAATGGAGCCAAGAATAGGAGTTTTAATCCTACAGCGATATACAATGAATTACTAAAATCTGACTGTCGTATTTTGGCTCTTTCAGGAACTCCTGTGTTTAACTATGTGTATGAATTTGCTCTTTTAGGTAATCTGCTTAAACCCGGTGGAGAGTTCCCCGATATACGTCATGGGACAGAAGGAGTAGATGAAATTGCATTTATGACATTCTTCAAGGATGATCCAGATAACCCGGATGGCGGTATTTTACCAAAAAACATGACAACCATGAAGAGAAGACTTGATGGGATAATTTCCTACTATCCTGGTGCTGGCGCAGAGTTTGTTCCCAGAGTGATCAATATGGAACCCATAAAGGTGTTAATGCCACCAGATCAAGAAAGAAACTACTGGATCCAATATGAACAGGAAAATGCAATGTCACGTCCCCCTGACGAAAAATTAAAGCGTACAGATCCCGCAAAATACGATAGATTGAAACGAATGTATATTATGGCTTTGAAAAATATTCTAACCCGTAGAGCTTCTAATTTTTACTACAGAATGAAGATACCGGCTGACATTCCTGATCTGACTGTTAAGAAAGGTGGATGGATTGAGAAAGAGTATTTTCAAGACGGAGCATTGTATAAATATTATTCAACTAAATTTACGGTTCTTTTGCTGAATATTGTCATGCACAATATGCAGAAACACGTGGTGTTCACTTTTTTCAAGGAACGATCAGGAGTTGTACTACTGAAAAGTATACTAGGAATGTGTGGCATTCACGCGACGATCTTTTCTGGAGATCTGAATGACGAAGCTCGTCGTTCTATCTTACGACGCTATAATTCTCCGCAAAACCGTTACGGAGAATTAATCAAAGTTTTACTCGTTACAGAGGCAGGAGCTGAAGGTATTTCTGTGCTGGAGGCTCGTCACATGCATATTCTCGAATCTTCTCCCAGAATGAGCAAAACTATACAGGCTATCGGCCGAGTAGCTCGCTATAAGTCGCACATTAAGCTTCCAAAAGAGGAGCAAAGTGTTAAGATTTGGAGATACTGGAGTATGGCCTCAGAAGATCCGGTTACTATTCATGCTGAAATAGATATGCCGAACGGCGAAACAAAAACGAAGACAATTTTGATCACAGTTAAAGAGACGATTGACGAGATTTTATACAAAAAAGGAATGAGGAAGGTTCGGGAAATAGATTCGTTTCTTGATATTTTAAAGCAGGTTTCAGTTACAAAATGGAGCGAACCGGAAGAAGCCAAATGAAATCTATTTTTAAATAACATATGGTTTAAAAATAGGATGAGCCAATTTCCGCTATACAATACGCTAATAGCTGACCTACCAGAAAAAGATCTCACTGTCATTCAAAATCTTGATCTGGTGCGTAAAATTTCGCATTTGGATTCCGAAGCGTTCGAACTGATATACGCTCTGATTAAATGTTATTATCTACAGCATGAGAAGGGAGACACGTTTGTTATTCCCTATGACGGTAAGCTAGCGAAGGAGCGAATCGATTTTGATCTCGTAAAGTTTCCCCCAAAGCTTCGCCAGCTTTTATACAAATTTGTTATTGTACATAGGAAAAAGCTAATCGAGGACAAGGAAATCGAAAGCTATCATACTACTTCTTCCTAGTCTTCCATACTAAGATAATAGCAATCACCAAAATAGCGATTAAAACGTAAAGACGCCAATTGGAGGAGCCACCAGACTCGCATTTCCCCCAACAATTTTTACTTCTACTAACGGGAAAATTTTTATACGTAGCGCTTTCTCCATTACGTTGGGTTTGTGATAGATTGATGGATTTACATTTTCCCCCTTCACAGTAACGAACTTCTACCTGTGGTATAAGATCGAATAGAACATTTTTACCATCTCCCAAAGCGTCCTCAAAGTTGTTATTCGTCACTTCTAGAAGTTTCATATCTTCATTATACTGTAACAGACGACCAAAGTAGGTGAAATAGAATTTGTCATTGTAATTTAGATTTTCACCTACTTTTTTAGGTGGATAACAGTGAATCTGAAATGTATTGCTGGGACCATTATAGGTTGTAGCTCTCATTAGCCACTTAACCTCATCGTTAAAATTTTCCTTACGAAGTATGAACGATGTATGGGGAATGTTGATTGCTACATACGCTCCATTCTGAATTAGTACATAGTTTTCTACATAGCTACGAGAAATTTTGATTGGAATAAATTGCACATGTACCGGTTTCTTATCGGTGAAAGTTACCATTTGAGAAACTGTACCTAGATCTTCCATTCCTAGCCATTTTCCGGTATTGATATTACGCAGGATGAAATGATCTTCGTAGAACAACACATTAGCCTTATTAGGAGGATATGGATAGCTAGTGCTGATAAAAAATGTGCTATCTACTCGCTTAAACTCTGGGTAGTAATCCTTGTGTCGTAACCGGTAGTATGGGAAAGTCTCATCAGACATATAGTTTCGTAACGGAACGCAAATATTACGGTTATCTGGCGTCTTGATAAAGTAACCTTTGTCACACATTTTATCGGGATCATTCTTACAGATGTCTATGCACTCCTGTATTGTGTCTGTATAACGACATATCCCCTGAATGGTATCGTTACAGTCATTCAGGTTTAGATTAGACATGGTTGTGTGAGGAAAAATGCGCCAGTTTCCATCGTATAACTGTGGCTGTTGTGTCTTGTTTACAGACATTTATTGTAAACAAGACATTTAAAAACTCATTAACCATGAGAAAAATGAGTAGACGACAACAACTTAACAAATTGTCCATTCTCCCTCCGAACAAAACAGTGGTTTTTTACTCTCCAATAGAAGGACGTGACATACTTGTAAGAACCGGTACAATTGGAGAGGGTAGCTGTTTTTTCCATGCTCTCCTACACTCACATTCAAGAGAATATGTTCGCCTGGATAAGAAAGGGAGAATGAAGCTGGTGGCAAAACTGAGATCTAGCCTAGCTGATAAGCTCGATCGTAAACGATGGGAAGAAATTTCCAGCGGTCTAGTAGCAAAGATACCCTTTCAGGAAAACATTAATGAGATCTTGCATGATTTTTACCGTCATATTGAGAAAGAACGTTCTGGAAAGTCAAAGATGGGTCGTAATCTAATACGCTCTATTATTCATAACGATAATGACAAGCAAGCTTACCAAATTATTTGTGAACTGATCACGATGGAAGACTTTGAAAAAGAACTTTTACCTAAGATTCACGATAAGTGTGCAGAGAATAAGATCACCGAATGTAAGGAGACGATTGTCAAGGACGTGTGTGACTATGGACAAAAGGTTTTTGACAAGATTGGGAAGACTGTGGATGAAAATCGCAAGAATTTTTGCGTCAAAAAGATTGAGACCATGATTCGTAAAACTGTGAATGAGGCAGATAATGCAGCCTTCAAGGACTACTTAAGTAATCTTAAGGACGCGTCAGTTTCCGTTGATACTTACACAATCGGCTTGATCTCAGAACGTTTCAACCGTGATATCTACTTCATTGATGCTAGAACTAGAATGCCTTATCGCGTTGGGGGCGATGAGAACATCAAGTCACGAAAGTCCATCATCGTTATGTGGGTCGGAGGAGTTCATTACGAAATTGTTGGCAGGTTGTTGGGAAAAGATCGCATTCAACGTGAGTTTCACGATGATGATCCTCTGATCAAACGTATCAATACGTACCTATTTCATCCTGACCTGGTGGCTGAACAGTATCCTGCTCTTATACCGTATTTGCCCAAGAATCATAGGGATCGTCTAGGATTTACATCCGACAGCCGATCGGAGGGAGATTATGAATCTTCTTCAGAAGAGGAAGAAAGTGATGAGAGTGATGAGAGTGATGAAGAACGCACACGCAGTAGCTCTAGTCCTAAACGCAAGAAATCTAGGAAATCTAGACATAGACGCAGACATAGAAAACATTAATTTTAACACATATATGCGTTAAAAAATTGTTGATAAAAGTAAAGATGGATATCAAAGATTTCCTGCCTAAATACCCCAATGTCAATAAATCCAGTTACGGTGTGTTAAATCCTTATGATGATAACTTCTATCAGGCTATCTTTCGTAAAAAGGAGTTTTATGACAACAGACTGGATCGTGTAGAGGTATTTCCGCGAGAGAGGGGTATGTTGACCAAACATCAGAAAACCATTGCACACTACCTGTCGAGTAATACACCGTATAATAAACTGATGCTGGTACATTCGATGGGCACGGGCAAAACGTGCTCCGCAATAGGTGCCATTGAACAGATTAAGAGCGAAGATAGTACATTCGATGGAGCATTAGTTTTCGCTGGCGGAGAAGGATTGTTAGATAATTTTGTTAAGGAGTTGGTAGAAAAGTGTACTCCTGGTCAATACAAGCCAGAAAACTATGAAAAACTAACTGATCTACAAAAGATTCGTCGTATCTCTAAAACTACAAAGTTCTATCATCTCGATACGTTCAGAAAATTTGCTCAAAAGATCATTGCTCATGCATCCGACGACGATATTCGTCGCGACTACTCTAATAAGATTATAGTTATCGACGAAGTTCACAACCTTCGTCCCCAAGGAGAAGATGATGATGTTAAGACCTACTGGCATTTTCACCGTTTTCTACATCTAATCGAGAATTCCAAGATTATGTTGTTATCCGGTACTCCTATGCAAGATAGCCCAGAAGAGATCGCTAGTGTGGCCAATCTTCTTCTCCCGATGGATCAACAACTTCCGATGGGAAAGGAATTCCTTGAAGAGTACATGGAAGAAAAAAATCAAGTTTACATCTTGAAAAAGGATAAAGCTAAGGATCTTAAGGAAAAGCTGAAAGGGTATGTGTCGTTTCTTCGTGAAGCATACTCGAATGTTACAAAAGAATACATCGGAAAAGAGGGAGTAGGATCACTAAAGCATTTCATAGTCGATCCTGGGCAGATGTCAAAGTTTCAGAGCAAAGCATACGCTAGGGCTGTGGAGAAGGATCAACATGGTAAGAAGTCTGGTGTGTGGAGTCACGCTCGTGAGGCTATTCTTTTTGTTTATCCAGATGGCTCGTGGGGGAGAGAAGGTTTTGAAAAGTATATTAAACGAACCGAGAGAAAGGCGTTTGTAGCAAAAGGAAAGAAAAAGGCGGCCGGAGCTTATGTTCTTAGTGATGGGCTACGAAAAGCTTTGAAGGGAGAGAGTGATGAAGAAACTCTTGCCAACATTCGCCGTTACTCTGTAAAATATGCACAAATTATTGAGAAAATTTTGAATACCAAAGGAAACTGTTTCATCTATGGTTGGTACATCAAAGGTAGTGGTGCGATTCTCTTTTCTCTTTTACTAGGCTTGTTTGGATTTAGCAAAGCTAACGGCAAAGAAAACACGCCAGGTCTTCGTTATGGCATTCTAACGACGAAAACAGCCGCTCCTGCTGAAATTCGTCGCATCACCGACCGTTTTAACAGGCCTGATAATATGAATGGCGAGTATATAAAGGTTATTATCGGAAGTAAAACAGTTTCAGAAGGATACTCTTTTCGCAATGTTTTGTTCGAGGCAATTCTTACTCCACACTGGAACTACTCAGTCACTGCACAGGCAATCGCTCGTGGTATTCGCTTAGGATCACATAACGATCTGATTAAAGCTGGGGAAAATCCGACCGTTCAGATTATGCAACCGGTTTCATTTGCTCGCAAGGAGTACACAAACTTTTCTATCGATCTACAGATGTATGAAACTTCGGAGGACAAAGATATCAGTATTCGTAGCATTCTACGCCTATTGATGGAGGTTTCATTCGACTGTGCTCTAAACTACTTTCGTAACTATATCGATGCGAAAAAAGGTTCGCGAGAGTGTGATTATACAAGCTGTAATTATAAGTGTGAGGGAGTAGATATAGAAACTATCAAAGCGGGATTGGATGATTCGGAAATCGACTACTCTACCTACCAGCTATTCTATGCGAACCCAAAGATTCCTTTAATTCGTCGCAAGATCGAGCATCTATTTCGAAATAATCATCAAATAGATTTAGATTCTATAATCGAAAACCTTAAGGATGAGTTCTCCGAAGACGAGATTCGCAACGCACTTCACACCATTCAAGAAGAGACCGGAAGTAAAGAGTTTGACTATCGTGACTTTCTCGAGATATACTCGCGAAGCCCGGTCAAAAAGATCATGAACGGTGTTGAACAATTGTTTCGAGAACATTTTAGACTCAACCTTAATACCATTTTAGAGCAATTTCCTCAATATACCCAGTTTGAGGTTCTAACGGCTTTAAGAACGTTGATAAATGACAGCACTGTTATTCTAAACAAGTATGGTATCTCCTCTTATCTGCGGGAGGATAACAACGTTTATTTTCTGGTCAATAGTCTAACTATTAACGCAACGTTCTACTCTGAGTACTACACACGATATCCTCATGTATCCACCAATCAGAACTTTACTGACATTATGAACAGTATCTATGTATCAGCATTACCGAAGCTAGCAGGACGTATATGTCGAACAGATAATGAAAAAGAGTTTGGTAAGTTAATGAAATCTCTCCCAATCGAGATTCAGGAACTGTTTATCGAAGCAAGCTTGGTGGCCAGGGATAAGAAGATCAAAAAGACTCGCGAGCTACGTCGACGTATTATCGAGTTCTTCAAGAATTATATTAAGAAAATCGACAATGTATGGATATCCACGCTATTACAGGATAGTGCAGAGGTATTACGCTGTCGGGATGTTGGAGCTGATTTTGATAAGTGGAGCGATTGCGATGAAAAATACCGTGAGTTGGTGCAGGAGCAGGAAATTAGCAAAAAACGCAAGCTACGTGAGGACAATCCCTACGGAATCATTGGTACATACAATCCCACAACTAAAGATTTCTGTATCGTTGATCTAAACCGTGAAAAAGCTGGCCAGTCTAAGCGTGAAAAGGGAGTGGTTGATAAACGTCTTAGCCACACGGGAAAAGTTTGTTCTGGAGGAGGCTGGAAGCTTCCTGAGCTGATGGAAATCGCTATCAAACGTTTGCAAATCGATCCTCCCAATTCCTTCAAGAAGACAGATAGTCGTCAATCTATGATCGCGTACATCCAAAAGGATCCACGACTGATGAAAATTTTCACCAAAGAAGAATTAGAAACAGCTGATGATCTCATGCTACGTCGTGCTTTGTATTGGGGACTTCCACCCAAGGATAACGGCAGACGTAAGATTCTATTTCTGTGCGAGGATATTAAGAAATGGCTTGATGAACGTGGCTTGCTACAAGTGGATGATCAATGCGGTGTTCAGGGAAAGAAAAAGATAACTGCTGTCTCAGGAGGTGGAAGCCAAGATCCGACCAAGAATTATCGATTAGAAAGAGTGATTCCAACTCAGCAGGAGGAAAAGTTCAAATCATACGGCAAAGATATTGCCAAATTGATGGGAGAATGTTTTGGGGCTAAAAAATACCAACCAGAGATTAATAATAATACATGGATATTGGTCTTTTCCAGAAAGAAGCTGGTAGGATTCATCACAGTAGACGACGACAATATTTTGTGGAATGTATGTGTAGCGAAGAACTATCGCCGACAAGGTATTGCTCGAGCAGCGATGAAGATGGCTACAAACGATGTATGTTCAGTCAGGGGTAAGCGTCCCACCCTACTTGTGGATAATAGGAATAAAGATGCAACCAAGCTAATACGAATGTATAAAAGCTTTGGATTCGATATCCAACGGGCTGACGAGCGTTATACGTATATGGAACATCCATGCACGTGACATAATTAGGGTTTAAAAGATGAAATTTTCAAAAAAAATCAATGCCGACCACTTTTAAAGCGATGACCCGTGATGGCTACAGTTGGAAAATTCTAGCTGAGTTACTTCACAATAATATTAAGACAGCCTGTTTCGAGATCGATAGTGATGGAATCCGTCTTCGTATGATGGATCATCACCGAACCATCCTAATCGATCTAGAACTCGATGCTGATAAGTTTTCAGTTTACAAGTACAAGTCTGATGATAAGATGTATCTTGGTATTAATCTTACCCATTTTCACAAAATGCTAAAGTCGATCAAAAAGAGAGATTCGATTCAGCTCTTCATCACCGACGATGCCCCTACCGATTTGGGTATCAAGGTTATTCCTAAAGAAAACAATCGTGTAACCACATCGTTTATCAAGATTCAAACGATTCAGAACCTTGATATCGATCTTCCCGAAGGTTATGGAAGACCTGTTATCGTTCCGTCCAGCGAATTTCAAAAGATGTGTAAGGGGTTGACACACATTTCTAATGAAACTCATGTCACTTCAAAAGGCTTTCTGATTCGTTTCTCTAGTGACGCTGGAGGCGTGATGAAACGGTTTACCGAGTTTGGAGAAGCCGAGGATACCGATTCTGATACTGAAGAGGATAAGGATGACAGTCCTGAATATGATGAGAAGTTTGACACTGAACAACTTACTCGCGTTACAAAGCTAGCTGGACTACATACCGCGATGCAGATCTATCCCAAGCAGGAAAACCCATTGTTGATTCGATCCGATGTTGGTAGCATAGGACGCATCTCTATCTACCTCAAGTCCAAGAGCTTGCAAGCAGCTGAATCAGCTGTGGCTGAAAGCGATGACGAATAAAAATGAAAAATGTACTTGAAATGAGCGGGGGTAAATGGCAAAAGCTATCACCTATAATGATACTCATATCGCCGATGCGTGGGACTATTTTGAAGCGAATCATGGCGACAATACGGTATACGAGGTTTACGATATGGAATTGTTCTCCGAATATATTCAGAGAATCTTTGAAACATATCACGGAATCGCACATTGTATCACACCTTTCTCGCTTTTAGCAAAAGATACCTATAATATGCTGGTCAGTCTATGTGAACTGCCGGAAGATAAGGACGATGAAAATTTATACGTTATACTTTGTAAAGATTGGGAAGGAAACGTTTTTCTGGAAGAGTATCACAAGCTACAATTTTATGACGAAGATCATGTTCCAGTTTCTTACATTCCCACAGATACGTTATTGGAAATTATTGAAAAGAGAGCCACACATGGGTTCAAAAAGTTGAAATTCGAGCCCAAAGATCTAATGACGGATCTTATCGGTGAGTAAATAATGCTACATATTTATAGCTAATATGTAGCTTAATAAATGAGTGCAGACGCGACACTTGGATTTTACGTCGACGACCCGTGGGATCATTTTGTTCCGAAAAGTAATGGCATTGCCATACTTGATCAAGGCTTTCAATTTACCGGAACAAACACGAGTGCAGGTACAAGGAAAGATATTACGATAGTGGGACCTTCGTCAACTGGCTTTAGAAATTATGATATCACTTGGCCAGCAAATATCCCGACTACTGGTCAAATACTAGCCATCTCTTCCAGTACTTATAGCTCTGTGGATGATCTTCAAACAGTAAGTTTAGAATGGGGAACAGATATCAATTTGTTTACCGAGGATACAGCAGGATCTGCTGTTATCGATCACAATATTTATGGAGGAACAGGAGCGGGAGGAAGCATTACAACCGCAACGGAAAACTTTTTTGCCGGAGTAAATGCAGGAGCAAATATCAGTTCTGGTAGCTCTAATATCGCTGTTGGTAACACAGCTTTAACAACAGCTACTACTCAGAGTGATAACATAGCGATCGGTACAGGAGCTCTAACTGTGGCTGCCAACACGAACGCGCGAAATGTGGCGATCGGTTCTGGAGCTTTGGGTACTCTTACTGGAGCGGCGGGAGTATCGGCAAATAATGTCGCTGTAGGATACAACTCTGTTAACACAACTACAGATACTTCTTTGAATCAGAGTATTTATATCGGTGCAGAAACAAAGGCATCGGGAGCTACAGCTGATAATGAAGTAGTTATCGGATATGGGGCAACTGGAAAGGGAAATAATACGGTGTTATTAGGTAACTCATCCGTGACCGATGTGTACATCGGCCAGTCGAATAGTACCAACCTGGTATTGACCGGAAATAGCTTTACAACAAAGATACGTGGCTCATCTGTAGCCAGTGAAAATGCTGAATGGATATTACCTCCGACTCTCCCATCTTCTGGACAAGTTTTAGGAGCAACCGTTGCTGGATCGATTGCTACTCTTGGTTGGAAAAGTGCTAGCACCACAGCCGATCCGATGATCTACTTGGCAAGCACAAATACGGGAGACACGTATGATATTGGATTTTATGGTAAATATGTTAATGCGGGAACCAAATACACCGGCTTTATTCGTGATGCCACAGATGGAACGTTCAAACTGTTCGCCGGGTTACCAACAGCTCCTACAGCTACTTCTGTCGGTGATGTATCAGCATACTATGCGAATATGAATTGTAATGCGATAACACTAACCTCAATCACAGATGGTACGGCTACGTTAACCGGAGGAGCGTTAACAGGAGCAACACAAATTACGGTAGATCAACTCGATCTGAACGGTAGCAACATTACCTACTCGGGAGCCACTGGAACGAATCTAATCACTGTACCTGATAACCTTGCAAGTGCTTTACTCGTGACTGATGGGACTCAAAACTACATTCAGCTAGTCTCTACAACCGGTTTAGATGAGGTACAACTACTTCAAAACACCAACGTTACCGGTACGCTCAGTTGTGATACCTCATTCACTATCGATGCCGTATCTGTTACAGCAAGTAACCTTACGTCACTACTGGCTATGATCACTGCGGGAGTACAAAACTTAACCGCAAGCGAAGTAACCCAACTATCAAACATAGATCTAGTCACTATTTCTAATACCCAGTGGGGGTACTTAGGAGCTATGAACCAGGGTGTAAGCACAGCGGATTCTGTTTCCTTTACCTCAATCACAGATGGTACGGCTACGTTAACGGGAGGAGCGTTAACAGGAGCAACTCAGATTACAGTAGATCAACTCGACTTGAACGGTAGTAACATTACCTACTCGGGAACCACTGGAACGAATCTAATCACTGTACCTGATAACCTTGCAAGCGCTTTACTCGTGACAAACGGAGTTCAAAACTACATTCAAGTAGTCTCTTCGATCGGTTTAGATGAGGTGCAACTACTTCAAAACACCAGCGTTACCGGCACGCTCAGCTGTGATACCTCATTCACTATCGATGCCGTATCTGTTACGGCAAGTAACCTTACGTCACTACTGGCTATGATCACTGCAGGAGTACAAAACTTAACCGCAAGCGAAGTAACTCAACTATCAAACATAGATCTAGTCACTATTTCTAACACCCAATGGGGGTACTTAGGGGCTATGAACCAGGGTGTAAGCACAGCAGATTCTGTTTCCTTTATCTCAATCACAGATGGTACGGCTACGTTAACTGGAGGAGCGTTAACAGGAGCAACTCAAATTACGGTAGATCAACTTGATTTGAACGGTAGTAACATTACCTACTCAGGAGCCACTGGAACGAATCTAATCACTGTACCTGATAACCTTGCAAGTGCTTTACTCGTGACTGATGGGACTCAAAACTACATTCAGCTAGTCTCTACAACCGGTTTAGATGAGGTACAACTACTTCAAAACACCAACGTTACCGGTACGCTCAGCTGTGATACCTCATTCACTATCGATGCCGTATCTATTACAGCAAGTAATCTTACGTCACTACTGGCTATGATCACCGCGGGAGTACAAAACTTAACCGCAAGCGAAGTAACACAACTATCAAACATAGATCTTGTCACTATTTCCAATACCCAATGGGGGTACTTAGGGGCTATGAACCAGGGTGTAAGCACGGCAGATTCTGTTTCCTTTACCTCAATCACAGATGGTACTGCTACGTTAACGGGCGGAGCATTAACAGGAGCAACTCAAATTACGGTAGATCAACTCGACTTGAACGGTAGTAACATTACCTATTCGGGAGCCACTGGAACGAATTTAATCACTGTACCTGATAACCTTGCAAGTGCTTTACTCGTGACGAACGGAGTTCAAAACTATATTCAAGTAGTCACTTCGATCGGTTCCGATGAGGTACAACTACTTCAAAACACCAACGTTACCGGTACGCTCAGCTGTGATACCTTATTCACTATCGATGCCGTATCTATTACAGCAAGTAATCTTACGTCACTACTGGCTATGATCACCGCGGGAGTACAAAACTTAACCGCAAGCGAAGTAACACAACTATCAAACATAGATCTTGTCACTATTTCCAATACCCAATGGGGGTACTTAGGGGCTATGAACCAGGGTGTAAGCACGGCAGATTCTGTTTCCTTTACCTCAATCACAGATGGTACTGCTACGTTAACGGGCGGAGCATTAACAGGAGCAACTCAAATTACGGTAGATCAACTCGACTTGAACGGTAGTAACATTACCTATTCGGGAGCCACTGGAACGAATTTAATCACTGTACCTGATAACCTTGCAAGTGCTTTTCTTATCACTGATGGAACTCAAAACTACATTCAGCTAGTCTCCACAACTGGTTTAGACGAGGTACAACTACTTCAAAACACCAACGTTATTGGTACGCTCACGGCATACACGTTGTTCTTCGGTGGTACAGCTCTTAATTACTCTCCAGGCGCGACGGGGATCGGTCTATCCGGTACATCAGCCACCTATACGGACACGACTACATTGGCATCGGGGACGGCCGCGTTGATGGCAGTACATGCCCTAGCACAACCCACACTGGCTGCAGCCAACGTTTCCGTAACCACCACTAATGCTGCAACTCTGTATGTCGCCAATGCACCAGTGGCCGGCACGAATATGACTCTGACGAACGCCTATGCACTGTACGTGGCTGCGGGAAACACGTATTTGAGCGGAAATGTGGGCATCGGAACGGCTGGACCCAATGCCAAACTCTCGATCTCTGCCTCTGTTGGAGTTCCATCCAGCTATGCCAACTATGGGATCATTCTTTACGATGTTAGTGCAACCGAGTCGTACGGATTCGGAGTTGAAGGTGGTTACTTGTGGGCTAATGCACAAGGCGGGCACAGGTGGTACTCTTCCGATGTATTGAAGATGAGTCTTGAGTCCACGGGTACGCTTTTGCTACAGTCAAGTGCAGTGAGTAATCGTGCCCAAATCGTTCCTGGAGCTTCGAGTGAGTTGATGGTGCGCAACACCGCGACGACAACTGCCAACTTACATCTGGCAGCCGGATCTACCAGTGGCATCATCTACTCCTACAATGGTGGCTACCAACCGCTCTATTTGGGAGTGGCTGCCAACGTGATACTTTGCGACACCACTGGTAACGTGGGCATCGGAACAACGGGCCCAGATGCAAAGCTTGATGTACTGTACACTTCAGGTCCCCAACTACGATTGACCTATACCGATAACACTGTCTACACCACCTTTGAAACCAATTCTTCCGGTGGGCTGTCCATAACTCCTTCGGGAAACTTCACTAATATTTACGGCGACGGTCAATTGCTTTCTATAATCGGTTCCACACACTGCTACTTTGCTTTATTTCCTGATGGGTCTGGAGCGGGACGCAAATGCTATATCGGATACGGCGGAGCAACTTCTCAGACACTTAGCATTGTTAACGAGTATACGGGAGTCAATAGCGACATGGTACTCGAAACAGAAGATGTCATATATTTAAAAACCGCCTCAACCAATCGCATCGTCATCGACGCCAGTGGATACGTAGGCATCGGAATGACCCCATCATCAACTTACAATGCCAAATTGCAAGTTTCTGACAGCGCCACCTTTGGTAACAGTGGTATTCGTGGTGCAGGGTTTCCCAGCTTCGATTGGAATTCATACTGGACGGGTGCCGCATGGCAGTTTCTGGCGAGCGGATATGCGGGAATACTAGAACTAAATACGGGTACGGGAGCGATTAGTCTGTTACAAAGTACAGCCAGTGGCACGGCGGGTGCGGGTATCACCTGGAATACGAATGTGGTATTTACTCCCAGTGGCTATGTAGGCATTGGTAAAACACCAGGTTATCAACTCGAGCTCAGTACCGACAGTGCGGGAAAGCCCACCACCAATACGTGGACCATTACCTCGGATAAACGAATCAAGAAGAATGTGGCCGATGTGGATGGAAAAGACGCATTGGCACGACTGCGACAGATGCGCATCCGTTCTTTTGCTTACACCACAGAGTATGCCCGGTCTCATCATATTGAAGAGGGTAAACGATTCTTCGGGGTCATCGCCGACGAGGTTCAGACATGCATGCCATCCACGGTGCGAACAGTTCCGAACATGCAGTTTGAATATACCTTGGAACCAAAGAAGAGAAAACCTAAGGTCCTAGGACCCTACAGTGTGTTGAAGACGAACAAAAAAGGCGAACGCAAGGTGATCACAAAGCTAACGAATGCTTTGACGTTTGATAGCAACGATGTGACTTTATTTACCGTTTCTGCTGTGCAAGTATTGGCCGATAAGGTGGATGCACTGGAAACACAGTTGGCCGAGAAGGATGCACGCATCGACGCACTTGAAACCCAACTTGCCACTGTGTTGGCGCGTCTGGATGCGATTGTTTAGCATTTTGTTAGTAGTGTAATCTAACAAAACTCATGTTCCTTCATCCAGATAATTGCTTAATTAACCTTGCCATTACCTCTAAATATTTTCTCGAGCCTGTGTTTGTATAAATGTAAGTAGGTTTTCCGTTTCTTAGAATAATATCAATACCCATTAGTTTAGCCACGTAGTCCTTTTGACTAGCCCGTAGATTTTTGATATCTGCAAACTTGTAACGGATCTGAGGTTCGGGTAGATACCCATGTATTGGTCCATCCCAGTCCACATTGTCTACATGAATATCATAACGAACAATAACCTCCTCACCATCATAAAGCGCCATGCGTATATCACCATAAGTAGAAGACTTTCCCAAGTCCTTGATTGTATGTAGAGTCTGTCCGCACAGTGATTGTATTTCCCCGTCAATCAAACCTCCTTTGCGAAATCGTCCAGTGTATATATTTTCCTCTCCAATCGAACAAGCTTCATACATACGCCACCACTCTTCTCCATATTTTGAAAAATAATAGAAAGGTTTTCCGGGATGGTTGGAATATGGATTATATCCATTGCTCACTCGGTTTTTATGAGGACAATTAGGATGTGCTGTGCTATGCGGATCGATAGTTTCGATAGTGCTACAATTTCCCATTTTAGATATTTAAAATGAGAATAGAAAGTTTTCAATGTAATCGCATATTTCGGCTCGATATTTTTCACCATCGCGAACGAACTTGAACGGCTTGCCACAACCAACAATCTTATTCTCTTCTTTTAGTTTGTCACAAACTTCTTTCGGCGCATGAGGATTCAGCTGATTGAGTAGTACCATTCCTCCGTTAGGTAACTGTTGAAAGAAGAAAGCATGTCTAAAGATATGGCAGTTAACTTGATTAACCGGTACCTCTGTCCACATGTCGCAGTGAGGACAAGTAAACGTGTACACATGTGCTACCGTATCTAGCTCTACGGGGGTGAAGTTTGGCTTGTTCTCTTTTTGGGTCCCTTGAATTTCTTGTTCATTACTCATTTTAAAATTGAAATACGACTTTCTAAACAAGAATGTTAAACCCCATGAAACGTAAATACTCTTCTGTAGCCGATTGCACAAGATCCAAACATCCTAAACTTTTACCTGGTCTGCCACCGCGAACCAGAAACTATTTTTGGGTCAGCGCTACTGATACCAGAAACTTCATGATTAAGGATCCTCTTGTCGACTGGCTAAAATTGACCCGAAAAACTAGCGGAACAACAGGTGCTAAAACAACGGGAGATTTTTTTGAGTTCATCCTAGAAAAGGGTAACGAGTTTGAGAAACGCCTAGTAGAGTATATTCACGAGAATAGAATTTCAGTTGTGTCCGTAGGGGATCGAATTACAAATAAGACCTGTCGCGAAACGATAAAGCTGATGAAACAGGGTGTACCGATCATACATTCTGCTCCGTTTAAAAACGGTAGACACCATATGCGAGGTATCATTGATCTTTTGGTTCGTAGCGATCATATCGGTTCTCTGGTCGGTGACAATCCTTTGCCTGAACATTTACATAACTATAAGGCTCCAAAACTAAATGGAAACTACCATTATGTTGTGGTGGATGTAAAGTTTTCCACTCTTCCTCTTCGCGCCGATGGACGTCACCTGCTGAACTCGGGAAGTTATCCCGCCTATAAGGCACAGACGTGGATCTACACTCAAGGAATCGGCCATATTCAAGGTTATACATCAAATTATGCTTACATTCTCGGTAGAAGATGGAGCTATTCGACGCGAGGACGAAAGTTTTTCGGTATAAACTGTCTGGATAAGCTTGGTGTTATCGATTATCAGGGAGTAGACTCTGATATTCCTCAGAGAACAAGAGATGCTATCGAATGGCTCAAAAAGTTGCGAAAGGAGGGAAAGAAATGGACCGTCTATCCTCCGTCTCGAGAAGAGCTTTATCCAAACATGTGTGTCGAATCTGGAAAGTGGAATGACGATAAAAAGAAGATTGCTGATCGACTTGGGGACATTACCGAAGTGTGGTATTGTGGTATTAAACATCGCCAAAACGCTTTGAAACTAGGTATCAACTCTTGGCGTGATCCACGATGCACCAGCGAAACGATTGGAATGGGTGGTGTTCGTGCTTCAACTGTGGACAAGATTATGGACATTAATCGACAAGAGAGTGATAAGATTCGTCCCGCCAAGATTGTAAGCCGACTCTTCGACTGGGACATGGAAGATAACGAAATGTTTGTCGATTTTGAGACTCTGGCTGACGTGTTTTCTCCTCTCGACCAGCTTCCATCACAGCCTAAGACTGATAATCTATTTATGATCGGCGTGTATTATCAAGGGGAATACAAAAGTTTTATCGCAAATTCTATCTCTCCTTTAGAGGAGTTTCGAATCATGGACGAGTTCGTAAAATTTGTTCGAGAAAATGGAAATCCGAAGTTATGGTTCTGGCATGCTGAATCTATGTTGTGGAACCGTGCTGAGGAACGTCAGCTAAATTGGATGATCAGTCTTGGCAATATGAAACATGCTGAACGTATTGTAACGGATTGGAACATCGACCTTCAATTTGCTGACTTGTCTCAACTTTTCAGAGGAGAGCCCATCGTGATTAAAGGCTGTTTTAAGTTTGGTCTAAAAGAAATAGCTAAAGCGATGAAAAAACATGGAATGATCACATGTGCATTAGAGAGCAAATGCGAGTCTGGATTGGCAGCAGCCGTAAGAGCTTGGAACGTATATCAGACCAGTTCCAATCCTGCTGAAGATCCAGTTCTTGTGGACATCGCTAAATACAACAAATTTGATGTGCAAGTTCTGAGCGAAATACTTACTTATCTCAGACTGAATAATTTGTAAATTGATTTTTGAAATTTCTAACCTTCTGGGGTAGAAATGTATGCTGAAAGCTATTACAAAACAACAGTACAACCTTCCGCACCGGCGAAGAAGGAGGGAGAGGTAGAAACGGTACAACCTTCCGCACCCGCGAAGAAGGAGGGAGAGGTAGAAACGGTACAACCTTCCGCACCTGTGGAAACCTCTTTGTTCGATCCTCCCCCTAAATTTGATCCTCCCCCTGAATACAAACAGACAGAAGCGGAAAAATTGGCTCGGAAAATAATTCAGAAAAATTATGATGAGTACAAGTCTAGATTGATGCGAGAAACCAAGGGATTCACAGTGGCGCTCGGGAAAACAACTTTGCTATCACAAACAGTCGACATGTTTCGTAATGACGGTTTTACGATATCATACTGGAAGCGGAAGTATAAACAAAGCAACTTCACATATTGTATAATAATCTCAGTTTTTCCGATCACCAAGGACATTGTCTCGGAATATGATTCTTCACATATTTGGTACGAGACCGATGAAAAGTGGGTAGAAAAAGAGAGCCGAAAAGAGCCCCAAAAAGAGACCAAAAAAGAAAGGTGTACTGTGATGTAATCTATTTATACAGCTTCCTATACGACCGGTGACCTTTTTCCGTTGCGATACAACTCAGACCAATCTTGGAGTAAGAAACGTTAAATACTTTTCCAGCCTCAGTCCAAGGAATGAACTCTACGTGATATATCGGTTGTCCTTTGTATTTGATGTTGTTGACCAGTTGTGCATATTCTTGAGGAGTGTGACTCTCTCTATGGTCGATATCATAATGAGACTGCACAAAGCTTTTGCTCACCTTTTTAAGCCTTCTACCCCAATAAGGTCCAAACGACATGACGTATACACCTTCAAGAGTAGCAACACAGTGAAAGATCGTGTTTGTACCCAGTTTGAGAAATCCTAGATAATCGGTCAAGGAAGGCCAAGCTTTATCTACTCTGTGACGAACGTAAGCCTCTTGGGGATGAGAGTGAAAATTATACCTGGTAGCATTCACGTTCACATCCTCTTCCGCTCCGGATTCAACGCTTCCCTCATCAATATCTATAATGTAGATAAAATTATTTCCATTCTTCTCCACATTGGATACGAATAGCTCTCCCGTTAGCTCCTTTTGTGACTTCTTTCCATCGCCGTTGATGGTGATTCCCATCTTCGATGCCTTGCGAAGAAAGGATATTGCTCTTGGAGCGAGTTGTGCTTTCAGCGAACAGGCTGTGTCACCTCCTTTGTACTCCTTAATAGCATGTAAAACTTTGTTTAAAGTTGCTGATGCGTTATACTGCTCTGTTGGAACATTGAGGCGAACTAAAGCGATACTAGGAGAAATACTTACTCGTAGCGGTGACATATTGGTGATATAAGGACTGTTGAATCCATTTTTAGCAAATTTTTTCACTGTAGCCACACAATTTGCATCCCCTACATCGATAGATACCCACAGGATTGTTTTGGCCGACAATCCTGCAAATAGAGCTGGTAAAACCTCTCCCACATAGCTTGCACAGTCAGGATTGAGAAGACAAACTTCTTTACTCGTGTTATGCAGTACATAAGTATAGTTGATAAGGCTATTGACAAAATGAGGCGAATTGAGAAACTCGATGCGCTGTCGACCAGCGGGAAGTTTGGATATTTCTCTCACGTTTTCTTCACTTGTTACTAAAACCAGACCGACTAGAAAGCCCTTACTTGCCTTAGGAGGCTGTAGAAGCTTTTTCTGTAGTAGCGTATGCTTTTCAGTTATAATCTTCTCATAGTCGATCAGAATAGATGGCATTTATTAAAAAGAATAGGAATAATAAATGGTATTTTTCAAAAAATGGCCTACAGTGATAGGTATCGTAGTTGGATTTATGATCTACATGTTTTCCTTATGCATGCTAGGTAACTCTTGTTACAGAAAGAATCAGTATGGCCAAAAGGAGAATAGGGTTGTTGCCACTCTATTCAGTGGATTTTTCCAGTCTTTGAAGCTTACATACTACACCATGAGCCATATCGGTTTTGGTCGAGGATTATGGACATTTTGCAGTCTTTGGAATCCATGGTTTGTCATTCCTATTAGTATTGTGATTAGTAATTTGGCTTTAGGAAAAAAATTCAAGTAAGTATAAATGAGTTGCAAGGTAATAATTTCGGCGGAAAAGATTCATGATAGTTATTGTATTGTATCTGACGATTTGGAATATGTATCTGAAGATTTGTACAAGTTGCCAGGTGTTGATATCCATGTAGATGAGGTTAGTCGGGCTGTATTCAAAAATACCAATGCTAAAGCGTTCGTGGCTATCAAGAAGAATGTTCTTATCAAAGGTAAGGAAATATATTCTCTCCGACCCCTTGGAAAGGATCTGTATAAGAAGTACGAACGTAAACAGATGACGGATGATGACATTGAGAAAAAATACTCCCCACAGGAAAAACTAGGAGAGGGAACATACGGTATGGTAGAGTACTACCCAGAAGAGAATGTAGTCGTGAAAACGATGAAGACCGATTACGCAGATATTCCTCAGGATATGGTTAAGGAGATTGCTTTATACAGTTTTCTATGGAAGATAGCGTGTCTTCCCAAGATGTATGGATTTTCTCCCAAAAAGAAAAAGTTAGTGTTCGAACGCGGTGTGAAAACTCTCACTGAAGTTGCTGATAGTGTACCACTAGATGCACAGAGAGTGTTAATGTTTCGCCTGGTTAAATGTATGAGATCTATCGCTAGACAAGGAATTATTCACTGTGATCTTAAACCTCCGAACATTGTTGTCATGGATGATGGCGAGATACAAGTTATAGATTGGGGCATCGCAGTGATCGATCGCTCAAAAGGACAGACCATGGATAAGAATACGAATGTACAAACATTGTGGTACAGAGCTCCTGAGATCTTTCTGGAAATGAGAGATTATAGCCACAAAATAGACATATACTCTTTAGGATGGATATTCTGCTTCATGAACACGACTATTGTCCTAAGAGGAGATGATGAATCTCAACTAAAAATAATGCTATACTTTCTGCTAGGAATTGATAAAGAACGTTTACAAGACGAATCCGATGTTCAAAGCGAGTTAGAATCTGCTGTAAATGGTATTTCAATGCATGATGTGATTAAGAGTAATCTTTTAAAGAGAAAATTTGTCAAAGATGATCTATTGGCTGACTTAGTGGCGCGGATGTTAGAGTTTAACCCCAAGAATCGTATCAGCTATGATCAGATCATTATTCATCCCTTTTTTCAGAATATGCGCAGAAAAAATGTACCAAAGATGAAAAGATTCTTGAATAACATGCCTATTATTCCAGATATCTCTTCTATTTGGAATGGTAAGGTTAGTATCAAAACGAGAAAGACTTTGTTCGCATGGATGGGAGATGTTGCACTGAGACTTAACTCACAAAGAGCACTGTGTCTATCCTTTCAGCTTATGGACTTATATGTTATGAATGACAAGAAAGTCTCAACAAGAAATGTGCAAATGTATAGTTGTGCTGCTATGTATTTAGCAACTAATCTCTTATACGTGGCCATATTGCCGGATGATTTTGTCTACTTGTCAGCCAATTCATTTACTATTAGGAACTTGGTTAATGCATCTAATAAAATGCTCAAAGTTCTGAATGGTGACATACTAATAGCTACATTATGGGATTATATTGTCTCCTCGGGACGGGAAATGAATGTAAATGAGATGCTAAAATATTACCTAAGACCTGATATATATGCACGACCATTTTCACAGATTGTAAGCAAATAGTTTATACACTTCCATGTATAAACTCTCCTACACCATAATCGGATCCACATACTCCGGATTGTAACGCTCAAAATGGAATCTCCAGTAATCTGGACAGCCGAACTTGAAGTCCGAAGGAATTTTATAAGATCAGACGCATATACAGAACCGTTCACTTGAATTGTGTAGACCGAAATCCACAATTAGCTTTATAATAGTTCTAGTATAATAGAAAATAGATCTAAAGACTTGTTCTGTCATGACAAATGAATATTAACCCAAGTAAAACAACAATAGTACTGACAAAGATTTTTGACGACAAACACGATCCAGAACTGACATTCAGAGAAAAATTTGCGAATTACGCAACATCTAGAGAATGCAAGGTCAGTTTTATGTTTAATACCGGTGACACCTCGTGGTTGAGTAATTACGAACCATTTTACCTTAGTATTGACAATGAGATCGTTACAGGTATGAGTAAATCATTCGCAAATACATGGTCTCCGACTGTAAAAGCACGTTTTGGTAATAACAATGGGGAACATGAGTTTAGACTGGTAGATTCTTCAAATAGAAAACTATCTTTTGGTTATCAAAAAGGTCCCTGTTACTTAACAGTACGACTTGAATTTATGTCGGAACACCCATCACGCACCACCCGAACATAGACTGTTTATACACTTCCATGTATAAACTCTCCTACACCATAATCGGATCCACATACTCTGGATTGTAACGCTCAAAATGGAATCTCCAGTAATCTGGACAGCCGAACTTGAAGTCCGAAGGAATTTTACGCGCCTTGTACCAAAAGATACAATCATGCCAGTTATTCTCCACTGTAGCATTGTGAATGTATAATGCAGTATAATCATCTGTAATCTGATCGAGAATATCGCAAAACAGCTTGAAATCCGGAATAATACCACCATAGTTTTCATACATCACTCGACGGTTACGCAAATTCGGTTCGCGCAGGATGAAAACTCCGTCTACGTTGGTACGAATCACTGGACGAACATCCATACCGTACTGGAGAGAAAGGATGTATAACATTTTCCAATGTCTTCCACGCTTGTACATACCCTGTTGTAAAGGCTTGCGAAATAACGAAGGATCGTCAGTGCAATCATCTAGAATCACCACAGCCCAGGGATGCTCTAAATGTTTTTTAGCGATTTTTTGCCGTTTGATGAATTTTTCTAGTTGATCTTCTTCATATTTGTTAAAGACGAACGTACTGGGAAAGATTTTACGGTAAAAACCGTTAGAATCCTCTGTACCGGACATGGCGATAGCGACAGGAAAGATATGTTTTTTGGCATAGAGAAGAGATGCGATAAGAGTGGTTTTACCTGTGTTATGTACAACTGAAAAGTCTGAGAGAAGAAAGCGATGATCACCGTCAAGAGTGAAACCATAATAGTTGTCCTCGCTAACATATTCAAGCTTGAAATTCGTACTGAGTTTGTTTCCATAGGGATGAATGCAATACCTACCCCCATTACTTTTAACATTGAAACCTAAAGACTGTGCTATGAATATGACATCGGTCATGAAAAGCTTATTTTTCGAAGTAATCTCAAAATCACCGATTTGATCGAGAATGTCCATCAAAAGTTGTAGGCGCTTTTTGCGAGAGTTTATCTTGTACTCATCGGGAATAGGCTTGGTTGTGTCTAGGACAAAATCTTTACTAAAGGGCTTATCTGGAAATTCTACTACTGCACGAAACCACAGATAGCTGTTACGAAACTCCTCGTCCTTTTGCAAATAATCAGCCACTGTGATATCAACAATCTTATCCTCAGAGTTTTTAAGTGTCAGAATATGATTTTTATTAACCGTAACTGCCTTTCCTTTTCTAGGAACAACACGATACATCTCATCAGAGTTTCTGCATAACTCCAAAACTGTACGAGAAGTTGAATCCCAACCCATAACCTGGTCACCTATTTCGACATCCTCTATTCTCTTGATTTTGCCGTTATACATAAGCACTTCTGTTCCTAGTGCAAAACAACCCGGTTTCCCTATCACTACAATCTTTGACCCACCCTGATCGGGATCTTTATATGTAGCGGTGGAAGGCTCAATCATGTCAGGGTTAAGTTCTTTGATACGAACATCTTCTACAAGGCTCATTTGCCATGTAGAAGTCAGTGTTTTAAATAGTCTAAATAATTTTAGTCACTCTTTCTATCATCCGCTTACACGCTCTTCCACCCCACTGATTCGGACTGTAGAACCACTCTGCAAACTCTCTTGTCTTTATCCATTTTCTAAAGCGCCAATAGCATAGGTTGTTTCTACAGAAATGCTGAAGACATTTTAGTTTCTCTATGTTGAAGTTAAAAGATGGGTTTTGAGGTATCCATGGACAATCATGGCAATAAAGTTCATTAAGCTTTGGAAGCTCAGGAATCTCAGTTAGACTATTACAGCAATTACAATAAAGTTTAGTAAGCTTTGGAAGCATAGGAATCTCTGTTAAGCTAGTACACCCATCACAATCAAGCTCAATAAGTTCTAAAAGTATAGGAATCTCTGTCAGACCAGTACAGTTGTAACAATTAAGTTTAGTTAGCTTTGGAAGCGTGGAAATCTTCGTTAGATTAGCACAACCATAACAATAAAGTTTAGTAAGCTTTGGAAGCATAGGAATCTCTGTTAAGTTGGTACAACCATCACAATCAAGTTCAATAAGTTCTAAAAGCATAGGAATCTTCGTTAGATTAGTGCAATTCCAACAATTAAGTTTAGTTAGCTTTGGAAGCGTGGAAATCTTCGTTAGATCAACACAACCGTAACAATAAAGTTTAGTAAGTTGCGAAAGTATAGGAATCTCTGTTAGACCAGTACAGTTGTAACAATCAAGCATAATAAGTGTCGAAAACATTGGAATCTCTATTAGACTAATACAACCACTACAAAAAAGTGCAATAAGTTTTGGAAACAGTGGAATCTCTGTTAGACTAATACAACCACTACAAGAAAGATCAGTAAGTTCTGGAAGCATAGGAATCTTAGTTAGACTAGTACAAACACTACAACGGAGTGTAGTAAGCGTCGAAAGCATGGGAATCTTCGTTAGACTAGTACAACCAGAACAGTAAAGTATAGTAAGCTCTGAAAGAGTAGGAATCTCAGTTAAACTAGTACAATTTTCACAATAAAGTTTATCGAGCTTTGGAAATACCGGAATCTTCGTCAAACTAGTACAATTACCACAAAAAAGTTTAATAAGTGTCGAAAGCATGGGAATCTCTGTCAGACTAGTACAACCAGTACAAGAAAGTTCAGTAAGCTTTGGAAGCATAGGAATCTCCATCAGACTAGTACAACCAGTACAACAAAGTTTAGTAAGCTGTGAAAGCATGGGAATCTTCGTTAAACTAGTACAATTACAACAATTGATGTCAGTAAGATTTGGAAGCATGGGAATCGCTGTTAGATCTGTACAATTAGAGCAGTAAAGTTCAGTCATATTCTCATCATATTTTCCTTCACATATGATACACATTTCTGTATCATATAATGTATGCCAAATTTCAATTTAGTAATTATCTGCAACATGTTGCTTATCAGGCTCCTGTTCTATGGCATATTTACGTAGCTTCATCACGAATAAAACAATGGCAACAACCAGTCCCAAAATCAGAGATAACATAATGACTCTGAGCCAATCGAGACTGTGAGTATGATCGTCTCCGACCTTCATTACTGTATCCGGTTTCGCAACTGCCAGAATTATTATCATCACAACACTCGTAACACAGCCTGCAACGGAGGAAAATATCATCGGATTCTGCCAGTCGATCCTCATTTATTTCGAGCGAGATTTTTAATCTCAGCTCTGATTCCTTTCAGCTCGTTTAGTATAACTGTTGCTGTATGATCCAAAACGTCCTTCCTATAAACACCTTCAGATAGAATCTCGGTACCCTCCTCGTCCTTAGTAACCTTGCCTAGTCCAGTTAGGTAGCCGTTCACAAAATTTCCCCAGTACCATTTTCCTTTGTATTTTTGTTTACCTGAGATTAAACTACCCCTGTCAAATATCCCTTCCCCGTCTAGAATCTTTCCTTCTTCATCCTCAGTAACCTTTCCAGGACCACACAACTGTCCTTTTTCGAATTTTCCCCATCGCCAACCGCTGAAACGTTTTAGTTTTCCAGATAGATAGGTAAAACTTATTGTTGTACCTGTTATAGAAATATGACAGATACCCTCAAAAACTAGTGAGTTGTTTTCTTTCTCGTGTTCTGTGACATTAAATGTTCCATCGTCAAGAATTCTGGACACTGAGATAAGGTTTTTGGAGTAAATGATCCCCTTGACGAGCTTACCCTTTACAAACTCCCCTTTTGCGATCGTTATCTTACCCAGCTGATCCTTGGTGATTCTTCCCTCGCCACTAAAGTCAGAATCCAGATTATGCCACCATAGACCATCCTTTTTCTCGACAGGTTCAGCCATAGGTATCTGTGTATCGTAAGTAACGTCTCTAGGACGTTGGTGCGTATTTGCATTTCCCATTTGAGGGGAAATACAACTTTAGAAAACTTTCAATTTAAACGATCTGTGGTTGCTCCATCTCTGTAACCGGAGGCTGTTCCAACTCAAAAGTGGACATTCGCTGAGGAAGACTTTCCCGGCCAATATACTCGATATTCTTTCCCTCGCTTTTGAGAATCATTTCGTAAAGAACACGAAGCACGCGCTTCACGTGAGGTCCTACTCGTTCTGACAGAATCCAATCATTACCCCATAGAGCATGAGGATCGTACTCATCCTTAAGCAAGTCTGCATAGTCATCGCTGTAGTTAGTATCGTGTTTGGCGCGAATTATTTCTTCGTATTTTTCTGTCCGTTCTTCGTATCCTTTGTACAGAGGAATGATAGCTAAAACAAATACGCCAACAATAATGAGTGGAGGAACCAGAAATAGCGCCAGTGGGAGATCAACATTAGTACTACCTTCCTTTCCCTTGATGTCAGCAAGCCATTCAGATTTTAGAGCATTATATTTTTCGGTGTCAGTATTTAGTTCGACAACAGCTTTGGTCAAAACATTCTGATTGGCATTTCCCGGAGCCATGAAGATACCATACGAGTCTTCGGTTAAGAAATCACCGATAATGATAGCCCCTCCACCATGCTCGACCAAAGCATTTTGGAGAGCAGGTTGATCATAAACAACAGCATCACATTTACGATTCCAGAAGGCTGCAAACATCTCGTCGATAGAGTTTTTGGGCACAATGGTGTACCCAAAATTTTTCTTGGTCAGATAGTCTTCTGATGTTGTTCCCGGAGTCGTACACACCGAATGTCCTCCTAGATCTGCAAAACCATGAATATTGGTAGAGCTGGAGGACTTTGTGAATACTGTGGTAATGGTAGCCGTCGCCAATACAATAATCAGGACAGCAAGACCCTTACAACTACTATGAATAATGCGAGCACCTGTACTCTTAGGATAGCCTGTCTTAACACCACCCATAGTATACAAGACCCACAAAAATGCCCCAAGCATTTCTGAAAAGACAAGGTTGCCTTTTTGCGTCAGTATTGTAAAATTACTTGTGCAACATCTTTCGCAAAACGGAAATAGATCGAAGAACATCACCTTGCGAGGAGTTTTACGAAGGTCTCTGTTCATAAAGATGGGAACCTCATTCCCAGAGAACTGAAACTCGAAGAACCATGCAAGTGAAAAAGAATCAGAACAAACACAGCTAATACCATTAGTCCAAAGGCTAGGAAAAAATTGCTAACGGTGCGCTTAGCGGTTTCTCCAAAAGAGTTTTGGGTGTGAACCATGACCCGTAGCCCTCCTTCACGATAAAAAGCTGGAAGGAAAACGCCAAGCTCCACTCGTGCAGGAGTGATTGAAATTCCTGCCGTGCCCATAGCAAAGTTAGAATCCGTGTTGTTATAGGCGAGTACCGAACTAAAGATTTGAGCATTATTATCCACGATGTTAAGGTGTGTGGTGAGTTGGTTCGTTCCAAATGTTCGAACAATGATTTCTTGCAGATAATCGATAGAAAACCCTTTTCCATCATAAGAAAATGGAGCAAAGTTGGCAGTATAAATTTCTACATGAGTGGCGGGGATAAGCAAACAGAGTAGTAGAAGTTTCATTATTGTAATGAAACTTCAAACTGAAAATAATTTCAATTTGAATCGTTATTTATCTCGTTTCTGATGATCTTTTTCGCTATTTTTCCACCCCATTGCTTCGGACTGTAGAACCATTCAGCGAACTCCTTACATCTTATCCACCTTCTAAAACGCCAGTATCGTAGATTATTTCTACAAAAGCGCTGAAGACATTTTAGTTTCTTCATATTAGAATTAAAGAATGGGTTTTTAATATCTATCCATGGACAACCACAACAATAAAGTGCAGTAAGCTTTGGAAACATAGGAATCTTTATCAAACCAGTACATTCACGACAGTCAAGTACAGTAAGCTGTGGAAACTTGGAAATCTCCGTTAGGCTACAATTACGACAATAAAGTATAGTAAGGTTTGGAAGCATAGGAATCTTCGTTAGACTAGTACAATTAATACAAAAAAGTTTAGTAAGCTTTGGAAGCGTAGGAATCTTTGTTAGACTAGTACAACCAGAACAACAAAGTTCAGTGAGTGGCGAAAGCGCAGGAATCTTCGTTAGACTAGTACAACCAGAACAATAAAGTTCAGTGAGCTGTGGAAGTTCAGAAATTTCCGTTAGATTAACACAATCACCACAACAAAGTTCAGCAAGTGTCGAAAGCTTGGAAATCTTTCTTAGATTGGTACAATCATTACAAAAGAGTGCAATAAGTTTTGGAAACATAGGAATCTCTGTTAGATTGACACAGTTACGGCAACAAAGTTCAGTAAGCTGTGGAAGCATGGGAATCTTTGTTAGACTAGTACAACCACGACAAGAAAGTTTAGTAAGGTTTGGAAGCATAGGAATTTTCATTAGACTAGAGCAACTATCACAATCAAGTTCGGTAAGCGTCGAAAGCATGGGAATCTCTATTAGACAATATCTACAAGAAAGTTTAGTAAGGTTTGGAAGCATGGGAATCTCTATTAGACTAGTACAATTGAAACAATTGAGTTTAATAAGGTTTGGAAGCAATGGAATCTTCGTTAAGTTAGAACAACCAATAATACTAAGTTCAGTTATATTCTCATCGTAATTTCCCTCACAAATGTAACACATTTCAACCTTATACAAAGGTTGAAATTTTTTCAATTTAAACCGAACCCGAATCCTGATAAATGTCTCAGCTGGATTTCGAAGACTTTGATAACTATTTGTTAAAACAGAATGGGAGAATTATACATCAGATCTGGTTCGGTACGATACCCAATAAGAGAGCAGCCCGCAAAGCATACGAGAAGATGAAATTTTACAGAGACAGCTGGAAGATTCACAATCCGACCTGGTGCCATATAGAGTGGAATAAGGACATGTGTAAGAATCTCATCGCTAAAATCTTTCCCGAACATGCGGAAATGTTCGGCAGATACAAGTATGAGATTCAAAGATGCGACGCGATACGATATTTGATTCTGTACCGATATGGAGGACTTTACGCAGATATGGACTACTACTGTAATCGTCCATTTGATGAAGCGTTGAAAAAGTTTAATGGAGATATTTACATAGTGGAGACTCCGAATACTATACCTGGCGTTAATGCCACACAAGTCAGCAACTCGTTAATGTATTCAAAACCGAAGCACCCCTTTTGGAAAATACTGATGATCGAGCTTGAGAAAAATCAGGTTATGCCTGTGTATTATACTAAACATCTTACTGTCATGTTTACAACAGGACCTAGTATTGTTAATAGAGTTTACGTCAAAAATAAACTTCGTTTCCGTTTGAAAAGCTTTCCGTCAAAACTTTTTCATCCCTACGGCATTACATCCGAACTAAGAACAACAAAACTACCCTCAACAATATATGCAGCTCACATTAGTAAGAGCTCGTGGGCCACCAAGGATACGGTATTTCTGAACACAATAGTTTCCGAATGGCCCGCATTGCTACTAGTTCTAACCATTGCTATTGTTCCCTTATTATACTACTTATTAAGAATAGGTAGATAAGCAATAGAAACAGACCAAACATATAGGGTGAGAAACGCGTTATGACACACACGAGAATAAATAGACAGAATATCTCTTCCATATAGATGTTAAGCGTGTTCAAAGAGTTAACATATTTGTGCCATTTTCGCGAATCATTGATGCCCGGAACAAACATTCGCTGTATCCAGTTACAATGTACCGTTTGAGTAAAGAGCATTGGGTGAACGCTAAAAATGACGCGATCGGGCACCGATTTCCATTTTTCTAGTGCATAAGGCACTGTCCAATTAGGTATTGTATCTAACCAATACCTAAGACGCCGACCATTCAGAATGTAACTATGTGCCGCATATCCTTTGGTCATGTAGATACCACTTTCAGAGGTCTTATACATTCTCGACAAAGCAAAACAGCTTAGATGTAGAGCTAACCAGTTAGGATTGCAATTGTGAACTTTTACTAAAGCTTCAATAATCTTTTTTGAAACACTCGATGCACAGATTTCAGCATCGTCCTCTAGAATAAGTAAATACCTACATGGCTTGTTTTTAACAAACCATGTAGCAATATCCCGATGACAGTTGAACACAGCAGTAACGCGTTGTTCAAACCTTTGCACCTTTTTCCCCAAACAAACGTACCCGGGAGAGATGCCAATTCCACGTAGCTCTTTTTGTAATCTCTCTACTCTCCTTCGATTGGAAGGAAAATCAACAGATACAATGGCTACAAACATGTTTTTCCATACGTGCTGTTGATAATCATAGTTGTCGGCAAACATTTAGACTTGTCTCCTAGTTTTTAACTGGTAAAAATGTTTGAGATTATCTCTGTAGTAGATACGTAGGCGTTGGGAGAACTTAATAGGGTCGTCGACATGCATAGGTTTGCCAACTTTGATATTAAAGTCTTGTTCAGTGATACAACCCAGTGTGGTGGAAATATAATCGAATACTATCGGTGTTATCGTTACACCCAGTTCCTTAGCAATGCGAGGTATTCCCGTGCGTACCCGACCAGAAAAAAGCTGACTATCACCTACATATCCTCGCGATGTTACATATGCAAACACAGAGCGACCACTTGCTAATTTGGTTGCAATCTGTTGTTTTATATCATCATATGCGTTTTTCGGCTTCCTGTATATCACCTCTTCGAGTAGTTTACCCCATGTTCCCTTGGTGATACTACTTTCTCCAATTGCGATCGTTGTATTCGGTAAAAGACCCAGTGATAAAGATTCTAGGTAAGTACATGGATAATTTCCCACGTAAATCGTTGGTTTTGATGGCAAATCATGCAAGTTGTGTTTCAGTGTAAAACAGCCATTTAAAATTTTGGATGCAGTTTTCGCGAACAATTGGGGATTACGATTACCCCAATGATTTCTTAACAGAGACAAGATGTCGAAGAAAAGGATGAAATTACGTCTGTACACAATTAATAACACTGCAATAGCGACCCACAACTTTGGGTACCGTTTGACATATAAAAGAGCTATCAGACAGAATAAAATTGGCATAAACACCTGTGTCATTGTATGTGATAGGTATACAAGACATACTGCTATAGCAATCAAGCCTAGTAACATTTATGCATAAACATAACTGTTTAAATTTTATGGAGCCTGGCTTAAAAACCCATAAGGCGAGAATAAATGAGAAAGATCATCTGTGGTATACTACCACTGGCTCTTATACTTTTAGCCAAGAAACTATCGAACATTGAAACCATAGAGAATACACATCCGTTCGGGCGTGAGGCCAAAAATAAAAAGAAATACTTTGAAAAGGATAGAAGAAATTTTGGTAAATATACTTATTGGGGGAAGCCTTCCAAAAAGGATACTATCAAAAATTCTCTAGATAAGCTTCATTGGCTTGGTGAAGTACATAACAAGGAAGTAATTTGGCGTAGAGCTCTGTATTTCGCTATTATAATCACTTTATGTGTTATAGTAGTTATAAATTATAAGTTCTTATTCAGACCTTCGAAGCTCCTTGGTATTCTTACCGTTGTATACATCGGAATATACATGCATCGTTCTTATGATAGTGCACACCTCAGGGGCGATCAAGGCAGACTAATCAGGCAAAATGTTAGAAAGATCAAGAATAAGCTCAAGATAAGTCACGACAATCCGTTAGATAATATAATCTGAAAACATAGCCTATACTTGGCTATCTTTTTGACACAAATTTCAGCATCGTCTAATCCATACGCGACGTATACATAGAAATCATCACACTCGATACCAGAAAGAAACTGAATACGGTTATGTTTTTTCTCAAAACAGAGATAATCTGTATATGCGGTTGGTAATAAAGTTTGATGATCAATAAGCACCAGACAAGAGCGTATGGAAGGAATACGACCCTTAGTTTTAGAATGAAGTCCACAGATATAGTGTGTTGCGTCATAGCGAACCCAACTCGTGCTACACCTTAGAAAAGCATTTTTCGGGACGTGGAATAATTTGCTAGTATCATAGTTTACTAATTTAAGCATGTTTCCTGTATTGGTGTCTATCTGAAACACCTTCCAGTTCGGATAGCTATCTGTGTGAGATAACACTCTTCCTTGGTGTACAAAAGGACACCAATTCTTCTGTATCGTTTTGATGGGAGACGTTCCAAAATAGTCTTTCTTAACATAGTCAACACGTCGTACAAAGTTATAATTCGTATCATAGATATACATGGTTGGAAATATATACCTCCAATCGACGAATTCGGTCGCCGACACGATATACTCCCCGTTGTAAAGCACAAAACGGGGGTCCTCCAGTTTTCCGTTCAGATGTGGATGGGAAGGATAAACTACCTTGCACGTATCAGAACCCACTACCTCTACAAAGATCAGAAAACTGTCATAGTTTAATTTTCCGTTTATATTTATGAGGAGATTCCTTTGTGATAGTGTAGAAACACGAGAGCAACAGATCATCTTATTCTCTCTTCTCAGAATCGACGGATTAAACACGTTATGGAATGAATTGAAATCTAGACGATACACAGAGTGCATGACTGGATGTTTAACATTTCTTGGACAACCTCCAATAGTGATGGATAGCAAATCTCTAGAAAGGAGGATGTACAGAGCTAACAACACTATTACCACCACAGCTAGTTTCATTTGATGAGATTCATGCTCCATTTAAATAGAGGAACTGCACGATTCCCTACACTTGGACAAGTTTCTTCGAGAAATTATGTATAATATGATTACGATGATAAACACCAATGCTACTCCGATATAAGGCCAAGGAGACTGTGGTAACAAACATGTCATACACATAGCTTGAATACTAGACCCAACGGAATTCTTTTGGGAACTCAGTTCGTAACCTTCCAAAGTAATAGCTTTCTGTTGCCCAAGGTGTTTAATGTACCAATCGGTCTGAACATCTATGGGAAAACAGTTTCGCACCATTTCTCGACATGCATCCATAGTCGCGAAGTAGAAATGCGTACCGTAAAAGTGCTTGTCATAATGGTCACGCTTTTTTCTCTTCGCAGAAAGAAACATTCCTCTCGGTTTTTCAAGTGTGTTAATAATGTCGCGAATGATCTTGTCGTCAAGTCTATTAATATGATTATCCTGTTCCGCGATGATGATGTAAGGCCATCCTTTCTTAACGCACATACTCCACAACTCATAATGGCTCAATGTACATCCTATTGCTCCAAGACTCGGCATTCCGGCGGGTACTCTCCGTCCAGCTTTTAGATCGTCGTAGGACCGAATGGTGATAAGATTATCCCCTCTTAGCTTATCCGGATCCAGCTTTTTACCGTTCACAGCCTCAAAATGGTGTACATTAGTAAAACCATACCGTTTATAATGGTCCTCAACAGCTTTGCTGGGTTTGAAACTAATGTAGAACAGTGGTAAACTAAAGATGTCTATCATTTATCCTTCTAAATATTATTTTATCGTCTTTCTGGGGGAATATAATTCAGACCTACTTCCTGGAAGATCTCTTCTTCGCTTGGACTTTTCAACACTTTTCTTCCGGTCTTAATGTTGAACAACCCGTGTTCATTCAATAGCATACCCTTGCGCTTAGCCTCCGCTCTCATATACACATTGAAGCCCTTGGAGCCGGTAAAGTAAAGGATTCCCGTTCCCCATTCCTCTTCAGGTAAAAACTCTATATCAAGGCGAAAATACATTCCATTCCCTTTAGGACAGTGCGCTACTCCCATAAACTTCGTGTCACGCATGCTTAACACGTCAGATATCACTCCCTTTTCTCTTAATAAATTCACCGCTTTCTTCAGTCCGAACACCTTACTGGTGATCAGACAGTCGATATCGCCTGATTCGGGCACTCCGCGACGATAAGAGCCTGCTATCGCTAATTCGTAGGTACCTTTACCAAACTTTCTGTTCAGAAAATAGACAAAAATGATTTGCATTGCAGTGATAAGATGACGAGGAACTTTCTTTTGCAGATCTTCAAAGTGTTTGAGACCTATTCTTTGAGATGCAGTCAGTAAATTCTGATTCTTTCTCAAATCATTGATCGATCGCATTCCTTGATCGTAAAGAGAGTTGGCTTTACTAGGACCTATGCCCCATACTTTTTGAAACTCGAGTAGAATTTTATCCTTGGCTGAAAGCTTCTTCTCCTTTTTGATCTCTTTTTTGGCCTTTTCAACCGCTTCGATCGAACCGGTGTCGAGATATTCCTTCACCTTTGCAGTGACCTTTGGTCCGATTCCTCTTATTCCCTTCAGTTGTGACACATTGGTGATTTCTTTGTCTATTAGACGTAAAGCAGAGATAGCCTTTCCATATGCGATCGTGCGACCTTTATCTCCCTCAGCTCTAAAGTAGGATTGGAGAATTCTGAACTGATCGATTAATTCTTTGTTCATTTATTGTATAATAAATGAGATATATTTTGGTAATAGTTCTGGTTATTGTCGCTCTCGTTTTCATTCGACTGGTTCCAGTTGTATATGGATATTATCAACCGCTACACTTAGAGGGAATCAGAATTCCTAGATATGTCACTAGTGATCATCAAAAACTGCCAGTGGGATCCAAAGAACTAATAGCTTACATGAATGAAGAGCTGTATACGATGAAGCGCTTTCACGACTACTGCATGGCTAATAACATTTTCTACACTCTCGTTGCCGGTTCCTTAATGAGCTGTCTAACTGTTAAGACGTATTTTCCTTGGGACGATGATCTTGATCTGGTTGTTCGAGAGAGTGACTGGCCTAAAATAGTCGATTTGTGGAACAGAGGTAGAAATCAAAGAGAGATTAAAGATAAGCGATGGCTGGCACGAGATACGAGAATAGGCGAAGAAACCTTTGTTATTCTGTTGAATAAGGCTAACAACGGATGGATCAAGCTTCTTAATCAGTATCGACCTGAATTACCCGATGTCGGTGGCTTAGACATCGGATATGCGTTTTTGCGGGACGGTAAGTTATATGAGAGCATGAATAGGAAAAAGGAGGCGCCTGGTACTTACTCCTTTTCTGATGTACAGCTATACCCATTTGCACATATCACAGTGATGGCTGTGAGTTCGAAGCACGGTTTTGATTACCTGAACCGAATATACACTGGGTGGGATATTTATAATCATCCTGATTATAACAAGGGAATCCTATCTATAATGAAGCAAAAATTGTTCTAACGCCTTTTTCTACTGATAACGAAAGGTTTCTGTTGCCCTGAAGCCATGGTGTACTCATCTTTCTCATCACTCCAGTTATCGTCCACAACATGTACCTTGGGTGCAAAACGAAGTAGGAGAGAGAATAGACTTTGATCATGCCGGTTTTCTCGAAAGCCGGCATGGTTCGCCGAGGTGCTTGGACTATCATCGATAAGATGATAATCGGTAGCAAGATGTGCCCAGACTTGTAAAAACGCCATCACTTCGGGAGTCTTTTTCCATAGAATTATCGCCGTTGTCCTTTGTTTGGGGTCATTTTTAAGACTATTGTTTAGATCATCATTATTCTTTCCCGCAATTTGCAAAACAGCAAGCGCCGTATCCATCTTGCACCAGTTCATTTCATCATACTTTATTCTAAAAGCAATGATATCATTTTTTTCCAGTAGCGAGTACAGCTCTTTCATTCGTTCGAAGCCTTGCGCGTTAATGGTGTTTCCAGAGTCTGACCAGATTAGAAAATCTCCGTATTCCATCGTCGCCATCTCTTGGAGAATTATGTATGGTTTCCACACCCAATAGCCATATCCGCGCTCATTTCTGGCTATAAAGTTCTTATGTTTCATCTTAAAACTGTCAGAAAAGTCCTTTGGTCCGAATTCTTTACAATCCTTAAAGAATCCAGACTCCTCAGCTTCCTTTAATACCCGTGTTGTCTTATATTTCTTACCGTCAGCGAATGTCATGAAGCGTATGGTGTTTGTATAGTATTTGCATGGTCGAATAAATCGTTTGAGACCATAGGGTTGTAATGCTTGATACAGCTCATGGTAAAACTTTCCTCCGTAGTACAAAGAAAATACATCACGATCGATTCGGTTATCGTGCAAGTATGGCTCAGCTAGAATAGACTGATACAGATCCTCATCCTGATCAACCTTCATCACATACTGTATACAGCTTTCAAAGTTGGGAAAATCGTTAACATTGATAAAGCTCTTCGTGTTGAAGTACTGGCCAACGTCGGAGGCGCCAAAATAAATCGGTATGGCTCGTGACAACATCGGCATAACCAGCTTTTCTGTAATATATCCAGTGATCTGATGGTTCTCAAATGCGATGACGAACTTGTACGGTTGATATATTTCATCATTGGAAGTCCAGCTACCGTTGGGCTTAAAGTTATCATTATAACACCGCCCTAAATTGTCAACGCGGTTTCCAGTCATCTGGTTCATCAGTGTCAAAAATTTTTTTCTATCTCTTACACCCTTCATTTCTTCCCGACAATTAGAGTACATAAAACAGCAGAATTTAGTTTTCTCAACTATCTCGTTAGGCTTTTTGATCAACAGTTCTGGTTCTATGTCCTTTTCCATGAATGCCCATACAAAATAGGGCACATAAACCCGTGGAATGGGAGGTAACATCTCCTTCTTAGTTGTGATGACGATATTAGCCGATACGTTGGTCAAATCCATCGGCTCGCCATCAAGAATTATGTTAACGGAGTTGCTAGAGTATGGAAACTTAGTTATAGTGTGATAAGAAACCAAATAGTTAATCTTGATATCACAAATGGGAAGAAATAGTTCTTTATTCCATAGATCTATGTATTTGTCATCTCTGTAGTGGCTGTTAGACGTATAATCTTCCGCCATCTGGTAACGTAACAATACCAAAGAGATGATCAAAATCAAAATCAAGATAACTGTCAGTATGACTCGCATTTATTATTTCAGGAATTATATTTTGACCCTGAACACTTTCCTACTCTTTCTGTAGACTATCTCTCCCACAACACTTCCCTTTTTAACATTAGATATTGGTGTATAATCGACATAGATTCCCTTTAGCTCCCGATATTTAGTGTTATTTTTGCAAATCTCGGCACAACTTCGAATAACATGTTCAGGAATCTGATCAACTTTCTGTTCCGTTTGTAAAATCACATAACAAGAAGGAAAAGAAGATAAATGAAAGAAGATACTTGTTTGACTCGATTGCTCTAATAACAGCCAATTTTCCCTAGCACTCTGTCCAATAGTGCAGAAAAAGTTCTCCACTCGAATAATTCGCATCGTTTTTATCGGATAAAAATGATTCTTAAATAGCTGATTTCTAATCGTAACAAAGTATGGAAAAAGACAAATTCTTTTCTTACTCTTGGCACATCGATGAGCATGAGACAGAGTGCACAGTAATTCGAATCTACGGTCTAAACGAAAAGAATGAGAACACGTGCGTTGTTGTAAAAGATTTTACACCTTATGTTTACATCGAGTTACCCGATACAATCGAATGGGATGTGTCAAAGGCTCAACTGGTAGCGAATAAGATCGATTCTCTATTGTATAGAGAGACTACGGATAAGTCGGGAAGAACAGGAGCTCTATTCGATCATCGTCCCATCGTGAAGCAACTAATGTTCAAGAAGCGTTTGTACTACGCTAAACTAAGTAAAAATGGAGACAGACGGTTATTCCCTTATTTGTTTTGTTCCTTTGCACATAAGGAGGATATCAAGCAGTTGGGTTACAAGATTCGCCGGCCTATTCTCTTCAATGGAATTGGATCCTTTACTCTCAAGATACATGAGGATAATGCTAGTCCAATTCTACAGTTGACCAGTCTTCGCAAGCTACCTACCGCAGGTTGGATTAGCTTTATCGGCAAGAGAGTTTCCGATGATGACAAGGTTTCACGTTGTAAGCACGAATACAACGTTAAGTGGAAAAATTTGGTTCCAATAGACTCTGATGAGATGGCCAGGCCATTAATCATGGGTTATGATATTGAGGTGAACTCATCTATTCCATCTGCAATGCCAAAGTCCCATCGACCTGATGACAAGGTGTTTCAAATCTCCTGCGTCTTTGCTAGACAGGGTGCGAAGGAGGAGACGTATGAAAAATACATTCTTACTCTCGGAGTGCCAGATTTTGATTTTCTAGAAGATGTTATCGTCGATATGTACGACACAGAACATGATTTGCTTTTAGGGTTTACAAGACTCATGCAAGAGAAACAGCCTAATGTAATCATCGGATACAATATCTTTGGATTTGATATTCCTTACATGATCGATCGGGCTAAACAACTCTTTTGCATATACGATTTTGATCGCCAAGGACTAGATAAATACGGACATGCGAGTGAACGTGTGATCAAGTGGTCATCATCAGCGTATAAGAACCAGTCATTTCAGTTTTTAGACGCAGAAGGAAGAATATTTGTTGATCTTCTACCTCTTGTCAAACGTGACTATAAAATGTCGAACTATAAGCTGAAAACGATCGCTGCTCACTTTCTAAAGGGACAGACAAAAGATCCACTTGATCCTAAAGGCATATTTAAGTGTTACCGATTGGGAATGAAGGGTGGACGCAAAGGAGAGCGTGCCCTAGGGATCGTTAGTAAATATTGCTTAGCACAGGGAACACAAGTTAGTGGTATACATGGTACTGTATCAATAGAAAGACTTGTCGAGAGTAAAAACCAATTGTTATCATGGGATGGCACAAAAGACCAAATCATTATATCAGAACAAGCTAATTTTTATGATAATGGTATTCGGAGGTGTATAAAACTAGAATTACTTGACGGTAGAACTATTACGTGCACACCAGATCATAAAATAGCAGATAAAAATGGGAACTGGATTGAAGCAGGTGATATTTCTGTAGGAACTTATATTAAAATAGGTCCTGAACTTCCTGAAACACAATTGGAAACGGGAAATATGATTTTTGCCCGCTTACTCGGATATATATTAACCGATGGGCATATTGGTAAAGAAAGATGTAATTTTTATGTCGGAAACCTTCTCGACGCGCAAAATATAATTAATGATATTGAGAAGATTTGTGGGATACGTCCGAATATTAATAAGAACGGAAACTGCTGGGTTATCACAGCCCCATCATTATTAGGAATAGAAATACGTGCCGTTGCTAATATTACCATCGGTAATCGAACTGAAGGTGCACATGGTTTACCTAACACAACAGAATGGAATGAATACATGATCAAGGAGTTTTTGGGTGGATTATTTGGGGGCGATGGATGGTCAACATCTTTAAGAGCTAAATCTACTTTTACATCGATCGGTTTGACCCAATCACGAAAAACAAGAATCGCTGTTGTAGAATATATGGAAATCGTTTCTAAATTGCTAGAACGATTTGGTATTTCATCTTCGTCGAGAATAACAGTGCGCGGAGAGTTGTTTATTGGGTCTTTAGTGATAAAAGTTGAGCATAATGAAAAATTTATGAAATGCATCGGTTACCGCTATTGTTATCACAAAACGATTAGAACATCTGTTAGTGTAATGTATTACCGTTTTAGAAACCGTGTGATAGCCGGATATAAAATTTTATACAATAAAATTAAACAGTTAACGTCGCGAGGCTTTTCAATTCAAAAAGCATATAATCAGTTTATAAATGAGATAGAATATCCTCCAAAATATGGGACTGTCAAATGTTGGATGCGAACTGGATTTCCGATTGGAAGACCAGATCAGGCATCTAGAGAATTTCCCAAAGCTGATAAATTTATTGAGATGATCGGAGCAACCGATCTCTTTCATGGAGATGCATATCACACATACTCAATGACTAAAGAGCAAACATTTTTGCCGACTCTTTATATGCCGATAATCTCTGTATCTGATGTTGGGGAAAAGCATGTGTATGATATTGAGGTTAGAGATACACATTCCTTTTTAGCCAATGGAATAGTTGTACATAATTGTGTGCAGGATAGCCTTTTGGTAGTGAAACTATTCGAAACGTTGACAACATGGGTCGCTTTGTGTGAAATGAGTAAGGTCACTAATGTTCCTATTTTCGCTTTGTACACTCAGGGACAGCAGTTAAAGGTGTTTAGTCAAGTATATAAGAAGTGCACACATGAAAACACGGTTGTTGAGAGAAATGGATACATTCCGGGAGCAAATGATCACTATGTCGGTGCGACAGTGTTTCCACCAATTCCTGGCGTATACGACAAGGTAATTCCGTTTGATTTTTCATCTTTGTATCCAACAACCATTATTGCCCATAACATTAGTTGGGACACTTTGGTTCCAGTAGATAGCGACATTCCGGATAGCAAGTGCCATGTGATGATTTGGTACGATCACTTGGGATGTTCTCACGATCCTAAGGAGATTCGTAAAGTAGAACTGAATAAAATTATTAAGGAAAAGGATGAAAAGATCAAGGAACTACGTCGCCTTAGGGACCTTAAGAGTAACAAGAATCGGAAGGAGGAGTTCAAGATTGCCATCGACGAGGAGTTAGATGCAACTAAACCATTTCGTGAAGAGCGTTCAAATCTGCAAAAGAGCAAGCCCAAACATAAGATGTGTTGCGAACGGAGATTTCGCTGGCTTAAGGAACCGATGGGAGTTTTGCCGGAGATTTTAACACATCTACTCGATACTCGTAAAGCGACTAAGAAAATAATGAAAGGAGTTTATGGAAAGCTTAAGGAGCTTGACGTAAACGACGAGAAGTATGATTTAACCAAGACGTACCACGAGGTTCTAGATAAGCGTCAGTTGGCGCTGAAGGTTTCCGCTAACAGCGTACCAGCCGATACACCGATACCATGTAAAATTAATGGTAAATTTGTTTATCGAACAATAGAAGAGCTCTCTTGCGGAAATTGGACTGTAGACAAAGATGGAAACGAATTATGCTCTCCGATGGATGGTCTCGAAGTATGGAGCGATATCGGCTTTACGAAGGTAAAGTATGTTTTTCGGCATAAAGCCATGTCACAGATTAAGCGGATAAATACTCATACAGGATGTGTAGATTGTACAGAAGATCATTCTCTCTTACTACCATCCGGTGAAGAAGTGAAACCATGCGATGTGAAGATAGGAGACTCATTGTTGCACATGGAAACTCCTTTACCGAATGATAGCCCAAAAACGCCATTATATATGAATTTGACTGATCAGGACATCTGTGAATATACTTTGAAAAGTAAGAATGAAGAGATGGCATTTGTACACGGTCTCTTCTTTGCAGAGGGTACATGTCAAAAACTTCCAGATTACATTTTTCACAGTTATTTCCTTATTCGGCAAGCATTTTTTATGGGGTATTGTGCAGGGAATGGAAATAGAAGCATCGTTATTAAGGACGGTATTGGAGCTGCAGGATTAATGTATCTGGCGCGTTCAATTGGGTATAAAGTAAGCGTTAGCAGTGATAACGGTATGTATAGACTTCATTGTTGTCTTAAATTTGTGAACGAGACTGATATCAAAAAGATTACGATTCGACAGGATCAAAAACATTATGTGTATGATATCGAGACAGAAAGTCACCATTTTGCTGCGGGTGTTGGAAATATGATCGTACATAACTCAGCATATGGTGCCATGGGTGTACAACGTGGTTATCTACCTCTGATGCCGGGAGCGATGTCCACAACCTATAAGGGGCGATTAGCTGTACAACTAGCCGCCGATTCGATTCAGAAAGATCACAAGGGAAAGCTGATCTATGGTGACACCGATTCGAACTACATTTCGTTTCCGCATCTATCCACTGCGAAAGAATGCTGGGACCATGCTGTTAAAGTGGCCAATGAGGTAACGAAGCTATATCCTAGTCCGATGAATCTAGCGTTTGAGGAAAAGATCTACTGGCGTTTCTTCATCATCACAAAGAAGCGATACATGTCGCTAGCTTGTGAATCCGACGGTGTGATCGAGACCAACAAGGATGGAACTCCCAAGATCAACAAGAAGGGTGTTCTTCTACAGCGTCGTGATAACTGTAACTTCATTCGAAAAGTGTATGCAAAGGTTATTATGGATGTCTTTAATCAGGTTGATCGCGATATTGTTTTATACGATGTGATTCAGGAAATCAATAATCTGTGCGCTCATTACTATGGAACAGATCAATTTATCATCACAAAATCGATAGGAGACATCGGTGACTTACAACCGGAAGAGAAGACCGATGAGAAAGGTAAACTGTGTTGGTACGTTGGAGATTACAAGGTGAAGATTCTTCCAACCGATGAAAAGAAGCGAGAACACCAATATCAGCTCAAGAAGTGTAACACGCCGAAAGAATACTATCTCAAATGCATGGGAGCACACGTGCAACTGGCGGAACGAATGCGAAGACGTGGTCAACTTGTCGCTCCAGGATCACGACTAGAGTATGTTATCACCACTAACGGTGGCCACGCAGCTAAGCAATACGAAAAGGTCGAATCAGCGGACTATTTTGCTAAGCATAGTTTGTCCCTAGAAATCGATTATATGTATTACTTGAAACAGTTATCCAATCCGTTAGATCAAGTTTTAAACATCATGTACGATAAGGATGACGGCAATAAGTACAAGTTCAAGCGTAATTTCGTCCTCGAACAGTACAAATACCGGTTGAAAGTGCGAACGAAGATGTTGAATGAGTTGAAAGCCTTATTCGCACCGAAGATAAAGTTTCTTTCTGCTAATAAATGAGTTTTGTGAAAAATCTTGCTATATCGGCCGGATTCGGGTTCCTAATCTTTGTTTTAACAGCATTTATGCGCTCCAATATTAAGCATGGAGCAGTAGCCGGGCTTTTGGTCTTCATTGTTCTGCTGATCGTGTTATCTGTATACGGATCCAAGAAATCGACGTGATAAATTAATACAGCGATTGTATTAATTATATCTCTCCGCGCATATTGATTCCCATCATCTGCTCCACCATGGCACGATCGTACTTGACGTTCGAGATGATGATAGACAATTTAGCCATAACCGCTTCAGTGGTCATATTTCCTGCCGAAATGACTCCTAGTTCACTCAAATCTTCGCTCACATTGTTAAGGTCCTGTGAAACATTTACGACGATGATACCGGCCTTTGAAGTCAGATCACGAAGATATGCGATCATTTTTCGATCTATCGGAACATAACCTGCTCCGTATGATTCTAGAATAATAGCATATATTTTTCCACTTTTAACTACGTTGCGAATGTAGTTATCATCGATTCCTGGATATAACTTAATGATAGCAACTCGCTTTCGAGGATTAACGTCGATAAGATTTAGAGCATCACGTGGATAAGCGAGAATAACCTTATCATCTATCTTTATACTCTTTAGCATCTTTCCTAGTGAAGGATAATTTGGAGAGATAAACGTGTTTTTGAACCGCTTTGTTCGACATGCGCGTAAAATCGCTGTTCCGTTCAAAATCACGACCTCCGGAATGTTGTAACTACACGCCAGCCGTATCGAATCGTAATGGCTATCAGATGCTACAATAATGGTCTTGCCTAGATTCTCCAGCATGAATGATAACGCTGTTGCTGTGTAGGTAAGAGTTTCAGGCTGAAGAAATAAAACGAAAGCATTATATTCATTATATTTTTGAGCTATAACGCTAGCCAACTCATTCCAACCTTGGGGAGAGATATCAGGCGACGAATTAAACTCAATCGTGTCTATGTTTACGTTCTTTAGCTTATCGATTTTTTTCTTCTCTTTTTCCGGAATGCTGTTCCCTGCAATGACTAATATATTCTTTATCTTGCCGTGAACTCTGAATCTCTCCGAATTGCTATACCTACGCTTGGAAAACAATAACACGATGATGCAAAAGAGAAGCAAACCGAACAATACCTGTAGATATAATTTGCTCTGCTGTGTTAACATCTTTATCTTCCGTGACATAATAATTAAAGATTGGATAGCATACTTAAAATGACAAGTGATAAAATCTGGATAGCATCGTTTGATCCGGGACGGGATAACTTTGCATTCTGCGTCGAGGAGTTCGACCGTAAAGAACTACTTGGAGTAAAGAATATTCCAACCGCACAACGTTACAATGCTGATGGCACAACCACATCAAAGATGGAAAAGATATTGGAAAAAGTGTTTGCCAATGGCCGAATTGTGTTACATAAGAATCTCGATTTGGCTAGTAACTGTAACAGGGGGAGAACTCTCGATCCGGAAGTGTTTCACAACATGGTTGACGCATTAGATGAGTATATGGACTATTGGAGCAAGTGTTCAGCCTTCATAATCGAGGAGCAGATGGCCTTTAAGAATAAGTTCAATAAGATCGCCACTAAACTTGGCCAGCATTGCTATTCCTATTTCGTATGCAAGTTTGGAAGATTCAAAGAGGTGCTTACTTTTCCTGCTTACCATAAGACCCAGGTGTTAGGAGCTCCGAAAGTGAAAGGTAAGGTACGGTGGAAGGCGATGGATAAGCCTGCTAGAAAGAAATGGAGTGTTGCCAAAGCGATCGAGATTTTAACCTCTCGAGGAGAGATGAGGGTGTTGGAGAAACTTACTACGGCAAGAAAGAAGGACGATCTCGCCGATGTGCTAACACAGTTGCAAGCATTTAAGTATTTGGTGTATGTGGATAAGAAATTGCAAAAATGAAAATTCACGTTAAATTTTAGGAAAAAACGATTATGAACTTTCGCAAGTTTCACTCAATTGAAAATAGCTACCATCAGCGATTCGTTGATGAGATTAGAATGTACCCTTGTGCGGAGGAACCATGGTGTGTGCTGGAAAAGGTTCACGGAGCAAACTTTTCATTCACTACTGACGGCGTGGAAGTGATTCCCGCCAAGAGAACCAGTTTTTTGCGCGATTTCAAAACCTTTTACAACTGTAAGAACCTTGTTGAGAAGATTGTGCCCAGAATTCAAGAGATTTTCAACATGTACGATCAAGCTACTTCCATCACTGTGTACGGAGAGCTATTTGGAGGGCATTATGAAGGAATGAAGCTTCAATGCCAAATGATACAAAAGGGTGTTCAATACTGTCCTCATCACGAGTTTATGGCTTACGATATTCTGATTGTGAACAAGGATGGTTCAACACGCTTTGAGAATTATCACAAGGCGATCGAATTGTTCAAGAACGTAGGACTCTTTTATGCTGATATTCTGTTTGAGGGTAGCATGGATGAATGCCTGAAGTGGTCAGCTGATCACAACGCTGATTCCAGCACGATTCCCGCTCGCCTCGGTCTAGATGAGCTGAAGGAAAATGTACGTGAAGGGCACGTACTAAAACCCATCGATCCGGCTTTTACTATTAAAAACGTAGCTATAGTTCTTAAGGATAAGAACGACAAGTTCAAGGAAAAGAGTAGCGTTAAAAAGAACTACACAGATTTTTCACTGACTCCGGAGCTACAAAATCTTGTCGACGATGCTTTATCCTATGTGACTGAAACGAGATGGGATGGTCTGATATCGAAACACGGTCCGCCACAGGGAAGGAAAGAGATTGGACAGTATATCGGCCTTTTAGCGAAAGATGTCATGACTGATTTTCACAAGGATAACGATTTGTCGCTTGGAGCTTCTCAGAAAAAGCAACTGAGTAAGGAGGTTAACCAGGCTTGTCGCAAACTTGTCTTACGCAAGATCTAAATTGATTTCTAAATTTGAAATATGACTAATTTAGAATGTGTCGTATTTGTGAAGGAGACTACGATGAATTAACAACAGTGCTCGATTGTCGCGAATGTAAGGAGCTGAAAGAGATTCCCGTGCTTCCGAATCTTACCAAACTTTATTGTCGTGGGTGTACCAACTTGAAAAAGATTCCTGTGCTTCCAAAACTTACCACGCTTAATTGTCATGAATGTACGGATCTGGAGAAGATTTCAGCGCTTCCAAACCTTGCAATGCTTAATTGTTATGATTGTACAAGCTTAAAAAAGATTCCTATGCTTCCAAATCTTACTACGCTTTATTGTAGCAATTGTACGGAGCTGAAAAAGATTCCTGTGCTTCCAAGCCTTATAATACTCGATTGTCGCAGTTGTCCTTCCCTGACAAAGCTTCCTGTGTTTCCAAATCTTACCAAACTTGATTGCTGGGCCTGTTCCAGACTGGAGGAAATTCCTATACTTCCAAATCTTACTACACTTGATTGTGGTTGTACTCTTGTGAAAGAGATTCCTATGCTTCCAAACCTTACTGAACTTAACTGTTATGGGTGTAATCACCTAATAAAGATTCCTGAACTTCCAAACCTTACTTTACTTGATTGTTCTACAAGTACTAGATTAAAAAAGCTTCCCATGCTTCCAAACCTTACTAGGCTTGATTGTTGGAATGTTCGTATAAAAGAGATTCCCGAGTTTCCAAAGCTCATTAGTCTTTACTGTGGCGACAATAGCTTAACAAAGATTCCTGATCTTCCGAATCTTACTGTTCTTTACTGTGATGGTTGCTTTAATCTCAGAAAAATTCCTCTAAACCTTAATAAGCTTAGTTGTAACGATTGTCCAGGTATAATAGAGATACCTTCCAATCTTGAGGAGCTTGAATGTCACAATTGTCCGTGGTTGAGAGAATATAATCCAGACTTTGATCACAATATCAACCTTCTGAAACGACTACAACGCTTCACCAGAAATAATCTTACCTACTGGCGCTTTGGTAGATGGATAAAAACGGAGGGGTTTGCAAAGTGGTTCTACAGTCCGAATCAATGGGGAGGAAGAGCTGGAAAAATGAGTATGAAAAGAGTATTGGAAGAATTAAAATGAGTTTTAAGAATGATTTTCATCTTAAAAGAAAATGAGTCATCCAGAATTGGATACAGAAATATCTGCTCGTTGTGGCTGTGTAAAACGGATATTTGTCGTGGGGAAACAGACGGTATCATGCTATGACGCCGAAGAACGTATAGAATACACATATTGTCCTCGGCATCAAAAACTGTTCGATGGCATTTTTACCGAAAAGAACCAGCTAGCACGGCAGATTCACGAGCTCGATAGAGAAGAAAAGTTGATACACATTGATCTGTTCACAAAATGAATTTATTTTTCATATTTGTTATCACACAAATATGACTACCCAAATTGAGAATCGACATGTCTGCAATCACCTTTTGCAGACCGGAAAGAGTAAGGGGAAAAAATGCGGAAAGCCTTCTGCATATGAAATTGCTATCTCACAAGACATCGGATACTGCCGTAACCATCAAGCTAAATATCTCGGCGAAATCAACACCTACGTGACAGAAGTCTTGAGACTCAGAACGGAAAATGCCAATAAAGAGCGACGCGAATATGAGAACAAATTGGAGAGTCGAGAACTAAACGTGTCCAAATTTCGCACATTGGCCAATGCAGTCGCTAAAAAGAGCGGTCGCGGAGGAGATGGTGAGCTTTTGGATATTTATTTGTTTCAAGCTGAACCCGAGTTTGAATTGGTTGAAGCTGTGGATAAAATGCTGTTTAACCTGATTTCTGGGTTCCAATCTTTTCGACCCACTCACATGGTTTTGAATTTCACAATCTATCCTTACCAAACTTATGGACATACCTTTAATGATGTGGCAACTGAACTCGAGAAGAGGGGTTTCATGGTTGGTAAAGGTGGTGTAGAACCAGTCCAATATTTGTTGGTCAATATCGGGTACCTGTAAAAAATCCCTAGTAGGGCTTTGGGAAAAAAATTGAAATTTGACCCGTCTTCCTTTCCATTTCAAGAATGACTACTGAAGTGAAGAAGATGTGTGAATGTGGGGTGAATGAATTGTGCGAGCATCTTGACCGATGTTACGAATGTCAAGATGTTTGTGGCTATCCAAACTACGATCACAAAAAGCACCGGTTCAAACCTTTGGCTGAAGACGCTCCGCCCATGGTGTCTCTCAACTGTTTGTACTGTGTGATGCAAGGGACTGTGGATATGGAACTACAATGGGATAGTTATGGGGAAAATGTGACTCAAGTGATGGCTGTCTATGCAATTGGGTATCGCGATGGGTTTTACAACAGGACCCCAATGGCCACTCAGGCTAAGAAAGTGAAGAAGAATGTTGATCGTGAGCTAGTGGCTCTGTACATTTTGGGGTATCAGACAGGACAAGTCATGGAGGATTGAGCCTAAGAAGGGCTACGCAAAAAAGCCCCTACCCACTCGGGTAGGGGCTTTTTTGCGTTACCCGAGGGTCGTCCCGCCTCCGGAAGAAAATTGAAATTCAATCCCTTTTCCCATTCTGAGTATGATGAAACTATACATTGCAGGCAAATGGTATGATGGGAAGAAGATTCAAAATAAGATGAAAGAACTTGTGGCGTTGGGTCACACGATTACTCACGATTGGACTACGAGTGAAACAACTTACACATCAGCTGAGTTTCGGATGCGTGAAGACGCAATCAGTGACATTAACGGGGTTAAGAATGCAGATGTCGTAATAGCGATTGTAGATGATAATGATTACCCTTACCGAGGAACTTCTCATGAGATTGGAGCTGCTCTCGCATTAGGAAAACCGGTGATGTTATATTGTCCTCAACCTTTAGTTTCGGCTTGGTGCCAGACATGTTTTAGTCGCCATCCATGTATCACATTGTTCGAAAAATGGACCGATATTGTGAATAAGTTGACCTAGTCATGTTGGCAATAATTTTGCAGTATGGGAATACTGGGATTGAAGATACCTAATTGGGTTGCGCGGTCTAACAGTTCGTCAAATTTTTTGTGAAAGGCTGGTGTATGTCCCACATCATCAGTATTCAGCATATGGCTGATTTCATGCAGTAACACGTAAATCAGCATATTAAAAGGATAGTACTCTCCATTCTCGTCTCGTAAGCAGAGAAAGATCTTTTCCTTGTTGATCGTGTAGGACTTATCCCCTTTATATAGCTTAAGTTTTCCGATGATGGGATGTACTGGCAATAAAACCTCCTTTAACGTGTACAGCATCGGATCATCTTGAAGATGGTGTTCTTTTATCTGTTTAGCAACAATCCATATCAGCACGATGATCAAGCAGGCGGCCAGAAAATATCCTACCCAATTAGCAATGTCTTTGTTCGCCATTTATTAAAGCTGAAAAAATTCAGATATAATAAATGAAGTATTGTGAAGTCAAGAAGATCGTCGGAGAATCTCGCTCAGGACGATGGTGGCAAGACGCAGACAAGAAAAAATCAGGGCCAAAGTGGAAAACGCTTTGTCATAACGGAGTATACTTTCCAGAGGCGTATGAACGATTACCAAGTAAGATTAGAGTTTTATACAAAGGAAAGCCCGTCGCCCTAGATCATAGCAATACCAATAATTCTTTTAACATGTCAGCGGAAGAAGCTATGATTTATTTTGCTCAGATGGTTGACCGAGACGAGAGATTAAAGAAAGACAAGAAACGACATCGCTATTCGGACGATCCTGTCTTTAGAGCAAACTTTTGGAAGGACTGGAAGAAGATTTTGGGATCGGGAAGCGTTATTAAAGACATGAAGGACGTGAATTTCAAGCCTGTAGCTGATTATCTCTTCAAAAACTCCGAAAGTAAGAAGGCTACTAAAAAAGCAATGACAAAGGAAGAGAAAGAAGCTGAAAAGGCACAGAAAGAAGCAATTAGAGAATTGTATGGATTTGCCAATATCGATGGCGTTAAGATACCAATGGACTACGTGGTTGAGATTCCCGGCTTGTATCAAGGACATGGAAAACACCCTTTACGAGGACGAATCAAAAAACGTCTCAAGCCCTCTGATATCACTATCAATGTGAGTAAAAAATGTGTTCCTAAATGTGTCACTCATGGAAAACCTTGTAAATGGGGAGAGGTAGTAGAGAATCGCAACGTGACCTGGATCGCTGCATGGAAACATCCTATCACAGGCGAAATGACTTATAAATGGCTAAAGAGAACAGAGAGCCATTTTGTCTGTGCAGGAGATATGGAGAAGTTTGATAAGGCTAGTAAACTGGATAAGAATATCGAATCGATTCGTAAAAAGTACCGTCGTGATCTGAAAAGTAGTAAGAACGATATTCGACAGCTAGCTACAGCCGTGTATCTGCTAGATGTCCTGGCCATTCGTCCTGGAACAGAAAAAGACGAAGCTAAAGAGGCAGGAACTCTTGGTCTAACCACATTGAAATGTACAAACGTAAAATTTAGTTCTGATAATTACATCACAATAGATTTTACAGGAAAGAGTTCCATCCAGTTTAACAAGAAGTTTAAGGTTGATAGCACTGTATATTCCAATTTGAAAGGGTTGTGTGGAGGAAAAGGTAAGAGTTCGGCGCTATTTCCGAATGTTAATGCCACGTCATTGAACGCTTATCTCAAAACTCTTCTTCCAGGTTTAACAGCTAAAGTCTTCCGTACGTGGAAAGCATCTTCTATTCTTCAGAATGAACTCGATAAAAACATTCCTGAAAGCAACATCCCTGTCTACGAGAAGAAACTAATCTATGACAAGGTGAATATTGCTGTCGCAAAAGCTCTAAACCATAAACGCATGACTTCTAACGACGATCGCATCAAAAAGATCAAAACTAAAATCAAGGAGTTTAAGGGTAAACTTAAGATCGCCAAAACTGCATCTCAAAAAGCCTCTGCGACGAGATCGATCGCTACTTGGACTTCGAAACTAGAAGAGGCGGAAGGAAACATCGCTTTATCGACGAGCAAGGCTAACTATTTAGATCCACGCATTTCTGTTGTGTGGGCGAAAAAGGCTAATTGTCCTATCGAGAAGATCTACAACAAGACCTATCTACAAAAGTTTGTCTGGGCTATGGATGCGGGATTAAGTTGGCAATTTTAATCTTTTACATAATAAATGTATGTAAAAGTTGGTACTAGTTACTATACGGTAAAAAAGACTAGCAAAGGATGGTATTATGTTAAGGGAGGCAAACGCGTGTACACGACAAAGAAACCGATGAAGGGTCGTAAACCCAGTAAATCACGTCGCAAGAAGAGTCGTCGCAAGTCTCGACGTAAGAAGAGCCGTCGCAAGTCCCGCAAGAAGCGTAGGAAGTCCCGACGCAAGAGTCGACGTAAGAAGAGTAGACGTAAATCCCGTAAGAAGCGTAGGAAGTCTCGTCGCAAGAGTCGTAAGAAGCGTCGTAAGTCCCGTAAGAAGCGTCGTAAGTCCCGTCGCAAGAGTCGACGCAAGAGTCGTAAGAAATCACGACGCAAGAGTCGTAAGAAGCGTCGTAAGTCCCGTCGCAAGTCCCGTAAGAAGCGTCGTAAGTCCCGTCGCAAGAGTCGTAAGAAATCACGACGCAAGTCCCGTAAGAAATCACGACGCAAGTCCCGACGCAAGAGTCGTCGCAAGTCCCGACGTAAGAAATCTGAACAAAAGAGCCATAAAGGCGCAGATATACGTTCATGCACACGACAAACCACTAAAAAGTATAGATCTCGTCCCAGTCCACCTTTTCCAGCCAATAAATGCTGTGGAAAAACGAAGATGGGTAACAATGGTATATTGTGGCGATCTAAATTAAATTCGGCCGGTATCTGCCAGTGGAAACAACTTTAATTTTGTGTTGATTTAATACAATACAAAATTAGTTACATACCTCTTTAGGCATCGTACATGGAAGAGTTTTCGTAAACTTATTCTTACCGGAATGCGAACACCCGCAAGAGATAACAAACTTACTAGGAGCCAAGAAATGGAGAACACAGTTTTTGTAGAGGAGATCAACTAGATCGCCTAGCTCTTTTGCCTGTGACACCAAAACAAAAGTATCATTGTTCTTTGTATATCCAGCAGGCAACTCAAACGATCGTGGCATCACCCATACTCGAGGAGAAGCGATACTCGTACCATCATAGCCTTCAGATACCATTACACACTGATAATTCGACCAATCTGTTGAGAGAGACATATTGATGGAAACTATGACAGGTATATAATTTCAATTTTAGACTTTAAAATACACCCTAATAAATGGTGACTATTGAAAAATATTCTGATAGATCCATAGTTGTTAGAGGGGAGAAAACCAGAGAATACAAAGATCAACTTAAGGAACTAGGAGGAAAATGGAATCCCAACCTTAAAGGTGGTGCTGGGTGGATCTTCTCTTTGAAAAAAGAGAGTAAGGTACGAGCGTTGCTAGGAAAAGAATCAGCGTCTAGTTCCTCTGCTTCCTCATCCTCGGAGGACATTCCATTGAAAACTCTCATCAAGAAGAGAGAGCCAAGCTCCTCTAGTTCCTCTTCGGAGGACATTCCGTTGAAAACTCTTATCAAGAAGAAAGAGCCTTCATCCTCTCCCAATTTAACCATCGAAAAATATTCTGATAGATCCATAGTTGTTAGAGGGGAGAAAACCAGAGAATACAAAGATCAACTTAAGGAACTAGGAGGAAAATGGAATCCCAACCTTAAAGGTGGTGCTGGATGGATCTTCTCTTTGAAAAAAGAGAGTAAGGTACGAGCGTTGCTAGGAAAAGAATCAGCGTCTAGTTCCTCTGCTTCCTCATCCTCGGAGGACATTCCATTGAAAACTCTCATCAAGAAGAGAGAGCCAAGCTCCTCTAGTTCCTCTTCGGAGGACATTCCGTTGAAAACTCTTATCAAGAAGAAAGAGCCTTCATCCTCTGCTTCTTCATCCTCGGAGGATATTCCGCTGAGAACTCTTATCAAGAAGAAAGAGCCTTCCTCTCCCAATTTAACCATCGAAAAATATTCTGATAGATCCATAGTTGTTAGAGGGGAGAAAACTAAAGAATACAAAGACCAACTCAAAGAACTAGGAGGAAAATGGAATCCCAACCTTAAAGGTGGTGCTGGGTGGATCTTCTCTTTGAAAAAAGAGAGTAAGGTACGAGCGTTGCTAGGAAAAGAATCTTCCTCTGATTCCTCTGCTTCTTCATCCTCGGAGGACATTCCATTGAAAACTCTCATCAAGAAAGAGTCAAGCTCCTCTTCAGATGACGAGAAAGAATCATCCTCTGGTTCTGCAGAGGAAAAGAAAATGCCTCATGTCAAACTTCTCGGAGAGTGTAATGAATACTCTCAAAAAGTGAATGTCCCCAAAACAGTTAAGGCTATTGAAAATTTCTGTACTCTTCTGCAAGCAAATAAGGTTAAAGATAGCAAGGAAGCTTTTCTAAAACTACCACACGTTGTTCAATGTCTCTTTCTCCAGCACGCTTGGACCATTATCTCTAACAAGTCTAAGCATAGTGATAATAGTTATCGAACAGCATTCTATCTGTTTAAACTCTTTCGCAGTCCGGAGTTCAAGGCCAGGCCAATTTACGCTCGTTACGCAAAACTTGGATCGATGGAAAAGCTTTATACTAAGGCATTACATTGGAATAGAGAGACAAAGGAGGAACCTACCAAATCCCGTACAACGAGTACAAAGTCCCGTACAACGAGTACAAAGTCCCGTACAACGAGTACGAAGTCCCGTGCCAAATCCGGCACCACGAAAAAGTACGATAAGGAATACCAACGATATGCTACCCCAGAGGGGGAAACGAATCCGCTAAACATATTCTACACTTCCCTGTATAAGGAAAAACCTTCTTCTCCCCTGGCAATCACATGGCTAACAGAATACGGACTATTCGATGGTGAGGAACGGCAAAAACTGATCAAGCAATATAAGAAGTTGCTCGACTCTGGTAAATTGATCAAGCTCAGAGGGTAAAATTGAAAATTCATATCTGGCGGGATGATGATTAAATGAACAGCATAATTAATGACATAGAGGCTGAAATTACTGGTAGAAATGCGCAAAAGCAACAAAAGATGCACGTTCGTATACAGCAACGTACAGGCAGAAAGAACATTACCATTCTGCAGGGAATCTCCCTCGAACTGGACATTAAGAATATTCTCAAAGATATGAAAAAGCAGTTTTCTTGCGGAGGAAGTGTGCAACGGGATGAAAACGATCTTCCCGTCGTGGTGCTTTTCGGAGATCAGCGCCAAAATATTCTATCATACTTCATCACGCATGATCTGGCAACGAGAGACGATTTTGTCCTACACGGTTATTAGAAAATTGAAAAAATATTTTGTCAGCTCCGGTTAACAAAATATGACTGCAATCGGAATCGATCTTGGCACGACAAACAGTTGTGTCGGTGTATGGAAAAATGGTAACGTAGATATTATCGCTAACGACCAGGGAAACCGAACAACTCCAAGTTATGTGGCTTTCACTGAATCTGAGCGTTTAATTGGAGAAGCAGCCAAGAATCAGGCCGCGATGAATCCAAGGAATACTGTCTTCGATGCTAAGCGACTAATCGGCCGACGGTACGATGATCCAACCGTGCAGACGGATATGAAGTTATGGCCCTTTACTGTTATCGACAAGGTGGGAAAACCGGTTATACAGGTTGAGTACAAGAACGAAAAGAAACAGTTTTCACCGGAGGAGATTTCGAGTATGGTTCTTACCAAGATGAAAAATGTGGCAGAAACCTATATCGGCAGTGAGGTAACGGAAGCTGTCATCACTGTTCCAGCCTATTTTAACGATAGTCAACGTCAGGCTACAAAGGACGCCGGTGCTATCGCTGGACTGAAGGTATTGAGAATCATCAATGAGCCAACAGCTGCAGCTATCGCTTATGGGCTGGAAAGGAAGACCGATGAGGAACGTAATGTACTTATATTTGACTGTGGTGGAGGTACACATGATGTATCTCTTCTCTGTATCGAGAACGGAGTGTTCGAAGTTAAGGCTACCGGAGGAGATACGCATCTCGGTGGTTCAGATCTTGATAATGTTTTGGTAGATCATTTTATCAAGGAGTTTAAACGAAAGTTTAAGAAGGACATTTCCGATTCGGAACGAGCTCTGAAGCGATTGCGAATGGCGTGCGAACGCGCTAAACATACTCTGTCATCGGCGACACAAGCTAATGTCGAGATCGATAGCCTGTATGATGGTGTCGACTTCAATTCTGTTCTCACACGAGCGCGATTTGAAAATCTGTGTGGAGAATACTTTCGCCGTTGTCTAGCTCCAGTCGATCGTGTGTTGAAGGATGCAAATGTTTCCAAAAGTGATGTGCACGATGTGGTTCTCGTCGGTGGCACAACACGCATTCCAAAACTACAAGAAATGCTCACAAAGTATTTTAACGGCCGAGAACCGTGTCAAAGTATCAATCCTGATGAGGCTGTAGCGTATGGCGCTACGGTTCAAGCAGCGATTTTATCCAACGTCCGCGATAGTAAGACTGATTCGGTCGTTTTGCTCGATATCGCGCCACTTTCTCTCGGTATCGAGACTGCAGGAGGAGTAATGACTAAGATCATTGAACGTAACACGACTATTCCGTGTAAAAAGGAAAAGGTTTTTTCTACCTTCTCAGATAACCAGCCGGCTGTGAACATTAAGGTTTTTGAGGGTGAACGACAGATGACTGGAGATAATCATCTTCTAGGTAGGTTTGATCTAACCGGAATTCCTCCTGCTCCGCGTGGCGTTCCTCACATTAACGTTGAGTTCGATCTAGATGCAAATGGAATTCTCCACGTTCGTGCCACGGAAAAGGGAACAGGAAAGGCTGAACATATCACCATCACCAACGATAAGGGTCGTTTGAATAAGGATGAGATCGAGAAAATGATTCGCAACGCTGAAAAGTTCAAGGCTGAGGATGATGCGATTCGGGAAAAGATCGATACGAGAAATGATTACGAAGGGTTCGTATATCAGATCAAGAATTGTCTTTATGGTCTTAATTCTATGAGTGCAGAAGAGAAGAAGACGGTAGAAGACAGATGCAATGATGAGATTTCTTGGCTAGACGAACATAGGGAAGGAGAGAAGAAGGAATATGAGCAACGAAAAGCAGAGTTGCAGAAATTTTGGCTCCCCTTTCTACAAAAGTCATACGCTCCCAAGGCTGAAGAAATGGATTAAAATTGAAATAATTCGTGAATCGAAATATTTCAATGTCATGCAAATTGTTGATCTATCCGACGAATGTATAATCTGTAATGGGCCTAAAAACTCCGGTTTACAGATCCTTCGTTGTGGACATGTTTATCACTTTCATTGTATTCAAAACTGGTTTCGGGTAAATCCTAATAATCATTGTCCTCTCTGCAGGCGAGAAAATCGTAATGAACCTATAATAGAGGTCATGATTTCACCGCTACCTGAACAAGTCCCCGTGCGAGCTCCAAGGCAAGCCCCAATCATTCGCTGGCATCCATATTCGAAAATTGCAGAGGAAAACGCTGTTGATATAGTGGAATTCAGAATATTCAATCTAGATTATCTTATTCGTCGTATGCAACTCCGTTACTGCTACAATATTCTGTATGGGCTATATTTTCTAAGTCTACTATTTATTCTTCTCGAACCTTACAAAGATGAGCCTCATGTCTGTAGCAAAATATCAATCGAGACGTTCAGTTGTCCTGATTACACTAGCTACACTATCTTTAACTGTATCTTTATGGGACTAATTTTTCTGATGAGTCTAGTTAGTAGTAAAGGGTTGTCAACTGTATTCGATCTCTATGATTTCGTCCACATGATTCACAAACATGGTTACTTTGTGGCTACTTTTATTACTAGTATTGTTCTAATGTCTGTTGAAACTACACCTAATGGTTGTACAGCCAAATATCCGACCTGTAGAGATATTTTATGGAAGTCTAACCCTAATTATGTGTTTGCTTTATGGATACCTTTAATCGTAATGTTTGGAGAGATCATAATTCGAATAACTATGTCCATGCAATTTAAGCTCGAACGGGGAGGACTCTTTTCACCCGATTACGCCGAAACCAGAAGGCTGATTCGCTCCCTGAATAAGCCATATTTGACCAATATTTTCAGAAATTGAAAAAAGATATTCATACTCTCTTTTGAATAAGAATGCCAAAAGGAAAAGGTACTAAACCTAAAAAAGTTACGACCGAACCACGTAAACTGTTGGAAAAAGATCCTGACAATGAGGAATATGCTATCGTTACGAAAAAGCTTGGTGATGGAAGATATCGACTCAAGCTCAACATGCGCGAAGGAGAGACTATTGGTCGCCTTTGTGGAAAGATGCGAAGAGGAAAGAATAAGCGACAAAACTGGGTAGATGTCGATTCTGTCGTTCTGGTCGGATTGCGAGAGTTTCAGAAAAGTATTGTGGACATTGTTCATGTCTACGATCCTAAAGAAGTTCGTCAGTTACGAAAATCGGGCGCATTTGTTGAAGAGGCCCGCTGTCCGGAAGAAGATGAGGATCAACATGGAAGCGAAGACTACATGGGATTTGACTTTGACGAGATTTAAGAAAATTGAAATATTTTTACGTGACATAATCATGTAAAAATGTCTAAACCAGTTTTACGAGTAGTACAAACAGTATATATTTGTGGGCGAAAGGATAGTGAATATGAAACATTCTTGGGAAAGGCTAAAAACAATGTTAAATATACCGGAAGTGTTTTGATCGATAAGGTGAGGGGTGAAAGCGATTCTGGTTCCATATGGACGTACAATTATGATCCTAATTATGTTCAGATGGAAAAGAAGGTTTCAGGAAAGGAACGCAGGTATGTTTTTACCGACAAAGAAACGGGGACTTTTTTGACTTCTGATTGGGAATAATTAGATTAAAGCAACGACAGATAGTATAAATGAGTAAAAGAAAACGTCTGGACGATGATGAATGGCTTGATGATGAAGATGACCTAGAACATGACTTAGAACACGACTTATTGGATAACTGCGATAAACTAACGAGAAAAGCATTTCACACCATCCGAAAAGAGGTGGAACGTACAGAACCGAACATTGTGAATATTCTTAACGCGCCTTTACTTATTGAGGATAAAGCTGAACTCTTTCAACTTTTTGAGGTTTATGCTAGCGTTTCCGACGTATCGCTAGAAAGATTGGAGATTCGTAAGAGGATTCAAACAAAATTGGAGGAGGGTGAGATCAAGTATCGACAGTATAATAAATTTACTGAGAAAGAACATGAACAGTTTAACAAGGAGATTCGCACTCTCGAGCAGTATGACGAGACGCAGGAGCTTAAGTATGATATTCTTCGCTTACAAGCCTCTCCTGCAAATAAACAGTTCATCTACAACGAGTACAAGAGGATGAGAAATATGCCCTTTACAGACGACGAGCTTCCAAAACTTCGTAACTGGATCAAATGGGCAATCGCTCTTCCCCATGATAGATTAAAAACAATACCCTATCGACAGAAGGAACTGACTCGATTTCTTCAACAGGTATCCACAAAACTGGACGACGAGTTGTATGGGATGCAAAAAGTTAAGGAACAGATTCTACTCTTTCTAAACTCTCGTATTGTTAATCCACGATTAAAAAAGTGTTCTCTGGGACTGATCGGTCCTCCTGGAACAGGAAAAACAATGATATGCCAAGTTATCGCTGAGATGCTTAACTATCCGATGGAACAGATCAAGATGGGAGGAGTACGCTCTCCAGAATATCTCAAGGGTCATCAATACACGTATATTGGTGCAGAACCGGGAGAGATTGTAAAGTGTCTTTGTCGTATGAAGAGCCCAGATGACGATAAGCCGGTGAAAAACGGCATTCTTTTTTTCGATGAATATGAGAAAATTTCTGAAAATATGGATGTCTGCTCAGCTCTCTTGCATGTTACCGATTCTTCACAGAACGATAAGTTTCAGGATAATTTTCTATCCGGTGTCACGATTGATCTCTCTTATCTATGGTTTTTCTACAGTATGAACGAGAAACCGACCGATGATGCTCTAGCGGATCGCATCTTCTATGTTGAGATAGATGGATACACGCAGAAAGATAAATTCTACATTGTTAGAGATTATCTCTTGAAAAAGGCTCACAAGAATATGGGATGGAAACAAGATTCGGTAACCTTCAGTGATGAGACTATTGTTGAACTGGTCGAAAAGGTTTCTCCTCCTTCTATCAAGGGAATCAGAACTCTAGATGATACTATTCAGATGATTGCCAGAAAGATTAACTTTCTTTACCATCACCAGAATCGACAGGGAAAGCTAACTAGCTTCAACACTACATTTGATATCGGGAAAAAGCTCACATTTCCTTTCTGCTTGAAAAAGGAGAAATTGGCTACTTTCCTAGGCTAAATTCCATTTTAAGACTCGCTTCCGAGTTATAAAATGTACAAACGCAGACACGCTAGTATTTCTACTCACCATAAAAAGCGAGCCATTATGACGCCGGCCCGTGACCGTTCTGTCGATATTTCTGAGGAGTTTTTACAACAATGTCAGGAAGAATTCAGGTCTAATCCTGCCAATATTATCGCTAGAAACGCTGTGACTAGTGTAGGTTCGCAATTTGCTACCACTAACTCAAATCGGGTTAATGAACTGAATCATATCTTCATGAATACGGTAAAGAAACGTCATCTCAAGGCTACCAACCAAGGGCAATCAGGACGTTGCTGGATGTTCGCGGCTCTAAACACTTTTCGTCATGTCATGATTAAAGCTTTGGAACTGGAAAACTTTGAATTTTCTGAGAATTATCTATTCTTTTGGGATAAGTTTGAGAGATGTAACTCATATGTAAGATGGTTTATCGATCATCCCGATGAAAAACCGGGTAGCCGTGCATACGATTACATGCTCATGGATTACATGTGTGATGGCGGATGGTGGAATACGTTCGCCAATCTGGTTAATAAATATGGCCTTATTCCTAAAGATTGCATGCAAGAAACAGCATCGTCGAGCGATTCTGACGAACTAAACCAGATTTTGAAGGAACGTATCGACGCATGTGCCAACTACATCACTAATAATCACCATCGTTTTAGCCATGAGGAGTTGCTTCGTATCAAGGATGATACGATGAAAGAGGTCTACAACACATTGGTAAAGTTTTTGGGAGAACCGCCCGAGACCTTTTCCTGGTCTTTTTGCACCGACAACGACGAAGGCTCGGTTGTAGCTAACATTACTCCACATATGTTTTTAGAAATGGTAGCTCCGGAAATAGATATGGTTAAGGATTTTGTTTCCCTGGCACACATTCCAACTAAAGATTTTCCCCTCGATAGCACCTTTCGCATTAAGTACACTAATAACGTGTATGAGGGTGAGAGTTGTACTTTGTACAATGTTTCGATCAATGAATTGGCTAAATATGCGATGAAATCTATTTCTGCTGGTTTTGCAGTCTGGTTTGTAGGAGATGTATCACAGAGCTTTAATTGGTATCACTCTGCCCTAGACGATGAACTAGATGATCACAAGAGTGTATTCGGAGAAACGCATAAGTTTGACAAAGGCGATCGCATCTCTCTCCGTAACATTCAAGGAAATCACGCTATGGCTTTGACCGGATTCAATGTCGACCATAATGGAAACGTCGTTAACTGGCAGGTAGAAAACTCTTGGGGTTATTGGGATCATGAGACTCCTGGAATGGACGGTTTTCTAAGTATGTCTCACTCTTGGTTTAAAAAATATGTTATGGAGGTTGTTGTGCATAAAAACTTTCTCTCACGCACACTCAAGAAACGTATAGAAGTTGAACCTATCGATGTTGATCCTTGGGATAGCATGGCTCCCGCAACGAGAGCTGGAGTTGTAAATCCACCTTTAAAGTATCTTAATCTGAGGAGAAAAAATAACTAATGATAAATGGAAATTATAAACAACTTCAACTTTTCTTATATTAATGGAGAAGATAAGCGTTCTCCCAATGCCTTCGACATAGCCTTAAACACTATTTTTGTATTAACTGGAATCAGGCCGGCTTTTATGGTTCAGAGCATTGATTATCAAGATCAGCGCGTGTTCAAAAGGATTTTGACCTTAATTTTCAAATCTGAAGAGCTAATCGGAGTCCAGATCGATCAAGGCGTGATCATTCTTCGATCAGATAGACCCGATCTACTTCAGCTGATACAAGAGTATGAAAATACCGATAGCGATAGTATTTTAGGTCAGATTCTCGGATATCCATGCTATGCGGAATTTGACCCGACTATTGAACAGAAATTTTATTCCATTGGAATTAAGGGAAATCCATATACTGATATCATGACAAACGGCTGCAAAACTGAGAGGAACGTTAGAAAAATGTACAGACTTTTCAAGCGGATGCAAAAAGTTGCTAACAAACTGAATGTAGAGCTTACTTTTTCAAATTGAATTTTTTATACTTATGCCAAGTATAACAAGCATGGCTGCGATTAAGCAACTCAAAATTAACTGTCCTATTCTTCACACTCCGATTACTGAACCGGTTGTGACTCCCGGAGGTCATACATACGAGGGATCAGCTATTCGAGAATGGATCGGTAAAAATGGCGTTTCACCTCTTACGCGAGAAAGAGTAACATTGGAACAACTGAAGCCCAACTTTGCTCTTCTGGATGACATGGATACGGAAGAGGACGATGTACAACTTCCGACTGTCGATTACCAACTGGGAGTGGTTAAATATGAGGGAAAGGAAGGAATGGCAGTGGAAATTACCCCTCCTGACAATGTGGATGGAATGCCAGTATCTATGGTTTTGGCTATCGATGTGTCTGGAAGTATGGATAGCCTTGTTAAGGCCAAGCAAACAGATGGTTCCGAAAAGTGTGACGGATTGACACAGCTAGACATCACTAAGCACGGTGCTATCACAGTTATTCAAAATATGCGCTCATGTGATCGATTGGGAATCGTTGCTTACAGCGATCGAGGCCAAGTAATCTTTCCCCTCGAATTCATGACAACAGCAAGCAAGAAGCGGGCTGAAGTCGCTGTAAGGAGTCTTCGCACGGTGGGAATGACAAACATGTATGATGGAATCTACAAGAGTCTGGAGCTTCTCAAGGATGTTAATGATTCTTACAGGGTGGTTAAGCTTCTGTCTGACGGTTTGCCCAATGTCGATCCGCCATCTGGACACTTGAACGCTCTGAAGAGATTGCGAGAAAAATATGGTTCTCTCCCTGTGATCGACACGTTCGGCTTTGGCTATCAGCTCGACAGCAAGTTGATGCATGACATCTCTTCCTATACGGAGGGAAGTTTCTCTTTCATTCCAGATGGAACTATGGTTGGAACAATCTTTATCAATGATTGCGCTAACACTCTTTCCATCGTGGCAGAAGGTGTATCTGTTCATGTGACTGGAAATGAGTGTAAATGGCTCGGTGGTTATCCTAGTGACGATCGTGCACCCAACGGTACAACAATCATTCATCTCGGTTCCATGCGTGTTGGCCAGAAGAAAGGTTTGTGGTTGAAGCCTAATGGTGAAGTCAATATCTGTGTCACATACAATAATCACACGGTTGATGAGATTGTTACTGCAAGGTTGGAAAACCATAACAATCACACTTATAATCGTTCTAAAGCAGTGGATGTTCTGAACATTGCCAGTTTGCTTGCACGTAGCAAATGTTGGGATCAGGCAACGCAGATGTTGGAAAACCCTTTTACGGCTACTGAATGTCGAGACAAGTATATTGCCGACCTCGCTACGGATCTGACTGTTCAGGCAACACAGGCAGTCAGTCGTAGCGATTGGTTTGAAAGATGGGGACGGCATTATCTCTTGTCCCTGTCCGATGCTCATGCTCAGTGTCTGTGCAACAACTTTAAGGATCCGGGTGTGCAACACTACGGTGGAGTTACATTTGCACAACTGCGACAGAAGTGTGAAGATACTTTTCTAGGCATTGACCCTCCCAAGCCCACCGGTCGAGGATATCAGCACAGTGCTCCTATCTCATCACTCGCATTCGCGTCCTCTTATCATTCTTCCGATGGCCCTTGTATGACTCCAGATACACGAGTTCATATCAATGAGAACGATACGATCGCTCTCGACGATCTGAAAAAGGGAGATACAGTGTGGACGCCACAAGGGTACGACAAGGTTCGTTGCATTGTTCGCACTAAGTGGTGTCACGCCAGCATTGTTCGCTTGGGTGATGGGCTAAAGATCACCGAGTGGCATCCTGTGAAGGTGAAGGGAGAGTGGGAATTTCCCTGTCATGTCGGTACAGTGGAAGAATACAAGGGTGATATTATTTCGATTGTTCTAAACTCGCATCCCAGTATCTGGCTGGGAGAGAAAGAGCCGTATGAGGTTATCTGCCTCGGTCATGGGTGTAGAGGAAAGGTTGTTGGACACCCATATTTTGGTACGCGTGCGATAATCAGAGATCTAAGCAGGATGAAGGGATGGAACGAGGGTCTGGTTCTTCTCAAGTATGGATGTGTTAGAACCGATCCGAATACAGGCATGGTTAACGGTTTGGTGCAGGAAGTATGAGAAATTTTTGATACTGAAATAGTATTAAAAACTTTAGATAATCTTCGACCAGTAGTTTCTAACAACCTCATCCCATGTGTAAACCGGAACCATTCGAGGGTGTTCCCTGTAATCTCTACCTTCATTATTTCGCAAGTGAGAACATGCATAAGGTCCGTTTTCAGGCTCTTGCGCATATGTTTGTCCATTTACAAAATCATCAAAATCGATGTATGGACCGACAGTCTCGGTTAAGGCTCCCTCGCGATATATAACCGGTGTACACAAACATATCTGTGATTTTATGGCATTAAAACAGAACAATTCCGAATCTGCATTCGTTAAAGGTAAACACCAATATTCACACATCCAGTATAGTTGTTCTAGATCATCTTTGCCGATGGCACCAAAATACTTGATATCTAGATCATTACACACCTTTTTAAGATCCTCTTCCTCCTTTTCCATTAATAACTCTCCCAGACCAGAACATATCTGTTTGGCAATTTTGTATCCGTAGGTGATGTACAGCCTTAGATCAGGGTGTTTTTCCTTAATCTTTTTCCAGTTTTCGATCAATGTATTTAGTCCACGATCTAATGAAGAACAATATAACATTGTATTTCTCATTTTGGGAACGCGATTTTGCTGTAGAGACAAGATATCTATCCCGTGTGGAATAACTACTGCATCATCCCAGCCACAGCGATTCTTATGATAGTCGGTTAGACAGACGAGTGTATTGATATATCTATTCTCAGGGCGTGTTTCAACATCTGATGACCAGAAAATAAGATTCACATCCTTTAGCCTCGAATCGTTAGGTAGAGGATTAACTTTGAACATAATGATCGTATCGTATACGTCATCGAGAGAAAACTTGCTAAAGTCTTTGTAAAGGATTCCTTTACGCTTTTCTTCCTTGCATTCGGTAGGACCTATCATAAACACTTTGATATTATGTCCTATCCTTGATAAGGCTTCAGCTAGTAATACTACACACTCTTGACTTCCACCCAAAAACTCTTCGAGTTCATTAGGACTCCATGGATGGAGAAAGTTTTCGGTGATAATGGCAACGCGTTTCATTCTTTCTTATATTAAGTGTAGTTTTTAACTAGTTAAAAACTTCTCCTCTAGGATAAAATGTCAGAAGTGGATTATCTACGTCATGTTTATAACACATTGGATGTTAAACAGCAGATACAGGCATATAAGAGTTATTCTGGGGTCGTTCCTAAAAACTACTTCATGTTCCTATGTACAAACTGTGGAGAAGATATTGTTACAAATCTATGTACACAATGTGCAAAGCCTCTTTGTTTCAACTGTAAATACATATGTAGTTCGTTAAGATTTTCCTTATGTAAAGACCATTTTGCGATGTGTCCTCTTTGTAATGTGGGCTGTGTATGTGTGTTATGCCGAAAATTTAGCGCTGAATACACGTGTACCGTATGCAGTGAAAACTATGAGGTTTCCTTCTCATGCGGTTGTTGTCTACCGGAAGATGATTCTTGCATGATCTGTGCCAAGAGAATGAACTTTATAACCAAAGAGAGGTTAGATGATGATGAAGATGGTGATGAAGAGGAAGAGGATTTCTAAATTGATTTTCGTAACAACGTATTAAGCAATGTTACAAATGTCGGAAGACCTGGTAATCGATCCTAAAACTAAGTACTATTCGAGATCTTATAGCACAACCCGTGGCAAGCTATATGATGATATACTTAAACTTTATGGCGATCCACAAAACTGCGTTGCACGTGTTTTTCCCTCTGGAATGGCTACGATTTCGGCAGTATTTTCCTCTTTCGGAAAGAAAAAGATTCTCCTCAGCGATGAGTTATATTGTGATACTCCAAGGCTGTTAAAATATCAGGAAAAAGACTACGTGGATATTGTTGATGTGACCGATAATGATACGATCTTAAAACTATTTCAGAATAATGATTACGATCTATTTTTTCTAGAGTCTTGTTCTAATCCATCTGGAAAGATTTTGGATTGGACATTAATTCCTAAAATTAAGGAGATCTCTCCATGTTGTGTGATTTGCGTGGATAATACTTGGCTATCGGGCGCTTCTTTTAATCCATTAAGCTACGGAGCTGATATCGTTATTGAAAGCATGTCTAAGTATATTAGCGGAAGTAAATGTATCGGTGGAATGGTAGTGGGAAAAAATTTGGATGAGGTAGATATGTGGCTTAGGAAAAACGGCCAGTATGTTGCAGATGATCATTGTCGAATCTTCATTCAAGGTATAAAATCACTGAAGGATAGAATCGAAAAGACCGGACGTACCGCACTTGAAGTAGCTAAACATCTAGAGAAATCATATACCACTATGTATCCGGCATTGCTCTCTCATCCTTCTCAAAAGATTTTTGCAGATACTGTTTCTCACTGTCCAGGAAACATATGGTTTTATGTTCCGAGAACCAAAAGCCGGAAAAGGATTATGGATATTTTGAACAAAAATAAGGAGATTGCTTTTGAAACTTCATACGGTAGTTTTCATACTCGTATCGATCCATGGCCAAAATTTGATTTGCAACCAGTTCCCGGTGTGTGGCTACGTTTAGCTATCGGTTATGAAGATAAGAGTGTAGAGTTGATACCTAAGCTGGAAAAGCTTTTCGCCGAATTCTAAATTGAAATTGCTTTCAGATTTTATTATTTTCCAGTTATGAGTCGATTTGATCCCAACAAAGACAATAAGTGTGTATGGCGGTGCTATGGCCAGGCTATTAATAACCGTAATGCATGCTCATGTATAGTAACCATTCTTATGATCGCAGGCTTGATTCTATTTATTGCTCTCCTCGCTCTGTCTATCAAGGATGTAGACGAGAACGAGATGGCTATTCCTTATGGAAAAATTTCTCACAATATCGCCAACGTTGTTGAAGCGGGAAAGCGAGCTTATCCTCCCGATACAGAGCTGTTCACATATGATCGCAAGTTTATCACCAATGATCTATCCATCTCTTGTATTTCTAAGGATGGTTTGCTAGTGAATCTGGACATCACACAACAGTTTCGGCTTTTGAAAGATGAGCTTAAAACTGTGTTCTTCGATTTTGGAAAGCAGGAGATTCTCGATAACTACATCGATGTGATCGCTCAGGATGCTACTCGTGATGTATGTGCTAACTTTCAGGCTGAGGAGTTCTTTTCTCGTCGCGGGACTGTTGAACAGGAGTTGATTCAGAATATCACTGCCGGAACCATTTTGGCTAACGCCCATGTAGAACCAGGCTTTGTCCAGCTTCGAAATATCGGTCTTCCAAGCGCGTTACTATCCGCAATTCAGTCTAAACAACTGGCATTGGAAGATGTTGATGTCGCTAAAAATGAACGAGCTCAGACTCTTATTCAGGCAGATACAAGAAGACAGCAAGCAGAGCTTGATGCACAAATTGTAATCGTCAATGCAAACGCTGAGGCTAATGCCATCAAGGTAGCTGCACAAGAAAAGGCTAATGCGCGTCTAATTCAATGGGCCGAACGTTCTAAAGCGTTCATCATCGATCTAGAAGCATTGGATATCGACGCAGAGACCTATGTCGATGACTATCTATTCGTCCGTCTACAAGCTGAAACGCTTACACCCATTCAACAAGCTTGTCTACGCAACTGTCCGGCAGGTTCGGCCTGTTGGTTTTGTTTTACAACCGCTTCTCCCAGCGTGTCGGTCTGAAAATCTTAATTGGTACCAATTAATTAAGATCAAATTGAATCTAAAGTGGATTTTAATTTATTTCCAAACATGGAAATCGATTTTGATGGTGCAAGTAGAGCATGGAGAGCTAATAAAACTAAGAAAGGAAGTTCTTTTCAGTATTGTTGTGGTGTGAAGAAATCTAACGGAAAATATTGCCACGGTATTCCTGTCCATTGGAGCAGAACCAAGGATTCTACCTTGCGAGATTGGGGGCCATGTAAGAGACATAAAGATCATATGGATGAATGTGGATTGTTGAAGGTCGGAGGAAACAAGATGATCGGGTTTTTAAAACGTTTATACGGTCCTCTTGAAGAATATGATCCCAAAATTACTAAAGAAGAGCTAATGAATCTATCGTCACAGTATAAATCGATGCAAGCTCGAATAGAAACACAGCACGAGGATATAATAGCTTTTGCGCTATATGATAAGAGCGAATTGCTAGCTTCACACGTGCACAATCGGTTTCGTGATAAGGGATACGAAAAGAAATTGAAATTATTTTAACTTATCCATTCTTGGTAGATATGAGTAAACAACAGCGACGATCAATGGATATTGCGGAACAACCTCGAGAGCCCAATTGGGATTCTCAACGATGCATGTGGTGGAAGAGATGCGGTTTCGATAAGAATATCACTATGTGGCAGGTTATATTTGGAGTGGTATTTTTTATCAGTGCAATTCTGCTTTTGGTCATGCTTCCACTATCTTTTTCTTACGTGGAGTATGATCAGTGGGCTCTGAAGAAAAACAAGATTGAGAACACCGTCGAGCTAGATACAACCTACGATGTTGGACGGTATTTTTGGGGTGTAGATCATGCACCGCTCACTTATAGTCGACAGTACCAAAAAGTGGAAAAAGACTTTTCCATTTTCCCTTCCAGTGGACTAGAATTTACCATCAATGTTATATTCTACTACCGGATACAAAAGGAGAATCTTGGCAAGATCTATAAGTCGTTCGGCACTGCATTGCACAGTCAAGTGGTTAATAGAGCCAATGCTAGAATCAAGAACATCGCCCCATTGTTCGATCTTGAACAGTACATTACACATCGTCCTCTCATTACTGTAGCTCTTCACAGCGGATTGGTCGACGAGCTTGCCAGTATTTGGGTTGATGTTCCGTACAACAAGTTCTATCTGGCAGAAGTGAAGATTCCCAACGAGATTAAGCAACGAAACCTTGACGCATCAATCCAAAAACAGACCAACATCGAGGAAAAGAACCGCCAGCTAGCTACTTTGGTCCGCAAAGAGACAGAAAAGCTTGAGCAGGAGATTAATGCCAATATCACGCTTATCGGTGCAACAGCTGTAGCTTCACAAGAACGTATTCACAAAGAAGCCGAGGCCATTGCAGAAAAGGTGCGCTCATCTGCAGATGGCTTGGGAATGAAAAATCTATTCATGCAGATCAACGTTACCGATTCAACAACCAAGGAGAAGTATGTTTCTTACTTTGCTTACCTAGATTCTATTTAGAATTTCTCGTATCCAGGAAACATAATCGTACACCTCATCTCTCTCCTCCAAAAGAATTGAAATGATTTCAAAAAACTTATCATCGTTCATAATTTGTTATTTTTACATAACAAATTATTCACAACCTTCCCAAATCTGTTTTGCATCGTCATCCGACAACTCATCAAATAGCCTTTTTATCGTCGTGGTCATATCATCTTCAGAATCCTTTTCCTGTGCAAACTGTCTCTTATGTAGCTTATCATCGCCAGTTAGGTTGAACTTATCCAGCTCAGTGGGATGCATGGTGCAGTTTTTGATGATCAGGCCCTGTAGTAACTCGCAGAATGTTTTAGTCTTTGATAGTAACAGGATATTCATCAGCAACTGTTCACAATCCTGGTGGCAGATGGGTGCCTTGTTGTGGTAATCCTCTCGATAGTAATTATCGTGAAACACGTCAGAGTATATTTTTCGAAATAATTCTACGCAGTAAGTTTTCATATGGGTAGCCAGATTTCGGCTAAAATCGTCTAGGCGACACTCCATTTTCCAGCATCGTCGTCCATCAGATTCAATCTTTTCTAGAGAGTAAAAACTATAAGGATCAGTCTCGGTAGATTTACCCAAATCAAGGTAAACGACGTTCGAAAATCCGAACGGATTCACAAGAGCTCTTGCCAAAGTCTCTTTTATCGGACATATAGCCATACTGTAGTTATACAGCTTATCGTAGAGATCAGTATGATTAAAAGGTACGTATCTCTTTGGACAGCTATACGACATGTTGACCTTTAGCGAAAGTTTGAGTTGCTGAATGTGATCAGCCTCCAGTGTAGTATCATAGTAGTTTCCATAGAAAACTAACCGTTGGTCGAGAGGAGATAAAGCCTGTGAGATATTGGAAAGCATCTTTTTCTTTTCATGTTTCTTCTTAGTAAATGTGTTTTCTAGGCGACTGATGTGTCGCTCGATCATCTTAATGTAAGCTGGAAGATTGAGTTTTCCCAAAAGCTTGCCACGACATTCTTTAATCGCGAAAAGACTTTTCTTATATGTGCGACTTTGTAACAGAATGGCAAACTGTTTTTCGATCTCATCAGTTGTTCCCTTGACCGATACGTCAAAATTCTGTGCAAGGGCGTTAATATTTCCCTCTGCAACACGAATCTTCTCCTCGATCTGTTCAGGCTTTTCTTCTGACAGTTCAACACGGTTTCTAACACTGCGGTAAATCTTTTTATTGGAAGGAGATTTCTTTACTTTGACTTTAGGTTTGGAAGGTGGCGGAGATTCCTTCACTATTTGTTCAAGGGCGGAGATCTTTTCCTTCTCCGCGCAAAGTTGTTGGCGTAGACTTTCTATCTGTGATTGCAAGTCAGGACCAGGACAAGACGGAATGTGAGAATTGATCACTTCCAAGTCTCTAGTCACAAAACGGCACTTATCACAGATGAAAGAAAACTCGCGAACAATTGTACAGTTGGTTTGGTGTCGCTTTAGAGATTTGGTGTTCTGAAACACCCCCCCGCAATGTTCGCACATGTTCATTTTACCTAATTGTTCAACATAACTGTAAGATCATTTTTAAAATGAAATTTAATGGTTCTTTCACATGAGAATAAAATGTCATTGCACTACAAAGTTTTACTCGTCGGCGACGCCGATGTTGGAAAAACTACTTTTCTAACTAGGTTCAAAACGGGAGAGTTTCGATCGCATTATGTTCCTACTCATAGTATGGAGAGGCACACTATGAATTTTGATACTAGCAAAGGGAAGGTAACGATTGATTTTTGGGATTGTGCAGGCGATGATCGATTTCGTGGAATGGAAGACGCTTACTATTGCGGAGCAGATGCGAGCATACTCTTTTTTGATCTTTCCAACGAGAAAAGCTATAGCCACGTGTATGCTTGGTGCAAGAAACTTATTTTGGCTACTAAGAAAGCTCCTATTGTTGTATGTGGAACCAAAACAGACCTGACACGCAAGGTTCTTCATGATTACTACGAGGATCATCTAGGAGGTCGTCCTTACTGTGAGATTTCTAGTAAAACGGGAAGATTTTTGTCTAGACCGGTTCTTCACGTTTTGCAACTTTTACTCAAAGATAATACTCTTCAAATCGTATAATGATCTTGTCTTATAAGATTAAATTATTGAGCTTTGGCCTTATTTTCGTATCGTTTAACCGTGGATGAGCCGGCATTGCGCCATCTCTTACCTAACTCCTTGGAAACTTTGCCTAATGACCAAGTGGGATGTTCCTTTTTGATTCTTTTTCTCTCCACGTCACAGAAAAACATGTATGCAGACTTACGCCGTCTTGGAGGTGGAGAGGGAGAACGGGATGGACCAGAATCAGAAAAAGAGCGGGAAGAACTAGGTCCCGAACTGGAATCTGAGCTACTGTATTCCGAATCACTATCGCTAGAGCTATATCTCTTTGGCATTTTTGCTTTGCCTGAGCTATCTCTTTAAGACTAGTTTAAAAATAAGTTCAAGGTTAATAAATTATGAACGATGAAACGTCTTTGTTGACCTTCAAGACTATCTGCAATTTTGTTAACGATCTCAGCTCCGAGTTTGGAAAGAAGCATCGCCCCCTTGCTCGGTACCAACGACTAATTAATCAAACGCAGATATCTCATGATAAGGTCATTCGCAAACATATTGCAGCGTGTAACACCTTCTGTGTTGCAAATAGGGAGGGTATTATGGAACAGGATACATCTAAATTCACGGAGAATAAAATAATCTATTCGGAGCGTGTTTTTATCGACATGGCAAAGATCTTTAAACTTGCAGATAAAGATACCACAAAAGTCATATGGGATCACATTCTAACTATCAGCGCATTGGTAGATCCAATTGGAAAGGCGAAGGAAGTTTTACGAAGGAAAGCTGAAGAGAATAAGACTGCTGGGCCCGAGATGGATTTTTTGGCAAATATCTTTTCCAAGGTTGAGGGAACTGTGAAACCAGATGCCAATCCGATGGAAGCTATTTCCTCCATCATGCAATCCGGTATCTTTACTGATCTTTTATCTGGAGGTTTAGGAGGAATGAGCTCTGGACAGATGGATTTGGGAAAGCTGATCGGTACAGTACAAACTATGGTATCTGGCCTGGGAGAGCAAGCTGGAGATGATCCGGAAGCCAAACAAGCGATGGGATTACTAAATAATTTGACTGGCATGTTTGGAAATATGAATACCGGTCAATCCGAGGCCAAGAAACAAGTCGAGGATGTATCTGAGAATCAGAGTGTTGATTAAAAATTTTTTATTTTGTATAAGTAAATGGCTAATCCTACTTCAACTACCGATCCCAATCGCTTTGTTTCGGTTATTAATACCTTCAAAGAGGATATTCTAAACAGTGTTCCCGGAAACCTTGCAAGTGTGTATCTTGTTCCCGAAGTCTACGCTAGTATTCAGGTAGCTATCGATACCGCTGTTCTTGATGGACACGACCAGTACGATCCTGCTGTGATTTCGGTTACTCCCGATTCCAGTACGGGTACTTCTGTTACCGATGTTCAGTTCACCGAGGACATTACTCTTTACGATGGTATCTACCTTATGTCTGCTGTACCTCACAAGAGAGTGAATATCTCGGGAGTTCTCGCACTTGGTTCTACCGCTCTTGGTACCGATCTTGCCGGTACCGCTGATACTACGCTATGGTATCTTCTGCGCGATGTTCACTTTATCGCTGATGGAGGTGGAGCATCACTTCTTAACACTTCTGTCAACGTGGTTACTCGTCTAGATATGATTCGCGTTGATATGACCAACACCGGTCTAATTGCAGCCGATAACTGTGTTACCATCGACGCCACAGCTATTCATACTGTTAACCTGGACGAGTGCACATGGACAACTGCAGGTAGCAACGCTGCCAACTACTGCTTGAGTGTCGATGGAGCTGCACATGTTGTTACGGCTTCCAATAATTGCAGTTTGACTGTTACGGGAGCTCTCACGGTTAATGCAGTTGTCGTCGATGATGGAGCTACATTCACTGCTTCCGATACTGACATAACCGGTTTGATTAACCTTGGTGCTACAACTGCCTCTTTTCTAAATCTGACCAATGGCACTGTAACTGGAAATGTGGCCGCAGCTACAGGTCTAGTTACGTTTGCGGCTAACAATGCTAGTATCGCGACTGCCAAATTTACCAAATTTATTCCGAACACTCATGTTAACATTTTTACGATCGGAGGAGCTACCAACATCATTCGCGGTTTCAACTGTTCTTGGGAGGGTCGCGTAACCGCTATCACTGCAATCAATAGTGGTGCGGTCGCAGCTGTCGGCGCTGCCGGATCTTCTTGGGAAGGTGGCCCTGTTCCTAATACCGCTGGTGCACCTGCAAATTCTATTGCTCAAATGTTATACGCCAATTCTGCTGGTGGTAATGCTGTGATACAAGTTTAAATTCATAGTTTCGTTCACATTCGTTCGAATGTTAACAAACGCAAAAAAATATTTTGTATAAGTAAATGGCTAATCCTACTTCAACTACCGATCCCAATCGCTTTGTTTCGGTTATTAATACCTTCAAAGAGGATATTCTAAACAGTGTTCCCGGAAACCTTGCAAGTGTGTATCTTGTTCCCGAAGTCTATGCTAGTATTCAGGTAGCTATCGATACCGCTGTTCTTGATGGACACGATCAGTACGATCCTGCTGTAATTTCGGTTACTCCCGATTCCAGTACGGGTACCTCTGTTACCGATGTTCAGTTCACCGAAGACATTACTCTTTACGATGGTATCTACCTTATGTCTGCTGTACCTCAGAAGAGAGTGAATATCTCGGGTGTGCTTTCATTTGGTTCTACCGCTCTTGGTACCGATCTTGCTGGTACCGCTGATACTACGCTATGGTATCTTCTACGTGATATTCACTTTATCGCTAATGCTGGTGGAACAGCTCTTGTGCTTGCTAATACTGCTGTTGTTACACGTATCGATATGATTCGCGTTGATTTGACCAACACAGGTACGGCTGCCGGAGATGATTGTTTTGATATTACCTCTACTTCTGTTCATACAGTCAATGTCGAGGATAGTGTTTGGACGTCTTCTGGTGGTGCAGTGGCCGATGCATGTCTTCACATCGATGGAGCAGCTCACGTTGTTACTGTTCGAGAGTCTAATCTCTCCGTCACCGGTACAGCCGAGATCTGCGCTGAGGTCGACGATGCTACTCTAACGTTCGTTGAATGCGATCTTCAGGGACGATTCCTTTGTGGTATTGCAGCTGCATCTGCTGCCACTCTTGTTATGCGCGACTGTGTCGTCACCGTGGCTGTTTCAGCTGCCATTGCTTATATCATCGGTTCCGATACCGGTGGTCTTGGTTTGGCAAATGCTGTTACTCTACGAGACACTCAGTTTGTTAGTACCGACGCTACAATCACCACCGTGGCTGATGGTGGTGGTTCTGATACACTCACTGTCGATAACCTTCGTTCCGTTGGCGCTTCGAATGCTCAATTGGTGCCTCAACTTGGTTTTGGTACAATCGCTCCTCTACGTACAAATGTTTCGAGTGTGAGAGTAGCTACACCAGCCGCCGCGGGAATTACTCTTACCGCTGCTGATTCCGGAGCAATATTTTTACTTCAGGCTGGTACAACCAATCCATCATTGATCACATGTCCTGCTCCAGCTGCGCTTTACAGTGGAGTATATTTTGATGTTGTTGCCAACATTGATCTCTCTGCTGGTACTACCGAATGGCGAATTGTTGGCACAGGTGCTACACTAGATGTTTCGTTCGTGGACAGTGGCGGGGCAGCTGGTCTTGCCGCGGTTGGAAATACATATCTCGAGTTGGCCGGTAACTATTCTACATCTCCCGCATATGTTCGTGTCTTTTGTGATGGAGTATCTTGGCATGCCAAGGGACAAGGTCTCATCACTGGAACTACGACTGGATAAATTTCTTCCCCGTTTCTATTCGTTCGAATATAAACGATCTCGAAAAATAAAATTGAAAAAAATTTTTCATCCCCGAAATCAAAGCAGATGAGAGGAAAAGGGGGTTGGAACATCCAGCAACATACTTAATCAAACATAATTGAAAAATGTTCCTAGCCAGCTCATAGAAAGTGAGCATTCCAGCAAACTCAGCTAACTATCGTCTGTGAAAAGAGTATCCCGCGACGGTTGGACGTTAAAGATCCCACAGTAAGACCGACATTAGCGCGGCAATGGATTGACACCTTCCATGTAGAAATGATAGCCGTTAAGTCATTCCTTCATGGGTGTCACGGCGCAACATGTTTAATAAAAACAGTTCCAAACGGATGTGGCTTGCAAACCAGCGAGTGATAGCCGTTAAATTCGCTTGCTACAAACACAGTCAACGTGGGGGACTAAAATTCGGCGGACATGTTGTTAGGATAAGGGTGCTACTTATCCCCATACCCCAAAGGTATGGGGAATGACACGAAGTAGAGTTTTCCATATGGTTTCTCGAAGCAAAAAATATGTTGTCACCCCATACCAAAAGGTATGGGGAGCAAATTAATTTAAAAATAAAATCTTTCCTAGATATAGGGAGTGCGCAAAGACAAGATTTTTGCGGACTCGTAGCTCAACCGGTAGAGCAATCGTCTGATGAGCGGTGTATGTCAGTTCAATTCTGACCGAGTCTATAAAAGCGATGTAGCTTAGCGGTTAGAGCGTCGGTCTCATGAGTCGAAGGTCACCGGTTCGAATCCGGTCATCGCTATCGTCCCCTTAGCTCAGTGGAAGAGCATCCGTCTACGAAGCGGAAGGTCGCCAGTTCAATCCTGGCAGGGGACTTGAAACCAATAACTTCACACAGTTATTGGTCGATATAGTGTAATGGTAGCATAAGATACTGTGACTGTCTTGGTTCCGGTTCAACTCCGGGTGTCGACCCTGGGGATTTGGTGTAATGGTAACATTCGTGATTGTCAGTCACGAGCTCCTGGTTCAACTCCAGGTTTCCCCGCTTTCCAGATACCTGAATGGTATCTGGGACTGTAGCTTAATTGGTTAGAGCACTACGCTGTTAACGTAGGAGGTGATGGTTCAAGTCCATCCGGTCCCTTTCCCCTGGTAGTTTAGTGGCAGAACACTCGGTTGTAACCCGAGGAACCTTGGTTCAATTCCAGGTCAGGGGATAATCAGCTCATACTTACATAGTATGAGCCCGCGAGAAAACCGTGACAGATGAATCTGCACAGGTGAGTAGGGCCCTGTACGGTGTCTACTGCGAAATTGTGTAAAAAGAGCACCTAGGGGAGGAACATGTACAGGAAAATCCCGAAAGAGTCATTTTTCGGGACGTATAGCTCAATTGGTAGAGTACCACACTGCAAATGTGGTGGTTCCCTGTTCAAATCGGGGTACGTCCTTAGCCCATCGTCTAACGGTTAGGACATTCCGCTTACATCGGAGGAATGGGAGTTCAACTCTCTCTGGGCTAATGCACTCCCATGGTGTAACGGTTAAGCACGAATGAATTTGACTCATTAAGTAGAGGTTCAACTCCTCTTGGGAGCTTATCGGTCCTCGTGGCGCAGTTGGATAGCGCACTCGTCTTCTAAACGAGAGGTCCTGGGTTCAAGCCCCAGCGAGGACGTTAAACGTTGATAGAAACAATTCTATCAACCCCTGTGGTCTAACGGTTATGACACCGTCCTTTCAAGCCGGTGAACCCAGTTCAACTCTGGGCAGGGGTATTTCCTTGTGGTCTAATGGTGATGATATCCGCCCCTCAAGCGGAAGATTCCGGTTCAACTCCGGGCAAGGAAGTTAAGGGGTAGTAACTCAGCGGTCAGAGTGCCGGATTCCAAATCCGTGTTGTCGCAGGTTCAAATCCTGCCTACCCCTTGTCACCGTAGCTCAATGGCAGAGTGTCCGACTCTTGATCGGAAAGATGCGGGTTCAACTCCCGTCGGTGACTTTGATACCAACAGCGAATTACATTATGTATGAATGGTATCTAGTTCCAACTTCATGCCCTCGTGGCGCAATCGGTTAGCGCGTTCCGCTTTTAACGGAAAGGTTGCGAGTTCGAGTCTCGCCGGGGGCTTCTTTTCTTCATACGTCTAACGTATGGAGGGATCGTGGTGTAATAGGTAGCACGCCAGACTGAAGATCTGTTAGCACCGGTTCAAATCCGGTCGTTCCCATATGCCCTTGTAGTACAACGGTGAGTACATTTTCCTTGTAAGAAAGAGATTCCGGTTCAACTCCGGGCGAGGGCTTGGTGGAGTTATTCGCCTCCATAGCTCAATGGTAGAGCAAGATGGCACGGGGCTATTTGGTTCCTGGTTCAACTCCAGGTGGAGGCATATTCCCTTAAATTTCAAGAATTTCAGGGGTTATGGTGTAAGGGTAGCACCGGTGGTTTGGAACCATCAGATTCCGGTTCAAGTCCGGATAACCCCTTTGGTAGACAAATTGAAAAAATTGACAGTGTTTTACATGTAAATAACGATGCCAAAGTGTAAACATGTAAAAACCGCTGGAAAGAATAAGGGACAAGAGTGTGGCACATATACTAGTTATAATTTCTGTTCGAAACATGAGCACCTCCATCAACAAGAAGTTGAACAGTTCAAAAAAGAAAAGGCAAAAAAGGAAATAGAAAGGCGACGACAGGAAACATTGGACCAGCAGGATCTATTCCAAAGATTGATAACTTTGGAGGAATCATCAGGTCTGATAAATGCAAATACTCTCATGAAACGGATTATGGAGGAAGATACATTCGATCAAGAGGATAAAAAACGTGACGAAACATTGGAAAAAGCAGTCACAAAGATGATCAAACTAGCAATGAATAGCTTCGTTCTTCTTCGACCTACATCTGTGCCCGATTCTTGGAATTTCAGCAAGTCTCAAATGCGCGGGTTTTCGCATGATGAAATCAGTGCGGAAATGCAACGCCGAGGTTTTCGTACTGGATTAGGTATTCGTGGAGGAATCATGATCAAGATTCCCAACGAATTGTGTATGTACTACATGAAGAAGAAATATCCATACCTGTAAGAGGAATGTTCCTCCGATTCCATCAAGGAATCGGACACCGTGGCGAAAATGGTAGACGCGCATGTTTAGAAAACATGTACCCTATGGGTGTGGAGGTTCAAGTCCTTCCGGTGTCGTAAGGGCCTGTAGTGTAATGGCAACACGTCTCATTTGCACTGAGAAGACTGGGGGTTCAACTCCTCCCAGGTCCAAGACGGAGGGAGGGAAAAAAAGGGGTCGTAGCTCAATTGGTAGAGCGTCCGCTTGGCTTGCGGAAGGCAGTCCGATCGTAACGGACCGACTCCATTGGTAGCTGTTACTAAAATAGTAACGGCATCCGTGGCGAAATGGTAGACGCGCTGGGCTTAAGCCCCAGTTCCCATTAGGGAGTGCAGGTTCAAGCCCTGCCGGATGTATAATCACTATATCAGAAATGATATAGTATCCGTGGCGAAATGGTAGACGCGCTAGGTTCAAGCCCTAGTTCCCACAGGGAGTGTAGGTTCAAGTCCTACCGGATACATAAGCATCCGTGGCGAAATGGTAGACGCGCTAGGCTTAGGTCCTAGTTCCCTCAAGGAGTGTAGGTTCAAATCCTACCGGATGCATAAAAATAATCCGGACCTACCGGATGCATGATCGTTTCCGATTCTATGATAGAATCGGACGGCGTGGCGAAATTGGTTAGACGCGCAACGGTGCTAACGTTGTTCCCTATGGGATTGCAGGTTCAAGTCCTGTCGCCGTCGTGAAGCCCTTGTGGTGTTAACGGTAACACAATCGCATGGTAAGTGATAGATTTCGGTTCAACTCCGGACGGGGGCAATTCCGAATCCTTGATGGATTCGGACGGCGTGGCGAAATTGGTAGACGCGTACGCTTCGAAAGCGTATTTCCTATGGAAGTGCAGGTTCAAGTCCTGTCGCCGTCGTGATTAAAGCCCTTGTAGTGTAATGCAACACAACCGTCTCGTAAGCGGTAGATCTCAGCTCAGACCTGGGCGAGGGCAATGAAATTCCGAATCCTTGATGGATTCGGACACCGTGGCGAAATTGGTAGACGCGTACGCCTTGAAAGCGTATATCCTATGGATGTGGAGGTTCAAGTCCTTCCGGTGTCGTTAATTGCCGTTACTACTTAGTAACGGCATCCGTGGCGAAATCGGCAGACGCGCTACGTTAAGGACGTAGTCTCTTATGAGGTGTAGGTTCAAGTCCTACCGGATGCATAAAAATAATCCGGGACCTACCGGATGCATAATATATTTCTTATATTCAAAGATGGAATCTAAGAAGAAAACACCACAACTATACTTGTATCGGGATAAAAAATCACAACAGCTTCATTGCAGTGCACATGTACCTTCTTCTGCTGATACTAACATGATTTTTCCTGTCAGAAGTAAACAACAGGTCAATCGATGCTTCAAATTTCTCGATTACACGATATTCGTCTCCCAACCAGATCTTTTCGTCATAAACGCTAGACGGTTAAAAGATGCTAGTTATGATACCTTAATGGATTACACCAATCAGATAATGGTAAAGACGCGAGAGGCTATCTGCAGAGATATTTTCAAAGGTTCCTGCCAGTTTCCATTCACCAGTAACATAATGTGTTCGTCGATTCTATTCAACTTTTTAACCGGACAGAAACTGATCTACACCAAGTTACTAATCAAGCATGGACTAGCACCTCCGAACACCGTTGTACAATTCAACGATGGTAAAGATCAAGGGACACTATGGCAACTAGCAGAAACCATCTTTGATAAAAACGTAGTTGTCAAATATCCATTCGCTTCATCATCCTCTTGTATAGTATATAGTGAAAAAGTGAGAAATTTCTTTTCCCATAACAGGAAGTTGAGTGGAAAAAGTAATGAAGACAAGTATCTGTACTATCTCTACAAAGAGTACAAAAACTGTATCGGAGATCTTCTCGGATGGATCGTGCAACCGGAATTACGGTTCGTTCACGAGATCAGATTTGTTATGATCATGGGAGAGCCTGTACTCTGTTTCATGCTCGGGCAGTCTTCTAACTACTTCTTCCCCTTTGTGAAAGATATTCCCGAACAGATAGATAAGGACGTGTTCACACAGATGAAAAAGAGTGCGAAAAAAGTTTTCCGCCTTATTAACCGTTCATTCAGCTTGAACGAGTCATTCATGCGTATAGACTTCTTTCTGATGGACGATGGAAGATTCTATGTCAACGAGATTGAGCCATTTGCTTCTGGTCGTGTAGCTATGGCGCTAAGATCCAATGCAGTCATATCGGATGGAATTCGAAGTCTTATCGATACATTTATACACAAGGAGCACATATACAAACTGGTGTTGATCTACTATGAGTATATCATTCGTAAGACCATCGTAGATCTGCGGAGAAGTAATGGTGATGTATGGGAAACCTATGAAGAAAACTTTCGATTCGTATACGAGTACATGAAAGAAAGGGATTTTATACACTCGCCGCCTAACGATATATACATTTTCGGACATCAGGTCGATACACAGGAAATTATCGACAGCGTAAGGCAAATGTTTGTAATCTAAAAATGAAATAAAAGTTTCTTGTGGGCTATAAAGTCAACTATGAGTTCTATGCAAATCTTCGTCAAGACGTTGACGGGTAAAACCATTACCCTGGATGTCGATTCTTCTGACACAATCGAAAATGTGAAACAGAAGATTCAAGATAAGGAAGGGATAAACTAGGGGGTTGTCCCGAAAAGTGCTCTGCCAGTATTATTAAGGCTCTGATACTGGGTAAACAGTTGTGTCCTTACAAATCGTCACAAGCACTAGTCCAACACAGTTGGGCAAGACACCTTATTAGCGGGAAACTCCTGAGAGCTTAGACTACCAAACCATTCAAGAAATTGTCTGGTGGCCGGGGTAACGACCTAGGGTATGGTAATAACGTCTAAGATTGGACAATCCGCAGGTTAAGAGCCTAACTCCGCATAGCAGGATATGGTTCTCCTTCAACGACCGCACGGGTGTCGGTAATCGATGATGGTCTAGCTAACCTGAGATTGCTTAAGATACAGTCTAGTCCCATTGGGAAACCTTTGGGTAAAAACGTCCCCCTGACCAGCAACGCCTGAAGTAAAAATTGGGCAGAAAAGCATCTCTCCTTAGATATGCGGATATTCTAAGGTAAACAGATTAGTCGTCCGCCATTGTAGACAGATGCTAGTTACGGTATAGTAACCGTAGCAACACCGTCAAATTGCGGGAACCTCCTAAAGCTTTTGGTACCAAGCCAGACGGGAAACTATCTGGTGGCTCAGAGACAACTGGGGTAAGGTAACAATCCAAAAGATCATAATGGACAATCCGCAGCCAAGTTCTAAGTTCATTTTAAAGATTTCCGATCAACAAATTAATAAAGTTGTTGAAAAAGCCAAATATCAAAAAATATTGTAAATATCACAAAACAGAATGCATATGGACCCCAAAGGGAACTACATGTATTAAACGTCGCGAAGAACAGAGAAACAAACATGTTCCAAATATTCCAGATACATACGAATGTAAAGGATGTCAACGTATATTGCCGTCATCCGAGTATCATCGTCAACGATCAAAGCTGGGAATCAAGAAACGTTGCAAGTCTTGTATTAAAGAACGAGACTATGCAAGGTACAATGATTGGCCCGGATATATACGAAAGAAGATTGTCGCTTCATGGAGTGCGCATGGTAACGTGCAACAAGAAAACCGCATTTCGATAAATGAAGCAACAAACATCTTAGAAAAACAAAAATATAAATGTTCTCACTGCAAGAAGAAATTACAGTGTACATTTGGAACCCAAACGAGAAAAAATTGTTGGGGTGCATCTCTCGATCGTATAAATGTTGACATAATAGGATATGGGAACGGAAATGGCCAATGGCTATGTATGAGCTGTAATAATGGCAAATGCACTATGGCTGATGTAGATCACCGGGAAAAATTTGCAAGTCGTGATCGAGAAATTAGACGTTTAAAACTAAGGGTGAATAGGCTTCTCGGAAAACTTAGAATGAATATGAATGCAGTTCAACGACTGGATGTCGGTGGGTCTGAAAAGGCTTAAGATACAGTCTAGTCCTCTAGGGAAACTTAGAGGTATTCGAATTTTCGCAGGTAAACAGTTAGAAGACAGCCGTACATTGGCTGATTACAATATAATGAAGGAATCAACGCTACATCTGGTGCTAAGACTTCGATAAAAATTGATTTAAAATTTTCTTTCCTACAATAAAGCGATTATACACAATATAATCGCTCAAGGTCGTCGTGTTCAAACACGTCAAGTTATCTTGAAGCACCCCCAAAGGCAATTTGTCCTCTTGTGAGAACAGTGCAAATACCTAACCGGTATTTACATTCGCGCTAATACTCATGCAAGTATTAGCGATCATGGTGTAACGGCAACATGCGTGGTTTCCATCCATGAGACGAGGGTTCAACTCCCTCTGGTCGCATAAGCTCCTGTAGCTCAATTGGTTAGAGCACCGTTCTTATAAGGCGGGGGTTCCGGGTTCAAGCCCCGGCAGGAGCATAATTACCCATTCCTATCTGGAATGGGTGCATGTGGGGTAATGGTAACCTTTCTCGGTGCCAACGAGGAGATCCCGGTTCAACTCCGGGCTTGCACATTATTATTTCTATTTATAAATGAATAGGAAAACCCTCGAGAATAAAACTGTCGTAGAGCTTCGTGATTTAGCCAGGAGAAAAAAGTTGGCGGGCCATTCTAAATATACTAGGAAAAATGATTTGATAAACTTTATTCTAGGTAGCAAGTTCCACTTCAGCAGGCGCAGCGTTCGGCGTAGCGTTCGGCGTAAACGTCGTAGCACTAGCAGACGTGGCGTTCGGCGTGTTCGGCGTGTTCGTAATCGCATTCCTAAGGCCAAAAGAAATCTCGTTACCAAAATATCAGCTATGACTGGGCGACATAAGTCTTTTTACAATGACTGGGCGGTAGATGATCTCAGATACCGTCTCGCCGCTCTTAAGGAAGATAGAAGGGATAAAAAAGCTCTCGTTACCAAAATATCAGCTATAACTGGACGGCATAAGTCTTTTTACAACGACTGGACGGTAAGTGATCTTAATCATCGTCTCACCGCTCTTATGGAGGGTTATGAAAGTGGCGACGATTCGGGTTGTGCGATTACTGGAAAAGATTTATTTCTAGGCGTCAAGCCTCGTTATCATATTACTGCCTATTTTTCCAAACATATTGGTGATCCTGGTATTCCATTAGAATGTGTTGTAGACACTGGGAATAGCGGTTCAGCATTACCAGCAAATTTTATGAAAAAATTGGGTATAACCACGGCGAAAAAAACCACTGTCAGATTGGGAGGAGGAGAAGTTGAGGTAGAAAGAAATAAGGCCATGGTGTATGTTAGATATAAGAATTGTCGACCAGCTCGCATCGCTATGTCTTTTCGAAATGAAAAAGCGAATACTCGAGGCAATCTAGGTATGAACTGGTTATTGGCAACAAGACTTTCTATAAATTAATGGACACAGTTACTTTCTATACCCCACTAAGAAGTACAACACTGCATAAGAGAGCATATACGCTACAAAGGTGATAGCAAACGTGATCAGCACGCCTTTAAAGGAAGATGACTGTGTCACGTTCCCTTTGTTGTCTTTGTTGTCGACATTGAACTTATCGTATGTACTCTTGACATAGATGGCCATAACAACAATGAAAGCCGATACGAACGCTGAGAAAGCAAACGTGGCCCATAAGTTTGATACATGAAGCTTGATTAGAGGCATATTTATTATAAATTGAAATATAATTCGACCTTGCGCACATACGTGGAATGTTTAAAATCGTCTATTCGAAAATTCAGAGTAAGGTTGTTCCTCTGGAAAAGGAAAAGGTTGTGAGCAGTACCAATACCGTGTCGAAATTCGACGTCACAACTTATGAACATGCGGGAGAGCCACTGTACTTTCTAACTCCCATTGTTGACTTTATCGTATCCTTGGAAAAATGTGATAAGCTATACATCGATGTCCGGAAGGAAAAGTCGTTCATGGAGGAGTTGGCTAAATTCGACCCTGATTATGATAAGTCCATTAGATATCTTCCAGTAGAGGCGCTTGCATGTGATTTACGGGATCTACGATCTCGTATTAAGCCATATCGAGGAGTACTTCTTCTAAAACCATCCTGGGTCAAAGGAAAATCGAGACTGCAATATGTTGATCATCAGATATTCTATCCCAATCTAATCGCTATCAGGAATGCAAATTGAAATTTTTCCTTGTCCGCAATCCTTTCCAACATGACCGAGGACGAACTGCTCTTCATCATATACTTTGTATCGCTATTTATCTTTGTTACGGCGCCGGCGTGCATCTATTGTTGCGAGAAAGTAAGGGTCCCAAAACGACGCTTCTCTCGTAACGATATTCTTCGACACATTGATTACATGGTGTAAATTTTTTCCTTCTTAAGATAAATGGTTAAGAAAGAAGTTTCTACTGCGTTTTTGATCATGTCCTTCGTCTTCTTCATGATCTCACTGTATTATCTATTTCAGAGTAAACAGGATAAGGCTACCGGTGCTGATAGAAAGAAGTATGAGAACATTAGAAAATTCTTCTTGTTCGCTACAATGGTCTCTGTGTTAGTAGCGATGGGTAACGCTGTCGCATGGAAACAGGACAAAAAATCAAGTGGAACAAAGATGACAACTAAGGATAACCTGAACGTATTTGTTATTCTCCTCACTCTCCTAGTTTTGGCCATCAACGCCATAGGATCATCGACCAAACTCGGCTGGTTCAGCCAATCTATCGTTGTTTTGGTTGCAATCCTTGCAACATGGCAACTCACAGATCCCTAAAATGATTTTTTATACTCTTTAGAGTAGTATAAAAATGTGTTATATCTGTAAAGGAAAATACGATGAAGAAACAACCGAACTTAATTGTTATGGTTGCACTGATCTGACGGAGATTCCCATGCTTCCAAACCTTACAAGTCTTGATTGTCGCGGTTGCTCCAATCTGACAGAGATTTCTAATCTTCCAAATCTTACAAGTCTTGATTGTAGATCTTGTATTAATCTAACAAAGCTATCCGAACTGCCAAAGCTTTCCAGTCTCTGGTGTTGTATCTGTCTTAATTTGACGAAGATTTCTAACTTTCCAAAGCTTGTTGAACTTTTTTGTGGTAGATGTCACAAGCTTGAGGAGATTTCAGATCTCGAAAATCTTGAAGATCTCGATTGTCATGAAACTGCTTTGACAGAGATTCCTATGCTTCCAAAACTTAGCAAACTCGATTGTGAAACGTGTCCCAATCTAACAAAGATTCCTGAGCTTCCAAATCTTATCGCCCTTTGCTGTCGAAATTGTACAAATTTGAAAGAGATTTCAGAGTCGCCAGACTTTATGTACGTTGATTGTCGCAACTGTAGATATCTATCAGGAGATCTGAAGTGGAGAATGTACGTTAATGTTAACTGCGATGGCTGTCCCTGGATCGAACCTAGTAACATCGAAAAGCTAAAACATCTCCAGCGCTTTTGCAGAAATAATCTACGATACTGGCGCTTTAAGAAATGGATAGGAAGTAAGGAGTTTGCTGAATGGTTCTACAGTCCGGAGCAATGGGGTGGAAAAATAGAAAAGAAAGGTATTGAGAGAATGCTAAAGAAGCTAAATTGAAATTTTGTATTCTGCTTCTTTACGCTTAAGAAAGACCATGGTTAACTACAAAGCCGTAATCGCTGTTTTATGTATTGTTATCGCCTTGTTGATAGGCGTTGTTGTACGTTACGTGTGTTGCAGAAGAAAGCCTGTCGAACCTCCTACAATGCAACCACCAGAGTTATATTTGTCTGAGCCGGAGGATCCTGCACCTCCTCCTTATTAAAACTACTTTAAAACTTGTTAGAGTACATAAACTATGATAGTTTACGTATTACAACTACATAAAGGAAAGTACTACGTCGGAAAAACAGATGATGTGTTAAGACGTTGGAATGAGCATGTTGATGGGCGTTTTGGCGCTGCTTGGACAAAATTATATCCACCTGAGGATATCATCGAAACTGTTAACGACACAGGTTTTACCGAGTTAGCATATACTCTCAAATACATGAAAGAATATGGTATCGATAATGTACGTGGAGCAGAGTATTGTTCGAATCAGTTGTCCAAACAACAACTGCAAACTATCTATTCTCACATCTATTCCGAGGATGGAAGATGCTTTAACTGTGGAGGAGAACATTATGTAAAGAATTGCCATTATGTACAATCATGGTGGAGAAGATTATTTTCCTGCTGGAACAAAGAGAAGAATAATGATGATTACATGTTGTTAGAAGAGAGTGAAAACGATGATAAAATCGTAAACTTCGGTAAGTATCGTGGTTTAACCTATAAAGAAGTGTATAGAAGGAATCGTGGTTATTGTAGATGGATACTCGCACAGACATCTAATTATAAGGAATTTGTCTCTTTTCAGGATTGGCTGAGGAAAAAAGAGGTTTAAAATTGCACCATGTAGTAGTAAATGACCGAAGAAACAGTTTTTATGGGTGATTGGCTAAAAGTATACAAAGAAAGTGATAAAATCATGAATGATATATACATAACCGATGACGAGTGTATATTGAATGTGGCATGTCCAGCTCGCTACGATGAGGAGCTTCCCTCGTTTGAAGATATTCCCTCTACAGAAAAACAAACCATAGCTGACATTCATAGATATTTTATCGGAATTTTGAACGATCAGCGTCGTATCATGGTGGTTAATGACCAACCCTTATACGGCCCAATATTTTTTCCCACCATTCGTTGCGATTATTGTCGTGTGAGCGATGAGTTATGGTCATACCACTGTGATGAATGTAACAAGGATATGTGTTCTCTCTGTTACAAGGAGCGAACAGAGGAGATTGCATTAGCTAACGGCGCTAAAAAATGGTCAGATCGTAAAGATGCTTTGTTAGCCTGTTTTCAACATGAAAAAGAGGGAAAATTCAGCGAGAAGGAAATTGATACCAGAGAAATAAGTATCTATTGTGATATCTGTGGAAAACTATCCCGATACGACCGAAGAAGCGTGTGGTCCTGTAATCGACGAGGAGGTAAAGACATTTGCCTTTCGTGTCTCAATAGCGAAACAAAGAAACAACAAGTACGTGAGTTAATGGAAAACACTGTTGGAACATGGAAATTTGTGGATTTCTCTCTCAAAAATGATATCGGATCTATTCTAGATTGGGTCCCAATTCTTTATGACTCAGATGATAACGGTGTGCTTTACAATATGAATCCTGATTCTTCCAGATACCATGAAGTAGTGCTATCGGCAATGGATAATCATGATCGCGAAGGGTATTTCTCTTATTCAAGTGATCTTGGCGAGGTATTAGACAAGCTTCGTGACGGATCTACGATTCATAATCTTCTACAAGATGCAGGACATTCGACATACTATGGCTAAGGAACTAATTTAACTTTTAAATTAGATCATTTAAGAATCGATAATCAAGTAGTACAAATCCTTTTCTTCGTCATATTCGACTTCCCTAAGGTCAAGATCGTCCAGAACATGTCCCCATATTCCCCACTTACCGTCGGTGGGAGCACGGTTCATAAGAGCACAGTTTTCATAGCGATTTGAATACGTCTCTTCACGGAGAGAAGAGGTTTTCTCCTCCTCTTCATAGATACGCTGGTATTGTACCGAGACTGCTTTTCCCAGACCGACACGAGTAAAATTCTTAGCTCCAAACAGTGGAGTTAGCTCAATGATATGTTCTTTTTCTAAAGGATAACTGAATACAACTCGGATTCGTGGCTTATCGATCACCACGTCAAACTTATCCTGTAGACCTCCGACAGAGCGAGTCATTCGTTCTGCAGATAGGCCAAAGTAAGGTGAAGGATCCTCGGCAGAACCATACTCTCCAGACTTCGCTTCTGGGTAGATGACTTTAAAATCTATGTGTTGCATTTTAAAGTAGTTGGAAAGACTAATTAATTTCATTTTTGAATCGCCATAGCCTGCCGTATCATCGCCATCACAAAAGGATTTTGCATCGCATCATGTCGCCTTTTTTCTATTCTATCGATAAGTTGATTCACGTCTAGAAAAAAGGGCGCCACTGCGTCTGCCCACGTTTTCTCTTCCAGATTATTTAGCTTGGCTTTTACGATTTCTAGCATGGAATTATCAACAGGAGCCTGCAACTCTTCAACATATTGGAGAAAGATATTGATGATATTATAAAAGTCGTCTGTGTTGAAGGCATTGTTTTCCAGCATCTGTTGAATCAGATCAACGTCGATGTGAGAATCTAAACTCTCATGTATATCCTTTCGATTAGGTATTTGTCGTTTGATTCTGTCGCGAATCTCTCTAATCAGGTCAGTGATATATTTATGTTCCCCTTTGGTGACAGCTTCTTTGATCCTTGCGACGAATGCTAGATCGTAGTTTTCCCTAATCTGAGTATATAATCTTTCCTCATTCATTTATTATAAGCCAGATTTTATGCAATCATTTTAGCTTTAATCACTGGATGGTGTTGATAGTTACGAATGGTAAAATCATCGATGGTCAGTGTTTCCAGATCTTTTATCGTGTGTAACTCCTTGTTTATTTCCAGAGTTGGAAATGCATACGGTTGCCTCACAATCTGTGTCTCGACAGCACTAATGTGCTCCTCATATATGTGTGCATCGGCTAATGTGAGGTATAGGAATCTGGGAGTATATTTGGTTAGCTTAGCGATCAGAGTTAGAAATATCGCAGCCATGGCGATGTTGAATGGCAATCCGAGGAACAGATCCGAGCTTCGAATCAGACAAAACATATCTAAACAGCCATCACTAACGTAAAACTGGTCGATAATGGAGTGACATGGAAACAGCACTCCTTGCTTCACCTGGCTGGGATTATAATCGGTCAACAATATGCGTCGCGAGTGTGGTTCTGTTCGAATCGTGTTTACCACATATTCAAGTTGATCCACACCCTCTGACATTTTTCCTGTATCTTCATCATACGAGCCGTTAAAATGTCTCCATTGTGCACCGTACATGGGACCCATCATTCCTTCCTTTCTTTTCGGCATACCGATCTTATTCAAGAACTCTCTACTGGTATTCCATTTCCAAATGTTGACGCCAATATCCTCTAGAAGTTTAGAGTTGGTTTCTCCTCGCAAGAAAAACAATAGCTCTTCAATAACTCCTCGTGTGAACATCTTTTTGGTTGTGATAAGTGGAAATCCGTTTCGAAGATCAAAGGTAAGATGCTTAACGAATTTTGAGAGCGTATTTCCATTTCTTCCGCTCTTAATCGTACCGGTGTGTCTTACCTCGTTAAGAAGCTGGAGATACTGTCGTTCTCCATACTCCGATTCGCGTTTCAGAACGTAATGCGTGAACTCCTTATGTTCGCTACTTTCTTCAATAACCCACTCCGACATGTTGATCGACAGAAACGTATCACACGGAACATTCTCGTGAAGAAATGAGATGTGTACTCTATTGATCTTTTCCGGCATCGAGCGAAAGCATTCCTGATATATCTGTCCTCCTCCAGCAATAAAAACCTTCTTATGAGGATATTGTGTCGACGCCAGCTCAAGAGCAGACTTAAGACTAAGATTACGACGGGATACGCAGATGATTGTTCTACCAGGTAACTCGGGAAGAGTTTCAACTGTTTTTCTTCCTACAATTAAGACTGACCCCTTAGTCTTAGCGCGAAAAAGCCGAAGTTCTTCACTACAGTGCCACGCCATCTCTCCAGCGCGACCGATTCCGAAATTATTAGTGCATGCTACAATAACATCAAACATTTACTGTGATTGAACATCTCTTTATCTTTCAATTTCGAATTGAACTTTGTATTTTCTTTCTTGATTTTTGAAATGCGTTTGCTACAAAGCTGTCTACAGTTTGCACTAAACCGTTTGTGGGTTGGATACACACGAAGAAGGGTAGAACATCGTATTAAATATTTCCGTCTTACACATAATAAATGAACGACTTTGAAGATGATTATGGAGATGTAGAGTACAAAGCCGAAGCGGATGCTTACGAACGGACGGGACCGGGAGGAAAACTTGCCGAAATGGTGTCTGGCGCTATGCTGGGTGATATGCAGAAATCCTTAGCTCGTGAAGCAATCTCTCCCGAGGATCGATTTCTAATCTTTACCGATGCGATTGCACGTAGGATCAACGCTGATCATATCGCTACCGTATCTGAGGCTGATATCACTATTCTACTTGAAAAGACCGTGCAGATTCCCGGCCTTCGTTATAAAAATCCAGTAGCGTACATAATGGGATTTCTTGCCAGTAAGGGAGGGCAAAAATTAGAACGTGAAACGGTGTTATACGTGATAGATCATATTCTTCCTCGAATGGGAGATGAAGGAGGAGTCACTGCACCTGATGTAATACGTTATGCTAGATACTGGCATAAGTTTCTGTAGTTTTCCAAACATGAGTAGTGTTTGAAAAATGAAGCGTGTGTCACACCACTTCAAGCCTTTGACCTAACTTGTTTAAGATGTTTTTCCCAACTGTCTGACATTTTCTTACGTGTTTCTGGTTCTTCTGAAACTTCTAACGGTTCTGTTAATGGTTCTAAAGAGCAAAGATTTCGTTTCAGGACCACCCGGCTCTTTACAAACTCTATTCCGTTGATGTTTGTGATTCTATCTTCATCGTATTCGATATCCTTGGATGTTATGGTCTTAAACATTATTGAGATAATAATTATGGACAGTAAATACTTACATTGTTTGATACTTAAGGAGTGTTTACGTTTCATCTCAATAACATACTTTTCTAGCAAGGTATCTTTAATATTCTTTTTTCTAATACTGGCCCAATCGTGCCTAGAGTCTTTAATATTCTTTTCTAGCCGTTCAAAGGCGAGACGTTTGGTGACCTTTTCTTTCTGCGATAGTATACCCAGTTTTTCTGTTAGTAGCTTGGTGATGTCAGTATACAGAATTTCAGGGTTTTTTCGTTCTATCTTGTAGCTAAATTCTTTACCTTTGTAACTGCAAGTCAGAAAACCTTTATTGATATAGGTTCCGTAAGGAGGAATACCATAGGCAAGTTCTTCAAAGATTCCCTGCCAAAATACGTCATCTGCGTACTGACAGCATTCGAGGAATACTGGATATATTATCTCGTGTTTCTTGGACATTTCTTTATTATAGTGGGTTTATGCTTTAAAGGAAGATCGGAAAAAATAAAATGGGCAGTTATATATCGATACCAAGGCCACTTACACCTAGACATTCACTACTTCCTCTTCGCCCTCTACAGATGCCAAAACCGATTTATCGTCAAATTGAATCTCGAAAATTTCTTCCTCTCTTTACAATTATGTCTGATAAAACTGTTTGTCCTGATTGTCCAGTTGTGAAGTTCGTTCGAACCGATCCTGATGTTCCTATTCCTACTAAGGGTAATTTTTTGGCTATGGGGTATGATCTGACCGCTATCGCTGTGCGGAAAAAGATCGGCGACAAGATTACCATGTTCGGAACAGGTATAGCGGTGGAACCACCTCCTGGCTACTACACAGAAATTTTTCCCCGATCGTCGCTAAGTAAGACTGGATACATGCTAGCTAACTCTGTCGGAGTGATTGATCCTGACTATTCGGGAGAACTACTACTTGCACTAATTAAGGTTGATGAAAATAGTCCCGATCTTGAGCCACCGTTTACCAAATGCCAGCTCGTGCTGCGAAAATGTGAGTATTTTGGTATGAAGGAAACCGATTCCTTAACAGAAACAGAACGAGGCTCTGGTGGATTTGGAAGTACAGATGCCAAACGGTCTTAATTTTATACTATAAATAGTATAAAAATTGAGGATGTCGGGAATCGAACCCTTGTCATTCGAAAGGAAAACAACCAACAGGTTGGCCATACCTGTGATCGTTCCTGGCGCCAGCGTCTCAATCAAATGACTATTCTACTTTCCGAAAAAAGCGTGCTCCCATTACACTAGTCATCCTCTATGTAAACAACCATGTTTTTAAGTCACGAATTTAAACTGTAGTTTTTGTGAACCGGCCGGTACTAATAGAAGTTCATTACCATAAGAGGAGGCTATTCCGATCGCCTTACTAGCGTCTGTAGAAAGCTGAAAATATCCATCACTGGTAAGATTCCATTGGATTCCGGGCTTGATCACAATCGATGAGTCACTGGTAGAATAGCCGATAAACGCATCATAAGATGGTCCTAATCCAGAACTAATATACAACTGCTTTTTGGAGAGATCATAAACAAAGCTTGAGATGGCAGAACTCTTCTGAAAGGATAGTGAAAATCCATTACCATTTTGAGAAACATATTGAGGAGTATTATCAACCACAGTTTGAAGATATCCACTTGTAGCTGGCATCACGCACGATCCGTTCACACATGATGCTGGAGGATCACAGTATCCTTCGGGATAGCTCGTCGAACAGGGCGCTGAAAAGCATGTGTCCATACATGTGCTTTTATTTGTAACACAACCTGGCGATTGTCCAACTACGCACCCCTGTATACAACCGTTAGCTCCACATGACCATCCCTGTCCAGGTACGCACTTACCGTTTTCACACGTCATATTATGTCCGCAAGATCCACAAGAACCACCGCACCCGTCGGGACCGCATTGTTTATTAGTGCACAAAGGATCACAGATACATGTTGAACCGGAACAGTGATGTTGAGGTGGACAGCCTGTACATGTTCCACCACAGCCATCTGGATCTCCACACTTTTTACCACCAGAGCAATCTGGTACACAAACGGGAAAAGATTTGCATTCTCCGTTCGGATAACACACTTGACCGGCGGGACAACTTTTACACTTTCCTCCACAACCATCAGAATCTCCACATGATTTACCATTACAATTGGGAGAACAACAGCCCCATGTTTTGTTATCACTACTGTAACACACCTGACCAGCAGGACATCCGGTTGTACATACTCCACCACATGAATCAGGTTGTCCGCACGTTTTTCCCTCGCAGTTGTGCTGGCAACATTTTCCATTAACACATTTATACCCCACAGGACAGTTTTCACATGTTCCCCCACAGCCATCAGAAGAGCCACATTGCTTATTTGTACAATCAGGTTTACAGGGTAAACACTTTCCATTCTGTAAATCACACGTTTGATATGGAGGACAACTGGTGCACTTTCCTCCGCATCCATCAGAATCTCCACAAATCTTACCCTTGCAGTTAGGTGTGCATATCGGCTTACATCTTCCGGTTCCGACATCACATTTCTGTCCAGTAGGGCAACTGGTACATTTTCCTCCACAGCCATCAGAATCTCCACAAATCTTACCCTCGCAGTCAGGTGTACACGACGGTTTACATGTGTTTGTGGCAAGGTCGCACGTCTGTCCGGTAGGACAATTAGTGCACTTTCCTCCACATCCATCAGAATCCCCGCAACTTTTACCCTCGCAGTTAGGTACACAAGACGACTTACATTCTCTTGTGGTAAGATCACATGTCTGTCCGGGGGGACAATTAGTGCACTTTCCGCCACAGCCATCAGGATCGCCACAGATCATTCCATGACAAGATGGAGTACATGTTGAAGGTGACGGTTTCGATTTCTTTAGAGAGACCACCAGTAACGTGATAGCAATAGCTACTGCGATTATGCCACCAATTACTACTATCTTCATGAGATCCACCATTCTTTATAAGAGTTAAAAATGAATATTTCCAGCATGATTATTTCTGGATAAATGTGTATCATCTGTGATGGAAAGTATGATGAAAATGCTGACAGACTTGTTTGTTGTCGCTGTGATCGTATAAAAGAGTTTCCCTCCGAGCCATCAAATCTTACTGTACTTAAGACTTATAGTTGTATTAACCTGGAAAAGATTCCCATAATCACCAGTCTCGTTGAGTTGCACTGTAACACGTGCATTAATTTAAAAGAGATTCCTGAACTGCCAAATCTTACTGTGTTGGATTGTTCAAACACACGTGTAACATCTCTTCCTGATTTACCGAAACTAGAATCGTTATACTGTACCAATACAGATCTAATCACGATTCCAGCTTACAAGAATCTTACCTTTTTATTCTGTGCCAATAGCGCAAAGCTAACTGAAATTCCTGCCTTACCTAATCTTGTAACTCTTTTTTGCGGTAACTGTTCATCGTTAACCACAATATCATCTGATCTTTCTAAACTCGAGAAACTATCATGCTTTGGGTGCTATGTGCTAAATGTCATACCTGCATTGCCAAATCTTTTGCATCTCGATTGCTCACATACTGCTATTGAAGAGATTCCTATGCTTTCCAAATTACGGTCGCTTACATGTTCCTTTTGCCCAAATGTGACAACGATTCCCAAGTTTCCGAATCTCAAAATTCTGTTATGTTCCTTTTGCGGGATACAAGAGATTCCCAATCTAGAACAAGTAGAAGAAATTTTTTGTCAAAATTGTAATCATTTGACAGAGATTTCTAATCTACCAAAACTCGCCAATCTCACATGCACAAATTGTAGTAGCTTGACACGGATCCACACAGTGCCAGAGTTGAAATGTCTCATATGTGGAGATTGTACTCGAATGACAGAAGCACCGGCCAATATATCTATTGTGATGTCTTCTAATTGTCCATGGCTAAAAACATACTGTTTCGAATATGAAAGCAATGTCCAAAAGCTTGTTTGGCTTCAGCGCTTCTGTAAGAATAATCTTATGTATTGGCGTTTTAGAAGGTGGACAAAAAGTAGAGAGTTTGCAGAGTGGTTCTACAGTCCGAATCAATGGGGTGGGAGAGCGTGCAAGCGAATGATAGAGAAATCACTTGAAAATTGATTTTTATTCTGTGATTCTAGTTAATTACAGAATGTGTATCATATGTGAAGGGAAATATGATGAGAATATGACTGAACTTAATTGTTGCGATTGTCCCAATCTAGTGAAGATTCCTGAGCTTCCAAAGCTTACCAAACTTTTTTGTCGTGGCTGTACTAATTTGAGAAAGATTCCTAAGCTTCCACAGCTTGCTGTTCTTTATTGTGGCGATTGTCCTAATCTAACGAAGATTCCTGTGTTTCCATATCTTACTAAACTTTGTGCTGGTTATAGCAATATTAAAAAGATTCCTACGCTTCCAAAGCTTATCAAACTTTCTTGTACTAAGTGTACTAATCTAACGGAGATTTCTACGCTTCCACAACTTACCAAACTTTATTGTAATGGTTGTACGAAATTAACGAAGATTCCTATACTTCCAAAGCTTACTGAACTCCATTGTACCGGCTGTATTAATTTAACGGAGATTCCTGTACTTCCAAAACTCACTGATCTCTATTGTAGTGATACTAAGCTAACGGAGATTCCTGTACTTCCAAAGCTAACTAAACTTTTTTGTTTCAACTGTACTGGTCTGACAGAGATTCCTACGCTTCCGGAGCTTACTGAACTTTTTTGTAGTTGTTGTACTAACTTGATAAAGATTCCTGTTTCACAACTTACTGTATTATGTTGTATTGGCTGTCCGTGGATAGAACCCAATAATCTGTTCTTCAACTTCAACATGGATAATCTAAAATGCCTTCAGCGCTTCTGTAGAAATAACCTTAGATACTGGCGCTTTAGAAGATGGGTGAAGTCAAAGGAGTTTGCAGAGTGGTTCTACAGTCCGAATCAATGGGGTGGGAGAGCATGCAAGCGGATGATAGAAAAATCACTTGAAAATTGATTTTTATTCTGTGATTCTAGTTAATTACAGAATGTGTATCATTTGTAAAGGGAAATATGATGAGAATACGACTTGTATCAATTGTACTGACTGTTTGGAGTTGACGGAGATTCCTATTCTTCCAAAGCTCACCAAACTTTTTTGTCGTGGGTGTACCAACTTAACTAAGATTCCTATTCTTCCAAATCTTACAAAACTTTATTGCAATAACTGTACTAATCTAACGAAGATTCCCATGCTTCCAAATCTTATTGAACTTTCTTGTCACGACTGTACTAGCCTAACAGAGATTCCCATGCTTCCAAAGCTTACTGAGCTTTACTGTGCCGTTTGTGTTAATTTAACGGAGATTCCTATGCTTTCGATACTTACTATACTTTATTGTACTTGTTGTACTGGTCTAACGAAGATTCCCATGCTTCCAAATCTTAGTGAACTTTATTGTTCTGGTACTAATCTAACAGAGATTCCTGCGCTTCCGAAACTTACCAAACTTTATTGTAATGGTTGTAATAGTCTAACGAAAATTCCCACGCTTCCAAAGCTTACCAAACTTTGGTGTAATTGGTCTAGTAGTTTAACGGAGATTCCCGAGTTTCCAAATCTCACTGTACTTTGTCGTGATGGCTGTCCATGGATAGAACCCGATAATCCATTATTCAACTTTAACATAGATAAGCTAAAATGCCTTCAGCGCTTCTGCAGAAATAACCTTAGATACTGGCGCTTTAGAAGGTGGGTGAAGTCAAAGGAGTTTGCAGAGTGGTTCTACAGTCCGAATCAGTGGGGAGGGAAAGTGTGTAAACGAATGATAGAGAGATCACTTGAAAATTGATTTTATTCTGTGATTCTAGTTAATTACAGAATGTGTATCATTTGTAAAGGGCAATATGATGAGAATACGACTTGTATCAATTGTGCTGGTTGTTATAATCTAACAAAGATTCCTGAGCTTCCGCAACTTACCGATTTCTATTGCGGTGGTTGTACTAGCCTAACAAAGATTCCTGAGCTTCCACAACTCACTAAACTTGTTTGTTACAATTGTGTTAACCTGACAAAGATTTCTGAACTTTTACAGCTTGTTGAACTCGATTGTCACAGTTGTACAAGTCTAACCGAGATTCCCGCACTTCCAAAGCTCACTGAACTTGATTGTTATAATTGTACTAACCTAACGGAGATTCCCATGCTTCCAAACCTTACTATACTTTATTGTGCCGTTTGTCCTAATCTAACCAAGATTCCCAAGCTTTCAAAACTCACTGAACTTGATTGTTATGATTGTCCCAATCTAACGGAAATTCCTGCGCTTCCAAATCTTACTGAACTTTATTGTTATGATTGTGCCAATCTAACGAAGATTCCTATGCTTCCAAACCTTACTGAACTCGATTGTCATAATTGCGCTAATCTAACAGAGATTCCTGCGCTTCCAAACCTAATTAAACTTGATTGTGCTGATTGCACTAGTCTAACGAAGATTACCATGCTTCCGGAACTTACCAGTCTTTCTTGTGCTAATTGCACTAATCTAACGAAGCTTCCCATATTTCCGAAGCTTACCACGCTTTATTGCAGTGATTGTACTAGTTTAACAGCTATTCCTATGCTTCAAAACCTTACTGAACTTTACTGTCATAATTGTGCTAGTCTAACAAAGATTCCCGAGCTTCCACAACTCACCGGCCTTTATTGTAATCATTGCACCAGTTTAACAGAAATTTTTTCTGATCTTTCAGTGATTACCGGTTATTGCATTGCGTGTACTAGTCTAACGAAGATTGCCAAGTTTCCAAAGCGTGCTAATTTTTGTTATGATTGCCCATGGATAGAACCCGATAATCCATCTTTCAACTCTAACATAGAAAAGTTAAAACGACTTCAGCGCTTCTGTCGAAACAACCTTAAGTACTGGCGTTTTTGTAGATGGATAAAGTCAAAAGAGTTTGCAGAGTGGTTCTACAGTCCGAATCAATGGGGAGGGAGAGCGTGTAAGCAAATGATAGAAAACGAACTTCTAAAATGAAATTTATATGTATTCAAAGCTCATATAAATGGCTAAACTATATACGAAAGCTGGAGACAAAGGATACACCAGTTTGTACGATCAGAAAGGACTATCAAAGGGTGATGTTATATTCGATTTTCTCGGCGATCTAGATGAACTATCAGCACACATCGGTATGCTACATGCATTGTTGAAGGAGAATGAACAGATAGCACTGTCACTGTTAGACTGTGGTGTTTTGCGAATTATTCAGCTTAAATTACTGGATATCGGTAGCAACATCGCCACCACGAAGGAAAAGAGACGAACTACCGGGGTGGACATGGTAGATATCATGTATCTAGAAAAATTAATCGATGCATATGAGGAACAGAATACAAAGCTAACAGAGTTTATCGTTCCGGGAGTTCAACCAACCGATTCGCAAGTGCACATCTGTCGCGCTGTTTCCAGACGTGTTGAACGACACTTATCTCGGCTGGAAACGAATGTCGATGATGAGATACGACAATATCTCAACAGACTCAGTGATTTTTTCTTTGCTCTAGGAAGGAGAATCGGTAACGGAAAGGAGTTAAAACGGTCGGAAATTCAGGCATGGTATCTAAAAAATAGATCCTGTGTAATAAATGTCTAAGATACTGTGGTGTCAACATTGTCCAAATAAAATCGATAAGTATATGGAAAGGTCGGTAAAGGGAGTTAAGAAACGCGTTAATAAACATACACACTATGGTCAGATCATGTATCGGTACGGAATATGTGATCGCCATCACTACACTAAACTTAACAAGACTGGAACTAAGTGGCGTCCCTGCCCGCTATGTAATCAAGAATCGCATACGAACCGGGAAAAGATGAAGAAACGTCGTGAACATATGGCAGCTAAAGCTCGCCTTCAAAATAGACAAGTACCCAGCTTTCTCCGGGATGAACTGGATCGCTTTGAAGCTAGAATGGAGCTTAAGATAATGAGAATGATATCAAAACTTAATACTGTTACTGCACCTTCTTCATTCTATTTTAGTCCACCACCTAGTCCGGTTGCTCCACGATATAGCAAAGTGGTTACTCATCCGTTAGAATAACTATTACGGGTTTTCCATTCATTTCAAGCGAAATAAATGGCATGAAACAATATTTTCCCTTGTTTTAAAAAGACTAGTCTAAAACTTAAAATGGCAAACCGAAAGACCTACTCCGTTAGTAACGTGAAGCAACTTATCGATCTTAACGGCGATAGCACCAACTTCGATATCACATTCAAGGTTGTGTCGCGCAACCATGAACCGTTTGATATTCTTGTCGTCGATCAGACTACACTAGACAGTAATCCGAATCTGCAGTATAAGCGAGCTGACAAGGGAGAGATATCGGGAAATCTAAAGCATGAAAACAATGTCTATCAAAACTACTTTTTAATTCTTCGAGCCGATAGCCCATGCGAGTGTGATGTGGAAGTGGATAAGAAAGTTTTACCCAAAGGGCAGGTACAACAGCCTCAGCCTCAGCCACAAGCACAACCGCAACAACAGCGACTGCATGCGTCTGGTAAAGACGGATTCAACTGGGTAAAAATCTTATTGGTCGTTGGAGCTATCGCTGTCGCAGGATTTGTATTGTATTGGCTATCGAAGAAAAAATCTAAGGAAGATACCGGTGAACAGGCGATGGACAATGGCGGAGCAGGAGGAGCAGGAGGAGCGGGTGAGAGAGCGGGTGGGTTAGGAGCTGGATTTAAATTCTATTCTCCCGCATTTTCTTCTCATTCTGAGAAAGGCTCACCTTCAGCGAGTCCAAGTCCCGAAGATAATCCACTTCTGCGGAGACTTAAAAGCTTGAACCTTTCCTAGAAATGTCTTTTGAGAGAGAAAATAATTCTATCACAATCGAAGATGTGTTAAACTACATTAACGTTCCAGGTTTTGTTGGACGTAGTTTGTTAGGTAACACTGGTATACCTCGACCGGTACGACGATCCAGTAACATTAACACTACTGTAGATATCGTTAACGAGGAAAGATACATCTACGTATACGTGGAGATTCCGGGCGTGAATAAGGAAGATATTAGTCTTGATTTTTACAATAATCAGATCACGATTTGCGCTGATAAGAATCGAAACTATAACTCTCCAGAGGTTTCTGAGATAAAATATGGACGAATCGAGAGAACCATTACTCTTCCTATCTGCGTGACGAGGAAAGAAACTGTTAACGTCGTTTACAAGAATGGTATTCTTCGAATCAAGATCAATAAGTTTATCGAAGAGGAAAACAAGTTTAGCGTTCGCCTGGATGATGGAGAGACTTCTTAATAAGTTATGTCTTATTAAGAAAAGCTGATTGCCTTGGAGCGTACAGTTTCTTGAAACTGTTGCGTGCCGAAGTGTTGTCCCAATCTCGTATTGGTAAGTTGGTGTAAAGTACCTGTACGTCTGCGATTATTGTAAATGTTTACTAGAATATCCATCGCGATCCATGGCTGGGCAAGAATCTTGTTCATCACCGGATCGTGATCGATTTCCTTATGGTTTACATTGTATATTGGGACGCATGTTCCTCTTCCATCACAGTTACCACCTCCGCACTGATCCCCAGCAGCGACCCACGTTGAGATTAAGGGAGAGTTTGCATCAGTCGGATCAAACGGTTGGTATTCTCGACGACAATGATCGCTCATAGCAACAAGATATTTTTCCGCTGCTGTGTTACGAATAAGCATCTGACCGGATGTTAGTTGTGATCCCACTCCAGGGCCAAAACAACTACCGTTAGGTCCATTACAGTTTTGCTGTGTATTTGGATATGTACGTCTAATGTCCTTAGATTTGTATTCACATACGGGATCCCAACCTACAGTAGCACAATACTGCGCCATGAAGGCTTGACACTGCTCACCGTTAGGATTGAGCATTCCGTATCCCAATTTGTTATTGAATCCCGCGTCAAGCCCCGAAACAGCGCAGACTGATAGTGGATTCGAAGTTGGAGCATTTACGGATGTACCAAACTCTGAAATCGAAGCGTAACTATTCATAATGTTTATCCTTGACAAGATTTTAAAACCTCAATTCTAAAAATGATTAAAAGACATCTTGTCTGTTTTATAGAACAAATGTCACAAAAACGTAAACACGAACAAACCTGCGATCAACCAAGCTTGCCTCAAGCTTCTCCTACCGTTTTCAGCCACGCTATTCGTCCTGTCACGCAGAGATTTCATTTAGATTTATCCATCAAGAAGGAACTCTTTGCTCGAAAGCCAGATTTCGGTTTTAACGGATTGGGAGAAGTGGTATTTCGTCGTACCTATTCTAGAAACAATGAGGATTGGGCCGATGTGGTTATCCGTGTTATCGAAGGTGTTATGTCTATTCGAAAGGAACATTTTTATCGCAACTCTCTTCGCTGGGTCGATAGCGAATGGCAATCTTTTGCACGTGAAATGGCCCATTCTATGTTTAGCATGGAGTGGCTACCTCCCGGCCGAGGTTTGTGGATGATGGGAACCGATTTTGTATACACCAGAGGATCTATGGCATTGAACAATTGCGCCGCTACGAGTACAAAGGATGATATTATTCTTTCTGCCGAGTGGACAATGGATTCTCTCATGAACGGTGTAGGTATTGGATTTGACACAACCTGGCGTGGTGTAGCGACTCGTCCCAATAAGCAAGACACAGAAGTATATGTTATTGATGATTCTCGAGAAGGATGGGTATCAAGCTTAATTAAACTGTTATGCGCATACATCGATAGTCCAAGATATGGAAAGAATAAGTTTCCAAAGTTTGATTACAGTGTAATTCGTCCTGCTGGTAAGCCGATTAAAGGTTTTGGAGGTCAAGCTTCTGGGCCTGCTCCTCTGAAGAAAATGCATGATCGCATCGAAGGGTTTCTGGATTCATTTTGCGATGGTTATATCATTGTAAATGGTCAGGTAAAAGAGTATAATCATACACGTCTGGTTGCTGATATCTTTAATTCCATCGGAGCGTGCGTTGTAGCTGGTTAACAATAGCCAGAGCGGTCTTAAAATGAACCGCTAGTCCAAGGAAATGGGCAAGAATCCTCGTTGCGGGAAAGTCCTAAAGCTTTTTCTACCACTCATTCCAGGGAAACTTGGTTTGATACCCAGGGTAATGACCTCGGGCATGGTAAAAACGGAAAAGATAAATGGATAATCCGCAGGGTTACTACCTAAGTCCGCTTGATAGGATATGGTAGGCTTCCAACGACTGAACGGGATTCGGTGAACAATGATGGTCTAGTCAACCTGAGTTTGCTTAAGGTACAGTCTACTCCCACCAGAAATGGTGTATACGATGATCATAGGAGGAAATGCCTATGTGAGTTTGGTAGCAAGGAATGTTAGAAGGTGTAAACCTAAAGATACGCTAGTTTTCACCAGATTGGGTCTCAAGAAAATTCAAGATGTGACTCAAGGTGAAGAAGTATTAACAAGTAATGGTTATTCAAAAGTAACTGAAAATTTGATCCAAGGAAAGCAAGAACTTTTACAAATCAAAACTCAGATAGGAGATAGTTGGTGTACACCAGAACACAGGATGGCTGTTCTTGTATCACCCGATACATATGTATGGAAATATGCGAGGGATTTAACAAATAACGACTATCTAGTTTTCCCCACAGAGTGTATACAAGGCCGAAAAACTCAGCTACCACTATGTGAAAACATACTATCCAATCGCATGATCAACACCGTTGTTCCCGATCTTGATGAGGATATGGCATGGTTTTTCGGCTATTTTCATGGGAATGGTTGCGTTTCTCGTAAGAAAGATTCAGATTCTGTACATGTGATTTTAAGTATGCCTAAACATTCCAAGATAGTGGAAAAAGTGCGAAAAGAGTTAAGACGTTTTGGCAGTGAACCGAAAGAATATGAACAGGGAAACTGTATTCGTCTTAAAAACTTTAACAAGAATATTGGTCTTTATCTCTCACAATTTAAGAAGTCATGGGCAGACATCGATGTTCCCGATTTTATACTTGAGGGAAGTGTAGAGATTCGTGCTGCATACCTCGCAGGTCTTTTCGACGCAGATGGAACGATGCGAGCATCTAAGAGATTCAATGTTGTTTTAACATCAACCTCTCCCTCATTCTTGACTCAACTTCAGAGTGTGTATGCGTCGTTGGGAATTCCTGTAAAACATCGGTTTATTCGTAAAGCGCGAAAACCAACTCACAAAGATACGTACGAGCTTCACATTATCGGAAAATATTCCAAGAATCGTTGGCAAGACATTATCGGAGGTTATTCTCTCAAATACCAGCCATATGTATATTCGAATCATACCAATTACAAAGATGACTATCACTTTCCCCGATCATGGTTTAATAATGTTGAGAAAAACAGTAGTGGATACAGAATCAAAAGTCCTTATCTAAGCATTGATGAATATGCAGACAGATATGGTGAATACCCTAAATTCATCCCTGTAAGAGTTGTGGATACAGAAATGGATAACGGATGTATTTCAGAAACTTTTGATCTCTCTGTTGAAGGTGATCATGAATATTTTTGTGGCGAAGGACTACTAAACCATAATTCCGCAGAGATAGCCCTAGGAGATATTTCAGACTCTACATTCATCAACCTGAAAAACTACGATGAAAATCCTGAGCGCATGGAGATTGGGTGGATGAGTAACAATTCCGTGACATTAAAGGCTGGTTACGATTTTGAAAACTTCACTCACATCCCAGAGATGGCATCGAGGATTAGAGATAATGGAGAGCCTGGAATGATTAATTTATACAATATACAAAAGTTTGGACGCTACGGGAAGGAATTGCATGATGATGCATGCCTTGTGAACCCGTGTTTTGGGGAAGATACACTAATTGCGGTGGCTGATGGTCGTGGTTGTGTTTCGATCAGAAAACTAGCGGAAGAGAATAAGGATGTACCGGTTTATTCTAAGGATCCTGTGACAGGTGATATTTCTATCAAATGGGGACGTCATCCCAGGATAACTGGAATTAAAAAGAAGCTGACAAGAGTCCACTTTGATAATGGAACTCATCTGGATGTTACTCCTAATCACCGATTTTTTCTAAATGATGGAAGGGACGTCGAAGCAAGAGAACTGACCAAGGGGGATTCTTTACCGAAGTTCGAGGTTATTAAGAATGAATCACCGGTTAAGCTACCCGAAACTTCTAGATTATGCGAAAATCGCGATTGTCGCGCTCAACTTCAAGTACAATGGGATCAAAGAGAGCAGTCATACTGTTCTGAACTATGTGCGACTAAAGAGAGGGAAAAGAAATCGCAGTATCCTAGACATAAGGAATCCTTTGGCTGTTGTGTTTCACATATTGAGGAACTCGAGGGCGAACATACAGTTTATAATATTACAGTAGATGATAATCATACTGTTGGTATAGTTACAAAGAATAAAGGCGTGAGCCTCACAGGAATTTTTACATACAATTGTGGTGAAATTCCTTTATCAAACTTTGAGACTTGTAATCTCTCGGAGTGCTTTCCGCCGAGATGCGCTACTCCTGAAAGATTTTACCAAGCTTTGAAGTATTGTACCTTCTACTCGTCAACCGTATCACTTCTACCAACTCATCGTCCAGAAAGTAACGCCATCATCGCTAAAAACCGTCGCATCGGTGTTGGTATCTCGGGAATTGCCCAGTGGGCTAGTAGCTGTGTTCCGGAAGGATGGGGTGCAATGAATTATACTAGAATGACCAAATACCTTCGCACCGGTTACAAACTCATTCGTGAAGAGAACAAACGTTTGGCTGAGAATGCCGGTGTTCCTGCATCGATTCGTGTCACAACAGTAAAGCCAAGTGGATCGATTTCTCTTCTCGCAGGCGTTACACCTGGTGTACATTATCCCATCTCACGATATGCGATACGAAGAATGCGAATCGGACATGATTCTCCATTGGTGAAACCTTTGATCGAAGCTGGAATTCCGTATGAAAAAGACACTTATTCAGATAACACACTGGTATTCGAGTTTGTCGTCGACCATGGCGATGTGCGACCATGTGAGGAAGTAAGTCCTTGGGAGCAGTTTTCACTGGTGGCGATGATGCAACGTGTCTATGCTGATAATTGCGTTAGTGCAACGATCTATTTTGATCGAAACAAGGATGGATCGGATGTGGAGAAACTTCTGGCAATGTTTATTCCTATTTTGAAATCCGTTAGCATGCTACCACATAACAACGGTGTATATGCTCAGGCACCGTATGAAAAGATCGACAAGAATGAGTACGTAAAGCGTTTGGATAGCTATCGCATGCCTGACTTCATCTCTGTGGAAGGAAATGTTCCTGTGGGAAGCAAATATTGTTCAAACGATACGTGTGAGTTGTAAGCCCTATTTAAAATTTTATTGTCGAAACAATAAAATGGCTGAAAAATATAAGCCCGAGGTGGATGTCTCATTATGTTCATTATGCGGACAGATGACAGACAAATGGAAGAGCGATGGAAAAAGTATTACGTGGAAATGTGATCCTTGCGTCGTAAAAGAGATTAAGGAAGGACAGGAACGCTTGGAACTCGTTCTAGAAAAGATGTGTGACAAACACTAAATAATATATTGGCATCACTAAATGAAAAAGGTAGCATTTTGTTTTCTACTCTACGACTCCCTTAGTCATGGTAAGGTATGGGAAGACTTTTTTGACCAAGACGAGAATGAATCTCACAGTATCTATACACACCTTAAAACTACCACAAAAAAGACTCAGAAATGGCTCAAGCCTCATAGAGTTCGCACTATCAAGACTGACTATTGCTCTGAGACTCTGGTTTACGCGTGGATCAAAATGCTCAGGGAAGCGATGAAAGACCGTGATAATAAGTATTTTGCACTTCTTTCTGGAGAGTGTATCCCACTCTTTACATATCGCCAGGTTTATCGTAAGATTACTAGCAGTAAAAAATCTCGTGTCAGCATTGATATGCTGGCTGAGGTGTATGTCGATACCGGTCTTTACTATGCTGACCAATGGGTGATTTTGAATCGCAAACAAGCAGATCTTTTAATCAAGCTCAAAACTACCGAAAAAGGAAAGAAATTCATCAAGAGAACTATGAAGAAAATCGGTGACTATTGTGCAGATGAGATTCTTCCTGTAAATTGGTTCATTGAGCATTATGGCAAGCCTTCTACCAGTAGATATAAAAAGGAAATACGTAGCATTCCTACTACGTATACATATTGGGACAATATACACACAAGTCCTAAAAAATTTACCACTCCGCAGATGGAAAAACTTAGGAAAAAGATTTGTACATCCAAAGCTGTTTTCGGTAGAAAGTTCAATGCCAAAGCTGCCCGCGAGTTAGCCATGACGTGTTAGATGTACGTAGGAATCGTGAAGGGAACATTGGCAGGAACACACTTGCTTACACTTGTCCCATCAAGAGTGGCAGTTTTACATACTAGACCCCAAGGACATTGAGATGAATTAGTGCAGGTTAACGGTACTCCATGGCATTTGTTCTCTCCCAGACAGATCATATCTTGATTCTGTACAATTTCTAGTAAAGTTTTCGTATCATTATTTTTGATCGCTAATTTAGCTACAGCCTGTGTTTTAGGTCCTAGACAATCGATATTTTCCTTACAGGAACAAAGACCGAGGATGTAATTGGGATCATATCCTCCACAGCCCAGTTCGGATAGGCAACAGGGAGTTTTGGGAATACACTTACTGAGATCGAAATCTTTTCCCTCGTGGGTAAAATCCCATGTCGAACAGAATGTTCCATCAGGACATGGCTCGGCGCCAGGCTTTGAACAATATACGGGTACGGGAGCGCATTTTCCTTCCACACAGGCATAAGATTGCTTAGCTGTTAGTCCAGCGAGTGTTACTGTGTCCTCGGCTTGTACAGCGGCTTCATACACCTTTTGATCGGTCGCATTCAGACAGTCAGTATTAAGATCGCATTCCTTACCCACCGACGTAACACACTCTCCATTCTCACAATCGTATCCAAATGGGCAACTAGTATCAGTACAAACACATTTGGAACCATCACACTTTGGCTTTTTAGAATCATCGCAGTAGTCACCGCCACAGCATTCTAACTTACCTTTCATCTGTCCAGGTTTACAGTGGCATGCTCCATCGCCACAGATTGGATAGTCAGATGGGCAACAATGAACATGATCTGGACAACACGTTGCACCTTCTAGTGGACAACAAGTCCACGTTCCGGACGAATTTTTGCAACAGGTATTGCCTGAGGGACATGCATTGGCCGGATCACATTGAACTACACTGCTACCATAGCTTTCCGTACTTTTGACTCGAAATAGAATGAGAGCGAATAACAGTGAAATGGCTAATAAAAGCACTAAATACATACGTGGAACCATTTATCTCTAAACATCTTTTGTATATTTAGTTTTGCAACTTTCCCACCCCATTGATTCGGACTGTAGAACCACTCTGCAAACTCTTTTGACTTTATCCATCTTCTAAATCGCCAGTACTTAAGATTGTTTCGGCAGAAGCGCTGAAGTCGTTTTAGCTTTTCCATGTTGAAGTTGAAGGATGGATTCTGTTTTTCGATCCATATGCAACCGGCACAATAAAAATCAATAAGCTCTAAAAGATCAGGAGGAATTTCTGTTAGATTAGTACACTCATGGCAGAAAAGTCTAGTAAGCTCTGGAAGCATAGGAAGCTTCGTTAGACCAGTACAACTGTGACAATCAAGACACAGAAGCTTTGGAAGCATGGGAATCTCCGTTAGACTAGTACAATCGCTACAAGAAAGTTCGACAAGATTTGGAAGTACAGGAATCTTTGTTAGGTTAACACATCCGCGACAACTGAGATTAGTAAGGTTCGAAAGCATGGGAATCTCCGTTAGACTAGTACAATTGCCACAAAGTCCAACAAGTTTTGGAAGCTCAGGAATCTCCGTTAGGTTAACACATCCGTAACAATTAAGTTTAACAAGATTTGGAAGCTCAGGAATCTTCGTTAGATTAGCACAATCATCACACCAAAGTTTAACAAGATTTGGAAGCTCAGGAATCTCTGTTAGACTAGTACAATTGTGACAATCAAGCATAATAAGTGTCGAAAACATTGGAATTTCTGTTAGATTAGTACTTCTACTACAGTTGAGTTTAATAAGATTAGGAAGCATGGGAATCTTTGCTAGACCACCACAGTAAAGTTCGGTGAGATTTGGAAACGCGGGAATCTCTGTTAAGTCACACTCACCACAGTAAAGTTCGGTGAGATTTGGAAACGCGGGAATCTTCGTTAGGCTAGTACAGTCGTGACAAGAAAGTGTAATTAGCTTTGGAAGCGTGGGAATCTTCGTTAGGTTAGTACAGTCATAACATTCAAGCCTAGTAAGTTGTAGAAGCATAGGAATCTCAGATATGCCAATACAGCCATTACAATAAAGTTCGACAAGATTTGGAAGCGTAGGAATCTCCGTTAATTCTGTACAACCAGAACAGTAAAGTTCGACAAGATTTGGAAGCGTAGGAATCTTTCTCAGATTGGTACAACTACCACAATAGAGTTCGGTAAGCTTTGGAAGCGCAGGAATCTCCGTCAGGTTGGGGCAATCGTTACAATGAAGTTTGGTAAGCGTTGAAAGTACAGGAATCTCCATCAGATTAGTACTGCTACACCAAAGATCAATTAGCTGTGAAAACATGGGAATGTTGGTTAAGCTAGCGCAATTATAACAACCGAGTTCGGTAAGCTTTGTGAGATTAGGAATTCCTGTAATGACGTGACAACCACAACAATCAAGTTCAGTTATACTCTCATCATAGTTTTTTTCGCAAATGATACACATTTCGTATCATTTACAATATATGTTAATTTCAATTTCTAACCGCGTTCTCTATCATTCGTTTACACGCTTTCCCACCCCCACTGATTCGGACTGTAGAACCACTCTGCAAACTCTTTTGACTTTATCCATTTCTTAAAGCGCCAGTACTTAAGGTTGTTTCGACAGAAGCGCTGAAGGCATTTTAGAAGGCTGATTTTGTATTCGAAATCAAAATTTGAACTTACCCATGGACAATTGATACAGTTGAGGTCCGAGAGTGTCGGAATCTCTGTTAGACTGGTGCAATTTTCACACCAAACTTTGGTAAGCTTTGGAAGCGTGGGAATCTTCGTTAGACTATTACAGTCGCGACAAAAAAGCGTTTTTAGCTTTGGAAGCATGGGAATCTCTGTTAGATTAGGACAAAAGTTACAATCAAGTTTAGTAAGATTTGGAAGCACAGGAATCTCTGCTAGACTAGTGCAATCAAGTTTAGTAAGATTTGGAAGCACAGGAATCTCCGTTAGGCTAGTACAATCATAACAATCGAGACATTTAAGGTTTGGAAGTTCAGGGATCTTCGTTAGACTGGTACAGCCCCAACAATAAAGTTCGATAAGCTTTGGAAGCATGGGAATCTCGGTTAGATTAATACAATTAGCGCAGTGAATTTCTGTAAGATTTGGAAGCATAGGAATCTTCATCAGACCAGTACAACCATTACAGGCAAGTATAGTCATATCCTCATCATATTTTCCTTCACAAATGAGACACATTTTGTATCATATAAAAATACCGCTTAAAATCATTTCGATCTTAACTAAATGTCTGATTCAGTTCATAAACCTATAGGAAGCATATTCGTGATCGGCTTCGTATCAGGAGCTATATTTAGCTATAGTGGCATGCTAAGTTTCGTTGCTGGATTCGCAACCGGTGCTATATTTACCCACTCGTACCGAATCGCCGGAGAAGATTTTTACAGTATGGGTCGTATTTGGATTAAAAATATATTATCCAATATCAAATAAATGCGTCAGATAATACATTTTGATAATGTCGCACAATCTTGGTCAGATTATCAACTACAAGGGCAGATAAGCCAATTGATGTTTCCTATAACTGACGAGCAACTACATAAATTCCAAACCGATGTGAAACTTCGCCAGAGGGTTAGCCGTATCGTAGCCAGATTATTATCACTATATGGATACTCAGTGAAGATGAAGGATGGAAAACCGATAGATGTGACACAAATTAAGCCAATTTTACGGAAGGAAAATAATGTAGTTATCGGGCTGTATAACGAAGACAATTATCCCCTAATCACCCATATGATAACATTCCTGATGGATATTAAGATGAATGACTGGGGAACTTTAGTTTTTCTTGCTCTGTGCCGATCGATTATAAAACACCCAGATCTTAAGCATAAATTTGGTATTTTTCGACAATGGGTTGCAGAATATCCTTTTATAGTTAATTGGATGGACCCAGCAAAAACCTCTATAACAGATTACCAACTGCAAATGGGTGTATGGTTTTACCAATGGATCTTTTCTAATGTTCATCCTGGTCTATTAGATAGATTCCAAACCGACGTAGGGCTTCGACAGAAGATTATTCGTATCATGGTCAGATTATTGTCGCTATATGGATACACAGTGAAGATAAAGGGTGGAAAACCGGTGGATGTGGTACAAATTAAGCCAATTTTCCGGGAGGAAAATAATGTAGTTATCGGGCTGTATAACGAAGACAATTATCCTCTAATCACCCGTATACTAACATTCCTAGTAGATATTGAGATGGTCGACTTGGGGGCTCTAATTTTTCTAGCTCTGTGCCGATCGATGAAGAACCACCCAGATCTGAAGCGTAAATTTGATATTACTCATATTTTTCAGCAATGGACTAAGACGCAACCTTATGTGGTTGGTCGTGGATGTTTGTGGATAGACCCAGCAAAAACCTCGGGACAGTATGTAACAGGATCATACGTAGTGTCAGCGGAGTTGATTATGGCTTGCATGTTCTTTGATGACAATCCGCACTCATTGCTCAGCGCATGGTATCGAATGTTACACTCAGTCGCTATTCCTGCTTATGGAGAGGTCAAGAATGAACCCTTCCCAAAACGGGTGATTCACGTCACCAACGCTATTTCTGAACAGGGAAAGTGTTATAAACTGGAATCCAGAAATTTTCTCCATGACCTATACATGTATGGAGGTTGTAACTGTATGTGTTCCTCTCTATTGATCTACGCGATCTTTGAGATTCTAACGCCGAATGAGATACATAAGTTATGGTTTGTCATTATTCCCGAACATATCTTTCTCGCTGTCAAGGAAAATAACAGGTGGTACATAATAGAAGGTACGCAGTTCAAAAAAGGTAGATTTATAGAGTATGAGAAATGGGATAATTTGAGCTTTACAGATTTTCTAGAGACAGCTAAATTCAAGACGCCACCTTCCGCATCTTATGAAAAATTCGAGGTCGGTTTGTACAATGATCCTGTGCCGATAGTAATGCAAGAAATGTTATTAGAATTAGTGTTCAATACTCTAACACGTAAAAAAGTACCTCCAAAAGTACCAATCATACTTCGGGATCTATTACAAACCAATAATTTCTGTGACTATAACCATAATCCATTTTCCAAACTTCTTTGTGTATATTTGGGTGTCTATTTAGAATTGTTAAAAGACAGAATACACACTGGAAAGACCAACCGGATTTCTCAAAAAGTTAAGCAGTTTTTGAAAGGGGAAATCGAATGGTCACAACTTCCGAAAAAACGGCGAAAAATATTTCGTTCTCTATACCGGGAAAAGTATCCGGAAGATGAAGAGTATGACCCTGATAAGATGTTCCAAGTAGTTTTTGAAACGGTTAAAGAATGGGGTGCTATCTATGACTCCCGAAAATATGAAATTATCAATAACAAGCTTGAAAATCTATGGAAATTGGTCGCTATGTCTTATTTTCGCACTTTTCCCTTTCGGGGATTATCTAACCATAAGGAACTTGCGATATCCTCTCTTAATAATATTGCAAAAAGATTAGGGACCTATTATATGGCATATTATAACGCAAAACATTTCATACAGAAACACGAGCTGAACATTCCACCTACTTGGGTTGGAATTAATATTTACATATTAACACGGGATGACGCCAGTAGATGGTACGATGAGTTTGAACGGGAACTGGAAGGTTGGGAGAAAAACTATTAAACGGGGAAAATGCTAAGTTTGGCTTCAAATCTCCTCATATTTTTTCTCTGTCAAAATGACGGGAAATCATTTTTGCCACGATATGAAAAATGATTTGGAATTTTTGCCACGATATGAAAAATCCATTTCCCGTCATTGCCCTTTCCCCTTCGGTGATAAAATTGATATTTATAATCTTCTTATCCTAATGTAGTAAGACATGGAGCGTTGCAGCTACTTTATCAAAGATAAAGCGCTCTTTGGAAGCTTTCCGACACAAGCATCAGTGGAACGTTTAGAAGAACACGGTGTGCGATGTTTTGTCGATCTGACTGGTTTCGAAGAGCGCAAAACCATACCATATAGGACGAAATACAAGTACATCAAGTATCCCATACTTGATCACACTACTCCTAAAAACTGGAAAACGTTTGCCCAGCTCATTCTGCAAATCTGTAAACAGATACGTGAGCTGGGTAAAAAAGAGTACATTTATATACACTGTAAAGGTGGCCATGGCAGAGCTGGTATCGTTGTGGCGTGCACCCTTTGCCATTATTATAACATATCTCCTGAAGAAGCCCTGAAAATCACCACTAGGTGTCATTCTAAGCGTCCCGAGATGCGGGAGAAGTGGCGTAAGCTTGGTTCTCCTCAGGGGAAGCGACAGAAAGATTTTGTACTCAAGTTTTTCCGCTCCCTGCGTTATGATAACAGGTTGATATTGCATGGTTATGCACAGGGAATGAGTAATCACAGTCCTCATTCAGTGGATATTCCAGAAGTGGGACTATTTCCGACAGCTCATCACGCGTTACAATCATTCCGCTCACCATCGAACAGCGAATACATAGAAAAGTTGAAACAAGGAATATATGATCCATCCTGTATCGATCACCAGAAACGTGAGTGGGAAACTCACAAGGTTCAGCACATGTACCGAATACTGAACCTAAAGTTTACCCAACATGCTAATCTAAGGAAAAACCTTATTAACACCGGTCTCAGACCTCTAATCAAGGTGTCCAAGGATAGTTTTTGGGGTGATGGTGGTAATGGACAGGGTAAGAATATGCATGGTCGTATATTGGCACAGCTTCGAACTAAGTTTCTTGATGAGGAATTATAATACGATATAGTATTATAATCAAGCCTGGTCACTTGTGACCACAGCAAGAGCCATAATTTTCCTTGGGAGGGCGTTGTAGACCAAATGCGGTTGGTTGCTTCGTCTTAATGTCTTCGGGTCTATCTGGATGACCCACTGTGGTGATATAATCATATGATTGACCGGGATACTGATACATATTAGTATATCCGGAGTTGTAAACTGGTGCAGAAAGGGGTAGAAACTTATGGTTACTTGTTAGCACTCGCATGCTGGAGTAACATGTATTTCCTAAACGGGCGTAATCTCCTTGTTCCATTTATTCTTATTAAACAAAAAAGTTGATATAATAAATGTCTAATACAAGATACCTTGAATTAAACTCCGCTTATCGTAATCGCAACGATGGTCCCACTACAGATGGTTTAGCGACTTCTCCAGCCAACTTTGTCGTACAGATCTCCTCTAGTAGGACCGCGTTGGCGAATGCTTACGATCCAGTCTCTACCGCGGCACCAAAACTTGCTTGGAATAATAGTTTTCGTGAAACGGCATACGATCGCACTCTAACTCTGGCCAATCCTCCCATTCTCGTTGCCAGTGGTGGAACACTAAGTGGAAGAACGACGTTCATTCTTGATACGAACGGAGGTGACACCTTTCGGTCCCCAGATGATTTTTATAACGGTGCGGTACTTACATTAACAGGAGCAGCCACAACTCCTGTTGTAAGAAGAATAACCGATTATCATCGCATCGCGGTTGACCAAGCTATCGTAACCGTAGATGTAGCTCTTCCTGATGGTTTTGTTCCGACTGGTGGCACTATCGATGATCCAACTGGATCTACCGCTACAGCTGGTACAACGCCGATCGTGTTTATTCCTTCTGCGCCTAGTATCAATAACTACTATGCCGGTGATTTTCTACATGATCTAATTAGTAATGAGTACGTTCAAATCACATCTTACGATGGTACCACACATACGGTTGAACTGGCCAATGTTACCGCCGCTGAGTGGCAAAATACAGACAGAAACTTTGTTATTGTACAGACGCGAGCGACGATCTCAGGAAACATTCCTATTAATGATCTCGTTGGTAACACTATCGGTGGTATCTCTGCTGATGGAGCTGCCATTCAGCTGTCTGTTCTAGCATCAACTTTTGACAGTATTTATACCAATTCTTTTCTTCGTTTAGGGCAACCGGCCGTGGTTTTTGGTACTGCTCCAGCCCCTTATGGAGAACAGGTTCGCATCACTGATTATACTGCTCTTGACGGTGTACAGGGAGCCGGTTCCGCAGTTGGAGCCATTGTGTTGAGTACAGGAGTAGCAGTTGATGATGCTTATACCGGTTTACTACTAACTATCGATACAACCGGTGGAGGTGGTAATGCTCTAGAGACGCGAGAAATCACCAGCTATGTCGGAGCCACACAAACTGCTACTGTTAACGCGAATTATAGCGCTGTTAGCGTGGGTAGTGACTTCTTTATTCGTACCGTAGAGGTGACACCTCCATTGTCTACAACAACTCTCCCAGCTACCGTAACCGGTGTGGATAATACATCTCCCGGCACCTTTGAGATCACACCAATCACATCGGATAACTACTCTCCGATTAATTTCACTGGCAGTGAGGTCTCTTCTCAACAAATGTGTTGTTATGAGATCGAACTACTCAATCTAATCCTTCCCAACTCTACGCTGGCCAACGGCGGACGAATAGCCTTTTATCCGTACGTATATGTTCTTTTGGAAAACGTTGGATCAGCATCCGGTCGCGCTCCCGGACTTATCTGGTCTAATAATCCTCATTCCAAAAAGAAAATGTTTAGAGCTGTTTGTGATGATAATACAACTCCTCTCATCTCTCCATTTGTAAAGATCGATGGCGATGGCATGGTACAGACAGTAAAATTCAAACCCAACGATACGTTTCGCTTTGCTGTTTTTCTACCTGATGGAACGCTTTTTGCTACTGTAGAACAGGATACCGTTTCTCCAAATCCTACCAACGGGTTGGTACAATGTAGCGCAGCGTTTTCCCTCAAGAAGCTATAAGGCTTAAGAGAACAAAGGCGAGTATAAAATGTTTCATATCTGCCACTGTGGAAATAAGGAAGACAACCATAATTTTCGCCATGCTTTTGAAGGTAAAATTCCAGTCAGAATTAAGAACTCGGGTTTCATTCTCGATGCGAAGGACTTTTCAGAGAAAACTTTATCTAAATGTACTGTACCTAACTGCAATGCTTCAAAAGAGTTACACGATACTGAGATAATAACACATAGCTACAAACCAAAAAAGATACGTTACAGACATGTTGTTTTCTGTCTTCCACCCGATACTGTATGTCAGTGGAAAGCGCAGAACAGTTACGAACATCAATCGAATGACTGTTCTGTCACTCTCGAAAATCATGATAGCGTCATGACTCATCACTTTACGACGTCAGTTCTAATCAAGAATCGCCATAAACACGACGTGATCGACATTCTCGATCCAGAGGATGAAGATACAAAGATTCTATGGTAAAGTAGATTTTATTTCCCCTGTAAATAAAATGCTGAAGAGAATCGTTTTCCACGATGGCTTTTTTGTCTTTCTGATGCTTATGGGAGTGATAACTGAAGCGATCGTAATTTATCTCACTGTTAAGATGTCTCAGAAAAAGGACGATAAACCGAAAGCTAAAAAATACATGAACATTGGAATCGTCACCGCGATCCTAGTGGCTCTACTGTTAGGCTTTATCACCTACGACCATCTCAAACATCGTCCAGCTAGTTCATAAATGTATCTTCGGAAGGAAGAATCAATCCATCGACTACATGAATAATTCCGTTGTTAAGTAGAATATCATACTTAACCACACTCACACAGTTATTAATCTGAGTTTTACCGCTGATATTAGTCACATACATGCGCATACGAGCATTTCGCGTCGTAAAATAGCTAACCGGACTGGACATGATAAGGTTCTTATCGATACGGTTTCGGAGAGTCGAAGCGCTGAGAATTTGGCGTGCTAAACCATCATCGAGAGTGTCGATATTCCACCCAGAGAGATAATCGTCAGAGGGAACAAAAAGAGTAAAGTTAGCTTGTGGAGAGCTTAGTTGTCCCTGCATCGATGCTTTTTCCACAATCTTTCTAAATTGAGAGAACTTAGGATTAGTATACAGGAAATGAAAGAGAGAGCCCTCTTCTGTGCATGTCTTTGGTTCCTGGCTCGTGTTATAGTCTACGAACGAGTACATGTGAGTAAAATTGTATGATTGTCTGTCAGGTCCTACGCTTACCATTTGTTATTTATCAAGATTTAAAAAACATATCTCTGTCAATAAATGTCTTTCAGTATTAAAAGATCCAAACATCTTCTTCCCCCGGCACCTCCTCAACCGGAAACGGATCACGTGTCGTACCTTTTTGGAGAAGACGAGAAAGAAAAAGATCATAGTTCTTATCTGAGTAATGATGCTCCCGCACAAACGCAGTCCAATCCGGACTCGTCAAAGGGAATGGTTATCCGTACAGTCTCTCAATCGCAGATCGACTGTATGTAAACTATTTATACCTAAAAGGTATAAATTAGAACTTTACCTTATAATGTTTGTAAGAGGTTGTGAACGGATCGTCCACCACCATAAAAGTGTACCTACTGCATTCTCTTATGATGGCCAAAAATTGTTCCGGTTTAAACTTATTGTTAAGATATATTCTAAAAATTTGGTCCAAGTATTTAGATTGGGTGGTGTTTAGAAAAATGGCGTTCAGACAGTTCCGTAACTCCGGACCGAGATATAACGAATAATCGCTTTTTGGCGTGACTGGATCATATGTAATCACTACAGTTGCATTTCTGTTTGCGAATAGATATCGTAGGTCCTGACTTGTTTCCATTCCATCCCATTTGATAGAATCGAAAATAAACACGATTTTAGCGTCGCTATTTATTTTTGACCATGCCTGCGTAAATTTATGAAGCTCGGTCTTGTAATTGCGAGTGATAATGTGTTTATACACGTCAACGGAATTGTCTGCATATTTATCCATCGGCCAAACGATACCAGAGTTGTCAGGTTCATTTTCTGACCATTCTATCGGACATTCGGTAAAAATAATCTTTACCTTTGGTTTATGCTGACGTAAAATATCACGTGCCAATTCTGTCTTACCGCAAGAACGATTTCCGATAATCAGAAAATTACCACATCGAGGAAAGCTGTATGGTTCGATAACAATTTCTTCCATTTATCGTAGCATACATGCTTTTAAGGCGCTTGCATGCTACACGATTTGGTTTCGTAATTGCATACAGGATACTCCGACGGACAACAGTAATCTCCACAACAATTACCATCGATCAAAGGACAACAGCCATTATCACACTGTGTGTTATTACTACCAGCGGAACATTTCCCATCCTTAACCGTTGTACACGATGTTCTCTTATCTCCAGGTTGGCATAGCTCTGTACCGCCTGGATTACAACCTTTGCCACTAGGATCGCATGTATATCCTGCAGGACAACATGTATTATCACCACAGCATACTCCACCTGAGATAGGGCAACAACCCTCATTACAGGGGGTATCTGTGGGACAGCACTTGCTACCGGTACAGTGTACAGCTCCGCCGTCACCCTGTTGTCCACTGTCGCAACAGGCATCTTGTACACACCTTTGATTTTCCATATCGCATGAATAACCGGTTGGACAACAGTATTCTCCGCAACAGACTGCGTTCGGCAACGTGCAACAACCGTTCGGACATGTTGTATACTGATTAGGAACAGTTGTACATACTCCATCAACAACCTCACAACCCGGTGAGGGACAATTTTCAGGTCTACCATTAGGACAGGAAGATAAACAGACAATACCTTTGTTCACTGCGCTAAGTTTTGTACCACGAACAAAAATCCGTTGCTGTCCTCCCTGCTGACCCGTATCAAGATCAAGATCGGTGTACCAAGATTGCATATTGCTTGGTACACATCTGGGCAATCCTTCATTGCTAACCACCAGTATATCGCCATCACGGCATTCACAAAGTTGTGCTATCGGAGCCTGTGCTTTTGTTGTTAAATCCCAGTGAAATGTACCTCCCTGACAGACACCCGGATTCAATAAACACTGTCCAGTACATCCTCCACTGGTAGAATCACACTGTCGCGACGATGCCCACAAAGGATAGGTACAAAGACAGTCGAACTCCATATGATCGAGAGTTCCGCTCCATCCAGAAAAGACCGGAATGCCACCATGAGACTGGTTACAATTTTTGAGTGACGCCGTTGCCTTTGCTGGTATGCAGTATTTGCTTGGCTTCATGCGATCTCCTTGGCAGTCTGGATTGGCGGCATTTTCTTCTGGAGTACCGTTACACCCCGGACCACTGGCGCCCAAAATTTGTTGCTGTTCCTTCGTTAATCCGGCCGTATCGGGAATAGCTTGACACACCACCTCTTCACCAGCTTGTGCTTCATTGCACATGTTAAGACAATCTTGGTCGGTATGGCATGTTGTTTTTTCAGTGAAACAATTCTTATTATAGTTTCCTCTTCCCGGATCGATAACTAGCCTTCTAAGTTTAGGCTTGCTTAAAATACCGAAAACGATTAGAGAAAAGGCTACGATAAAGAAGATTGAAACTATTATGACTAACAATCCCATTTATTGGGTAAAATATTATTTGTTGTAATAAATGGCAAACATAAGGTTCATATTAATACGAGTTGCAGTTATTGTCATTGGACTTCTGACAGCGTACGCCTTATATAACTATATTCTAAAGCCTTTTCTGTTCGAGCCATTGTGTTTGATCAACAGTAACGGCTGTGCTCGTATGGCCTATTACAGCTACAATAACTCTGCTCTAGTGCATATGAAAGGAACGGGAGTTTGGATTTGGTTCAATGGCGACCGGGCTTTTATTTACGGCCAACCTGTGGGACAGATGTGTGAACATCCAGAAAAGTATGTCGCTGCTTATGCCATCAATACGCGTACAGGTCTTAAAGAAGGTTACGAATGCGTAATGATTTTGAAGCAGGTTATCGATTTCTATGAGAAGAAAGGTGTGAAGATGAACTACATTACCGAACGAGTCGACGATCTGAGCACGTACAACATCTACAACGTGTTGAACATCCTTAACAGAAAAAATATCATCAACTTGAGTGAAAGTGGAGCGGTATAATTTTTGTAGCCTATAATAAATGCCGTTGATAATCATAATTTTTGGCGTTTTACTGTTATTCACGGTGATAATTATTGCAGTGCATAAGGCATCTAGCAAATCAGGATTATCACAATCGTGTAGTACCGACGCCGATTGTCCCAAGGGAGATCACTGTGTAGCAGATCCGCAGGCCGGTGGTAAAACGCATTGTATTCCTTCCGACCAGCTTTTCTGTAAAATAGATCCACCCACAGAGCTTAAACAGTGTGAATGTCCCAACGTTGATGAGAATGGCATTTGTGTAGGATCGACCGGTTGTGATAAATGCCTTAATAATCCCAAGTTTTCGTGTATCCAGGTTTCCGACAAGCATCCTTACTCTTGGCAACAGGGAAATAAAAAAATCACTATACCTAACTCTCCCAGAAATTACGGTTGGTGCCTACCGAACGTCATAAATAGAGATGTTAAGTGCAATCCATACACCTCAGAATACATTTTAGCCCAAGTGGGAGATAACGAGTATGAATGGGGATGCTATTGTAAATATCCTAACCTCTTTGGAAATAGTAATACACTAAACAACTGCGATTTTGTCTACGCATGTGCAGCCTCTGTCGGAGAGGGAGGTGAAAAACTCGGCACTCTTATGGTACCAAGTAAAGACGAGGTAAAGTGCCATTTGGACTCTGACTGCCCCACGAACGAGAAATGCTTACAACCTCGTGATCCTCCTCCTTGCGGTTACAACAGCACTAGTAAACATATTATTACCACAGACTGTAAAGACTCAAACAACTGCGTCTGCCATACTGAATGGGCTGGAGAATATACTTTAGATAGTAATCCTCTGGATGGACAGTGTGTATGCAACAAGCTGAACGATAAGCAACTCGATTACCAATGTGTAGTTAGATCTCAAGATTATTTTGAAATGAATTGTGTAAAAGGATATTGTGGATCGGTTGAAGGCTCCTCTCCAACCAAGAAGATCTGTACGACTCCGGGAGAGACCGGCTGTTGCGATCCGCAAAAATGTTTCCATCCCGATCCGAACGATCCATCGCAATGTATGTGTTGTGATTGCCCGGATGGTTATATTCAGTGTCCTGATCAGATCGCTTCGGGAAATGAAGGGCTAATCTTATACTGTCAAGAAACTGGACCGATGTGTGTCAAAGATCCATGTGCGACTCCACAAGTACCGGGAGGATATTGGAATGGACAGAACTGTGAATGTGGAAAAGGCCACGTGGCTATTGAAGATGAGAATAGCGCAGTGGGACAGATTTGTGGCGATCCCTGTGCGGGTAATGGTCCATGTGGAAATCGTGGCACATGCTATTTTCCTGATGATGGTCAGACTGTTCAGGATGCTCGTTGTTGCGATTGTGTATGTCCATATACGAACGAAAATGACGATACGTGCACATGTTCTAATACATCTAAAAATTCCGGTGGAAACGTAAAAATCGGCTCTGGAGGTGAGTGTTGGTGGGATAACGATTGCTGTTCTGGAGATTGTCATGGAGGAGGAGGGGGGTCTTCTGGATTTTGTAGAGGAGCCAGCGTTATCACTAGTCCTTGCAATGCAAAAAAGAAATGTATTCCTAAGCCTCCAAAACCTCCAGTTACTTGTGATGACGGAAGTAGTTGTCCTTACGATACAAGCTGTTGTGCTCTTCCGGGAGGAGACAAATATAACTGCTGTCCTTACTCAGACGGAACATGCTGTGACGATGGGTATCACTGTTGCCCTTCCAGTCATCCAAAATGCGATAGCGCCGCCAAGGTATGCAGAAGAGAAGATGGAAGTGATCCTATTTCTTGGACCGGACACACATAATTTTTATTAGGAAATCCTAATAAAAACCTAATATCGTTCTAGTTGTTTTTTCACCTGGTTCAATCGTGACTGATTTTCCGCAATCTGCGCATTGGCCTGATCCAAAACCTTTTTGAGTTGTGCATTTTCGATGCCCTTTGCATCCAGCTCTCCCTTTAGGGTGATTTTATCACGTTCTAATGTGGAAATATTTTTCTGTAAACGCTCCATCTTCTGATTATGAACCTCGTTAAGAGTAGCTAAAGTCTTGGTCTTCTCGTTAAGATCACTACGAAGTTGTTGAATCTCCTCTGAATGTTTGGCATGCATCTTGTTCTCGGAATGAAACATGCGAGCAGTGTTCTGCTTACAATCAGATAGGATTTTTTCCAACTGTTTTACCTCTTCTTCGTGCTTAGAACACTTAATACGCTCGGTATTGATCTGTTCGTCCAAAAACTTGATCTTGATCTGTAGCTTATCGCATAGTTCCTTAAAGCGGAATATCTCCTTTTTGAAGATCTCGCAGTTGCTTTGAGAGGTTTCTAAATCCAGTTTAGCCTGATTATACCGATTTTCAGCCTCCTTTTTCCTCTGTTCCGATGTCTGTATCTTTTCTTCCAAAAGATTGAACCGAACGACAGTCTCTTCTCCCAGATTTCTCATCTGTCTGGTGATATCAGCAATCTTGGAGTCGCGTTCTCCAATAGCCTTGTTCATTTCCATCTTTTGTTCGTTAAGAGTCTTGATGTATTGGGTAGATAGTTGTTCTGAGTTGAGTTTGAGTCTCTTATTCTCCTCGACGGTGTGCTCAATCTGTGCCTTCAAAATGTTGTTACTATTTCTCATCTCTTCTTGAATACGGTCATCACGAGTCTGGAGAGCCGAGTACTCATCGCGCTTCTTTTCCAGCTTTGCTTCCATTTCGTTCCTAAGTTTCATAATAATTTTATCATAATAGGTCTTAATCTCGCTCGTACGAATCTGAATCTGCTTTTCCAAACTGTTTTTAAGAGCTTCGTACTCCTTTTTTAGCTTCTCCAACTCATTTTGAGATGTTGTAGCTTCGATTTTCTTATCTGACATAAGTTGGGCATATTTTTTCTCAGCCCTGTTATTAGCGATTTCGAGTTCGCGTTCATGCTTTAGCCTTTGTTGTTCCAAGGCATTCTTACTATTTTTGTCAAGCTGAACAAGCTGGCCTTCATAGTTTTCTCTCATTTTGATCGTTTTAGCATCATTAGTTTTGAGAATATTTTCTATTCCTCGGTCAAACTCTGCTTTAGCATTTTCGATTCTAAAATTCGTATCCGATATAATTCGTTCCCGTTCTTTCTCAATTTCTTTTGATCTCTTTTCCATACGATCAACAGAGCTTTGCAGAGTATTGATAATAGCGGTCTTTTCGGCAATAAGACTATCTGTCTTTTCCTTATGTTGGATCGCTAGCTGGCGAGCCAGTGCATCCTTTTCGGTCGCAAAATTAGACGATAGCTGTTGAATCCTATGCCGGTCTGCTGCATGAGCTTCTCTAGTTTTGCGAAGTTGTTCTTCTAGGTCGACAATATTCGTCTTCAACTGCTCCTCGCGTTTGGCTATCATCTTTTCTGCTGTATCCTTAACCATATCACCTTCTTCGATCTGTTCATTGAGTCGTTTCTGAAGAGTTGAAACGGCCTCTTTGAGAAGATTAGTTTCCAGTGATTTTTTATTTTTACTCTTTTCACAATCAGAAAATCTATCTTGAAGTTGTTCGTTCTCCAAACGAAGGCGTCCTAGCTGATTATGAGCATTATCTCTTTCTTCAGTCAGATCACTAATCTGTTCCTGAAAATAGTCCTGCGTTTTGCCGAGTTCACGATGGTGTTCTTCGGTTCGTTGCTCAATCTCATCTATTAGACGACGTAATTTATCCTTGAGTTTAATCTTGTCATCTGAGAGTTTCTTAATGATACGGCGATATTTGTCGCGATTATCGTTCTCTAGATCAAACGATTCATCATAACTTGATGTTCCATGAGAAGATCCCTTTTTTGATGGTTGCCGGTAGCTTGAATGTGATCGTACTGACATTTTGCTAGAACATTATTTATTTTTAGATGAATAAATGCCAAGTAATGTAAGATCAAGATCCAGACGAAGAAAATCACGATCACGCCGGAGAGCTTCGCGGAGAAAATCACGCCGGAGATCCTCACGTCGTCGGAGAGCTTCGCGGAGAAAATCACGCCGGAGAGCTTCGCGGAGGAGATCCTCACGCCGTCGGAGAACCTCACGCCGACGAGTAAAAATGGGAATGGGAGGTGGTGGCGGAAAATGGACTATCTTTACACTCAGTACATGTCCACACTGTAGAGAAGCCAAAAATCTTCTTCGTGAAAAGGGTATTCAGTACAGAGAAATAGTCTGTGATGATTTGAAGAAGAAGGAGATGGTTAACAAAAAGTTTAACGGATATCGTACATATCCTAAGGTGGTAAATGATAAGGGTAAATTTATCGGTGGCCGTGAGGAGTTGGAAAAGTATTTAAAATAAACCTTATCTCTACATAAATGGAGCAACAATATGATTTGTATAATAACCCGATGGTACAAAACGCTCGTAAAGCTATGACCCCTGAGCAACTGGAAGAGTATAAAAAAATCGGCCAATACATGTATAACTCTGTGAACTATAAGATCGCCGAAACCGGATCACAAGTAAAACCTCCCACCGAGGAGAATTTGATCCTATACGCTACAGAATCGTTAAAATCCGGTTTAAGCCCTTTTGATCTATCTGATGAAGAGTTACGAGCACTAGTTCAGGTCTATGGCCAAAAATGGTACGAAAAATTCGACTTTGTTGAAGATGAAGTTCCCAAACCGTTCGTACAGCTTGTTACCGAAAAGGAAGCGAAACAAAAATAATTTCATAGAATAAATGAATAACACAAAAGCAGGTCTATGGTTTGGACTCATATTTGGTGGTCTCAGCCTCACGTATAGCATTTTTATGTTACTGTATCTTCAGAACGCAAAGAAATGCGATCCTAAGCTTAGCGATCGTGACAGGCGTTTTCGACAAGCTGCTGTCGTCATTACATGGATCGCTGCTATTTTAGGCGGTCTGAATCTTATCGGTATACTTGTCGCTTTACTATCCAGTCCGTCGATGACTTATGTGTCTATGTCGACACCTTCGCCGAAAATGGAATTCTAAATGTTAATACTAATGCTAGTATTAACTTACATAAAACCCAAAGTATATTTAGCACTATTGTACATATGATTCAGCTTGTGGCTGTACCATCCCGAATAGCAACTTACAATCACACCATCAACCTGAAAGTAACCTCCTTGAACGTATGGAGAATAGATTCCTTCTGTGAAACGGGTCAGTACACGACTCGGAGCTACGGTACATTCTGCTCCCTTTCTGAAAAGTTTGCTTTCGTCGTTCAGATCCTTCATCATAGTAAATGATTGGCTGGTCATATCGTACAGAAAATGATCTGAAGAGGTCCAAACGATGTTGGATGTCTCGTCGGTACAGTGATAAGCTAGACCCATGATCTCCATCATTTTTTCCGGCTCTCTCCTAATCCATCCCAGTACAGGAACATACTCTTCTCCATTGAATACAAGATCGTGAGTAGATAGCTCATCCATCGTTTTAGTTCCTCCTTTTGTAACAACTGTCGCAGAAGGAGGAAAACAACCGGATGCAATTTTCACATCTGTACACTCAAATGTTGTGGATCCAGTGCAGATGTATGCATCAGAGGAGTTAAAACTTGGAAATAGATCATGCAGATATACCTTTTCTGTACAAGAGATGATTCCTCTGCTACAATATCTCCCTCTTTTCTCTTCAGCCGGACCCTCTGCAGAAGTAAAACATACTAGCAGTAGTAACAGAATACCGATTACACGCATTTATAACTCTTGTTCGGAATCGAGAAATTTCAATTTTTTAAATGTTGTGATCATGTTCCTTTTCTCAGCTCTCCCTCCCCACTGATTCGGACTGTAGAACCATTCTGCAAACTCTCTTGACTTTATCCATTTCCTAAAGCGCCAGTATCGTAGATTATTTCTGCAAAAGCGCTGAAGACGTTTCAGCTTCTCGACATCGGCATCGAAATCATAATTGCCTTCTTTTATCCAAGAACAACCTTCACAATTAACAAAACGGACAGTTGAGATACCAAAAATTTCCGTCAAACTAGTACAATTACTACACCGAAGTTCGATAAGATTTGGAAGCATGGGAATCTTTGTTAGGCTAGTACAATCACTACAGAAAAGGTAGGTAAGTTGTGGAAGCTCGGGAATCGTTGTTAGACTAGTACAATGAGCACAATAAAGTTCATTAAGCTTTGGAAGCTTGGGAATCGTTGTTAGACCAGTACAATAACGACAGAAAAGGTGGGTAAGTTGTGGAAGCTCGGGAATCTCTGTTAAGCTAGTACCATCACAAGCAAGTTCGGTAAGATTTAACAATACAGGAATCTCTAGCCTAGTACAATCGCCACAATTAAGTCTAGCAAGTGACAAAAGAGTAGGAATCTTTGTTAAACTATTACAACCATAGCAATCAAGTTCAGTGAGCTGTGGAAGCACAGGAATCTCCGTCAGGTTAGTACAACTTTCACATTTAAGATCATTAAGCCGTGGAAGCACAGGAATCTTTGTTAGACTATCACATCCATAGCAATTAAGTTCAATAAGCTGTGGAAGCGCAGGAATCTCCGCCAGGTCAGTACAATTTTCACAGCAAAAATCAATAAGCTGTGGAAGCGTAGGAATCTCCGTTAGATTAATACAATTGTTACAATAAAGTGTGGTGAGTTTTGGAAGCATAGGAATCTCCGTTAGACTAATACAATTGTTACAATAAAGTATGGCAAGTTGCGGAAGTGTCGGAATCTCTGTTAGGTTAGTACAACCGAAACAATAAAGTGTGGTAAGCTTTGGAAGCATAGGAATCTCCGTTAGATTAATACAATTGTTACAATAAAGTGTGGTGAGTTTTGGAAGCATAGGAATCCCTGTTAGCTTAGTGCAATCACTACAAATTAACTCCGTTATATTCTCATCATATTTCCCTCTACAAATGCGACACATTTCAATCGGTTTACACAAAAGTTAAATAGAATCAATTTAGAATAAAATGATATTGCTACTGTTGGTATTCATTATAATTATGATCATTTTGATATGGACTAAACCCACAAAGAAAACGAAGCCGAAACCCGAAAACTACGCGATCGATACATCCTCTCCGGATTTCATCTTCGTGGAAGGATAGTATTGTATGGTGATCGTCACCATACAATATGATTTGTTTTTACTCATCCTCATCATCGTCTTCCTCCTCAATCTCATCGATATCCTCATCCTCATCGATGTCTTCATCTTCTTCTGCAATATCAACCTCGGATTCGGAATCGATATCCTCATCATCTAGCTCATCGACCTGAAACTCATCAAGCGACGTCTTCTGCTCCAAATTATCAGGCACGTCAAACTTGAACTTAAACTTTTTGCACGCCTCAATATCATCATCTGTAAGATCAGTGACAGTTCCGTCATCAAGTTGTTTTCCGATCACTTTTTCTGTCTTGCGATCAAACACCAATCGTGTTTCTGGATGTTCCATGTTTCCGAAATCGTTGGGTCTGATCGGAATAACGGGAATATGCGAGGTAAGCTTCTTGACTACATCGGTACTGGTTGTGGCGCGATCAGACTTCTTTCCCTTGGGTTTAGACTTTTCCTTAGGGGCGGGAGGTTCTCCAAGAAGGCGCTCAATAAGTTCAGCCTTTTTCCCACTAACCTTATGACCATGTTCACGACACAGAGCTTTGAGTTCAGGAACGGTACATTTATTCAGCCTGAGCGGACTAAGATCATTCATATCGATACTGATTCCTCCCTTGTCATCTTCCTTATTTCCGCTTTTCTTGGGTTTATCACCCTTTTTCGGAACGTCGGACCATAGATCGCGAAGTTCAGCCTTGTCGAGACCATATTTTTCCGCTAGACAGGTCCAATATTTGTCCAGAACTTTTTCTATTTCTTTTTGAAGCGTTTTACTTAAAGACATTCTTGTTGTTTGTTTCCAAGATCCAATTTTTAAACTTCATTTTTGAATTTAAGAAGTACAGGAAAGAAATAAAATGTCAGTAGAGACAGAATTATACGACTTATTGGGTGTGACTCCCAAGGCTACAGAAAAGGAGATCAAGCAAGCATATCGTAAAAAAGCTCTCACACACCATCCAGATAAAGGGGGAGACGAAGAAGAGTTTAAGAAACTAAACGTTGCTTTTGAGATTCTTTCCGACCCACAGAAGAGAAAGGTGTATGATAGGTTTGGTAAAAATGGGCTGAAAAGCTCTGGGGTTGTTTCGGATGATATTCTCGGTAGTATATTCGGAAATTTTTTCGGTAACATGGGAGGTTTAGGAGGAATATTCAACATGTATAATAATATACGAAATGCTGTTCGCAAGACGCCACCGATTATTCACAAGTACCAGGTTGAACTGGAAGACCTGTGTTCCCGTAAGATTGTTAAGTTACGTTTTACTCGTGAACGGCCATGTCCTTGCACATCTGATAAAACAAGCTGCGTAGAATGCTCAGGAAAAGGGGTGAAAGTCTGCGTTAGACAAATCGGACCGAATATGATTCAGCAAACGCAATCTCCGTGTGATAAATGCAGTGGCAGGGGTAAGATTTTTTCATCTTGTGATAAGTGTAAAATGGGAATGCGTGAATTACCAAAGACTTTTCAGCTTCATCTTACTCCGGAATTGGAAAATGGGTATAAATACGTGTTCGCAGAAGAGGGAAACCAAAATCACGATTCTGAACCGGGAGATTTCATTGTCGTTATCGTGTATAAACCCCACTCTCTGTTTCGAGTTACAGGGTCAAAGATTCGCCACCTGACATGCACATTGAAAATAAGCCTGAAGGAAGCTTTATGTGGTTTTAAGAAGATTATTACCCATCCCGATGGAGAACAGATTGTGATAGAGGAAAAAGGAATCACAACTCCCGAATCCGATAAGAAAATACCCAATAGAGGTCTCTCACATAAGTCATATTTGAAAATTACGTACGAGATCAAGTTTCCGGATAAGCTTTCTCAAGAGGACAAAACAACCCTCTCTCGTGTGCTTTAAAAGAATGATCTATGAAATAAAATGGACTTTCCTCGTTGGCGAAGACCTGCTCTTAATTTTGCGGGTAGAAATATTGTCTATGTGGTAGTAAAGTTTGAAAGAAGCTATATTGCTAGAGGAATGGTGGATTCCCAGCCCGAAGTGGAGGTTTTAGGCGTATTTGCATCGCGCAACGATGCAGATATCTGCGCATCAAACAACAGTGAGCCTTTTTCTAGCAGTGTTGTTATACACGAAACGATGTTTCACAACAATAGAGTTATTCCTTAGAATCTGGTACTGGTCTTGTCTGTTACATACACGTAAAGTCGATCGTCGAAACAGATCTTATCAGATACCATATAGGCGATCAAGATCTTCCAATCATCTACGCTTTCACTATGTTCCAGATTCGGAACACCCTTGAGCTGAATATACACACTGAATGCATCTCTCTTGATCAATTCGGCCTCAACCTCGCCGTTAAAGTACCACGGGTCTGCAAAGTTACGCCGAATCTGGTCAATAGCTGTCTTATCGTATATCGGATCCCATGAATCCATATCTGTCGTGTCCCATCCTTCATCCGAATCCTCTTTCATCTGTTGTACCTGAAAAGTAATAGTTTCCATTTATTCGAAATGGAAACCTAATTTTAAATTCAATTTAAAATTCTGATAATAAATGCGATACAACAAAGCATATTGTCATAATCAGCTGGTCGGAGAAGGAAAAGTAAAGATCAGATTATTCCAAAAAGGGAATTTGCATTACATCGAGTGAGATTTACAAGATGGATAGACAGGGAGAAGTTTTCCGAATAGCTCTAACTGATTTTTACATTGATTATTGGAGCTATGTATCACTCAGTTCTAACATGTCTCACTGGTTATATAAGGCTATTCAGACAAACACCAGAGTTGTTATTAATAGAGTAAAATACCCCCTCATGACATTGCAAGCTTTGTCTAAAAAGGAAGAGAGGCTTTTCATCGACGGAGACCTTCCATACAAGAGTCTTTCTATAAAGTATGAGAAGCCAAAGTACTTGGACGAAGGAGGTTTTGGCGCTGTGACATACTATCCTCATCAGGACTTTGTAGCCAAGAAATACTTCGAATTTGATCCCAATAAGACTCCTCCAATGGATATGGTGAAAGAAATTGCTTTTTACCGCTTGTTCAATCATGAAACAAGATGTTTACCTATTCTAAAAAGTTTCAACCTGAAAAAAGGAGTAGCGGTTTTTGAACGTGGTGTTAGCACATTATACTCAGCGTATGGAAGTTTTACGCTAGAACAGGTGCGTAACATAATGTTCAAGTTAGCTTTTTGCCTACGAGAGTCTTCTGGCCAGGGAATATTTCATAGCGATTTGAAACCTACCAACCTCATTATCGATGTAAATGGAAACGTTAAAATCATTGACTGGGGAATATCAGAAATTGATAGGGCTGGCACAAAAACCACAGGAATCGGTTCTTTTTGGTATAAAGCGCCTGAGCTCTTTGGAGATTATCATAATGTTCTTGTGAATAAATCGGATATATTTTCCCTGGGGATAATCTTCTTAGAGATATTATTGAAGGGACTACCATTCGCAGGAGATAGCATAGATATTCAGACTAGGAATCTAATAAAGTTTTACAATGGTAAACGGTGGAGCGATCATATGGGGACTAAAGACCCAACAAAAGAACTACATAACATAGTTATGGACGAAGATACAGATTACCAAGCAGTTATAAAGGCACATCCTTATCTTCGGAGATTATCATCCTATACAGCTGATATGATTTCTGGAATGTTGCTTCCGAATCCTAAAAAGCGTTGGACATATGACCAAATCCTTCATTCTTCAGTATTTGACAAGTATAAGATACCAAAACCGCTTCCAAAATATCTCAACGAAATGGATTATCTTAATATGAAAGAGGACTGGGAAAGAGAAGGACTAAACATTAAATTAAGAGCTATACTTCTTGAATGGATGTTCGAAGTTGCCGTGAAATTTAAGATGGAATTGACGGGTTATTTTCTTGCGGTACAAATTCTTGATGTAACCATATCTGTTCTCAAAAGCCAAAAAATAAAACGTAACCAGTTGCAGGTGTTTGCTTGCGCTGCTCTCTGTTTATCGGGTAAATTATTCATGGATGTGGATGATGTACCCGAGGATAAAGATTATGTACAGGCATCTGACAATGCTTTTTCTGTCGCAAGTCTGGTAAAAGCTTGTAGAACTATAATGGAAGTACAGGAAGGACGTTATTTTATGGCAACCATTTATGACTATTATCGACTAATAGTTGGCGGTGCTCGGAATAAAGTTCAGATATACAATATACTACTGACATATGTACGACCAACTGTCTACATGATGGAACCAAAAACTGTAGCTGAAGAGATAGCTACTAGTTCTGAGCCATTTCCTGATAAAGTCGTCCCGAAAGAATGTAGAGAATATTTGTCAGCATTTAAGAAGGTTTTGAGATAAGAACTACAGGCTCGCCCACAAGACGTGGTAAGCCATCCTCATCATTGCCCAAAAAATCTAGAGGTATTACGTGCGATGTATCGACATTAGGACCGATTATTCCCAGAGCTTGATACGCGAGAGCTACCATTTCGCTACAAAAAACGCTCTTATCATGCTTAGACTTGCACTGAAATCGGCGCATGAAGGGAAACGCTGCACAACACAAACAGCACAAGTTGTAGGATGCGTCATAGTATTGTCCATACAATCTAGCTAAGGGCGGTCCCGGTTCAACTGTAGGAGGATGTAGTAACGCGCACGAAGCTACCCGTGCATCAGGAAACCATTTGACATAATCATCGATAGCTTCTTGTAGAGGAACCAGACGAGAACCAATACCACGTGTGTCCATAATCGAATCCCATAGATATAAGGTTTCAGGCTGATCAGCAAGATGAGGAAACCACGATGAGAGCACTACCAGACCACAGTGAGAGTAGTCGCCTCTGCCGATACGCTCTTTCTGCACATATTCGATAATACGAGAAACTCCGTCGGATGAATGAAATAAAATTAGATCAAGAGGTTGAGGATACATTTTTAACATATATACAATATGTCAAAACTCAATTTTATACATCCACTTTCAAGCGATCGACTACGCGACGCAGATTCTGCAACGTGTGAGCCGTGTTAATGATCTGTACAGGGGTAAACTCATCGTCACGCAACCGAGTCTTATCTAGATAAGCTAATTCTTCGGCAGTTGCGCGTGCTTTGAACATGAGATGTAGAAGTTCATGACATTCTGCATTGTTAAACTTGCCTAGATTGATCTTATAGTCAAAACGCCCTTCACGAAGTAATGCCTCATCGATGCGTTCGAGATAGTTCGTGGTGGCGATGATTATTCGTCCTCTCATTTCAGCAACTCCATCCAGAACCGTGAGAAGAGTGTAGATATCCAATCCGCTCTTAAGTTTCTCCATCTTTTTCTTCACTCCTGCGAGTTCTCTTGCGATCGGCTCTCTTGCTTCGGCAGGAGTTTTAGTTTGCATTTCCAACAAGCGCATATATTCTTCTCTAAGTACATGCTCGGCATTGAGTTCTCCCTCTTTCTCATCGGTTTGCTCACCGCTAGATCGTTTGATAGCCCCTTGTACACAATCAAACTCTTCGAAGACAAAAATGACATCCGAAACATTGTAACACCTTGCAAGAATTTCCTCGAATGCACCCGATGTTTCCACCTTTTTCATATCGATTGTTACAGCTGTTCTTCCGGTATAGTTACATATCGCTTTGATCAGACTCGTTTTTCCGGTTCCAGGAGCTCCATGAAGCATAAAACCGAGATTGTATGTTCCAAAACCGTTGAAGGAAGATTTTCCGGTATCCAGCGCCTTTTGAAAGTCTTGTAACGCGTTTAGAATCATCGGTTTGTGACGTGATACAAACATGTCTAGAGTACGATCAGGAAAGATTAAGTATCTTTTTTCTGTGAAATGATCTCTAACAAAAAGTTGTTTGGACTCGGGAGAATCATTTTTTTCATCATCATTACAGTCTGGCATTTCGGAAACGCGAGCATGTAACTCTCGCAAGCTAGCTTCATTCTCATACGCGATAAATACAGAGTCCTCATCTCTGTACAGATAGACAACACCTTCCTTTCCCACAAAGAGGGGATGATATTTCGAGATAGTTAAACAACTTGCGACAGGAGTAAAGGAAGATTGCTTATGATAATGGTTTCGCATCGGTAGGTGATCTTTGGAAAAATCACACCTTCTCGCTATTTTTCCAGGGAATTTCCAACCCAACTGCTGAAAGTAAAAAGCTACCATTTTACGGGTAAAGACTTGATTCCCTGGAATCGACCATGTGCAATGTTTGAGATCTAATTTCGTTACTAGTTCTGTATAATAATCATAATTTTCCCTAGTTATAGTTGACAAATTGGAGCCTTTTTTGATCCGATTGCGGAAGGTCATCCACTGTGTTTTTACCCACGTTTTGATTTTTGGTCCGAAGACAATAGACATGACAGCGAGAATAAATGTGTTGATGAGATTGTCTAGCGTTTTGTCACCGGTATTCACTCGCTGAACAACGCTATAACGGATAATATCCTTGATGGCGATCACAAAGGAATCCATTCGATATATTCCCGATACATGATCGAAATTTTCAATTTTGATCGCTATTATAAATGGCTTATCAAAAAGTGCTCTGGCCTATAAAGTGGCAAGTAGTGTTGTTGGTTGTGATAGCTGTGATGATATACCTTGTGCCTATAAGAAGTATGAATCCGCTGGTGCTACTGGGAATCGTTATCATCGCTTACCTCGTATACTCCGCTATCCTTAACACGTGGAAATGCTCCTCGGCTGAGAATTTTGAAGAAGAGGAAAAGGTTTGCACAGGAGGTTGCAGTAGTAACAAGAAATTGTTGCCTATTATGGAACCAGAGTTTAATCTCTATGAGTGCGCCAAACAGCTGATTTTATTGGAAGATCATTGCAACAATCCGGGTAAAAGGTGCGAGGACTGTATCAAGAAGCACTTTATGACCATCGAGGCTCTAGCTGAAGAAGGTGCTAGCCTGGACAAGAAGGGTACCTGTAGAGGAGAGTGCAATGACTTGGCTAATAAAATCCGCTACGTCAAGAAAGAGATGTTATCTGGAAAGGATCTAAGTGAAATCGCACAGGAACTGCGTCAGATTCGAAAGCCTTTGATGGTGAAATATTTCAAGGCTGAGATGGAATAAGATTAGGCGTTTAAAATTGTTTTTGTTTCTAGTTAGAAAACAAAAACAACAACATGGAACGAACAATAAACAAAATACCGATAGATAAGCTACAGGCTTATCTTGATAAGGAATCACTAAAGAATCTTCACAAACTCAAGCTCTATTTAGACGACAAATACTACAATGAAGGAGAATCTCCAGTCAGTGATGCTCGTTACGATATGATCAAAGATACATTGACACGACGCGACGCAAAATATGTTCCTCCTGTAGGAGCGAAACTTCGTGAAGGGGAAAATCGCACAAAGCTACCTTTCTGGCTTGGAAGCGCCGACAAGATCACTCCGGATGAACAAGACGTGCTAAACCGATGGGCTCGTGATAATCCCGCTACCGAATATGTCTTTGCTGAAAAACTAGACGGCGTTTCATGTCTTGTCGTGGTTAAAAAGGGACGAATTAAGCTTTACACCCGTGGAAATGGTGTGGAAGGAGCGGATATTTCATATCTTGCACCATACTTTAAAAGCATTCCCAAGGACCTGGATAGAGATATCGCTGTGAGAGGAGAACTCATTATGAGCAAGAATGATTTTCTTCCCTATAAGCGTAAGGGTGATGAAAGAGGACTAGCTACCGTAGGAGGTAAGGACTATAAAAATGCCCGAAATATGGTTTCAGGACTCATCGGCGCCAAAACAGCTCGTCACGGACTGAAGGATGTAACATTTGTCGCATATGAGATCGTTGGTGATAGCATGCCTAAACTCAGTAAACAGCTGAAGACACTGAAGAAACTAGGATTCACAGTGGCGATGTGGGAAAAGTCTGACGATATCAGTATGGAAAATCTGATGAAGACATATCTACGCTTCAAAAAGGAGACCAAATATGATATCGATGGAATGATCGTGCAGGCCGATGTTCCCTATGATCGCAACACTTCGGGAAACCCAGATTACATGTTTGCTTTCAAGATGCCTGTTGGAGATGCGATGCGTGAAACCACAGTTCGTAGCATCGAGTGGAACGTTAGTAAATGGGGACAACTAAAGCCTGTCGCCATTATTCAACCAGTAAAATTAGATGATATCACAATGAAACGTGTTACAGCCCATAATGCAAAGTATGTTGAGGATAATAAGCTGGGTCCGGGCGCAATCATTACCGTAACCAGAAGTAAAGAGGTTATTCCTTACATCGTTGGAGTCGTCAAGAAATCCAGTCGGCCTCAGATGCCAAGTGTTGATTATGTTTGGGATGCTAATCACGTCAATGTTATCGTCAAAAGAGTAGAAGATACGATGTGCATTAAGCTTATCTCATCATTCTTCGCCAAGCTGAGTATCAAGCACGTATCTGAGGCCACCGTTAAAAAGATGTTTGCCAACGGACTTAACAACCTGATGAAGATACTATCAGCCAGTAAGAAAAGATTGCTTCAGGTGCCTGAATTTCAGGAAAAATCAGCAGAACGTATTCACACTAATATTCACGAGGGATTACAGAATGCAAAACTGTCTGTAGTGTTAGGAGCATCCGGAATCTTTGGCTTTGGCATCGGTAGAAAGCGAATGGATATGCTTCTCCTAGATTTTCCCAATCTATTATCTATGTCACAACGAATGTCACGTCAACAGGTTATGGACAGTATCCTCAGCGTAGAAGGATTTTCTGATATCATGGCGCAAAAGGTGGTTGATAATCTTCCCAATGCGAGGAAATTCATCGAAAAAATCAGCAAGTATGCTACATTCAAGGAGGAAAAACGCGTGTCGGATAGCATGAAAGGTCACAAGTACGTTATGACCGGATTTCGAGATAAGAAACTAGAAGAAGATATTGCCGAACGTGGAGGAAAGGTCACATCCTCAGTCTCCAAGAATACCACCGCAGTTATTGTAGCTGTCAAAGGTGGACGATTAACGGGAAAGCTGAAAAAGGCTGATGATTTGGGAGTTCCCATCTATGAGAAAACCGACTTTATCAAACAATTTATCAACTAACATAAATGAGTTATCAGCTAGAGCCTGCACAGCTACCCTTCTGCCAAGGCTTTTGGGATCCGAAAAAGAAGGAGTTTACGGACAATGATTCTATGGATGTAATCATGTGTTGTATCAACTCGTGTAAAGATTACATCGGTAACTGTTATAGATCGTGTCACGGTACTTACGGCCCGGATGGGAAACTAGCCAACTATAAGAATCATGAAAAATGCCATAATCAGTGTGAACAGATGACGAAAAACTGTGAGAACGTCTGTTTATCATATCCTTCCCCTGGAATGAAAGAGATCACACAGTGTGCTCACGATCACGAGTGTGGGACCTTTCCTCTTCTCGATTCGGCTTGTATGAACGACAACAAGCAGTTTATCATCGATTGTTGTCGTAAAACCTGTCAACTAGGAGATTGCGATCGTGAATGCAAACAGTTTTGGGAACACCTTGTGCATGGGACTAATGCACCTTTAACAGACCTTAAGAACAGATACAATATCTCCAAAGTAGAGTATAAGAAACGTGATGATAAGAAGTATCTTTACGTGATATATTTCATTCTGGCTGTTTTGATATTTCTGGCTGTGTATATACTTAAAAATTGAAACTTAAGAGATCTTGATTTCACAATCAGAAGATGGAAGAAATCAAGATCTATCATGAGGATGGAAAAATTAAAGAATCTGGATGGATGAATCAAGGGAAAAAGGAGGGTGAGTGGAAAACATGGTATGAGAATGGACAATTGGAGTCTCAAGGACATTACATACAAGATCAAAAAGAAGGAGAGTGGAAAGATTGGCAGGAGAATGGACAATTGTGGTCTCAAGGACAATATATACATGGAAAAATGGAGGGTGAATGGAAACATTGGCTCGAGAATGGAGTTTTCACACAGGGCTATTATGTTCAAGATCGAGAAGAGGGTGAATGGACATTTCAGTATGCCAATGGACAGTTCGCTCGAGGTAATTTTGTTCATGGAGAATATGAGGGTGAATGGAAAATATGGAATGCAAATGGACAACTGGACTATCATGGTCGATATTTTCAAGGAAAAAGAACGGGGAATTGTTCCGGTCGGCTGGATAATGGACAACTCAGCGATGAATTGTATTGTCTTCACGATCAGATACTTAAACCTTCCCAGATCAGTTTACTCCTTAAATTACAGGCCTGGATCAAGAAAATGCATCCTATTCTCCGTTTGAAAAGGTATCTTCCGGTTATTCAAGAGATCTGGTACACACCCGGATGTAAAGGGGCTTGGAACGCCAAACAATCGTTTGAACGAGAATTGAAGAATGTAAGATCCTGATTTAACTTATTTTGGGCGGTACTGGTCCAATAATTTTCGCTGTATTTCTTCCTCCCCTTCATCCCAAAATTTTGAGCGAATATAACTGTCTACTTTACTCTCAAATTCATTCTCGGTTTCACAATCGTAAATTTCTTCCAGTAAATTTAACCTATGAAGATGCATTAGAAAATTATTGTTAACTACCGTGGCAATAAAATTTTGTTTCTCTGATTCGGACATATCTGACATTTATTATATACGTTTTTAAGGCAAGAATTAATATAATAAATGTCATGCAAAGTACAGGTACTAATTTGCGGTACAGTAGTATTGGTTACCACAGTGTTATTTAACCTATGTAGTGAATGGACGCGTACACAGTATACTATCCCGTTTTGTCGGGCGATTGGATTACATACTTAATTTCTATAAATTGAAATTTTAACCCTTGTCAAAGTTAAAATTGGAATGAACGAGCGAACAGTCACAGAAAAAATATGCTTGGAGGCACGTTGCCTCGGACCTAAAGTGGTTGACAGTATCAGAAAGCAGATACAAAAAAAGATGAACGGTCATTGTGATCAAGAGTACGGCTACGTGGTCGATTCGGGTCAAAACATCGAGATTCTGGATAATAGCATCTCTTCAACCGGATCTGGGGTGTTTTTCACCGTTAAGTTCACTGTACGGTCCCTTAAACCTGCGGTAGGGGATGAATTTGAGGGCAAGGTTTTTATGATTTTTGAACATGGGATTCTGATCGAAGTAGAGAATTTGATGAAGGTTTTCATCTCTAAGGATAAGATGGGTTCATACAGGTACAGCAAGAGTAAGCAACTGTACAAAAAGGGCGCCACTACCATCAGCATGGGCGACATAATTACGGCGGTTATCGAGGATATCGAGTATGAAAAGAAAAATTTTAACTGTATTGGAAGCTTAAAAGATAAGTAACTACGATAAATGTCTTCTGAGCTTGAACTACTAATACAGTTAAAGAAACAGCTAGTCGATTTTCTAGATGAGCTGATTGAGTCCTTTCCGGAGGAGCCAGATTTTGTCATATTTCGCATCTTCGTGAAGGACCAGATTCCTATCGAAGATGTTATGAAGTATATTTGTGCACAACTTCTCCCTCTTCGGAACGAGGTAAAGGAACGTAATGATAACTTTTTCCTCAACCATAACGTATTATTTGAAAAGTTTGATGAGAAAAAGAGTAGCAAGGTCAATCAGTTTAAACGTCTCTGGCTCTCTCCTAGAGTAGATAAGAAGGATAAAGATGTAATCTGGCAGTGGTTTGATTCCTTTCTCTACCTAGCTAACAAGTATCAGCAACTTAATCTTGTCTAAGATAAATGTTCATTAACCATCCTGTTCTCAACAAGATAATGTCTTTTTGGGAGTTTGTCCCCATATTTCTGATCGCCTTCATCATCATGGCAGAACGGGATATGACCACGCACACCACTAACATGTCCTGTAAATTATTAATCAGCCTTATATGTATCCTAGTATTTATCATTGTATTTTTTGGCATGAAAAAGCCGAAGGCTGTGGCGATAATTATCGCTGCGGTCTTCTATGTTTCGCTGATAGGAATGAAACGAAATTTTCTAGGTGTTTAAAGAATCGTGTTGCTGTATAAAAATGAGTAATATTCAACAAGCGCGTGAATCCCTCGATGCCAAGTTGGCTGCAATGGGATATGTACAACCTGAAAACAACTCTGGTGGTGGCGGTACTTATAAAGTCTATGATGAGAAAGCTAAAGACGCTTATGTTTCTTCTCAGAATCATGGTTCTTATGCAACCTTTGGTAATGAAGTCGATACAGAGGTTCAAAAAACCGATTCCTGTCCAGCGTGCGATGAGAAAGCAGTCTATTCTTGTCACTGTGAGATTGGAGAGTTAATGTGTGCGAACAATCATATGTGGTACGTTAAAAAGAACGGAGAAGTCGTTTTGGGAGATCCTCATGAGGATGAGGACTAAATTTATAAGCGTAATCTGCTTATAAATTACATCATCTTCGAGTATACTGTAGCAAACATAAATAATACCATCAACAAGCGGAAGACCCAGTTTTCTACATGAGCGTTGTATAGCTCTTTTTCTACTTTCAAACGGGTTTCCTTTTCCTCATCAGCTTTGACCTGTGCGTTATTCAGATCTAGTTTAAGATAACGTGTTCTGACCTCTTCAGTATCTATTTCTGTCTGTAGTTTACAGATTCTTTTCTGAGCCTTTATGTATGCTCTCTGCTGTGCTAGAAGTTGCTCCATCACCATCTCATCGAGATGTCCCTTTTTCCGGTTACGAACAGGAGCGATGATACGAACCTCGTTCTGATCTGAGTCTTCTGACTCATCATCAGCGTCCGCGTCGATAAAATGCCGTTTAGAACTCTCATTGGTATTTAGATCACGTTGGTAGTCTTTTACGTCTGTCATTTGAGGCAATAACGGTAGTGGAGACGAGATTTCAATTTTAAAATGATTTTGCGATGTAAGTACAGAAAATTTTTCTGATTCGAATAAATGAGTACAAAGGCTTTGAAATTTAATCAGTGTTGCCATCAAATTGCTCATGCGAACGAATGTAGAAGCAAGTTTTTCTGCACTCCGCTAGAAACCTCTTTTCCGAGCATCTATAAGAAACTAGATAGCGAGCAGAAAGAGTTGATACGTCGCGGAGCATTGGATGTTGTTCTAATTGAGAATGCGTCAGAAATTGTTTCTCAAATGAAAAACACGCATGGGTTTATCGAGCAGATTTTTGACTTTATTCTGGAGGATAACAAGAAAGGATATAAATTTCTAGGCTCTTACAACTTTCCTGAGAGTGTTGCTGGTATCGAAAAGAAAGCTAAATCTCTCAAAAGGGAACATGATATGTCGGCTAAAAAACTCATTCTTCACGTATCACTAGATCTGGGCGATGTTGGACATTATGGGATAATTATTCGTAACGGTAACACGGTGATCGTGTTTGATAGCATGCAGGCCACGGATAAAGATAGCGAACACAGTTATTATACACCGAAATTCAAGCTTATCGCTAAGGCTCTGTTCGGAATCAACCCCATCGTTCCGAATATTCGAGGATGTGAGAGCCTACAACCGACAGGAGGGTTTGTGGAGGAAAAAAAGAGTGACAAAGGTTGGTTCTATGCGGTTCAAAATGCGGATTCCCAAAACCACTTCTGTTATATGTGGGCTATCTGGTGGTGTCATCTGTTCATAATCGGTGGAAAACGTGCTACGGACAAGGCGATAAAATCGATATATCGGAGAAAGATACTGCCTCTAGTAGTGATTAAAAGGTATATCTGGGCTCTTCTCAATTCGTTTTATACCAGTAACAAAGATTTGACAGATCTTTTCAAGGAGGTTATCGGTCAAAAAGTACCGGACAGAGACATACATCGCATATTGGCCTTTTTCATGGTACATTTTAGGTACATATGGGATGATCTCGATACGAAGGATGTGAAAAAATTTAACCGCTATGCGATCATCGACTGTGATCTAAACGAGGTTAGAAACATGGGAAGCACTAACGATTGCCTAGACTACTCGCTGAGAAAACCTCCTTATGAGGTCGATGACTTCTGCTCTGGAAGAGTGGTGGTTGCTAGAAAATCGAAAAAGAAGGGAAAGAAACGAAGATAATGGGTTATATCTATAAGAGTATGTCTTATAGATTTTTACGAATGAAAAAGATAGTTGAAGTAAGATTTGCGTAAAATGGTTAAGAAATGTAAACAACCCGGTTGCACTACACGACCCAGTTACGGAAAGCTAGGTGGAAAGAATGCCGAGTACTGCAAGTCGCACGCTCCTTTGAATTATGTTAATGTAATGCACAAACGGTGTAAACATCCCGATTGCATTATAATACCCAGCTACGGAAAGCTAGGAGGAACGGGGAAGAATGCTGAGTACTGCAAGTCGCACGCTCCTTTGAATTATGTTGATGTAACGCACAAACAGTGTAAACATCTCGATTGCACTACGCAACCCAGCTACGGAAAGCTAGGAGGAACGGGGAAGAATGCTGAGTACTGCAAGTCGCACGCTCCTTTGAATTATGTTGATGTGGTGAATAAACAGTGTAAACATCCCGATTGCACCACACGACCCAGTTACGGAAAGTTGGGAGGAACAAAAAAGGACGCCGAGTACTGCAAGTCGCACGCTCCTTTGAATTATGTTAATGTAGTGAATAAACGGTGTAAACATCCCGATTGCACTACGCAACCCAGCTACGGAAAGCTAGGAGGAACAAAAAAGGACGCCGAGTACTGTAAGTCACACGCTCCTTTGAATTATGTCGATGTAGTAAATAAACGGTGTAAACACCCTGATTGCATTATAATACCTATCTACGGAAAGCTAGGAGGAACGGGAAAGGATGCCGAGTACTGCAAGTCACACGCTCCTTCGAATTATATTGATGTGATGAATAAACAGTGTAAACACCCTGGTTGCACTACGCAACCCAACTATGGTCTTCTCGGATTTTCTCCAGATCACTGCACTGTACACAAGACCGACGAGATGATAAACAACCCTTACAGAAGATGTTCATTTACCCGTTGTCGTAATCGTGCATCCTGTGTACATGATAAGAAGTTTTATTGCTCAAATCACACTACGAACGATGCGATATATATGGAAAACGTATGCGCAATCTGTCTAGAGGTGTTTGTTGAAACAGGAATACATATATGTGATGCATGTCGAAATACGATCAAAACCAAGAAACCCATTAAGAAAAAACTTAAGGAAGAAACAGTCAAGTATCTGTTGGAAAGTGTCGGAATTATATACGAATCGTGGGATAAAAAAGTCCCTGATGGTTGCTCCAATAGACGACCTGATTTTGTGATACCAACTCAGTGGGGAGTGATTGTGCTGGAGGTTGATGAATTCCAACACAATAGAAAGAATTACAACTGTAGTTGTGAGTTAATAAGAATGCGTCAAATATATTTTGATATCGGAACAGAAAAGGTTCTTTATGTTCGCTACAATCCAGATAAGTATATTCCAAGCTATGGAAAAGTATTTTTGGAAGGAAGAAGACATGAATATCTACTAAAGATTCTCTCACAATATCAGCAAAATATTCCTGATGAAGCACTAACAATTATCTACTTGTTTTACGATGGTTTCACACAACTAGACTTAGAAATAGATAGCTTTGATCCCTATTATGATATCGTAGTTTTACAGTACTGTCGCGAGTGCGGTGTATACGGCTGTGATCATTAATTATTGATCCAGGCGATGATCGTATCCCTATCGACACAATACTTTCTCTGCACACCATCAAAATCCATCGCGATCAACTCCTTTTGTAGAGCACGCTTGTTATATGGACGGATACAGGCGCAACACTTTCTTCTACCATTTGGAATGGTGCAACCACATTCTACACACGTATTAAGAAATACGATATTCGTAAACCTCATGTGAGAGAGACAATTAGGACATTGGAGTATATAACTATCGTCGGATAGATGCACCTGTCGCAGAGCAATAGGCTTACCGTTCCAACTTTCGAGACCACAAGTATAACAAATATTTATCCTCTCCATTTATATCTAGATCAAGATATAAAAGAACTTATCCGCTTTTCTTCACCCTGCGAATGTTGCGTGCAGGCTTCGGTTTAGGCTTTGGTTTGGGCTTGGGTTGCGGGTCTCCACCATCTCCAATCTCTTCGTCAGATTCGGAATCGATAACCTCCCCGTCCGAGTCTGCATCCGAATCACCCTTAGGCTTGGCCTTTGGTTTAGGCTTGGGTTTAGGCTTTCTAGTTGTCATTTCGTTCATATTTTTTGCAGAACCTGTCATGACACGCTTAGATGCCTTGGGACGTGATAGCAGAGGTTGCATCGTGGTATCCATAGTTTCGACGATAGCCTCGTATAGCTTCACCTGTAGAGACGGCTTTTGACCGATGAAGATCGATTCGATCTTGATAGCAGCATTGACGAAGCAATACTGTTTCAACAGGCTCAGAGGCTCGATAGATTCACCCTCCTTGTCGAAAAACATGCTTTTGATCGTGTTGGTCTTCTTGGAAGCGATAAGCTTTGCATATAGGACCGGTCCGGCTCCCTCAGCAATCTTGCCATTACTTTCCCTTTTGTAGTACAAAGGGTTGAACTTCTTTAGTTCAGCTCGTTCAAGATCGTACAGTCCCACCTCTTCCTTATTCTGAAGGAGATATTCCTTACATTGCTCAACGATCTCGTTAAACTTTTCCACCCATGCAATCTCTTCTTCCGACGGACCCTTACGATTGTGTAGACAGATAGGAAGCACGTGACCATTGACCTCTTGCGTTTTAACATCCTTGTTTTCACTCACACCGAAAGAAAACAGTTTTTGGGTCTCGAGAATAAGATCTCCGATCGACCCATCAGGATTCAGCACGCTAATGTAGACTCGTTTGAATGTGATTGTGGTATCCTTGATAGACCCAGGCTGTGGTTCCGAAAAGATCATTCGTTTCACGTCAAAGTCGTTAATTGGGGTTACTTGATTCTTTCGTTCACTTTTGGAAGTACTCATTTTGTGTTTGTTATAATCTATTAAATTTTTAAGTCCGATTATAGCAAATCAATTTTAATTTTTCGTTCCGCACTTCTTTTTTCCCTTCTTGTTACCTCGAGAACAGAGAGCCGAAAATCCGGAACAACACAGTACCGTACTTTCGGCCACGGTTTTGATTATCTCCTGTCCTTTATCCAAGACGATGGAGATGTCGATAAAGCCGGATAAAAACTGTAGAATGGCCATGTCACATTCGTGACTCTTCATATATTCCTCCATCGTCCTCATAACTAGACGTTTCTTCTCCTTGCCACACAATCCCTCGTATCTTTCCACAGCCTGTTCCAAACTGACCGTGAATTCAAAGATATTATAAGCGGTGACCTCTGTAGAACCAACAACTTTCTCAAGATCCTTGAGAGCTGTATCGTAGTAGAATTTAAGTTTTTCCTCATCATGTTCGATGCCTGCACATGATCCGCGACGAATATGATATTTCAACCCTGTTCCGTTGTCGAAAGATTCGGAGCAGGCTGGACACTGATGTTTGTCGTCTTCTTTCCCATTATTGACGACTGTTACATTAATGTGAACATTATCCTCCATAACAGAAGGTTTAGTCTCTTCAGGTTGCGGTGAACTCATTTATTTAGGAGAGATAAAATTGTTTTTGCAACAGAAAAACTAGCGATAAATAAAATGAGCGAACTTATTGTTGCAAATGCTGTTGAAGATCATGCTGAACAGAAAGGGAGAAAGATTTACAAGCGTAATCAGCACTTTCGTCGTTTGGCTAATGTTATGGAGCATCCTGAATTTAGAGAGTTTTTTAACGAGTACATGAAGGACTGGGACACTGCAGAGACTATAATCATGTTTATGAAGATTTACGAGGCTATCGAGAAGCACTCAAGTGTTCAGCTTACTCCGTATCAGAAGATCGCGGTCGTTGATGAAGTTCTCAGCAATAGTGAGTTACGCAGAAAGGTTTGTGCGGGTATTAAACAGTGGACGAACGGGAAAGATGAGGTGACTACCGTCTTACTAGATAGTACGCGTCATAATTGCATCGAGTCGCATACTCCTTCCACAAATTAGCTGGCACACTATCTCTCGTAATATATGATCGTGTATTACGTCTTCTTGACACCGTATAGCCACCTGCTGAAAGCTTGTCTGTCTCCTTACGGTTCATTTCCTTACCGATTTCGAGCTTGTACTTTGCAATTTTTTTCTCCAGTGCGTCCAGCTCTTTTTTCGCTTCGTACCACTTGTGCAGAGTTTTGTCGATATCCATTTTATTTTCTAACATATAATAAATATGGCTGATTGTCACAATATATTCAACCCTGGTCTTGGGTATGGTCAACCGGGATGCAACAACGATCATCCCCTCGGACCCAACTGTTGTACAACACCGTTCGGTCCTTCTTTTCCTGATCTTAGCACTGGACCGATAGCAAATTTTGCTCCCTATTCTAAGAATCAAAAGACACAGATGATGAGAACGATGTTCAGAAGTGGAGGAAAGATTATGTCTGCACAGGCGAAAGAGACGCCTGTTTCTAGTAGGATGGCTATATAATTATATCAAGAGGATTGATATAATTCTTAACGACGTTGCTTCCTTTTCCTGGGCTTCTCCACTTCCTCAGCCTTTACCGGTTCGGGTGTAGGTTCGGGCGCGGGTTTCTCCTCGGGTTCATCCTTCTTGGGTTCATCCTTCTTAAAGTGAGGCTTCAGGTACGTTTGAAGACTGTAGTAGGTCAAAGGCTTGTCATCCTTTTTCTTATCATACTTCAATAGTTTCTGAAGCTTAGGATCGGTTTCAACACGAATCTCCCGTCCATTCTCAGGATTCTGCAGCTTCTTTTCCTTAATGTAAGCACAGATGAACTTGGTTACATCAACACGGCTTCGTAGTTTGGAAGGATCCCAACCGGTAAACTTAGCCAACTCTTCGGAAATTCCTACCGGCTTGAGAAAGCCCGAGTTGGAGTTATTCTTACGGCCGGTGCGCTTACGTTGCTTAGTAACACGTAGAGTATGAGCACGAAGAGTCTTAACTTTCTTGTTAACGGTGCGAAGAAACTTGACACCCTTTGATTTAGCGGTCGACTCACGAAGACGGGCGATTTCCTCCTCGATAGAGGTTACAAGCTCGTCAAACTCTTGTTCGACAGACTCCTTAGTGGGAACATGGCGCTTCTTTTTAGTTTCGACGGCCGATTCGGTTGTGGTCTCGTCAACCGTTTCGGCGACGGATTCGGTAACCGTTTTGGTTTCGGGAGCAACTGTAGCTTCCTCTTTCTTAGATTTAGGCTTACGAGAGGAAGGTTTAGCTGTCTTCTTCTCAACTGATTTTGGGGCTTTTTGCGCTTTTGGTTTAGGCATTGTTACTGTGTTACTTGATAGTAGTCTGTTTTTAAACCTGTTTACAATCTATAATTTTTTGTAGAATTCTATCGCCTTCGGATGAGCTTGAACAGACTCGAAATCTATCGACAAGATACTTAATCCCTGTAGTGTCTTGACTCTCGATAAGGCAACGTATACTATGCCCCAGGTAAACACATTGCTCAGATCCACTTCCGCATAGTCTAATGTGCATCCTTGGCTTTTATGTGTTGTAATCGCGTAAGCAACCTTTAGCGGAATCTGAGTCATTTTCATCAATTTCTTGTCATCCTGTTCAACTTCCCATACGTTGTAGTCGATAACACGCTCTAGACCGTTTAGAAAACGAACGACGGGCCTTTCTTCGATAAAATTGGTAATTACGCCACGACTGCCATTAGCCAATCCAGCATCCAGATCTAGGTTGCACAATAACATTACCTGTGCTCCTACACACAGTTGTAAAACATCAGGCGCAATACAGCTTTTGCGATACTTATCTATGACGTATTCACGGTTTTTCACAAACTCATACAAATAGATTTCCATGTTGTACTGGAAAAACTCTAATTCGGGATCCGCTTCGACCAACTTATCCAGCTCTTCCTCATTGATTTCATCGACAGCAGCGTTGGTTGTGTGTATGACCGTGGGCTTTATTCCAAGATCATTCTTGAGTTCGACTCCCACTCTTGTCATGAGTAGTTTCTTGGCCCTTTTCGTCACATTTCCATATCTCAAATCGTTAAGAACAGTTTGAAACTCTTTGTCTTCTTGGCGAATAATCTTTGACAGGTATACAGTGTGATCAACACACTTATTCCATGATTCAGCCTCAAAACAGAAGTCGTCGCTTTTTACCACGGGAAGCTGAAGAAAATCACCTGATAACACTAGCTGGATACCTCCAAACGGTTTTTGTTCATCCTTTGCTAGTAGTCGCCCCTTGCTACGAACAGCACGCCCAATCGCTTCGATCTTGTCAAAAAGCTCTGGGGACAACATACTGATCTCATCGATAATGAGGACATCGAGCCTTTTCCATCTTTCTCGTAGGTAAGGTATCTTTAGAATCTTGGCGGTTAAAGCTTCTACTGATCCGGTACCAAGACCGATACCTAAGTAGGAGTGAAGAGTTGTACCACCTAAAAGAAGAGCAGAAATACCAGTTGTACTGGTAATAGCAATCGTTTTCTCCCTGCCATACAGCTTTCGAAACAACTTGATCACCAGACTTTTACCTGTACCCGATGGGCCGGTGATAAACACATTTTTGCCAGCAGTTATGAGGGAAAAGGCTTCATTTTGTTTTTTAGTTAATTTTACATCTTCATCGGTCATTTACTTGTTTTACTCAGAGTATGTTTAATCATTTTTATTTTTAAGTTTGTATGATCTTAGAATAGCCAAAGCTATGTCGTTGGCTAGAATGTCCAGATATGAAGTTGTATCTACTGGAGAGTGTCCATAGAAATTGTAATCCTCCAGCTTGTAGAGGATAGAGGGGATTAGATTATTGTTAAGTTCGGAATATACTTTTTCATAAGCGTTTTCTTGCTCCATACTTTAAATTTATTTACAACTTATTCTAGATTCAATTTAGTCCCTGACAGATTATTTAAAAATGAAGAAACGAAAGCGGAGGATTATGTTTAATAATGTCGACCTCCACTGTTTGTATCTTTGAACCAGAGAAAAAAGTAATTCCTTGGTCTCTACCGAAGACTCTTGTTGGCACACGAAAACAAACCAAATCTACGCTTGTAACATCGATCATCCGCATGCATTTTCCTCCCACTCCTCCAGAAGCGTTTCAAGGTTAATTCTGTAAGACTTCTTACAGAATGTCTATTTGTAACCCATATGTCTGACACGCGTGTTACCAGAATAGTAAGCATAAGCTTGCTCATAGGTCCATTTGGGCTTTCCATACCGCTCGTTCACCTTGTTGTGAAAATCAACAAAGAACCTTCCCAGAGAATGTCGATTACTGACGATCGAGTCGAGTTCATTACGTTTCTGCTCGATGAATGCGCTAGCATGCGGTCGGCAACCAGCACAAGGAATCTCGTAAGGAATGGCAAGGATACGATTCTTCATTCTTTCTCGCACTATTGGACTGGGATTTTCGGGATAGTGAGTGGCGCTAACATGTAGACTAAACCAGTAAGGTGGGCCCCATATATCAGGATTAGCGGTACCAGAAATGTGCTCCTCTTTCCAAGTCATATCCACAAAGTGTTCTTTAACAGGAGGAGTGACAGTGTGACTAGGATGAGATACATACTGCTTTTGAAATAATGTCGATCTGGGTTGCTGATATAAGCCTAGATATTCAGATGCTGTTGCATACATAATTTATTAATAGCTATGTTTCTTTTTAATCCTCATCATCTTGAAACACCACTGTGTTATGTACAAAGGCCTTTTTCAGCGATTCCACATTCATACCCAAATTCTTTCGAAATAGAAACTGTTGCAAAGCGTTAAAGTCCGGACATCCACAATAGGAAACCTTGACATTACTTCGCGGATACTTCTTGAATAGTTCCCTGCAACGAACGTAATTCAACACAGTGGTATCCTTCTTTTTGTCGATACTCTTAATCGCATCCTCAATAGTCCCGTGTGCACTGATAAGCTTGTATGCACCGGCTGGACCGATTCCTGCTACATTTTTATTGTAGTCGGTACCACACATGATGCAGAAATCGAGAAACTGCTTCGGCGTCATTCCCAATTCTTCTAAGACTCGATCATAACGGATTTGATAACATCCGCCATTACTAGTATTAAACTTCGTCAAAAAGACTGGGGCTCCATATGCAAGCACATCTGTATCTTCGCTCAATACCGCATCAACTTTCCCCTGTTTACATAGATCAGCACACATAGTTTCAGCCTCTAAAGGAGCGTCAAAGTAAGGAACATCTAATAGATCAAACAGCTGTTTAGTAACCGCAAAGTCATTCTGAGTGATGCGAAACAGCTGTTTACGCATCTTTGCCACTGCATACTCTATAGCACCGATATTGATCGATACATGTCCAGGTCGAAGTAGACTGGCGTGTTTAATCTTTCGTTTTTCCTGAAATTCGAGTAAGACATCTTCAATGATACCGTTTTGATGATAGTTATCAATAGCCTGTTCCAGTCGATAAGTACGCTCCTCCATCTTTGCTCTCTGTTCAGCACGCTCTTTTTTCTCAGCGTCTTTTTCTGGAGGAGAGCCCGAATCATAGATGAAAACACAGTGAATCTCATTTTCTCTCAAGCAAGCGACCAGCTTAATAAAAGCTCTTAGCCAGCCCTCTTCGCCGTAAAGAGCTTTGAAGTTACATAGATAGAGAGATGTATCGATGGCCACTTTCTTGAAGTGATACTCTGAGATATGAACGAGTTCAAACAGATCCGGCCATTTGTCTCGCAAAAACTTGGATAACGACTTAATTCCCATATTTACTACTATTCAGAAATAACATTGGTTCCGAATCATTTTTATTCTAATAAATGAACATACCCAAAAAGATTTGGACATTCTGGGACAAGAAGAAACTTCCAGATACAGTCGAAAAATGTGTCAAGACGTGGCGTTTCTTTAACCCTAACTATGAGATTAACGTAATTTCCATGAAAACCATCAAGACATGGCTTCCTGAAGTAGATATCAAGAACTTCATACACGCCAAGGAAAATAACTACACAAGGCTGTCAGACTTTGTTCGTATCTATGTCTTATATAAGTATGGTGGCATATGGATAGATTCATCTACTATCTGTACACAATCGTTCGATGACTGGTTTGAGACTATTCGAAGAAAGCACCGTGGTGGAAAAAAGATCGAGTACATCGGCTTTTATAGTAGCCAGTTCACCTCAAAAAAGAGATACAAGGTGATCGAAAACTGGTTTTTCGCTTGTCCCAAACATAGCCGGTTTATCAAAAAGTGGCGCGACACATTCACAGAGATCGAAGACTACGATAGAGTAGAAGATTGGCTAGAAGATGTTGAGGAATTGGGCGTCGATTTTCAAAAGATTCCTGATTTTGACGACCCAGAGTATCTTGCGCAACATATTGCAGCTCAAAAGGTCTTGCAATACTACAAATATCCACAGAATGGCATAGTTCTATTTGATGCGACTGAGACTGCTCTAAAGTATAGGCTGTTCCGTCGTGGAAGGCTCAGTGTTGAGCAGAGGGTTAAACGACTATGCAAGGACTATGATTTTTGGGCTAAAACTCCCATCATTAAGTTTACCGGAGATGATCGTCGGGAAATGGAATCGAGCCGAAAACTGAGCAACTGTGTGTTTGGACACTGGAAAAATATGATAGCAACCTTGTTAACAGGAATAGAAACATAATCAGGCTTAAAATATGTGCGACACAAATAAATAATGCTAAAAAGAAAAAGGACCGCACATTCAGATATGGAACAAATACATAGAAAAAGGCGTATTAAACCTAGAGTGAAACTACAGGATGCTCCCCCAGTAAATTCTATCAACGATTTGATAGAGCTTGGCAGGTCAATCAAGTTCTATAGGAACTTAGATACTATTATGCTTTGGCGCATCACTCCTTATCTCGAAGAGTTGAATAAGATGGTTGGAATGGATTCTTTGAAGGAAACGGTCTTTTATCAGGTCATCTATTATCTGCAGGGTATGCACACGCGTAATCGCAACGAGGAATATCTCCATACAGCTATCTACGGTCCTCCCGGAACAGGAAAGACCAGCGTGTCTAAAATTATCGGCAAAATTTATCAGGCTACGGGTATTCTATCTGCCGATAGTCCGTTCAAAATAGCGTATCGTGATGATTTTGTTGCCGGCTATCTTGGGCAGACAGCTAATAAGACGAAGAAACTTTTGAAATCCTGTATAGGCGGAGTCTTATTTATCGATGAAGTCTACTCTCTGGCTCCACGCAATTCCGATCGAGACAGTTTTGCTAAAGAGGCCATCGACACTCTTAATGGGTTTCTTTCCGAACATAAGAACGACTTTTGTTGCATTATTGCAGGCTATGAGGATGAGATTAGGAACTGTTTCTTTGCTATGAATAAGGGTTTGGAAAGAAGATTTCCCTGGGTCCACCGCATTCCCGAGTACACTTCGGGAGAGCTATACCAGATCTTTATGAAGATGATCAAGGAGATGGAATGGGATACGGCATTCGAGGAAAAAGATCTTGTCCCCATCTTCGAACAGAACAAGGATTTTTTCAAAAATGCGGGAGGGGACATCGAAACCTTTCTCAGCAAGTGTAAAATGGTTCATTCACGAAGAGTGTTCTCCATGTCTAAGGAGCATAAGTTTGTTCTGACGAAAGAGGATATTCACACAGCGATAGAGTTTCTGAAGAAAAATAATGAGAAAAGAGAGACTGATAAGCCTCCGGATGGAATGTATACTTAATTTTTGAAATTGAATCATTCTGTTAGCAACACACTAACAAAATGGAATACTACAAGAAAATCAAGGAACTACTGGGCATGGAAGAGTTGGCAAAGATGCGTCTTGAGCAACTCGAACGAGAGGAAAAGATCGATAAACTGCTGAAAAAGTGTAATAATGATTGTCCTGAGCAGGTAACACGGTTTTTATTCAATATGCGAGAACTGAATAGGTATCACGCTAAGAAAGTACACGGTCTATCTATTCTCGACTATCCAAACCAAATGATGAAAGCCTACAATGACATTCGCTCCGTGCAGAAGCACTTTTGGTGGGAACATCTCGTTGTACCCGAACCTTATTGTAATTCATTCCACTATTGGGACCACTCTGATGAAAATATGCGAGATCCGAATAACGTGTGTCAAAGCTTTCTCCCTGAGTTAAATGATAAGCTGGAAAAGGGTTTGTACTGGTGTGGGCGCAACGAGCGAGGAAACGGTCCGATTATCGAGTAAAAGCGCGTGTACGAGCATTTCTCGTTGCCCACTTGGCTTTACGACGGTTTTCCCGACGTCTTTTCGTTCCTCTACCATGTATCTTCTTCGTCTCAACAATGATATTATCCTCAATTTCGCTTGTTGTACGATGGTGCCTTCTTCTACGACGAACACGAATCCGTAACGTCCCTCCGTAGATGTTCTCATAGTCGGTGGGAATAATAGAATTGACACTTCTCCTTTTTGGTAGAATGTCTTCACTAATAACGGATCGGCAGAAAGGACAAGCGCGTTGATGGAGCCTGGTCAGGCATATGTCACACAAAGAGTGAGTACATTGAAGATAGACCATTCTTCCATCATCTTGTTGTTCGTAGCAGATGTGGCATGTGGGTGTGTTCATTTATTTAGGCCAAGCAAATTGAATTTTTATCCAAACCTTTACGTCATTTCAGGACATGGAGAAAGAAAAGTGTGATATAAGTATCCTAGATGCGATCTATCCACGGGAAAGCTATCCCCGTGGCTACCTATACATATACCACTATGAAGATAGTGATTCGAACGAGTTCGTGACCGGACATGTCTCTGATTCAGATGAATTGAACGAACTGATTCGAAAATTGAGCGACATGTTGGATACAGATTATGAGAATCGTCACGAAGGAGAGATCGAGATAATGGCCAGTTCAAGTCATGGCCGTCTCAATTTCAAAGCGTGGAATAGAACGTTGTAAGAGCCGAGATCTTATTTGATTCCAAAATGGAATCGAATCTTAATCACTTTCATCATCACTACTACTCTCATCACTGCTACTATTGTATTTTTCTTCCCGTGACGATGAGGGTGGTGGTAGTCGCATAAAAGAGGGTGGGGCCATAAACGATGGCATCATAGAAATCAACTTTGATTCCACAGGCTTTACGGGCTCTATGGGCTTTGCGAAAACATCATCAAACCATTTGCTGATATATTCTTCATCCGGATAGAATGTCGAACACCCGTCGAGATACTGCATCATCACCTTGCTATTGCCGGTTTTTTTGATCATGATCTCAGTTAAATTGTGTGTTATGTATGAGACGTAATTCATAAATCTTCTAATCGAGTCTGTAATCAATTCTTTCATGTGTCTCTCATTAAATATCATCGCTGCCATAGGCTTATCACGTATCTTTTTCCAATATGTGATGGGTGGATATGTTTCAAACATGTATTCCTTTATGTATTTTTCCCACAAGATCTTAAGCTCCTCGTTAACAGGCTCATATTTTTCACAATCAAAGAACATTGTATTCTCAGGAATCAGATCAACGATAACAGATCTCATTTTATTGACGTGGAACCCCGAACCGGGAAATTTTCTTTCGTACATCTTTCTGAGCTCTTTTCTCTGTTGTTTACTGATAGAATGCTTCCACACTTTGATAAATTCAGCTTTAGTCTTCGTATATGCCAGTGGCTCCAACGCTACGATCTTGGAGAATTTCCGCTTATATTTTTTGGTCAAACCCTTACTATGAATATCCTTCATCATTTGAAGAAACATTTTGAGATACACACAGATGATTTCGGAGAACTGGCTGTGACTACAGAAGCTTGTATTCTGTAATAGGTCCATAATCATATAAGGAACCTTTTTTCGAATCTTCTTTTTAAATCCGCGCACCATTTCCAAGAACACTACCGGTGCAGGATCATTTAGAAAGGTGGCAGGATTAGTCAAAATCTCTTCTGCTGATAATGTTTTGTGTTCTGTAATCACTTCTCCCTTGTTGAAACTGGTTCCCTCGATTATGTTCCAAACTGGCAATCGTCCTTTCTTGTCTCTTAACAGTATGTAAATATGTCTTGGAATAATGACGAACCAAAATTTTGAGATATTTTGGGGTTCAAGAACCTCGAATATCGCATAGATCAGTAGAGATGAACACATGCAGTTACACTGATTATACATGAATAGATCATACAGAAAATTATTGGAATCGTCATCAAAACACTTTCCCTGGCCGGCAATAGCGTTTGTTACATGAATAACACGTTCTGTTAGCGACTTGTGTTTTACCTCATTATGTGCCGGTATAGCTACTGATCTTAACATTCGATGCCACGCCGAGATCAATGCGTGAGGATCCATGTCAAAGATCATACATGCTCTTACCAACTCGGCAGACGCGACGTATGATCCTGTTACATATCTACCAGTGGTCTTTTTAGGGTCGATCCACTGACATCCTCTCACAACAGGAGAGTTAAAACCGAACCAAGCATCATTTTCCACTCCTTCTTCAGATGATTGTGTCTTCTCCCAATCTTCTAATTCATGCTCCAACAAAGCCTCTTCAGCTTCATATCGTTTATTGGCCAAATAAGGCTGTGTCTTGATCCAATGTTGAAAGACTAGGCTACTATCAATCTTCTGTTTTAGATCTGGATGATCTTTGGTCGCTCTGCATAACATCAGAAAAAATAGCATTCCGAGGTCTCCCATTCTAATATCCTCCAGAAACGTGAGAATACGTGTAATTCGAGGATAATTATCAACATTATATAGCCCTAAAACCACATTGTTCTCTTCTCGTAGCAAAGGTTTAATCTGCTCCACGTCAACGGGTTTAGAGTCTTGCATCTTAACTGTGTATCCATAAAGAGACATTAGTCGAACAACATTTCTAATGACCTTAGCTCGTAGCCTGGGATTAGTCTGAAATTTGTAGCGAAGACCAGGCGTCATTTTAGTCGGTGGTTCGTCACTTTCAAGAGGAAAAAGCCATTGGATGTAATTTTCTCGCGTTTGTAATTGATAGTCTGACCATGATCGAGAAATGTCATTGCTATCGTAAAAACGAATCACCTGTCTCATTTATTAGAACAAGAATTAAAATTAGATTTTCATTTTAACCTGCCCATAGCCTTCTGAAAACATGTCCAGACGACTCTTCGAATCGACGTCGAATTGGACATGATTTTTGAACTGCGTGGTCTTGATTCTAATTATACTAGCCTTATCCTTTGTAGACTCGATCTTGTACCGAGTAGATTGAATAACAGGCACCTGTAACAAGCGGAAAAAGTAATTCATCATTCCATCTTCGGGGTTGTCTTGGAGAGCTTTTTCATTCAGATCTACGTATATTCCGATCACCTTTTTTCCATACTCGATTCCTTTGTCTATCGAGAAGTTGTCGGCGATTCCCCCATCGACATAAAAGTTATCCATATATCTGAAACGGTCAAAGACGAGAGGAATGTTAGCTGTCATTCTTAACGCCGTTAAGCATGGTAGATCAGGAGCAGTGTCTGGACTTAAGTATTCTACTCGGCATGTTGTCATGTTGTAGGTTGTACAGATAAGAGTTTTACCTAATTCTTCCCGAAGTTTCGCCATTGTGAGAAGGTGTCCGATCTTATCTAAAGTCATCTTTTCCAACATCTCGTAGATGGGAGTAAAAGTCGTCGCACCGTTACCGTTGATCATCGCTACCAAATTAAACTGCTGGATTCTCTCTAAGCACCTATTCTGATATACTGAAACAACCAGTTCTATCGGCGTGTATCCTATTGCTAGCAGATAAGAAATTATCGCTCCGATGGAGGTTCCTACATGAGTGGTGATGTTGTTGACTAGATTAGCATCATACAAAGCTTGAATCGCTCCTAGAATGTTAAACCCTTTTACGCCACCTCCTGATATCACCAACGTATCGTATTGATCTAGCTTTATTTTTTCGTCATCCATTTTATAGCTTTTTAATTCACCTTAAAATTAAAAAATCTACACATCCAGAACCTTTTTCAACAGTAGCAGACAAACTATCGCCAGCACAACAATAGCAATTATATACACAGTAGTATCATTACGGTAAAACCTCGAACAGATTGGACAATCTTGCACATGTTTAGCGATGTCAATACAGTTAATAAACGGGGCAGGAGGAGGTTGGGGAGGCATTGGTTCGGGAGGAGGCTGAGGCTGGGATGGTACACCCATTTCTAGAGTTCCATACTGGTTACTGTGCTCCATGGGGGCACCATATCCTCCTGGCGTGTCATAGTATTCCATGTTCATCATACCAGCCCCCGGATCGATTCTGTGTTGGCCACGGATAAACTTTTGGTACGTTCTCTCTGTTCCCGGAGGCAGACCGGCACCATGAGGGGGAAACTGGGCCTGCACTTGGGGTGGTCCCATTCCGGCCTCTAGTTCCTCTAAATCTGGCAACTGATCGAGCATTGTTACACCTGGTCTGTTATAACTCATGATTATTTATCAGTATCAAGAAAAATTACATCATCTTCAGATATCTCTCGATTTCTAACCACCAGTTCATGGACTTGAAAAAGATAACGATTTTTCTCAGCAACCACTAGATTATGAAGAATCTTGTTGAAGTCTGTCTCATCGACCGTTTGATCGAGCAATTTTTGCTCATCCTTCTTCAGATCGTGTTTCTTCGGCTTGAAAACAACTTTCTTGCCTGTTTTGATCAGTTCGCGGTATTTCTTGGTCTTTTTAAACGCCTTGAACTCATCGTAAACTCCTGACACAGTGATTTTGATCTTATCTTCAGTCTCTTCGGGATTGTAGTCTTCCATCGCCGATACATCCTTGTAAACGATTCTTTTACGGGGAAGTTGCAAATCATGTTCAACCAACTTTCCGCCAGGCCACGTTAGAACAGCGATAATATTCTGCTCGCTCTCCCCAAACGCGTGTTGCATCGCAGAGCCACAGTAGTAGATATTTTTTTGCGGCGTTTGCTTACCATGAATATGTCCAGACACGATTCGTGGATACTCTAATGGCCATCTATCTCCGTCTACCGAGACAATCGCTCCCAGTTTGCATCCATAAAACTCCTGATGTGCGAATATACAGTCTGCTTTTTTCCAATCCTCTTCGTTAGTGTTTAAAGCTTCTTGAAACCGTCCCGGAGGTACATAAGGAACAAAGACGAAATGTAGATCATCTGTATGGTGATGTAGTATTTTATCAACCACGATAACATTTTCCCACTCCTTCATACCATTCATCCAGTGATTACCAGATAGAAAAATCTGATTGTTATAGGCATCATGATTACCGACTAGAATAATGACAAGGGTATACTCTTTCAGCCTTTGTATAAATTCGTATGCCTTGTTCATTGCTATCGATTGCACACGCTCATGATAGTGTAGAACATCTCCTAGAACAACAATCAGATCGGGAATTTCTGCTTCGATCAGCTGACACAATTTTTCGATAAAGAGGTTAACGTCTGTGATATTGTCAGACTTAATGTGTGGATCACCTATACATAACACCTTCATTTTAACTTTATACGAGCTGAAATCTATTTTTCAATTATATTCTTTCGAATGTAATTGTGGTATTTACTTAGGAAGCTTGAGCACCGGAACCTTTTTCAAAATGAGAGGAGTCAGTCCAGGAGAAACTTCTGGCGTAAGGCCGGTTAGCGCAGGACTATTGGTACTCTGCAGAGTGCGGGGCTGAGTGGCATTTTGCTGTTCCATCTTGTACCTACGGATCATCTTGTTCAAATTAGTCGGCGGTTGCTTATTGAGAGAATAGATCACCCGCTCAAGAGAGATACGATTATTCTTGGGATCGGCAAGGTGCCAAGTGTGACACATTTCCACCACCTTGTACTCTTCGTGAGGAACGGTGACGAAATTCTTTTTGATAAAACGCTGTTTGTAAGCGTTGAAAATCATGCGTGCGATTTCGTAGAGAATATTTTCATACTTGTCGAACGTTTCAGCAGAATCGGGGTACAGGTAATAGAGCATGTCTGTTAGACGCTTGTCCATACGCACCTGCAGGTAACGAAAGGGAATGCTGGGTTCATTTCCCCGCGCTCGAAATAGAAACTGGTATTCCTTGTGAAGAATCTTGACCTGTCGGTTATCAGGACCAAAACAGACAATACCCTGTAGAAGTCTTGGGTCAACCTTTTTCTCAACATGATCGAGTAGCTCGTCGATGTTGAGAAAAGAGTGTTTCTGAGGATAGGAAACACCGCAGTCGACCTCCATACTTAGACTGCCATCAGCCAAAAAGGTGCCGACATGGTACACGGTAGGACGTTTGGGAGGTTGACAAACAATACGATTGGAGGAGTTGTTACACAGAAGAAACATATACTGTTTGTCTTTGTCCAGGGTGGCTTGAAAACGATCTAGAATGTTTTCCCCATTCGGAAGACGTTTTGCGAACTCTTCATTCGTCGATTCCTCCGATTCCAGTGCTCGCTTGAACAGAGAGCCGAATGAGTCGCGCGTTGCCCATTTACTGCGGAAAGCATTGAGCTTGCGGTGAGTAGATAGGAACCAACGACCGGAAAAATGAAACAGACGTAACAGCGCTCCCTCATGTGCATCGTAGAAGCTCCATTTGCTGAAATTACTCAACAGTTGTTCCAAAATGTCCATCTGTGTGTGGTCATACTCCGGAGTGTACGAGAATGCTTTCAACACAAGATTATCGTTATTGAAAACCAGTCCTCGACACTGCTTGAGAAAGTCATCATCATCATTTGTACAACGCGTATAACAAAACAGATCCAATCCAGTATCCTCATCAGAGTCAACTAGTCGGACCTTATCACCCTGTGATTCAATGTTAACACGGGTAAAATCATACTCGACCGAATCGGTCGATTTATTTTCGAATTGCGTTTGCATAGGTAAGTTACTTATGATAAGAGGGTAACTTTTAAATTCATTTTTATTTTAGGTGGGGTTAAGCCTATGTATTCAAAATTGAATATACGAAGTCCCAGCCTGTTCAAAATTAATATGGCCAGTCTGTACAAGGTGAAAAAAATTCCTTTTCCTCTTCGAAAAGGTCTAAAAGTGTTTAGAAGCTATCTTTCTGATTATTATTCTCTGAACAAAAAATATGGCATCCACGAGTTTGCTTCGCCGAATTACATCAATTCCGGACGAATGATTGCGGAGAACAGTGATGGAGCGTACGTGGGAAGTGGCAGTTCAGCGATTGATATGATTCTAGAAGATGGGAATGAGAGGATTGGAATCGACCTAAAGTCTGTTAAAATGGTCGGAGGTGGATTATCAGGGGAATCGTCTTTACTGCAGAATTTTTCAGCTTTCGGAAGTAACCTTGATGTTCTATTTCAGGAGAAGAGAGCAAACGAGATTATCCGCTGTTTTCAGAAAGGTTTGGTCAAAAAATATGATGATGTAATGACAGAGTACAATCTTACCAAACTAGGTCACCTATGGATCATCTACAAGCTAAATAATGTGTACTTCCAGTACTTTGAGCTTGATGCAACCAACCTGATCCTTTCTGCTGTTAGCTCTAAAGCGACTAAATCGGTCGTTGTCGATGGCATTATTCCTCGCGAATTTGGTGTGGCGAAGATATACAGCAGTAAAAAGCGTTTGGAAGTGAGACTGAAAAGCACTGCTAAAAAATGGTTACTTTTTGGTTGAAAAATGATTTTTGTTTCCGAAGAAAGGAAAACAAAAATGAATAGTGTCAACATAGCTGATTTTTTTGCTGGTGTAGGAGGGATTCGCCTCGGCTTTGAGAATGCTTCTACAAGATATAAATGTACCTTTACGAACGAGATTGATAAATACGCTATTCGGACGTATGAGAAAAACTTTCCCGATCAAAAGGTAAACAGCGTAAGCATTGTTGACCTAGATACACAGGATATTCCAGCTTTCGACGTGTTTATGGGAGGCTTTCCTTGCCAACCCTTCTCTATCGCTGGACATCGAAAAGGATTCGACGACGATCGAGGTAACCTATTCACACATATTGCTAGAATACTTGACGCTAAGAGACCAAAGGCATTATTTCTAGAAAACGTTAAGAATCTTAAGGGGCACGATAAAGGCAGAACTCTCCAGGTTATATCTGAAACTCTTAACGATCTTGGATATACATTTAGGTACAAGGTTCTCAACAGTGCTAAGCATGGTAACATACCTCAGAATCGCGAGCGTATATTTATCGTCGGATTTCTAAACGAGAAGGAGGCGAAAAGATTCCGCTTTCCAGCAGAGATCGAACTGGTGAAAGGAATAAGTGACTGCTTAGAGAACACAGTCTTAAGAAAATACTATTATACGGATGATAGCAAAATCTATCCTGTTCTGCAGGAAAATATCACTGAAACGGCGTCTGAAAACGTGGTTTATCAGTTTCGAAGGCACTATGTTCGCAAGAACAAATCCGGAGTTTGCCCGACCTTAACCGCCAATATGGGTGGTGGAGGACACAATGTACCCATTATTCTCGACGATACAGGAAGAATCAGAAAGCTAACTCCTCGAGAATGTTTCAATTTTCAAGGTTTCCCTAACGATTTTAAACTACCGACAAATAGTTCTGATACACAGCTATACAAGCAAGCTGGTAACAGTGTAACGGTTACGGTGATCAAGAGAATCGCCAGAAACATACTCAGAGCGATGGACGGCAAAAAAACGGAAGGAGAAAAAGGCGTTTTAGTGGCTAGGAAATATGCCAAACTTGTTTTCTGTGAATAATTGTATTTCTGAAGGAATACAATAATCTTAATCAAACAGGCCGAATGTCATGTCGTCCTCATGGTCCGAATCGGACTCATCGGGTGGCGTCTCTGTCTCAACCTTGGCAGTTTTCACTACCTCAACAGTCTTCACTCCTTGTGAAACATCAGTCCAAATACTTGCCTGCACTTTTGACAAGCAAAACATAACCATGGGGTTAACCAGCCACTGTACCTGTTCCTTGGGAGAAAATGTGGCTAGCCTAGCCCGAGTAGCAGGCTGTAGGTTCTTCTTATGAGTTTTGATGTATTGTTCAGCTTCTTCGCAAAGAGACATTTGCAAATCACACAATAAATCATGAAATTTCATTTTTAATTTTTTCGAGTACCGCCAAAGTTTTCATATCAAGTCCGTGAGTCTCCAGCACGGCCGGAATTCCTTTCTGCTTGCACGTGTCGAGTAACCGAATCAGAGAATCAAAACTATCTTTCCAAATGTGTCCAGCTCCTATACATTCGTGCAAATCGACACGTGATCCTTTTTCTGTTACACTATCATTAAGATGAATAAGAGTAAGCTTTTCCAAACCGACAATTCTATCAAAATCACTGAAAAACCTGTCGATCTCATCTACCAATCGTAAATCATAGTCGCCAACAGCGAACAAGTGGCAGGTATCAATACACACACCGATATGCTTTCTCTTATTCTCATCTACATGTCTAATAATGTAAGCTATGTCTTCTAGGGTGGAGGGAATCTTAGTGCCTTCGCCGGCGCAATTTTCTAGTATGACTTTAGCACCTTCACCAAACTCGATTTTACTCAGACTTTTAGCGATAGCTTTCATACCTTTCTTTTTATTTGGATAACTACCAGGATGTATTACTACGCCGTTACTTAAGCCGTCAAAGTTACTGATAACACTAGCTTCATATTGAAGTTGCTTAATGACATAGGTAGTTTTTCTATCCTGTTCCTCATCATCTGTCCATGCTAACTGCTTTGTTGAGCCAGCAAAATTAGCTGTGAGAGTAAAATGTGTGAACACGTGCATCGGCCAGCGTTTTAGTATTTTTTTACATTCTCTAATGTCCTCAAAAGAGATTTTAGCCCGATCGAATGACCGTTGGCTACCCATGAAAAACTGTGTAGCGTGCATTCCAAAGTTTACGCTAGTCCATAGAGTATCACAGATTCGCTTTCTGAAAGATGTATTCGCCCCCACTATCCATTCTAAAGAGTATATCAAGCCATCCATTTATATTAAATTAAAACCCAACTTAATTTTCAATTTCCCGTTCGAACGATTGCATAGCTTTCCATGCCCCTTTGTTTCCGGGTTTGTACCAAATCTCCAGGATACCTTTGCAAACGGATGATAGGTACTATCTTCTTGATCCAGGCTTGTAACTTTAGGATCGATTGGTATTGTTCGGAGGTGAATTTAATCCCGTGAAGATACCATTCTTGAACATGCAATTGTCCATTCTCAAGCCATTCTTTCCGTTCACCCTCCCTTTCTCCTTGTACATAACATCCTTGAGACCGTAATTGTCCATTCCCATACCATTCTTTCCATTCACCCTCCATTTCTCCTTGTACATAATATCCTTGAGACCATAATTGTCCATTCCCATACCATTCTTTGTATTCACCCTCTAATTTTCCCCGAACATAATGACCTTGAGAAAACAATTGTCCATTCATGTATTTTTTCCATTCACCCTCTTCTTTTCCCCAAACATAATGACCTTGTGACAACAATTGTCCATTGAAAGACCACCACGTTTTCGACTCACCATGTTTTTTCCCTAGTACATAATAATCCTGAAATTCCAAGTTCCCACTTTCATACCATCCTTTCCATTCCCCCTCTCTTCGTCCTTGAACATAACGACCCTGAGACTGTAACTGTCCACCTTCATACCATTCTTTCCATTCACCCTCCCTTTGACCTTTGAACATCCATCCCGATGAGGTTAATCGTCCCTTATAATAAGTTTTAATTTCTTCCATCTTCTGATTCAGAATTAAAACCCAACTTAATTTCAATTTAAATCAATGTGTTGCCATTCAGCTAACCTGATGCGACAAACATCTGCCTTAAGCTCGTCCACCGCTGTCTGGAGAGTTCCAATCTTTTGTTGAAGTTCTTCTATCTCTGTCTGCATCTTCAGAATCCGTTCTGCCTGGTCTTTATAAGGGGTCTCTGACCGATCTTGACTTTGCAATAAATATTGCGCACCGATAAATCCAGGCATGACAAGAGACAGTTGTAATCTGTTTGCATTCTTGTCCATATTGCTTAATAGTTAGCAACATTTAAATAATGTTTCCACCTCCATTCTCACAACGATACAACATTCTAATGATGTTTAGGGACGTAGCGTATCGAAGACCGACAGTGGTGCTCGCACCCTTACGAACCAAGAGATCAGCTATGGAGTAACGGTTTTTCTTGCATGCTTCGGCTAAAGCTTCGTCAAGGTTTACTGCCCCCTTTTTGATCAGATATTCAGTTACCGATATATTCCCTCCGCCAGAAGCCAGCAATAGTCCCGCTTCCTTACTCAAAAGATCGCACTTCTTCAATAGACGTTCAACTTTGTCCACAGTACCATACATGCATGCTCGGTTATATTCTTCATAGTAATCCTCGTAACTTTTTCGAAAACAACGTCGAAAAGCATTGTAACTTTCCGTAAGTAGATAAATAGTAGAGGAATAGATGTATTCGATTAAATCTGACATTTTATCAATGACAGATTGTTTTAAAGCCTCATTTTAGCTCAACGGTAGAAAGAGGATGGTAATACTTATCGATGGCTAGCTTTGTTGTGTATCCCTTGATACCCAGAAAGATGAGAAAACCCATTACAATGACAGCTATGAGCAGGATAACGACTATTTTAACTAGATCCACAATTGAGCTGGTATGATCAACAATGTTATTAGCCTTATCCAAAACCTGGTTAGCCTTAGCTAGAGTGGTGTCTGTAGTGTTCAAAACCTCGTTAGCCCTCTTATTTATATTTTCCAGTTCGTCAGCGATTTGATTCAGTTTTTGTATAACCTTATCCAGTCCGGGAATAGACATTTATCATTCTCAACATTTTACAATTTTCCCTAGTGTGGTGATAATGGCGATACTCCCTGGACCACGGTGATAGATTTCTCCATCTCCAGCATGAACACCATCGAGAATAGTAGGTGGTACCAAGTACTCAAAGTTGTTGCATGATATCGCGCCCGGGGCGGTAGGAATAGCGTTTCTCCTGTAACAGTCACGTGTTTGACACATGTTACGTATATATTCAGACTTCTTCATCGTTTTTCCACATGCTCCACACGTTAATTCCCACATGATCTTACCTTCCGGTGTAGGAATCTCTTTGTATGATGCAAGGCTTCCTCCCTTACCTAAACGATACAATTCCACTGCATTATCCAATCGTAGCCTAGTGATAGCAAGATTCATCTCATCGTAACTGTTATAAACTCCATTCAAGAGCATCAAGTCTTCATCCATATCGACCATATCAGAGCTTAACCCAAACTTTTTTCGCTGTCTATTCATGACAATTTTCCACTTACACGTTCGCTCAGACAGTTTTCCAAAAACTATATCCTTGTCGTTCGGAGTGCCTACCTCGTGCAAAGATAGTGTGTAAAGTTTGCCTGTTTTCTCCTCCAAGATTTGAAGGAGAGATTCAAAGTCTTTTTGCATTTCCATTTCTTATCAACCGAACTGAAAATGATTTTTCATTTTACAGAAACTGCTTGCGCGCTTCGCTCTCATATTTTTCCACATCCTCATCACGTAAAATGGGTTTGCCACCGTGTGTTTTGATTTCATTCTCATACTGTTTACGCAGTTCAGGAAGTTTCTCTATCATCTCACAAAGCATATCGACCGCCTCCCACTTTTGCCATCCCAAAATAGCGAGACAGGTGATTCGATTTTTGCTATGGACCCACTTGTTGTACATTTCGTCCACATACCTTTCCACACGTGAATCTTTCTTTCTATCTCGTAACGAAAGCGCGTGCAACTCATCCAAGTCTTTTGCCGTCTTTTCATCAGCTTCCATTAACCAGTGTACCATTTTGATAACCGTATGACACGACATTTTTTATTCACAAATGAAACCTTTTAAACGATTGTTTTAAGAGATAAAGAATGGTCAAAACGTACAAAAATTTTCTCCTGATCGATAGAGAAGACGTTATTCCTACGGCAGTGACCATGGCTAAAAATATGGGCACTGCCTTTAACGATGACAAACGAGTGTGGCATGTTCGTAGACCAGGTGATAAAGTTATCATGATCTACAGAGAACCGCTACAGAACGATGCACGTATACAAGAATATACCACACCAGAAAGCGTAAACTTTCGCCTCGTAAATTGTATTGGTTACATTCAGCTCTATTGTAACGGAACTAATGTTAAAGTCGGAAAATATCAGTTCACGAACGGTGTAGACCAACTCACGTATTGGAAAATGCTGAAGGATTACCTATCTGAGACTATTCGGATTTCTGATACTTCACCGTCCCGAACAACTTTTACTCTCTTCTGGGAACGAAAACTGATGAACGCTAATCTTCAAAGAGTGGCTGAGCAAGCAGGACTTCTCTCAGACCGCAATAGTATGACCTATGTATTTCAGGAATCTGATGTTAATAGTTTTTGGAATGCATGGGGTGGTGGTAATCGAAATGCTAATCCTTGGGGTTGGTCGTCATAAAATTATACACGCTACGTGCCTGTATGGCGGCTACACCTACAATTTCATCTGGAGACTTATAGTGATAAAGCTCGTTACTCATTAAGGCAAGGATATCTTTTTTCGCTCCATATACAAAACAGCCTGATTTACGAGTTTTATCGTCGTGATTCACGCTGAGGTCGGTCAGATGCTGGTATTTAGGTACTAGCATGGCGTCCTTTATGTATAGTCGATACACCTTTAGTCTCGATCCATATTTAGTCTTTCCGGCACCTATTTCGATAAACTGGTTCAAATCGTCATGTATCGTACCTGTAGGTTGCGGTAAAATTCCTACCTCTTCGCCAAGCTCTCGAGCCATCGCTTCTCGGTAGTTTTCGTGTGTTTCTAATGTCCCTGTCACACCGATCTGAAAATCTCCTTCTTCGTACAGGGGACCTATGATCCAATCTGTTTCGCGAATGTGTGTACCATAATTGCTAAAGAAGGCTTTACTCATCGGTGCTGGAAACCAAGAAGAAATTCCATATTTATCAGTACTGCTACGTTTTGGTTTTCCGCGTTGAGTAAATAGCTTGATATATACTTCCATTTAACTTTTTGAAATAAATTTGAATTCGCTTAAAAAATCACTTTGAAACTAGTAATAGTAATGTCCGACAGCAATAGCGTCATCATTTTCATCAATAAGGACGCCATAAACGTGAATGAACTGTTTCTGAATGAAGACTGGTCACTCACCGAACTTTTCGACCGTATTTATACCATTACGGTACGTGGGCGAAAATTGGATTGGCTGATTAAGATTCATCCAGAAAATAAGTATGCACAAAGAGAGATCACGTATCTTAATACGCTCAAAAAGGTTTGTGGCGTGCCAAAAATACTTGCTGTAGGTCTTTCACCCAAATTAAACTACATCATTCTATCCAAAGCGTCTGGGGTAGACTTGTATGAATATGTTCGTAAAAACGGAAGAATGACGGAGGCAGAAATAAGGAACATAGCACGTAAACTTCTTACAATCTTACACCAGATTCACAGAAAAGGCGTTATACACAAGGATATTAAACCTGAGAATGTTATCTATGATAGTCACACGAAAAATGTTACTCTCATTGATTTCGAAGGAAAGCAGACTGATGACTATTGTAGTCCTGAGCAGGTAACCGGAAATCCAGTAACAGAAAAAACTGACATCTGGGGCACGGGAATTCTATGTTATTATCTCGCTCGGCACGACACTCCATATCATAACTCTCGCCAGATACTGCATGGAAAACTCGTGTTTTCTACTAAATGGAGTGAACAGTTTGTGGATTTCTTATCTTGCCTTCTAGAACGAGAGGTAAAGTTTAGGTACAGTACAAAGGATGCATTAAATCATGTTTGGCTATCATAAAAAATCTTGACATTTAGAAAATGACAAGACGATCACCGAAAAAATCACGGGTGAGGATCCAAGTCTCATCCCCTGGAAGCTTAACAAAGCTTGGTTACAGTCTTCATGCCACCAAGTCTCAAAGACAAATGGCAATTCGTAAAGCAGTAAAGAAATACGGCTACAAGAAAACGTTCGCTAAAATTAACGCTCTGTATGTGTGGAACAAGAATAGACATAAGGAGTTAGCACGCACTGGACAAAAAGATAAAGAATGGATGAGAAGGAAAATGAGCTCTCCAAAACGGAGCAGACGTGGATCCTCATCCAGACGTAGATCCCGTAGATCCTCTCGATCCCGTAGATCCTCATCCAGACGTAGATCCCGTAAATCCTCATCCAGACGTAGGTCTCGTAGATCCTCCCGATCCCGTAGGTCTCGTAGATCATCAGCATCTTTTTCGATGCGAAAGAGTCCTTATGGTAACTGGAGAAGCAAGGCTCCCAGAAGAACCAGTTCACGACGAAGAATGCTCGGAAAATATGGTTCACGCTGTTTCCTCAAGCCGAGAGGAACTTCTCGCAATAATTATCGCCCTATGTTCCCTGTATGTGATACGAATGGAAAATACAACTGCGGAGGCATTCGCGCGGCTAGAACACGTGCTGCTGAATGGAAGTATGGAGATGTTATTTCTAAGGCTAATAGACTCGGTAAAAAACTTGGATGCTCATGGACTAAAAAATCTCGGTAATTTTTGAAAGTAGCATTAATAAATGAATTCTCCTTGGTGGGTCGTTCTTATCTGGATTCTAGTAATTCTTGGCGTTTTAGTAGGTATAGCGTACGGGGGGTATCGTTTGTACAAATATTTGTCCAAAAGCGGTACGTGTAACTTTGTACCCTTTACCCCAAACTCTTCTCTCCGACTTCGTCAATCGATCGGGGATAGCGATATGGTCCAAGCTGGATACATAACATGTTCGGGTGGTGGACCTTTATGGCAACACAACAAGATTACGATTCTAAATAAGGGTCCTGGTACTTTCTACATCGGTCCTGTTCCTGATTCTAATCTTCCTCAAGAGCTTGACTCGGGAGATAGCATGGTAATGGATATGGGCACGCAATCACCTAATGTATATTATAAGACTGGCTCAAAGTATATTATCCCTAACTTAAGTATAAAGACAACATGATTTATGTATTTAAAGTGCATAATACATAATCAATAAATGCCACCTAATAGGGAAATAAGAGTGATTAAGGTTCCTTTATCAGAAAGGGAAAGGCTTCCAGATTATCCGATCGCATTTCCTAACATGCCTCGGCTTTATTTGGAACTCTTGGAAAATAAAGCCAAAATCAAACAGGATTTGATCAATAAAGAATATGTTCCGCACATGGGTCAAGAATATGAGGAAAAACGTGAAGAACGATATGAGGGACGACACGAGGAGGAACGACGACGCGAGGAACGACATGAGGAGGAACGACAGGAGGAACGACGTCACAAAGATGATGCTGAGATCAAAGAACGTTATACTACAGATGACGATAAGATCGATAGCCGATCGTCCGTCGGCTCGCGAGGATCTAAAGAGTCTGTTGGCACGAAAGAGTCTAGGGAATCTAGGGAATCTGTTGAATCTAGGGAATCTGTTGAATCTAGGGAATCCGTTGAGTCTAGGGAGTCTAGGGACTCTAGGGAATCCGTTGAGTCTAGAGAGTCCGCTGATTCAGTGATTGGAAAACATCGATCCAATAGTGAAGATTCCGATGATCTATCTGTGCGTCTTAAGGAGCTTTTAGGAGAAACGGATGACGAAAGTTCACGTTCTCATTCCCAACCCGATAAATACAGTAGAGCTCACCGTTCATTTGAAAGTCGCTCGGCTAGATATACACATTATGATAAGTTCAAGCAGGACCGAGAGAAAAAACCTAGCGAATTTCCTGGAGAAAAAGTTAAGGGTGCCCCTCCTACGTTGGCAGAATTAGAGGCTAAGGGACAGTATCAAGGCAAAGCGGAACTGCGCGATATCAACCACGTCACGATGAGTGAACAGGAAGAGGAGGATAAAAAACGTGAATTAATCTTCAAATTCGATCTACTCAAAAAATCATATCCAACCGCGGCCAACACTATTCAAGATTTCACAATACATTCGGATTATCGTACAATGCAAAAGACTTACGACATCACCGTTCGTCGGTTGTCCTTGGATTCTACTGTGGAGAGTTATAAAACGTACCTAATCGGATCTTTCATGCTAGTAGAGTTTGTATTCGGTAGTTTTCTCGGATTCGACATGCAGGGTTTCACCAAGCAACAGATTCTCAGCATGCATAGCTATGAAAAATTGCTGATAGAGTTAGGAGAGAAATCGTATGTTCCCTCTGGTAGCAAATGGCCTGTTGAGTTACGTCTATTGTTTTTAGTCATCATGAACGCTGGATTCTTCATCGTTGGCAAAATGATCATGAGAAAGACTGGGGCAGATTTGTTGAGCGTAATAAATAACATGAACACGGCTAACACTAACACAGCTGCACCACAACGTCCAAAAAGACGTATGAGAGGACCTACCACCAACGTTGATGATATTCCAGATGCTACGGATGAACCGGTTCAACAGCCGGCTCCCACAACGAATTAAAAATGAAATTTAAACTGATAATTGAATAAAAATCGAGATGGTCAAGTTCCAAATTGCATCTGATCTTCATATCGAGATCGGAAATGAAATTCCTCCTGCACTTTCCTTAATTACTCCATCGGCCGAAATATTGATTCTAGCAGGAGATATCGGTCGTATTCATAAATATGAACAGCTAAAGGCGTTTCTGACCGATTTGTGTCAACACTTCCAGTACGTATTGTACATTATGGGAAATCATGAGTACTACCGCGTTAAAAATCATCCCGACATAACAATGTCAGAATTGATGAACAAAATGAACAGTATACAGCAGTCGATACCGAACTTATATGTGTTGAACCGCACGTCTGTAATCTTTGACGATGTATGTGTCATCGGCTGTACTCTGTGGTCGCAGGCTTTGGTAAATATTCCGTCCTACATCGTTCGCGTGAAGGGTATGAATACACAGTATTATAATGAGATTCACAGACAGGACGTTAAGTATATCGAGAAGATGATACGGTACTGTAATGCAAACAACCTTAAGCTACTTGTTGTTACTCATCATGTACCGAGTTACTCTCTCCTCAAGAACAAGAAGGCCACCGACCGATTTAAGTCGCTATATGCCAGTCATCTCGATCACCTGCTCGATTCAAAACGCGTGCACACATGGGTCTGCGGTCATATTCATACCAATTTCGATCTGAGATCGAAAAATGGAACCCGCCTTGTGGGAAACCAGAAAGGTAAACCTAGAGACAAGATAACAGACTATGATAAGGCCAAGGTCATCAGCGTATAAACATAACTTGTAGAATTTTAGTAATTCTACAAACAAGGTAAATTTAATTGTGTATTTTAAAAAAAGGTGGTAAATAAAAAATGGTTCAAAAACTATCAAAAGAACAACTGAGAGAATTGTCGGAAAAAGAACTGAAACGGCACGTTAAGATTCTACAGGCTGCCGGATATCCGATCGATTACGGGACTGTTAAGACAACCGCATCTAAACAGAAAGATCCTTTGATGTTCTATCGGAAAATGATCCGTACAGCACAGAAAAAAGGTCCTGCTGATCTCGAAAGTTCTGAGTCTGAGGAGGAAAAACCAGTTACTCCTACTAAGCTCAAAGTTCCTCGTTCTAAAAACGAGTGTAAAAAGAATCTCGAAATGTATTCTCTAGTAGACATCAAAAGACTTGCCAACAAACACGGCATCGAATACACGAACAGAAAGCAAGTCTGTGACAAGCTGGCTAAAGTTCTCGATTTTGATGTACCCAAAGTATCCAGATCTACTCCTAAAAAGGCTGACGAATCTGACGTACCTCCCAAGCTTCGTTCCCGTTATTCTGAACTGATGAAGTATACCGCCAAGTCTAAAACTAAAGAACAAGATCTTCACAGCTTTGCACGTAGTCTTGGTCTAGTCGGATACACAAATATGAGTAAGCACAATCTAGCAATCGCGATAGCTGCAGCTGAAAAGAGTGGCAAAAAGCCCAAAGAGACTGTTTCTCATTCCAAGTCCAGACGTAAGCACAAGCATAAGTCAAAACGTAAACAACCCGAACCCGAACCTGAATCCGAACCCGAGCCTGAGTCCGAACCCGAGCCTGAATCCGAACCCGAGACTAAGCCTGAACCTAAAACCAAGTCCAAGTCTAAATCCAAGTCTAAATCCAAGTCTGCCTCGTATGATGAACTCGTGGATAAACGTCTGGAAGAATTACAGGAAATACTAAAGCAACAGGGAATAGAAGACTCATCGTCTGTACAGAGTCCAGAAGAGGCATCTGAACTAATTCGGGAACTAGGTAAACATCGTCAGACATGTACTCCAAAAACTAACTATAAATGTGCTTCAGGATTGTCATGTGATATCTCTACCAGTCCAGGAATCTGTATCGGTTCGGGAGTTGCATCCAAGAGTGTACACCGTCTAGATTATAAGGGTCAGCAAATTATCGGTGGAAAGGACGCTATTCACGCTTTACGAAAGAAGCTAGGTCTCAGCAGATATAAGGAGCCCGATCCGTTTTCAGAAGAGGGTTTTAAGAGATCTTCTCTTCTCAAGAGAGCAATGAATGTCAGCGGAAGAGAAAAGGGCGATTTCAAGCGTATGTCCAATAAACAACTCGAAGACTTCATCGACGGTTTTCAGATCCACGAGAAAAAGGCAAAGAAAAGACTAATTCGCAAATTGGTTGCTGAAACTCATGCCGACGAGAGCAAGTTTAGCGATCTTTCTGTAGGAGAGCTACGAAAGCGTGCTTCTTTGATCAGACAACAGATAGAATCGGAACCTGGAGCAAAGTTATCACCTCCGGATCGCGAAGATATAGTAGAAGCACTGGCGGCCTGGACCGGGCGCTCACCTTCAACCTTTAAAGATTGGTCAGATCTAGATATTCGACAGCGATACGATGCGCTACGAAGCGAAAAAGCATGGCCTTCTAAGAGGAAACGTCGTAAGCCAAAGGAAGAATCGAGTGAGGAATCGAGTGAAGAAGAGAAGATCCCCCTAAAGGAAGAATCGAGCGAGGAATCGAGTGAGGAAGAAATCCCCCTCAAGAAACTAGTTAAACCAAAGAAGAAAGAAGAATCAAGTGAAGAATCGAGTGAGGAAGAGAAGATCCCCCTCAAGAAGGAAGAATCGAGTGAGGAATCGAGTGAGGAAGAAGTTCCCCTCAAGGAGCTAGTTAAACCAAAGAAGGAAGAATCGAGTGAGGAATCAAGTGAGGAAGAGAAGATGGTCCCCAAGAAGGAATCGAGCGAGGAATCAAGCGAGGAAGAGGAATCAGGTAGTGGAGAAGAGATTGCAGAACGTCGTAAACAGGAAAAGATCGACGTTGCAGATGTTGAACGGGCTTTATCTGATGTCATGGCCGGTCGTAAAGGTCAGATCGAGGAATTTTCTCAAGTGCAAAATACAGTACTGAAATGTCTTGGACTCACCAGTGCTTAGATTAATTATACTAGAAATAGTATAATTAACATATCAGAGTTTCATGGAAAAAGTTTTGAAACATTTCAATGTCCAGATATTCACATAGAGGGTTGCCATTTATTCTGTTATGCTCGAGTAGTCGCCTATATGTGTCGTGTATTATCTCGAACTCTTCATATTCGACTTCATCCTTGTCTCGCTCGAAAAACTCTTCATCAAACTCATATTCATCCTCTTCCTCGATTTTTTCTTTATGAGCCTTATTTCTAGTTCGTCTTCCCATTTATACTATCCTCGTTCCTTTTAAACACGTAATGAAGATAGTCATCGCGTTCCTCGTCAGTCAGGTCTTCCAGATATCGATGAATATATCCAGACGAACCTTTTCTAACCATTCTACAAAATGTGAGAAAGAATTGTGGAGAATGTAAATATTCTAATAGATCAGGCCGGATTTTTTCCACTCCTTCGATAAATATGTTTCGTAGCTGGATCAATTCTCTGAAATAAGAATATTCCCAGATATCATCACTATCGTTTTCTCTTGGAGGAACATAGTTGGTAACAAGTTTCCGAGAATAGTTTGTGGGCGAGGAATCATCATGTTCGTCGTCTTGTTGTTCGGAATCTGGCGTGTTTTGTATGTCAGCGCTTCTAACTGTGTCGGCGTAAGACATTTATCTCTTAGCTCTGTTTTTTTAAGTTGTAATCTTCCTCTAATTCTTCCAATTCTTCTTGAATCTCTTCATCGAGATCGCTGTCATCATACTCTTCTTCCTCCTCCACTTCTTCGATCGGAATAACAGTACGTTGTTGCGCCACCGGTTGTTGTTGCGCCGGTTGTTGCGGTGGAGGAGGCGATGGTGGCTGTTGATAATACATATCTGATGGTGGAGATTGTTCCTCAAGCTTTTTAACCGGTTCACGTCGCTGTGCCGGTCGTCGCTGTTGTCGCTGTGCCGGTCGTCGGTGTTGCACAGATCGCTGTTGCACGGGTCGCTGTGGTCTCATAGAAGAGAATAGATTCTCGATACCCATCATGCGCTTTTCGTGCCCTTCAAACTTTTCAGCGATCTCTTTAAGAGGAAGGTTATTAAGATTGTGCCCCAACTGTTGAACAGCGGTCTCAATCTTTTGAATACGATCTTCCTGCTCTTCTAAACGTTGAGATAGTTCCTCGATATGTCCAAGAAGCTTCTTGTTCTTTGAAGAAAAATAAAAGGTCAATCCAAGCAGAACAACAACTTCAGAAGCAATGTGAATCATCTGTTTGTTTTCCCAGAATTTCTTTTCTCCCGTTTCACTTGACATTTTATGAAAAGCTTACCTTAGTTTTAAATAGGCTTAAAACATAACTCAGTACTACAAAACATGAGTTTCCAAATGAGATTTAACACTGCGATCCAACCGCCTCGCCCTGTCGATCCACATAAATTTAAGGAAGAGCGAGTAAGCGTTTCAGAACTCGCATCCCTTCTTCAAAAGGAACGAGTACAATCAGATCAGGTAGCGGACAAATTGGTTCTCGATAAGACCATACAAGACTTTATCACTGATTCTATCCATGATACTATTCAAAACTCCATCAAAAATGCTGTACAAACTTCTGTAGAGGGACATATCACCGAGTCGCTTCAAAAAGTTGTAACTGAGTATGTTCCCAAACACTTGTACATGACGGAAGAACAGACCGAAAAGCTTCAAAACGAGATTATGTCTAAACGACGCGGTCCTATAGGAGAGAAAGGCGACAAGGGAGAGCAAGGTGACAAGGGAGAAAAGGGTGATAAGGGAGAGAAGGGTGATAAGGGAAATGTGATGTATAGAAAATCTATTCTGTGTAACATCGATCGGATTATTAATAGCCCTACGTTCAACTCGGTACTGCTCTTTCCCTATAACGGAGCAAACTATACATTATATACGATTGTTATAACCGGAAAATTTAATTCTAACTGTCAATTTCAACTGGTAAATCTCTCCAACAATAATGAAGTATTGGCCAATGTTGAGATTCCTGAGTCGAACCTGGTTGTCTATGAATGGGAAACGATATGTCCTCTTCCGGAAGAAATGGCCGTTTTACAACTTGAAGCCAAATGTGACGATGAGTGCAAAATCTATACAGTGGAACTGGTTATGTAAGTTTATATGTGTATTTGCATATAAACTTTTCATCACAGCAACTCAAATCCTCCAAGGGCCTCGCGAACCTTATCGTAACGGCTATCGTCCAAAGCTTTCCGCAACACAGATTCAGTGGAAAACTCGTCACCACTCAGTAATGACTTGAGAATCGAAGGTGAGAACCCTGAGATCATCGCAGTTCCGTTTTCATCCACCGTGACCGGAAAATCTGTGCTACTACCGTTGACGTTCCAGAACACAATCTGCGGTCGTGTATAGCCCTCTTTCTGATACATTTCGTTAATACGCTCCATATTGGTCACATTGCCGTATCCCTCAACATGGTTAAACTGCATATCCGAAATGATGAAAAGTCTTTTTGGCATATCCTCATCGGTCAGTTTACACTCCTTTCCTCGTTGCAAAATAAGATTAAAAGTTCCTTCCAGGTTGGTGCTTCCACCCCATTCCATGCGACGAATAGTGCTCCAACGGTCGTACAGACCCCCGTCAGGTACGACAGTAAACTTTGGAACATTATTAAAAGTGATGACGTGGCCATGAAAGTCTCCCTGTACAGCATCACTGATAAGAAGTCCCATCGTGACAGCAACATCGAGAGGAACAGAGTTCATACACTCCATACTACTACTGGTATCAACCACTGCAACACAATCCTTCAAGGAGCCGGCCTGGCGAACCTGATCGCGAATCACATTGTATTGAGCTTCGGTAACAGGATCGGCAAAGTTTTTCGTTCGTACTTCGCGAATGAGTTCATGAGGATGCATTGCCCCTGCATTCACTTTAGCACTGGTCTCAGGATGTTGAAGCTCCGCACGCCAGGCAGCAAATCGTTCAGAATCGTGCTTCTCGAACGACTTCTTTAGTCTACGCATGCACTGCGACGGCACCTTGTTGTAATCAATCGTATCCCACCGTCCACTGCACATAAATCCTTCTACAACACGCAAGTACTCACGAAGAGGCGTGTTATACATTTGGCGAAGGTTACGTGGACTTGTATGTAACGCACGGGCAAGAGTCTTGAACACTCCAAACTTGCGATCGAGAGAATCGCGTTCAGTGGGTGTCCATTTGGCACACAAACTAACCGGCTTTCCGTCAGTCATATTAGCCACATCTGAACTCAGTTGTGAGGCTACCAAATCAACTACTTCTTGCTGTAACACCTTCAGGTTGGCCAAATGATCTTGGCTGGGAACATCGGCCGAATAGTTGGAGCGAACCTTATCCAGATCTGTTAGATCCAGGACTCCTGGGAAAAACTGCAACAGGTCATCCCATCGACCGTATTCCGATAGAAGATGCAACACCTTGCGAAACTCGACCGGACGATTGATGAAGAGCCACACCAGAGCCCGACGACCCAGTTCACGCTCACCCTTTCCACCTCGGCAATCTCGGAGATGAAATGCGAGAAGAAACGTGTCCACAATCGATTCTCGAACACATTCTCGAAGATATTCATACAAACGAGGAACATTGAGTCCTCTAGCTCCCTTAAAAAAGAGAGCCACACGACCGTTAATATTTCCCGACGGATCGGGAGAAGCATATGACAACGCGCCATTCCATGTCAACGCACTAGCATTCATAGCTTTTGCAAACTTGCTCATATCTATACAAAAAGGAACATACTTTTAAATTTTCAATTTTATTTCCAAATTGAAAACGTAAACATGAAATCAGCTTTGGGCAGATGATTCTATTGTATCCATTCATTTTTTCATTTATTTTTACATTTCCTCTCGGCGCTACGCTGTGGCTTCATGCTCGGCACGGCTGGTACAATGGGTGGACGGTTAAAGAACATGTATGTGTTTACCTGACTGTTCTTCTCGGTATTTCCATCTACCTAACGTACAAGGTGACTAATGACAATTGCGATCCGAAGTGTATCTTTTTCGCATCCGGTAATTGGTACCAACAATGTTGTACAAAATTAAAGACGAGATAAAACCTCGTATACCGCACGCTTTACTCCAAAGTTGGCTGCCATCGCTAAATAACTATCGTCATCCATGATTACGATACCAGCCTGCGGTATGCCGGCAAGAATATCTGTGGGGCTAACTCCAAGGATAGAAGCGTGTGCAATCATATTCATAAAATCTTGGCGTCTTGCTGGATCGTTGGCTAGATTATACAACATATCCATTCCCAACGGAGTCGAAAGGTAAAATTGCCAGTCATTAAATAGAACGAAACCAAACATAAGCGCGTTAAATACCACCATCATTGGATTCAGTCTGTCATAGCCAAAACGATAGCCTAAATCCACCACATCCATAAACGATTCTAGATTAGCGTACGTAGTAACAGCCGATGACAAAATATCTATGAGACTTCTCAGGCGACTACGCATAGCGAATGTCGTTTTACTATTTTTCATCACCTTTTGACGGAACGTTTGCTGTTCGAGAAGAGATTTGGCTACTTTTTCGACATGATCAGGGTCAAAATACTTGGCTGCAAGAGAAGAAAATTTTCTAGGCATTTATTTTAAGCTTAGAAAATGTTATCAAACATACCTGTTACATGATGAGCCTGAAAGCCTTGAGAACGAAGGTTGAAAGCGGTAATTTCTGCAAAGTGATCTCGTGATACTAGTATAAACTTAGTTTCTTCACCTGATGTGCTAGCTAGAAATCCGGCTAAAAAGCTGAGCGAATGATCGGCAGCGTCTCGCAACGCTGAACGAACTACATACTTATGAAATGGAAAGGATTTTTTAGCTACTGAGCTACAGTGTCCGACAACACCAATAACCTTTACGTCAGAAGGAAACGACGATTCCAGGCTTTGAGGAATATTCTCAACATCGATGAGAACTATTGTTTTGCTATCTTGACAGAGACGAGAAAGTTCTCTCAAGGGGATTTGAGAGAGGGCTTGAGGGGACTCGTCACGCTCTTGAGGAATAGCTTTTAAAGCAATCTGTGCGACATTGCTTTCAGCTACACTCTTTTTCGTTGCTTCTTCACCGACAAACGTTCTGTTATCACACAGAGTCACCGTCGACCTCCAATGGTCATTAACACGAACAGTTTCATAAACAGGGAGTGCAAGTTGTCGCTTCTGATAGATTTCCTGTAATTTATTCTTAGCAGACATTTAATGATTATTTATACAAGATTTATTTTCATTTTATAAATGCCCAAACCATACAAGGGAAACATTGAAAAACAGACTTTGCGTAACCGTTACTATCGCAGAGTCTTGTTTACCAGCAAAGAGATGCAACTTGTTCTGATGAAAATTCGTCCCCGTGATGAGATTGGAATGGAGGTTCATCCCAAAACGAGCCAGTTTATTCGTGTAGAGGGAGGAAAGGGATATGCAGTTGTAGCTGGTAAGAGATACAACTTGAAAAATGGTGATGCTCTATTGGTTCCTAGTAAAACCAAGCATAACATAATCGCTGGGAAAAGAGGTCTACGATTATATACGATATACGCCCCACCTGAACATCCACCTAAAACCAAGGAGCTAACTAATCCGCTCGACTAACTGTGTTACGATTCCATCTCTGGCTCTCTCGAAAATCTTGCTTAAGATCATTATATCTTTCTCTCAGATCTTTTTTGGCATCTTCTAGTTGCTGAATCTTACCGTCTGAGAGAAGTCTTTCGCGGTCCAACTTAGCTACTCGATCCTTACAGTCATGTAAATCCTTTCTGAGCTTACGAACCTCATGGCGTAATTGCTTATTTTCAGCTTCTAACTCTTCTGTAAAATCTTCGTCTGGACGTTCCTCTTTTTCCCTTTTTAAGTCGCGATTTTCCTCCTTTAGCTCATCGATCTGTTCTTGCAGATCTTGGTATTTTTGGTACCAAGTGGTAGCGGCCTCTTTAGCACGTTCGTACTTATGTCTAAGGTATGATTCGGATCTTGTACTCATTTCTTGGGTATGTTAGTATCTTTAAGCGAGGTAATCTCTTGCATCGTAGTGGGCTGTGATTGAGATCGGTTTCAACCATGTTTCTGATGATTCCTTGATCCAAAAGTTCGGATAGATCCAACTACTTGGAAAGATCACAGAATGTTTTAGAGTTGTATCCATAAGAACACCGTGTATGATTGTACTCATGGCGATCGGACCTGTTGTCGATACGATATAATCATCTTTTGAGTCCTGATCGGGATCATCAATGTAATCCTCGATCCACTCGTTAACAAAATCATGAGCGTTAGTAGCCAAATAAGCGATGAACCTTTTATTGATAATGTGACCTTTTTTAGCTGCTATGATGGCATTGTTAACATACATAACAGGTTCCATACCGATCATAAAGTCAAACTTTTCACACATCTTTTGTAATGATGCCAGACATGCTCCATCGTTAACATCGGCGTACACACCACCCTCGGTATATAGAATCACCTGACGTAAAGTGTCAGATCGTGCTCCCACATTGGGATGGTTACGAAGCATATATGTAATGTTACGTTGAACTTTGGGAGGAAGCTTATGCACTGCTTTCTTGATATCATCAGGGCCACGAACACGCAGTATGTCTTGAAATCTAGGGGGAACATGAAACTGTGGATTATCAGTCCACATATTAATCTCAAAATTGGGGTTGCGTTGAATCCACGTTTCCATAAACTTGTAAAATTTAGATTGTATCTTGCCGAACTCTCTCCCGTCATGATATCTGCTGAGCCAGATCCAGTGAATTTTGAAAGGAATATGTGCTTTGGCTTTACCAGACTTGTATGGATTGCAACGATCCCACTGCTCGAGAAGAAGCTCAACCCAGTTACTTTTTGCTTCGCCATCTCTGTCATCGACGTAGTCCCAGTCATTAAAACTGATTGCAGCCATCTGTTCCATCCCGAGAGTCGACAGGTACTGATCCTTATCCGGAACCCCTGACATTAGTAGAAAATCGCTAAAAACAGCAGACTGTTTTATCTTGGACTCTCCAGAACGAAGTTGCTCAACCTGAAGAAGAATTATGTACATGTTTCCAATTTTGGTCACATTCATCTCGTTTGATGGACTGGAAGATGTGAATGTGATCGTCTTGTCAAAGGTATTATTAATGGTAGAGCGCTTACCTGGCTGGACAGCATAAATGTCTCCAATCTCCTCATTCGTCATATGCACAACATCTGTTCCGACATTGATAAATACCATGACATGTACATCCTTGGTCTTCAAGGTAACACTTCCCTTTTTCAGGTCAAGCTTTCCATCGAGTAAAAGGTCCCACCAGTTAGCTCCAAAATATTTGAAAATTTTACCTGTATCACGAAGATCTTGTTTTGGAATCAAGTGCCAACCATAAATCTTAGGTAATGAGTATGCAGGGAACTTGTTGGGGTTCAAAGAATATTTACCGCTTTTCTTAGGCATTTATTTATGCATAAGAAATTTTTAGGTCGTTTTGACATCAAAGTCACCGATCGTCCAGTCACGATTTTTGTCACGGGTTAGATGAACTGGCAAATCATGTGTAAAAAGTGTTTGTGGTATGCGAAGTTGATTCAATGTGTCTTGTTTGCATCTAAGAATAAATAGATGATCCACATCTTGCCACGACCCTGAACTAAAATCTTTCAGGTATTTCATAGTGAAAATACAGCGTTTGAAACCAAGACTTCGAAAATTAGAGGAGATTTTGTTGACAGATTTACGCGCTCCTTCCATCCATATTTTTTCATCGAGTTCGATAACAATAGTGCCCCCACTAGGTTGAGACATTATCTCGGGGAGTCGATCGAGAGTAAAAATACGATTCCGGTTAAAGTTGGCGTAATCATGGCGATGAGAGGTGATAATTGTGTATGCATCCGTCTTGTCGATGAATTTTTGCGCCAAAGTTGTCTTTCCTGTCGCAGTCATTCCCAGAATAATTATCAGTCCATTCATAGTTTGTTTTATTATTTTATCTTTCTAAATGATTAAGAAATGGAACTACAACTACGATCGTGGTATTCGAAGCAAGGATTCAGTCACGCTCTTAATATCCACCGATTTCCAGAAGACTATAAGCATCGTGACGACCTAAAAACAACTGCATTACGTTTTCTATTCCAATTTCGGCACAAGGAAAGAGCTTTAACCGTGAATGATCTTGTCGCTAAAGCTTTAGAGTTATTTGATTACTTTATAAGGGAACGCAAGATCCCATTAGCGCGAGAGGTAACAGATATTATCATAGAGTTTGCTCCCAATCACCGCCGAAAGATTCTGGACCGCCTAAGGGATTTGGAAAACGATCAGGAAGAAGGAGAAGGAGAAGTAGAAGAAGAAATAAGAAGAGAAATATTGGGAAAGCCGATCAAAAAAGTAGTCTATGCTGATAGCCAAAATGTGCATAATACCCAAGTTAATCAGAGTGTACTACAAGCTTCAAGAACTTTATACAACATGTTTCGTCACGTTCTCGAGTTGAAGATGGATCCGAGAATCAGCAGAGAAGCTAATGATAGCCGAAGGGGAAAATACAAAGATGAATGTCTAGATCAGATTGGAGAAGAGTTTCAACGACGCTATCCTAATAAGCAGGAATTGATTAAGGATAGCTTTGGATACGTCAAACGGAATGTAGGAACTTTTGGAATCGACACCAGCCTTCAGGATGTTCTCCTTGCTCTGTGGTTGTGGATACAGGAACACCAACATCGCCATGAGTTAGAGCTTCGTCTTCTAGAAGAGCTTCGTGAAATGCATGGACAATGTAGCACAGGTCATTTAGCACGTCTAGTCAACGTTATGCAAGGGTTTACAGAAAATGAGCACCTTGCTGTACGCATCTCTGATAAGGAACAGTATAATGCTGTTATTAGGAATTATCTAAATACAACGCTGAGTAAATGTGATGACGAAGATGTCATCAATGGAATGGTGGATGGATCGGAAAAGTTCAAGAGATACGTTAAGACCAAGATTAAAGATATTTTACTAACCTGGATTGACGATTACGGCAAGGAGATTCTAGAGTACATACCAGGCATCGTTAACGATTACGTTAAGGCGGAGATATTTACAAAATGAAAATCATAACCCAATCAAGATCGCGTAAATGAATTCACGAGAGGTTCTAAAGTATTTTGATGTATATCTGCATGCACAGAATGATTTCTGTCAATCTGTCTGTGCAAAGTTGTGGCCCAATAACACGGAACACTTTTGGGAGAAGTGGATTAGTTCGGGTAAAAATTTGCTCTACTTTATGGCTAGATTGGATTCGTCCAATAAGAAGCTTGTTATCGACTGGATTCTAAAGATTCGCGATAAGAATTAATAGATTTAGCCCATATCCCTTCTGGACAGAATTAAAATCAGGTTTAAAAACACATAATTGTGGAGTAACAATTATGTCAACAAGAGCAAAAAAACTACGTGAACAAAACCAAGTCGTAAAAATAGTGAAAGATCTCATCAAAAGGATGGAAACCTTCGAGGATGCTGTCGAGGAGCTTAAGCTTCTCAAGGATACCGTTTGCGATATCAACGAACAGCTATCAGAACAGGAAGCAACCAATGCCGAAGCGATGAGAAAACTAAAAGAAAATCTACGTGATAACAAGCTTCGAGTTCTCAACGAAACCGTCGAAGAAATGGGTAGAGTGATCGTTTCTTCGGATGAACTCGAGGAGTATAAACAGGAGGCTACTAGGTGGAAAGCGGAGTGTTCCAAGGTCAAGGAAGAGTGTCGTGCCGATGTCAAATCACAGGTTGATGAACAGATGTCTCGTCAGCTCAAGATTCTTGAGTTGCAGAACGAGAACAAGCTTGCATCGCTTAACGCTTCCAATGAGTCATACAAGACAGAGGTTCAAAACCTAAAGGAGACTATTAAGAGAATGGCCCAAGAGTTGGATAGTCAGAAGAAGCTCACTGCCGATGTTGCCGGAGCACGTCGCCCAGTTTCCTCTTCTGAAAATAAGTCTAACTAATTTTATACTATTAAGTATAAAATAAATGAACAAAACCTTTTACGCTATGAACATGCATGGTTATGAATCGAAAGAAGATTGTGTTATACCTGAGAACTGTAGGGTGATCATGTTCTGTTACTCTGGAAAATTGCTTCACATCTGCCCCCGATTTGATCGTTACAATTGGGGTAAAATCTTTACCGATCCTGGCGCCACCAAAGACTACCAGTCGTTTCTGAAGGTTTTGTCGGGCTACTCTTCTCTCCGAGACCACTTTTGTGTCTATGAGCCAGGTAGCGTGATTAAAGAGATCGATTTTCACCCCGACGAATATTTTCGCCACGGGTTGTTTCGACTACCTGTCCGAGCAGCTGTCTGTGTGGAAAAAGATAACCGCGTATACATTACTGATGTGAATACAGCAGCCAAATATCTTACCATGCCAGAGAAACCTCTTAAAAAGTGTAGAAACGTGGTTTTGAACGCCGAAAAAGCTTCCAATGCATTACCGTATCTGGAAAACACAGCATGGGTTGATAGCACCTTCATCATGCACGCGTCTAAGTTATCTAATATACTCAGAGGACTGAAGTTTAAGTATGGCGGTGTGACTCTTTTACTTCTCACCTGTCGAGAAGGAAAAGGCTATAATCTGAATCCGGCTCCTACAGTGGGAGAGTCCTTATAGATAGTCATCATCTTGCAGTATCCATATGTTTTTCAAATTCCGATCAAATATTTTTTTGTTTTTGTTGTAATTTTCAACTTCACGTTCGTAATCACGTTTTAGATTACCAACGATCCGTTCTCTCCACTGCTCATCGGTTTTCTTGATTACCGATGTACGTTTCTTGAGTTCAATCGCCTTTTGAATCTCTTTTTCCGTTATCTCTCGCTCCTTGGGCATTATTGGAACATCATACGTCTTCATCTTGAGGGTAATTCCTGGGTAATCGATTAGTTCGAATATTACTGTTAGTATAGCTACATAGGTCATTGTATCAGCTTCATGAGAGCTTTTTGCGTGATCCATAAAGTTATAGTCTGGTTCATCCCAAGAATGAACCTCTTTGTTTAGCTTATTATCCCGAAATAGCTCAAAACTCCACTGCATCATTTCGCGACGAATTTTTTCTGCTTGTCGAATATTTATCTTAGGTCGCAACTCCTTTCGTAGATATTTTAGTAAGGCAACGGCAACATCTGGCACCTTGTCTTCAACTATACCTATCAAAGGTGGTAATTGTTTCACTAGATAGGGACTAAAGTCCATATAATCACCAAAGAGTTTTACCATCCCTCGTACTTCCCCTGTTAGAGGTGTTTTGTCCTCCCGAAAGAAGTCAAATATCAAATGAGCAACATGCTCGTAATGTGGATTTTCTAATGGAAACAACTGGTTCAATCTCGCTCTAGGAGTGATATACGTATTTTTTCCAGTCATCTTTATCTTATACAGGGTAGTTAGAAGGATTTCGTCAGTACCATATGGATATTTACGTAAAATCTTGCCATATTCCATCACAATCATCCTCATTAGATAAAACATATCCTTGTAAGGATTAGGCTTTTTCATTCCAAACGTAGCAAGTACCATATTCTCTCCGTCCATCCCCAATTCCTTACACATCTCTTCATTTTTGTAGTCACATGGGTATCCGCCACCAACATCATAGATTACATGATACTTACGTTTACTTCGAGACCAATCGTGAACTATACGCGCGTCTTTGATACTGGATAACAACTCAACATTACGAGATATAGCTATATCGACATCTGGGTCTTGAAAGGCATGAAAGCGTAGAACAGAACCAAACGTACCGTCATGGCATCTAGCACATTTGGAATCCTTGCTATGACCCCATTCACAGAAATAAAGCCATATTTCTACGTTTTTATGCTTGCTCAACTGTTCGTATACAACATTCCAGTCGATATCATCCGGTACTGAATGAAAAATGGAATAATCGATGTAGATACGTACATTCCATCCCGGAAACAATGCCCTAGCATTTCTTCCCCACCACAAGATAGTATTAGACAGATTGAATACATATCCGGGAGAACTTTTCCACAAGGAAAGGGTGATTACTTTATGACTGCTTGTACTGCGAATGACCTTAAATGAACAGCCAATGTCTTTCACTGTGGTTACGCTTACTTTAGACATTTATAAAAGGAAATATTTTTGATTATAAATGGAAACTGTCGGCAGGTTTTGTCGCGAGCCCAGCCCGGAGACATTTGCGCTGATTCCACAAGGCATTCGAAGAATGTTCTACATCTGGGCCATATTCTGTAAGGTTAATTCTGTCGGCGATGCTGAAGTAGCGGTACATGTTCTGCAAAGTTACAACAAGCTACTTCTACAAGCGAACATTACCGGTCGTCTGGAGATGTGCAATGAAGCAAAGATCGAACCAGCTCAAAAAATCTCTGCAAAGTTAAAAGGACAGTTGAAAAGTCATCGAATCCAATATCTGATAAACAAGTACAAGTTAAACCCAAATACTGTCTATTTTTACGATGACAATCCTGAAGTTGTCATGGAGGTCAAAAAATGGACAGGAGTTAACACAGTGCTACTCAGCAAGCCTCTCGTTCCAGAAGATCTGTTTGTATTGTTGAGGAAAAAGAAGTTTGATAAAGATTCTGTCAGCATGGTTCTCCTAGATTTTAATCACACGATAACAGAGTCGAACTTCCGTAAGCGCTGGCTTGCCAAAAGTGATCAGAATATTATCAAATCTCATTTTGGAGGTCGTGAAAGAGTCACAGCGCTGTTTGAAATACTACGTATGCTAGAACAAAATGGAGTTAGATTGGGTATTATAACATTTCAGACTAGCGAATTAGTACGCATGATATTGGATAGATTGGATTGGATCACTATTTTAAAACAAGATTCGGTATGATAAATGAGAAAGACTAAACGAGCCGCTCGTGGAAGAAAGACTGAAGAAACGGAGAATGTGGAGAATTTAAAAGCTAAACTTCGTGCTAAACTTCGTGAGGCTAAATTGGGACGACAATCTCAGTTTGTTTTGGATAATCGGATGGACAAGCTGGAAGAACAGTTGGAGAGAGTAAAAACTCATGACGAGGAGATTAAAATTCGTAAGGAGATGGAGCTGATCGAAAAGATTGAGGAAAAGCGTATTAGCTCTGTGAATGATGATTTTGCAGAGTATGATGACAATGCTAACTATGGTGGAGGTATGGAATGTTAATTTGTTACCATTTGTGGTAAAAAATTGTACCTTTCTTCGACATATCCTTTCGGAAATAAACCATTTTCACCTTGCAGGAAGGACAGACTGCTCCCGACAAAAGCAACCTGTGGTAGAACTATACTTGCATAAACATTCTAACAAGTATAGCTGTAACCGTAACACTACATACATCCTTTTGTCGGAAGGAAGCATATAGTGTCACGAACCTACCATGAACACTCTCAAGCTTGGTTACGATGATCTAAATACGTCTAGACACGCCAAATAGAGTGCGATGTCGGCTAGTGGTTTATAAGAGCCCCTGGACACCCTTTTTTGAACATCGCTAAAACAAAACGCCGCTCGGGTATATCAGAGGCCTAATGCTAACGCAAAATGTTATACATCCTAAATTTATACTGAAAAAATGCAAGTTTTTTAAATTTTCAATTTTGAAATTTAGGTCACTCCCGCGATAAACTGTTGTTGACATTGTGGGCAATTACAGCCGGAAGGACGAACAGAAGCTACGAACGATAAAGTGCCATCGTACTTCTCCAGAGAGCCGGATTTGGGAGGAATAAGCCTTACACTTTTACCACCGACAGCAGGAAACTCTTTTTGCGGTTTACTCTTCTCAGATAACACAGCATAATTTTGATAGGTTGACATTTATTAACAGAAATAATCTATCTTAAACTCTTGCTTCGTTTAACAAATGATAAGTCTATTTTTGTTCATCTTATCCTCATTGTGTTGCGTTACAGTGGCAAATCTGATTCATGGCGATCGCGTTCGTGTTGTTGATATTATTCACAGCAATATCTCGTACATTCATACACCTTATCTCAGCGACGTACTGGTTCTGATTCAAACTTTGGGCACGGCTGGAGTGATAGATATTAATACGCTGAATGAGGTGTTTTTGATCATGGCTATAATTCAGTTTTTACGATCTATCTGTTCTGTATCTACAATTCTTCCTCCATTGAAAGACTACCACGATAAGTACAGAATGGGAGGATTGAACGGATCGGGAACCGAGTATATTTTTTCTGGCCATGCATCTTACTCGGCTTTAGCAACGATCTACCTATACACCAGAAAAATTGTCCCTGTTTTACCTCTGGTTCTGTACAACATTATAAGTCAGTTTCTGATCATTGCTACTCATAACCACTATACTGTTGACATTATTCTTGCTTGGATCATAGTACCACTGGTGTATGGGAATATACAGTTCTGTAAAAGCGATGAGTACTGTAGTTCGATGCTAAAACAGTTGCTATAAGGATTTATCTTCTTGTCGGAAGATAAATGACTAAAGACGAATGCCCTGTGGATAATTTTTTGAACGATATCGCTGACTGGTTATCCCCTCTATTCAAGAAGATGTATTTTACACCCAATGGCATCACAACATTATCTCTAATCTTTGGTCTACTATCAGCATGGTTCCTGTGGAAGGGAAAAGTGTGGTTATTCGCCATTCTGTACATGATTTCATTCTTCTTTGACTGTATGGATGGATTGTACGCGCGAAAGTATAAGATGACGAGTAAATTCGGAGATTGGTACGACCACATTAAGGATTGGGTAGTTGGGCTTATTTTGGTGGTTATCATCTTTATGCGTTACAAGGATAGGTGTTCCCCGTCAGTTTTGATCATTGTAGCGGTTGTTTTTCTACTCTTGACGGTGTTGATGGGAATCTTTGTCGGTTGCCAGGACAAGAAGCGCAGTAAAGGAGCTTCTCTAACGCTGTTTCAAAAGATGTGTGTGGGTGACGTGGATAAAAACATCCGTTGGATGCGATATTTTGGACCTGGTACATGGACAATCTTTTTCATTCTCACAGTTATTTTGATGGAGAAGAAGATATGTACGTAAGTATAAATGAGGAAGATACCCGCTGAATACGAGAATCCTCTAGATAATATACTGATCGGTTTAGCCGATTCGTGTTGCCCCCTGTTTAGAAGTATGGGTTTCACTCCAAACGGCATCACTACCATTTCGCTATTATTTGGCTTACTAGCGGTTTGGGCTTTGTGGAAAGGCAAGATATGGGTTTTTTGCGTCTGTTACCTATTATCGTACTTCTTTGATTGTTTGGACGGCCATTACGCTCGTAAATATGACCAAGTCACAAAGCTGGGAGACGCATATGATCACATTAAGGATATCACGGTAGGAGTTGCGTTGATCATCGTTCTGTATAAACGCAACAAAGATAGGTGTTCTTCCAGAATTTTAACTGCGGTGATCGCATGTGTGGTAATTTTTACTGTTCTTGGTTATGTTCATCTTGGATGTCAGGAAAGGGTATACGGTCATGATCAGAGTAGCACCCTCAACCTGGGAAGAAAACTTTGCCCTGGCAACGCTCACGAGAGTATAAAATGGAGTAGATATGTGGGAATGGGAACATGGGTCGTGGTGATTATGCTGTCAGTAGTCATATTAGAAAAAACACAGATTTGTTCATAGTGTTCACATATTAGCATACTTTGGAAAAGCCTTGAGAATGAAGCTGGGAATCTTTCGTCTTTTCCAAGCGTGACGAGACTTGTGAAAGTGTAAGTGTGATTTGCCCAAGATGTAAAAATTGCGGTAAGCGGTGATGACATCCTCATGCTTATATTCATCCGGCATCATCTGCGGTGGATCTGTAAATTTCTTATCCGGAAGGTTGGGACATTTCAGAGATGCGATTATAGCTTCTGTCTTGTGTATCTTATCGTAACGATACGTATACTCCTTGCAAATAGTAAGGCCGAGTTTCTGAAGCCAAAGCCAATTCTCTTTGCTCGCTCTAGCCCAGATGGCAGCTGGATGATTCCAATGTGTTTTCTTGTATGGTGGAGGATTTTCGGGAGTTGTCATCCAGATTGCACAGCACAGAAGTTGGCACGTTTCTAGAATCATCTTATAAGTGTGCTGATCGATATAGTACCGAACGCACTTTCGAAGGTTGCGATGGAGAAAGAAGATGTTCATGGCGATTTCACTTTCGTTTCTAATTTTAATTTCAATTAGAAATGAGTTGCAATTAAGACCCATGATCAAACTCTAGTTGGACTACCCACATGCCGTTTGGTCGTTCGATGATGCGACTGTCGATGTACATCTCGTACCATTTATCGAAATGGTGAGACTTGTTGAGGAACAGTCCCTTCAAAAATTCTCTCAGGGTTGGGTTCTCAAGTTCAACCGATTCAAAGGGCAATGATAACAGACAGTGATCCGAGCCTCGATGATCATCATTCTCTCCGCTCACATTTTCCAATCGAATCAAGCCTGGAAAAACAACCTCGTCCATTTTGTCCTCCAAGTGTTGCAGAAAGTCTTTCGCTTGAAGAGTCATGTTTTCATAGTCAGGATGTTCGTCCAAATCATCCCACGACCAGGTAAACTCAATTTCCGAAGCATAGACTGCCTCCGTCGAATACATCACATCACAATCATCATCCCAGTTCACTCCTGTACACTCAAGATTCTTTTCCTCCTCATTGAAGTCATTCTCTCGATGAACCCAACTGTTGGGTAATTCACGATACGTTTTCCCTTGATAGGTGATACTGTGAATGGAGGCGTTTCGAAACAGAATTGAGATCAAAATCTGAAGAGTGCTCTTGAGATCCTTATTCAACATACAACTGAGTTCCTTTAGCATTGTCATTGTCAATTTTGACATGAATGTAGTTCATATATTTCAATTTTGAAATGTAAGTCCAAAGTGAAGAAAATGTTGCTGAAAAGAAATGAATCCAGTTCAAGTACTGACTCTAATGGGAGTCGTTGGCGTGCTAATCCTTTCCAGCATAATTCTATCCAAGGTTGATAAGAAGGAAAAATACTGCACGGATGTTAGTGGTGGTTTGGGACAATATGATTGTGGAAAGTTGAGAGGTGATACGGTGGGGATGCTATAATTCTATTTCCTTAAATCCAATTTTAATTTTACGTTTTCGAAACGTAAAATTTTGTCTTCGATTTTTGAAATAGGTGGCGCTCAGAGTACTGGAAAGCCCAACGCACCTCCAGACACACGGATAATGTTGTTATTAACGGTGGTGGTGATGAATCTGTATGTCTGAACGTAATCCTGACCAGAAGTAGCCGCACCGGTACCAGCTGCGCCGGTCTGTGCACCAACAGAGGCAACAGGGCTGACAGTAACATTGGTCAACTTACCAAAGTTGGTCGAACCCTTAGGATCGAGGCAGACAAAGTCCAAAGAGTAGGAGTACATGTGGTAACCGGTGTCGATAGGGATGAAGGGAGCGTGGTACCAAGGTTGAATCAATGAGAAGTAGTCCGAACCCATGGCAGACATACGAGCCGTGTTCTCATATGTGAGAGACGTGGTAACGATAGGATCGACTGCACCGGAAGGAGTGGTATCAACCGAGGCAGCACCAGGGAAGTATGATGCAGCGGTATAGTTGGACCACTGAGGAGCGATAGTACTATTGCGAACAGCAAAGAACAACACCTTAATCGCATGCGAAAAGCGAAGATCGTAGGAAGGAGAGGTGTTGGTAGCGGGAGCAAAGGTCTGCAGAGGAGCAGTCTGAGCCTGTTCGATCAGAATGTTACGAGGAGCACAGGCCATACGCTTACGTTCGTCATTCGAAACAATAGCGTAGTTAGCCCAGGTCTGAACAGTTCCGAGAACAGGGAATCCGTTGGTAAGATCTGTTGCTACGGGAGCAGCCGAAGGAGCGACACCAGCACCTGCATTGGCGATGTTATCGAGAATCAAAAGCTCGTTAGCAGCGCGGAAGGTGTAGTTGATACGCATCTCGTTATAAGGAAGGGCAGCGGTAGGAAGAGCGACACCAGAATCACGAGCGAACCAGAAGGGCAAAGGAAGGTTCAAAGTTGCAGCCGGAATGGCGTTTGCAACTCCTGCAGCGTGAACGTTGGTAAGATCAAGAACATCACCGATCATGTTGCTGTAACCGTTACGCTTTCCAGCGGGAACGGTGAAAGCAGCCCAGAAATCGAGATGGTAGTTATCAAATCGAGCGGCAACAAGATCGTTAAAGGAGATCGAACACTCCTGGATCAAGTTGTGCATCAAGTTACGAGTCCAACGAAGACGACCGTTGACACCGGCAGAATTGGCAGCATCAAGAGTAACCGACGGGAAGTTAACACGAAGCCATGCATGAAGAAGATAATCTCCTGCTCGAGAGATGCTTACAGAGTGATCGGTTCCAAACTCGGCATTGCCATTGGAACGGGAAAGGACGACGGGAACCTGGGTAAACCAAGTAGCCTTACGAGTCTCGCGGACGAAATAAGCGGTAGCCGAACTGCCACCGTACATATATTTCTCCATTTCGTCATAAGTGGCCAGATCAATAAAGCCAGAGGTGATGTTAGATTGGGTAGTCATTTTATACTATGCAAGATAAAATTATTTTTTTTGTTGCTTTTAGCTTAAAAGTTCTTTCTTTTTCTGATATAAGATGTCGGAGAACGAGATGGACATTCTAAGCATTGATGCTAAGATTCGACAAAAATTTGGCCAAGAGCATGAAAACCTTCCTAGATATAAGGAAAGGCTTTGTGATTTGGAAAGAACGATGAAATCGGAAGGATTATCTTTTAAGGCTAAAAAGGACTTATCAAAGTATATATCTGAACTGAGAAAAACAATACAAAAAATCGAGAGTAATCGAGAACTTAATTTTTACATCTTTGAGACCGCTGAGATTATCAAACGGTATAAGGAAATGCTCAAGACACCGATAAAATTATCCTTTGTCGGAAAGCCCAAACATAATCACAAGGAATGCGAAGAGCTCATCGCTACCTACATGGCTGTAGCGCAAAAGTATCACGTCATTGATGTTAAACAGAAATCAGAACTAAAACACAGTAAAAACACCTGTGAAAATTGTCCTAACAAACAGAATTTTGTCGTCGAAGAAAATATGCAAATCTGTCTCGACTGCGGAGCACAACAAGAAATTATGCAGTATACGTCATCATACCGAGATATCGACCGTGTTAATATTTCTAGCAAATATACCTATGACCGTAAGGTGCATTTTCGAGACTGTATTAACCAGTATCAAGGAAAGCAAAACTGCACGATCGAGCAGAAGGTTTATGATGATCTAGAAGACATTTTTGATCGTCATCACTTACTGGTGGGAAATAAAAGTACCGAGCGCGAGGTTCGCTTTTCCAAAATCACAAAGGAACACGTACTGATGTTTCTCAAGGAGTTAAAATACTCTAAGCACTATGAGAATGTCATTCTAATACATTATAACCTTACTGGTAAGCAGCCGGATAACATTTCACATCTGGAAGATAAGCTTCTAACCGATTTCGATCTGTTGGTGGAAACGTATGATAAACACTTCAAGCATAAGGTTGAGCGAGTTAACTTTATCTCCACACAGTATGTTCTGTATCAGCTTCTACAGCGTCACAAGCATCCATGTAAGAAAGAAGATTTCGTGATTCTCAAAACAGTGGATAGAAAGTCTTTTCACGACAACGTATGCCGGGAGCTCTTTTCCATCCTTAACTGGAATCACGTACCGATTTACTAAAAATGAAAATTTAATTTCAAGCTCTTTTTAGCTTAAAATGATTACTACAAAACGATTCGTTCGTAAATTCTCCACCGCTATGCAGGTTATTTACGATACTCTGCCTATGACTGGCACCATAGGAACTATCACTCTACTATCGTCTTTGCGAGTTATTCGTCCAAATCAAAAAGGTCTGGTTGAAATGTTTGGTAAATACACCCGCACAGCTGAACCAGGTCTAAGAGCGATCTGGCCTTTTGGAATCGGAAGGCTGGAACGTATTCCTATGGATATGCACAAAGTAGAGATTCCTGAACAGTCGATCATCACCAAGGAACAGCTTAACGCCACAGTTGACGCAGTGGCTTACTATCGTGTTAAAGATCCGTACAAAGCACGATATCATGTTGATGATTACGCCAATACGGTTCCAACTCTGACTCAGACCACATTGCGCAATGTGCTGGGAACCTTTACACTATCTGAAGCTAATTCACAGCGACAGAATATTAACGCTCAGCTACGTCGAGAGCTAGAGGGACAGATCTCTGACTGGGGTATGGAGGTCATCTCAGTTGAGCTACAACAGATTATCCCATCACGACGGGTACAAGAGTCTATGAATAACATCATTATCGCTGAACAGGAAAAGATTGCTGCTGAAAATCGCGCTCATGCGGTGGAGATCGATGCCGACGGTAAGAAGCGAGCTGAGGTCAAAAAGGCGGAGGGATCTGCACAAGCAGTTACTCTCAATGCGCAGGCACAGGCAGAAGCTATTCGCCTAAATGCGCAGGCACAGGCAGATGCAATGAGATTGAAGTACGATACTGCTAACGAGTGTTTTGTGGGTGATGCCAAAGATCTGGAGAGATTGCAGACCACCGTTGAATCTCTTCGAAATAACACTGTTGTTCTCATGGATAAGGGACAACAGACATGGAATCTTCTTAATCTTAAAAATTAAATTGGAATTTGTATTCTTCAAATACAAATCGTATTTTCTACTTCATTCTGGCTTTGAACTGACGTGCAGTCAACAGTTCGCCACAATTTCCTGGCGCATAAAACCATTCTGCGAATGAGTCTGATTTTAGCCATTTCAATAGTCTCCTTTTTCGAGCACAAAACAGGATAAATTTCTGGATTTTGGCCAAACTAACACTCTCGCAAGCACATCTGAGATGAACATCGTCAAGGTCTCTCACTTCGCAAATTATGCAATCACACATTCTGTACATGGTATTGCATTTATCACAACCATACCCACTCAGAAACGCATAATCCCAATGGTGAAAATCATTAGTGATGTAGGTGTCCTCTTGGTGATCTATGTAAAGTGTGGGAACGTACCAATTGTTAATATCAAGCTCCTGCGGGCTGAAATGTTTACCGTAATGTTTGAATCTCAGTCCGTTAATGACTTCGAGTAAACTCGCATCATCCGACTTAGCACGCACCAGATGTACAGTTCTAGGCTCTTTGAGATTGAATTGATGCTCTTCCGTACCCTTATAGATAGCATCACAATTTTCCTCCATAATTTTGCCTATGGATGCACCCATTTCCGTAGCCTGCTCAAAAGAAGGAGAATACATGAGGAATGTTGCTTCGTGGTTGGGATAATAATAGTCGATCGTGATTCTTCCATTCGCATCAATACTGTAACTGGTAAAATCATCTTCAGCCTCCTCCTTAATATCTCTTTTCGAATCGTCGTTACTCATCACAATAGCCTGAAAATGTGTTTAAATTTTTCAATTTTTGTGAGCAAGCTTGTGCAAAATTGTTGACCAGAATAAATGTTATCTAGATTACGCTCTTTCCGAAAAGATCCATCGCCAGCAACCTTTCGTAACGTGGATCCGGAAATACAACTTATGCTGTATGCGGCAGCACAGTTTTGCATCGTGCATGAGAAAGGAGATCAGAACATTGCCAGGAAGGTAAGTAACTTTTACAAAGGATCGAAAATGTCTGAATCTCAGTATCGTGGAGTTAAAGCTCTTATACTTGGGTTGATGCTTCTGATAAAGATGAAAACGGAAACACCACATATCTATCCTACACTTATAGTTTCAGATAGCACACGCAGAAAGATACTGAAAATACAGTACTCAACGGAATTTCCCGAACAATTTCGAATCATAGAATCACTAGCTACAAGTATTGAAAAAGATCTTCAACTCCACTTAGAAAATGCTAAAGACTATTTAATCGACTTGATTTGGGACAATAAAATCGTTATCAGAAAGATTATTATTCAGACTGACAAGAAATACCCTTTTTACAAAGAAGATATAGGCGTGATATGGGGGAGCGAAGAGTGTGTAGGCTGTGTCAAAACCCTTGAAAAATATGGCATAGTATGTTCAAAGTCTGATTGTGATCGCAAAGAAGCGAGGAAAAAGCTTCGCAAACTCTACTTGAAATACCATCCAGATAAAGGAGGAGATCCTGAAGTCTTTAATAGTATACATAAATGTGCTGAAGAAATTGTAGAAAATCATTGTTTGGAAAAGATCAGGTATAATAAATGAGCTCAACCGAGATTATAGTTCTTGACACAAAATCGGAAAACTATGATACAATGGCTTCCTACATTGTAGGACAGGCTCCAGGATTGTGTCACGGAGCAGTATCACATACATATATTCTGCAACAGATGGGAGAAAAACCGAATTACATCTTTCTATCGATCAAGACCAACGACAAAACTAGAAGTAAAGCTCCTTTTATCACTGTATCCGGTTTCGCCATCGTGTTCGCTAAGAATAACGCGTACTATATCGATGTCATCTGTGCTAAAGGAGTCGGTTCAAGACTGATTAACACCATCCTTTTACAAGCCAGAATGCAACGGATAAGATTTGTGACTCTAAGCGCCCTTCCTAATGTGATTACATACTACCGAAAGTTCGGTTTTGTTAACACTGCTCCCCACGAGACATGTGGAACGCGCGAAATGACTCGAAAGCTAGCTAAACTAACCCATGAGGATATTCCCGATTTTCTAACATATCTTATCTCTAAGGGACACGTGAGAAAAAAGTGGTGTACCAAGGTAGAAACCTGTGATTCGGAAGGATACCCAATGACATGGTGTAATCCAGACTTTCGGGTGTCAAAATGAAAATTTTAACAACATTGTTGTTAAAATAAAATGCGCAAACAGACTGTAACGATTACATTTGGTGATAGAGCAGAAAGCCATGCGGGAATGCAAATCATGGGTGAACTAGCTCAAGAAGGCTATTCTTTGAAAGATTTACAAGAGATAGAAAAAAAGTTTCCAACTTGCGAGCTTGTTTGCCTAAATGATGCAATCGATGGACATGGAGAGCCTGCCTACGTGCTAGTCATTCGCAACGCGATAGAAACGATCATGAAATCGGTTTCAGCCAAGGAAATGTATGAGGAGCAGTTACAGTTGACACCAGATTCACAGGCGTGGATGCGAGGACGTGTGGTACAGAAACATGCCAGACATAATCTTTGCTTTGGCGAAGAAGGACAGGAATCAGATTTTGAGAACAAGAAGGGAACTATTATTCCATGGAAGGATGTTCCTCTTTTACGAAAGTTGAAAAAGAGACTGGTAAAATACTTTGGACCGAAAGCGGAAAATTTACATGGAGAAGGAAACTATTATTATGACTCTTGTAAAACTGGCATCGGCTTTCATGGAGACAGTGAAAGAAAGATTGTGATCGCATTGCGCTTAGGTGAAAGCTCCCCCCTCAACTATCACTGGTTTTGTCGAAGTAAGCCGGTTGGAAATATGATTCGCTTGACGGTTAACCATGGAGACATGTATGTAATGAGTGCAAAAGCGGTCGGCTTTGATTGGAAAATGCGAAGTAAGTTAACGTTAAGACATGCCGCCGGATGTGCAAAGTTTTCTGACTTGACTAAAGCGCATTTGAAGAACGGTTACGGTGAGGTTGGTGAGTGTGAGGGTCGCTCTAGGTCGAAGTCAAAGACGACGGTAACAGAATCGGAGTCGAAAGTAAGAACAGAGTCAAAAAAGGGTCCAGAAACTTTCCATTACATTCCTTTCTACGATCCTAAGGTCGAATATGGATGGGGAAGCAACTTTTATCCGACCAAACCGCTAATTATTGATGGTGAGACTTGGCAAACAACAGAACAGTATTTTCAAGCGATGAAGTTTCGCGGACCGGGAGCTAGCAAGCGTAGCATCAAATACTCTAATCTGATTAAGGAAGCAGACTCGCCTATGAAAGTTAAACTCCTCGGCACACAGAAAAAGAATCTTCATTATGGTAAGAACTGGAAACTGAATAAGAAGACTGACGATCGGCTAATTAACGACTTGGTTGATAAATACATCGATCTCAAAGTAAGACCCGGTTGGGACCGAATTAGAATCGATGTGATGATTCGAGCGCTGATGGCGAAGTTTGAACAGCCAAAATTACAACATCTCTTACTGGGTATTCCCGATAATGCTCTCATGGTTGAACATACTACAAGAGATAGTGTCTGGGGCGATGGCGGAGATGGAGGAAGTGGTGAAAAGGGAACTAACTATCTGGGCAAAATTATCACTGTGTTACATCATGTTTTCAAGTATGGCTCATGTGATAAGATGAGCAAAGAGTTGAAGAGAAAAGTGCGAATCGGTCACCAATCTAAATCAGAACCCAAATCAAAAAAAGGGAACGAACTAAAAATTCTTTCCTGGAACATCAACGGTATACGTTCCAACATCATTTCCAACAAGAAGTACACAAAGTGTACTAAATTATCTGAAATCGATCCTGAATCGAATCTAGGAGCTATTGTCGCCGAACACGACCCAGATATTATCTGTATGCAAGAAACAAGATGTGACGATGCGATCGCAGGATGTATAAAAATAAGCGGATATCATCAGTACTGGAACTGTAGCAAGGGTTCTGATGCTCGGTCCGGCGCTCGTTACTCCGGTGTGACTTTATGGACAAAGGAAAAGCCAAAGAGGATATTTTATTCGGTTCCTCATCTGGATGATCAGGAAGGTCGAATCATTTTAGCCGAATACGACACATTTTTACTTCTAACAACCTATGTTCCGAATGCCGGAACCAACTTTGAGTACCGAATTAACACCTGGGATCCGGCTATTTTACGGTTTCTCAAAAAGGCGAGAGCAAAGGGAAAGAGAGTGATCTGGGGTGGCGATCTGAATGTGGCACGCTCTCCGATTGATATCTTTTGGGGTAATCCTAAGTCGTCCTCATACAATAAATCGGCTCTTTCGGGAGTTGGTAAATCTGCTAAAGCAGGTTACACAAAGGAGGAACGTGACGATATGGAAAGATTTTTGAAGGTTGGTTATTCTGATGTATTTCGAAAGCTTTATCCTGACATGAAGGAAGCATACACATGGTGGTCTCCTAGAATACCAATGTTTCGAGAGCGGAACAAGGGATGGCGAATCGATTACTTTATCGTTAGTGATGAGTTAATGAAATGTGTGAAGGACATGCAGATTCTTCATTCTGCAGGGCTCTTAACACAACCGCAGGGATCGGATCACGCAGCCATCCTATTGACCCTGAATAAGAATTGCTTGTGACAAAAATAAAAATGAAAAGATTTTTCATGGTTTAAAACCATGTAAAGTACATCAAAATGAGCAACAAAACTAGAGTCACATACAAAAAGAACAAGAAACTGGATAAGATCTATCATCCCGACTCGGGACTAGTAATTAAGTCTGCAAAGGAACGAATTGTTATCGGGCGTATCGACGATGGTGAATTCGTCCCTCTGGATGATGTGGCGTTGGAACTTTGCGAAGAGTGGGATCTTGAGCCTGACAAAACCCTTTTGGAGGACGAAGAGGACGAGGATGTGGATGAAAAGACTAAGAAGAAGTCGAAGGATGAAGATGAGGATGACGAAGAGGAGGAAAAGCCAAAGGGTAAGAAGTCCAAGCCAAAGGATGAAGATGAGGAAGAGGAGGAAAAGCCAAAGGGTAAGAAAAAGTCCAAGCCGAAGGATGAAGATGAGGAAGAGGAGGAAAAGCCAAAGGGTAAGAAGTCCAAGCCGGCGGAAGGAGAAACTATCGTCGAGTTGCTCGCGCGTCATGCAAAGGAGGTACAGGATTACGTCGCCGGTCTAACGACTTCATCATCCGATAATGATCTAGAAAAGGAGCTTGAAAAGACTAAGAAGGAGCTTGAAAAGACTAAGAAGAAGCTCAAGAATGTTCTCGCGTCGATGCAAGACGCACTCTAGGCCTCTACTAAACTGATTTAATATTATGTTGTCTACTATTAAATCAGAGATGTCGGGAAGTGATAGTGAACACGATCCATCGATTCGGATCAACATTCGTACTGGAACCAGTACCAGAAGAGCACAGCCACCCACTTTTGAGCAAACAATCGAACCTAGGAGAGAAAGAGTAACGGTAGAACTCACGATTCAGAGACCTATTAATCCCTATACAGGTTTACTAACTCTTCTTCACACTGCTAGTCCCAACATATTCAATCTGATTCTAGAAAACAGTATGAACGATGGAGAATTAGAAAGAAATGAAGCTATACAACTAGATATCGAAGAGAGAAACTGTCGTGAAGAAGAGATAGAATTAGAATGTGGCATCTGCAAGGAAAGATTTCAAATGGGAGAAAGGCTATCCACCCTTGATAATTGTCGACACACCTTTCATCATAACTGTATCACTACATGGGGAAAATACAAACAAGAGTGTGCCTTGTGCAGAGCGATTATCCCTATCCTAGAAAGATAAGATTTATTTCCCATGTGGCGGAAACAAATCTAATTATGCTTCAATTAAGTCTACTAAAAGTTGCGCATGACATTTCTCTCCATCCTTACAAAAACACCCTAAATTTAAGCCTTTCAATTCTTGGACCTCATTGATGAGTCCCGTGGAGGTTAAATATTCACGATACAATTGTAAACTTCGTTCCAGACTCATCTCTCCTCCAACTTTGTAGGGATTTTTCCATTTCGAATCAGGATACATGAAAAGGGTTTTAGTCTTATCCTCTTCGGTAATCCAAAGTCTACCTCGTCGCCCGACATACACATTTCCTGGTTCTTCCATCCATTCTCGTAGGCTAAAATAACCTAATTTTCTCAGGTTGGAGATTTTCAGACAAATTTTGTGTGTCATATTTACAAGGTTTTAGAAGGTCATATTTTTTCAATTTCTGTATTCAACATGAACTTTAAGATATAATTATCTTATCAGAAATGTTGAATGAAGAGACCGTTACATTCGGTAAATATAAGGACTTATCTTTGGACAAGATGCTACGAGATCGTAAATACTGTGATTGGCTGATCAAACAAGATTGGTTTTGCAAGCAGTACGAATACCTATACAATAGAGTACAGGAACACAATCCACAGAGATTTTTCTTTTCCGAGGAAATACCGGAGATCAAGGAGACATTTATTCCAGTTGACGACTTTCTATCTCAGTACAAATATTTTCAGCTATTACCACTCAAGGAGATCAAGATTAACCTTACTGAAAACGAAAAGAAGTGTTATAAGTTCTATCGCAAGATGATTAAAGGATTGAAAGAAAAGATTGTTGATAATGCCGGTCCGAATCCTTATAATATCAAGGCGCCGAACTCATGGCTCAAAAAATTCGAAACAAAATATGAACTCAGTAGAGATATGTTCAAGGAATTTTTGACCGCACACGATCTGCCCAATCTGCCTTATATTGTCGAGGATATCAAGCGAATGGGAGGTATCGATTACAAAGGAGCACGATCGTACATAATCGCCAAGGAAAAGTCGGTTAAACAGGAAGGTTTCTGGGAACAAAAACTAAAGGAGAAGTATGGAGAGGATATTGGAACTCAGTTCAAGTTTCAAAAATGCATATTCGACTTTATACGAATCAAAACCAACACGTTATACGAATGTAAACTAGGTTTGAAGGACTTTAACGAAGATCAGCATAACAAGTATTTGGTCACTCTCGGATCATATTCGATGGTGTACCTGATCGATCGTGATTGTGTTGTAGATATCGAGAAGAAGACGATCTTCACAACTAAACCTGAAAAGTACCGGAATTATCTATTGTCCGCAACCGGCAAGTTTGACAATCTAATACGAGATTACAATACTGAGCATGTAGATTGTATCGAAGACTGTATCTAAAATTGAAAATTACCACATATTGTCATAAGAATTGAAATGTGTCGTATCTGCGATGGAAAATATAATGAGGAAACACAGAATCTCGATTGCGACGGTTGTACTAGTCTTGTGAAGATTCCTATGCTTCCAAATCTTACTAGACTTGATTGTCGGAATTGTACTAATCTGACAGAGATTCCCGAGCTTCCAAATCTTATGAAACTTTATTGTAGTCATTGTACTAATCTGACAGAGATTCCTATGCTTCCAAAGTTAACTGTTCTTTGGTGTAGTTGGTGTACTAATCTAACAAAGATTCCTGCGTTTCCAGAGCTATCTAATCTCTGGTGTAGTTGCTGTACTAATCTAACGGAGATTCCTGGGCTTCCAAACCTTACTTATCTTGACTGTCGTAATTGTACTAATTTAACGGAGATTCCTATGCTTTCACAGCTTACCACACTGCAATGTGTGGATTGTGATGGTTTAACAGAGATTCCATTGCTTCCAAAGCTTACTAATCTTCGTTGTAGTGGTGCTAATCTAACAAAGATTCCTGAGCTTCCAAAGCTTACTAAACTTGTTTGTACCAATTGTATTAATCTAATTGAGCTTCCCATGTTTCCAAAGCTTGTTAAACTTTATTGTCATGGTGCTGGTCTATCTGAGCTTCCCATGCTTCTGGAGCTTACTAAACTTGATTGTACTAGATGTATTAATCTAACGAAGCTTCCCACGCTTCCAAATCTTACTGAACTTATTTGTAGCGGTTGTACCAGTCTAACAGAGATTCCCGCGTTTTTGACACTCACCAAACTTTATTGCGATAGTTGCACTAATATAACAGAGATTCCATTGCTTCCACAACTTACCAGACTTCATTGCGATAGTTGCACTAATATAACAGAGATTCCATTGCTTCCACAACTTACTGTACTTTACTGTTCTAGCTGTACTAGTCTGACGGAGATTCCTGGGCTTCCAAATCTTACTGAACTTTCTTGTTGGAATTGCACTAATCTAACGAAGATTCCTATGCTTCCAAATCTTACCGAGATTTATTGCCATAGTTGTACTAATCTGACGGAGATTCCTGGGCTTCCAAATCTTATCGAGCTTTATTGTGCTGTTTGTATTAATTTAACAGAGATTCCTATGCTCCCAAAACTTACCAGAGTTGATTGTAGCGGTTGTACCAGTCTAAAAGAGATTCCATTGCTTCCAAATCTTGATACACTTGAGTGTGATGAGTGTACTGGCCTAACGGAGATTCCCATGCTTCCAAATCTTACTAAACTTTATTGTCATGGTTGTACCAGTCTAACAAAAATTATCACGCTTGCTGAACTTTTTTGTACTAACTGTCCATGGATAGAACACCAAAATCCTTCCTTCAACTTCAATGTGGAGAAGCTAAGATACCTTCAGCGCTTCTGTCGAAACAACCTATGCTACTGGCGCTTTAGTAGATGGATAAAGTCAAAAGAGTTTGCAGAATGGTTCTACAGTCCGGAGCAGTGGGGTGGGAAAGCGTGCAAGCGAATGATAGAAAATGTATTAAAAGACAAAATTTGAATATCCACACTGGACGAGAGTTCTCCTTTACAAATCCACAAGACGACCCGCATTTATATCCACCCTTACCCGCACCAGGATTTTCGTATGATTTATACGGTCGGGACATTGAGCATCAAAAATTGAAATTTGATCAGGACAAGAGAAAAACTTATAAGCATGACTACCAAAGAAAAGATTGTAGAGGAACCCAATCCTCACATGTCTTACAGTGAGGTTCAACGCGCGTGGAAAGATCTGCTGACATACAGAGATTGTTTAGAATTTTGTATGAATGATAGAAGAGTATTTACCCATGACCAAAACGTATGTTCTGCTTACTGTTTCTTCAAATTTCTGTCGAAGGAGAAACAGTAGTAAAGCACTTTTGTATGTATAATACATACAAAATTACATATACTCGTAGTTAATGTCTTCGTTATCTTCTCCCGGACGATAGGTTCCTGTGGGGAGCCCCTGGCATCTTCCGATGAACTTATTCCATGCGCATGGATAGATACAGTCTTCCTTCGCACGATCCTTGCACTCTTTGGGAATCTCATCCCGAGGAAACTTTCTAATTTTCCACTTTTTGGAAAAAACCTTGATTACCTCATCTTTACGCGCTACTCTATCTAGCCAGCGATTGAGAATCTCAGTCTTGATGTTGTGTTGGTATGGTCCCCGGCAAGAGGTTACAAATCGCTGAAAAGGTGTTTTATCCTCTTCTGTGGCCTTTTTCTTTCTGTAGTAGTTATGCTGAACAACCTCAAGATATTTCAGTTTGCATAAAGAATCCTTTACCCGTTGTCTGTCCTCGCTAAAAACTGTTTGATCATAGAGATCATACTTCAAATAATCGATAGATACGATATAACGCCCAAAGATATACTGAAATGGCGTGCAAGAGGTAAGGTTGGTAATTTCACAAATAGGAACATACTTATTCTCATATATGGCATATAATTTGTATCCAGTGTTATTAAGCTCGCGAGCGGGATAGTAAGATGTCGTGATCTCTAAGTGTTCATATCTCTTCATCAGTATAGTCATCAATTCTTGAATATCTTCGTGGGCTGTTTCTGATAAAACACGATAATGATCAACGAGAACACGTCGTGAAGCGCCTCCAACCTCCATATATGTATTGTAAGCAATGGGACCGGTGAACAATGCTTTTTTATCACGCAAATACTTGTATGTTATCTCTAAGAGGCCGGCCATCATGTCATCGATTTTTATAATCCCTCCGCTAAACAACGTTTTCGAACAGGCAAATTTCTTGTCAAGAGGCCGAGTCCACTTTCTAAGTAACTTTTCTCGAGTCGCAACCTTTGGCCACCTAGCAGGATTAGCATATGGTTCCGAAAATTCTTTATACATTGATTCTAGAAGTTTGAGAGGATGCACAACCTTTATTCCGTCGATAGTTTTGGTCTGGATATGATCGAACTCCTTTTTAGGCATGTAAGATATATCGGCTACAGGCCAAAGATTAACAAAAACCTTATACGTTCCCTTATGAATTCCAGCCCGTGCTTCGACATACTTGTAACCAGCTTGATGAAAAGCGTCGGATAGCTCGACCGCATCGTTCCATGGATCGGGACTAAAGAAGTCATAATCGGGAATATCATGAGGATTGTAAAATTTATCTTCTCGTGGTAGGTAAGAATTGATTGCCGCTCCTCCATAAAGCTTGAGCCCTTTGTGTCTGATGAATTCTTTAACGACAGGATACTTTTGTGGGTCATCGACCGATACAATATCCTTAAGCGTAGCTCCCGGTTCACTCAGTTTTTTAAGCCCGCCGATCTGTTTACCGTGTTCAGCCTCTTCAGCAAGTTGGGCAATAATGTCTTCATTATGTGGTGGGATGGGAATGTCTTGAATATTTATTTCCTCAATATGTAAATCAAGTGGATGGGCAGTCTTTTTTGACACAGGAATCCAGCAATACAAGTTGGGATTACCCATAACCTCTTTCCAAACATAGGTCTGGCCTTTTTTCTTCATACCGGCTGTTAACGGAGGTTTTTTGTCAAATGATCTACTATTTTTTGAACAGCTCATTTTATTATACGTCATACTTTCTTTTACTTAATAAATGTTCGTGAAGCTCAAGAACCTATGGGAAGAACACGGATTTGAGATTCTGGTAGGAATCGCTGTTCTAATCATGATTATCTATGGTATAACCAGAATAGGAAAAAAGGGAACATGGTCCAGAAGCTATTATTATGCGGGTGGGCAAAAGGAGAAACGTCGTCCCCCACAAGAAAGTAAAGGAGAAGCAGAATGTCGTCGAATAATACAACAGATCTTCAACAAGCCTTTTCCTAAAGCCCGCCCCGATATACTCAACAATCCTGTGACAGGAGGAAACCATAATCTGGAACTCGATTGCTATAACGCCACGCTTCGGCTGGCTGTTGAGTATAACGGCGTACAGCATTACAAGTACGTACCCTATTTTCACAAGAACAAAGAGGCCTTTCTAAATCAAAAGTACAGGGATGAGCTGAAACGACGTATGTGTCGAGACAACAGTATCACTCTTATTGAAGTTCCTTACACAGTAAAAGTGCCCGATATTCGTTCCTTTCTGATCAAAAAACTTTCCAGCGTGGGATATCTCTCCTAGAATAAATGGATAAAGATATTGTTCCTCTATGTCTATATCTGAACGATCAGACAAAAAGTAGCTACATTGGTTTTCCAGCCAAAAAACACACCAAGGACGGTATCAAGTTTTCATGCCAGCCGATTCCTGATGCTAGACTCGTGGCGCAGTTTTACGTTGTCAATCCTGATATAACAACACGTCCTCCCGGAATGGATCTATTCTGTGCTCGTGATTCACCCGATTCACAATTGGCCACAGTTGATTTAAGTATCGTTTATGATCCTTTTCACTATCAGAAAGATTGCATTCGTTTCTACGCTTGGGTGGAGCCGGTTCCACATGCGACACCGTTACATGTTTGGAAATCAGGCTCACTCATGTATTTTTCATTCGGAAAGGAAGATCCTGGAAAAGGGTTTACCGAAGTGGATTTTTCTCCCATCTATGTTTTGATCGATCCACGTATCAAGGATGCTGATAGGATCAAAGGTTTCAAGGGACGGGAGGGAAAGGAAGGACAAGGAGCATTTGAAATTAAAAACAACTATCCCCAGTTTAAGTTTTCTGGATACCAGGGGCGTTGCATACCAGATCCAAACGGAATGTCGGTAGGGGACTGCACCGTGTTGTATGGAAAGAATATCCTATTCCCTCAGTACAGAAACCAGGAGCCTACCCTTCGCAATTATATTGACCAGTTGTACAACAAGAGGGGAGAAGATAATTTTCTCTTCAGACATGAATTGATTATAGGTCTTGTTATCCTTTTTATACTTCTAATCGGCGTATTAGCAATTATCAGAAAATTATCTGACTAAAATAAAGATGGAAAAAGTTGCAAGCGAAATTTTGCATACGATCGATACATTATGGTTTCCACAAAACGCTGTGATTGTATATGATATTGATAACACTCTCATAGATCTTTCTGGAAGACCGTTGACGCCTATTATTCAAACATATCATTATGCTAAAAGTAAGGGAATAGATACTATGATCGTCACTGCTAGGCTCGGTACAGAGAAGAATATCATCACCACGCGTCGTCAGCTCGCACAATATGGTATCAATGAGTATCTAGGAATATATTTTCGGCCTCCGACTAATAAAGGCGATGCTGAAGGTCAAACACAGTTTAAGTTAAAGTCTAGAAAAAATATTCATGATCGTGGCCATCTGGTTGTCATGTCGATTGGAGATATGCCATGGGACATTGGGCAGTTTGGTGGATTCGGTTTTCAAGTACCTTCGTAGTCATATTTTTTACAATCAAAATATGACTTATTTTTTGCGACGGTGTTGCTTAGCCCTGGCAAAGCGAGGCATGCTCTGCTTCCCGAGGGCTCCAGGTAGCTTTCCTGTCTTTTTATGCTTTTTCTTTTTATCCTCTTCATCTGAAGAATCTTCTGCCGACTCGGAGCCGGATCCTGACTCAGAATCAGAGTCAGAGCAGTCAACCAAATCTTCCGGATCGATATCTTCCCTATCGATGTAACGCTCAATCTTACCGTTTCCAAGTGTGTCAAATACTCTCAGCATCTTCTTTTCGGTTTTGTAGCTATCCTTAAGTCCTAGATCGATCATCTCGAGTTTTCCATCAAACTTTCTGTGAAAAGAAGTCGGATTCAGATCCACCTTTGTCATCTCCTTTGCAGTACGTTCAGACACTAGATATTGTGTCTCGATGACAAAAGTACTTAGATCATCGAGCATATACCAATTAACAGAATCTATTTGCTTTTCTAGGTGTGCGAGAGCTTCTTCGTTACCTTGAAATCTGATAAAATAATACCAACTTTCACACTCCTCGCCGTTCGTTTCCTGAAGAAGGGCGTAAGTCCATTCTCCATCCGGTTTTTTGTTCGGAGAAGAGACGACAGTTTCTTTGGGTGTATTAGACATTTTACCTAAAAACAGTGTATTTTTAAACCGTTTCTAATTCTAACTTTTGCCCCTCTTGTTGATCCTCTGTTTCAACTTTCTTTTCCTTCTTAAAGGGTGTAGCATCAAGCTGGGGATAGTGGCGAAGGTTGGAAATAAATTGGATATCTGAGGGCATGAGCTTCACCCTTCCGCTATGAATCGCTGCACTACCTGCATCACGAAGAAAGTCAACTATAAACTGTTCGATGTAGTATTGCAACACGATAAAAACGTCTTTGGAAATTTTCATTCCTTCCTGTTGCTCAGAAATAACACTACGAACCAGACGCTCGAATGGGAACTTTGCAAAGGTAAGACAGTTGCTGGCCTTTTGGTATTTCTTAATCTCTCGAAGAGAGACTGTTCCAGGACGAAAGCGGTGCCCCTTCTTCGTTGCGGTAGCTGTATCCTTTACCTTACGTTTACGTCGTGGTTTTTTGGCTAGAAGCGAATCATGTATCTGTGGAATTACTCCTCCCCCTATGAAAGATATTCCACACTTCTCCCATAGTTTATTCATGTCTGGATCGGATCGAACAGCAATTTCAAGATCTCTGATAGTGATACGAACACGAGTATTCTCACGAGCCAAAACGCTTGCATTTTCGAGAATAACTGTTGTTAAGTATTCTAAAATAGCCGCAAAATATATTGGCGCGGTCTTAGTTACCATAACCTTGGAAAGACCAAAGTCGCGTAAAAACTTTTCGGTGATAGAAGGAGGAAAAAGAATACCCGCCTTGTCTTGGCGTGAACTATGTTTCGTTTCTCCCTGTGAAAACTTTACCACCGATTCTTCAGCATGTTTTACAGCATTCTCAAGTAGAGTTCCTGTTATGTACAATATACTCGCATTCTTAACCTCCTTCACTGATAATGTCTTCTTCTTTGAAGAGACTGTTAATTTAGTCATTACGGACGAGAGTATTCTAGCCAAAATGCATATCGCACTATTCAGCTGTTGTTTGGCATTCGAAGTGATGCCATTCTCGCTAGCAACATTTTTGAGAACTCTTGAGATATAAGTCTCGAAATAGCGAGTCTTTTTTCTCATTACTTTCGCCACACTTGCAACACTTTCCGTTAAATTCTGTTGTTTAGCTTCCATTATGTTTAATGAGCATTAGTGAAACTTTTAAATAACTAAATTTGCTTCAAACGCCTTCTGAATTGGTATTTAAAAAAGACCGGAGCGTGTAATAAATGGAAATTACCCGACCGTCTATCACACGCCTTGCACGTCGCGCAGGAATCAAAAGCGTTTCTGAAGAATGTTTTCCCAGTATAAAAGCACTTATTGTATACGAGTTGGAAAATGCGATTCGGGCCTCACTCATAGTTAACTCTGAACATCAAACAAAAACTCTGATGACAGACGATATTTATGATGGATTAGCTCTGAACGGAAAACGATTAACGATGTCCCATGATCTGGGTACAGCAACTGTGGCTAAATAGTGAGCTCTTTACTTTCCTTTTCGAAACAGATTTTTCCGGCCCGGCACATGACACCATCAGGTTTCCATAACTCTGCTAACTCATCCTGTAGTTGTTTCACCATCGATTCTAGTTTCTTTACTCTACCTTTAAGAGTGTCCCTTTCGAACAGTGTTTCTAACGAAGTGAAGTCGCGACGAGCCAGAGGGCATCGTTCTACCAACGTGGAAGGTATTGGACCGTGTAATGAAAACTTGACTTTGAACTCATCGAAATAAAACTGGATCGAACTTAATTGCCTTTGCATAATCTTTTTACGTAATGGGAGCCGGAAGATTCCAACTTTCATCTGTTTTACCAGAGTTAATTCTGGAAAAATATCTGTAACGACAGGTGAAATTTGATGTACATGTAAAAAAGGTTTTTCGAGAGAGAAGGGAAGTAGTAATTCTCCATCTTCACCGCGAAAATCACACGTAAAATCATATGGATTTCGCAAGTATGAAGATTTTATGGTTGTATAAATAGCAAAATCTGCATTTTTCTGTTTTCGTGTGAGATATCCTTCGATGATAATGCCAGCCATGCACAACTTTTTGAAGGTTTCTTCATCTTCCTTAAATTCATCTGGATACAACTTAATAATCTCATCAAGATCAAACATTTTAACGTCTTCCATAATTTTAGTTGATTCTGAACTAAAATTCTTTTCAATTTGTTACATGGCTTCCAAAGCTAGTTCCAACAATCTTTGAGGAGTATAGATTCCCACAGAGTGTGCCCTGATTTGGAACAGGTTTTTACCTAGCTCTTTGAATCCTACGTTCGCTACAGCGGACCAGCGAGGATGCTCTTCTGCAGTGCTTTTTCTACAGATCATATCAGCTGTAAATCGATGACAATCGTTCATGCGCACGATGATGATATCATTCTCAGCCTTGCATTTTCCCTTGATATCTTGTGATCTTAAAACTCCGCCGGCCTGATCTACTGTAAGAGTAAATGTTGTGGTGTCTTTTAGCTCTCCTGCATCGACCATAATGGGAGTTAGCTGAAGACGCTCGGTCAAATACTCATCAGACTGCGTCGTAGTGTTTCGACGAATGTTAACCTTATCGATAGCCATTGTAGGAATTTTGGAAAGAAAGGCATGTCTTAGAACATTGGCTTCTCGAGCAGTTCCCTTAAACTCCAGAGTTACATACTCTTCATCATATGAAATGTTTTGTACCTGTTTTCGTGACATATCACACAAGATTACTTTTTAGTCTTATTTTTCAATTTGATTCCAAGGGTTCTGGTAATCTTATTAAGAACAGCATGATCAGGAATAGCCTTGCCTTGTTCATAGCTTTGAATAAGAGCAGGCTTAACGTTGATTCTCTGTGCCAATTGCTTTTGCGTCAACTTCTTCTCCATTCGTGCCTGCTGAATTCTTCTCGCTGTTTCTAGATCGATAGTCTTGGGTGCATCTGGATCGTTCGAATCAAGATTCTTATGCTGTTTGAACCCACTTTTATGCTCGATATGTACGGGTTTTTCTGCCTTTTTGAGAACTACTGGTTTCCAATCTTGGTGCTCCATTTATGAAAAGGAATACGAAATAAGAGTATTTTCAATTTGATATTATACGAAAAACGTATAATATGCACGCGACTACCCCCGAAAACGCTAAGGAAAGATCTTTCCATGGTTAGGCTCATCGTGGCGGATATATTATTTGAACATATTCTAATTATCATTCCCATGTCTTTAAACTTAAGGAAACGCAGTGACCTGAAGATCAGATAGACCAGCGCGAACCTTGGAAGTCATCTGAGCATTCTGGTTGACGGTTTGAGAATTGATATTGGATAGATCAACACCACCGAACGTAGTGCGAGTACCACCAGAAGCCTTGACCAATAGATCAAGGGTGGAGTTATTGCTCTCCCCTCCGCCTCCAGGACCAGACAATACGCCCATAGCACCGGGATTGACCTCACGAGTGATATCCGGATAAACAGAGAACCATCCAGTATTGCAAGGAGTGATAGCTAGGTCACCACGAATCCAGTCTGATTGCCCAAAGTTTCTCTTTGGTTTCAACAGACCGACCATCAAGTTATTGTAGGTGACAAATTGTTCCTGATTGCCAGCTGCGTCCATGGTGGTCATAGTGCCAACCGGAAGCTTAGATCCCATATTCTCAGCTTTAGCGGGAATCTTGTTGTATTCGTCCCAATAGTTGCCAGCTGCATAACTGGGAGGAAGTTCATCTCCACCACCGACCTTATGTCCCAAACCATAACCTCCCTTACCACAAGTGCTGAACCCCTCTTTTTCTTCCTCAATTGCTCCTGGTAGAATAAACTTTTCATTGGCCATATTTCCGAACGTAAGAGGATCACAAGGGACAGCCATGTTTTCACGAGAAGGCATGTTGTACTTAATGTTAGCACCATATTGAACGTTACTAAATCGTGGAGAGAGTACAGCTTGGTAACTGGGAACCTGCACGAATTTGCCACTTCCCAACGTATTTTCATTAAGAACGCTTACACCTAGAGCAGTGGCTTTTCCGGTGTTTGGATTCACAGAGGCGGGCTGAGCATAAGTTGAAAACTGACCGGCGTTCCACCAATTTTCAACAACGGGCGATCCGCTATTAAGGTCAAGTCTACAGATAGCAAAAATTGCTACGACCAAACCGACTAGAGTGAATAAGAATTTACTACTAAGCATTTATTCATACACCAGAAAAAAATTTTATATTCGTGACAAATACAAAACGGTTTAAAAACACTTTCGACAAACTGGTATGTACGCTTCTTTTCCTCCGATCAATATCGTCGTTTGATCAGAGACTATACGTTTGGTAAAGTTAGCCGCGCGAATAATGTTATGTTTACTCTTACATATAGTGCAGAAAGGAGAAAGCTTTGTGACGCTTTCACAGCATGGTACGAGATCAACGATCTCTCCAAATGGCTGACGACGAAAGTCCCCGTTTAATCCGCTGACGATGACGATCTTATCCCTTTTTTCTACCCAATTGAGTACATATCTATAAAGATCGGAAAATAGTTGAGCCTCGTCTATTCCGATCACCTCATATAGATCTACGGGCACCTCTGATAGAGATTCGACCTTCATAGTCTGATAGATCAGTTTTCCGAGCATTTCGTTATGTGTTGAAAAATCATCTGACGATCGGTCGTCCTTTTTTGAATTTACATACAAAACCTTCATTCCCATCTCGTTATAGATAGTAAGACGTCGGGTAAGCTCAACAGTCTTTCCTGCGTACATTGGGCCGATAATCAGGTCGATAGCTGGCTCAAGTGATAAACTGTTCATTTATTCTTAAACGAGACCAATCTTAAAATTCATTTCGAATTTTGTCGCTTCTTATAAATGTACATTACAGCTAATGATTTACGCGTGATCAGAGAACTCATATTGAACAAAGATGTTGAAGCGTGTGGCTTTCTGCTCGAACATGAGAATAGCGACCGCCTCACTCTTTATCTTGAAAAGTATGGGGAACGACTTGGCCCTGGTAGAGGATCGTGTCAGACTAGTAAATATACCAAGTACATTTGGCATACACATTCGCATAATCTATTAGAATATCCTAGTCCCCAGGATATTTACAACATTTTAAAATGGCATCCAAATAACGTTGAAAACAACTTTCCACACACGAGCGTTGTATTTACAGCTTGGGGAATCTGGGAAATATCGTTTCCTCATGCCAAATTCACATTGGATCAGAATTGGCTTCATTTTCTCCACAAAGCTACCGATCGTGTTTTTCATGGCTTATATCACATCACACGGGAAGGGTTATCTAGAAATGCGCTCAAATACATTCAGAGTATAGTTAATGATATACAAGCCTTAATCAACCGGGAACCAGCTTTTGACAATGCATTTGGCATGTCGTTTACAGCTTGGAACAAAATACGCCAAAACTCTAGCTACTTTCTGAAGTTTGCATGATTATTATGTTAAGCATAATAAATGGATAGGAAAAAAATTATAGGTATCACTATTGTAACAGTTTTACTACTATCGGCCGTTGGAGTCGTTTTGTACCTACATTTTTCCAAATCGTCATCATCGGGAAATGCCAATATACAGATAAGTGGGCTGATTAAGGGTCCTAACAACATAAAGATCAATTTGCCACAACAGTTTCAACAACGCGGTAAGATCGCTTATCAACCGGTCAACATATTTGTCAATAATCTGGTCGACTCTGTTGTACCCTACCATCAGACACAGTTATACTGGGAATCGGTCAAAATTAACAATGTCAGCCTTTCTATCGACAACAAAACTCGTGAATCGTCAGGCGCGATCACAGATACCAGAACGTTATCTAACATTCTGGGTTCCTCGTTCGATAAGATTGACGTTGAAGCAGTGTTTCTGCATTCATGTTTGACTGATGATAAAGCTAGAGTGGCTTCAACCTGTGATGTCTGCAATGGAGAAGCCCCTGTTTGTACAGGGACGGGCTGGGTATGTACACCGGGTCAACAGTGTCCTTCAGTGGAAGAACAACAAGCCTGTTGTGCTAAATCCGGCTCTCCTGGATTATACACACAGTGTGATTCCTCAACCGGAAACAAGGTTAAATGCGGACCTTGTCCCGGAACGAAAGACTGTGGCGATCCAGGTTGTAAAGGTGTGGGTGCAAAATGTACCGCAACAGGATGGGTTTGCTCAGAAGGGGTAAAATGTCCCAGTGAACCGGAACGACAGTCTTGTTGTACCGAGCCTGGAGAATTTGGAACCTGTGTAGATAATGAAGTTGTCTGTGTAAAATGTCCCAATGGATTCAAACCTGGTGAAGGACCTTGTGATCCCGATTGTAATGCATCTTCTCCGGTTTGCGGATCTGATGGGTATTTACACTGCCAAAAGAATACCAAATGTCCCACACGAGAGCAATTAGACAAACTGGATTGCTGTAAAAGTACACCGGATACTCCTTATGCTATTTGCAATGTAGATAAGGATGGCAAAGCGACGGTCACCTGTACAACATGTGCAGGAGCTCCGGGTGGACCGGTTGGAACCTGTGGCGGAGCATGTCCTTGCAACTGTCAAGGCCAGGGCTGGATATGTACATCAACTGGTTATAAATGTCAATCCAGTGGAGTTGCATGTCCACCTGAAAGTATATGGAATGAGCTAAACTGCTGTGGAGGAGTTCCAGATACCGAAATGCAATGCTCAAAAGGCGATGACGGAGTGTGTATAAAATGTGGCTGTGTTAGTGGCTTTCACGGTTGTGGACCGATGGGAACGTGTAATGCATCTGTCAAAGATCCGCATAATCCCAAATGTTGTAGTGATGATATCGGTTCAGGAGTTTGTAGCCAAAATCCTGTCACAGGATGGGAATGTTGTGAATCTGGATCAAACTGTGTTGTGAACGGAAAATATGTTTGTTGCCCTCCTGGTACTGCATGTAATGGCAACACCTGTTCTCCCATTTGCGGAAAGAAGTCGGATGGATCTGATAATGTATGTGATGCAGGGGACGAATGTATTATTATATCTGGAGGAGGAACAGCTCCTCCTGGATCATGGAAAGATCCTCGTACGGGTGACATCTACTTCTGCAAACCTCCTGAATCGTGTTCATTCGGTCTACCGATCACTTCACCCGAAGAAACTGGTAATTATTATCCTTGTTGGCCATTACCAGCTCACAGCGATGAAGTTGGAACCGGATACTGCGCTGGACAAGATCCTACAAATGCAGGAGAAGTGCAATCCTGTTTTAATAACTACAAGGATGAGAAAACATGTGTCGCTGACACGAAGTGTGCATGGGTTGATATTTTATCAACAGTGGCTGAGGATGGAGAAAAAGGCTTGGAAAAAATTAACAATGATATGGTGTTAATAGGACATTATTCTACTCCTTATGGATATTGGTGTGATCCTTACAACTTGGAAGCTTATCCGATGCAACGAGTGGTACTATTTCCTCCCGCAGCGGGAGGAAAAGCATGTACGTGGGAGAATTGCTGGGCCCAAGTATCTCAGCCTGGTATCATCGATGTTATGTTCAATGAGAAAACAGGTAATTGCGTTGGTCTTCAGGCTTGCGATAGTACCGGGGGAGCCGGAATGACCAACTCTCGTATAGATCCTAATACTGGAAAGAGAGTGCCCAATACTCCTCCCAGCGTTCTTCCTCCCGAAGACGCGACTTTTCAAACTTGTGGCCCTGATACTAAATGCGCGATCGACGAATCGGCGCCGGTTTTGTGTGTTCCATATGAGAGTGCTGGATTTGCCGGAACGATACAGAAAAAGACTTGGGACTGTGTTGCTGATCCAGCTACAGGTGATGGAACTGAATGTGAGCTGGTTTATACCGGAAAAGGTAAATACGAGAAGGATGACTGTTTGAACCAGTGTAAATGTGCGACCAATTTTAATCGCGGATCGGATGGCAAGTGCTACATGCATAGCCCAGGCTGTTTTGATAAGAGCAATTTTGGTGCATGTGGTAATGAGCCGATCGTTGGTTGCTCCACGTCTGGATGTCATGAAAGTGCTAATCTTGGTGGTTGCGGAGGAACAGGGTCAGGTTGGACTGGTGATTGCCATGGTAGTTGTGCGAGTGGCGATTGTCACTGCGATTGCTTTTTGACTCAGAAGATTCCTGCCAGCTATAACTATTGTGATTATGCGACGAAGAAGTGGAAGGAGTGTTCGACCGCAGGAGGTTGCGAGGGACAAAATGTTCAACCATACACTGGAGGTGGAGATGGCGATGCATGGCGATCCGGTACGGGAGACTGCTTGTCTGGTGATTGTGAAGATTCTTCATACTGCAAACTTCCGTAGAGATACAGTCGGTTTAAAACATTTACACCTTAATAATAAGTATCGAGATGGATAGTCGAGAAGAAATTCTTTCGAAGCTGAAATTTATCGGATACATCGATAAGGATGAGAAGCTAAACATACGCTACATGACCAAAAGTGTCAACAATTGGCAGACAAGCCTGGTGCGAAGCCTTATCTATCCTGATAACCGGAATAATGCCCTTAAATTCGTTCGAGATGTGATTTCTCGTTCATTTGAGATTATTGAGCATCACTTTCGTCACGAGAACCTATCTGAGAGTCGCCCTATCATTGTTGATCTAATAAAGTCCCAGCAGGGCTTACTTAATCTTAAATACACTTATAGCGATGATACCAAATTTTGTTGTGATATCGATGTTCTGATCGAGAAGATACTTGCTAAACTGGGAACCATCAAGGAGCAACACCAAAATCTTTTTCCACAAGAGGAAGAAGACGAGGAATAACAAAATGAATTTAAACGTCTTCCCTATTCTCTTTTGATGATGGAAGAGTTTGTCGGCTACTATGCAAATGGACAAAAACAGTCGGAGGGCATTTTTTATTGGGACGGCGAATCATGGCGACACGGTGGAAAATGGAAGAAATGGTTCAAGAACAATGTCGTAGAGTTGGAAGGTAATTTTGACCGTGGTTACAAGGATGGATCCTGGAAGTTTTACTGGGAGAATGGTAAACTTCGTTCCGATAGAGAATATAAGAAAGGAAAGCGTGTTGGGGTTTGGAAAACTTATTACAAAAATGGAAAGCTACGTTCTATGCATGGAGAGCTTAATTGCATGGAATGGCACATGAATGGACGTATCATGACGATAGGACAGTTTGCGAATAAGAGAAGAGAGGGAAAATGGACATTATGGTATGATAATGGGCAAAAGCATATTCAGGGTGTCTACAAAGACGATCAGCAGGCGGGAATATGGGAATCATGGTTTGAGAATGGCGATCGTAGGGCTTTAGAATTTTTCCGCGATGGTTGCCGTTTTGCCTACAAGGAATGGGATAGAAAGGGGGAAGTGATAGAAAATTATGTCTGTTGGGAGTTTCTGAGTAGGAACGAGATAGAATCTCTTCATAAGCTTCAGAAACGGATCAGACAAAAGGTAGTTGTTCTTCGTTTTCGGAAATACTTGCCCATCGTACAGAGTATTTGGTACTCTCCCGGTTGTAAAGGATTTCAAAAGGCGAGAAAATCCTTTTACAAGAATATATAGTCGTAAAGTTTTTCTTACTTTATGACTTAACGAGAGCGACGACGAGAGCGACGGCGAGAGCGTTTGCGACTCTTTCTACGAGATCTACGTCTACGGCTTGTACGTCTACGACTCTTTCTACGAGATCTACGTCTACGACTACGACTCTTTCTACGCATTCCAAAATTAGCATTTCCACCACCGCTACATCCACAACCAAACTTTGCACCACAATCATTCTTAATAGCTTTCTCGATGCGAGATAAAAGGCTATTCATACGTCCAATCTGAGCATGGTGAACTATGGCAGGTTTGACCGGAGAACCACGTCTTCTCATCTCTTCGCGAAACTTAGAATCTGATAAACGTTTGCCCCATTTATTGACAAAGGCATGCTTATTTGCTATCGCTCGTTTCAATCTATCACGAGACTTGCGCAAACCGGCACAATTTTCTCTACTTCTTGGCATTTATTGTAGAAAAGAAAAAAGTATGTCGAAAATCAACGGTTGCATCATGTTCACAGATATCGCTTCCAGCTCAAAGTTATGGAAGAGATATCAGGACGAAATGATTCACATTATACAAAGGCATGAACAACTGATCATGAATCTTGTCCGTATTCACGATGGCACCGTGGTAAAGACGATAGGAGACGCCGTTATGGCCTATTTCGACGAACTACCATCAGCTGTTCTGTCTGCAATCAGTATCCAGAGAACCTTAAGACACACACCGATAGTGATCGGTGATGAGAGAATCCACGTCAGAATAGGTATCTGTTGCGGAGAGATGTTTGAAAGACGCGTTATGATTCAGAACTGTTCACTAATCGACTACTACGGTTCTGTAGTTAACACTGCGTCTAGAATGGAATCCAAAATCTCTCCTATCGATGGTTTTGCCCTTTGTTTGCCGGAAAAATTAGTATCAAAGGTGGAACAGATTATAACTGCAAACTGTCATGTGCAGTTATCAAATGAGTGTAAGAACCTTACCCTATCGTGTAGTTTGATCATGTGAATTATTTTATTTGCTTTTAACAAATGTATGTAAAGATAGGTCAAAAATACTATGTGGTTAAGAAGACCTCCAAAGGATATTACTACATGTCAGGTGGTAAACGTGTGTACACGAAAAAGAAACCCATAAATGGACGTAAACCCAGTAGTCGCAAGAAGAGTCGTCGTAAGTCTCGACGTCGTAAGAAGAGTCGTCGTAAGAAGAGTCGTCGTAAATCTCGGAAGAAGCGTCGCAAGTCCCGACGTAAATCCCGTAAGAAGCGTCGTAAATCCCGGAAGAAGCGTCGTAAGTCCCGTCGTAAATCCCGGAAGAAGCGTCGTAAGTCCCGTCGTAAATCCCGGAAGAAGCGTCGTAAGTCCCGTCGTAAATCCCGGAAGAAGCGTCGTAAGTCCC